TCTTCTAATAGAGGAACGATATCACTGAACGCAGTATGATTTAATCTTTCAATATCATGTGTGGCATTCTGCAAATCCGACACCCAACTATTTAAATCATGTTTTCCCCACCAGACGGAATTTCCCCGCATGTGCTGGAAGATATTATAAAACGAATTTGCTCCACGGATTACACTATCGTTTTTTATCAAATAATTCAACTGCTCTTCAGTGGCATCACCATATTCCTCTTTTATTTTTTTCACTTGTTTTTCTGCAATATCCTTAACAATGGCACGTATTTTGTTTTCTACCGAAATAATGTTTTTATAAATGAAGCTTTTTAATTCTCCATACTTTACATCTTGGTGTTCCATTGTAGAAGAGCTGTGTTGAGAATAAGCCGGGAGATGTCTTACCTCTGTTTTCACCGTATCAGGCGCAACACTATCCAGTTGGAGTGCTGTTTGTTTTGCTTCATCAACTCCACCTTTGTCCACGAAAACGATAATTTTATCCAAATCCGATTCGTCAAATTTAAATGGTAGTGGAAGAACCCATTCTTGTTCGTAACGATATATTTCTGAAATAAATGGGGATTTGTAATTTTCTGATTGTAGACCTTTTTCAAACATTTCCAGATATTCTTTTTCCGGAAGATAACGTTGTTTTTTAGCTTTACGTCGTTGTATTACTTTAGGATCAAAAGCAAAAATGACATTACCAAACTTGGCAGCTACAGTCAATTCAGAAGTCAACGACAACACATCAAACGCGCTAGATTTGAAAAATTCTCTATTCACTAACACCGAATAGGCATCTGCTGGATTTGTACCATGATACAGGTGTGATTTTGGTTGAGCAAATTCCCGACGAGGCATATTTAGGAACTGTCGATAATATTCCCTACTGTTTTCTCCGAACTGGTTTAATTTGTTGTATTCTCTTTGTAATATTCCCTCAGCCCATCTATTACCTTGGCGCATAAAATATTTACGCAAATTATACAGTTCCTGAAGAATATCTTTAATATCTTCCTGTGCCGTTTGCCAATTAATTTGGCGTGGTTTTGCTAATAACTCTTCTATCTTTCCAAAGATTGGATCATTATCTGCTATAAATTTTAAACCACTTATAGTTTGTCTAAGATAATCAAATCTATCTTTTAATTCTGCTGCAAAGGCAAATAATGTTGCTACCTTTACTAGCGGCGCAAAACATGCCTTTTTCTTACGCTTGCGCTTTTTCTTATTTTTAGTGGCACGTTCTGGAAGGTTGGTACCTTTGGGGGTATGGGCTTCCCATTTCTCAGCCATTTCAGGCTTGTTAGCATACATCCATCGGCGCTGTTGTTTAGATTTGAACGGCATTACCGATATGCATAATTATCGCCTGAGCATAATAAACCGGGTTAAATCAACAAATAACAATCTGGCACAAACGGTTACGCCCAACCAGTATATTATGTTTTGGAAGGAAAAATCAGAACCTATTACGAAAAATACCCACACGAAAGCCGTCAATGATCCTGTCCATACAGCAGTGGCAACACTATTCATTTCTTTTTGAATAGCAATATTATAGCTGACCGGAAGATTAGAACTTACCGGCGTTCGTTTTTTGTTTCTAAAGCTGACCATTATTCTATAATATCCTTGATTATCCACTCATCGTCTGTCATTTTGCAAGGAAAAGCTGAGCTTATCAACTCTTCCCTTTTCTCCGGATGTTCTTTTATCAACTGCCATATATGCGGATCTCGATGGTTTTTGACTATGAAATTAATAAACATTTCTCTAGTTCTACATTTGATGCAGACACCGTTTTCGAATCTATGTATCTTTTTTTGCACAGTATTATTCGATAATATTCCAAATTATCATCTCGGCGCAAGTTTCCTCGCCGGTTAATTCTCTGTGAGGTAATGCTGGATTAGGATACACCACTACTAATTTGTTTTTTTCGTTTTTTCTAGCCATTAATCCACACTTGGAACACCGATACATTAGTTGTTCAACCCAGTTGCGCCCAACACATTCGAAGTCATGGTGTGCTTTGATTTCTGTTTCTTTGAGTATAACAGTGCCATACAAAACGCCTGGGATTGAGTATCCTCCGGGAAAATTTGGCATACATACCACCTGTTTTACTCAATAATTTCGCGAATTATAATTTCTTCGCAAGTTTCTTTTCCGGTTATATTTTTTGGAGTAATTTCTATCTCAATACCAACGAGGAGTGGCATTCGTTTTTGTCCTGGAGTCCACGTTCGTTTAAGATTTTTAATAATATCATCCGTCGGCATCAGTTCGCTACTGTAACAACGTTTAAGATTTCTAAGTTTAGTCATTCCACCTTTTTATCACCAGCTGATATTCGTCTAAACCCTCACAACATACTGCAATAAGTTTTCCTTCGTTTTTTTCGCAAATTATGTGTTTATGTCCTTTGCACATGTGTTCGCATTGATCTTGACGTATACGGTAATGTCTTTCTGACCTACCAATATCAGAACACGCAGCGAATAAAAGCAATATTACAACTGATATTGTAACAAATAATATCATCCATGTGCTAACATCTCCTTTTTCCATGACATCCTCACAGTGACAGCATAGCTGCGGCTTCTTCTACATTAATTCTGTTAGCAGCCAAATCTGACAATACATGTCTTAATGTACGAACTTGCCATCCGTCGTAAACAATCCCATCGTAATACAAAACCTGTTTCGAAAACTGAACCGGATTGATAGGCTGTTTTCTAAACGGGGTCTGTAACCCACACATTTGTCGGAAATTAACCGGCACGTCATCAATTACCGTGTCATGATTGCATCCGTCAATAAAAGGATCTTGCGTTAACCCATGTTTGTTTTCGTAAATGTCGCACAAATCTACAAATTTTTCCCCGTCAAATTTAAGTTCCGCAAACCTAACATTTGTGGCGCCCAAGTTTTTAGCAAAATTAATATATTTGGCTATTTCTTTTTCTGAGTCTATTGCGTTTTTGATTAGATTACAATTCAACCTAATTCTTCCACCAATATTACGAATTTTCTGGATAGATTCTTTTAGTTCGATTTCTTTTAGATTAACCCCTACAATATTACGATTTTTATTCAAATCATAATGGTGGATAGATATATTTACACCAGCTATTTGATCAAGAAAATCAACCGTTCTTTTCAATAAAGATCCGTTAGTAGTAATCCAAACAGAGCGGTTTGCCTCATTTAACATTCGAATTAGGGGTTCTAAATCTTTATATAAGGTAGGTTCTCCGCCTAAAAGGATTATGTTTTGTTTTCCGGTATTAATTGCTGCTTGTCCAATTTCCCGCCAGGTAGCTTTATGATCTGGGTGCCATCCACGTTTTTCTACACACCAGCTACATTTACCATTGCATTCGGGTAATAGGTTAACTTCCAACCAATCTTGGAAATTACCTCCGCAAAAATTGGATGGATGAGGATATGTTTTAGTAGACGCATCCACGTGGTTGTTCTTGCACATTGATGACACAATTAACTTCTGGAGTCGCTAGCTTTTTGATTAAAGCTTCTGCTTTTTCAACAGAAATTTTGCCAGACTGTACGTCCTTCAGTATGTCTTTGATTTGTTTTTCCATAGTGACTCCAGTGGGACTTGAACCCAACATTTCTAGAGTGAGAGTCTAGTTGCCTATCCTGTTAGCAGATGGAGCCTATTCTATTATCTCTTTAATATCCCAATCGTTATCTGTATATTGACAAGGTAGAATTCTTTTGATTACTTTTCCCCACTCACCAACTTTGTAAAACGAATATGAAACTCTAAATCTATTCAAACCACATTTAATACAATTATTATCATCTCCCCATGTATGTTTGAATTTTTCTGCGTGGCTTCTAGATTCGAATTTACATTCTGGTTCTTCAATTTTTTCGCTAGACCATTTTGTACATTTTAAACAGATATATTTGCGTCCCGGAATTTGAGAAGTTGTTCTGCACCAATCATGAAAATACATACTACTATTATTCAATAATATTCTTGATTATTACTTCTCGACAAGTATCTTCAGAATCATATGGCAAAATATCCTCGGTCCATTCTCCCATTTCGTCATTCCAGCGCTGGTACCCAGATGTACCACATTCCGTGCAGTAATACCACCTAATTGTACCTTCCGCCGTATGGTTGTCCGAATCTTCCACAAAATGGTGTGTTTTTGATGCGGCTAATCTCTTTCGTATTGTTTCCACCAAAAAAATAAAGTCTTTGTTTTCCTTCAGTTTCATATAATATCTCGAATGATTAATTCAGAACAAGTATATTTTTCAGCGAAACCATCTGCTGGCGAAAACTTCCCAGGTTTAGAAACCCTAAGTTTTTCATTATAATCTTTATAAAACATATTTTCGCACTCAGGACATATAATAATTAAATCGCTTGATAATATTAAATATGAGAAGTAATCTCTTTTTATTTGGACACGATGCCCTAGCTTTTCTAGTAATTTAATCTCATCCCACAGTTTGTATTTTCCATAACCAAATCTTATTATTCTGTATAACGTACAAGAGGAATGAAAGATTAGCTTCCATAAAGGCTTCAAACATAGGGAAAAAAACAATATGATTAAAAGTTCAATCATTCTATTATATCTTTCGTTGCAAACTCTCCACAAGTCATATCTGGATAATCAAACCACATATTGTTTTCCAAATAGTAAATGTTCAAATAAGTACGAAAATTATTGTACCAAGCAATATCTTTATCCCAGCCGCCGGTTACAGTAAAAATGGTACCACAGTTTTCGCATATCATATCATAATGGTTTGCCAGTATATGTCTTTTGACCAGTTTGTGTCCTAAATTCTCTAACTTTTCTATGGCGTGGTGAGGATATTTGATCATTTGATTACATCCATAATAATACATTCGTCACAAGTAATATCAGTGTAATATTCCCACATCAAATCACCACCAACCCAATAATGTAAACGTATGAGCAGATCAGATTTTGCGTACCACTCTTGATCTCTATACCATCCGCCATTGATAGTAAAGATTGTACCACATTTAGAACAAGTGATTTCCAACACTTTATCTTCTGGTGGCATACAAGCCCTCCAAGGAAATTCTATTTCAGCCAAAGAATGCCCCAAACGTATTAATTGGTTTTTGAATTTGTTGCGACAATCTTTCATTCAATTATTTCCTTGATAATACATTCTTTACAGGTCAAGTTAGGATACTTTCGCCAGTTGGTGAAGCGTCCTACCTTGTTGGTGCTCCAGTAGTATAAAAGCACAGGCTCTCCGATTTTGATATACCACGAATTGTCTCTTTCCCATCCGCCAGTAATGGTGAAAATAGTTTTGCAATTATTACATACAAAAACAGCATGGTCTTTATAGATGTCAATACCAACATCCATACGTGATTTTTTGATTAGATCGTGCCCCAGATTCTTTAGAATCATTTTGAAATCTTCTGGATATTTTGGCGTGGTCATGTGATTATTTAGAAATTATTTCATTCAATTACGCCCTTAATTATACACTCATCACATGTTTCGTTTTCATAATGAAGCCAATCATCCTTTTTGATATTCCAATAATACATAAAATTACTTTCGTTGCTGTTGCTGTAAAATGCACCAGGAGTTACAAAAACAGTGGAACACTTTTCGCACACAAAAACAGTGTAATGTAAACCTTTTTTATTGCACAAAACTTCGTCAACCAGTTTTTCAACTACTTTGTGTTCAAGGTTTTCTAATATTACTACGAGTTGTGCTTTAGTCATTGTATAATGTTTCTGATTATAAAGTCTTTACATGTGTCTTTAGGATAATATTTCCAACCAACCATATTTCCTCCCCAATACAATATATCCTTTACGAACATGTTGTTACCACCCCACTGACCTCCGCTCGTAGTAAAAATCGTTCCACAATTATTACAAACGAAAAGCGAGTTATCAGGGAACACGTTATCTTTAAACACATCATCCCATGGTTTTTCAACCGGATGATGACCAAGGCTTTGTAATGCCTTCACAAATTTTTGTTTTTTGGTGGTCATTTGATGATATTTCTAACAATCGTTTCGTTGCAAGTATATTCATTATCTTTTTGCCAACCGTTCCATTTTCCGCCCCAATATATAATAGTTATTTCAGATATATCACCTTCAAATGTACCACCCAATATAGTAAAAATTGTGCCGCAACTGCGGCAAACAAAAACATTAAATCTCATACCTTTAATATCAAGCGCTTTGCTCGCTGGTGTTTCAATAACCTGATGACCACGCAACTTTAATTTTTCTACAAATTTTTGCTTTTTAGTCATTGAATAATGCTTCTAATAATAGTTTCATCGCATGTTAAGTTATTATAATCCTCCCACTTATCTGTAACATAATTAAATATTTGCCATTCTGCTCTTGGAAGATTACAAAACCAACCACCGTTTACAGTAAAAATAGTTCCACACTTGGTACATATTTTTTCTTTAATTTTCCCTTTCTCATCGTAAGATAGGGGTTGCCTCCATGGAAACACAATCCATTTTAGCGTGTGACCTTTGCCACATAAATATTCCAAACATTCGTTGGAGCTTGAGAAATTCATTGGATTATATTTCGGATAATCATTTCTTTACAGGTTATCATGGGATATTCTTCCCAAAATCCGGTCCAATAATATATACAGTACGGATATAATCCATAAAATTCATCATCTCTATCCCAGCCACCGTTGAGAGTAAAAACAGTGCCACAATTAATGCACTCAAAATTTCGATTGGGCGAATATAACAATGTAACGCTAGGAAATGACGTTGATGTTCTTACCAAATGATGACCAAGCTTACCCAACTTTTCTTTATATTTTTGTGGGACAGTTGCCAGCATTACTCTATTACTTCCCGAATTATAAACTCATCACATGTTTCGTTTTTATATTCTAACCATTCTGTGTAACTGTGTCGATAATATATTTTGATACCAAAACCGATTGTAGAAAATGCTGCACCACAACCATCACATATTGTTATTTTAGAACGCCTTGGGCTAGAATGCAATATTTCCTTCGCGGATTTTTCTATTAAACTATGACCACGTGTTTCTAATTGTTTTCGGTATCTTTGAGGTAGTGGTCTTATATTCATGCCGCATCCTACCGCACCAAGCGAAAAATGTCTAGAACATTATTCTATAATATTTTGTATAATTGCTTCTTTTTCAATTAGAAATATTTTTCTCAAATCTTCTACACTATCAGCAAATCTGGGCCACTCGTCAGTACCGCCTATCTCATATATATATTTTCTATCGAAAATACTAATAATTGAAAACACATTAATTGACGTACCTTTGAACTTTTGTTCAGAATCGATAAGCCCAGTATCTGCGAAATATTGGTATTTCGAACCAATATATTTCCATGTTTCTAACATTGCTTTGTTTTCCTCGCAATTAAATGTTTCGTATTTTCCACTCCTAAATACTGCTTTGTATATATTTGATACGTCAACCTCTGGCGAAAGCAACAAATTAACAACTTTAACCAATACACCCTGACAGTACATCCCATCAGTGTCTTCTGGGTCTTTCAAACTATTATGTACTATGACGTAATACTTCATAGTTTACCTTGAGCAGGGCAGTCCGGATTCGAACCGAAATCGGCGGAGTTGGAAACCACAATGCTTGCCATTTGCACCACTGCCCTGGGTCGGTTATGCAACCTCAGTTATCAAATTAACCTTTCGGTCAAGCTTCAGTGCTTTGGGAGAGACTCGAACTCTCACGCCCGGAGGGCATCAAATTTTGAATTTGACATGTCTTCCTGTTCCATCACCAAAGCGGTTGTGAGTCAGGTCGGGATCGAACCCAACCGTTTTACTTTGCCGCTAGCCTTAACAACGTTTAGAATTTGTTGTCTCAGTTTTTCCTCTTGTTCTGTCATTTCTTGTCCAAAATCTTTTCTAAGTCCTCTGCGACTTGTTCTATTCTTATTTCTCTATCAAGCTCTATTTTGATCGGATCGATAACCACCAGTTCACCCTCTATATTTTTCCTAACTTCTTCCTCTTTCTTTTTTAAAACTTTTCTTACGGATTCATCAAAACCCCTAAGTTCGTACCTAGAAATTTCTTTAGCCCAAGTCAAACCCTCGTATTTTGCCTTTTCCATAGTCCGGGATGCATGATTCGAACATGCGTCTCGTGGTCCCAAACCACGTGCTAAACCAAACTCAGCTAAACCCGGTTATTCAATTATCTCTTTAATTAAGAAATCTTCGTCTGACATCTTACAGGGTAAAAACTCCTGGATCCTTTCTTTTGTTTCTTGAATTGAACAATGTACATCGTATTTCCCAGTTTTGACAAACAGTTGCAGATGTAAATGTTGTAATGGCTGCCTACACTTTTTACAAATTATAGTCGGTGGCTCATCGTATGCCGGCGGTAACTCCTCCCAAATGTGTCTGTATCCGCTCATTCATCCATCCATTGTTCAATATATACAGGTCCCATTTCCCATATTTTCTTAAAACATTCGTTGAGCAAGTTCGCATCGTCTTCTTCGCAAAAATGATACATTAAAGTGTCGTTAGTGCTCCAATTCATACACCCATCCCACTTTAAATGTCCTTTTACCCTGGTTATAGAAACGTCCTTACCATTTTCTCTCCTGTTTTCTTTTATGCTAAAATCCATACTATACTCTCCAGGAATGATTTCTAGAAAATGATATTTGCGTATGTTAACAACTTCACTCATTCTATTATGTCCTTGATTATCATTTCCCTCACTATTTTTTCAACATCAACACCATTTTTGATAGCTTCTTCGCATATGAATTTAAACTCTTCTTCGTAAAATGAAGACGCTCCGTCCGGCGACAATGTTTTGGCTTTTGGTCTCTTTTTAATCCGCGAACATGGTTTATTCATCGAACCAACCCTCTTTCCCTCAAAGTTTGATAAGCAAATTCCATCGCCTCCCCCTCGGATCCTATAAAAATATAGTTTAACTCATCATCGTCTGTTTCGTATACACCATACAAATCGTCTTCAATCATCCGGTAATCCACCCATCTACCATCTTCTCCAGAAACAATAGACTTTAGCATTGGCTTAATATAAGCAGGACGTACACTAAAAGTACCCTTAGTATATTGGGCTTGAATTCCGCTAAAATAGTTTAATTCATTTGCAATTTGTTCAAATGGGTGGGTCATGATTCCTCCTTATGTCATTTAATGGTTCCTTTCGTTGGGGTGATCGACGGGTAACGCTCCCGCTACAACAGTGCCACAAACTGTCCGCTCACTTTTTGCGTTCGATCACAGCTCCCCGAGTTGAGATTCGAACTCACGACCACGCGGTTAACAGCCGCGCGCTCTACCACTGAGCTATCGGGGAATATTCTTCATTCTATCACTTCTTTTATTATTACCTCCTTACAACTGCATTTTACTAGTGTATTTAAATTGTCAAAATCTTTTTTACTAAAATATCCATACGCAGTGAAAACAGATTTCTTAAAACCAAATGTACTGTTTATGTAATCCCAAGTTGTTTCTATTTTTAGATTCAGATCATTGCTTTCCAAAACTTCTTCAACAAAATTAATTTTTGATCTTAATCCGCGCATATCGTACAATTTAGCTAAATTCGTCAAATAAAACCCTACACCTCGGCAGCATAAACATCTGTAATATACTGCAGGACCTGAAACGTGGTCTAAAATTAGTTTATGATTCTTATCTATCATAGTGTTTCCAGTGGTACGGGTCGGAGTCGAACCAACGACGCTCGCCTCTTCGGGGCGACGCTCTACCTGCTGAGCTACCGTACCATGATTGTTTTATACGCATGTTTTTGTGTTATCTCCTAACTTTAGCGCCCATACCGAAATTCGAATTCGGGATCTCTTGATTGACAATCAAGCGTCTTAACCTAGCTGGACCATATGGGCATGGCTGGGATGGCAAGGATTGAACTTGCAACCTCCAAATTCAGAGTCTGGCGCTCTGTTCCAATTGAGCTACATCCCATTATTAACCTACTTAAAACCAAAAAACCCGGCTAGCCATTTTTGCTGCCGGGTCGTGCCATCGAATTAAATTAAAAGATCTTAGAACCACATATCTTTTGGCACGATCTGGCTGGGCTGATTATTAAATTGCCGTGGATCGCCAGGCGCATTACAATCCAACCACTTATCCAAATGATTAAAAGAATGTAATTTTTGTGCCAAAATACTCATGATTGTGTCTCTATATGTTTAAATGCCTATCTGTGCTCGACTTTTTTGAAACGTTATTTAAAAGCTCCCTGTGTCCAGTATGGAAGATCATGGACACGCTATTTGCGTATCCACTGAACACAGGGAAAATCTAAACGATCCCCCGGTATCCGGCTCATCTGGCGGAAAAATCAGATACCAGGGGGACCAAACTAGGAAAAATTTAAGCGATCCCCCGGTATCCAATCTTGGGGGGGAAAGAAGAATACCGGGGAACCAAACCAACGCCAACCAACTTGAGTAGCAACAAACACCCTACAACACCACTAAACGAAGGTCAAGAAGAATCGGGAGCCGCCCAAAAATGCGGGTCCCAGACCAGCTGGGACCCTACCCTCACCGCAATGTGCAGGATGCCTATATTTATAAAGGAGCAGGACGAATTTGTCAAGCCATTTTCTCCCAGGCAATATCTAAACATATTAACATGGATCCTAGAAATTTAAACAAAATCGTACGAATGGCAGAAGATTTCGAAAAAATGGCTCAGCTCAATTCCCAGAGCGGATTAGTTATGGATGTGCTGAAAGCTGCGAAACTAGCGTACCAACAGGGAAGAGATGTTCTACCAAGTTGGCTGCGTCCAGATCTAGAAAAGGTAAGAAGTGCTGTTCGTGTGTTTTATGGCGCGGTTCATGCCGGCAATACCAAACCACAAGAGTTGTCTAAATTCCTGGGCAATGTTGCACAACAATCAAACGCTCTTGCTTCTCGAATTCAACAAAACGAAGACAACCCATATGCAGATCAAACGGCAATGACGGCATCTCAGATTGTGGTTCCATACCTTAACGCACTTAGTCAGTTCGCCCACACAATGCGCCGGATGATGTGAAGATTCCAACTGATACAATCACGCCTTCAAAACCACAGCCTCGCGATGTAGCCCGGGTTCTGCCTACAAAGTAACATTATAGATACAGAGCTTGCCCCAGGTTAAACTGTCCACAGGATAGGTAATACCTGGCGGACCAAACTTGTTGGCTTCAATTGTAACCGTGGCATGGGCAACAAATATCACCACATCTGCCAAGTCACGATTATCCTCTTCCTCAAAAGAACGAATAACCATAATGCGCTGGTTTAGCTGTTTCACCTTGTCTGGATAATCTGGATCTGCAGCAATAATAGCGTCAAATTCGCTGCCTGACATATAATCATTGATATACAGCTGTTTAACCAATGCATTTCTTACACTGGCAGTAAGATCGTTATTAACAAAGATTATAGCGGCGGGAAGACCCATTTTTAGAGCGTAACCTCGAAACCTTCGTTTAACTGATCGTCAGCGTCACTGACATCTTCGGGCTTTTCTTCCTCTTTTTGTTCTTTTTGCCACTTTGAGAAGGATTCGGTAGAACCGTCTTCATGGGCTTTCATCCATTTTCCATCACACGAATAAGCAATATCCTGGTTATCTTTTACCTTAACTTCGTTGGCTCCGACCATATCCATTTTCTTCATAATTTCGTAACAAGCCAAGATAGCTTCTCGTGAGGATTCTACACCTTCTCGGTATTCGTCTGCTAGCTGAGTAAGATTAGACAGGTTACTTTCGGCGTCCTGCAATTTTGCTTTAAGATCCGAATAGGTTTTTTTAATCTTTCCCAAGTGTTTTTCTACACTTTTACGGGAGTGTTTACCATTCAGTTTTTCTGGTCTTTTAGCCGCCAATGAGATAAGAATACGTTTTCTTTGGATAGATTTCATAAAAAGCCTAAAAATAACAATCTTATCTGTATGCGGCGATATTACCCTGGAATTTTGTCGATGACAGCGCTGAGAATGACCGAGCTATATATGGCAAAAATAGACCCAAAGAAAATGGAAGCCTTTATCAAAAAGAGTTTGAATCAAGTTTTGGCGCCATTTTGTGGAGAAAAACTAACAGAAACAACCGAAGATATTATTAGACACCAGCTGATAAACAAACTACAAACCCTAAAAACGGCTAGAACAATAGATGATTTTGATATTCGTGGAATTAGTTTTTCAGATGATGGGCGTGTAGATGTTTCTTGTGATATCCAACCCAGCATTCTTGGCTGCGAACTTCTATCCCCAGAAAATTATGTTACACATGACTGGGTGGATGATTGTGTTATCAAGCGATGTCATACCTGTGGTTTGGTTATTCAAATAAATGATGGAGAATATTTGGTATCTATTGGAGACAATTTGAGCTGCCAAGAATATGCTATCAGAGAAATAATCGAGTGAAAATATCATCCAGAAAAATTAGAAAAGTTCCTTACGAAGCACGCAAAGAATTAATTAAATGCATGGAAGGAAACGAGTTTGATGTAGAAGCCAGCGCTTTGCTTAATGATTTTCCGGATACCGATCATTCTGACTTAATATTGGTGGCGGCAGAAAAGAAAGAAAAGAATTTTCTATTGAGGCTTCTTGAAAACCCAAAAACCGATATAATAAGTGTGGTTACGGTACTTGTGGGATATCAGTTGGTGGGTAGAAGCAGTATTAGTATTTTATATGATTTGAAAAAGCATCATTTGCGCAATCCGGCTCTACCGGAAGCTTTTAGGATAATGGAAGATTATATAGTTGAGTGTTATGAGCGCGCGGCTCATCAACCATATCCTTCGCCATATAACTACTACGCCCTGACCTTCTTTTTCGAACAAAATATTCCTCATCGAGATGAGAAAAAACTTATCCGAGCATTATTTTCAACTCCTGCTGGTGTAGAGTGGGTGCGCAGATTCGCGATAAAACTTCCCGTTCAGGATCCGCTGCGAAAATTTATAGATAATATGATGGCTATTTACGACATTATCTAGCGTTAACAAGACATTAAAGTAATGTCTTCTTTTGGTGGAATTAGTACAGTTTCAACTAATGAAGTTGAAGAGTTACAGGAATCTGTTGCGGAAATACAATCCGTGGTTACACCCACAACGTTAGATTACAATTCTGTTATAACGTTATCCCAATCCGGAAGCATGATATATAATGGTGCAGATACTTCTGTAGAGCTTTCTGCCCTACCTCCTCATGTACCGGGAGCAACTTTGGTAATTCTTTTTCCGTCGGGAACAATTACTGGAGATAACACTGTTACATTAGCTGATTCTCTAAATCCACCAGCTTCTGTCGCAAATGGAGAAATATTCGATTCTAGTTTGCATTATCGGGTTTGGGTTACTGCCGTATCCACTACTATGGTGGTATCTACAGTAACGGTATGTGTTGATACTGATTTTATAAATCCAACTATAACTGATGCCGCAATCGATGGTTATGTTGATATAATCGATGTCACTTTTTCAGAATCAGTTAATTGGTTAAATGCCTCGGGATTTAGTATTGCCAACCACACTATCGACAGTATTAGTGGATCTGGCACCGATTGGTCTATACAATTAGTAGACCCATTTTCGGTAGATGAAAGTCGTTCTTTAGTGTGGACTAGTGATAACACCGTATATGATTTAGCTTCCAATCAATTATTAGCGTCATCTATTGCGATAACGAATACACTAGGATACCCCACTATAAGTTCCGCTGAAGTTACCGATGATGCACTGACCATTGTTTTTTCAGAAGCTGTTGATGTTACAGGTGTTACTGGATTAACTCTTGTTGGAACTTCGGCAGTTTTTGCCTCGGTTACTAGTGGAAGTGGAACAACTACGGTTATATTTGCTTTGGATACCCCTGTTGATGAAGCGGACACCATAACATTAACAATAACAACCCCTAATGACATAGAGTCTTCTATTTCTGGGGTCTCACTTCAGGCGGCGTCCGGAATTAGCGTAATAAATAATACTACCAGTTATATTTGGCAAGATACTTTTGATGTTGATGATGGAAGTTGGCACGCGCTTAATTCTGCAGTATTTACTATAGCTGGTGGTGTATTAAATAGGTCTGATGTTGGTGGTTATAGAATTGTGTACAACGATACTGATGTAACACTTCCAGCTGCGTATACTGTCACAGCTACAGTACCTCATAGCACATTAAGCACTAATTATTGGGGATTAGCGGCATTGTTTGATTCCGGAGATAATAGCGGAATTCGTGTCATTGTAACAAATCCGTCAAATGTTATCACTGCCGGAAGCTCTACAGATTGGAATAATGGTGATGTGGAGGTTACAGTAACCGGAGGTTTCCCGGCATCTTGGAGCACAGATCAGAATCATACTTTTGGGTTTACAGTGAATGCCGATGGAAGTTGCATTATATTGCTGGATGGTTTTGAGTATGGTACTTTTACTTGTACTAATAACCAGGGGGAAACGGGGTTAGGTATAGCTATCGTGGGTGAAGGTAACGACCGTGATTGGCTTAGCATAGAAGTTACCTCAATAAGTTAATTATGTCACTTTTGCCATTTATCTCTTCTATACAAATAGAAAATAATTCAATCGTGTTTATAACGGAGGGAAGTAGCTTTTCTCCTATAATCAATATAGAGGGCGGAGCGGATGTTCTTTGGAGGTTTCCCGGAAATATTACATCCAATAGCACAACTCCAACTGTTGATTTCGGTTCATCAGCCACTAGACGCACAGAACTTGCTGTTAGCCCATTTTCCGCATTACAATCAATTAATGTTGGATATGATGGTGATGATGGCGGTAGTTCCTCAACTGTGCAACCTGATCTTATGGATTTACTTTCACAACAAAACGTTTCATCGATAACTGGTTTAGATAAAGCCACCAACTTACTAGCATTGATGTGTTCAAATAACCCTATAACGTCAATAGATTTAAGTAATTTATTGTTTCTGGAGCGGTTTGAGGCGTATAATGCCTCTTTAACTACGTTAACAACAGCATTGCCGTCATTAAAGCGTCTTTGTATTGAAAATAATTCTATTACTGGTACGCTAGACCTAGGCGCCATGACTGATATAGAAGATATTCGTGCAGCCTCAAATTCTTTTGATTCTATTATCTGGCCAGAGGAAGAGTTATCATCTCTATGGCACATTTGTATTAGAGAAATGCCAAATTTAGATGAATCAGATTTCCCACCAATGTCTCAAATTCCAGCAATTAGTCAATTGTGGATATCTGAAAATAATATTTCAGGCGCATACTCATTATCTGGGGCGTTTCCTGAAGGTCGTAACGGAAGTGTTTGGTTATATGGAAACCCCATAACAGAGGTAGATCTTACTGATTGTCCTGGTTTGATTCAAGCTAATTTACGTAACATGTCTTTAGATCAAGATGCCGTAGATTATGTATTAATAACTCTAGCTGGTTATGGTTACGACGGTGGCGGAAGCTATGTATACGTAAATGGTAACACCGCCCCATCGGCTGCAGGATTAGAAGCCGTAGATACTTTAGAAGGGCTAGGGTGGACTGTTTTAGTCAGTCCGTGATGTCATCATCAGCGTCAACAATCCTATCCTCGCTACTGTATAGATTGGATTTTGTTACACCCCTGCGTCTGTTGTCAAAATAGCTACCGTAGGCATCGTTAGTCATAGCGGTGCCTCTGGTTACACTTTGGGCGTTTGCGGCAAACTTTAGCATGTTTCCTTTGGAAATTCCCGTGCTGTCAGACAGCGCCGCCAAATCAATGTTGGCGCCCATTACAGAAAATGTCCAACGGTCTGTTGCTTTCAGCCGAGAAATCATACCAGAAACATCTTCGTTGGTAAATGTCTTGGATGAATTCTCCTGCCCATCAGTAATGATTAACATTAGAACGGCAACCTGAGGTTCGTTGATATCTGGTAAATCCTCAAGTTTACGAATAGTAGAACAAACCGCATCATAGAATGCTGTCATTCCACTAGGCTCGTAATCCTTTTGCTCTAATGTTGGTAATTGGTCTACATCTTCATCAAACTTAACGAAATTCACATCATGGTTGAAGATGGTGAGACAAATTCTGGTTTCTAAGTCTTGGGATTCTTTCTGAATTCTTTTTACCTGTTCGTTGAAGGATGTTCGAGCTTCTTCCTGAAGTGTGCCCATAGAACCGCTTTTATCCAGAACTATGGCAACGTATGTTTTTGTAGCTTTGAAGGTTTTTTCTGGATCCTTCTTGGGCTTATCTTTCTTTTTTGGCATTTTCTTTTTTCTCTTTTTGGTTGTCTTTTTTGTTGAACGATTTCTATGATTAATTTTTAGAGGTGTTCTCATCTAAGTCCATGTGTTTTCATAAAGGTATGACACGTTTCATTATCAAATATTCCGCTATACTTTTTGAATATAAAATGTCCCAATTCATGTGCTAACGCAGTATCATCTAAATTATCTTTGTATCCCACAACTACCGCATCGCCCATCGCAAACCCTGCCAGTTTTCCCAGCCTGTCATGTTTAATTGGGAACCTTTTGAACACAACAAATAAATCGTCAATTGCGTTTTCACACATTGTTTGGTATTTCTTAGGATAATTTATTTTAGAAAGTGCAAAGTTCCAAGAATTGATTGTACTCGTAGTGACGTTTTCTACATCATCCTTTAAGACTGGGAACCCGTTTGTTATTATATGCAAATTATGTTTTGTGGTATAGGTTATGGTGCTAACAAACTTCCATCTATATGCAACAAAAGCCAAAAATACACTAGCAAAGACAATCGACAATACTATTAATAATGCTAGTGGCTCCCCTCTGAGTCCATTAAAATAACCGTACATGGTTATTGCGGTTGAAATAATTGCTGGGACTAGAAATGTTAAATCCAGCGGTCTTACTACAGATAATTTATTCATTCTATTATTTCCTTAATATTAAGCTCTGTATATTCTTTCTCTAAAAGTTTATACAAATCGTGGTCAACTATAATTTTATGTTTTTCTTTGAATTCGAATGGAATATCTGCGTTAGGAAATTTTGGATTATTTTCAAAAGAATGAAATAATTGACAAGCGGTTCCTTGACCAACCAATACTCTCCATATATAATATTCGTTTTTGTATTCTAAATATAATCTGGCGTCATAAAACATATCCGAACAATCGTCTAATTGGTTTTGATATGTTTTGTGAAAATATTCCCATAGTACTAAAAACTCACTTTGGGAAAATGGATAATCATTCGGGTAGTATGCCATAGATTCATCATCTATCACGCCATACTTTTTAGCATATTCGAAAATCTGATCTACAATATTCACTCGATTATTTCCTTAATTATATTTTCTTTTTTGGCAATTTTGATTGATTTAGGAAGGTCAAATAGTCGACATTTAGTTAACATCAAAAAGAATTTTACAGAGTTGGTGAAAATGGCACGATCTATTTCTTTTAAACCATGGTCCTGGATGTCTGGATATAAATCATCAGGATCAGCATCAGTATATACCACAAAACCCCGATCTGTATTTTTTATTATTGCGCACCGCGATGAGTTAACTAACCGCACACCCTCTGCCATATATTCTCCGTTTAACCATATTTCTGAGTTCACTATCTTAAACGGAGAAAAATACGAGTTATAACGACAAATGCCAGCACCACCTACTGGTATTTTATCCACAGTATAGATAAATTTTTCTATTTTACAACTGTTTTTCTGCCTACAATAAACATCTGGCGTTTCAAACAGCTTTCCTATTATAACAAAAATAGCAAAAACAACAGGAATGCCCAAACAGACCCAAACGTATATCATTTGCTGCTGTATCCCTCTTTAGACCAACCACCACCTGAGAGAATAAAGCCTGTGCCACCAGAAATTAAGCGTTTTGCTGTTTCTTTTCCACACTTAGGACACTTATCTAAAGGCTGATCTTTAATGCTTTGATCTGCCTCCCACTCGTGTTTGCAATTGGTACATAAATATTCATAGGTGGGCATGATTCAGATTCCCCTAATTGTTTCCTTTATAGCTTTATTTTGTTCTTCTGCAGATGTGTTTGTTTCTAATATTTCTTTAATTTCGTCAACCACAAATTTGAGTTGAAAATTGTTTTGTTCTGCAGCTTCTAGTTTTGCCAACAAACTAGCGTATTCTTCGTAATACATTGTGTGCCTCAGTCATTCCATAATTCTGGGATAGAATTAGACCAACAGTCGTGTCCTGAAGCTTTCATCGCTTTACAAATTTCTTCTTGAACATTTTCGAATTCACGGAATACTTTTTTCCAGCGTTTATAGGTTTTATGATCGATTTCTAATTGTCCATGCCAATCGTATTCCGCATCATAAACGAAATATATCGGAAAAGCTTCGGTGCCATGTATACTAATTTTGAGTTTCATTTTTCGCCTCAAACAACTATATCCTCTATTATTTTTTCTTCACAAGTAAGCAGTTTATCTGGGCAAATTGCGGATTTAACCCGCATGTGATTTGCGGTGTAGAATTTACCTCTACCAATCATTCCACAATTTGAACATTTAAACATATTTGCGTCTCTATTGTTCTTCACTTTTTCCCAAATATGACCAAATATTTTCATTGGTTTTATTATATTTGAAGAAGTAACCCATGTTATGGCACTAATCGACAGATCACTGGCAGAATCATAAATAACCATATCCAACATTTCTAAATTTTCAGGCTTTCTAATTTCTGTATATGTTTTTGCTTTTTTAGCTTCTGGCTTTAATAACCTCACCCTGGTGTTTAAATTAAAATTAATATGTTGTGTTGATGGTCTTCTAAACCAGCGATGATATTCTTGATTTATTAATAATTCTTCGTGTTTATATTTTGAAAAATTTTCTTGTACTCGGTCATACAGCCCGCCTGCAACGTAAGGCACAATCATCCAGCTGGGAACGCAAGAAAGATTATATACTAAATCTTCACTGGCGTTTTGGTTTATTTCTGTTGCGGTACCATGCGCTTGCACCGTACCAAACGATTGCATCGTCATACTATTACGTCCTGAATATAGAACTCATCTATAGTTAACATTAAAATGTTTTGGTTTTTATCATCCCATACGAATTTATCATCGGGAGATCTGCGAATGGCTTTTTGTCCGCTTTTTTGGCAACGTATTAATTGTGGATATTCGGCATCTTTGTTTTCTATCCAACTATAGCTCTCTGCAGCTTTTATAGCGCGTTGAAGCTGCGATTCGGATAGGGCAACACCAGAACCATAGCTTTTTGCTTCCCCCAACCAAACCTGATAAGCCACTACTTTTTGACCTCGAAAGATTCTTGAAGTTTTTGTTGGGCGTAATTTAATTCGTTTTTGTCTAGTTGATAATCTTTTGTAATGTTAGTTTTTAATATATCGCTTATTAGCCGCTCTATTTCACACGCCCATCTGTGGTCTCTAGAGCCCGGAAAATATCCTTGACGCAAATTTCTTGCAATTTCTAACGCTTCTAAAAGATATGTTCGTCCACTGTCCACGAATTACTACTAAAAATACAGCTAGCGCCTCGACGATTATACGATAATATTTCTTATTACGATCTCTTTGCAAGTTAAACCCTCGTTATCTATAAGTTCGTAATATAAAGGGATAATGTGGGTTTTTCCCATATTAGCGTTTCCCAAGCAGTCTTTTGTTACCGGCATGCCTGTAGGAATATTACTTATTCCTATTGCTTGGCAATTTTTACATTTGAAATAGGTGGCAGACATAGTTTCCCACCGATAAACCCAATCATGAGTTTCCATAATTTCCATAGGCTGAATCATAACAGTCTCTGTTTCTTTAGTAACGGATCTCTTTCATCCCTAAACATAGGAGGAAGAATCATCACAGTTGTGGTTTTGGGCGCAACTTCAGTTTTTCCCGCATCGATAACTACGATAGGATTATATATTTCCTTTAGCTTAAACCAATCTTTGTCGTGAGCCCCAAGAACCAGTTTGGTGAACCCTCCATTTTCCTCCATGTTTTCCCAAAGAGTAATTCGTTGAACCAAATTTGGTAAACCAGAACCACAAACAAGAGGATCCCAAAAAGCACCATTTTCGCAAAACTTCCTATATTCCAAATCTAGCAAATGTACAGCATGACCACATTGGGCTCCAACTTTCCCGATACCCATATTAAGATCTTTTCTGACAACCAGATATACTACCAAAGAATCTTCTGGGGTAGGATTGCGAGGTAAAGGTTGAGCGTCCATCTAATATCTCGTCAGCGTATATTCACATTCAGGTTTGCTTCCTGCAAGAATAGCGTTTCCGCAGGTAATTCTTCCCAGGTCTTCCTCCAGAGAAGGAACAAATACCAACACATCAAAACCAGCTTTTTTCAAAGAATCTTCTGCTTGCTGGTAAGGATAAAATTGCTGATAAGCGTTTTCATCCCAGAATTTGTTCTGTACGCATGCATCGGTTTTGTGCATTGGAGTAATTTTACACATAAATTTATCCGGATCAAACAGTTTTGCCAGTTTAGTCCCACTAATTGCCGCATCAGTGAGAGCAAAGTTTAGAGCAATTTTACGTCCAACAACATCGGTAATGTTAGACATAATTTTGGAAATATCTTCCAAACCCAAAGCAGACCCACCAAAATCTTCGAATCTTCTCTGCTCATCAGTAGTATTGATGGACAACTGTAGCCCAGCATTTCCTTCCATTAAATGGTTTTTAATATCCATCCACTGGCAAATAAAAGCTTCGAGTCTTCTATTGTTTCGGGGCATCATGGTGGAAACAACGGGATGAAAACCCCAACCTCGTTTTTCTCTAATTTCGTGTACCATATGTGGTGTAACTGATAATACATCATTATTGAAGGTGGGCTCACCCATTCTCGCAAAATGCAGGTTTAAACGATCTGTATGTTTTACCTCGGGATGAATGGAAATAGCCGCGCGCATTTGGTTTAATAGATCGCCGTAGGTTGCATTATATCCTGGACCTACTTTGGGAACGTCGCAGAATTTACATTTCATAGAGCACCCATATTGAGAAGAAATAGTAATCACCCATTTCTTTTCTAGTGGCATTAGCTTGCCATGAGGCACTCCGTTTATTTGATCTTTTAACCCCATAAAATCGGCTTTGACATTCTTTTCTTTACCATAATCGCCAAGAGAAAGACACTCCAGTTTTCTACCAGGATCAAAAAGAGATCTTTCGCCTTCAACGATCAAGATGGTGCCGGTTGGAACAGCGATTTTTTCTTTGATTATAGAAAACATATTCAACCCTTATGTAGAGTGGGTAGGGTGTTCTCACAGCCCTCGCGATTGCCACCCCTCCGTGAAGGTTCCCGAGCGGCGAGGATTACTACACGAATACGAAGGTTTCCCACAGTGAGTCTTCAGTTAGGATCGTCCTCAATGAAAACGATTTTGGCGGCAACAATGTCTTTTCTAAGCTGGTCTCTCACAAACAGACAAATATAACTTCCATCGCCGTAGCCTGATGAACTAACCACACCACCATCCATAATGCCGGCTCTACCACTATTTAGCGTTTTGTCGCACGCTTTTCCGTAGAACGTATTAAGATCCCCATATTCACCCTCGCCATTACCATACTTTGGATCGTCCCAAAACCCAGCTTGTCCCGAATCTACACCAACATCTATTCCTGAGTTTTCCCAACATTCGTTCAAAGCGTTAGGTAAACCATCTATGTCGGCATGACGTATCTCAAGTTCAACAACTCTCTCATCATTAACGCGAATATAAGCTGTCCACTTGCCATTACGAACATCTTTCAAAGAACCAGCACACCAAGTACCTCGGCTGTAACAAGGATCTGAAACAATAAGCGTTCCCGAAGTAATCTCGAACGTTCCTAGTTTATTGTCTACCATATCTTTCAAATGGGCTGTGTATACCATATGTTTTGTCTTTCTAGTTTATATCGTAAACACAAGGTTCCGGAATTTTAACTGGCTCTTTCTTTTCGTTTACACACTTTGCGTTACATGCTTGGCAAGTATACGTATGCATCAAGCCTTCATGCAACAATGTGCCCTGAAGTTTTACTAGGGGGTCTTTATCTATTACAGGACCGTTTGGTGTTTCAACCGTGTAAAGATACTCGGATCCAGTATATTTCCAAACGTGTGTCATGATGGTACTATTTTCCAGCCCAAATATTCTAGGTGAGCATTCGTCAGAACTATATTTGCATCGCTGGCTTCGAGTTCAGGAACCAACGTGTCAGAATATGTGGGCGTTTTCCAAGTCAAAATTTCCTCAGCTCTTCCCAAACGTAGCTTCATTCCATTATCTCTTAGGAGCCTCCCAACCTTTCTTAGAATGGCTCTCTTGGCACGATGACCTATATCTGGGTTTGATACAGAAACGCCGTCAGGTAAAATCCTAATATTAATAACACCGGCTTCTGGACGGAATCCAAAAACCAGCCTAGCAGTGTTCTTAGTATAATTACAGGTTTCAGAAAATGCCAAATCTGCAGCTTCCCAAAAATGACGGTTGAAAACTGCCTTGTTTAAACCATTTCTAATTCTTCGCCAACTGATTTTTTTCATGCCGAACCTCATTTTCAACAGTATTTTATATGACACGCTGCGTCATGTCAAGAAAAAGCTCACTCTTCTTTTTGAATTAAGAATTTCCCAATATATTCGCGATCTTGGGAGAAGATAGGTATATCCCAATCTTGATCAAGTTCGGTTCTAAACGTATCATCAGAAAATTTAATTGTTTTTCTAACTACACACCAGCCTCGCTTTTGAAAGGTAGCGCATTGATTCCAATCAATATTCTTATGGCGAAGAAGCATTTCTTTCATACGTTTTGTATTCTTTTTGTGAAGCTCTTTGTGGGAGAAGTGTTTTTGGGCAAGCCCAGATATAGAATTTCTGATGGCATCAATCTGTCTCCAGTAAAAATAATTAACCACATCTTCTCTAGGAATAGTGAAACTACGGGCATCAAATATTGCTTTTTTATTAGGACGTTCTCCTTGTGCTAGCATAGCATAATTGAAAGCAACCGTAGCAGTACTAGCACTTACGCTGCTCATTTTTTGAACATTTTTATCAAACCACGGAGAAGTATCAAACTTTTCATAATCGTTGATTAACACCGAAATTTCGTCAGATTGGCAGTAGGCAATTTTGCTACCTTGTATACTATCTAGCAAATCTCTTGCAGCAGAAGACATTGCTTCTATTATTCTTAGATCCCAGGGTTTATCACATCCGCGAGTATAGGAGTGGAAGCTCTTACCATCTACTCTAACTATAGTTGGCATTCTTGGGGTAATATAGATACGAGAAACATTCTCGTATCGTTTCATACGGTTGCCTAAGTCGGAATGATCAGTCATGCTGTTAGTAATTCTTTGGGTATATTTTTAGTTACTATTTTTCGTATATATTGTCTATGTTTGTAATATTCCTCATTAGTTTGTTGACCATCTACTAATTCTCTCGTCCACTTTTCTCTAAGATCTAGCCACTCTATATAATTATTAGCCTCTAATTTTGGTTCCCATTTATCGTCCACACCTTCGTCGCTACGAATTCCTTTCAAGGATATTCCAAGAGTGTTGGCTAACCAATATTGCAAATAAGAAGAAAACTCGGAATGTCCTTGCAGAAAAGCAAGTTTTCTTTTGCTAAGAATAGAGATGTATAAACTGCCTATATGTTGTTTTGCTTCCAAACTAATTTCTATATATTTAGAATCATCACTAATATCTATACGACCATGTTTTCCGAATTTGTTCCTAACCAAATCGCTAATATAATTAGCAACAGTTTCTGGTTCTATATTACGCTTAAAAGTAATAAATGAGTGATTAGTCATCTTTGCTGTGACTCACTATTGCTGTTGTTATATTAGCACACCCTAGTAAAATTGACAAGCATATCATAGCCCCAATAGCTCGAAATAAAAATTCGTCAGGAGATAAGTATATTGCTAAAGTCTCCGTTGGTACAACGAAAAGTAAAGTAATACCATTGATGTGTATAATTTTTAGTTTGTGATCAGTGTTTTTTGACACGTTTATACTCCGTAAGATAGTACGACAATGGACCAGCAACCAACATTCCAACGCACATTCCTGCAAAGATTTTGCAGTAACCTACTGCGGTAGGCTCAACCCACGACAAAAACAAAATAAAAAGCAACATCAACCCTAATGCCACAAAAATAAAATATAGGTTCATTTTGATATCTTTCATTTTAGCCCCCTTAACATTCCAAGAACACGTTGCCTAGCCGCCAACTCATTTTCCCATCGCCTAACAATAGCCGTTTCTTTCTGTCTAAAATGAGGGTATAACTCTACCCGCTCGTTAGCAGCTTCTAACATGTTTTGGGCATGTTGAACCTGTTGCTCTAAACGTGTCTGTAGCTCTTTGACAATAAGAGTTACTTTGTTGTTGATCTTGTCAGTCATTGAAAAACCTATCCGCATAACAAAACTGAAAACCACACCTGGAAGCAAACGTTTCGTCCGCCTTCAGATCTCCCACCATTAAACATAACGCTGGGTTTAATTTATATTTGACGATAAAATATACTCCGATACCAGGCATCGGCTTTCTACTCCACGTTCTAATCGGTGGTACTCCAGAAGGATCGAATTTGTAATCAATATCATGACCCAGTAGTTTATTGGTATATTCAAACAACTCAGTAGCTTTTTCCAACGTCAGGTCTTTTTTAGCAACTCCGGATTGATTTGATGCCCCACACAAAATGAACCCATTATTTTTGAATTCGGTTAACTTTTCTGCGCGCTCCGGGAGTATTTTTATTTGACTTTTTTCGGTTGGAAACTTACCATTTCCCCCAACACAATCTCTCAATGTTCCATCGTAATCCAAGATTAGTGCTTTGTTTTTGAATGATGAATTCCAATTCCTTTTGAATGGCACCTTAACTATTGAATCAAAACCTTCTTCCGTAGTGGGTTTTTGAAATTCCTTACGATATTTGAAAATAACAGCAGGCGGAAAAATGCCCGGGTCATTAGATTGAGATTCTAATATTTGATTATATTTATTCATGGATCGCAAACAATAATTAACCTGAGAGTCTTCAATTGAGGTTTGCATCCAATGGCATTCTACATTAGCTTTGTATTTCTTGGCTAGGTCAATAAATGGTTTTCTAGACGTTTGAGTAGCAAATAGGTTGTCCAACACTATATTTGAACCGTTTTTGAGTTGCCGTTCCATTTCTGGCAACAGGGAGTTTAATTTGCCGCCGACTGTATCTCTGTTCAAACGAAAATATCCCTCATTCAGAAACTGTTCTGTGACGGTAGTTTTTCCTGAGGCGGGAAAACCCAAAACTAATATTACGTTCACTTTTCTCTACACCTTAGCAACTGTCGTTCGTAACCTTCGACCCACACCCAACCGTGCGGACATACAGATTGTATATAGTCTGTACAATTCACACCAACACCATAACACTCAAAAACCATAGCTGGTTGCCCATCTGCAGCCATGGTTTCCTCAACACTATGATGTGGATAACTTGCCCAAACACCAAAGCATATGATGCCTATAAGCGTTATACTGAAAAATGAAAAACACAGTAGTTCCTGGTAGTCCCTCATACATCCAATCTCCAATCACCTTCCAGTAACGTTTTCCTTACCCAAATAGTGAGTGCGAATAATTACTCTTGCACCCATGGGGACTGGTTTGTGTAGGGTTGGTTGCATTGTATACTCCTCTTGAATTGTTCCAACCTATCATAAAACCGCGGCTCCCACAAGTTCAAATAATCTTTTCCTTTTTGAGATGGATTATTGATTAATTCAAAATATATTTCGCCGCATTTTTGATAATCTAATATTTTTCCGTGCTTTGTAATTTGTGTGCCAAAATCTAAAACCCTCATGGCATGAAATAATGATTTCTTTGCCTTCTCCAGACTGCCGGCAGTAAAACGCACCTCAGCTTTTTCAAAGTCTAATCTGGATTTTCTACATATGTTGTTCGCAAGTACGGTTTTGTTTGGAGTAAAACTAAAAACAGCCGTATTCAGTAGCAACAACTCTTCTGGTAAGAAAATACATTCCATTGCGGAGATAGAATGTTCCTTTAGTTTTTGAGAAAAAGATTGGGTATCGTACACTATGGCACTGAATTGCCTACCTAAGTATTCTCCCTTCAAATTTAGGCAATCTATTTCTATTGGTTTAATATATGTATTACCCACAACAATATAATCGTAGTCTGATTTGTGGGAGTTTGTACCATATACACGTGACCCAAACGGATATACATTGAGCACATCCGCATTATTGAGGTTCAGGGCTTTAATCAAATGACCATACATTAATTTGTTTTTTGTCTTTGTCTAAGAGCGGAACGAAAAACGAAATCGTATACATCCATATACTCTCGTGTTCCGCCGGAAACTACTCCTTCTATTTCAAAATCTCCCTCACCACTCTGCGCCCCAACTGTCACTGCGCATATCGCCAAACATTTCATCATTTTTAAGGCGTCCTCTTCCTTTTCTAGATCTATAGAGAGTTTTTTCGCCGTACGTTTCAAACTTTTTAGCATTTCGTTTACGAGGTTTTCTTCCCAAATCTGTTCTTGTTCTTTCACTAATAGAAACCTTTCTTTTTCTAATTTCCTTTTTAGCCATTTGCTCGCATATTAAACAAGCACGACATTCGTACTGTATTTCTTGTTTGTTTTTGTAAATCGTATGTTTGAATCGTATTACTGGGTGCCCGGCATGATCCGTGTCCCATTCTTCCGTTAAATTGTGTTCTTTGCAATCTGTTCCGGATATTTTCATTTGGAAAGCACCACCACCATGTGACCATTAACCCAATCAAACGAAAATTTTCTTGCCCCGCATTCTTTACACATATCAATCATATTTTGTTTACTAAAATAATGTAAATGATGGGGATTATTATCTGGTTTGGATGGTACCGAAATTATTGAATATTTTGTGGAAACCCTAACAATTTCTTGCAAAGCCTTTGTGGGGTTTTCTAGGTGCTCTATGACTTCCAGAGCAGTAACGACATCAAAAGAATCGTTGTGAAAAGGTATTGCGGAAATACTACCAAGAACGAGAGAAATGTTAACCCCTCCGTTTTGTAGCTTGGATAAGATTTCAATTTTGCTAGGGTCGTTGTCCAAAACAGTGACTGATGTTTCTGGAAATTCCTCTAACAAAGGGTACAGGAAGCCACCGCGACCATAACCTATATCTAAGATAGAAGCCGGACACAAGCCTTTAATGATGCCGAGGCACTTTTTTACCCTGGGAAGTATATTTTTCCTTTTGAAGTCTAATAATATTTCTTTTCCGCCACCTTGTATAAAACAATTGGCAAAGCGCATATAATGTGTTTTGTCATTCAATGACATCACGAATGATACAATTTCTACAGGAATACTCTTCAATATTGTCGCTGGCTTTTCCAAGCCAGCGAAATGGAGAGCCCTGATACCAGTGCCAAATATTTCCGGTACATGTTACAGAGAATTTATTTTTACAGTTTGGACAAACAAAAACAATATCAGTAAAACCAAATTTAATTCTTTTCCAGAAAGGGATTTTGTGACCAACACGAAGTATTTCTTTTATGGCAAAATCTTTATTCTTAAAAATTTCTTTGTAGTGTAGAGCGTTCAAATCTCCTATGTCGTATGCCCAGCACAACATCTGTGCCGTTTGTTTTTTAGTTTTTATTTCTTGTGGGGTCATTTGATAATATCCTTAATAATCAAATCATCACAACGAGCAGGTTCTGGTGTTTTATGTTCCATTGGTCCGCGAACTGGTTTGCATATATAGTCTTGGAAAAATGCGCCAACTCCGTCTAAATATTCGCTAAACAAATATATGTCATTACTATTGTCAACGGCAAATATATTTTCACACCTTTTGCATTTATAGAAAACATATTCGATGCAACAATCTTTTACATCCGAAGACATTTCAGTACGTACCACATTATGTCCGAGATCTTCCATTTCACGGGCAACAAACATGTCCATAAAGGAATTCATGTGATTATTTCCGCGATATCGTTCATTTTTTCAAGATCGCTGTACTTCATTATCGAATTAGCGAATTCATTCAACAAATTAAGATCAGCTTGTTGTTCTTCCTGATTACTTTCAAAAATTGGCATAAACAACATTTCATTTTTGTGTGGAAATAAACGAACTGTAAAATCTAAATTCAAAGATTTATATTTTTTGTAATTATCAGAAAAGTAATAATAATCTCTTCCGCACAACTCAAAATACTTTTGTTGATTGTCAACTCGATCTTTGATTATGATCACGTATCGTTTATAAGGTTGCTGTTTGTTACAATAACCACATTTTCTATCGCAACCTATCACGACGGTATGATTCCAGTTAAGTTCGTGCACATAATATCTATATGGGGTAGAAATTATTCTAAATGTTGATCCATATACTGGCACAAATATAGGCAACGGTGGTTTTGTTTTCAACGTAGTGGGGACAATCATTCGATTATTTCCCGAATAGTTTCTTCGTTTTGGGTAGAAACAATTATTTTAGCATTACGTATGCCCAACTGCCAATCTCTGCGTACTACAGTTCCGCATCGTATACAAACAAACTTGTCAATAGTATCACCTTCGTTGCATTCAAATTGCCCGTAATATTCCCACACATGACTGCAACCGTTGTTTAGTTTTTGTTTATCAATATCTGAAAGAGAATTAATACTGTATTGTAGAATGTTCTCGAAAACCAATTTCATTCAATTATGTCCTTGATATCAAGCTCTTCTTTGGTTAGATAGGTGTGTTGTTGCCAATAATGAACAAATCTGACGGCATCCATTATATTAACAACATTATCGAGTACATTATCAAATGTTTGAATAAGAGGAGCTTTGTCACCGAGATTAATCCATTCGTTCCACTGGTCTAGTACCCAAAAACTGGCTTTAGCCAACTTAATTCTTTTTCGGTCACGGGCACGATACCAATCTTTTGATAATATTTCCTCTAAACACATGTCAATTTTTTCGCACGACATTTTGTTCCTATCAGTAGTAATAGGACTACGCCCATATCCTACGATAATTGTCTGGCTTTGGTTATTATCGCCTATTATTTCTTTACTTTTCCACACACCACACTTATTACATCGAAACAGAATCTGTGTCACATTAGGTGCAATGTCGTGCACAACAATTTGTCGAAATGCGTGTTTAGACATACAAATTATTTTCCTTAATATATTTTAGAACAGCTGGAAGCAGGTAGTGTTTGTGATTTTCAAAATCTTTTCTAATCCGGGTTGATGATATGGAGCTACGTTTTACAGGAAAAAGAGTTACCTCTTTTATAAGATCGGGGTATTTGTGCCAATTAGGAAGATCGTGTACTACATCTTCCCCAACCAGTAGATGAATATCATCCATGATGCCCTGTTGACGCAGATACATTACCACATCATAGGAATACACTTTTTGTTTTGTTTTCTCCGTTAATATTTTCTCTATATCAGAAACCTCTATATTATCGAACGCCAATTTACACATTGCCATTCGGTGTTCAAAAGAAACTAGGCTTTTGCCATACGGGTGTTGGTATACAGGGAACACTATAGCACGAGAGAACCCTCTTGCCGCTTGAAAAAGAGCTTCCGTATGTCCTACATGAGGAGGGTTGAAACTACCACCAAATATCAATAACTTATTCACTCTATTATCGACTTGATGTAGCCTTCTTTATGGCTCATGGTACACGGAAACTTAATTGATGGGTTGTACATTCTTGTTTCGTAATTTTTTATACTGCCAGCAGAACATGCCCAATCTATCAACTCTTTTTTGTTCCAAGAATGTCTCCCACTTTTAGTTAATTTGGTTATACGATAGCGTCTAACAACGTCACCATATCTAATGCCACATTTAACGCAGCAATAGCCAACTTTCGTGTGTTCAAACATATGTGAGTAGTTTTGTTTCCATGTTTTATCTGTCATGATACAGGGTTTGGTTTTTGCGTACCACCGCGCCATACCACATTTTACACAAAAAGTCCATTGTTTTCCGTAGTGTTTCCATTTATGTTTCATTCGATCACCGATTTGATGTAGCCCTCTTTATGGCTCATGGTACAAGGAATTTTGATTGACGGGGTATGTCTTTTTGGGTACGCACAGCAAGCGATCCAAGGTGAGCAAGGTTCGTGTTCTCTTTTAATATTATTGAATTTGTAATGCAATACTATATAATGTTTTATTATTTCTGATCGAAGCAGTCCACATTTTACACACCGATGTTTTCCGTTTTGTTTTTCGAACATATGCGGAAAGTTTTGTTTCCATACTGCATCACTCATCGTACAGGGGCGTTTGTTGAATCGATCTTGCATTAGACATTTGTAGAAGCCACATTTGACACAAAAAGATGAATCCTTTCCGTACCATTTCCATTTGTGTCGATTCATTTAATTACCTCAGCAATGCATATTTCTCTGCATGGCATTTGACTGGTGTAAAAAGCTTTTTTAGTATTATCCCAATATCTAACCGCGGTTCCCACACCATACATCAATGTGCCACAACTTTTGCACAAATATGCCTGGTGTTCTTCGTTATATACCAAACGATAATGACCCAACTTTCTAAACAAATGTTTTTGCTGTCTCTGTGGTGGAACAGTTTTCATTCTATTATATCTTTTACTAAATAATCGCGACAAGATATTTCGTTTCCTATCCAACGTATGTATCTATGTTTAGAAGTGGACCATACATACAGATCACTATCTTTTACAAACACTCCGTTTTTTCGATATTCTGTTATTTTGAATAACGCATAACACTTTATACATTTCCAGCATGTTGAAATCTCTGTATACGCATTACCACATACAAAGGCAGTGTCCATAAGCTGGTATGTATATTCGTATTCTACTTCGTGCCCCTCGCACCGAAATAGTGTTGTAAGAGCCTCTACGCTCGGAACCACCAAATCGTTGCTCATGTAATTATTTCTAAACCAGCCAAAGCGCTACATGAAATATAAGATATACGTGCAGCAATTCCTACATTGTCGATATGAGCGGCACATAATTCCCCAGAAGAATTGTTCCAGAAAATAAATCCACAATCGTAGCAATGGTATACATTGTCTACTACTTTGACAAAATCTTTGTGATGATTAACACATAGATATTTGGGCAAGTCTGTCATTTTATTATATCCATAATAATCTGGTTCTTACATGTGGTGACGCTAAAATTCCAACTATCTAGATCAAAATTTTTGTTTGAAGTCACCCATACGCACCCATGGTGTCCAACTGCAAAATACGACAAACACCCCGGACACCAGTATGTGCTGTATGCAAAACTACATTTCTTCACAGACGGCTGTATGGCGTGTCCAAGAGATTTGAGATATCGTATCCCTTGTTTTCTGATCGCATAACGTCTGTCTTTAAAGGAAACCATTTATTCGATAATATTTTTGATTATCAACTCTTTGCAAGGAATTTTGGCATTTTCTGTTTGCACATTTCTCCTATGCGAAGGACTATAATATGATCTGGAATAATTTTCTAATTCAATTTCGTTGTTCCAATTAATCGTGAAAAAATAATCGCATTTTACACAATGGAATTGTCTTTCGGCAACATATTCTACATCATGTCCCAACTTTTTAAGTTGGCGCAAAGGTGCGTCTCTGCCGGTAGAAAAGAAGCTTGTCATTCGATAATGTCCATTACAATCATTTCGCTACATTTCATTCCGGCAAACTTGCTAGTTGCTACACTAGATTGCCCGTCCGATATAGTAAAATATACATCGTTGTTTGGTACAATTACAGCCTGAAAACGATTTACCACAAACTGAAATCCACAGTTACGACATCGCATGGTAGGGTCAATGTCGTGTCCTAGGTTTTTTAATTGACGTAGCACTAGGTTTTCAAAATATTTTTGCATAACGTAGCTTATAACACAGTTGCGCAATAATTGCAACACTATTCGATAATATTTTTGATCACCAGCTCGTCGCATGTTTCTCCGTTGTAATCAGCGAATTTATAAAAATAATCTGGGAAAACACCAAAAGCTCGTGAGCTTACACCAATAGAATTGAAACGAATTGAAAAATAATATCCACATTTGTTACAAAAATATAAATCACACTTTATGTGTGGTGTTAAATGGTGTCCTCTCATGCGTAGGAAATCTATGTTCTGATCAATCTTCACTCGATTATGTCCTGTATTTCCGATAGATGATTAAGGTGTTCTAGTCGAAGATTAAGATTTTCCGTATAATGACGAAATCTATCGACTTCAGATTGCATCTCGTTGATGGCGTTTTCTATGTATATTTTTTGTTCTATTGGATTCCAATATACACTATCATCCTTGACAGGTAATAATATACGACTACCATCAAATCCTCTACCGGATGCGGTTGTTGACCACCGATCGTGCCAGGGTCGGTTGTCTACCCTGATATCAATTGTACCAATTGATGCGTTTCTCTCCTCAAAATATGGCACTATAACATAGGCGTATATTTTCTCTTTTGGTAGCCACAACCTGCTTACCATAGGATTCTCCAGCCAACGTGCGCCAGGCAGCGGCTCTACGTCTTCCGGCACAGAAATGATGTCAAAGTCGTCACCAAAAAGAGTAACACAATCATAAACTCTCATGTAATTATCTCCCAAATATAAGTATCCTTACAAGGAATATCGGTACAATTGGGGTCTCCATATCTAAACCTTCCTTTTGAATCTAAAATCCTTGCATACAGTATACCTTCTCCGTCTGTATCGAATTCACGCTTGCATTCCGTACATTTGTATACTATTCGTCCGGAAGTGGAATCTACAGTAATGGTATGTCCCTTGTTTTTCAAGTATGTAACCCATGGGCTATTCATTTGATAATATCCCTTACTATAAAGTCATCACAGGTTTTTAAATTAGGACCACTTAATATTGTCCCACCCGCCGGGCTGTAACAAATGTATGCCATATTTGTTTCTCCGATAGCAAGTATATAAATGCGCCTGTTTAATTTTTGTATTCTAAATTTATGATTGCAATTAGAGCAAACCAAATGTTGTGGTGTTCCACTAATATTGTGACCACGGTCTTCTAAAAATATTTGCCAGAGTTTTTTCATTCGAGTCTTTTTGTTTTTATTTTGTAATTTACTTATGACTCATAACATTTATTCGGGAACTGCTACTCAGCCAATAGCAGCTTATCCTACAGTAAACGGCGGAAACGTTACTATAACGGCTGGAACCACAACCAGTTGGAATTCTGGTAATACAATCGTTGTGGGTGGAATGACTACTGATGGGTACATGAATTTTGCCGCGCAAGAAACAAAAACAATCACCGAGGAAATTAAGCCGTGGAAAAGATTATGGTGTTCTATTTTCGGACACAAAGAGGTAAAACCACAAAATTCAGTTTCCATATATGTAATGGATAACGATGGAAATAGATATCAAAAAGATTTCAAGTGTTGTTCTAGGTGCGGATTGTACGAAAAGTATTCTATTGAAAGGGCTGTTCCCTTGACCGAAAACGAACAAATTATCAAAGATATTATAACTTGAGGTTTTTGTTTTCCTTTTGTAAGAAGTCTTCTACTTCTTCCATATCTTCGTTAGTATAATTGGTGTCTATTCTAGTTTTCGGTTGAACAATTTTTTGTGCGATAACACTAGTAAGTTTGGAAAGACCCGTTGGTATTACGGCGATAATTAAGAAAAACAATGCAAGTGGCCAAAGTATCATAGTCATAGCCAACTCTTCGTCATCATCTGTTGGACGTTCGTGTCGCAAATCGTACCAACGCATTATAACACCTACAGGAATTATACCAGCCAACCAAATTATCAAGAAAATCATTTTATTACCTCGCGGATAATGAAATCTTTGCAGCTAATCATACGTCTTGCGAAAATTCCCTTATGTTCGTAGCCGGGGTTCACCTTTGATATCACAAATTCATCAGGATATTTTATTTTTCTTTTGTTTGTCTTAAGAGCGATCATGCTACATTTTCTACAATGATAATATTGTGCTTGGTAGGCAATATATGCAAGCCTATCTCCGGCAAGCTTTTCTAATTCTTTATAAGAAATCTTTCTAAAACGATGACCAAGAAGATTCATTCTATTATCCCGCGAATAATACAATTGTTACAATTCATAGTGTCGTCTAATGGTTTTAGTTCGTAAAATCCGTTGCACCTTGACGCCTTCAACTGTGACTCTTTGTCGTATACAATCAAGCCACACGTTTCACACCTGTAATAATCGCAACAAGATGGTATGGTTCCCGACCCTTGTTTATGAAAAATTTTTAGCACCACACCCCTTTCTATCGGAGAAAAGTTGTGCCCAAACATTTTCATACGATTATATCTTCCACGATGTAATCAGCACAGGTTAATGTTCCATCATAATCGTTCCAAAAACTAATAGTTGGATAGGTTAATATTTGTACTTTTCCGTTGTAAATTCTAAAACATCGTCCACAATTTCCGCAAGTTATTCCTAAACCAAACACCATATGATTAATAGAAAATTTTCCATGACCATATTCTTGTAACCACATGATCCATAGATTGTCTATAATTTGGTCTGTCACGTCAAAACTTCTTTTATAACTATTTCAGCGCAAGGTGTGTTTGGTTTGATGTCGTATCTGGTTTTGTAACTGTTTTGATATAAGTTTATCACATAGGTTCCATCATAATCAGTGGTGCCTACGCAAAAATGATAGCCACATGTTTCGCATTTGTACACTATTCTGTCGTCATAATCGTCTTCAGCATGCCAAAATCTACGTTTCCCAATTTTGGTCAAGACATGACCTAAAGACTCTAATTTTTCTTTTTCTATTCTCATGTTATTACCGCTGTGACTATCCCAAGCACTCATTTGATTACGTCTTCCACACAAACATCGTTGCAAAGTGGTAGAAACCCACCATCTATTTCAGATCCTTTTATGTACAAACAATCCAAGCGCTTGAAACGATGGGTTTCTATTCTTACATAAAATGTTTCAAATGGGCTGTATATGCCGAATACACATCCACAAATAACACATTCCCAGTACGTTTTGTTGTATTGCAAATCATGACCGTGCAGTTCAATAACACTTATTGCGTGTTTTAGTTGTATGTCGTTCATTCTATTACGTCTTTGATACAAAGCAAATTGCACTCAAGTAGTTTCTTGGTTTTTACAATTCTGCCTTGGTATATAGCGTTGAATGATTTTGTTGGAGCACCGCGTCCTTTGAACATTTCTGTTCCACAATTCTCGCAGGTATACCATTCAAATTTGCTGTTTGTTCTTGTGTGGCGCAACAAGTGCCCTTTGTATTTGATAACTATCAATGTTCGATTATGTGTTTGATTATGTATTCATTGCAATTGATTTTTTCAATAAGTGTACCCAACAGCGGGTGCACTTTTTTATCCTCGGTGAAAATTGATAATTTGAATGTGCCATCGATAGTTTTGTAGAATACTAAGCCACAATTTTCGCACTTAAACAGATCGTGGCCTCTGTATAACTTTAGATCATGCCCGTTCATTTGATTATGCTCTGAATGAGAAATTCGTTACAGGTTATAAGTCCAAAATGACACTCTTCACACATATCTTCCGTATAAACAATAACCTTATTTCCAAACGTATAAAACATATTATTAAACCGGAAGTCTGCGCAAATACCACAGGTTTTGCATTTATAACACCAGTCTTCGTCCGTTGCCTCCCAACTATGAGTGTCCCAAGCGTTCATTCTAAATTCCTTAACAAATCTTCCACTTCTTGTGGAGATCTGGTTTCTGACGCTTTGGTTCGGCATTTTTGAAACAATTCTTTTCTGTTTTTGTATTCTTTCCTACACAACTTTGGCATTTGTCCAGACGCTATTCCTCCCAGCACATTAGATACTACCGACTTATCCCATAAGGTGAAAGACAGAACCCACACCATATCGCTAACTTCTAATCTAGAATCTTCGTTGGCAGTTTTGATTAGTTCTTCAATTTCTACAAAATTTTGTGCTTCCGTTAAATCGTCTATGGTTTCAAGCAGAAAATCAATTTTTTCTGTACTGGTTTCTAACGCAAAATATTTGTCCCAAAAATTCATTCGATTATTTCCCTGATCAGAAAATCGTTGCAACTCACTTCAGATAATAGTTTTCCACCAAATGGTTGATTCAAATATATATTCCTAGAAACGAAATATGCACCGTTTTTATAAATTTTATCATGCCAAACTACAATACCACACACATCACATTTGTAATATTCTAAATCTCCCAAGTACTCCGCATCAAAACGTCTAAGTTTGTGAGTCATTCTATTATATCACGAATCGTCAAATCGTTATTAGAAATACAGGGCTGTACTTTGGAAATATAATCAACGTATATTTGATACTTTTTCCATGGAGTTTTCCGTTGCTCTTCTCGCATTTTCCCGAAACCCTCTGGGTCTTTTTCTAACGCAAGTTTGTTTAGTTCCTGAGTTGTGCATCGACATCTCAAACAAGCATAATTATGCTCGTCATAAAACTGTGCTTTCGGAACCCAAAATGCGTGGAAAATTGTCATTCTATAACGTTTTTGATGATAAACTCGTCACAGCTAATGCTTTCCAGTGGTGTTACGTGCGGTTGATGTCCATTCAAAGTAGAAACGAAGTTGTTTCCCCCAGATTGGTACACTATAATACCACAATTTTCGCAAATTCTGTAAGCACCCCCGGCGCCCATATGTCCTTTGAATTTATCCATTTCTTGGATAGTAACATGTCTAAGTTTGTGACTCATTCTATGATATCCTTAATGATTTGCTCAGCACAATTAATTGAATCGACAGATGTCACAGAAAACCAATTGTTGCGATCATGAACCTCTGTTGGTCTCATGCCCATTTTGTACCACACTTTTTGAAAAATGTCAACATCTGTTATTCAATAATATATTTGATAATTTCTTCGTCTTGAATTGTTTGGCACGGTCTTAAATCATCTTTCCCACCAGTGCCAGGAAAACCATATAGGTGTATTTCCGAAAACACTTTTCCATCGTAAATTGAAGATAATATGTGCATATGAATACCACAGTTGCGACACGTGTAATATCTTTTGAAATTTGTTTCGATAAATTGGTGCCCCAGCTCATGCAAAAACTTTTCTGTGTATATTTCGCGAATCTTTTTCATTCTATGATGTCCTTAATCATCACCTCTGTACAAGTCATAAACCCATCAAATATATCGTTTCCTACTGTTGTTACATTATAATAGCTTTTCCAAGGTGTAAGCAATTCTTTCCATAAACGTGCTCCGCAATTGCGACATAAATAGTTGGTGCCGTTTGGATAAACTATTATGGGAGTAAGATTATGTCCCAAATTTTCAAATTCCTTCAAGGTCATTCTATTATTTCTCTAATTATATCTTCTGCCATAATCTTTTTGAATGTGGCGCAATCTACCTCTTCTGCATAATCGCAATCTATTTTTTTCCTGTGAATACCTGAGATTACGTTGTTGCTACAAACTAATAACATACATTTTTTGCATATTCTATACTGCAAATCGGGACCAATAATACCTTTGTTGTGTTTGTGTAAATAATTCAATTCTTTTTTAGTAATATCTCTAAATTTGTGGCTCATGTGATTATGTCCTTAATTATTACTTCGTTACATTTGATAGAAGATAAAAAGACCCGGTTGCCTTTGCTGTTTAGATTACTACGCGACCATCGCATAGATATAAGCCATGTTTTGTGGCTTGTTCCCCAAAACACCTCTACACCACAATGTTGGCATCTATAATATTGCACAGACGTACCAGGATCATAATATGTGGCAAGCACATGATTTTCAACCTTAATCATTCTATTATTTCCCTGATTATATCATTTAACATGGTGCGTTTAAATGTGTCGCAATTTACCTCATCTATTCTTCTGTGCAAACCCAGCTTATCCGCATGAATATTTGAAACCCAATTTGTCCCATGGACTAACAGCAAACACTTATCACATATTTGGTATTGCAAACGACAACCAATTATTTTAGGGTAGTGCCTGGAAAAATAGTTCAATTCTTCTTTGGTAATATCTCTAAACTTGTGACTCATTCTATTATTTCCTTGATGATCACATCATCACACCGCAGATCCTTTAGATATACTTGGAAAACCTTATGCGATCCCCGCCACCACTCACCAATAACCCAAGTATTTTTGCTGTTCTTAAACACCTCAATCCCACAATTAACACAGTAATAATATGTCTCAAATGGATGTGACATTTTCACCAAATTATGATTTTTAAACCTAATCATTTGATTATTCCCAAAACAATAATATCGTTACAGTTGAGTTGTTCCAAACTGCTAGAATAGGTTTTGTTTGCGACACACCAATGCGTTGATATACGCCACCTTTTCGAGCCTTTATATACCTCTACGCCACAATTGCGACAGACAAAATATTGGATACCTAGCGCCTCCGCGCAGCGTGATTTGATCAAATCATGCCCAAAATATCTTCATTTAATTATCCCCATGATAATGTAATCGTTGCATGTTATAGTTTCTGCAAAATCGTTTTGATATTTATATGCAATCGGATCGTCCATAGAAACATATATTTTGTTCCTAACACAACCAGCTATGAGTCCTTTGTTGTGCCAACACATCATGCCGCATATAGAACAAATTAATTTATCCTCTTGCGTAAATAGTTTGTGTGTACCACACTGGATTGTTTTTGTCATTTGATTATGTCAGCTATGATAACATCATCACAGGTTATACACTCTGGGCTTTCAAATTTGCTGCTTTTTATTTGATTCACTCCGGATATTGAAAGTGTTTCTGCAAAAGAATAGGCGATTAAACCACATGTATCACAAATAAAATACATAGCAGTGTGGCTTCCGGCGCACCAGTTGTATGTTGGATGTTTCACCTTTGCCTGTTTAAGGCACCCTATTTCGTGAAAATTATGTGTACCTATTTTCACCTGATTATGCTCTCCACAATAATATCATTACAAGTAACATTTTCTAGTTTTGTGGTTCTTCCTATGCCGTTCCTGTTTATACCGGACCAAACGAACGTATCCTCTTTTAAACGAAAACACGCCACCCCACACGTTTCGCAAATAAAATATTCAGATCCGCCAGACGCCTCGTTCCAATTGTATTCTGGATATTTGGTTTCAGCTATCTCGGCTTTACCAACTGAGTAGAATATGTGTGTGCCTATCTTCATACGATTATTTCCCGGATTATTACATCAGTACAGGTCGTATCTTCAATGGAAGAAAATGTTTTTTTGGAATCCGTTGCTATAAGAAATTAACTCTGGAGAATTATACCCATATACAACCAAACCACAGTTAGCACATTTGTAATATTTGTCATGCTTCGATATAAAATAATTGGGTAGAGATTTTGGATCTATTTCCACAAAATTATGTGTGCCAATTTTCATTCGATTATTCCCATTATAATAACTTCGTTGCATGTAACATCTGACGGTCGCATTTCTTTTTTAAATTTGTTCGCGGCGGAAATAAATATTGTTCCCTCCAATAGTGTTCCCTTGCGGGCTCTATGTATGATTAATCCACAGTTTTCACACTTGTAATATGTGTCTAAAGGAGATACAATTTCTACTGGTAATAGTTTTTTGTCTATTTCCACAAAATTATGCGTTCCCACCTTCATTCAATTATTTCCTTGATTAGAAAATCATTACAGTCTATAGACGCCGGATCGTAATAGCTAGTACCCTTTATCGAAATCCTGGAAACATAATATTTATTATCGATCGAGCCTCTGAAAATAACAAGGTCACAGTTTTGGCACCGAAAATAATCGAAGTGATGGTTAACTCGTGATGGGTCCATAAGAGTGTTTTTGTCTACTTCTTGAAAAATGTGGTTGCCTATTTTCACGTGATTATATCCTCTATTATTTCGTTCCTGACCTTTATTTCTTCCTCAGTACAGTCTATGGATTCTGGAGAACCATCTGGCGCCTTAAACTCTCTCCAAATAGAAGAAATAACCAACGATTTATTTTCGTTTTTGTATACCAACAAATTACAACGTTCGCATCGATAATATTTACAACGACGATTGAAAGCACGATGAAATGACATGTTCTCATGTGTTGGTATAAATTTGTGCGCTCTCATTCGATGATTTCCTTGATTATACAGTCGTTACAATCCAAATCTTCGGGTCGCCTTCTTTGGTACGAATTTTCCATCCAAAAATCCGATACCCAATAGATGTCTTGGCATCTAACAATAATCATGCTACATTGTTTGCAAATTAGATACCGTTTTCGATATCGTTTGTTTGGTTCGGAACCTATTTTTATATTGCCGTCGGAACCTATTTTGCACCTATACTCTTCGGCGCTAATTTTTTTAAAAATATGATTGCCAATTCTCATTCAATTACCTCTTTGATAATTAGTTCTCGATATTCTTTGCAGCTTACGTTTTCCAAAGTTTCGCCAGGCACACAAAAATTGCATTGCGAAATGTAGATTATTCCACTTCTATACCGCAGGACAATCAAACCACATGTAACACATTCAAAATAGTCAGCAGTAACTGCCCCTTTTGATGGATTTTTTATTGGATAAAACGTATGGGTACCAAGTTTCATTCGATTATGTCCCTTGGCAGAATCAATTTTGAAGAATTTATCTCCAGTCATTTGATTATTTCTCGAATTATCCACTCATCACAACTTATTTGGTCTGGACAGATTCCCACTCCGAAATAACCCGGATCCCCATTATTAACAACCCAGTAGCCTAAATACCCACTCCAAACATACATTCCACATTTTGTACATATATAGATCCGCTCTTTCTCCGTTCGTTCCAATATGTGTGTTCCGAGCTGTTTCACGTTATCACCGATTTGATAACATATTCGTCACAATCTATACCATCTACTTCAGTAAAACCAACAGCTAACCCACGCTCGCAACGATTGGCAATATAATAATTTAAACCAACACTTTTCCAAACCATTATACCACATACCTTGCAACGCCAAAGTTTTCCTTTAGGAAAATTAAACTCTCCGCTGTACGGCTCTAAATCGTGCGTTCCTATTTTCATATTATTTCTTTAATTATCCATTCGTTGCAAGTTATGTCCTGAGGGTGTCCAAAGCTATAAGGCGAATCATTGATTTCAGAAATACATGGAAGCAGATCATTGTGAAATACTATTATACCACAGTCTGTGCAACAAAAATAATGCCCAACAGCACGTTTCAACCATTCAGGGCTGTATCTTTTAGTTTGTGCAATATTTTCAAGCTCCATGCGCGTTATGCCCCTAAATGTATGTGTGCCATATTTCATTTGATTATTTCTCGAATTATCCACTCATTACATGTTATATCTTTCGCTAAAATTAATCTATTATGTTTATGCACCAATATCATGTTGAAATCGCAAACGAAATATTCCCCAGTTACATGCGATCTCCACATTACTATACCACACATCTTACATTCCCATGACTGATTGGAAAGAACATTTGTAAGCTTGGTTATAGAATGAGTTCCAACTGTTCTCATTGGATTATACTTCGAATGATGTGGTCATTACATTTTATTTCTTCAGCAAAATAGTTTCTTGAATTGCCCGAAATTATGTATTCTCCGTGTTTTCTAAAAACAACTAATTCACAATTTTGACATTTGTAATATGGATACATTAAAGGACACATCCACTCTTTTGCCTCATCAGTAGGTAATGGCTCTAGTATGTGCGTTCCTGCAGTGATCATTCAATAATGTCCCGGATTATTATGTTTTTATACTCTTGACAGGAAATGCGCTTTGGGTCTTCTCGCCAGGGTTCTGTGGAATATGCTGATACAATATATTGTTTATATGAGTAAAACACTATCAAACCACAAACATTGCATTCGTAATATTTTCTGCCTTCCGGAGTTTTAGGATCCAAGTCTTCCCGTGGTATTAATTGATGAGTACCCACATTTTTCATTTGATTATGCTCTCAATAATGAAATCACGGCAAGAAATGCTTTCAGGTTCAAATACGCTTTTTTTGTGAAGATCAGAAATTTTGTATTCCCCACCAATATTGTGATAAACAATTAAATCACACTTACTGCACTTAAAATATGTAGTTTTCAGGTTTGGTCCAAAACCATCCCTTTTCAAAGCGCGTACTTCTTTGTGAGATAACTTCAGGAAATTATGTGTTCCTATCTTCATTCTATTATCTCCCGTATCACCCTCTCTAAACAATTAACTTCGTCTGGGTTCCAGGCTGTTTCGTATGGTTCGTTTGCTCCAGAAATAATCAAAATCTTTTCGTCACCAATACATTCTAAACATAATAAACCACAAACTTCGCACCTGTAATATTCCCCTCTAGGATCAACAATGTGACCACCCGGAGTTGGGATTTTTACGAATTTGTGGCTCATTCTATTATTTCACGAATGATAAAATCATCACAGCTAATTTCCTTAGCCAATCTTCTTTTTTCTCCCCTTTCTGTTATCTTAAACGCTGTCTTGTAACCACAAATAACAGAAATGTATTTTGTATCACCAAAGGCTATTAACCCGCATTCACAACACCTATAATATGTAAGACCAGGAGAAAACTCCTCCCGATCTTTTTCTCCGTCTTCTATTTTTCGAAATTTGTGTTCCCGTGTTGTCATTCGATTATTTCCCGTATTATCCAATCATTACAACTGATTTCTGCAGGATATACCAAAGATGAGTCGGAACTGTAGGAAATTAGATAACGATTTTTGTACTGCCATGATTCGAATACTATTATTCCACAATTGATACACCGAAAATATCTATCGTTATTACGTTTATACGGATCCAATGCCGGTTCAAACTCGTGGGTTCCTATTTTCATTCTATTATTTCCCGTATTATCCATTCCTTACAATCAATATCTTCTGGCTTAACATAAGGATGAAATCTCCAATCTATGTGTCCGTCAAATTTGGTTATCCAAAAATTCTCGTTACGCTCATCAAACCACAAAAACATCCCGCAAATGTCGCACCGGTAGAAGTTTTTTGACAATCCAAAACTTTTTCGCATTGTTATTTCGTGACTGCCAAGCTTCATACCAAAATCTCATGAATAATGAATTCTTCGCACGTCATGTCTTCAGCAAATTTGCGAGTTCCCGAATTCGTTTTGTAAACGTTCCCATTCATTAAAGATATCCAATATTCTCCCCGCGAATTACGAAATATTATCATACCACACTTTGTACAACTAAACCTCATACCAATTTCAAATTTGCGTATTCCAACTATGTGCGTCCCGATTTTCATTCGATTATACACCTTATTACGTATTCGTCACATGTTATTTCGGTCCCCAACATCCGCGTGCCATCATCTTTTATAATATTTTTCATGTCCGAATGCGCCGAAACTGCTAAGTTACCTCTAGTGTACGAATATAAAATTATACCGCACTCTGTACACTGATAATAAACATCATCATCCTTCCATGGAATTAACTTGTGCGTCCCTACTCTCTTCATTTGATTATGCTCGCGATTATATACTCTTTACAGGTAATTTCGTGAGCTTCTTTCTTTATTGGTACACCGTTACAGATTTTAGAATCCAACCCAAAACCACAAAATGCTGAAATATGTAGTGTTTCGGTTGTTCCCGCGTTATACGTTATTAACCCACACTCTTCACAAATATAATACCTTTCCATATCCCATTTCCTAAACCTGTGCGTACCGTATTTCATTTAATTATCTCTCGTATTATCCATTCATTACAACTGATTTTCTCAACTGGTATCTGCCCTATCCCATTCCCATTTCCTAAAGACGTTACAAAACCATTGCTAGTTGTGTATACAAGTAATCCACAGTTTTCACATACAAAATAATCGTCCGGATAGCCAATCTCAAACTTGTCTTCTTTAGTTATTGGTCTGAATTCGTGAGCCATCTATTCTATTATCTCCCGGATTATCCATTCCTCACAATTTATGCTATCTGCACGCATATAATGATGCAGCTTATTCGTTGCACAAATGTAATACTCCCTCATTCTCGTTGACCAACAAACCATGCCACAATGTATGCATCTGTAATATTTGACGTATATTTCATCACTGGGTTTTTCAAAAATGCGCTCCAAATTATGCGTGCCACAAATCACTCAATTATCCCCCTTATTATTACTTCTCTGCAGTTTAGATCAGCCGCCTTCCTCCTTAAACCCCCATTATGTGTGAAACTCTCTCCACCGTTTATGTTGGATATCCAAAACTCTCCGTCCTTCGAATAAACCACTAAATCGCAATCCTCACATACCCAGTAGTCTAACAATTGTGGAGCTTGTGTTCGTATATTCATCGCTTCGTTGTCAGATTCGCTTAGCTTTATTAACCTGTGACTCATTTGATTACTTCCCTAATTATCCAGTCACTGCATGTCGTTTCTTCAGGAGACCACATAAATTTGTCAGAAATGTTAGATATTATATATTTACCAGTGTGTATTCCCTTGAATATAACTAAACCACACTCTTTGCATTTATAATATTCCTCCTGGTGCGGCTCTCCGGCACATAATGGCTTGCCGGTTGACTCAAATTCATGCGTCCCGATTTTCATTCGATTATTTCTCGTATTATCCACTCATCACAACTGATTTCTTCCGCTTTTCTCCTACGAAAATTATCCTCCATAGCTACCGCCCCACACCGACTCGAAATGTACTTCGTAGAAGACCTGCCTCTGAAGCGAAATGCTAACATTCCACACGCTTTACACTCATAATATTCGTTTTCCTCAGGAAAATTGGCTCTAGCGAACTTTCCTTCGTGTCTTATTTTTTCGAATTTGTGTGACACTGTCTACTTGATTATCTCCCTCACTACCCATTCGTTACAACTTATCTCTCCAGGATCAAGTAACGCAGGATCAGACATCGTGGATATTATATGTTTTCCATCACTAGCTTCAAATATTACAATTCCACACTCTTTGCATTTATAATATCGATATCGATATCTCCCGTTCATCTTTTCAAACTTGTGCGTTCCAATTTTCATTCGATTATTTCCCTGATTATCCGTTCCCGACACCCTATACTCCCTATTAATTCCTGCCTCTCCGAACAGGCTAGCGATGTCCAAAACTCTCCGTCATCATTTTCGAATATTATTATCTCACATTCCTGGCATATCCAGTACAAAGAAGAAGGTCCAATATTAAACTTTGAACGCTCTTCCTCAGATGTCTTACGAAATGTGTGATCCCCTATCTTCATTCGATTATCTCCCGGATTATAAACTCATCGCAACTTATTATTTCAGGACTTTTACCCACAAATCTAAGCTCTAATCCGCTCAATAATGATATCCCTACTCGGTCTCTTTCCCTGTATGCTACTATCCCACATTCTGAACATTGATAATATGTTTTAAATAAATTGTGGATTTTCGGATGCTTTCGGCTTATCTTTTCTACCTCTTCTTGGGTTAATTCTTTGAATTTATGCGTCATTTGATTATTTCCTGAATTATAAAATCTCGGCAGCTTATATATTCAGGGTTGTAAATGTTTTGACGATGAAATTCTGATATACTACATTTGCCATTGAAATCATAAATTATAATACCACATTCTTCGCATTTGTAGTATTTGGCATCGTGGTTCGGTATGAATCCATAATTACGTAACTTTTGTACCTCTCCTTTCCTCATTTCTTTGAATTTGTGCGTCCCTATCTTCATTCGATTATCTCCCGGATTATTAATTCATTGCAGTTAATGTCCTCCGCTTTGTACCTGCCACCATCGTGAAAAGCAAATTCGTGATACCCAGATACAACTAATCTCCCAGTATCTGGTTTCTCAAATGCCACCAATCCACATTCCTCACATTTGTAATAATCCATTTTCTCCGGTGTAAACCTGTAAGACTGTAAACCATCCCTCTCCTCAATACTTAATTTCCGAAACCTGTGATTCACTTGATTATCCCCATTATTATCACATCCTCACAGCTTATCTCCTCAGGATATGTCGGTAATTCCTGATAATTGTAATTCCTTATCGATATCAACCTACTCTTGTTCCAAAATACCCACAATCCACATTCGCTACATTGATAATACCTGTCCTCTTTCGGAAATAATCTGTGAGTCCCAGCTTTCTTCAAAATTGTGCCCACACCCTTTCTAATCCTTTTCCTAACAGCTTTTCTTTTCTTAACCCGCCCCTTGCCCTAAATATATAAAACGCCTTTAAATTAAAATTTCCCTTATTATAAAATCGTCGCAACTTATGTCAGACGCTAGGATGGGAAGTGTGTCGCAAACATAGTTCGCCGCTGAAATGTGGTATTCCCCCTCATACAATACTTCGTATATTATGAGTCCACAATTCTTACATTGATGATAATTGTTTCCCTTTAAATGTCTGTACCTTTCTCCTAATTCTTCTAAATCCATTCTCCTACATTCATGCGTTCCAATCTTCTTCACTTGATTATTTCCCGTATTATCCATTCATTACAACTGATTTGCTCTATCGGTATCTGCCCTATTCCTTTTTGGTTCTCAAGTGAGGTAAGATATTCTTTCCCGTATTTGAAAAGTATTAATCCGCATTCTTTGCACCTGTAATATTTGTAACAATCATCCCCCGTTGTTATTTCGGTCAAATTGTGCCCGTTTATCTTCATTTAATTATCTCCCTTATAATTATCTCCTCACAACTCATATCCTTAACCTCGTACCATCTGATTTCGTTTAATTCGGAAATTCCCCAATTTTTGCTTTTCTTGCTTTTGTATATTATTATCCCACATTCCTTACACCTGTAATAATACTTGGTTAAATCATGTACACCAAATCCATGCGCTTTACATATCTCCACTAACTCTTTGTTCCTTATTAATTTGCACTTTTCGTGTGTCCCTATCCTCATTTTATTATTCCCATCACTATCCAATCGTTACATGTTATCCCCTCAGGTCTTCTATAAGTAAATTCGTGATTGCCATTTAAATCTGAAATGTAATATTGTAGCACTCCCTCTAATAAAATAATTCCACAAATAGTACATTTATAATAACGCTCGCCTTCTGGTACTCCGCTAAATCCTAAACTTTTTGCCAATGCATCTACATCTTGTACTGGCTTTAATTCGTGCGTACCAAGTTTCTTCATTTAATAATCTCCAGGATTATAAACTCATTGCAGCTTATATTCTTCGCAAAATTATACTTTGTTACCCCAGATATCATGAACTCGCCTTCCTTAGTCTCAAATGCTATCATCCCACATTCTGCGCATCGGTAATATTTGAATGTTCTGTCCATCCATATGTATCCGTTATCCTTTAAATAATCGAACTCTGCCCCGCTTATCCCCTCCAAATTGTGCGTTCCCACCGCTTTCACTCTATTATCTCCCGTATGATTATCTCTTCACAACTTATCTCTTCAGGTCTTTTAGGTAAATCTCTCCCGTTTAATTCGGAAATAACCATCCTCCCTAATCCGTCACTCTCGTCATATACCAATAATCCGCATTCGCTACACCTGTAATAATAATCCTCAAATACTACTCCGTTATAAAACTCCCTGTCCTCGTCAGTTAATTCCTTGAATCTGTGATTCATTCGATTATCTCTCTTATTACTAATTCGTTGTATTTTATTGCGTATTCATCACAAGTTATTACTTCAGAACTCTTGCCAATAAATACCACACTTAATCCGCTCATCCATGATATTAGAAATTCACCGTATTCTTCGTATACTACTAATCCACATTCCTTACATTTATAATAATTTTCCAATATCTCCGGATTACAGAAACCTAAAGCTTGTGTTTGTAATTCCTTTACCTCATCCTCCTCCATCTTTTCGAAATTGTGCCTCATTCGATTATTCCCCGTATTATCCATTCGTTACAACTTATTAAAGATGGATCTTTTCCAAGATATTCAAGGCTGTTATTAAAATGGGACATTAACATTTTATCGTCCTCTAAATATAATACCATCCCACATTCTTCGCATTTGTAATGGTATTGTGATAATTCAGCGATTTTCTTCATCCTGTGCGTCCCTATCTTCATCGGAAAAACCTACATCCCGTTTTATATATTTACACTATTATCTCACCTATGATAAAATCATCGCAACTTATCTTCAAAGGATTTTGTGGGTATGAACCGTTGATACGCGAAACTACAAACTCTTCGCTAAGATAGTATAAAATTATCCCACATGTGCTGCATTTGTAATATGTCCAATTTGTTTTGGGACATTGTGGGTGGTATGGATCTTTTATTTCTATTAATTCGTGCGTCCCTACCTCGATTACTTGCATATTCAACCCCGTTCTCGAATTTTAAAAGCTTGAAACGTAGTTTCTTTTTTATTTTTTCTTATCGTAATCCAATATTTTAAAACATTTTTGGGCATCTAAGTGCTCGAAATTAAAGGACTTTTTCACTTGGCTATGAGAGCTTATCACAGTTTGTAGGAAAAAACAAGGGGTTTTGTGAAGGGGGATTATTATAAGTTTGTAGAGAGATTGGTTTTAAATAATTGTACAGGGTTTTTGCTTCGGTTATTCCCCAAGGTTTCAGGTTTCCCCAGTTTCTACGGCTTCTTCAGCTCTGGTTTCTACGGTTTACTCCAGTTTCTTTTTCGGTTGCCGCCGTTTCGGTTGCCATATTTCGATTGCCCCCGTTTCGGTTTCTTATTCGTTTTCGGTTTCTTATTCGGTTTCGGTTGCCATATTTCGGTTTTCTTATTCGGTTTCGGTTGCTTATTCGGTTGCTACATATTCGTTTGCCATAACACAGGTGGAGGGGGCGCCCGCCAGGGCGCGGCTGTCAACCCTTTATTGCGATTCCAATATCCCCACAAACTATCCCACTTTCCACCCAAACTCTATTACCTTTCCATTCACTCTTTAATTCTTTTCCCCACTTTCTATTCTTACTGTTTTCTTTTTCTTCTCTCATCGAATATTCTTAAACCTTCGTTATTATTAGTTAAAACAAAACACTTTCAAAACTTAAATGTTTTCCAATACTTATAACTTGTTACAGAAAAAAACGAATGATTCTCGACAATTATCTGGCAACACCAAACAACTATTGACAACCTTAAACCCCTCATGCTTTATTATCCGCTTTCTTATTCCTGCCATAGCTAACCCCGTGGAATCATTGAGGAATGTAAAAGAAGGAATAAGGAAGTTGACATAGTAGGAGGGATTGGGGTAAGGTTTGAGTCAATCGAACGGAGGCAAAGACAATGGTTGTCAGTTTTGCAACGAAGGGTGGAGGCTCACAGCGAGCGCGGCGCCGGAGGCGAGCGGAGCGGAAAACCAGGCGGTATCCTCAGATTGAGGCACGAATGGCGCGGAACAATCGTCCGAGCCGGAAGCCAGAGAAGCAGCGGGAAAAGCCGGTCAATCTGACAGGACCGTGGACGATTCGGGAGGCGCGGGTGGCATTGCGTCGGCATGCAGAGTCGGGGCTGAGTCAACGTGCGTTTGCGGAAGCGGAAGGGTTCCCGGTGGGAAGGTTGTCAACGTGGCGGAAGCGATTGGAGGTTGACAGAGCCAGCTAATTGTGCGAATATAGGCTTAGTCAGTCAGCGAGAAAAGAGTTACGACCATGTGGGATCTTTGGGTAGAATATGGCGGGCTGGTATCATTCTTAGTCCTTGTCAACGGTTGGATTCTTTTCATTGCGCGGATGATTAGGCGCCTTGAAAAGGCAGACATTCAAGAGGGTAATTCCTCCACTTGTTACTGTCATAGTTTGCCTTTTTATGTTTTCTTCCGTTGACAGAGCCGGTTAATTCTGGCATAAAGGGAACATCCTTAAAACATAACTTTTCCGGGTTCAATCCCTGAACGCCCCAAACAGTTCGGCTGCTGGGGCTTTTGGGGTAGGAATAGTTTCTCTCTCTTGAAAGGATCATCAGGAGTCCACGGAAAGACAATCGGAATTGGACTTTCGATTGAGAGGTTCCCGCAGGCGCAACGCGGGGATTGATTAATTCCGCCTGATGGTTCTTTCAAGGCAGAGGAAGGCAATTCCAATGTATAGAATTCCGATCTATGAATGCCAGTTGGTTCAATGTGGTGAGCAAGTTCACAGCGTGGATCGGGTGGATTGTTTCGAGCAAGCGACCCGAATCATTCACGGGATGACCAAACATTCCCCTTGTGAACGGATCATTGTGGTCTATCTGAACGGTGCCAACGGGCTCATGGGAGCGGAGCAGGTTTCTCAGGGTGGGCTGCATGGGTGTGCCATTATGCCGCGGGATGTAGTCCGTGGCGCCCTGGTGGCAAACGCTAGTGCGATCGTTATCGGACACAATCATCCTTCTGGTGATCCGACTCCCAGCGTGGAGGATATTCGGATGACCGAAGAGTTGGCGAAAGTCTGCGATATGATTGGGGTTCCGCTGCTGGACCATGTGATTGTCACCCGGGACGGCAAGTCGCGGTCAATATTGTCTTGACATAACTTTTTGGCTGTGGTATTCTCGCGTTGCTTTCGACGCATACAGCGGCGAAGCAACGCGAGAAAGGTTGATTAGAATGTTTGCAATTCACCTATGCGCGTCCAACGATCTGAACGGCAATGCTCGGCGATGTTTCCTGGTTTTCGATCGGGAGGTTCCGGTTGCCTGCGTTGACGAGGGTTGTGCTGGCAGAGGCGCCCTGAAACGAGCGGGATTCGAGGATTGTCCGGTCCAAGCCAGTTTCCAGGTTCCGCCGGCAGAATATCGCAGCTGTCTCAAGTTTTACCCCAACCGGAAGGTTGACATTCGTTCGATAGTGTGAGAGAATCTGGAACATATCATGCCACGCGAATATTACTTTGAGGGGTTGGAACCTAGCGGCACCCTTGCAGATCACTGTTATGGCAGGCGTATCTACATACACCGAAACGGGCTGATTCCAGAGACAGTGAAAAAGGTGCTAGACTTCGTCTCAGTGTGGGGAGGGTGGGACAAGAATATTGACGGTTGGTTGGGGTGGGAATTACCCATTAACCGGGCGGAAGCAGAAAACGCTTTCTTTCTGGCACGGAAAGTATTAGAACACGAAAGGTTCCGCCGGCTATCGAATCGACCTTGGAAGTAACATTGACATTCGCCTTTTGGTGTGAGATAATCTGACCATGAAGCACTATCAATCTGGTATCGAGTGGAGAACCGGTGCAGTCAACCAATTACAGCACCGCGGTAACAAGTGGTTTCTGATCACTTGTCAAAACGGGAACACGAACGAAACTCCCGTGTCCAAGAAGATAGCGAAGTCTCTCCTGGCGGGAGGCATGAGCTACGGGTCATGACAGACTTTCGGCACGGGTTTTTGGTGGGGGCAACGTTAGCATTCCTACTGATGGGGATCATGTTGTGAAAGACTTCGGGTTAGTGGAGCTGGAGGAGAGGTTTCCGGCGGCATATGGGGCGTTGTCGGAACCGTACCGAAACGATTCCTGTTTGGTGTTTTTCGTTGACATAAACGGGAATCTATGTGCGGAGCTGGACATAGGGGGAGAATATCTCTGGACGGGGGAAAAGTGGGTTACAATCGGGTAAAAGCCTGATAGGGTAAAGCTATGAAAAAGATTATTGACGGAATGGCTCGCGCCATGTACGTATGCTGGTGGGCGGACCGGGAGGAAGAGAGGGGACGCAGCCACGGAGGGGAGGAGTTAACCGAGGTTGCTCCTGCAACGAACCGGCACGCCAAGGATCGAGCGTGGCTATTGTGCGGGATGTTCGAGCAACTGAACGGATTGAGCATCATGTCCCTTTTCGTGCGAGCCATGATTGCTGATGGCATCCTGCCGAGTTGGGAGTATACGGACGACCAGTTTCGGGAGGCATACGAGCGATATTCGGGGGAATTCGGGCATTACTTGGCAATGAGGGCAACCGGCACGGGGTGTGCGTGGGAGGACGATCACGCCAAGTTTGAGATTGAGTACCCGAATTACGAATATTACGCTTGACACGTGTTTCTAAACGTGCGAACATGGGTTTCATCAAAAGGAGAGAATAAGACTTATCAAGAAAAACCGCCAGGGTAGCTCCTCCGACGTTCAAGGTTTAGCTAACTTTTGGGCGACTTAAACTGGCAATCTCAGGAAAGCACCTGGGGAGCCTAGATAAAAGGACCAGAGAATAATGGTTTAGGGTTTTCTGGTGGCGGTTTTACTTGGTTAAAAAAGGGTTTTACAATGTCAGACTGGGAAAAAGGTTGACAGTCCCTCTTAATTGAGGTAAAAAGGGAACAATGAACAAGCGGCAGTGGACACACTACTTCAAGGTACAGGGGCACGGACGTTTTCCCTACGATATGCTTCGGTATGATCGGTGTTATCCGGCATACGAAGATGAATCATACAAGCTGGACACCACGGATATGCCCATAGCCAAGTATCTGGAGGATCGGGTGGTAGAATTGGTGCATGTGGGCTCGCCGGACTGGCGCCCCATGAAAGCCCGTTGGACTTCGTTCGGCTGGCATGTGGTAGAAACCAGAAAAGCTTGACAATCGGTTCTAAAAGAGGTAAAAGGGAACAATGAAGCACACGGACAGAAAGAGTCGAGCGGACACAATCCCGGTTATCTGTGACAAGTGCGGAGCGGAAGCCAGAGGATTCCCGGGGATGAGTCACCGAAGGTGTTCCGGGCAGGGAGACCAGGGACCGCGGGAAAAGCGAGCTGAGCGGCTGGCGCCCAAGAATCGAGGAGTCTGGCGAGCCGGCTGAGAGGACTAATCAACCAAAAACCGCCAAAGAGCAGAAAGAGGTTGTTTATAGGATAGAATAAGAGTAAACTCGGGGCGTGAGGGATCAAACGGGATCAAACGGGTCTCTCACGCCTCGAATAGGGCACAGCAGAATAGTTTAGGCAGCGCGGCAACATAACCCTCACCGCCCCTGATTCCTTCTGTGCCGTATTCGGGGAGCCGCCCGAGCCCTATCGCGCCAGGGGTAATACTGGCGCTTAGATTAAACCCAGAGTAATTCTGAGGATGACTACCGACAAGCAAAACGTTCTTTTTCGGAATATTCAGAAAAGACTGAATACGCTCGATGAAGCAAAACAGGATGATGACACAATCATTGTCTCGTTTTATTCGGATCAAAACCATCAAAAACTGGTTCTGACCCTATGGATTCGCAACCATACCGCCACGGTAGCCACTTCGGTTGCGGCGCCGGTTCACGGCTGGAAACAGCATGCAGCGGCTTGGCAACGGGCGGAAGAATTGGTATACTACCACAACCTAACGGATGGTTGATTCCGGTAAAAAAGGCTTGACAATTTTTTCAATTGATGTAGGATACTGTCATGAAACTTCAAGAAGTCGTGGACGCATTCACTCGCGGGGAAGTTGGTTCTGGAAACAACGTAATGTCGACTGGGGATAGGGTATATTCCTATCAGATGTTGATTGCGCAGCGGATTGATGGGAAGGTTCGCGTGGTGAATCCGAAGTGCAGTCCAAGCCGGACGACCAGCAAACACATCAATGCGGTTCTGCGGGCGTGTCCGGGTGCAGGGGTGGGCATCTGAAGGTAAACAATGGCAATCAAGTACACAACCACAGTTGACGTTCAGTCAGCATCGATGAAAGGGTAGCAACATGGCAAAAACGAGAAAGAAGATGCCGCAAGATGCGGTCTTGTTCAAGTCTGAGAGCGTGTGCGCCGGCGGGACGATCATTGGCCCAGTATGGGTTCGGCGGAAAGGCAAGATTAGCAACTACAAGGACAGCGACCTACTGATCAGCGGGACCAAGAAGTTCTACCCGGAGTGGTTCACGCTGGGTGAGGCTCGTCGCCTCGCCAAGGTTTTGGATCTTGAATTCGAGGATGCCTGACTGGCAAGGACCGGCGAAAACGGATAATAAAGAGGTCGCTTTTACTTCGGTAGAAAAGAAGACAATGAATAACACCCTAGCCCACTGTCCTACGGTTGCCCTTATCAACCGAATAAGGAACGCACCTATGGGTATGACCATGCGTGAGGTTGCGGATCAGTTGGTTGACGCTGGCGAGGATCCTGGTACGGTTTTTCTGGCATATACTGCCGCAAAGATACTTGACAAGGACCAGGCTAAAAGGTAGAATAACACTCATGAATGACGCAGAACGCGAAAACTGGATTCTTAACGATGAAGGTCTCTATCACTGGTGGAAGTCCTCACGTCTGAGCATGCGCAGGTTTATCCGCGAAAACAGGGAAACCCTCACTTCCGCTATCGAGGCTGCCGGTTCCGGCGGTGCTCCCGACCCACACCTGACCGAAGCTCAACGCGCTTCTGTTTGGTGTATGTCCATGTAGGTGTATAATGTCTGAATATAAAGCAACCTGTATTATTACGGGAAAAACGTTCACGGATCAAGAAGCCGAGGAACACATTGCGGAAACTTCTTTGGGTCCTGTGTGGGCGGCTCTTTGGGATTCGGATATTCAGTTCGATGAATATGGTATGGCTCTTATTCCTCGAAAGTGGAAGGAACGGTTTCGAATTCTTGAGAATGCTTCGGAAGATGCTTTTGAGAAGGAATGTCCACACGACCAGTTGATTGAATGTTATTCTCAAGAGTGGGTGTCTGGGGACTGTCTTCGATTGGATCTTCAGTGTAGCCAATGTGGGAAAAAGGGAACAATGTCAGTTCTATTGGACCCTAAAAACATTCTTTGGGAAAAAGATTGACATTACCTAAAACCTGGAGTATAATCTTTTCATGAATCTTTTCGTAGAAGAGTCGCACGTCGATGCCACCCGAGGGGTCAATTACGGCTCATCCGGCGTTCAGGAAAGTTTTACCAATAATGTTGGGCGTCTTTTCCGCTCCTGTCAGAGTCACTTCGGGCGCTGCACTTCCAGCGTCTATATCGACACCCCACAAGGGTCCAAAAAGATCGGTTGGGTTTTCGAGAAACAGGAAAAGTACACTGACACTGGAGAGCCCTACCTGAGCGAAACGTGGGTAACAGTACACAAGTGCGCACCTGAACGTATGGTCAGATACGATTATCAGTTTTTGGATTGACACATGGGGATCTGATAAGATATAAGGGAGCTACAAGGAAACGAAAACATGAACGAACCAGAAACCATTAGTGTAAATAATGTGGAATATGTGCGCAAAGATGCTCAGCCGCCTCCGAACGGCAAGCGTGCTGTGGTCGTGGTTGACCGGGGTTGGATTTTTGCCGGCGATGTAGCTGAAGAAAACGGCAGAATTCGGCTCAGTCGTGCAGTGTTGGTGTTCAATTGGAGTCAGATTGGGTTTGATGGCGTGCTGAGGAATCCTAGAAGTGAGAAGGTGAACATCCGGAAGTTGTCACACGACGTGGACTTGCCGTGTGATGCTGAGGTTTTTCGTATTCCAGTAGCTGATAACTGGGGACTGTTTTCGTATTCCAGTAGCTGATAACTGGGGACTGTGATGGATGTTAATCCGATAGGTGACGGCTACGGCAGCGGCTACGGCGACGGCTACGGCAGCGGCTACGGCGACGGCTACGGCGACGGCTACGGCGACGGCTACGGCGACGGCAGCGGCTACGGCTACGGCAACGGCAACGGCGACGGCAGCGGCTACGGCAACGGCTACGGCGACGGCGACGGCAGCGGCTACGGCTACGGTACAATTAGACGCCGCATTAGAAGAAAACCTTGACAGCCATCTATCCTTTCTGATACACTGTATTCATCAAGCGGTCAGGAACCGAGGAGAATACTCTGGAATACTGGACGAAGCAGGGACGCTTCGGGGGGATCCGTTTTATCTAGGCAACCCCAAACGGATCCCTCCGCACTCATGGTCCAACAGAGCCTCACGTTGATCCTTCAGCCTTGGGCTTTCTCCGGCTGAACTCCCGATTTCGTAAACGGTATCTGTTTCGTGGCTTTCCTTTCCTTGATTATGTTAAGGGTTATATCATGGGTCGGGATGGTTGTCAACCGGTTTTTTGATGGCAAGAAACTATTGACATTATCAAAAAAGTAAGATATAACCCTAGACCATGAAAACAGCGATTATTGAGGTTGCTTACCTGTATGAGGACGGCACGTTTCTTACCCAGGTAATTGAGGTAAAAGCGGACCCGAAGGACAACGAAGCGGTCGAGCGAGCAAAGGACGAGTATGCCCGTAAAAACCGAAATAAGGAGTGTGTCTGGTGTGTCACGCTTACCAACCACTTTGCGCTAGCAGAGATTCTGGAGGGGTTGAACCCTCGGGATCTGGTTGGACATAGCCGTCACGGAAACTATTGACTTTGCCTGAAAACTAAGATATAACTCTGACTGCAAAAGCGGAGATAACATCACATGCAGATTTCGTTTGCTACTCTACACGTTTTGGCGTCGTTTTCGGTAGATGCAAAACGAACGCGGACTCGGTGGTTGGATCTAGTGGATTTGTATCCTGGGCAAGAAGTATCTTGTTTCTTTACCAATCACGAATTCAATCTTTTGGTATTCCCGGTTTTCGCGGATAAAAGGAAATAGTTGACATTATCCTAAAAACCCAATATAATCCTTCTCATGTCTCAATACACAATCATGGCACACCGGCTCGACGAGCTGGAGAAACGAATCCGGCGCCTCAATAAAAAAGGTGGGAATATCGTCCTAGATGCCGGCTGTGAACGGGTCGAAGAATGGACCGACCCGGAAACCAATACCAAACATTCCCGCGTCGTGGTTGATATTGAGCTGGACGGGCTTGCCCCTGTCATTGATGGCTGGACCTTCATTGCCGCCCTGGAATGGCTGGAAACCGCCAATGTGGTCACTTCTGCCCCGGATACCCAGGTGCCCGAAAAGTACCGCCTGGCTGAGCCTATCTGCGAACATTGCGGCTGGGACCGTAAACGAATCTATACCTTCGTGCTTCGCTCGGAAACCGGGGAATATAAGCAGGTTGGCAAAACCTGCCTCCAAGACTTCCTCCGCTCCTCTGATCCCGGCTGGGCGGTCAACGTATTCAACCTCATGGGCGATCTGTCCCGGTGGGCTGAGTTGGACCGAGAAGAGTGTCTTGGGGGCGGTGGACCCCGGGGCTACAGTGCTCTGCGATTGCTGGCGGTTACTAGCAAGGTAATTCGGGAATATGGGTGGAAGGCGCGCAGCAAGGTTGTAGGCAACGAAGCAGCTACCGCTGACATTGCCTTGGCTTTTTTGGAAGATAACCCCTTTTCCGAGCTGGACCCTAAAGATCTCGAAAAGGCTACTGCGGTCCTCGATTGGGCGCCCACTATTGAACCCAAGTCGGATTATGAGCATAATCTCAAAACGGTATTAGGTGACGGACCTGACGGGCTAGTGAGGTACAAGCATGCTGGAATTGCGTGCAGCGGGATTATTGCGTACAATCGGGTACACGAGCAACCGAAGAGCAAGATTGAGTCAACCTATTTTGGTGAGATTGGAAAGCGATATCGTGGGGTTGCGGCTACGGTAAGCCGGGTGAGGTACACAGAGGGGATGTACGGGACCACGACTGTGGTATCGATGGTAACGCCGGAGGGGCAGGAATTGGTGTGGTTTGCTTCTGGAGGGGTCAAGGGGGTAGATGAGGATGAGCTGGTGGGAAAGGCGATCAAGCTGGACGGAACGGTAAAGAAGCATGATGAATTTCGGGGAGTAAAGCAAACGAAGCTGAACCGGTGTAAGATAGTGGTTGACGGGTGAGGTAAAGGTTGATATAAAGGATCTGTATCGCACGGGAGTAAAACATGGCAAAGCTAGTTGTATATTGCGGTAATGACGAAATTATTGTCACCACCAAGAAAAACGAAGCCCGAATGTTGGCGGAATATTTCCATGCCAAAACCGGTCGAAAGGTGGAGGACTACGATCGGAATGTCAAAATGACAATCCGTATTGCTAGTGAGGTAGTCGTCTCTGGTGATTAGAGGTGAGACGCTACTCCAAAGATCCTCATTGGTGGGTTGAGGTAAAGTTTAGTATAGGACGTTAGTGGGATGTGTATATTCAGTAAATGTAATTGGCAAGAGATTGCGCGCACATACGCGCCGCCGCTTAAAGTTGCGTTTGAGATTAAGGGTCCTTCTTACGCGGATGCGGCTGATAAGGTAATAGCATGAATTGGGAATGCAGACTTTACGGAAAGATCAACATTCAATCCGGAGCAATCCGCCGAGTAGACCGCAAGTTTGACGGGTCAGGGGACGTATATGCTGCTGCGTTGAGAGAGCTGAGCAAGCGGAAGGACCAAGGGGAACCGTGGTATGGGGATGCTGTCACGGTGATCACGCCACTAGGGCAGAAGCTCATTGTGGAAGTACCTTACCCTTGACAGGTAGAATCAAGGGAAAAGAAACATATTGACATTGTTCCCTAAATACTGTAAGATCTTATCTTCAAATCGAAAACCAAGTTAAGTACCCGCTCGGAATGGTTCCGGGGCGGAACGAAGGTTAACACATATGAATCTAAAGCGATCGAGGTATCCTCCGCTTTCTTAACTTTTCGCTTGATAAAACTGTTGAATTTAATATGTTGATTGACTAAGTCCCCGTCCTGTTTGATAGAAGATTTCGCCGTCCTCTTGAAACACAGGGCGGGGCAACTTTTAGCGAAGGAAACCATGACAGACAAGAAAAAGGGAATTTGGATTATTGAGCGCCGGGATGGGGTTGAATATCTGGCGTGCGAGGTAGAATTCGCGCAAGGAATTGTTTATGTTCGCAAGCCGGTAAGAGCGAACGGCACTCACTGGGAAAAACTTTGTACTTCGGCGCTATACTTTCCCATTGACATGCTTGCGTCGTGGGGATGGACCGACGACAAAAATTATATTAAACAATATAATATTGCCGGCGCTTTTGCAGAAGAATAGGGCAATCTGAGGCGCAATCATTCGCAGCTGCCGTCTGGGATGAGGAAAACAACCGATGTCTCTAAAAACCGTCATAAAAGAAGAAAAGGATCTAATAAGCCTCACTATTGAAGGGATGAGCAAGGATCAGTTTCTGACGTTGTTTTATGCTCTTGAGAACCACGAAACTATGGATGGTCAAGACTTGTACGCCCGTATACGTTCAGCCATGCCGCAGGAATTGAGGGTTAAAATCTGGTAAAAGAGATTGACAACCTGTTTTAAGTTTGGTATAAGGGTGACATGACAAAGCAAGAAATTATCACGGAGTTGGCGGGTGGACGTTGGAGTCACGAAGACATTCAGGATTTTGCCAGTGCTCTGAAGGGTTGTCGAGCAGCGGCTGATGCTGTTGCTAAGTGGCAATTTAATGTCGGGGATAAGGTCAAGTTTACGGGACGTCGGGGCAACGTAGTGGTTGGCACGGTAGTCAAGCGAATGACCAAGAACCTGCAAGTTCGGGAGGATGAAAAGTTTCGTACCTGGACCGTTCCGCCGAGCATGTTGGAAAAGGTTTGACAATTTGGGTAAAGTCTAGTATAAAGATTTTATGATTCACTTTAACGAACCTGGCGATCTCACGGAGTGGGCATTAGGGATATACCAGCAATTACGCTGGCAGCCCTGGGAGCCATTCGATTCCGGCTCTAGGTTTCGTTGTATTGAGATTCCGATGCCCGCGACACAGAAAGCGTGGGAGGATCTGGAAACTAAGGTATTGACAGAATTACACTCTGACTGTTTTCTTGCACCTTCGGGGGAAAGCAGAGAAAAGGCGTTAATTGTCGAGATGGAGAATATTGTGGGATTTAGGACAATTCCATATCCGGGGCAACCTTGACAAGCGGATTTAATTAGAAAAAGGTTGACAAATGCGAGTTTTAGGGCTAGACTTCACGGAACTTAAAACACATATTAACCAATCGGTTACGTCCGATCTAGCAAAAGGGGACCAAGTTTTCGAATATAAGGTTGGAGGGGCATCTTTGCTACTATTCCACCGGGCTGAAGATTGTCCTGAATATTCGGGGATGTGGTACGTTTTATGGACTTTAGACTCCTGCGTGACGCAACTTCGAGGTTTTCCGGTGCCATTCGCTACACCGGAGGAGGCTCTTAATTTTCAAAAAGACTTAATTTTCGGGGAGCTTAAAACCAAGAAAAAGCAGATTATTGCTATTGAAAAACTATTAGCTCCTTTTGAGGATAAAGTTTTTAATTGACAGATTTTTTTAGTTAAGGTATAAGGGGACCATGAATTACCGAGACGAAGCCGTTTACGACGCAAAGACGCTGGTCAAAGAGCAGCTAGCTGAACCCATTTTGGAACAGCTCGGACCGAATGGAAACCTAATGCGGGTTTTTGATCACGATTCGGTGTATACCTGGGTTCACGAATATTGTATTGATAAGTCGTACACGCTATTGGAAGCGGCAACGTTGCTTGACCAATTGCGAGATTATACCGAAACTGACTATGGACTTTGGCATTGTCTTGAGCCTAAAGATGCCATCGCCGTCCAGGCGGCATATACTTACGGGAATGCGGTGCAAAGTCTTGCCAGGAGTTTGGTGGAGAATATTGGGGAAGAATACGACACGCTAGAGCAGGGGGACGACGAGGCTGACGAAGCGTGGGATGAGCGGGCACGAAAGCATATTGTCGAGTATATTGAGAACTTGTAGGATCATGACAGTAATTGATTTCAAAAAGGCACGAACCAGACAGCTAAAAGGCAAGAGTGTGGATGCCAATGGTATGTTCGTACCAGTACGAAAGGCTAAGGAAACCACAGAAGCAGATTGTTTCGTTTATCTAAACGGTGGCGACGGGGTGGTGCTATTACCGATAAGTGAAAGTTTGGATAATCTAAAACGATGTCTTGCAAAGTTTGATTTTAGCGACGACATGGAGATTGTGGAAATCGATGATATGCAAGGGTTTATGGAGATGGTACCTAAAGAGCTGGACGGAAAGCCAGTAAAGATAATTCTCAATCCTTTTCCAGTAGTGGGGGCAGAGAAGGTTGTATGTGGGATGTTGTTAGATAAGGTTTGACAACGGCTTATAATTGGGGTATAAAGAGACCATGAATGACAAGGAATTTGAGGTTGGGTATGACGACTCCAATTGTTGGGGAGTTTTCGGTGTAGACTCAGGGCACTGTTATTCGCTTTATTCGGACAAGGGAGAAGCTGAGCTGGACGCGGTAAAGCGAGAGATTAACCGACTGGAGACTATTGACAGCGGCTCGGATGAAATTCTCCGAACCATTCACAACGAATGGGTGGACACCTTGAGGGCTACGGAGGGGGACGCGGATGTTTCAGTATTGAAACGACATATTCGGTTCGTTAAGAAGCTTTCGGAGGCAATTGAGATTCTCAAAGGATAGCTATGCTTAAGTACATCAATGGACGTTGGCAGAGATTGCCTGACAAAATGCCTGAGCCGAATATCGATTACATGAGTTTCGATCTTGACGAACTAATTGGGGCGGTTTATAATTGGTGTCATAATAGTGCCGAGGGGCTACGTTTTGACGCTGGGAATCTGATCCATCGCGTAGATCCTGGTGAAAAAGATTATTTACTTTCGGCAGCGAAAGATTGTGACACTGTAAAGGCAAAGATGGCAGAGGCTCTTGAAGTGATGTTTCCGGGGCTTCTACAGGAATTCTGGGAAGCACAAGAGGAAATCAAAATCAACCGATGCATGGCATTGTAAAGAGGAGAATAAAAATGGACCTTGAGGAAGACACGAAGAATGAATGTTTGCGCCGATTGAGAGCATTATTGTCAGAATATAGGCATCAATCAAGGGAAAACGAACTCAACGGATTGCAACATACTGCGGCGGTAAAAGCGGGCAGGCTGGAATCTATTATTGTTGCATTAGAGCAGCTTTAAGGCGATAACATAGAGAGACGCCTGGGAGAGATTCCGTCGGGGAGATCATGTCTTCTCATTGAGGACACAAAAAGTGCGGCAGATTGCTTGACTTACCGTGGAGAGTTTGGTATTGCTAAGTTCAAGTTGTATCAGGATCTAGCGATGCTGGAGGGTTTCCAGCACGCCAGGCGAACACCGGGGCTTAAAAACCTCCCCTTTCTTCATAAGTTAGTTGATGAATGATCTAAAGCAGAAATTATGGTTACGGCGCCAAGCCATTCTTGCCGAATGTCCCAGGGAGGTTGCTCGGGAACAGAATACGGAGGAAATGGTTGCGTTGGACCGTGAAGCAATTTCACACTGCGTGGATGATCGTATTGCTCGCGGGTGGGCGCCGGAGGATGTTTTGGCTTATGCTATCAATCTGGAGCATGTAAACCCTGTACTTGAGGAAGACGTGGCACTCAAGAGAATGGCAGAAGTTTCTAAAAAGTATCCTCCGATTAAGAAGAGGGGTTGACTTTCATATTAAGGCTTGATATAAGGAAATTAGATATGTACTACAAACCAATCAACCGTAAATCTAGCGCCATTAGTGCATTGCTGGACGAATCCCCGGTATATCAAAAGCAAGGGGAGGTCAATGCTCGTCCTGCGAATACTGGAGAGGCAATCACTACTGAACTAAAGAGTGGTACTACGGAAACTACCAATACTGCAAAGCCCGGAGATTGGATCGTCACTAATCCGAGTGGAGAGCAGTACATTATTTCCGGGGAAAAGTTTTTCAATCGTTACCAACCGACCAGTAAAACTGGAGTTTACGCTGCCAAGGGGTTCTGCCGAGCAGTTCAGAATCCTTTTGGGGAACCGATTCAGATCATGGCATCTTGGGGTGAGGTGCAGGTAGGTGACGAACACTGTTTTATTGCGGACGTTTGCAACGCAGCCGGGGTAAGAGACGGAGAGCCGTACCTTATTGATGCTGATGCTTTTAGAGATACGTATCAAAAAGCGCATTGACAATTAGACTTTAATCGGCTATAATTGCTTTATGGAAATCGCAGAAAGTGATAAACCGCTATTCGATGCTTTACCTAAGCTAGTACAGCGAACACAGGAGCTATTGAAGGCAGCCGGGCTTACCTGTAAGATTAGTGTCAATGATGATGCCTGGTCGGATCCTTCGATTGAACTGGATACTACTGGTATTGGTGTTTGTATTTCGTGGGATTCCGATAAGGTTACATATGGCGCTTTTACTACGGTTTACAATCCGGGAGTGATGTACTACCCAGATGGTAGTGGGGAACCGCCGAGCGAGGATTACAGCGAACTGGGGAAAGCCAGCACGAATCCTAACGGTCCTCTCACTGAGGCAATCAAGGCATTGATTGAGTTTCGGCTTAATGATCTGTTTGAGCACGAAGCGGACGAAGAGGAAGCCAAGTATTGGGCGGAAATGGAAAGAGTGGATTTTAATCCTTGACAATAGTCCTTATTCCGATCTATAAGGTTGGTCATGACAATTATTCTAGCAAATGGTCCCAAGGTTCCGGCACACGGCACAACGGCAGCGTGGCGGAGTGTATTGGTTCAAGAGCCTACTGAGCTGGTGGTTTATGCCGAGTATTTCAATGATACTGGATCATACTACAGTCACGGGGTGTACTTCGACAGTGCACAATGGAAGGAAGCAAAGCGGCACTTTACGCAAGCGGTATGTCGGGACCTGAGACGAATTGATGAGATTAGGGGTTGACAAAAGGTTTAGATAGGGGTAGTATTCTCAACATCAAGTGACGGAAGTCACAGAAAGACACAACAAACAGGAGATTATCGAATTATGGCACAGGTGAAGATTTTCAATCAGAGTTTCGTGAAGTTGGCTCGTTCGCGAGCTGAGCAGCTGATCGACGGTGGTGAGCGTGGCAGTGTGACTCGTCCGGCGTTGGCGGATGCGATTGCATCCGAGACGGATCAGGATGTGGCGACGGTTCGCGGGGCAATTGACGCTTGTTTGGCGGGCGGGTTGCTCAAGGGTCTGACGACCCGACGTGGACGGAAGGGTGGCATTGTCCGCGAGGTTTCGGAGGCTGATGTTCCCGAGGCACCGGCTGCCAAGGCTGCTCCCGAGGCTGAGGAAAGCTGTGCGGATGCCATCGAGGCAGCGGCACAGGAGAACGAGGTTGACGAGCGTCCGGCGGAGGGTTGTCCTGCGGAGCAGGCTCCCGAGGCAGCTGCCGAGACCGAAGCGACCGAGTAAGGGCTGATCCGCCCGGGTGGTTTTTCCACCCGGGCGGATTCAGGGCAGGTATGCAAGGGGTTGAAGCAGCTAGACTGTAAATCTAGTGCCTATGTGCTAACATCGTAGGTTCGAATCCTACCCTGCCCACAGGTTCCAAAAGAGGATTATTTTCAACTTTCTACGGTATAGTAACATGGCAATGACAGAAGAGAATCGATATTACATCGATCCAAAGACATTGAGCCCATTGCAGGTTCATGCAATTCAGATTTTAGCGAAGTACGGCAAACCGGCACCTATCACATCTGGAGTGGTGCATTGTGGCAAAGCATGTTTTCGGTTGCAAACAGCAATGGAGCTGACGGAACTCGGGATCATGTATAAGACCACCACCTATCTAGGGGAAAGCTACACACTCAGCAAGGTGGGGATTGCTATTGCGTACAAGGTGGAGAAGTGGAAGGTGGGATATTGAAAGTTTGGACTGACTATCCGTTGGAGGGGTTAGACGAACCGTATAGCGAAGCACCGATTCGTGAAGTCGAAGTACAGGGGTGGGACGGTAACAAGTACGCCAAAGTAAAGTTTAACAGACACACATACACGTTCAAAGTTGGTTATTTATACACACGACCATTCAGGCTAACGTTTGACGCAGAAGAAATTCCCAACATTGATGTGAGGCAACTTCGGGTAATAGATATTTACAAAGAATAAACAATGAGAAAAGCCTACTCATATATCTGCACGCACTGTGGATGTCCCGATACCAGAGACGAGCCCGACTACTGCGATCCTTGTCCCAGGTGCAACAGTCGCATGGAATGTGTCGGCGTTGACCATGCGGCTATGGATCGTGAGCTGGACGCGCAATTTATACGCCACCGAGACCGGGTTTATCAGCTGTCCAAGATCGATGGGCTGAGCGACGAAGCCGCCAGGATGGTTTCACTGAGTGCCATTGGCGAGAACGGAATGTTCTGGGTCTCGGGCACAGATCGGGACATTCTGTGCAGAGGCATTACAGAATGCAAATATTGCAAAAAGCCGTTGCCCGAGAAAGTGTTTTACGACCGCGCACCCTTCTGTAGTGAGGAGTGTGCCACCGAAGACATAGACGCCTACGCCGATTTCCTGCTCGAACACCAGGGGTAAGAAACCTGCTCCACACGTAGGAGAACCTGGAAGCTGGGGCAGATTTCGATTTTATGGATATTTACAAGGAATAAACAATGAGTTTCGAGGGATACGTACAGCGGTTGTGTAAAAACGGACATTACTCCAGTGGCGATGTTTGGACACATCGAGCCGGAGCACGATGCCTGGAGCGGAGATGTCGGGCTAGTATTGTCTGGACGAATCTGGTTGACGAGACCAACGGTGCTCCGCAAGGCAAGATTGATATGGAGCAATTTTTAGTAACTCCGGTAAAGAGTGAAACCTGCCCCACGTGTGGGCACACGCAACAATCTGAGCCCGCTATCTATCGAATTCCCACACCAGAAGAGACAGAAAAAGCCAGGCAATACTTTGATGAGGATTAATATACAAAAAGCTTGACCTTGATTCTAAAGAGTGATATAAGGGAACACAATGAAAAACGCACAAGAGCGAGCTTTTAGGTTACTGCTATATTATGCCTCAAAGGATAATAATACTGCCGAGGTGACGGTACACCAAGACGGGTCTATTGTTTTCGGTAACAATACCTGGATTGCTCCAGAGGGTGTGGAGGCAGAACTGAAAACACTACCAGAAGCGCCAATCTCGGATTCGCAGGTAGCAAAGCGGGTAGGGGAGCTAGTATTGCACGCCGGGTTGTACGACTCTACAGTATACGATTCTGCAGTAATAGCGAAGCGAATCTGTGGCAAAGGAAGTCCTCTTGTCGGGCTAGTGGATATAATGCTGTGTAATGCGAAAAGCCGAAAGTGGGCGGAGGGGGTTATGGCGCCTTCGGTCAAGGAGCAACTGGACGAATGTGTTCGGGAGCTTCAGGATTTCACGGAGAATGCTGAGTATCCGATACGGAATAATCTTAATCTTCGCAAACTTAACAAATTAGTATCACTAATTCAATCTGGCAAAGTTGGGGTGTTGCCGGAAAATGATTGACAACCAGGGATAAAAGATGACAAAAAATACTGCTCTAGCTCTTATTGTTCAAAAGGTAACTGACCTTCAGGGGTGCAAGGTATCTGAACTAATTGCCGCATTAGCGGACGATGAAACCAGCAGGGAAGTGGTTATCAATTTTGATATTCCCGAATTAATTGAGTTTCTTGTCCAAAACAAAATGGTAGTCGAAGTGGCTTATGTTCTGCCCAATATGGGCTATCGTATTAAATCATTTTTGCTACCCACACAATGTAAAGCACATATTTACGGGGATTATGGCGGACTAGATGGTTGACAATCTAGTGTATTAGAGGTATAAACGGACTATGAGACAAGGACATGACAACGGGCTAATTACCACCAAAGGCAAGAAGGGCAAGAAATCTCCGAAGCTTTTGGGAATCAACCTCGGAGCCGACTTTTGTGCTGAGCACGAGTGGGGAATTAAGGACATTAAGAATGCCTTGGGGCTGGATTCTTCCAAGGTGGGAGTGGAAGCACGAAGGGTTAGGAATATTCCCACAGAAGGGCACGAACGGCTAGAGTGGGTTCAGACCAAGGAATTTTTCGGTTTTTGCCTGATGACGAATTGTTATTCTGGTCACATCAACACGGACTATCTATTACGAAGCGTTCGTTTTTACAACAGTTCGTTGTGGACTGCGTGGGATCAAGGTTCATTCGGAGTTTTTTCCAACGATCCAGCTATCATTGAACAATTGCAGGAGATTTACGATAATCTTCGAAATAAGAATGCGGTAGTTTGGTTGGGTGGCGGCGGAGTATTTCAGAATGCTGGGTTGTGCATTGGCATTACTGACCGGCTACCTCCGGACGTAGCGAAGCAATGGAAGGAAGCCGATGAGGATCGGAATGCTGCACAGAAGTACATGGAGAAGTCAGGAATTGAAAAGATTCTCCGGGATGCTGGGAAAGAATATTTTGCTTTGAGTCCTCGAAAGATGAGTGACGGTTCTTTCAAGTTCTGGTTGAACCCGGATAATCAAAGGGACTACGATAGCAATTGGTTTACTTTGGAGGAGCTGAAGTTGTGGGCTCAGGACAAGGGTCCGGTTATTCTCAAGAAAAAGAGGCGATATTAAAATGCGAAATACAATTATTCTATTAATCAACGTATTGGCGGTGGTGGTATTGATTGCAATTAATGTTGCTCGGGCTCAGCCGCTCCCGCCGGTACCGGGGCAAGTATTATGTGGTACAGTGCCAGCCAAGGCAACCTCGTTCGTTGCCACCCAAGGTGGTGTATGGGCGTGTAGGAACGTCAGGGGGACGCCTATGTGTGTAGAGCTACAGCCCTGCAGTGATCTGAAGGGACCACAATAAACCAATGGCTGACTGGTACAAGTTTAATCTAGTTTTTATCGAACCTCCAGTTGAGGGCAATCTTGCTGCGGCTAACAAAGCTTTGCAGGACGAAGATTATGATGCTCCTGTAATTTCCGCGGAAGGGTGTACGGAAGCGTTGTGGCGGAGCCCACAGCTAAGCGAAGGGAAGTTGATTAAACTATTTAACAGTTACGGATTGGAGTGTAAATTTCAACTGCACTGGAATTATGAGGAGGATCGTTTTCCTGGTTGTCATGACTGGGTGTATGTATCTGATTTTGTAGAGGTAAAGGAAAAGATTCTCAAATTGTCAGAAAAAGAGCGAGCGAGTTTGCGGTGGTGGATTGAAGGAAACTGTTGACAGCCGGAATAATTGGCGGTATAAAGGAACCATGAAAAACGAAATTGGTTTTGTAGTCAACGGCAGCGTGTATATCACCGAAGTGCAAGTTTTGCAGAGGGATGCTACGGACCTTGTGTTCCTGCAAACTGATTTGCCAAACAACATTGTGGGTGGTGGTCCTAATGTCACGATGAAGTTTGAGTTGAGGCAGAATACCGCCTGTGAATGGTTGAAAGAAAACCTGGGAATTGCGCCGGATCGGGTGATTGATAGTGGAAGCTAATCGGGGGGGGCGACACCCCAGGTTATCTCATAAGGAGAGCTATGACACAGAGAAAGAAGGCTGCGAAGAAGGCAGCGAAGAAGTCCAATGACCGAACCAAGGTCGTTCAGATCACTCTAGCCAGGTTGGTTCGGCAGTGCGCGTCGGTCAACGTCCGGGTGCCAACTGGTCTGGATGAAAACCAGTTGAACGAGATTGCTCGTGCCCTTTACGAGCAGGCTGAGGACGATTGCATCGTGGATTGGGAACCGGACCACTTGTGGGGTTGCGACGAGGGCACCCATGATGTAGGAACCGCTGCTCGCGGGTCCAAGCCTCACTACACGGTCTATGACGACGGTGAGGTAACGGTGGTAGCTGGCGATTTTCGTAAGCGGTAGTCCTGCTTGTGTTTGGTTGGAAGTTTGACAATGGATATCATTAGCGAATCTGGTGTAAGGGTATTACAGCGCACGATATTTGTGGTTTGTTTTGCTGTACTCGTTACTGTTGGATGCTGGTATTTTCTCAGTTTTCTGGAGCTTCCTGAAGTCGTATTAGTACCCATTGTCGCTTTTGTAGCGGTAATTGCTAGTGCCGGGGTTATTATATCTATTATCGAACATAACGACGAGGAGGACGAGGAGGACGAGGAGGACGAGGAGGACGAGGAGGACGAGGAGGAATATCAAACCATACTGCACTATTCGCCAAACCCACACGCCGTTTCTGCGTGCGGGATGTGTGGCAGTTATACACTCGAATTAGAACATTGTACTTGTAAAGAATGCAGAAAAGCTGTTAATAATAGGAATGAGGCGTGGGGAAGAAATTAAAGCCTGGATAGACGAATCCAATTTTTCTGGTAATTTTGTGATTGTCGATGATGAGGCGGACATGGGTGATCTAATTGATCATTTAGTACGCACATCTTACAATGGAGCCATGGGAAGCACCGGGCTAACCGTTGCACATACTAAAAGAATTATTGCAAGGCTGAACCGGGCGGAAATTAATTGGAATTGTTATCCTGAGCATTTAAGACCATTGAAAGCTTGACAAGGTTTCGCAATTGATGGTATAAGAGTTGAGTAATGGTTAAGGAAAGAAAAGCTCAGTGGCGGCAGGACACGCCGCAACAACAGATGGTAGCTTTAACGCAAGCAATTGCTGGTTATGCTGTGTGGTTTGTTGAGGAGCCGGAAGCCTTAAAACCCGAGAACGTACAGAGAGTATTTCAAAACATAAACGAAAAGTGTGAGGATCTTTTCGAACTTTCCAATTGGATGGATTCACAATGGCAATGAAGGCACAAAACCCCGAACTTTGGGCAGCACAACGGATTCTTGATCTTTTGGAGCAGGGCGGTCTTCCACCTTGGCGAAAGCCTTGGAAGGGCTGCGCAATGCCTCAGAACATGACGAGCCGGCGGGAATATAACGGATTGAACCGTTGGATGCTTCTCATGGCGCCTTATGGTTCTCCTTTTTATATCACCATTAAGCAGATCAACGCGCTTGGTGGCAAGATTATCAAGGGAGAGAAGCCTTGGCCCGTTTTCTTCTGGCAGCGGATTGAGAAGGAACTAAAGGACGGCTCGACTCGTAATTATCTATTTTGCCGAGGTTACAAGGTGTGGAATGTGGAGCAATGCGAAGGGCTACCGGAGGATAAGATTCCGGATCTTGAGGCTGAGCTTCATGAGCACGACACCATTGCGGAATGCGAGGCAATTGTTCAGGGATACGAAGGTGCTCCGGAGATTATTCCTGACATTGGTCGGTGTTACTATGCGCCACTGACTGACAAGGTTGGGATGGTTCCGATTGAGCATTTCGACACTGCTGAACATTATTACAGTGCTCTTTTTCATGAGTTTGCTCATTCCACGGGGCATGGGAGCCGATTGGACCGGGAGGGTTTGACGAAGCTGGTGGGGGAAGGCAGCCACGAATACAGTCAGGAGGAGCTGGTAGCGGAGTTTTGTTCGGCAATGTTGTGTGCGCAGGCAGGGATTGATCAAGAGGTGATTGAGAATCAGGCGGCATACATTGCCGGGTGGCACAAGCGTCTACGTGGGGATCCGGAAGCATTGGTGTTTGCCAGTCGGGACGCAAACAAGGCATTCAACCATATTGTTGGAAAAACCTATGAAACGGAAGAATAAGCGATGAAAACCGTTGAAGAGCTTATTGAAGAAGTTAGCGACCGTGGTGGGAAGCTTTTTGCCCGGCAGGATCTAGAATATATTGTTGTGGTAATTTTCCCGATTCCGAAGCTATGGAACCGATATGGTATCAACACCAGCACTTGGCAGGTCTGGGTTGAATTATGGGACATTGATCGAAAGGTCAAGGACCATCAGGAGCTACTTGGGGAGGAGCCGATGGAAGAGGACTCACTGCAGCTGGTATTGCAGCATATTCTTGACAAATTCTCTATTGAAGAGGAAAAGAGGCTAGTGGCAGCCTACGGTTAAGAAACGAATTCATTGAAAAAGAAAGAAGGAAAAAGAAGATGAGTAGCACACCGCCTCCACCCTGTGCCTGGTGTAAAAACTGGGGTAAAGGAAGTCCTAATTGTGATCACATCAACGAATGTCATGATGATAATGATTGGGAAAGGCTTAATCCGGTAGCGAACTGGCAATGGGTTCGGTTGGTATGGTTCGTGAACGAGGTTGACAGTTCTGGCATGCATCCGAACGACAAATCGCACAATATTGCTGACAAGCTCAGGACGATGATTGCTAATGGTTACAAACCTATTGTGGATAATTCACCAACGCTTGACAAGCTAGAAAGAGATTGATATAACATCCGGGTGAAGTACACTTTAGAAGAAAAGCTAACGGGCAAGCGGAGCAAGCTGGTAGGGTCCACTTGTGAGGGATATGGACGAGAGCTATGTTCATGCGGGCGTGGGTATATTGAATACCGGCGAGATCGCAATGGTGTAAAGATTTCTTTACACAGTGTGTATTTAGACAGCAAGAGTTTTGGTAGAATTGAAACGGCACCCTGTTGTGAGGAATGTGCGAGTGAGCAGTGGGAGTCGAAATGGTAAGTTGGCACCAAGTGGATCTAATATTAAGAAAGGTGCTCAACCCTACGTATAAGTGTTTCTTTTTAGTAAGAATTCCTTTACAACAGTTGGCTGGTTTAGACACAGACGCAGTAAAAAACTTAATAGAACGTGAATGTAAAGGATATGAGGAGCTTTTACATTATTCATGTGAAAACAACGAATTAGTTATGAGGTTTGCGAAATATGAATAAATTAAACCTCGAAGAATTTCTATACGTTATGCGCATTGGAATTCCACTATCAATAATGATTGGAATAGTCACATGGGTTGTTCTCTCACTTGTTGTTTGGGATTCTGCTACGCCTGTTGTGTCAGTATTTACTGAAATAAAGGTAAAGTCGGCACTACTAGAAATTCAACTTGATGGGCGACAAAAAGAAATAATGTCTGAGCTTACGGGGAAACATGAGTAAAATTATTTCTGTAGACGGCGGTGTAATCGAAACTTTTGGGTATAGTTTTAGTAAACAAAAGGAATCTATCAGCTCAGTAGGCAGGGTATACATAGGAAAAGGGGCGTATAAAGCGTCACCCAATTCTTGTAAATATAATAAAGCATACCTAATGAGTGTTGAAATATGTATCGAGGGAAAGCATTATAGCACCTGCTATAACATCATTGGCAAAAATATCAAGGATTTTCCTAACATTACTGGAAACGCTGGTGTTTTGCGGGCAATTCAGTTTGTTTTGGCTCGTCTCGATGGAGAAGAAATAACAAAGCTTATTGGATATATTTTCCAAGTTGGGTTTCGAGCAGGACAGCAGGATTTGCAAAAGAATCTTCGTACATTACTTGACATTGACCGAAGTATAGCCGAGTGGTAGTATGTTGCATGTTAAGCGCACGAGAAATTGAACGAGCCTATTTAGAGCATCTTAAAGCTTAAAACGGGATAATGATTCACACTTACGGAGAATTCGGCGTTGATCATGTACTGGACATGGTTCGGGCAGCGTGGGGAAAAAGGAAATCAATTTACCTTGAGTGTGGAGGTTCATTATTCGTAGTTAGGGCATCTTCTCAGCGATACCGGTTATTCATGGAAAACCGAAAATGTGTTTGTTGCGGAGTAGAGGGAACAAAGTTTCTTTTACAATCGGACAAACGAAGGTGGATTTATTACGATGAGCAGAAGAGAATAACTTATCCAATACCGGTATGGCGGGCTCATTTCAATCTTTTTGGTGAGCGCAATGGTGGCAAAGTGATGTTAACCAAAGATCATATTAAGCCGGTTTCTTTGGGTGGACGTTCAATAATGCCAAATTATCAAACCTTATGTGCCCTATGTAACCGAAGAAAAGGGGCAATGGAGATTAGATATGGTACGGGTGAAGGGAATTGAGAGCGGAGTAGCAGTTCAGATTGAGGAGCGCGGGAAGGTTGTTTGGGAGCATTATTTCCGAGACAATGGTACTGCGGCGGGGATAGCTCAGGCATATCGTTTAGCTAACACGCTGGCTACACAACTTCGGCAGGATGAGAGAAAGATTAATTAATGCTTACTCCTGAACAAAAACAATTGGCAGCTCAGTGGTTGGTGGAAAAACTACGTGAAAGAAGCGATACGGCTGCGCAAAAGAAATTGTTGACGAACGACCGGAGCCAAAATAAGAACTTGACTTAGTTTCTTATTGAGTATATAGTTGCTGTCATGGAAAACAAGGAACCAGCAGAATACAAGCGTTTGACCGACAAGCATCCCACCATGCAAAAGCTGCAAAAGTTGTGGGAACTGGCAGACGAACTGGGTATTCACATCGATTTTTACGGTCACAGAACCGTTGTGACTGACGATCAGTATCCTGATCGGATTTACGACATGATCGATCTTGATTCACCCGATGCTGCTATTTCAGAATTTCCTTATGCTTTTGAGGTTGCCCTGCGGTTTGAGAACAGGTTTAGCCCAACTGCATTTTGTCAAGGATTCAGATATTGCTGCTGTAAGTACATATGTGGAGTCGTATCATATTGATACTGAAATTGGGTTGAGGTTGTTTGCGGATACAAATAAATTTTTGGTTTAACCATGTTATATACAATAGTTTTAATTTTGGTAGGAGCGCTCATATTCGTGGGAGTAAGCGCTGCGATTCTGGCTTATCTAAATAAATGCAGCCACGATTTTGAGTTGGTTGAACGAATCTACAGCGAGCCCAAACTGATCATATATGGCAGTCAAACAGGTGACGATCGGGACCGAGCGAGATACGGTTACACCACTTTGGTATTCAAATGTTGTAAATGTCACAAGCTACGCAAAATTGGGGCGCTTGGTAAGTCATGCCACGCAAAGTAAAGGGTTATTTTTATCACATTAGTCAGCATCTTCCTCCTGAAGATTGTGTATTATCTCCTCGTTCGTGGGGAGAGAACAGGGATGAAGGAGAGCCTAAAATCGCTCGGGTATGTGTATGTCCAACCATATCTGGGTGCATTACTGCTATTGCTCACAATTTATTTGCACGAGACGTGAGGGTTTTTCGTACCAAGAGACAAGTAACTGCGGTAATTCCTTTTGGTAAAAATACGTGGGAAGAAATAAATACAGCAGTAGCGGATTCATTTATTACAAAAGAAAGATGGCTATTGCGTCCAATACATTTCAAGTTCGTTGGGTATTTTGATGCTAATCAATTTAGACATTTGTTTAACTACGTTCCGGGTGATCCAAGCAGCTTTTACGACCAGGAAATATGCATGAAAGAAATGCTGAAACTTGAAAAGAGCAGCAATTTGCTGGGGTAACAAGATGAAAAATAAAACACGGGGCTCAGAAGTTAATATTCAGCTTAGGGCAAATCGGAAACCAGCTTCGATGTGCAACTGTTTAATGTCCAGCCAGGATGCTAAGAGTTACGATCAATGTTGTGGTATTCATGGGGCTATGAGAGAACGTCGCGGCGCCAAGAAAGCTACCTCCGCAGCCCGCCGTAGAAACGATAAGATTGTAATTAGACAGTCTCTTGAGGAGTATGAAATTATCTGAGATTATAGGCTGGGTTGGAATGGTACTCGTGTTGACCATGTACGGGTTAGCAGCGAACGGGATCCTGTTAGCCACCAGTTTTGTGTTTAATATTTTTAATATGTTTGGAGCCGTTTTTCTTGGTATATCTGCTTTTGCCACTAAGAACTGGTCTATAGTTGCTTTAAATATAGTTTGGTGTGTATTAGCAATTACATCATTTTTAAAGTAGTTGACGACACTTTAGTGTTTCTGTTATAAAGGTTCCCATGAAGAACAAGAAAGAAAAAGTGGTACGAGCGGACTATCACGACAATGGTGACAAAGACAATTCGCTTGCCGGTTGGGCGGAAGTCATTCGTCAGCAAAGCGAGGAAATGCGCAAACAAGAACAGCAGCGCAAAGCAAAGCTGAACGAAAAACTTGCTGTCATTGAGGGTAAGGGGTTGGAGTTCGGAGATCGTGTTTTGGCTATTTTTGATCTTTATCGCGAGCGCTACATGATGTCTGGAGAGTTTTGTGAAAAGGTATTTAAGTGGGCTGCAGAGCAGCGTGGTATTGGAGAAGAGGATTATTGATCATGTTTAAACTGTTTTTTGCGCTGTTGGCTGGCATTGGCGCGGCAAGTATTGCTTGTATTTTTACCGGGAGCAGCCTGATTATTGGTTTGGTTGGCGGTTTGGTGATTATGGCGGTTCTTTTCAAAATGAAGTAGGAATGACCAATTACGACTACAACCTGCAGGAATCTTTTCTTAACCATGTAGCTGGTGATAAGGTATCTGCCGAACAGCTCCAACGTTTGGTGAAGCTAGGTTATCTTAACGAATCCCTCAAGCTTACCGACGAAGGCGAGGCTGAGGTTGCATTGTTGAGGAATGGGTATTGCACAGTAATGATGGGTGTTTTTGGTCCACATACAGTTTGTAGAAAGCTATGAAACCACGAATTTGTAGAAAATGTTGTTATAGCATTTGTTTACCAGACGAAGGCTGGTGCTGTGTTGTAAAAGGACTAGATATATCACCTGTGCCCGAAAAGGTGATACAAAACAATAAATGTTATGATAAAATGAGCGAAATTGCTTGGAACAAAAAGTATGGCAAAATAGATCAGTTAGCCAAGGATTAACCAATGTACGCCATCAAAGATCGTACCCCGGCTGGCACTTTCGATTTTGCCATATTTGAGACCAAGCGGCTGGCTCTTAGGGTTTTTAGAGAGCTACGGTTGGTGATAGATTTTTTGGAACAGGAATATATCATTCCGCCATTAGGTTTCAAAATGAGGAATTGGGAAAGCGCGTAGCGGCGGCAACTTTGGAAGGTTTTGGGCTATGATTCCCGAATTGCATAATTGGTTTACAAAACGCAGCGTATGGAAAGCGCCGGAGGATAACCCAATCCGAGTGGCAGGAGAAGTTTGGAATCATCCTGGTTTTCCCAACGGGCATAAGATTCAAACTTCCTCGCCAACCAGTTTCGATCCGCAGTCAAGGCTTTTGACTACAATTAGCGGATCGGTATATAGGTTGGAAAAACCAGATCCCGAATGGATCAAGTGGATGAGAGAACAAGGAATAGAATTCGATCCTGAAAATCCGATCAGGTTTACTTGACAGCCGCCTGCTTTTATGAGATAAAGGGTGTATGAGTTGTTACATTAATGCACCAGCAACCAAACTACTAGCCACTCATTGCGCCTGTTGTGGGCGCCTATTGGTGGATTCTAAAAGTGTAGAGTGTGGAGTGGGACCGGAGTGTCGAAAAAAGCATGGTTATGGTGAAGCCCAGCATCTTCCCAATTGGGAAAAATTGCTAACGGTTCTGCTAATGCCATCGCCACCAGAGAGTCTAACCGAAGCTATTGCGATTCAAGACGCTCATCGCGCTGCTAATGTTTTGGTTTACCACATTGCTGCCCAACAATCGGGAGAATATGTTGAGCAATACGTGGAGGCGTTGGCGGCATTGGGTTATGTTAAACTAGCTCGACGAATGGTACAAAGACTAAATGGAATAATTGTTGATCAAGATGGGGCAACATTAGTGGTGCGTGGTCCCTATAATCCTCAATTGGGAATTCGTTGGATTCCGGGGGCAGCATATAGCCGAAAAAGAGGTATTCGGTTTACTGCTCCAGCAGAATATAATAAATTGGTCTGGGAGGCGCTAAAGAATGCTTATAGAACAGGAACGTTGGTTGCTGGTTCTAAAGGGGTGAGAAAACTGGCTTGACATTACAACGCGCATTATGGTATAAAGGGTTTATGATTAAGCTGGAAAAAGAAATTCTCAAGGAAGCTCAGCATTGGGTTCCGAGAGCCAAGGTGCAGCAGATCCGATCTGCGCTTTTGAAGCTGACTCATGGAGGGAAGCGGGCGAGGATTTTGGCGGTAGCCGAGGCTGCCGATTGTTCGCAGGCAATGATTGAGTTTTGCTATCAGGCGAATCTTCTCAAAGGATATACACACCAATACGGTCGGCATGGCGGATTCACTAGAAAGCTGCATTTGGTTCTGGTATAGCAAAGGTAGAAATATGGATAACTGTGAGTGGTGTAACAAGCAAATTAGTAGTAATCCTTTTATCGGAGCTGACGGTGGCAAATATTGTTCCGAATATTGTCTAGCTGAGGCGGATGATGATTTGCCCGTCCGTCGGACTAAGGTTCGTCGGGTTCGTAAATCTGAGTTTTTTCAGGAGAAAAATGATGCGTCGCGTTAATTGTCCACATTGTGGCAGGTCTGATTGTGCGGTATATGCAGAAGACGGTTTGATTACTGCGATTTGCAGTGAGACTGGAAAGGTACGCAATGATGCCAGCAGGGTATCTGATCCGGAGAATCCGAAGCGGCTGGTACGAAATTAGCAAGTGGGGTGATTCCACGGAGCCTGAGGCTGTATATCTTTTACGAGAGACGCGAAAGGGTTGGAAGTGTTCCAGCCCGGGGTGTGGTCGAAAACTCAATTGTAAGCACTCCCAGATATTACAGAAATGGCTTTTGAAAAAGATCATGAATAATGTTATGCCGGAGAAGATGTTAAAAGAAAGCGGGGAAGAATTTTAATGATTAAATGGTTCATTTTTTTCGTGCTGCGGTGCATTTGGTTTGCCTATTTGGTGCTGGAGTGTTATCGTGGCGACTGGGAATGGGCTCTATTCCTATTCGTAGCAAGCATTGTGGTGTTGAAACTGTTCGGGTTTCCCAAGGATTAAAACGAGGATGACGATGAATACTGAACAAAAGCTAGAGATTGCGGTAAAAGCCTTGAAAAGAATTTGTTATCCTATCGAGGCTGACCAATTTTGTGACGAAGAATGGAAGCTTTGGCACAAGCAATATGAGGATGGTAGCCTAGAAGGTGAGGACGTCATTGCCTACCGGGCGCTTAAGGAACTTGGAGAATTTTAACATGGACGATCAAATTGGAAAGAAACACGTTTTCTCTTTTAACCCCAATGATAATAATGGGGAGCAACTTATTCTAGTTACGAAATTTACTGATAATGGGGATGGTTATCCTGATGGCATTTATGTGACGCAGGAGTTGCGCTTTTTCAGCCATTGCAACGCAGCAACTTTCTATCTGACAGGAGTCACTTTGAATCCTGAAAACTTGCGAGAGTTGGCTAACCAGTTGGAATCAGAAGAGATCAAGGCGGCGCTCGCGTACTCAGGCGAAGAAAGCTTGACACCCCAGAACAAGTAAGGTATAAGGGACTTACAATAACAGAGCAGAGCCCGCCGGACGGTGCCAACGACACGCAGCGGGTTTCCAGAAAACAAACTGGTGGCACAGTTGTTTGAAGGAAGGTTCGCCATGCTGCTCTTTGATAAATATAACAGATAAGATAACAAGATAAAACTTAAAATAACACTTAAATAAGAGCGCCATCTGCTGGGCAGGTGGCGCTCGTCTATTGTGGCGAAGAAAAAACTTGACATACCGGAATGGTTTCGGTTATACTGTAGGAAAGAAACTAAGATTGATTAAGAGTTGGTGATTCCTGTTAGTTGAGTGTCAAGATTCACGCCCCTTTTAGGAATCTGCCAATAGGACAGATTGGATTGGAGTTAATTCTCGCGATTCCATGTGGTGCGACGGTAGCCACGGCAGAAATGTCAAGCTGTCCACTTTTCCTTGACGTAGGCACGGCGGAAGTGATAGTGTAGACAGACCATGGGAAAAGCCTCTTTGAGGCGTGCGGACGTGAAGAACATGGGTTGAAACGCCGGGATTTTCCCGGCGTTTCTTTTATGTTGACTATCCAGTTTATTCGGTGTATAAGAAGAACATGGAATTGAAATTATCGGTTACAGCACCATCACCAAAGGTGGCAAAATCTGGAACTAGGGTAAAAACGAAGAAATCCAACTTCGATTTGTTCAAGTTTATGACCACCAAACGCCCTTGGCTGTATGTCAAACGGTTGGATGTTTTGGGTACTGGCTCTAGTCGTATCGTTTATATCGTTAATAACAAGTTGGTTATTAAGATGGCGTATGCTGGTTACGAATGTAGGGGAAACATTCTACCTATTGGTGCTGGCAAAACGCAAAATAAAGTCGAAGCCATGGTTTCTGCGGACCCTATGAGCAATGGTTTGGTTGCCAAGGTGTACGCGGCGGCGCCCGACTACCGCTGGATAATTGTAGAAAATTGTGATGAAGGCAGTGATCAGGATGATGATGATTTCGATTGGAAAGCCTTTGAAAAACTGAGCCAAAAGTATGATTTAAGGGACGATGATGATGTTCTTGGTATAAACTCTGATAAGAAGCTAGTAATGCTTGACTATGGGCTCGATGGTGATGTATATAATGACTACTACTAGGAGGTAGACATGCAAGGTAAGCTTAGGCAGTGGCGGGAAATGAAGCGAGAAGAAGCCAAGGAGCGTCAAAACGCCTGGGCAGTCCAGACTCCACAGCAACAGATCAAAGAGTTGGATCGGCGGCTTGGTAAGGGGTTGGGAGCCAAGAAGCAACGGGCAAAGATTGCTCGGCAAATGGAGGATTAGATGGTATTCCCGGACGAACCGACCTGCCGTGAGTGTGGCGAACAACTGTACCCACAAAATGATTACTGTATGAGCTGCGGTACATCGTTCGAAGAGGCTGCTCGTTTTGCAGCATCAGAAGCGTACCACGACCACCCTAGCAATCCGTCTAGTTGTGCAGCGTACGCAGAGCACACCGGACGCAATGAACGCGAGTGCCCGTGCGAGCACGCCTGGTCGAAGTACCTGCCCGGCTGGGACGAGGACGGGGAGAAGTAATGGGACTCATTCTTATATGTTTGGCAGTAATAATTGCATATACGTCCGGTGGGCTCATTGGCAAAGGGGATATGGATACCGGTGATATTGGTTACTGGGCAACGTCTGGGTTGTGTGCTATACTCGTGGTTGTAGGTTATTTCTGGAATAGGAAGTAGTTAATACCGGGAGTGCTGGAACAGGAATACAGAACTGGCTTAAAACCAGTCGGTGGAAACACCATAAGGGTTCGAATCCCTTCTCCCGGACCGAACGAGAAAATTATTATGTCACTTCGCTATCTTAACGAATTTTCACAAACCAAATGTGCTGCAGATCTTTTAGCGCTCAAACTCTTTCCCAATGTTAAAGAGATTAGCGAAAGTTTTGGAGCATATAACGCTGTGCGTCGGCATTTGTGGAAAACATTTCAACCCCACAATGCCGATTGTCATATGGTGGCGGTAGGGGACGGAGTATCTCCGAGAACCGCTGCTACGTTTGCTTTTAGGACTGCCTGGCAATGTCACAGTGTGGATCCGAAACTGCGTGGAGGAAAATGGTACAATCCAATTCGACGCAATAAACTACAGCGCGTGACCCTCTGGACCATGCCGGTCGAAAAGATGGTGAGCTGGAAACCTGTAGAACACTTGGTAATCGTAGCAGTACATTCGCATGCAGATTTACGGGAGGCTGTTCGAGCATTGCCTGCCAAGCATGTTGGAGTGGTGGCGATTGAGTGTTGTGTTCCGCAAGAACTTGACCGGGCTCCGGACATTCAATATGAGGATTTTGGTATACTTAGCCCTAAACGCACAGTGAAGGTTTGGAAATGATTGATTTGGGGCAAGGATTAAGAGATATTTGTGAAGCGGGAGGCGTTGCGCTTATTTGTGAGCTTAATGACGCCGGTTCTGTGCTGGTTACTTGGGATCGTAAAAATACTATTACAATTTGGCAGCCAGCGATTCCTTTTGGTCCTTCAGATTGTTGGAAAGAGGAAAAAAGTGTAAGAATAGATGGACGTTATCCTGGCGGTATGACTTTTAAAGAGGCGGATCATCATGCGCGTGTGGAGTTGAATAGGTATGTCAAGAATATCTCATTCGTGCCAAATATGTCGAATAACAAAGAGGATATATAATAATGTGTTTATTAGATTCCACGAAGATGTTTTAAACATTGTATATGAGTATGGGTTTGATCCTGAAGCCATTGAGAGAATTAAGGCTCTAGGTTATCTTTTTTATAAAAACCAAGCAGGTAACTATAAATTTTTCGATAAACGTATGGCGCGAGTAGTAATGCAGCAACTTATACGAACAGTCAGCGGAACGTGTTCAACAGAAAGAAAAAACCCACAAAAAGACCTTGAGCACTTTTGTAATCTGGATAATCATCTGGAGATTAATCCGGAGAACTTGAAACAATGGTTGCTTAGTTATTACGGTGATGAGGGTTTTATTCTTATACCATTACAATATAGAAATAAAATGTTGAGATTGTTGGATGTCGAATAACGAATTAGAAACAACCAGAGCCCAACTAGATCGTATGCGCGCACAGCTGCATTCGTACAGGGTGGCTTTGGTTTGGATGGCGAATGAAAAACATTGCCGCCATAATAAAGATGGTGGTGTTTGCCTAGCTTGTTATGCTAGAATGCTGTTATTGCCAACTAAGGAAGAATAATTATGCGTATCAAATGTGACAAATGTGGAAAAGAACACGCATGTGGGCATGAACAAACTTGTAGGATTTGTGGGACGCATGTGTGCACTAGCTGTTCCTCCAGAATTAAATTCGAGGATTACAAAAGTAAAAAGAGGGTTTGTAACGATTGTGCGCATACGTACCGTAATGGCGATGAATCCGCAGAATGTCGTCGCTGGCGTAAATTGGTAGAAATGATGTTACCATCGGTGTGTAATCCGATTGTGGAAAGCATTGCTCAGAAAGCGGTTTCTCGTCGACAAGCGCCTACCACATCTTCTTTGAAAACAGGTGGAGAACCAAAGTTTTCTATGCTAATTCCTGTGATGGATACAGAGAAATTGCGGCAGGATCTTGGTATGCTAGATGAGCCGACCATTGATGGTGTGCTTAATTTTTGTCATAACGATCCATATTATGCCCAATCGTTGGAACGAAGGTATGGAAAACCCCTTTCAGAATTGAGAGAAATTGCCAGATGACTTGGAATGAATTAATTACCACTCGTGACCCGCGCTGTCCTGGTTGCGGGCACGTCCACCCACGAAAGAAAACTTGGGGAACCTTTGTGGTAAAGACAGATTATTGTCGGCGGGATCATAAGTATCTCACTAATAAAAAAGGCGAACCAAGTCATTGCAAATGGGTTGGTTATTTGACGGAAGAAGATTATTTGAAAGGTTTGCCTAGAAACGGTCTTGATAATACTGCGGAGGACTAAAATAGGTGTCGTTTTTGCGCAGGAGATACACAATGAGGAATAAGATTGAAAAACTATTGGATGTTAGCAATGCTTTGGCTGTTAACAAAAAGATCGTTCAAAAACAATTTGAACCCTTGTCTGAGTTTGTCGGTAAAGAAAAGCTAGAATCAATTCAAAAAAACTTGATCGAGAAAAGTAAAAAAACTCTAATCGAAAATTATCAAAAATATATGCCAGAAGCTTCGTTAGATGCCTTACTGGCGTTCTACGATACTCCCGAGGGAAAACAGGCAGCAGAAGCTTACGAGATAATTGCGTTAGAAAACTTTAATAGCAGTTTTCAACATGGAAAAGAAATGGCTGAAGAAATGTTGGCGGAAATCATGCCTCCGGATATTAGCCAGACCAATTGACAGATGGTTGCTGGCTGTGTTATATAGCTGGCAATGGTTGATTTCGACGAAGCCCAAGCTACTAAAATTATTACAGATTTTTCGCGCCGGTATTGTTCTTCGGACCCGGCAACCCAGGAAACCCTACAAAAGAACTGTTCTAACAGGCTTTAATTAAAACTATTGCATTTCCTTTCATTCAACCGCTAGGTGTGTTATTGTTTGCTTGGTTGTTAACGGTGGTTATTTAAAATGGATATTGACAGCGGACTAATTGCTCTACATACTGGCGAGGAACAATACCTGAAGTCCAGAGGGTGGACGCCCGCCCTTTATCACACTAAAGGTGGGGATATTATTAGGGTATGGTCTCTGGATGGTCTTGCGTTTACTCACCAAGCGGCTATGCGTAAGCAGAAGCGGCTTGACCTGGGAAAGTGGCAGGAAATGGATCGGGTGGCAGCTGAGCTGCTACCTACTAAATATGGGATTACTAAAGATCCTTTGGTGGAATAATGTACGACTTTGAAGAAAAACTTAAATGGGGTGCCACGTTGTCTCCCGGCGACATTGTGAATGATTGTCGATACTTGAATGTAAAAATCAAGAAAATTAGTCCCAGAATGTGCGATGGCGTGATTAGCGATTATTCTATAATTACAGAAGATGGTATGGGCTGTTCATTAATCAATTGCTGCAGAGAACCCATGACCGATGAGGAAATTAAACGTGAATTAAAAGAAACAGATTTAGAAGGTTTTGATTTGGATGAGGCAATAAAGTTTGTGATGGAACATCCGTTTCATAATCATCATGGAAAGGGGAATAAGAAATGATTGGTATTCCCGTTGCATTAGCGGTTTTATTCGGTATAATTTTTATAATACATATGTGGGACTACATTCCCGCCATCTATTACACTATCATAAAACCCGAACTCAAATTCGTTCTTATCGTTGAGCCATCGCCTTTTAGGCGAAATGAATCATATGTTATTGGACAATATAATCAAGCGAAAGCAATCTGGATTGGTCGTTCTATTGTACGTAGGAATCCTTATACTGAGATTCGAATTGCTTCCGCAACCTGTGTTGTTGCACGAGGCACACGAATTCTTTACGACGGAAAAACAGGACACAACAGCACAACTCCGGTCTGGTCATAGCATGAAACGTTGGTTTAGATATTGGGCAGAATATCCGTTTGCCCATAAGCTAGTAAAAGAAGAGAATTTCCTCTATCAGCAAGATGCTAGTGATCTTTTAATTAAAGATCATGTGCGAGAGTGGGCTGAAAGTACCGCAGATGGGCGAGCTATTTGTCGTTTAGAGGGGAGGTATATTAGGTGTGGTTTTGAACGAACAGATCCTCCACCACACATAAAACAACAGCAAATTGATGAGTGTAGAAAAAAGATTGAATATCAGGTACAACGATTGCGGGAACTGATAAATGACTGTTAGATATCCCGGACCTAAAAAGGCTTCATCAAATAATCGTACATTCTTTTTATATTTTATTATTGCGCTGATTTTAACCGCAGGTTCTTTGGTTGAATATTATTTTTTTGATTCAAGGTAAAATAAATGTCAACTACGATTAGAATTACAATAGGGTGCAAAGCTGGTAGTCAATATTGCGAAGGGTGTTCGTGTTACCAACAGTTGGATATAAATAGATATTGTCAGCTTTTTTCTACACCTTGGCAGACGCAAGGTATGGAAAAACCTATTGACTCCACCATGCTAGAATGGGATAATGTAGAGCGTAAATACTTGAGACATCAAAGCTGCTTGGAGGCAGAGGAAGATGTAATGGCAGCTTGGGAAGAGAGAAGAAAGAGGAAATAGAAAAAGAGTAATATTTGGGGCAGTAGCATAGTCCGGTTTAATGCAGCTGACTTTTAATCAGAAGAATTCGTGGGTTCGAATCCCACCTGCCCCACCAATCAACTTGAATGATTTTTAATTCTCTTTCGGATAGCGTTATCTGAAACACCTAGTTGTCTTCCTACTTCTGAATAATTGGAAGATTTCAGTATTTTTTGTAGCTCTTCGGTTTTCGGCCAATTAATTTTGAATGTCCTTTTCCTGGTGCGAGCTTCACAGGAGTTACAACTTTTTGACTTTTTTCCTATCCTTTTACCACAGGAACATTTATTTATAGTATTAGGTTTGGGTGGTTTTGGTGGTTTTGGTGGAATTTTAGTTGGCGCTTCTGTGTTAATGTGCCTGATTCTATGGCAGTTTGAACATAGCAAATCGCATTTATCTAACTCTGGTTTAATTTTTTCGATAGATGAAACGCTGGAACCGAAACCTGTTTCTTTTTGGTTTGGGTCTCTATGATGAAAGTCAAAAGCAGCAGGGTTTCCCGAGTATCCACAATCAAGACATTTACCGCCAAGATATTTAACTGCTGCAATTTTTAATCGCCTTTGTCTATTGCGTGTCTGTTCTTTAAGACAACTTTTACACCACGATATGGGAACTCTTTGAGAGGAATCGGATCTTCTTTTTCTAGTAAAGAAGTCGTTTTTAATATCTTTTTCTTTCTTACAGTTAGAGCAGGTCTTTTTAGTTTTATTATTGCATGGTGGATATTTTTCTAATGTGACTGTGTTATGTTGTTTGTAAGGCGAGCAATCCAAACAATATTTCCTATTTTGTAGATTTACTATTTTATCGTTTATTGTTATATTTATTCTAAAGTTTTTTCCGCATAATGCGCATATTTTAGTTTTCATTCGTCATCCTAATTGATTAAAATTGTAAATTTGTTCAATTAAGATGTTCAATTATTACTAGATCTGGAAAGAAAAATCTGCTAGAGTGCAACTCATGTTAAAGTCCATATTCATTCTACGCCGAGTAAATTCCTCACAGATTTGTGGAGTAGTAACGAATTTTGAGTCGTTACCGCTAATGATCAAGGGAGCTATTACTCAGGACAGTGCCCAATCTTTATATTTCGAGGAATTCCAAGAAGGTGGCACAATTCCAGTAAACAGCCGGTGGTGTTATATTTCTTCACAAGATCGTGGCGGTGGACACTTTTTTGTTGGAGTAGAAAAGCCAAACAAAAACGAATGGGACAAGAATCTTATTGCTAAACAGTTATGGGGAATAGATAATTTCTAATGTACTTGTTAATCATTTTATTTTTCCTAGCATTCGTCCTACCATGTTTAATTGACATGGTGGCGTTTTATGTGCTATTCTCTGGTTGTTGGGACATCAGAAAGAATAGAAAAAATGACAGATAAATTCGACTGGGACGACTACGAAGATCCAATAGATCCTTCAGAAATATGCGGAAGACGCATTGCGGAGGTTGTAGTTATTTGTGGCGGGTATCGGTTTGAATCCGAATGTATAGCTCCAGACGAAGAACATTCGAATACTTTTGATTTATCTTGCGAGTTTGTGGAATCGCTAGGTGTTTCTGAGCCTAAACGTAAGTCTAAGACATTTTTGGTTTTAGATAACTATGGTAATGACATGATTCCCAATCGTTTGGAAAATCGCATTATTAACGAAACTCCTTATACTATTGCTATTGATCGGGATAGCGGGGTTATTCACACGATTATTTTCCGACCAATCAAGATGCAAACCGATGATTTACGATCTGTTTCTAGCAATATGGTGGCTGCATTTATTTTTGGTTTTCCCGCTGACGAAGAGGAGTACGGGGTTCCAACCGAATATTTGGGCAAGTTGGATGAGCTAAAGCATCAAACGCGCCCATTTAGAATTGATGTGGACAGTTTTTGTTTGATGGAGTTTTGTGAGCGCGAGAAGTCTTACGATGATTTACAGCAGTCGGTTATTGTCGATTTGCGTTTTAATAAAAAGACTTTAAATATATGTCCAGAGTGGTGGCGTGAAACTTCCGTTTGGAAACCGCCGACAACCTGGACAAATGTGTATCTAAAGGATTATAGAAATGGCTGACAACGAACCGGATTGTTCAAATCCAAACAAAATAGTGTGGGTACCATTTTGGTATGGTGATCATTGGTGCGCGATTTATAATGGAACAATTGTTGGCTGGGTTAAACGCGGTGCGGGAACACCGGGTTATCCGTTATGGTTGTGGAAAACTGATGGTCATTGTGATGGCGTTGGTTCGTTAGACGAGGCTAAATCTGGAGTTATTGCTGCGTTGCAAAAGCAGGGCGTAATATGAGAATTTGTTTATTGTTTGTATTTGCTATAGGTTGTGCGCCTGTAGTTATAGTAGTGCCTCCGTGTGCTCCTCCAGAGCCGGTTTGTCAATGTCCAGAAAAGGAAGAGCCTATTCCTGATGCACCGGACAACCCATACACGGACAAGAACTGGAAGATGGAAAGTGGATTCTGATAGAAAAATTGACTATTTTTTGGATTTTAAACCAGCAGATTCCGTGGCAACATGCCAACCTTCAATAAAGAATTTGAAGAGAGTATTAATTGCTAACTACAAAGCAGATTGCGAAACTTCTGGCGAACCAGAGGATCCTGAACATATCGCATTCATAGAGAATTTTGGAAATGAAAAAAGTTAGCATATCAAAGCTGGGAGGTTTGTTAGGCGATTTGATTGCGCAAACATTCGCCCTGGTCACGGAAAACGAGGAAGGCTCCGCGCTTCAAACCAGATTACTTCAAATAAGATCCACAATCAAATCATTATTGTTTTGGTTGGATGCTTTAGAAAAAAATGAAAAAGATTAAGATAGATATCCTTAATGGATACATACCGTTTAAACTTGAAATCAATGGACCACCAACTCCAGAACAAATTAAGCTCATTGAGTGGCACGAGAAAAAGCATATCGAATTATACGCCAAGCATTTGGAACGAAAACTTCATCAGAAAAAGAATTGAATTATGATTTATTCTAAATATCTGGATAGGCTTTTTAGCGAGCCAAAATATGTTGTAGATGCTATGTGTCGCATTATCAGGAAGGAATTTCCTGAATGCGGTGGAATTGTTACTGCCGATGGTATCAGCGGCGTATCAATCATTATGCCTTTGGCGCTAAAGCTAAAGAAACCATATGCTATTGTTCGCCTCAAGAAAGGTTCTCACTCACACTTAAAAGTTGAGGGGCATCGAAACATAGATAATTATGTATTTGTGGATGATTTTATTGGTAGTGCCAAAACGTTAAGACGAACGTGTGCCACCATTTATAGCTGGAACAGAAGTCGCCCATGTGGCGCTGTACTTTATTGTGGTTTAGAAAAATTGGTTCCATATTATGTGAGAAAAGAAAAGTTTAAGGGAATTCCTATGGAGATCAAAGTAATTGAATAACCTTGATCAAATAATCAAATTAGCAACCTCAATACGTAAAAAAGCCGAAGAGGTATGTGCATATCCTCGTTTGGACGGCTGGTGTGGATTAACCGCAAAATATATTACCTTGTTAGCTGAGACCCAAGGGTTACACCCTACGTTGGTAGGCGGATTTTTCAAAGATTGGCCACATTGCTGGATAGAATATTATGGGAAAATTATTGATATTACCGCTACTCAGTTCAGTCACGATGTACCTAATGTATTGATTACGCACAACAAAGACGAACGTTATATGCAGACCCGCGGTTGGGGAATGAAAAAACAAAAGGATTCTTATCCATATACAAAAGAATTTCATATTGATTGGCTGCCGATTGGAGAAGCCAAACGTTTGCATGTGGGTAGAAAAGGTAAGCTTATTGATAATGGTGGTGAGTTTGTTTTTAGGATTTCGTGAATCTTCGGCGCAAAAAGTTTCAGAAGCTTATTCCTGAATATATTGAGAGGGATTTTGCTGTTCGAGTAAGGGTGGAAAGGGGAGATTTTGAGTTTCCTGCGATTGTAATTTATATAAAACAAAACACTAATACATTCTATTTACATATCAAAAGAAAAGGTGGAACATATAACACTCTATACAGCAGAGCTATAAAAAGAATATATTTAACTACCGGCTCAATAAAAGAAACCTATGCTAGAATAAAAGAGTTACTTATCGAAGATGGGCTGTTGACCCACGACGAAGTGATAATTCAGGACGTGATTAAGTGAAACGTTTTGCAACAATATTTTTAATTTTATTGTTGGCGGGATGTTCTATAGTATTCGGAATACTGTTAGAACAACATTATTCTGTTCAGCGAGCTATGCGTATACTTCCCTCTTTACATACGGCAAGTAGGTGTGCTATATTGCGGGCGCATCTTGAGACATACCAAGAAGGAATGGCAGAGTGGGATATTAGATTAAACGAATGTATCGCATCGATGCCAAACAAATGTTTCAACAACCTGGATAAATGTGTATCTAAAGGATTATAGAAATGGCTGACGGACAGATTGCAGTATTTTATATAGTGGGTGGGTCTCAGGTTGAATTAATCCAGAACGATGGGAAGTTTGTTGTTTCTACGCAAGTTGGCGAAGAAAAATCTACAGAATTTTTTGAGAGTATAAACGAAGCCACAAGGGTATACTCAAAAAAGTGTGACAATTTGTTGAGGGGTCGAAACGTATGATTCCTCCAATAATTAAATATATGCGGTTTCTGTTGTCTAACCCGGAAGTTAGTCCCTCTGATGATGATTATGTTATATTTGGTGGAACAAAAAACCAAGATCAAAATGAGTATGTCCATCAAGCTCTAAAAGGAATAGACACTTATGAGTTTGAGGAAGAAACCTGTCGGACTTTGCACAGCTCTTACCCACAATGGTTACAGGATTTTACTATATTGTTGCACGGTTATTCGCGAGACTATATACGAAATGTTGGTAATGATGGTTCATTATCTAAAGAAGAAAAGAGACACAAGTTGATTTCCAAATTACTCAGCTCATATGATAGTGGTATAATTCCCTCCGCGCCTATATGCACTTGTTCTGAGGAAAATACTGAATGAAAAACATGGTCCAAAATTGTATTATGTGTGAGCACTTTAGGTTTGATCCTGGGTGTGGGGATTATTCTGAACTAACGCCAGGAGAAGATTGGTGTGCTAGTTGTGCTAAAAATCATTGGACTTTAGAGGGGTACAACGTATATACTGACCAATGGCGCAAAACTATATTGAAAGCCGGAGATTGTCCTGATTTTAGTTAGTATGAGGAAAGTAACAACAATGTCTAAAGAGTGGCTCAAGAAATTAATAGGTAATAACCGCCTACTAGACGCGATTGTTTACATCTTAGCTGTATGTTTAATAATGATCGCGATACAGCATTTTATAAACAACAATGTGTGGGAGGGAATAATTTATTTAATCTTTTGTGCGTTTTTGTGGATAAATGTTAAGCAAAGGCGTCTCATTGACAGCTATATAGACGAAATAATTCCAGAGTATCAAAAACTAAACGACAACACCTTAAAGGTGGCGGAAGAAGCTGCTGCCAAATACGAATATATTATCAACGAATATAGGAACAAAATCGAAGTTTTACAAGGAAACGCGCCACCAAAAGACAATACCAAATACTTAAATTAACCACGGGACTCAGTGTATCCAGCAAGCCCAACATCAACCATTTACCAACGCCTGGGTCTTTTTGACAGAAAAATAGCGCTATTTTCTACCAGGCAGAGGTTGGTTTGTGCGGCAGGTTTGTGGCTCTACTTGGGAGTATGCGGTCAGCTACTGTAGGCAGGTTCGAACCCTGTTCCGTGGACTATGGATTTTGACAAAATATATCAGGAAGTAATAGAACTAGTCGCTATTTCTGGTAAACCAAGTTCTGTTGCGTTAGATAGGTTTCATAGTCATGATTGGGCGATTTCGATTCGAGAATCTTTTGAGTGTGATGTTAAATTCGAATGCCAAACTTGTGGGTTTTGGTTTTTTTATTGCACGGAAGATAAAAGAGTTAATGCATCTTGGTTTAAATACACTTGTCAAGAATTAACTATCAAAGATATAATCACTTGAGTCTTTGGTATAGTCCTATGGAAAACGAAGAACCACAAGAAGAACTTGAATTAATCATTGTGGAAAATATTCCAGAAAAAGAAGAAATTGTTTATATTGAGCCAGAAGTGTTGGATAAGATTTTAAAAGAAAAGAAGCCAGATTATGGAACCAATTAATATGCCGCTAGATTTATGGGAAACCAAAGAGTGGCATCGCAGTCGAGATACCATCAGAAATCTAAAGCATAAAGAAGCGGTACAGCTAAGTGCTGCCGAAGAATTACCGGTTAACATTGTTGGTAGTGACGGATATGTTTTAGAAACCGTTGTGGCAAAAACAGGTATTTGTCCTACTTGTTATGGAAACGGAACATCTGGCTGGTCTGATAAAACGGTTTGTAAAGAGTGTCACGGATCTGGAGAAGTAATTAAGGAAATTGCTGATGCTGATATTCAGAGCGATTAAAAGAACTTTCCTGAAATCCTATCAGGTATTACCGTGGATATATCTGGGGTGGTTGTTGGTTGTTATTATGTCCAACACTTGGCATTGGAATTTTATCATTAGTTTTACATCGTTTTATTTCTTCCTAATGTTTATACTATATATAGTATTAGATAAACAAATTACCGAGATTGAAAAAGAACTTCAAAAACCTAAAAACAACTAATTATAGGACATTTTGATTATGAAGCGCAACAAAAAGCGGGAGGACAATCTTAAAACGCGCAATACGTTGTTGGGGTTTGTTGCGCGCAATGATCCTACTCGTTTTAAGGATCGGATGGTTTTGAGTGAAGATGAGAAGCTCGCTTCTACCCGGGCTAGGCGCAAGGCTGTGTGGCGTCGTGAGGAGAAGTGCGAAACTACATAATTATTATTACGGCAACATCATTGGGCGGATTATTCGGTGGAATCAAACCTGCCATGTTTTGTTTCTTTTTAGTGGGTGGATACTTGGCATGGAAAGAAACAACGCGAGTTAGTTGACAACGCAAATTGGTTCGTGTATAAAGAAAGTCATGCGAAACATTAGTCAACTGATCGAACAAGTGTTAGCGGATCAAAAGGTTCTCCGGGCACATTCTTCTGATGGAACAGAAGTCTGGGTAGCTATTAGTGAGCGCCCTAAAGATGCGTTAGATTTAGTTTTGGACCAGCAACCAATTAGTGCGGAAACTTTTAGGTTTTATGGGAGCAAAGTATGAATTGGGAACAAAAACTAGCCAAGCTTCAGGAATTAAAATCTGATCTTTTGCGAATGGTTGAACCAGGACATTGGGTTTGTAATATTCCTGGTGAAATTGGTGGTGACGGAGTATTGCGTAGTGATTTTGGTCAGGGTTCTAAACCATCTGATGCTGTAAATGCTGCATACAATATTGTCCAAAACATTCCAAACAAGAAATATATTACCACAACCGGTTGGCAAAAACCGAGACAATATTTTCGTTTGTATGGTGATGAGTGGGTAAGAGTGGTAGGTTGGGATGAGGCTTGCTAAGCATGACTGTAAAAGAATTGATAGAGGAGCTACAAAAGTTTGATCCTGACCAGTTGGTTGTTGTCAAAGATTGTGGTTTTCAAGAATTAGAAGTTTACGGAGAATGTGAGCTTACTGAAATAGGTGAAGATCCGTAGTTTACTTGGGATAACCAATGGTATATTTTCTTTTAATTTGGTTTTTGTGTGGTGTTGTTGGTATTCTCATACAGATCTTGAGAGCCAGAAGGCTTCACAGACCTTTAGTGGCGCCAGTCGTTTTAGTTATTGGTTTTTTCATTATGCTTCTTTTGGGACCGGCTTCACTTATTTTTTCCATCTATGAATGGTATACAAAGAAATGAAAATTCAAACCTTTTCCATAGTTACTGGCGGTACCGCATGTAATGCGCGCTGTCCTTTTTGCGTCAGTAGAATGACTGGCGATATGGATGTTGCTAACTTAAAAGACCCGGAAGTTAATTGGCGCAATTTCCGCAAAGCATGCAAGTTGGCAGCTAAAGCGGGAGCAACTACTGCAATGCTGACCGGAAAGGGAGAACCTCTGTTGTGGACGGAATTAATTACTCAATATATGGAACAATTGTATGAGTCTGATTTGTTTCCAATTATTGAGCTACAAACCAACGGTTTGCTATTACCCACTAAACCAACTAGTTTTGAGACGTCCGGATACGATATGTTCTGTCGGCTACGCAATTGGTATAGTTTAGGGCTGACAACTGTAGCTATTTCTGTAGTTCATTGGAAACCTTCTAAAAATAAATCCATTTATACTCCAAACAAAGAATATTTTAACCTTCCCGCAGTCATTAAAACACTTCATGATGTTGGGTTTTCAGTACGTTTGTGCTGTGTGATGGCTAAGGATTATGTGGACGATTTTTACGACGTCAAAGAAATGATAGAGTTTACAAAGGAACACGGAGTAGAACAGTTAACATTTACTCCGGTTTCGGTGCCATCTATGTCTGAAGATCAAGATGCAACCCAGTGGATTTTGGATCATTATCTAGATCCAACCACTGATATTGAGGCAATTATTTCTGGGCTAATTCTGAATGGGGCGATGGAAATTATGCAACTTCCTCATGGCGCTCGGGTGTTTGATTTTCATGGACAAAATGTTTGTTTTAATAACTGTCTAAACCCAGGACCGGACGAACTGAACCGTATAAGAAATCTTATCTTTTTTCCTAACGGAACAGTGCGTTATAAATGGGATTCAGAAGGATCAATTATATTCTAATGGTATGCAAAAGAACACGCAGCAGGGCGCATCGTAGAGACCGAAGGCGCGCAAAAGCTAGCAAATGGGCTAGACAGGGTAAGTGTGGAATGAGCGGAAAGGTCGGGCACGGTCCCGGTCCTGCACCACAGGTGGAAATTAAAAGTCATACGCCAGCCGATTTGTCACCACACGCCAGGCTGAGACGGTTGTTACTTCCCAAACCGGAAGCACTCAGACCAGAAGGAAAAAGAAAAACTTCTCTAAAAATCAAATTAAACAAGGTCGTTGAACTTCCTGAACTGCCACCAACCGTGGAAAAAGATGGTTGGGAGCAATATCAAATTGACATACATAACGAAATGTGTGATAACGAATTTGATCTGGAAAACCTGGGGAGCAAACCAAAACCGCGATGACTTCTATTATCAAAGAATTAAAAGCACACACACCGTTCACCCTGTTTGGTACGTTTACTGGTGTGGTCTTAATGGCATTAATAGTAGTGTCGGGGATTAGTAGAAATGTTTCGGAAACAATTTTTGATATCCTTCATCCGGCTCACGTTCTTTTTAGTGCCTGGGTTACAGCAGGATTATATTTCATTCACAAAAGAAATGTTTTCTATGCTATCGTGGTGGGATATTTCGGATCTATTGGTATTGGAACGTTAAGCGATTGTCTTATTCCATACGCCGGAGAGCTATTGCTTAAATTACCACACGCCCATCATCACATCGGATTTATAGAGCTGTGGTATGCAGTAAATCCATTAGCAATATTTGGATCTATACTTGGTATTTTTTTTGCTCGCACTAAGGAACCACACGCCTTGCACGTTCTATTAAGCACTTGGGCTTCATTGTTCCATATTACAATGGCAATGGAAATTGGTTTTAATGCCGTAGAATTGGTATTGATTTCTGTATTCCTATTTTTGGCAGTGTTGTTGCCATGTTGTGTGAGTGACATAGTATTTCCATTATTATTTGTAAAACCTGCTAATAATTCTTAATATCTGAAATGTTTTATTTTATCTGGTCTTTAATTATGGGTACGGGTATGCTACCATTTCTTTTTGTAGCAAGTAGCAAAAAGACATGGACGACTCAAAACAAAAAGAATTAGAAGCTCTGATTACAGAGATTTTCGGTAAGTTTAGCCTGCAAGAAATGAAGGCTATGCGCTCCAGTTTGGAGCGCATAATCGCAATGACTCTTATTATTGAAACTGGTTTTGGGATTGAATCTGTCATACGTGTCCAATCAAAAGTTACCGGATTGTTGCGCGAATTAAATAATAAAGACATCAGTTTAGAAAGATATAATAGGTTGACCGATCCTATGTTATTACTTACAACTGAAGAGTTTCAGTATTTCAAACTTAGCTTGGGACTTTCTGTGTTTAATCTACCAGTAGCGATACTTGAGGCATGAAAGTTTCTCATTGACAACGAACCATCTTTAAGGTATCATCGTTTCAACATTAACGAAGTATTCGGAGACGCATAAAATTATGTCAAAACAAACACAACTTACTATTAACGATCTGGTAGTTATTCAAAAGTTCCTTTGTAAGACTCTAGCTGAGCCTGGTAGTCGTGTCACTTCGTCTGATGTATATGAAAGCACCAAGAATGATGTGGAATCAAACTTGGAGCTGCACCACTTTCGTGCGTCATTGTCAGAGCGTATCAAGGATGGTACGTTGGCTGGCGTGGCTACTAGAAAAGGTCGTTATGGTGGGATTGTGGTAGACGATATTGATCTGGCGAAAGAAACTATTGCTAGGTTGGAACAGTCTGTTGAAACTGGTAAGCCAGTACAAAAAATCAAGGCAGAAGTTCCTACCGGCAAGGAACACACTGGAGAATTTGCAATCACTGTTTCCAGTAATTATCGTATTGCCCCAATTGATAGACTTAATTGGTCCTTGCAAAAGCGCCACAACAATGTTAATGGTGAAGCTGGTTGGACTAACATGTACTATTACGGAACACTTGAGCAGGCAGTTCACGGAACAGCAAAGGCAATTTTGGACAAGAGATTGCGCACTTCCGGGGAAATTGTGATAACATTAAAAGATCTGGAAACTATGCTTAATAATATTCATAAGACGATTGTAAATGAAATGAATATTGAGGTACAGAAGTTTACTGAGTAATTTGGAGGCAACATGGCAGCAAGAGCAGTTTGTAGTGGGTCTATTACTTTTGGTCTAGTTACAGTTCCGGTCAAGCTGTATACGGCAGCTTCCAGCGAATCAGTAAGTTTTAACTTTATCTCCCCTTCCAGTGTAGGAAAGGGTAAAACCTTGAAGAAGGCACGCATGCCATTGTTGGATGCTGTTAATGGCAAGGAAATTGATCGTAGCACATGTCCACGCGGATACGAATATGCTAAGGGAGAGTTTGTGGTCTTTTCTGCGGAAGAGATTAAGAAGCTCGAAGCTACCAAGAATAGCTGTATCGAAATTCAGGAATTTGCCGAAATCAGTGCCGTGGATCTGATTCAGGTGGAAAAGTCCTATTATGTCAAGCCTGACAAGGGTGGTGACAAGGGTTATAAGCTGCTTTCTCAGGTAATGAAAGAAAAAAGCGTAGCCGCCATTGCCTCATGGACCTACAAGGGCAAAGAGCGTCTCGTTATGGTGCGAGATTACAAGGGTGGTTTGCTGCTTCATCAGTTGTATTATGTCAACGAAGTTCGGGATTTCGATGACAATTGCGCAGCCGTTTCATTGTCCGAGCCTGAGCTGGATATTGCTTCACAGCTAATTGATCAGCACACTACTGGCGCGCTGGATTTGAGCAAATATCGCGATGTTCATGTTGATCGGGTCATGAAGGCGGTGGATCAAAAGAAGGCTGGTGGTGAGGTTAACATTGAAACCGCTGCGGCTGCTTCGTCTCTTGGTACTCTGGAGGCTATGCAAGCAATGTTGAAGGCTTCTAAGAAGTCACCCAAAAAGAAGGCGCCAAAGAAGTAATGGAAAAAAGGTTAAAACTTTATAAATGTTCGGTTAAGATTTCTCACGAATTTGTGGTTGCGTGTACGCACAAGCCCACATCTAAAGAAATCATTAGCTGGGGTAATGAGTCGGTATCGAACGACCCAATTGGTGGTACATTGTCGGGTGGCAAATCAGCACTTATAAAGTCTATGGATGATTTGCCCGAAGGTTGGTCCGGCACATGCCAACCATATGGATCGGTATGCGAAACTTGCGAGGATATTTTCTCTTCTGAATTACGTAAACCAGATTTAATCCAGAAACTAAGGAACGGAAAGACTCTTACTGAATCAGAAATTGCATATTTGGAGAACAATTAATTGGAGATTCAATAATGAACGAAGAAAAAGACGAACGCACTACTTTGGTTTTGGGAGATTTGACTGCGCTATTCGCAGCTCGCAGCCTTTATCACAAAAGCATTAACTATGCTAGGTTGGATGAGGTTCTCAAGCGAGTATTGGGAGTTGAAGAATACGACGCAAACCTGTGGTTTACTCTGTTCCGGCAGGATAATGAAAAGCAGGCATCGTTTATTCAGGGTTTACGTGAGCTTGGTTGGGATATCGAGACGGTATCTGCCCGAGACGTGAAGCATATGAATGATACTCGTTTCTATCGATTCGATGCCAGAATTGCTTACAATCTCGGTTTGGCAGTAGAGGCATATGATCGGGTGGTTGTGGTATCTGATAGTTATGAGCTGCACTCTCCGATTACCCGGCTACATGATGATGACCCCAAGATCGAAACGCATTTGGCATTTTTCTCTGATGCTCTGGATGGCAGGTGGTGGAAGGAAATCCGCCGTGAGAATTCCCGATTGCACTTGATTGATCTGGAAGAAGAGCTGCAGAAATAAATTCAATGCAAATTGAAGAAGAAATTCTCACTTTGTATTGCGAAACATGTGGTGCAGTTTTAGACCCAGATTTGTGCCAAACAGATGGTGAGTTTATTAAGCAAGAAATGGCAGACTTTATTATTGAACATCAGGACCACCAAAAACATGGAGTTGTTTGGGTATATTCAGAAGATGACGAATGGATAGTAGACGATACGTTGACACCTTTGCGTTTGTTGGCGTTGCACTGATTTGTAGAAACTACAATGAAATCGATAAAAATTACACTACCCGTTATCATCGAGGCTAATGATTACCATGAGTTTCCTTATGCTCAAGATTACTTACGTAAGGTTATTCCCAGCCTTAAAGTAAAAGAAGTTGGTTTTGGATACCGATATTATGCCGTTGCCTACATTGGCAGGCTGACAGATAGTCCTGTTGCCAAACTAATTAAGGAAACTAGAATTCGCTGTAGAAAAGAACAAGACTGGTCGAATGGATAACTGTGTCTCAAGGATACAAACAATACGAAACTCCAGTTACAGTTACTATCATTGGCACTGCCTGTGTTACCTTGCGTAACGATTGTTCTCCGGAACAAATAAAAGCAGCCGTAAAACAGGCTGAATCAGGATATCACCAACAATACATCGTTATCCGTGGTGATGAAACGGTTGTTATCAAACCACACGATACAAAAATAGACGTTTAAGGCACTGGTTTTTCCGTACGCAATTCTTCGGCAATTAGGTCCATCAAAGTTCCCACTAATTCCATCATTTCATTTGGTGTAGCGCCTTCTGCTTTGAGACTATTAAATAATGATTTAGCCAAAGTAGGTACGGTCCTCTCATCCTTGTGGGTCATTTGAGAGGATTTGATTATATTTTTAAGTTTGTTTATACGGTGCTCTGAATGTTTCATCACAAAATAATGTGGAATTATGCTGCAAATTGGAACACACAAATTAATACCTAAACCCAATGAGATTCGTTATTATATTTGCGAAGTTTGTGGCATTATTATATATAAGGGAGAAAATACATATATAATTTCTGTTGCGTCAGATGCTATTCTATGTGATCCAACTGAAGTCACTTGTGATGAATGGATAATCAAATCCGTGATAGAATAATTGTTGACAGCATCATGGGTTTATGATAGTCTGCATTCAATTCCGGCTGAGCTTTTGCTAGCCGGAGGGTCCTACCTAGTGTTTCTAGGGTTATGTTATTTGCCCCGATTTCATAACTGCTAGGGAGGAAAGGGGGCTTCAATTTTAGGAAAATATGTACGAAGTCACTGACGCACAAAAGGTAAGCGGTGGAATTGTTGTAACGTTCAGTTACATCGTTACTCCTTCCTGGTTTTTGCGTCTCTTTGGAAAAAAGCCCAGGCGTGAAACGATTGTTGCGTTTACCCAAGGTCACACAGATTGGCGATATTTCCCTTCTCTATTAAGTACTACATTTGATGACTGGTTCGGATTTAATGATGCATGGAATCGTTACGAAATTCTTAACAAATTGGGCGATGAATGACACAAATTATAATCAAATCAGAACGATCTTTGGCTAGGCGCATTGCTGGAGCACACAACTCTATTCCAGTGGTTGTTGTGTCTGGCACCAAAGCTCCTAAACTCTGTGGAGAAAGTTACCATTATACCACCAAAACAGGGCTACCAATTTATCACCCAAACGCTTACTCCAAAAAGGGATTTTCCTCAATGGTGTACCACTGTTCTACATTGCGCGTAGAAGTGGGTGTTCGGTGGCTTGATCGTCGTCATCTGTGGAGCACAAAATGAAGCTTACTCAATCACAAAAAGATCAAATTATTGATGCTATCTCTAAGCATTGCCAAGGCACGCCATTGCAGCCAAACGCCGAGTTTGCTTCACACTATCTTGGTAACTACGTGATTTCACTATTAGAAAACCGTGACGAACTTTTAAGCTAAGCGATACAAAAACTCATTGACAATCTTAGTTTGTTGAGGTAAAGTCACTCTTACAAGGTTGACAGAAACCTAAACAAACCAACAAACAACAAACGAGGTAGATTATGGCACGAAATGTTCTTTCCTACAAGTTCCAGTCAGCAGCGCGCGACGTCCTGCGTAAGGGTTGTGCTGAGGGGCAGCGGATCACCCGCGAGCAGCTCAGCGAGGCTCTGGCAGAGCGCGGCTACGCTGTTTCCCCTGTCCTTGCGGCTGCAATCATTGCCGAGTCGGATGAGCTGAATACTCCCACCCAGGAGTGGATGCTCTGTCGCGGTCGGTACGGTGGCATCCGTGAGGCTGACCTGGAGGCTTACCAGGCTGAGTTGGCTGCAGAGGCAGCCCGAAAGGCTAAGGCGGCGGAGCGTGCGGCTAAGCGGGCAGCCAAGGCTGCTGCGGAAGCCGGGCAGACCGACGAGCCCGAAGCGGTTGCGGTCTAATCCCAACCAAAACCAACATTAAGTACCCTGGCTCTCAAAAAGAGCTGGGGTCTTAGTGTTTTCTATCGATATTTTCTCAATATGTGACGAGGCGAATATGGATAGGACAGAACAGATTAAGCAGGATATAATATTATTGGCTGGTAAAGTGTTTAATGAGGAAATTCCTATTAAGAACATTTGTGTGTCGAGAGCTGGGAAACTAAATCCCTACAATAGAACTAGTTGTGCTCTATACGAAAGCAGACTTTTTTCTAACAGCCTTCAAGAGCTAGCATGTGGTGGAATGAGCAAAAATACCGCAGGCGCCTTAAACGAATTGTTAAAAAAGATCAAAGACATAAGAAAACAACAACTAAGAAATAGAATTGAACCATGATATATGTGACCGCGGATTCACACTGGAATCATTCAAATATAATTAAATATTGTGATCGTCCATTTAATAATATTACCGAAATGAATGAATATTTAATTAAAAAATGGAATGAAGTTGTTGGTCCCAAAGATACAGTTTATCATTTAGGCGATTTTGCTATGGGAAAGAATCCAGACAAGTTTTTCTACAGATTAAATGGGTCGCAAAAGTTTCTTATTGCAGGAAACCACGATAAAAAAGAAACTCTTAACCTTCCATGGACAAGGGTTTATGGTAAGAAAAGAGAATACGTTACTTTAGTTTTAAATATAAATAACCAAGAAATAGCAGTAAGCCATTTTGCAGGCAAAGTATGGGACCAATCCCACCGAAATGCTTGGTTGTTGTATGGTCACAGCCACGCGACTCTACCGGAAGACTCACGATTATCCTTTGATGCTGGGGTGGATGCGTGGGATTTCATGCCAATTAGTTTGGATATTATTACGCGAAAAATGCAATGGAAATTAAAGAATGGTGCGCCTCCAATTAAACAATACACCCCAGAAGCAGTGCGCGAATTTAATAGACAGTTCCTATGAGGTTTTCGCCTTAGGAACCGCTTGACAAGTGCCCGTTCTGATTGGTATTATCAGGGCATGGTAGACAGAATTCAGTGGTATTGCGGTCCGCGGCTCGATGGCGTGCTCGCTGATCTGCAGGACCTTGAAGACCAGGGAAACCGTGTTGCCGAGCGCAAAAAGGACGGTCGCTGGTGTGGTCTATATGTAGATTACTTTAAATCTTGTAAACATAAATTCGAATCTCGTGCTGGAATTGATCATGAAGATTCGCTACTATTGGGTTTAAATAATCTAGATCTTGGTGATTTGGGTAAAGATACTATTCTAGTTGGGGAACTAGAAGCGGGAACCACAGCAGCTAATATACGGTTTTCTCGATTGGGATACCGACGTATATGGTTATTCGATGTGGTTTGTTTGAGGGGACATGATTTGCGCCACATGGTTCTACGGGACCGTCGTATTCTATTGAGGGAAACCATTTGGAACATGTTTCCCGCCAAGACGCAGCAACGATTGCCTTTGGTGGAAGACAGTGAGGATAATTTTGTAGATTTCTACAAGCGTACTTTGGAAGATGGTGACGAGGGTGTGGTCATAAAGAGGTTAGATATTTCTGGCTGGTCCTATCGTTCGTCTGGGAAAACTGATCATTGGGTCCGGGTTAAGCCCACACGAACGATTGACTATGCCGTTATTGGTCCAGACAAAACCGACGGAGGAGATTTGACAGCCAATCTTGGGTTGTGGGAAAACGGTAAGTTGCGCAAGGTTCTCAAGTACCAGCTACCTCAAATGACACTTTTGCCTAACGGACATTTGGCAGAAGAGGGAAGGGTGGTTGAGATGTACGGGCGTGAATTGTTTGAATCAGGATCTCTGCGTTCTGCGCAATTCCTGCGCTGGCGAGATGATAAAACGCCTGATATGTGTGATGGAACAATTAATATGGTGAGTTTATGAGCTACCTCAGCGGTACGTTTTTACATTTTAATGACAGCGAGACTGGTTCACACAATATTCCTGCTAACGATCCTCATATTACTGCCTTGTTGGACAGTCATAACTGGTCAGTCGGTCCAGGATATACTCATTTATTGTGCAAAGATTGTGGGGCGGCAATTATTGTGAGCGGTAACGAAATATATTTCCATAGCAATGGTAATCCACCAGAAACACGTCCGGCGATGGCTAACCATTGGGTTTCTGCAGAATATCCAATAGATTGTAAGTCCAATTCAATAAAGCAGGTAATAACATGAAAGAATATAGTTGTAGTGATATTGAAAGTCTTTTAGGAATAAAAAACGCCAGAGATGTTTTTCAAAGGGTTTCACGTTTAATTAGAAACCCTGCCTGCGTTGATAGTGAAAATGTATTAGTTGATGCGTATATCAATACATATATTTTATCCGGAAAAGCGGCGGCAAGAAAAGAAATTGCTAGGAGAATTCAATTAGCAAAAGAAATAAGAAGGTTAAGAGAATTGTATCTTGACAGGATTCGTCGTTCCAGCTATCCTCCTTCCTATGACTAACAAGGTAAAGATTCTTCGAGGTATCGCTGGCTCAGGTAAGTCCACGTACACACACGCGCATTACTACAATGCTGTAGTCGTGAGTGCCGATCATTTTTTTGAAGATGCACAGGGTAATTATAAATTCGATGTTTCGAAACTTGGGGATGCACATAGCTCTTGTTTCCGTAAATATATTGAAGCATTACAGGCTGGTGAGCCTTTGATAGTAGTGGACAACACGAACACTACGGCTTGGGAATGTAGTCCGTATGTTCAAGGAGGAGCGGCTTTTGGTTATGATGTAGAAATCATTACTTTGGACTGTGATCCGGAGGTTGCCGCTAATCGTAATGTACATGGGGTTCCTAGAAAGAGTGTTTTAGAAATGTATCGGAGATTAACGAAGAACCGTTTGCCTCCGTTTTGGAACCAAAAAACAGTGAAACCATGATTCCACTATGGATAAATTTCTCAAAAAAGTAATTAATGTTCGTAGATGCATGTGGACGTAAATATGAAAATTAGAACAGGATTCGTATCAAACTCTTCTAGCTCGTCTTTTGTTATTCTTAGCAAAACGTTGTTAACAGAGGCGGAACTGATAGAGAAATTAGATAAAAATGTTCTTGTGCCAGAAAATCATCCGTTGCATGAGATGGCTAAAGATATGGTTAGCACCTTAATAAATAGGGTTGGAGAAGCTCAAAATATCGAATCAATAGACGATCCTGAAGTTAAAAAAATGTATAATAATATGCTAGATGGTGCAGCCTACGTGTACAAAGGATATCTTTCTGATGAGTGCGGTGGCACCGAAGAAACCTTATGCAATATGAGTCTTAACATAGAAGATGAGGATTTTGTTTTAGATCACGATGGCGGATATTGATATGGCTAAAAAGAAAACAAAGAAAAAAGTTTCTAAAGCATATGTTGTTCCTGATCCGCGAGAACTAAGATATTGTGCAGATTATGAGGCATATATTGGACAACCAAATAATTGCGATTGTGGTGACGATTACCATCGATGTGCCGTTTTCAGTGGTGGTGAAATAAAAAGCGTATATTACGATTCTATTTTTCACAAAGTTTCTGGGAGATATAATATTGTTAGCGTGAAAGATTATTGTCTGGACAGGTGGATTAGAAAAGAAATTACCACAGGATCTTTTGAAGTTTATGGGGTAAGAGGTTACTACGGGGATGAAGCAGAAGTATCTATGGATACCGTCGCCTGGTCTAATCTAAAAGATTTTGTACACATGCTCAACACTGATACTAATCAAAAATGTATCGAAGAAGTATTATATAAAGAATATGGATATATTCTTCCGCCGTTAGAAGGAAAAGACTGGAAAGTAGTTGATAAGGTTAATATTGATCTGATTAGTTCAGCAAAGCTTGACGATGCTTCACCAGAGCATATTGTTGCCCTAAATCGTGAAGTGGTGGGTGGTTATTTATCGGATCTAAAATGTGATTATAAAAGCAAATATCTATCATGTATGTGTATTAAACATGGCAACAGTTACCGTTTAATTGATGGCAATCATCGTTTGGCAGCTTCCCGGGCGTTATGGCGAGAAAAAATGGACAATTATAAACGCGGTTGTAAACCCTCAGTTTACATGACGGTGGTGTACTGTGTCTAGAAAACCAACATCAATCAAAAACCTATACCGGTGTGAGTACTGTGGTGTTTGTACCACAATCGATATGCACTGCGAATGCGGTGGGCAGAATTTTGACCCTAATGATGTTGAGTCTTATGTGCAGTATTTGGAAGGGCGTGTTCAGGAACTGGAGACAAAACTAAATGCTTATGAGACCTGTATAGTGTGCGGGGCGGAGTTGCTTCCTCCAAATTATCCACCACATTGCGAGGGCACTTGTCACCCAAACGAAGATCATGAAGCGGCTTGGGAAGAAATGATGAATATTGACGGGTAAATGATGTTAAAAGATAAAATTACCAAAGAACAATACGAAACCTTTATGGAAAAATTAGACTGGGAGGGAACTGATTATGCTTTAGCAGAGTATTCTACCTGGAAAGATATCAAAGACAAAAAGTTTCACGTTCTTAGGGATGCGTATGTAAAGGCGCGCAGAGAATTGTTCACTTATATTCAGGTGGATGAGTGGTAAATGATTAAACTACCTACTTCTGTTATAATCGGCGCTTTTGTTGGAGCGACTTTGGCTGCAATTGTTTCAATTATTAATATCATATTTGCAGGAACGCCATGAAAATCATTATTGTAACAAAACGCACCGCTTACAGCAGACTGACAGAAGACCCTACAACCCAAAGCCTGTTGGGCAAAAAAGACATTGATCAATTAAAAAAAGCACACGAAAGACACCAAGTCTGCCTAAACGAAGTAATTAAACACCTTAAAAATATTGGTGTCCGTCCTCACATAATCTCTTCTGGTCAAGCGTTTGATGACAAAATTTCTGATTTTGTTATAACAGTTGGTGGCGATGGTACCTTGTTATCAGCTTCGCATAACGTAGGTAGCACTCCATTAATGGGAATCAATAGTGACCCAGAAACTAGCGTAGGTTATTTGTGTCACGCAACTCCCAAAACCCTAGAGATAAGTATAAAACGTCACATTAATGATAACCCCAAAACCTTTTCAGTAACCCGAATGGAAGTGTTGGTGGGAGGAAAGAGTATTGCTAAACGGGTTTTAAATGAAGCTTTGTTTACTCATTCGTGCCCAGCAGCAATGACCAAAGTTCTATTGGATAACGAATTATATTCTTGTTCAGGAATTTGGGTTGGTACCGGAGCAGGATCAACTGGAGCAATAAAATCTGCTGGTGGTAAACGATTACCAATGTGTGCGGACATGTTGCAGGCTATTGTTAGAGAATCGTACAACAAAGGCAAAACTAAACATGTTCAAACTCAGTTTAAATTGGTGAGCAAAATCTCTGATGCCGTCCTGTATTTAGATGGACCTTTCCTCCAGATTCCTGTAGGATACGGTGACACGGTCACATGTAGAGCCTCAAAAGAGCCGCTAAACCTGATCCAATGAATACTTTTCTTCCATTTCCAGACTTCGAAAAATCTGCTAAAGTTTTGGATCGTTTACGTTTGGGTAAACAAAGATCAGAAGCTTTAATTATGTTGCGGGGCGGTTGGGTTAATCATCCGGCGGCTAAGATGTGGTCTAAACACTTGTATCAACTAGCGAATTATGGTATAGCTATATGTAACGAATGGATATCAAGAGGATACCGAGATAACTGTTTGAAACAATTTTTAGAGGAGCAATCTAAATTAGAAGATGCTGGCGTGCCGTGGTGGTTGGGTAATCAGGGGTTCCACATTTCTCATCAAAGCAATTTGATTAGAAAATTACCTGAACATTACGGTCCCATTTTCCCTGGAGTTCCGGACAATTTACCATATATTTGGCCAGTTCCATAACTCACTTCTACTGTTTGGTGGTTGGCACTAGAAGTTAGCAAAGATAAACCATCTTCCGGCTAAAAACGTGAAGTGGCGGGTTTTTAGTTGGAAATTTTTAAAATTTTCTGTCCTCCCCGAGTACAGTGGTGGGTTCCGGCTGTTCAGGGTAGTATTGAGCGGGACCCACTTACATTTTAGGGGTAATTATGGAAGGCACCAAATTAGATCTAAAGCGCGCTCAAATTGATGGGGACAATTACGGTCCTTCTGATGTCTATACAGACAAAGTAGAATGTGTGCCTTTTGCACTAGCCGCTTTGATTATCATGTATGTGGAAGACGAAAAAGGTGGACCAAACAAACTCAAAGAATCAATTGAATGGCGAATGAGAAGTGCCTTGGAAGACAAGGATGAATTTTCCAGGGATAGTAGCAAACTGTGGGCAACAGCTGAGGAACGAATACTGCAGTTGTATAAGTGGTGGACCGTAGAGCGTCCTAAGTTGATGAATCGTGAAAGTGAATTGTTGGAAAAATGGTCTAAGTCTAGAGGTTTGGAAGACACATCAGATCTGGAAAATAGACTCAATGCTCCAGACACACCTAGAAGCAGAGAGTTGTTCGAAGCACACACGGATCTGGGAGAACGTATTCGTGCTGAAATGCAAGAGTTTTGTCATGGAGTAATTGATATTAGGGAGTTTCTTTGGACATAATGGCTAAAAAGAAAAGAACAACTTGGTTACGAATTAATCAATGTAAAAGGTTTGATTGCGGGGGTTTTGATGTAATTATATACGAATACGGCAATCAAATAAGCCGTGATAGAATTGGTAGAAAGCGAAAATATTTAGCACAGTATGATTATTACAATTGCAGAGACGAAGATAGGTTAATTATTTATAGTCGGAAATGTGACACAAAAGAACAGGCGCTAACCATGGTTCAAAACAAAATTAAACGCTTGGAAAGACTGTTTAGTGTTAAAAAAATAATGAACGAAATGATAATCAAAGATGTCCTCACCTAGATATCATTTAGCAAGTTATAAGAGAGTTTGGAGTACGAGCACGTATAGTTTACATGTACTGGAATATAAAAACGTTTTACCCAACCAGAAACTTGGCAAAGAAGTTATATATGCTGCAGAGCTAACTTACGATTACCAAAAAGATTATATCAATATAATGAGTAGAAGGTTTAACACACCAGAGGCGGCAATAAAATATGTGTTCAAACGCTTGGTTAAAATATCTTCGCTAAAGCATGACACCGTCATCAAAGAAATGATGATTAAGGACATCATTACGTAATGAGAAAAAAACCTACGAGGTGGGCATTTTACAATTCTGAGTATCATTCTGGAAAAGGTTTTTCTCTAATTATAGTTACTTTTGCTAACGTTATTTCTCGAAATAGATTTGGAAAAAAGAGATGTTATTCTGTAAATTATTATGCTGATAACAAATCGAAATCGTATATAATAAGAATCCACACTAAAAAATATGACACCAAACACCAAGCTATTACTGCAGTACGTCGCACATTAAACAGATGCGCTGGTTATTGTGATGCCGACCGTATTCTAAACGAAATGACTATCAGGGATATAATCACATGAGTTTAATTGAAGAGTTTTATACACTGAAAACCACCGATCATCGTAATAGAAAACTTTTCGATTATTGGGGCGCAAACGATGAATGGTTAGAAGACACCCATGATTATATTCAATGGATGTTTCCATTACAAGAAGCAAGTGCATTTAACGTACATGCGCCACTTCTTTCTGAAGAGGATCGTTATAACTGCTTATGGAACGAAAGTGTTTATGATAACTTTTGTAGATCGTTTAATGTTATGTGCGGATTTTATGGGTTCTATATAACATATAATAACACCGTAAAGCTGAAACGTTGGGTAACTCCACAAAACCATAACTTTTTGAGGCTGACCCGTATACTTAAAAGTAGCATGTTGATGGGCGCGGAGCCACAAGCGCGCTTTTTATTCCGAAAATTAAATGATTTGTATAAAACTCATCACGAAATCATTACCAGTAAAACGGTGGATTTTTGGAAAGATGCGGTGGGATATTGATGGAACGTGAAAATTACTACCTGTTTGTCATAGATACCGAGCAATATGCTGGCAATTTTGAAAGACAAATGGCTGCTTATTGCACTGGTGTGGTTGGTGAATGTGAGGTGGGTGATACTGAGGCATATGTTTTCTCACAAGAATGTCCAGAGTTTGTGGAACAAATGGAAAACATTATAGCGCATGTTCCAGATGAACACGAATGTCACCGTCCAGTAAGTATTTATGCTACCCCTGGGTGGTGGAATGATGGGTTGGGCAGTCATTATCTTGACTCTGAGTGGGGAAAACGCTATACTGCCTACAAATATAAAGAGGAAGCCAAGAAACGTAAAATCAAAAGAGGTATCAAAAAACACCCAGCATATATGAGTGTGGCAATATATTTTTACGATGAAAAACCTCCGAAGTCAATAATTAATCTTATCAAACAAAGAGCTATAATGTTTCCGGAATATTGGAGGAAAGATAATAAACCTTGGCATGAGGAAATAAAAATAACCGGATTTAGATTGCTCCATGAAGTTGTAACAACTAAACAGGTGTGGGGAGAGAAAATATGATAGTTTGATTTTCCGCCTGTGGGTCGGGTTGACTCAGGAACTCTTATAAGGTTCCCAGCTTGGTTCGAGTCCAAGCAGGCGGACAAGGTAATATTTAGCTTGGTTAATTCACATAAGGAAAAGAAAATATGAATCGTTTCACGGCTTACGTTGTTGGTGTCTTAGCGTGTATTGCTGGCGGATGTGCGATTGTTGGTGGAGTTATAGTGCTTTCCTCCCTGCCACCGCCGAAACTGGAAGAAAAACCAAACTGCCTCATATCGCCTATTGCGGTAAAAGACTCCTACCATTCCAACCTAGTGGTACGCGATAATGAGGTTTATTCGTGCAGCAGGACCGACGATGATAAACAGGTGTTTTGTCAAAAATTGGTTGTTTCTGACACTTGTAAACAACATGCTGATGACATAGCGGTAGCTTACGAAAAATCACGCAAAGAAGAGCGTGAATATTATGCGTCTAACAAAAAGAAGGAAACGTTAGAAAAGCAACAACGATGGGAAACCATGTTGGATATTTTCGACACACTAGAGGAGTTTAAAAAGCAAAAGCATGAAAAAGTCTCTAAATAAACTACACTTTCCTGCAGGAACATCACGAAAGGATCGTGTCCTATGCTGGGACATGACCAAAATGTATGTTCCTGAAAGTAACGCAGAGGTTGTGGTTGCTTGTTCGGGCGGTATTGATAGTACAGCTCTGGCGAACGCCGTGGCTCAATGTATCTATCTTGACCACGGAGATTCTATCATAACATTAGCGTATGTTAATCATGGTTTGCGTTCTGAGGTGGATAGTGAAATTGAACATATTAAGGATTTGTCTGGTAAGCTGTGTGCTGATTATATTATTCTAGATGGGCGAATCGATCCCAACAAACCTGGAATTCAGGAGCGTGCTCGCAAGAAACGTTATCAATTATTGAACGATTTTTGTCAAGGGCTACCAAAAGTAAGACGACAATACGTGTATCTTCTCACCGCTCACAACGCAAATGACCAGGCGGAGACTGTGTTATTTAGAACCATGATGGGGAGAAAACAAACAAAAATTCCCAAGCGAGTACATAAAAGTTGGGGACAGATTTATAGACCTTTTCTGCGATTTACTCGTCAAGATATTGAAAAATACGCAAAGGTATTCAATTTATCTTGGTGCGAAGACTCTTCCAATGCTACTGATAAATATACAAGAAATAAAATTCGTCACCATCTAATTCCTTGGATTGAGTCTAATATCAACCCAAACGTAATTAAATCCATTTCAGGATCATGACAGAAGTACAGTCAAACACTCTCGAAGCCACCCTTATGGTTGGTGGTTTTGTGCTTTTGTTGATATTGTTGTTTGGACTCACTTCTGATAATAAAAACCTGTGTAAACAAAAATGTGGCGTGCATGCAGTAATTGCATGCGATATTGAATACAAAGACAAAGATGTTGTCATTTGCGAATCTGTTTCAGGACAACCAATAATGAAAAACCTTTTCCCATGAAAAAACCTCCAAACATACAGCTGATTAATCACGGAGAAGAAACTGATTCTCCACCATTTTTAACAGTTAAGCGGGTACGTTTACATGCCGAGTATCCTGACGGATCGGTTAGTCCAGAATTTCATCATGATATAGTATTGAGAAAGAAAATAGATGCGGTTGTAATTATAGCTTACTATAGAATAAACCATACACCAATGGTATATTTGCGTAGCGCAATTCGTCCAGCTATTGCGGATAGGTTTGTAGACGGAGGCAATTTGTGGGAACTGCCCGCTGGTTTAATTGAGGAGGGAGAGTCTCCGGTTGAGTGTGCAGTACGAGAGTTGAAAGAGGAGCTGGGGTTTGATGCAGAAGAAAAGGATTTCAAACCTGTTGGTCCAATCTCTTATACTTCAGTTGGAATATGTGCTGAACAATTATACTTTTTAAGCGTAGAGGTAGATCCGTCAAGCCAAAATGTTCCCACAGAGGACGGTTCTGCTTTAGAAAAGGGGGCGGATATTATCTCAATGTGTGTGTTCGACATTCTTTGTGCATGCCAGCGTGGTGAAATTAAAGATGCGAAAACCGAAATTGGGATACGGAGAATGAGCTTTCTGTGAAAAAGTTTTTGATCAATTTTTTAAACGCCAAGGGTCATAATTGTGAATGTCCAAATCAATACAGTTCGATCGTTTATTCCAAGTGTAAAAATTGTGGGTGTTTGTTTGAATATGATGGAACGACAGTTCGCTGTTGGGGCGGTTTAATATGTGGCACCTATAATCGTCCTATTTACTCTGAAGTGAAAGAATATTCAGCTGTTTCGCTTTCTTGCCAAGATATAGTAATTAAGGATATTATTTCTTAATGGAATCCGGAATCAAAAATCCAACTCAGTGGAAATGGCGAGAAGGACCATTGCCAAATGTTAATGATGCTCCCGACTTGGTACGGGTAGTGGCGTGGATTCCGTATGACGATCAGACTGCAGGATATTTGGTTGTATTTTGTGCTTTCACTGGCGAAAGTTTTAAAAAAACCTGGGTGTCCTCAAGCGATTGTTCTTCCTTATTTCCGGAACGTGTAAAGTGCTGGGCGGTTGTTTCCGGTTTAGAATTTGAAGAGTGGGCAATTAAGGAAATTATTGAGTAGTGGACAAAACGGTTGCTTTATGCTACTCTGGTTACAATTATGACAGACGCATACAGAGGAGATAGTCCCGCAAAGAAGTTGGCACGGCTTAACTTTTGGGGTCACTATTACGGCAGAATAGACTATTGGCATCCGGCTATAGTACTTGCGGGAACCGGTGGAGATATTGCTACTCTTATTGCACTCGGGGTTCCGCAAAGCCATATTGTGGCTATAGATATTAATGCACAACGTATTCGTGTTTGTAAAGAAAAATTTCCAGATGTTTCTTATTTTGTGGGTGATGTTGCTGATGTAATGAAAGAAAACAATATCGAGTCTGGAGTGGTGTTGTTAGATTATTGTGGTATTATGTCTGCCAAATGTCTTCAAACAACCATTGAAGTATCGCAACTAATTCCTAACGATTCAGTATTAGGTATTGCTACTCTCAAATGCCGGGACCGTAGCAGTATAATGTGGTTGCCCGGCAGACGTAGTCAACTAGCTACCAACATGGTGCTTCAGATTATAGGTGGCACTTCCGGAACTTCACGACAATTAAGAAGAGTTTTACGCAAGAAAGCATTGCATTGTCAACAATGTTTGGAAAAAGTAGATTCTGTGGTAATTGATTACAAACATGACCGCATAGGCGTAGATGTTGGCAATGCTGTGAAAACAGATACAATACGTCGTGGTCGTACCTTATGTGATATTATTTCGGTTTTATATACCATGTTTGATAATCCGAAAGGATTTCTGTATCATTCGATATTTGAATACCAAAGCAGTACACTTGATTCTTGCGGAAGTCCTATGGTAATCTATGGTTACATTGTAGGTCCATTAGGAGAAGTACAAGATTATGAAGACAGTTCGGAATACAAACTTTCTTACACCAAAATTCCCAACGATCCTGCGATGTTATCTGGTATAATTAGAAATTTAGTATTAGAAGACAAAAATATGGTTGGCGCATTGAACGTAGACCCGGATTTGGCGGAGTCATGGCACGCATTGGTTTAAAGGAACCAGACGAACGTTTGTTAGATTGTGCATTAATTATGCTGACATGTAGAAGCCCACATCCGCCATCTGTAAAATGGGCATCAGAATTTGTTATTGATTTGTTGACCCGCGAATGTAATGAAGAAGTTCAAAAAAAGATTAATGAAAAGTCATGGCGGTTGGATGAGTGGAAAAACAACAGTAAAGATTTTAGATATGTTGCGGAAAAAATTAGTAACAAAATAAGCAGGGGTTTGCAAAAAACGGTTATACTTCAGCATACAAGTATGGCAAACGAATGTTCATACTTAGAATGGTTTTTCTACAACGTAGACAAGAAAACCAGAATGGAACTGCAAGCCAAATATCAGGAAATTACTGGTGAAAATGTACCTCCGTGTTTTGATGTTTTGGACGACGAACTGGACACGATTCCTCAAAAAGATCCACCATCTACAGAAGATTATTTGAATGATGATGGCTACAAATCAATAGTAGAAAACGATCAGAGTTCAATTAAAGAGTAAAAATAGTTGACATCATGGCTGCATGACGGTAGACTGCGTCCGCTAAGAAAGTGGTGAACAATGGCAAGTCCTAGTGGTTTTTCTGATATGTTACGGCAGCTTGGCGATTGGTTGGGTATTACGCTGGTTGTGGCTAGTGTTGCTGTCGGAATTGTAACAATTGCCTACTTTATTTATGCCTACAATGCTGGTGTAGAAGATGCCAGAGCGCGAATTTTGGAGCAAAAAAATGCTTCCGATGCTCAACTAGAAATAGAAAAACTCAAGAAGCCGCCATTAACTATTGCGTGTTATGATGGGAACAACCGTTTGGTTTTTGGACTACAGGGTCTTGGCAATGTAGATTTTCACCCCATGAATGCGACTGGTAATATGTGTATTGGAAATGAATGTTCCCATTGTTCGGTAATAAATGGAAGTAAAAAATGGGATGAAATTCAAAAACCGGTGGCTGTTAACAAACCGGACAAAAAAGAGCAAGAAAAAACGAAGGACACTACGGTTAGTGTCTTTTTGCCTAAAACATCCAAGTGAGATACATATTCCAACAAATATTTCTTGGTAGTGGATCATATTCCCTACAACAAATACGTACAGTCTTTTTCCGACTAGACGATGCATTTTCTCATTTGTCCGGCATGCAACAAAACGGTGGAATGGGTACAGAGTTTAGTGAGGAATACCAACAAAAAAACGAAGAAGAGATAAAAGACATTCTTCGTGATGTTATTTGTGCTTTTGGGTTCGATCCTGGCTGCGTCGAATTTAAAAAACAAAAGTTGCCACCCAACTCAGGACCCATAGCCAACAAGTTATTGGAAGATGCGCCAGACGAAAACCAATATGCACACATTAGTTTTAGACCTTATTCTGCAAACGAAAAGCCGCCAGATCCAAAAGTAAAAGATAATGGTCTTGTAGGTATAATCAAGTTTGACATGGATTGTGATAGATTATATCAACTAGCTAGGCTTCTTTGCGAGAAATTCTGATGCGGTATTGGTGTTTGTTGTTGCTGTGTGTTTCGTGTCGTAGCGTTGTTGACGACCCAAACAAACCACAAGAAGATTGTCGTGAAAAATGGGAAGAACGTGGCAGCAGCGTTGTTTGCATGCACCCTTATCATCAAATATTTTTGATATACAGAAATGGGCAGCCGGATGGAGCTATATGCAAATGTATTCCTCCAACCGACGCTGGTGACGCTGGTATAGAGTCAAAACTCTATGTAAATATTACTGACAAAGATTTGGAAAACAAATAGTGTATCTTATACTTGCTGGCTGTTTAATTTTAGTTGGGTTAATTATTTCCTCATTTTTTGGAAAAGCAAGGGATATACAAAAAATAGACGCGCAAAATAATAGAGAAGATCCCAAACTAGAAGTGAAAGATATTCCTCCTGGTTGTACGGGTTTAACCTATTCGTTGCACAAAAATCATTCTAATCTTCCTTTTGTATATGATTTTTCAAACGCGGAATGTGTCGGTGGCGAGCCTGTTATAATAAATGTTACAGAGGACAAGAAAATTAACCTTATTATTTCCAAGGCTACATATAAAACATTACTTAGTTCAGCGCCTGAAAACAGTTCGTCCGTTTTGTACGTTAATAACATAACTGTTTTGCCGAGGTTGAAACACTTGGTGGCAACAATCTCAGCAATCAAAAGACTAAAACATACAAAAGAGATAGTCAGACGAGAACGAATCATCAAGGATGTGGTGGTATAAGTGCTACGAGAAATTGAGATTGTTTTAAGCGGACCTATTTGTAATTGTAAATCGCAGGACTTGGGGTGGGGTTTTGCAGGAGATTCACTGCGAGTATTTTGTAAACGATGTAACACCAATCTATATGTAGAGAAATCTAAAATCCAGGGTTGTGTCGTATGTGATAGCGAATATCCTGACGGTTTAGCGGAGTATACTGAAATAATAGATAAATCAGAACCGGCTAATGTATCTGTTTTGTATAGTACAGGCGAAGATGGAAAGCCCGTTAGGCACATTAAATAGTTGACATGCTAGCGCGGTTTTGATATCATGCGGGAATGAAATATCCTCGAACATATCATCTGCCGTTCTCTCCCGGGGCAACAAACGATGATAAAACTATGCGGGATATTAGTTCTTTATTGAATGTGCCCGTAGTTATAACAGAAAAAATGGACGGATCAAACACCTGCTTGATGCGTCAAGAATGTTTTGCCAGAAGCCATGCCGCTTCGCCGGCACACATTTCTTTTAGCATGTTTAAAGCCTTACATGCTAACATAAAACGTTGTATCCCTACCGGCGTTCAGTTTTTTGGTGAATGGCTGTACGCCAAGCATTCAATAATATATGAGAACTTACCGAGCTATTTTATGCTATTTGGGGTTAGAGATCTAGATCATAGTAAATGGTTATCGTGGGAAGCGGTAGAACAATTGTCTGATGTTATTGGGGTTAATCTAGTTCCTACAATAGCTAGAAACAAAACTTTCAAGACGGAAAAAGAATTAAAGAAATTCATCAACAAGTATCAAAAATTGCCTGGCGAATTTGGACAAAGAGAAGGTTTTGTCATTCGGCATATGACTGAGTTCGATAATAGTACATTTCAACAATGTGTTGCAAAGTGGGTACGCGCCGGGCATAATCAGATTGATGAGCACTGGATGCGCAAAGAAGTGGAGAAAAACGGTTTAAGATGAGCACCATTCCCGTAATCGTTGACTCAGTTAAGGATACACATTCTAGATGTATATATTTTTATATTGAAAGCGGGGCAATTGAAAAAAAGTTTAGTTCGGTTGATGTTATTGAATCAATTTTTGATCAGCATACAGAAGAGATAGACGTTGCCCAAGTATGGGTTTCCAATTCGGAATTCGATCGTAAACCAAAACGAGGTGATGTTTATCGAGTGTCCAAGAGCTTGCTTACTGCTTTAGTTAATACAACCGTTCCTGCTAAATATTCAGCACTAGAAACCAAAGCATACGCTGAATGGTCTGCTTTGCAGGCTAAAAAAGCAGAGGAGAATTCCAGCAAATTACCAAGGAAATCTGATGCCAAGCGAATATAAAATTGCTTCTAAATTATCCTACGAAGACCTATATCAGGTGCAGGATTATCTTATCGATATGTCAGACAGCACCATTACTGCCACAGATGTGTGGAAAGATATTGGAAAAATATTACCTACAGGATTAACGAAGCAGCAATTTCTTAAATCATTTACTGCCAACGTAAAAATGAAACGCTTGGCTGGGTTTGTGATTCGGGAAGACAAGGTTCTATTAGATAATATTGAAGTAGCCAAGAAAAACTTGACTCATCTAAAGAATCCGCCTAAAATAATAGATGACGTTCAAGAGACGTTTAGGAAACCACTTACTACCATGAATAGAACAAAAAAAGTGTGGATAAAAGACAGCTGTTATCGTGTTCCGATGGCAGCACAAGACATTCACACCTTAATTGAAAGAGTTTTTCTTGGTAAAAAGGATGCTTCTGGAGATGTAATCCTCAATAAAGAACATTATCAATGTGATACCAAGCTTTTACACAGATATTTTACAGAATTTTTGGGAATTGGTCCCACACCAGAAGATCCACATGAAGATCAAGAATTACCAGACTGGTTGTTAGAGGGTTGAAAATGAAAGCTTTGTTACTAGTTGATATTCAAAACGATTTTCTGCCAGGCGGTTCGCTGGCGGTAAATGAGGGGGATTTAATTATCCCCGTTGCAAACGAATTGATGGCGCCCAGAGTTACAGATCTGGTGGTTGCAACACAAGATTGGCACCCTCATGGACACGGAAGTTTTGCCTCTGCTAATGGTAAAAACCCTTTCGAAATGGGTGAGTTATCCGGTTTGCCACAAGTAATGTGGCCAGACCACTGTGTTCAGCATACTTTTGGTGCTCAGCTGGCAGATGAATTAAAAGAAGAAAAAATTCACAAAACATTTGTTAAAGGAACTGATCCTACTGTTGATAGCTATAGTGCGTTTTATGACAATGCGAAGCGCAATTCCACCGGATTAGGCGAGTGGCTGAAAAAACAGGGGGTTACTGAGCTTATTGTTTTAGGTTTGGCTACCGATTACTGTGTCAAGTTTTCAGTATTGGATGCATTAGAGCTTGGTTTTAAAGTCAAACTTGTTGTTGATGGCTGCCGGGCGGTTGATCCGGTTGCTGGAGAACGGGCTATAAAAGATATGGAAGAGGCTGGGGCAGAATTAATATGACCACGTTAGCAATGACCGTAGCAAAAGCAGAAAGCCATCCCAACGCGGATGCGTTGCGTGTGTATCAATTTGCTCTTCCAAACAGGGAAGATACGCTACAGGTTGTGGCTAATTTAGAAAATGTCTACGAAGTTGGTGACGTTGTGGTAGTGGTTTTGGCAGACGCCACTCTTAAAGACAATACCAATATAAAAGCCTGCAAACTGCGCGGAGTGCCTTCGTATGGAATGGCGCTTGGTAAAACCGAAGTTGAAGTAGGTACCGACTTAACTGAGCAATATGAGTTGCCTGTTGTTCAACGCCGTGGTGTAAACGTAATCAAATGGACCGAAATTGAATCGTTGTATAATGTGCGACGTGGTCTAAAAGAAATGGGTAAAGAAGATACCCATGTGACGTACTTAGGGAAAGTAAAGTTGCATGGCAGCTGCGCCGGAATTCAATTATTTACTGACGGACGTATTGTTCCACAAAGCCGTACAAGAGTTTTAGATCCGGAAGATGATAATATGGGATTTGCCCGCTGGACAGTTTCCATGTACGATTATTTTTCGCAAGTGCGAGCCAGAGCAAACGAGCTAGGTTATGATCATGTCGTTATTTTTGGAGAGTGGTCGGGGTCTGGGATCAATAAAGGTGTAGCTATATCTAAAATTGATAGAAAGATTCTGGCTGTTTTTGCGGTACAAATTGGCGGATTGGATACGCCAGCGAAACTAGATATTAACGGTACATCTATCCGCAAACTGTTTCCAGAACATGATGACGTATTCGTTTTGCCCTGGTTGGGTGATGCTTTAATGCTTGATTTTTCTAACAAAGAACAGTTAGAACGGCAGGCTGAGAAGATAAACCAGTTGGTAGAATCGGTAGAAACACGAGATCCTTGGGTTTACGACACTTTTGGTGTAGACGGTCTTGGCGAAGGTGTGGTAATGTATCCACTCATCGATAAAAAATACCTCGGAAAAGATGGTCCTATCTTTGTGGATAAAATGGAATTTTCTGACCTAGTATTTAAAGCCAAAGGTGAGAAACACAAAGTGGTCAAAAGCAAAAAAGCAGCCCAGATTGATCCTGAAGTAGCTGCTGGGGTGGAAGATTTTGTATCTTTGTTTGTGACTGAGCCACGACTAGAACAGTTCGCACAGCAGGTGGGAATTAGTCAGAAAAATACTGGAGAGTTTCTGAAAAGGTTTTGTTCTGATGTACAAAAAGAAAGTGTTGCTGAGCTGGAAGCTTCTGGTTTAGAATGGAAACAAGTATCAAAACCTGTCGGCACAGCAGCTAGAACATGGTATTTAAACGAATGTAAAAAACTATGAAACTAGGCTTGTTTTTAATCGCAATAGCTTTGATTCTTTGCGGTTTGATTCGTTTGGGAAACCAACACGACCGGCAGCAAGAAAACAAACTAAAAGCTGAAGTAGACAAAATAACACAGCAGCAAAAAGAATATAAAAAGAATTGTGAAAAACATGGTGGAGTTTACGTTCCAATAACTGAAGGGCTTCAACTACACATGTATTGTATGAGAAAAGATCTTTTTGTTTCCGATGAGAAATAAAGCTAAATGGTACCATTATTTGCTGTCACATTTATATAATGTGTGGTCAGTTTTTGTACGCCGGAAATGTTTGCGGGTATTATTTGCTACATCCAGATTATCTATGTTGTATACGCATTTCTGGGTTTGTACTTGTACACCATTAGAAATAAAAAACGGAAAATATATAAAACATACTACTTGGTTGTTTAAATGCGAAGAGTGTGGTATTGTTTTAGGTAGAGGTTATTTTGAACTTGAAAATATTGGTATTGAGCATGGCTACTTGATAAGGGACGATTGTGATAATTTGTGTTCATTTGTGGGAAAATATCATAGCGCTGTAGTGGGAAACCCGCTGGTTTTGACCGAGCGAACCTGCAGAGATCATCAAGTACAATCAGTATTATTCTGAGGAAAAATGGAAAGACCTAAATCAAACATTATTGTAGAAACGGGCGGAGAAGGTACCGAAGAAACTTTTGGTATCGGAAACCTGGGCTTCATTCTTAAAGTTCTTCGGGGGAAGATGTATGCTAATCCTATTAAAGCTATTTGCAGAGAAATTTCCTCCAATTCTCGCGACGCCCACCGCGAGGTGGGTAAGGATGATCTCCCTATAGAAATTAGTTTACCCAACAGTTTAGATCCACATATTCGGTTTAAAGATTATGGTCCTGGCATTAGTCCTGACCGTATGAGTAATGTTTTTATTTTGTATGGAAATACCACCAAAGATTCTGATAATGTACAGACTGGTGGGTTTGGTTTAGGAGCCAAAACTCCGTTCGCATATGCGGATCAGTTTAGTATTATTACCACCACCGAAGAGTTGGTTAATGAAAAAATAGTTCATATTAAACGAAACTATATTGCTTACATAGATCCGTCAGAAGCCGGAAAGATGCGTTGTGTCAGCACCACAGAAACGAACGAACCCTGTGGTACCGAAATATCAATTTTTGTCAGCGAAGATGATCGTAAAGCATTTACTGATGCTGCAATTGAAGTTACAGAGTTTTGGGATGTTAAACCAAAGCTGTCAGGAAAAAACCCACTACCTAAATACAGAGAAAAGTCCAAAGCTCTTTTGGAGGGAAATGGCTGGAATGTTCCCGCGCAAGAAGAAAGTCGCAGGGAAGGGGGTTTAGCGATTGTAGATGGCATATCGTACCCCATTGATTCGTATTCTCTAAATATTCCATACGAAGAGCAGCGTATGTTGAATTACGGAATACGATTTTATTTTGGGGTTGGGGAACTAACTCTGTCTTCCAACCGTGAACAGCTACAATACGACAACAATACCACTAATAAAATTAAAGAAAAACTTCAGGACGTGCGTATACATGCGGAAAAATTTGTGGAAAAACGTTTAGCAAACTGTAAAACGTTACGCGAAGCATATCAATTTTATAGCGACATTAATTGGGCAATTTCAGGCTTAATTCCTAAAAGTTTTGTTCCAATATGGAATGGTATTGATGTTAGCGGGCGTGTAATATTCCTAAACATAGCTGCCCGCAGAAATAAATACGTAAAAAATGGTGTGGTTAAAGGTGTTTTTCTAGACAGTTATTCTATCGAAAGCAACGATAGATTATATAAAAATTCATCGTACGATGTGTTCGTACTCAATAATAGTGTACTTTATATTAATGATTTGAGTACGGAAAGAATTTCACGCACTAGGGTGCGTAAAATATTAGAAAACACTAAAGAGAATGGTATCAGATATGTACAGGTATTGACATTTGATGATGGAGACGTAGATGCTGGATTAAAACGTTGCCAAGAAGCAAACGAACAAAAAATTGATTTGCGACAATTAAATATCCATTATTTGTCTGATGTTCCACTTCCCGAGAAAGAAAAGAAGACCAGAAAACCACGCAATGGCAGAGGTAGGAATAAGGAAGCTTTTTCAGCATTCAAGTTTGATTCTAGTTACGTAGCGAGACGGTCTTGTGATTGCGAGTGGCGCCCAGAAGAAATAGACAAAAACACCCAGGAACCGGCATGGTATGTAATACTTGAAGGTCACAAAAAGAATATTATTAGTGGTAATTTGAACATGTCCGTGTCTTGGGTAAGAAGGATTAGAACATTTATTGATGAAATATATACCAGAGAACATAAAAGCGTTATAAATATTTATGGCATACACAGTCAAGATATTAATAAAATAGGAAAAAATTGGGTACCTTTAGGTAAGGTGTTTAAAGAAGTGTTCGATGCACAACTTGGGATCCAACCGGTTGTGACATTAAAAAAGATTCGTGTTGCTATTCAGTCCCACAAATATACCATGGATAAAAACTTTAATAATCATTATATGCCCTTCATTCGTAACGGAATTTCGTTTATTGAAAATAATGACAGTATTTTCAAGCAATATTGGGATGCATCTTGCGCTATAGAAAAAGAAATTAGCGAACACAAACAACTGTGGGGTTTTGCAGAGTTATTATATCCTAAAATTTTTGGCAAACAATTAAAGAACGAACAGTTAGAAATATGTGCCATTCAAGATAGGTTCTTGAAGAGATATCCATTAATAAAAAACTTAGACACGTGGGATCCACCACCCAAAGAAGCGTTTTTTGAATATATTAATTTGATAGACGAAAAGTATTCTTTGTTAGAAAACAAAACAGTTGACAACGAAACTGGTTCTGTTAGGATGGTCGCCAACGGCTAGGAGAAACACAATGAGTACATCAACCGGATATCCTTATGTTATGACGCGGGATGGAATTACTGTATCTATGCCTGACGGCAGCAACAAATCCATCACATCAAATGACCCAAGGTTTACCCAGGTTGTTGAAATCATTCGTGAAAAACGATGGGAAGACCTTGAGTCATTGTTGGACATGAAGAAATCTGTAGAAGATTATGGTCGCGAGGGTGGTGATAAGTCTTTTGAGGTTCGTGATGGTGTAGTTTTTGTGGACGGTGAGGCTCTGCCAGATGCTTTATCTAGTCGTATTGTTGATTTTATGAACCACAAATTGCCCTACGAACCGCTGTTGAAGTTTTGGGCTAATCTCCAATTGAACCCAAGCTTTCGGGCGGTAAACGATTTGTATGCCTATCTTGAAGCTAATAAGCACCCCATTACGGAAGATGGTTGTTTTATTGGGTATCGTGGTGTAACAGCTGATTGGAAGGATCATTACACCCGAAAAATGGATAATAGTATCGGCGCGGTAGTAAAAATGCCTCGCAATAAGGTGGATGAGGATCCTAATGTGACTTGTTCGCGAGGGTTGCATGTTGCTAGTTTTGAATATGCTAACAGCAGCTATGGAACCGAAACTGGCGGACATACTGTGGCTGTTATCGTAAATCCCAAAGATGTTGTGGCAATTCCTGTAGATTACAACAACGCCAAGATACGTGTTTGTGAATTCAAAATTGACAAAGAGATCGAAAAAAGCTTGAACGATCATCCTTTGTATCGGTCAGACGAATGTGATGAGGACGATTGTGGATGTCACACGTTTGAATCCGAAAACTCCGGCGATACTGATTATAATGAGGAAGAGGATTACGAGTATTATGATGACGAATCAGACTACGAGGATGACGATGAAAACGACGGCTTCTAAAGTAGTATTGGTAATTTCCTTCGCTATTATTATATGTTGGGTGGTGTTTGTTATTATTGCGGTCATCCGCTATCACCCCACTGTGAAAGAAAAATTGATACAAAACATTCAATACTACCAAGATACACGAACTGGACTTTGTTTTGCGGTAAGTGAGGCTTCTGGAGCCGGTTCTTCTGCTTTGGCTACTGTACCTTGTGACAAAGTCAAGGACCACCTATCACAAGTAGGAGATGTGCAATAATGTGGAGAGAGTTCCGTAGACTTACCAAACAAGCGGAGCTTTACTGGAAAATAAAGCAAGATGGTGACAGCTATACCACCGAACATGGGCAGGTTGGTACAGAAAACCCACAAACATTCTCAGACACACCCGGATCAAAAGGAAAAGAGGGAACTAAAGCATTCGTTAATGCTGTAGACAATTGCACCTTTAATGTGGAACGTGAAATTCGCAAAAAGGAAGAACACGGTTATATAGAATACATAGATGGTAAACTGGTTAATACAGCAATTACAGATATAGATTTTAACAAATTTTTACCTAAACCTTTTTGCAGTTATAAGCCGCAAACTTCTATCACAGAAAGTGCACATAAAAAGATTTTTAAACGTGGTGCTGCTAGGTATACCCGTAAAAGGGATGGCATGCAGCATATTGCTGTCAGACACACTTGGGGTTGGGAAATATATACCCGAAGAATGGATTTGGCTAGTGATAGATTTCCCCTGCATATCAAACAGCTAGAGAGAACGAATTTTGGTGTAGGTACTATTTTAGCCGGTGAAATGATATGTGAGTTTGAAGGGCTAGATGATTTTACTGCACATGCCCGGGGCATTAGTCGTATTTGTAGGAGCGATCCGCCTGAGGCACGTAAACTGATTGAGGATGGGGAAGTAACCGAACCTATCTTTTACATGTTTGATATTATTTATAACAACAAAATTCCGTTAAGAGATGTAAAATATGATGACCGTCGCCAGCTGTTCGTTGAAGGGGTGGGTGACGATTTAGAGCATATTAAATATGTTCAACTGATGGAGGGTTTAACTCCTGATAATTGGGAAAAAATAGCAAAAGAAAACAAATGGGAAGGGTTTGTCATTGTTGATGGCGATTCAGTTCCTGGGGAAAAATTCTTTTCTTTTGATGGAGACGCTAAGCGACCCAAGGGGCATCACAAACTGAAGCCGAATTGGGAAAGTGATGTTGTTATATATGCTGGGGTTTTTGGTACCGGCAAACGGCTGGGTAGAATTGGGTCAGTGTTGGTTGCACAAATCCACCCTCACACAAAGAAATGGATACGTTGTGGTAAGGTTGGTTCTGGGTTTACCGATGAAGATCTGTTAGAGTTGGAACTGATTTTTACAGAAAAGAACTTACCAATATTCAAAAAAGAAAAAGAAGACACGGTTGATTTAGAAACGTGTGATGGAATTGTGGCGATGATTGAGTATGGTGAGCGGCAACCAAAGACTCAGAAGTTTAGGTTTCCGGTGTTTATGCGTATCAGAACTGATAAAACAATGGGCGAGTGTATTGTGGAAAGATTAGCGGCAGAGGAATGACCAAAGAATTAATACAACAACAGGATATGTTCAATATGTAAAGTGTAATGTTGTTCCGGAGAGTTAATGTGGAAAAACCAACACCGCCTACAAAACCAAAACTTCCCGAAATCCTAGAAGGTTCCTCATCATTGCCGGGAATTTCTCCTCCAGAAGAATATTTCGATCACATTATTTTCCAGACTAAAACTAACTTCGATATTGCGTTAGAGAAGTTTAAAAAAGATACTCCAAACCCGTCGCGAGAAGAAATTGTGAAGCATTTTCAGCAACAATATTATTGGGATGTGGAGTATAATAATGAAGGAGGTATTAATAGAATATATAGTGATCGTTTCGGTAACGACCCGAAAGATTTTGAAACAAATGCTCACAGCAGTTCTGGATCTAAACCTTTTTCCCTATCACAAATTATGGCACAAGTTGATCCATCAGATTACGACAATGTAATGGTAAAAGGTGTAGCTAACTACAAAGGTGATTATATATGGGGAGACCCTGGGGTTTGTGTTTTTATTCGTAAAAGAAACCCACGATACGAAGAACAAACGAAAGCTTTTCAGGAATATAGAGAAAAAGAAATGGAATATTTTAAACAGGAGGGAGTTTACAATAAAAAATTACAAAAATACGAAGCAGAACGAGAACAAAAAATTGCAATTAAAATTAAAGAAATGGAAGAAAACGGGGAGCTGTGAGTAAGAAAAATAAACAGGCTAAAACGGCAGCTAAAGAAAGAAACAAGGAAGCCGCAAATGTGCCTTTAACGGATGCTTATTTTATTTGTAAACGATTGTATCCAGGATATGCTGAATGGTTGGATAAACAGTTTTATATGCTTCAACAAAAACACAAAACATATTATGAAGACAATTATCGTGTCTCGATAGTTGGAGACGCCGCTGCTGAACGGGAATATTTGCAGGTGCTTGGTCAGGGTTGTTGCGGTTTTATTGATGAAGTGGTAACATACAAAAACATTCAGTTTAAAGTTGGTTTTAATTATGGGCACTGAGAATGGATCGTACTGACAAAATAATGATTTCTTCTATCAGTGTTGTTGTATTAGCTTCAGTTGTTTTTTTGACACGCTCATGCACTAGACATATTAATGCACAGGAAAAATGTAATCGTGACGGTGGGACGCTTTTCTCTAACCTGCAGAATGATTACATTTGCGTGAAGAATCAAGAAGTGTTATGGAAAGGTGTGGGGTCCGAATATTGGATGCAAGAATATGAATTAGGTGGGAAATAAGAATGAAATCTCTTTCAACATATACCACTATTTGTGAAGCTACTGATCGGTTTGAAGCAGCGCATGCCATTAGGGCAAAAGAAACAGCCAACGCTGCGTTTGACTATGCCCGTGGTGAGAAACCAAAACATATTATCAAAAACATAAAAAACGCTGACGACATTGCCAGTCAACTAGAAATGTGGAATGAAGACAACGGATCTTGGCGCGAATGGTTGGCACATCAGGGTTATGGTTTGCCAACAAAAGAGGAATCGGAAAAGAAAACAGATTCAAAAACAGATTCAAAAACAGATTCAAATGTTATGAGTAAACCGTGGGCGTTTACCGACGAAGAATGTGAACGTGATGACTTCGACGATTATGAGGAACTAGCGTGGGCTGCAGTCAAAACGAATGAATTATATTTTGGTTTTGATAATGAATTTGGTTATCCGTGTGTTGTGGTATGTCCAAAAGAATATTGGGATAGAGAACATCATTGGTATGATCAAACCCCATTTATGGAACTGATAACCGATAAATGGCCAAAATATTTGAGCGAGTCTATGGAGGCGATTTTTGAAATTGAGAGAACAGTTAGCCAAGAACAATGTAAAAAAGATTTGGAAGATTTGGGTTTAATATATAATCCAGAGTTATGATATGCGCATATAAAAAACGTAGCGTTCTATTTGAATATATCAGGGCAATCAAACATATTAGCTTTGCCCCTCATAAAGCGGCTGGAATATTAATTATATGCTCAGAAGACAAATCAATTTATCTTATGAAACGTTCGTCCATTGTTCTTATGTCAGGAACCTGGGCAATTCCCGGAGGATCGGTTAAAGAGGGTGAAAAACCATTTATTGGTGCATTAAGAGAATGTTTTGAAGAAATGGGATCAGTTCCTATTCCTGTAGACAAAATAGGTGAGGTTTCTCTTTTTTATTATACAACCTATGCTTACGACATAACTTTGAATGCAAAAATATATTGGAGACCAATTATTAATTGTGAACATTCTGATGCTAGGTGGTTTTCTCTTGACAATTTGCCAAGAAACCTGCATCCTGGAGTGAAGTACGCCATCAATAAGCTAGATCTAAGGAGGCGCCATGTCTGAGTCAAAAGTTCGTTTGGAAGCAAAGAAACTGTCCTCCAAATTGGCTGGGCGTCCAGATTTGATCGAAGAATTCAAGGCTGGCTTTACCGAAGGAATGGAAGAGGGAATCAACAAACAAATCGATTCTCTTGTGGCTCAACAGGCGCAACTTACTAAATTCATGGATAGTGTTAAGGGGCTGTCCGATTCTAAAAAAGAAAAGCGCAAGGAAGCCGCCCGCAAAGCTGCTGCTACCCGCAAAGCCAACAAAAATAAAGCCGACACAAAATCAGAAAAGACTATCAAACGACATCCTGCCAGTGAGCAGGCGGTAAAGTTGCGGTCTATATTAAAGGAACCAGATACTTTGGTAAAGGTCGTGAAGCGGATTTATGGTGTTGCGCCATCAGAAAAAGAAGCCTCAGAGAGTATGTGGTTCAAAACTACTGATTTAGTAGTCAAGGTTTGGTCGGAATGTTTTGATTCTAAACTCAGTTCTAAAACTACTGCTCAAAATATTGTTCGTTTCATAATTCCTACATTGTCCAAGATGGAGAGTGAAGGAAAGGCAAAGAGGAGAGGTTTTGCCAAACATACCCGCTGGTTGTTGATTAAATGAGTTTTAAAGTATATAACGCATATCACTTAAAAGATCCTAATAGTCTTTGGGTAGTATTGCGAAAAATCAACAAGCAGGCACAGGAAAACGTTCGCCAAAAACTAAAAGATTTTTGGCGAACGTTAATGGTTAATCTTCAGGAAGATTCGGATAAATTCAAACAAGAGCTTAGTAAAAACGATAATAATTACGCACTTACTCGTCTTTTTATAGTAGACGATCTTATGCGGCAAGAAGTTGTGAAGCAAGCTACCTCAATGCAAAGAAATCATTTCGATGTATCTGTAAGCGTATCTTTATTTGAATTGAATGGGCAATATTATTTGCGCGGGTTTTGTGATCGCGGAAGCTGTTTGGGCGGCTCTCTTGATTTCCTCAATGACATGTCCGAGCTTGAAGATTATTATTATCAAAACAGCACCGACAAACCTGAAGAAATATCAGACGAGGAATGGAAAAAGCGTGTAGAAATATGGGATTCCATTTATAGCGATCATGGGTTTACAACTTGCCAACTGCACATGGACATTTGTGATTGGGAAATATATGCTCTAAAGTTTAGTCCATTTCTAGATTTTTACAAAGAGATATTGGAAAAGAAAGATGGAGAACAATTATCCAAAGCGCCCACTGTTTCGTGATCCTGGATATCCAATATGGATTTGGGCACCTATGGTTTTCGTGGTGTTAGTTTTCTTTGGTTCCTGCGGTTGGCAAATGCACATTTCCAATAAAATAGAAAACAAATGTCACAAAGATGGCGGGTCTGTTGGAGAACATAACAATTCCTTTATTTGTATTAAAAGAGACGAAGTGTTGTGGCATGCGACCGGATATGAAGATTGGCTGGATAAGTAAGGTTTCCCACATTTCTAAAGGATTTCACGCATTTACACCATGGTGCTATAGTAAGGTCATAAGTTATGGACATTTCAGAGATCAGAAACACAATAGTTTTTAACGCTGGTCGTATAAAGAAACTCGGTAATTGGCCAGAATTTGTTGATGAGGATTCTATCCTGCAACGAATACCCAACGGTAATGATGCGCCAGGTTTTGATGCCGGAGTTGCCTGTGCTTTGGATCTTATTCCACGAGATAGACAACGTTTATCTGCGTCTTTGCATGGTGCCTATACTACCAAATTAATCAAGCAAATCAAGAAAGAAATCAAGAAACTTGAGAAGGTGTCAGAATTTGCAGAGAAACGTTCGTGGGACTTGGAGGTCAGCCCTGCTTGGGATGAGGCTGTTAACACAGAAACCTGCTGGTGGCTGGCTGCATCATCTATTTGTGAAGAAGACGATGGCGATGAGGCGAGGTTGATGTGTCAAATTGAAGAATTTAAACGCATGATTGATAATGATTATCACCGTTATATGTCTTCTATGAAATTAGTAGATGAGTTAAGAAATAGTTATAACATTGTTGATAATGTGGCTGTGGCTACCAAAAACGGTGGAATGCAGGCAGCTTATATTGATGGACACGATATTGCAATTATGTCTGCTTATGGCATTTGGTTTGTTGGAACACACAAAGAGTCTCTTGGTATACCGAACACGTTTAAGTGGTCCTCTAAAAAAGATAAAAAAGGTCGGGCTATGAGTGGACCTGCTGCAAACAGCAAACAGTTCGTTAAGTGTGCTGATTTTGCCGAATTAGCTCAGGTTCTCAAGCTTGCTAAGTCACACCTTGGTGTGTGATGCAATACATTACGCGCCCGATGCGCATGTTTTCCGAAAGAAAACTGCGCGATGATTTTAGTAAATTAACCGTCAATAGCACCACATCCTTGATGAAACACAGGATTCATGTGGCTATTAGATGTAAAACTACTTCACGTGCACACACAGACGTGTGTATAGTTGCTAAAAATAAATTTGGCAAATATATCGGATGGGCATGCCTGTGGTTTTATAAACGAAAACCACGTATAATGGTGTTTGTTTCTTCCCCGTACCGAAAAAAAGGCATTGGTTCTAAACTGTTGTCGAGAGCTGTAAACTATTTTCACCGCAGAGGTTATAGAAACATATATGCCGAACCATGGAGCGATCAGGCTGAAAAGTTCTTTTGCTCCAGAGGTTTTATTGAAGATCCTAAATCAGATTTCTTCAATATTAAGCTGAAGTTATAATGTATCTTTTAGAAAAACAACAACATTATGAAGATATTTTCGATTACGAAATAACTTCTGGGCTGCCAATTATTGTTAAATTAAACGGTAGACACTTCTCTAAAATAACTAGAAACATAGTTAAACCTTATTCCCCGGAACTTGGAAACATTCTTCATAATACTATGTTCCATTCCATTGTGGAGATAGAGGGGGCAGTTTTTGGGTACCAATTTAATGATGAGGTATTATTTTTATTGAGGAGCGAAGATGCTTACAATAATAGGATTCAAAAATTAAACTCTGTGGCATCAGGTTTAACAGCATTGAATTTTATTAAAAACCTATTTGCAGCTGATGATCCTCCAGATTTAATTGGTGAAGCGCTGTTTGAATGCTTGGTTTTTCCAGTACCATCAGTAGATGAAGCGATAACTTATTTTGAAACAAAACAAAATATCTGTTGGCATATTGCTGTCAACAATGCAGCCGAAGCTGAATTAACAAAAATACACGGTAAAAAACAGGCAGAAGGTATCCTGTATCGCAAAAATACTTCAGAAAAACTGGAGATACTAAAAGAATGTGGAATAAGTTTAGATATTTATCCCAAAGAATTTTATGCCGGTGTCTGCGCTTACAAGGTTCCACGCCTAGTTAAAACCAAAACTGGAGATATTAATAGAAAAAATTGGATACTTGACCTTGATTTTACAGCTGAGAGGACATTTCTTTCTAATATATTTCAGTCAGGATGCGATATTTTTAGGGCAAAACGCGACCTAATTGTGCAGTAATAATTACGCAATATATTGAATATTGAAAAGGAGATCTAAAATGCCAGGAAGAGATGGAACAGGACCACGTGGAAAAGGACCTAAAACAGGTAGGGGCAGAGGTACTTGTCCGCCCAGACAAAACCCCAACAAGGGACAAGGTAGAGGGCGCGGAAAAGGTAGAGGACGCGGAAAAGGAAGATAATTAAGTAATATTTTTCCATTGAATTATGAATTCAATGGAAAAAATACTGAAGCTGGCAGAATCTTTTGAGGCTGAGTTAACCAAAACCGCAAAAGGTAAAAAAGAAAAGAAAGATAAAGACCCCAAAGCAAAGACTAGAAATCGTGGAGACTGTGTATTTCCTGCAGGATCGTCCAAGGTAAAAGATGACAAAGATCATTTTCCTATCAATAGCGAAGCTCAGGCACGCAATGCACTAGCTCGTGCCAATCAGTATAGTGCTTCGCCGCCTTGGTATTCTGGATCATTGCAGAGTCTTGTTAGTGCCGTTTCGCGCGCTGTCCACAAAAAGTACAAGGGCATTGAAGTCAGCAAGAAATCCAAGAAGCCCGGCAAAGGCTAAAATAAAAACTGTTGACACCCGAAGGCTTCCATGGTAGCGTGCGGTGGTGTGCTGTCCACTCTGCAAAAGAAAAGATTGCAATTTTAGCGATCATCATCTAGTTCCTCGCTCACGTGGAGGAACACGCCAGGACACCGTTCCTATTTGTTTAGATTGCCACAACGGTGTACATGCGTTCTTTACCAACAAAGAATTAGAAAACGAATTCAACTCTGTCGAGGCGTTACTGGCTGACGAACGTTTTGCCAAACATCTAAGATGGCTGGCAAAACAAAACCCAACAAGACGTCATCGCTCCAAAAGAGTTCGAGACAAAAAGAAAAGAAACAGAAGTGGGTGAGCTTTATTGGCGAAGAATTAGAAGAATATTATAATTCCCAGTACGATAAGTATTACAATTTTGACTACGACTTTAACTACGACTTATATAAAATAAATTTTGCACACAGCTGGCAACTATGTGAAAAAGAATCTAGAGAATCTTATGACCCGGTATTTGTTTGTAAGGTTTGCGGAATTTACGCTATTGGTAAACCTACAGATCGTTATTCTCCACATGTTTACGCTTATTATACGACGAATTACGACGAGTCGACAATGTCTTGTGCTGAGATTTGTGTAAAGGATATAATCGAATGAACGTTTTATACGGTAGTCCACAAAATATGTCACGCATTACTTTAGACGAAATTCCTACAGATCCAATTATCGAACGAATCAAACGACTTGCTTTATTGCGCCGAGAAGAACTACAAACTATATTACAATGTGCACCTGACCCTGAAAAATATAATCAAGAGCTATCTGTAATTAATAATATTCTTTCTGGTATAGAAGGGCTAGATTAGCTCAGAAAACTCTTGCAACGTGTCACGAAATGATGTAGAAGAGTTGCCGGAAGGTGTTCTTCCCCACGAATTTCCTAATGAGAATATAATTTCATACGATAATGTCTGTATCTGGTGTGGCGTTTCGAGCGCAACCATGGTGGACAAATTAAATAGAATTCCAGAGTTGCACGGTTTAACTAGACGCAGACGTGATATTGACATATACTACCCTTGTCTAAACGAAATTGAGAGAACCATCCACGAAATAATCAAGTAGAGGAAAAACAATATGCTCACAGATGTTCCCGTTATCGATCAGAAATCTCTTGGACGTATCTTTCGCGTAGGTATTCGTGAAGGTAAAAATATTATGATTTTGGGTCCGTCTGGTGGCGGCAAAACATTTATTGCTGTGGATATCGCTCATTCAGAAGGATGTCGCCTAGTTTATATTAACTTGGCGGTATTGGAACGTACCGATTTCCAGGGGTTTCCTGTTATCTCTCAGGATAAAACACTGGTATCATACGCTACTCCTGACTTTTTGCCATTCGCCGACACCAACGAACGTGACGAAAAGAACGCTTTGGAAAACCTCTCTACCATTCTCAATGACGCAAAAGATAAAAACATCATGGGAGAGATTGATAAGCGCTTGAATGCCGTGGAATATCGTCGTCAGGCTCGTATTATTGCGAATGCCATGCCGTACCTTTCGGAAGGCTCCCAAAAATCGCTGAAACCATACCTTAATAAGGTTCTAGCAAACCTCCCAGAAGGAAAACCAATTGTATTCCTTTTCGATGAGGTCGATAAAGCCGCTAGCGAAACAATGCAAACTCTTCTGGAGTTCCTGCAGTTCAGAAGTATTAACGGACGCAAACTGGATATTAAGGCTTGTTTGCTGACTGGTAACTTGCCTGATGAACATGCTGCTTCTCAGCAGATTTCGCACGCCATTACGAAACGATGTAAGTCTTACAAGCTACAGTTGGACTTCAATCAGTGGCGTGAATGGGCTTATGGTCATGCCGTGCATGATTTGGTTGTTGGTTTCTTAACCGCTAACCCGGACTTTTTGCACAAGACCCCTCCAGACGGTGATCCTACTGCTTATGCTCTGCCGTCTCCTCGAACCTGGACTGACGTTAGTGATTCGTTGTGGGCTTTGGAAAAAGATAATCAATTCCAAAAGCTGAATGGCGAGGAGTTGGCTGGGTTGCAAAAACTTCTAATTGCTGGAAGCGTAGGAGACACTGCGGCAATTAAATTCGTTAACTGGTTCAAATACTATCGTAAGATGGACCCGGTTGTGGAAGCTCTTTTGGAAAAGGGAAAGATGCCTGACCAAAAGAAACTGGACGCCCAGGAACTGTTTATCTGTGCTCTGTCGGCATGTTCCCGTGTATATAGAGAACTGAAGCCAAAGAACGAAGACAAAATTAAAAAGTATGCCAAGAATGTTTACAAGTGGATTGGTTCCCTTTCTGTAGATATTCAAATGGGAGCTTCTCGTATGGCGTTCGGCGGAGACTTCGATAACATCCAAAAGTACCGTCTGTCGGAAATTGACGAGTTTTCCAACGTCTTCAAGCACATCAAGAAGACGATGCAAACTAATGATATCTGAGTGCCATGGAAGTAATTAATAAAACAATCCTTGACCCAAAACAGTTGGGTGGGGATAAGTTCAACGAATATAATCAAAAAATCTCGGTATCCAAAGTAGCTCTTGCAAAGAGCCCAGAAAAGGGAGGGATGCCGTTTATATTCGCCTTCACTAGCGTGAAAAACCACACGTTAGATGAAGTGAAAATGCCGTACCTAAACAAAGACGGAGACGTAGAGTTCTCTTGTACGGCAGCAACTGATGGCAAAGAATATAAATGGAGCCCTCAGATTCTGGATATCCTGGGACCACGTGAGGTTGCAATCATCACAGCTCACGAAACCTATCATATTGTGTTACAACATTGTAATGCGCACCGTGCGTTTGGTAAACACAAAATGGCATGGGCGTTGGCGATTGACTATGTTGTCAATGGTATGATTGAACACGATTTGATTCAAAGTAATCAAATCTCTCAGTACGATTGCGATAAAGCCAGAACAAACGGGAACCATCCTATTTGGAAGAATGGGATCGGTGGAACTAAAGGTCCGGTTTATTTCGATGAATTAATGAAGGATATCGAAAAAACCCTCAAACAACTAGCTGAAGATAAGAAAAAAGGTAAGAAATCTGTCGTTCCTACTGGAAATATTGCCGAAAAACAACCCAAACCGCAGGTTATTCGTCCATATGCTGATTATAAGTTGTATGGTCGGTCGGCTGAGGATATTTATGATGAAATTATGAAAAAGATGGAGGAGGAAGCTAAGAAAAATGGTATGAAGCTTTCTGACCTTCTTAGTCCTGGGGATTTTCACCTGCCTGGTGGTTACGTAATTGGTGGCGGATCCATGATGGACGAACATAAAGAAAACGACATCAGCCGAACCAAACTTTTGGAAGAGGTTATGGATGCCGTTTCTGCTGCTCGTGCACTGTCTGCTGGTAATATGCCATCAGCTATTGAAGATCAGTTAAAAGCATTACAAGAGCCAAAACTTAAGTGGCAGGATATCGTTCGCCATGCTCTGCAAACCACCCGCCAGGAAAAAGGTACGCTTAATGATTGGACGCGCATGCGGCGTCGGTTGGTTTCTTATGAAATCTTTGTGCCCAAAAAGAAGGATCAACGAGTTCGTTGGCTTTGTATGTTGGACACTTCTGGTTCTATGAGCGATGATGATATCGTGTACGGAGTCTCACAGTTAAAAGTTTTGGACGGTAGATCTAAAGGTATTGTGGTTCCCTGTGATGCTCAGTGTTATTGGGACCATGCGGTGGAAATCCATGGCATGAGTGACCTGCCTAAGGTAAAGCCAGTAGGTAGAGGTGGCACCGTGTTTACTGATTTCTTTGAGAACTACGAAAAGAAGATCGCGGAAGAGATCGACCTAATTATTGTGATTACCGATGGATATTTGTACGATTTGGACATGAAAAAACCTGCAGTGGATTGTGTGTGGGTTATTACCAACGATAATGAGTTCAAAGCTCCGTTTGGTAGAACTGCACCCTTGCGTTCATATTGAACAAAAAACAACACGAAGTCCTAATAGGGGGACTTTTAGGAGACGCTTCCCTGGAATTGTCAGGGAAAATGCGTAATCCTCGTGTTCGTATTGAACGTTCTTACAAAGATATCAAATATTTACAGTGGCAGTATAATGTATTTAAAAGCATGTGCGGATCCGATGTACATGTTTACTGTAGGGCGCTGTCATGCTGTGTGTAAAACGTGTGGTATACACGTTATTCAATTTCAAGAAGGTTGGCGAATATCAGCCTATAATAACTCACATAAAAGCTTGGTATTTAAGTGTCCTGATACTATATCTTGCAACGACTTTATTATCCGACAAATAATATGAAAACAAATAATATGAAAATAGGAACGCACGAGTTCACGCTTACTGGTTCTAACTATACCAAATGTAATTTATGTGGTATGGTGATTTTAGGTTTAAGTCATGGTTGGGTAATCTCATGCAGAAATAAGATCAGGGGTGATAGAAAATCTAAACCTATAAGCGGCTTCAAACCAGACTACATCTCCTGTAACGATTTTATAATCAAACAAATAATCTAACATGGAAATCGAACGCAAATTTCGTCTTACAAAACTTCCAGATATAAATCTAGGTGAGGGTGTATATATTTGTCAAGGCTATGTTTTTAATAATAATGGCGAAATGAGAATTAGAAAATCGAACGACGTTTGTTCTCTATGTGTCAAAAACGATGGTGATCTTTGTAGAAATGAATGGGAAACCAGTATTCCGTTGTGGGTTTACGGACTAATTAGTAAACATATATCCAATTATTTAATTCAGAAAACGAGATATATTGTAGATGTTGGCGGAACAAAATTAGAAATTGATCAATACCATTCTCTTCTTAGTGGTCTTATTATATTAGAATGCGAATTTTCTTCTATGGAAGAAGCAGAACAGTTTGAACTTCCACATTGGGCGGAAGACGCAATAGAAGTTACTACGAATAGCAGTTTTAAAAACAAAAACCTTTCTAAAATTGAAGTAATTCCTATCTGATATGTCGATGCACATCTAAAACGTGTTCTTTTTTGGATAGAACACGGGTGATAATTATGATGGCATTGACCATATTTTTCAAAAATGGAAAGCAAATGAACGGTCTTCTTTGGTCATGGCGTCCAAAAGAGGGCTGGTTTCAAGCACTAAATGAAAAAACTGGAAACGTCAAGCGCTACCAGTTAAAAGATATCAAAGGCGGTCAACTTTGGCAAACCAGAGACCGTCGAGATAATTATGAATCTTTGGTGGATAAGGCTATGGCAGAGGGCTGGGAACCGTAATTCACCAGTTTGATTTCTGCATTTGGGCTTCATCCCACTGAGTCAATTCATTTTTCTCAGTCAAAATCCAATGTAATTCAGGGCGAATTGGTGCAGGTAATGGTTTACCATTTCGTTCGCTAATAATTATTCCTTCTACATTTCCATCGGTACGAATCTTAACCCTGTCACCGATACAATATTTTTCTTTTGGTTTAAAATCTTTTGCCAAAATGGAACCAGCAACTGCCGCTACTACCGCAGCCTCTTTGCTAATTTCAAATTTCATTAGTTTTTCCGCAATAGTTTCTACGTTATCACCCTGGATATATAAAACAGATGCTTCACGGATAGCACGCATTGCGTCCATGTGATTTTTGATTGGTCCGCTATTAAGTGGACCATTTTTTATTTGTACGGTACCCATTGGAAATCCTGTTATGTTTGATTCCAGCTTATACCACGAAACGGTTTCTTAACAAAATGATATATTATTAAGAGAATGCGAAACAAAAAACCGGAAACCTGGAAAGATATTGTCAAAAAATTGCACACCAATGCGCCTGTTGCAAAAGGACACAACTGGACTATAACTGGTGGCGGGGGAGGATCGGAAGCTCGCTCATGGAGCCCGTTGTTTGACAAGGAAGCCACGCCAAAACATATTAAATACAAATGTTTAAAGTGTGGAGCGACTGCAACCAAAGAGGTGGGCGGAGAGTTTCTGCTGGACAAGCCCGAATATCAAGATTTGACTTGCACTGAGGTTGCTATACATGATATCATCACCTGAATGAGTAAGAATATACGTTTTATTGTTGAGGATGTTGGACCAGCTCCAAAAGAAAAAGTATACGTAACCTTTACACGATCCAAAAATGGCAGTAGAATAGTTACGGTTAATTGTCCGGCAGATGGAATACAACTTTCTGAAGCAAGAAAAATTGCAGAAGTTTCCGCAGAAAAATTAGCAAGAACACTTTGTTCTAGTTTGTGGTGGCGAGTTGATACCTTAGATCATGGAAAACGTCTAGCCGCCGCTCTAGAACACGTCATCAAACAGTTGAGAAACTATAATGATCGTTCCTCCTGATGAAGTAATTCTAATGCATCGACAGCTAATGGAATTGCAAGATCAAATCTTTAAGCTTAAATCGGAAATGCAAAACAAATGCGATCATGATCTTGTGAGTGAATGTAAAGATAACCCTATAATACAGCGTATTTGTGAAATATGTGGATTGTACGAGTGGCAGCATAACCAAGCACATTTCAAAAAATTAACCAGCAGTAGGGTTAAATTAGTTTCAGACAGCGCAATGGTACAGCTTCGAATCACACTTCCTCACCACAAATTTTTAACTTCAAACGAGCTGCCAGTAAAAGAAATAATTGAGTAACCTATTGCGTTTAGCCTACAGGTTTGATAGACTGGGTTCAATCATTTGATTGCGAGGAAGAATATGGCAAACAACGTTCGATTCGGATATTTTGAAGTGCAAACCAATCAAGGCAAGGGTTACATTTGTGTGGCGATGAGTCGTCCACAAAAAGGAAATGTAATTCACGAGGCGGCGTTTGCTTTTTGTTCACCAAGAGAAAAGCTATTTTCTAAGCCTTTGGCTAGAAAGATTGCTGAGTCCCGTCTGCGAAAGGGTAAGGGGATTGTGTTTGACCACTCCGGTGGTATCAAGGCAGCTTTTGTGAAGGCGCTAGGTAAGGCGTATCCGCTTCCTGGGTGGGTCAGAAAGAATCTGTCTAACTGGCATATTCGTTTCGGTTTGCGGGGTGGGGACGAACGTCCTGAAATTGTTTGGAAGAATAATGAGGTTCTTTTAAGAACTGAGGGTTTGTTGGTAAGAGAATCACTGTCAACTACTTCCTCTTAAAAGCGGGAGCCTCAGAGGTCAGGGTAAAATAATGGAAAATGAATCTGTTAACAAAGCTTTGGATGTCGCCAGCAATAGTGTGCAAGATCTTACTTCGGCTATTAAACAAATTGCACCTGATGCGTGGAATATTGCCGTGCAACAACAGATAAACGAATCTATTATTCAAACAGTAATTGGTGCTACAATTATATTGTTATCTATCATTGGTGGTAAATATTTCCGCAACTTACTAAAGAAAAATGATGCTAGATCTGATGATATTATAGGCGTCACAGCTTGCGTTTGTGTGGTGGCTGTTGTAGGTATTGTTATTATGGTTTTTGGCATTCTTGGTTTATTGAACCCAGAATACTATGCAATGCGAGATTTTATCAAAGTAATAAATTAATGCCAAATGCAACATACAGGCTTTAAAATACAGTCTAAAATTAAATATATGCAGATAGAAGATTTTGTGGAAAACCTTTTATCTGGTGACTTGTTAGCAAAGTATAAATCTCATAATTGGAAAAAGAGGGGACGAAATCACGTTATGTGTAAGAGGTGTGGTAGCTATTTTCATTTTTATGATCCACACAACAAAAAACAGGACATTACGTATCATTGTCGGTTCTACACATTTGTGGGCAACTGGCGCGAGTGTGGGTTTGATACCATCTTATCTTGTGTAGACATGCAAATAAAAGATATAATCGAATGAATAGTTACAGATATTTTATTATTCACGATACGTGGGGAGATCTTCTTTTTCTGAAGACCCCAAAGCGCTTAGATAAAACTATAGTAAAAAAACTGTTATTGGCTGATTACGATACGGTTTTGTTCGCAATTTCTAACAATACAGAAATTAATGTTGAGGCAACTAAAATTAAGGTTACAATCCAAGACTATATTACACCAAGTTTCTTTTTAAATTGTAACAAAGAAGATTGGGAAGAAGACGATAATAAGTTTAATTTGTTGGATTCGAATAAGGTTTTATTATGTTCAGAAAAGTTTATGCGTCAAATGTTTTATTTGTGGAAACAAAGCGCAAACCCTTCAAGTATAGATAACAAAATTCTAAAATGGCTACGTCGCAACTACAAAGAAGCCATTAAGCTGGCGTGCATCAAGGACGTGGTAACTTGAGAAAAAGTTGTTGACATATCTCAGCCTCATGTTATACTCTCATCTATGTGGACACAAACCGTATCTTTGATTGACCTTCCAGAAGTTGCAGAACTTGTGGAAAGATATGGTGTTTTCGATGGTCCCATGCCCCGCTTTGTACTGGTTGGCACTCTGGAATTAAAACCCGGTAAACACCTCACAGGTGTTCTGTGCTTTGTGGATAACGAGTTCCATGCCCACCTCTTGGCAAAGAAAATGGCTAAACATGGCTCAGTACAGATTGAACATACCGAAGCTCACCCTGATGGAGTTACATATTCCGTTGGTGCTGTAGAAAGTTTTGATAGAATGTTTGGACGCATTCTTCAAAAATAGGAGAAAGAAAACATGAGCAATAAGCTGAACGATAAACAAATAGCTGTCATTCGTGATTTGTACGAAAACAGTGAGGAGTTTCGTAATGTTGTGGCGCAACATGTCAACCGGCGCGTAGAAGAGGCACAGAAGCTGTCCAAGCTTTTTGGAGACGCTCCGGAGCCCATCAAGCAGCGTAAACCTCGCGGGAAAAATAAGAAGGGTCAATCTAATCATCCTTCCGCCATTCTGGAGGCTCTCGGTAGCAAGAGCATGACCCGTAAGGAAATTGCCACAGCTCTCGATAAGAATGGGCATTCCATCGATGAGAAGACGCTCAACACCACCTTGTACAACATGAAGAAAAGTTTTGCACAGGGTAAGACCGGCTTGAAAGCCGAGGGTGAACGTGGTAGTATGAAGTATACTGCCTTCAAGAGCTAGAATGCCACGACACTTCGAGAATATATGGGTGGAAGCCGAGAAACTCTCCGACGGGGATCTCGGCGCCACCATCTCGAAAATTAAACAAGAGTTAGATAATATAGACAGCCCAGAAGATGCCGAATCTTTTGGGCTTGTCTTGTTTTTGTTGGCTAATATTTCTAGACAACTAAATATCAATGTAGCCGCTGCTTTGCAACAAGCTATAAATAATTACAAGGTGGACAATTTAGAATGAGTTACAAAGAACGTTATCATTATTGCAAAGAGCACGGTATTTGCCCACAATGTTCTCAGAAACATGATAGTGGTACGGTTTTGTGCCAAAATTGTTATCAAAAACAATACGGATTACACAAAGAACGTTATCATAGGAGAGCCGCCGCAGGGTTGTGCGTCGACTGTGGCAAAAAAGCCATTGATGGCACGCGACATTGCCAGGAACATAAAGAAAGAAGTAGCGCACGAATAAGAAAATATCGCACCCAAAAGAAAGAAAAGGGTATTTGTCAGTCATGTGCTGGTCCTGCTGTGAATGGTGGGATATTTTGCGAAAAACACCGAGTAAAAAATAATAAATGGCGCACTTCTCGTAATAGAATAAGAAAACAGCAGGGAACTTGCATCTATTGTGGTGGGCAAAACGACACTACTACTCAGGTTTGTACCGTTTGTTATTATAAATATAAGACCCTGAAAAAAGAACCAAGAGTCCCAAATCGGTTGGTAAAGTTTTTTGGAACTACACAGTGTTCTATCGCAGAATTTGAAGAGAAATGTAGTTGGTTACGAAATATTATAAATAAAAGTTGTGTTGCTAATATTTTAGACGAAAGACATAAAGATATATTGCAAGCTAGATTTGTAGACGAAAAGTTTGCTACACTACAAGAAGTTGCAACCAAACATGGCGTGTCAAGAGAACGAATTCGACAGCAGGAAGAAAAAATAATATTACTACTTCAGAATATTATTGACATCCGGAATTAATCTGTGTTACATTATTCAACATGAAAATACTACATATCTTTGCTGGTCTTATTGGTTTACTGGCTGTCCCGACGGTGGCTGCCGTACTGAAACCTTTTGTCCCAACCAATGAGGAGTTAGGGGACAAGCTTTCAGATAAGGTGGTGGAAGTTGTTCGTTCGGACACTGCTAGAACAGCTAAAGTGAAGGGGCACATGTTTCCCTTTACTTCAGAACTGTTGAAAAACCCTATTGTTCTTAAAGATAATTGTAGCAATATCACTATCAAAGAGTGGTGGGGCACTGAAATTACACCACAGTCTGTAAATATTATTAACCAAACGTGCAATAAAGCTTATAGACACTTCTTTCCTTTTGTAAGAATGCGTGGTTATAAACCAGATCCAAACGTTAAATTCGAAATAAACGTCTCAATGTTGCCATGGTCTCCGCTTACTAATGGTAGAGATTATCGTGCGCTTAATGATATGACTTGGAGATTTGAAGATCGTACCCGTTTTTGCGATGAGGATGGACGCATCTGTGAAGCTTGGGAAACACCGTTTCCATTGCTGGGATGTGCTTCTAGAATCGAAAAGTGGATTTTCATTATGAATGATGTTACTTTGAATGATCCGGAAATCCCGCCGTTTGCTAGTGTGTTTTCACATGAACTGTTTCATATGTACTCATTTTACTATGAGGTGTTTGACCAGTATCCAGGTAATGAAAACCAAAAAATTGCCATGGATGAAAAAATGGCACGCCAATTTACCGCTAGTTTAGGTTATACTCGCTAATGGCATAATTAGCCATCCAAGTATGGATTATGCTAAAATAGAATTATTAGCTAAGAAATACGCTAAACTAGCGTTGGGTGTAGAAGAACCGACAGCAGTAGAGCTTCCACATAGGCAGCACCCCCTAGAACGCCCCCCAGAACGTACTATGCTATCCGTTACCCCAGAAGACTCTCAGCGTATACGAGAACAGGAAATGCCAGACTTCGAATATATTCCTGGCTATGATAATTTTTCAGACGCAATAGATCACTTAAGAACAGCTACCGGCTACATCGAAGCTATTAAACCAAGTTCTTATGTAACATATTCGGCACGAGCGCTTATCTCTGATGCCGCACTTCGTATATTAAATGGCATGAAAGAAGTATATAAAGCTACACCTTCAGATAGATTGAAGGCTAGCCCATAGCTTGTTTCAATAAATAAACGGACGTTTCAGCTTCATTACATTGAGCCATGATTAAATCGTCCAACCCTAAAGTTATATCGTTGCTTTCTTTCAAAGCCTCGTAAGTTTCTTTCGCAACCGATAAAAAAGCTTCTTCGATTGCTAGAGAGTTGGTTAAATGATCTTCCGAAGAATATTTGCCCACTAACTTCTTTAATGTAGCCATCTGGTCGTTTGGATTAATGGCATCGTTTCCAAAGACTCCAATGGTTTTTTCTACGGCGGCATCTAGTCTGTCCCCAGCAGCCTCATAAATTCTTTGAAACAAAAGGTGATTCCCATAAAATTGCGGAGATTTACACAACCAGTGGCTAAACTGATGAATCGCATACACAGCTTGAATATAAGCAATATAATTATTCATTAATTTGCCAGCGCTTTTTCTGCTAGCTTCTTTTTTGATTTCTGAATACTGGTCTAATGTCGTCATGGAGTAATCCTCTACTCCATGCGAAATAATTACTACCTATCGATAGCCAAGATTCGTAGTATTTTGGTTGTTTGGTTGCTCAATTTGAAACTTTGAATTGGGAGATATTAAAATTGTTGGAGAGACATATTCTTCATCCAAATCGCTAAGCGGTATTAGAACACGGTCATCTTGCTTTTTGATATCCAATTTTTTCATACCTACCTCCATAACATTTATGCCGCAAATTACCATCGCAGACGTGACTTTATTCCTGTAGCAACTGCTACTACACGACATTACTTGACACTAGCCACCGGATCCTGTATACAGGAAAACAAAAATGAGACCTAAACAAAAAGATCAAAGAAGAAAAACCTCAAGACAGTTTGTTAATGTGCCGGAGGGGGTTTCCATTGTTGTTATGGGAGACGTCCACGAACATGAGGAACAGTTCTACGCCACTCTGAAAGAGGTTCGTCCTCGTGAAGATATGTGGCTTGTATCATTGGGAGATATTTACGATAAGGGTTTTGGAATTAAATCCGCTGAACGTATTACTGATGAGTTAATTAAACTCCAAAATAAAAACGTTTGTTATGCGGTTCGTGGTAATCATGAACTTAAACTCATTCGTAAAGCAAGAAAAACCCCCAAACTTACTCCTCAATTAAAATGGTGGTCAAACCAACCACTTGTACTTACATTTAATTTCAAAACCAGAAATACGATAACCGTATTACACGCGGGTGTAACTCCCAACATGACCGAAGGAGATTTGGGGCATGGTGTAGAAGTTGTTTATGTTCGAGATGTGGACGAAGATGGACAAATGATTCCTTTGGTGTGGAAAGATATTAATGGAGTTCAAACTCTAGTTAAATCTAAAGAGGGTGGAAACAATTGGCATGATGTTTACGATGGAAGGTTCGGTTATATTGTGGCTGGACATGCTGCCCAACGAGATGGAGAAGCTAAATTCTTTAATTATTCATGTAATATTGATTCTGATATTTATCAAAGCGGTAAATTAACTTCCGTTGTTTTCAATGACGAGGGTAAGTTGGTTAAAAAAATTATTATGGAGGGGATTGCGCGCAAACCCGAATTAAATATTGCTTATTGATGCTTTTTGTTATTGAATATTCAGCGAAGAAACCGTATTTCTTTTTCAAACAGGTAACTAACCTACAAAAAACTGTAGGAAGAGCTGCATTAATTGCAAAAGATCCTACAGACTGCGAAGCTCGAATTGTAAAATTATTGCAACAAGAAGACGAATCTTTTATTCAAAATACCGGGTTACAGATTGTACATGTGTCCAGCGGAAAAGAATATGCTGCAGGTTTTGAACACTTTATGCTGAGTTTCTTATCTTCTTTTGATGAAATTATTAAAAAAATGCGAAAAACTTACAACGAAGAAGTAATCAAAGATATAATTACCTGAGGAAATATGCTTTTAAACCAAGCACAATATAAAGAACATGTTAAAATTTTAAATAAAATTGCTGAAGAAATAACAGATTTAATTACTAAAACTAAAAAAGAATGGGACTCAAAAGATTCCGAGGAGAAGGATAGTCTCCAGCGCGGGATTCATATGGGAAAATTGGGAGCACTGAACACCTGTTTACAGCTCTTTAGGAATAAGGCTGACGGGGCTTATAAAATTGAGATGGACGCAGCCGACCTCCAGGTCCTAAATCAAATTAAACAAATAGAGAACCAGTGTCTCGTTTTGTCAGACATCGCTCAGAAAACCACCGACACCTCTGCCCAAAACCTTATTTTAGATCAGGTTTCTTTATTCGAAGCCGTGATAAAGGAATTGAAATTAATTCTTCGACAAGTTGGTACAAAGAATGCTTAACGTTTTCGTCGAGTTTCGGTTATGAAATTAATAATCGCGCGGGCGCGCGGAAATACTTACGGAAGGACTTCCGCGGAAGACAATACGTACTTACGTAATATAGATCTTATACTTAAGTATATTAAGTAGTATACGTATAGACACAACAGTTTACTGTTGTTAGCAGTTTTTGGATACAGCAAATTTGTTCAGTATGTCCGACCCAGAATTGCTCCCAGATATTGACGAATACCTCGAAAGTATTCACGAAAATGCCCCAGTCGATGCTACAGGATTAACCGAATTAATATATAAAGTTCGTGCTTCTACTGGTTTAAGTAAAGATATTTGTACCATTTTGATTTCTTTATTCTTTCAAGAGATTCGAAATCAGTTATTAAGAGGTAATAGCGTTTATTTGAAAAGGTTCGGAAAGTTCCAGATGAATAAAGATCCTACAAAAGTTTTCCCAAAATTCAAAACTTCAAAATGGTTGAGGCATAAATTAAATGGTAGAGATCCAGGATAAGGATATTACTAACGCAACTTCTGCTGTTTTAATTAATTGCGTGGTAACGTTTAAAATGCTGAAGATCAACAAACCTTTAGCAATTAAATGTATGCAAGAGTTGGTAAAACGTAGAGAAGCTGGAGAAGAATTAGATTATGAGAACATAATCGATCAGAAATTAAAAGAATGGCAGGCAAAGGTTGTTAAACCAAGATCCTTGAAAACCCCTCAAGATTTTGCTAAGTTGTTCGCAAAAGACAATGACTGAATTATTAGTACAAAAATATCTGCGATCTGGTAAAACCCTTGATGATCTTTTTCAAGAGCATGGGGTGAAGTCTTATATTTCGAATGGGAAAATAGGATTAAATTATAGTCAGCTGGAAGCTAAAGGATCTGATCCGTTGGCATGCGAATGTCGCGGATTGATCCTGGAAGAGGGAAGCTTTAATATAATTGCTTGCCCTATGTTCCGATTTTTTAATATGGAACAGAAAGAAGTGGCTGCAAAGATCGACTGGAACACTGCCGGCTATTACGAAAAATTGGACGGAAGTTGTGTAAACGTTTATAATTACAAAGGAAAATGGCAATGTGCTACTCGGGGGCGTCCAGAAGCTGACGGAAATATTGATGGAGGAGAGTTAAAGTTCTCTGATTTGGTGGATGCCACGATCCGATTTATGAGGTTAGGTAAGAATCTCCATGAAGCAATGGAACGGCTGACGTCTTCAAATAGTATCGTAGGACTTTCTGAGAGAACGCTCAGCTTCGAGTTGACCTCTCCAGTGAACCGTATAGTCTGTAGGTACGAAACTTATTATATGACGCTCCTAGCAATTAAAAATAACAAGACCCTAAAAGAAGAGTCCCCAGAGCTGTGGGCTGAACGCCTTGGTGGGGCTTTTAAAACTCCGAAAAAATATTCTTTTAATAATATAAATCATTTGATTCAGGTAATAAAAGAATGGAGTCCTGAAGAACATGAAGGAATTGTTGTAAAAGACGCTAATTATAACCGAATAAAAGTAAAAAGCCCTCAATATTTAGCTTACAATCATTTGAGAGATTCGTTATCTACGTCTTTGCGGGGATGTGTTGAGGTTCTTTTGTTGGGTAAGGATGACGATGTGATCCCAATGATGCCTGAGATCATTGCTAGGAGAATAACTTTATTAAAACCGTTGGTAGCGGAAGTTTTCAGGCGTACTGAAAAAGATTATGCAGAATTGAAGGGAATAAATGATATGAAGACATATGCTTTGGCGGTCAAAGATCGGCTTTGGCCGGCGGCCTTATTTGCATTAAAGCGAAACAAAACCCCAGATTTAAGAACGTTTTCTTTAGGGAGGATGGTTGGTTCAAAAATTCCTTCCAATGCGACTGCAAACATGTTAGAGTTGTGCCGCCAGGTGGATCCTGCTACCGTTGATGGTTTGAAATCTTTGGTGATAGAGCCTGAAGAATGACAGTACAAATTTCTCCTAGATTTCTTGAAGAGAACAATTATAAAATAAAAATACGAACACATATTATTGATAATTTCAAAAAAGATGGGGTATTTCATAATAATTTTGGGGTTAAAAAGAAGGCTGATCCACACTGGGTACACATTCCTCCATTTCAAATTGATCGTGCGGGAAATGCTTTACCTTACGGAAAAACAGGTGATCATTCCATCCTAGTTTCCGAGGTTTTTGATATTGTTGAGCTAGATTTAAGATCAGTGGCTGAGTCGTCGTACAATCTAAATAATAGAAACGAAGTTACGGTTAATTTAGTAATAGAAAGTCCGGACGGAATTCATGTCACACAGGTGGGGATGGCATCTCCGGCAGATGATACGCCATTATTCAACAATTCTAACACATTTTTCCGCACCTAAAAACACATGTGTGATTCAGATCACATCATTTTCACAGACTTTTTAAACCAATTGGGACCCTGCAACGTACTTGCTGTACGGTCCCACCAATGGTTTTTTAAGCACCATAGTTACAACTGGGTTAAAGACACTCAGTTGTATTCGTTTGAATGTATAGAATGTGACGCTAAAATAACATTAAATAGTTTGTCGGATATTGAGTACACGAACATTCAGCGCTTTACTGACAACGGATCTCAGTTTTTGGGATGTAAAGAGTTTCCTGTAGCGGATATTATATTAAATGACTGAAGAAGATCTTAAATGTGACTGTAAAACAGAGATTGAATTAACTCTGCATATAGATGAGGACGACGATATTTTTGTAGAATATTGGGATCCAGATTATTTGGCTAATCTGTTTCCAAAAACTTTAAAGAAATTGCGAGATGATTTTGGGGAAAGTAGTATTTCTGCTACAAAAATAATAGAAAGTGACAGCACAAAACTTCGCTTATTCTTTAAAAAAGGAGTTCATTTAGTTTTAGAACTTTATCCACATTGGATATCGGTACAAGTAGAGCATGGTAAAACTAAAATACCTTATAATTATTTGAGAACTTTTGAGGTAGATGATTTTATTTGTAATTATATTAGCAAATGTGATGAGTATTTGACGCCGGAAGAAATTGCGATAAGGGATGTGATTGTGTGAGAAAGATCGTCATAAATTCTGTTCAGGAAATGGACGAATGGCTTTCTAATCATCCTGACGCAAAGATGGTTAAAAGAACTGTTAATGATGGAAGTCCTTACGCTCATGTTCGTTTTATTTCTAAAACAGAAGATGTGAGTTGCCAACTTGGTATGGTGTTATGTACACAAAGTTATTATGCTAGAAAATTAACACAAGCTTTAGAAGAAGCATCGGAACATGGGGTAGATATTAATAAAATATTGAACGAGTTTTGTATAAAGGACATAATAGAATGATGAAAACAAGAAAAGTAACTGCTCAAGAGTTAGATGAGTGGTTGCAAAATCATCCAGACGCCTATGTGTCAGATAGCGGGGATTTTGGTTTTTATTCTGATTGGGCGAATGAGTTGGTTTTGTGCGAGATTAACGAATTTTGTAAATCAAGTTTGGCTTCTAAAATTAGAGAAAAGTTCAAAGAAATAGCAGAAACTCAAGCATGTTAAGAATTACAAAACGCGCTTAAAAGAGCAATGAAACTAAACTTAGATGTTTTTAAGATTGTAGATGAAGTAACGATAGAGGAAGTTATTAAATGACCACAATTGCACAAGCAAAAGAACGTATCTTAACCAAATTGGATTGGGATAATACAGACCTAAGTTATCCGGTTATTTTGTGGGGTCCGCCGGGATTGGGGAAAAGTTTTTTGGTAGTTTCTCTTGTGTGCGAACGCATGATCGAAGATCTTAAAAAAGAATACTACGAAAAGGCTAAAGACATTACCGACAAAGAAGGCGAAGAATATCAAAAATTAACAGCAGAATTAGAAAGAAAACTCAAACTGCTTAATTTTGATGATATTACACACGAATTATTGGAGTTTATTGCGCCTCATTGTTTGGTTCTACGGTTAGCAGAACGTCCCATCGAACAGCTACAGGGTGTAGTTGTGCCATCAATGTCCGACAAGGATAATTTTGCCAGGTTTGTTATGCCAGAAAACCTAGTAAAACTTAAGGAAAGCAAATGGGGAATAGTGTTTTTAGATGAGCTAGATAAGGCTAGCGATTCTAAATTCGGTGCAGCTACCCACATTCTAGAGAATAAAGTGGTTGGAGATCTTCAGCTTGGCAAAGGCTGGTATGTAATAGCAGCAGCAAACCGGGAAGAGGATTCTCATTTATCCAACCCAATTCCTCCGGAGCTTCGCAACCGTTGCGCCAATATTGAAGTCGAAGGAGATTTGAATACTTGGATTAAATGGGCAGTTAAACATAATGTTCGCAAGGATATTATTCTATTTCATAAATTTAAGAATGGAGAATGGTTATGTAACTATGATCTTGAACAAACATATGCATTTCCTACCCCGAGATCTTGGGTGATGGCGAGCAGAACCATAGATCGGTTGCAGAAAAAACTTAATCCAAAACCTGACGACATTAAAGCCATGGAGAATTTCGATAATTTGGTTAGATATGAACTGATGGATTTCGTTGGCAAACAAGCTCAGGCTGAATTCTTCCAATACCGAGAAGCATATTTGAAATTTAATGTACAAGAGATTTTGGATGGAAGAAAAAGGATTGCTACCAAGGATAATTGCCCAAACGAAACCGTTCTAATAAGCGATCAATGTATTGCCGCATTTGCTATGGCAGATCAGGTCACTCCAGATATGTTGGGTAAAAAGGGAGACGAATCTCAAGCGTTTAAATTTCAAGCAGATTCGTTACGGATGAGGAATTTAACTCAGTTTATTGGTGATTTGTTACCAGAAATTCGTACCATATATCTACAACAGATTCATACTACTAGGATAATGAATATTATAGCAGATTCTGGTTTGGCGGATGATATCATGGAAGATATAATCGAATACATAGCGGCGGCATGATGGCTCAAATATTAATCCCTTGCAAAGAATGCGACGGTACAGGTTTAGGGATTTATCCTAACGAATGTACTAATTGTAACGGTACAGGAGTAGCTCAACAAGTTTATGACACAACCATAAAAGAATGGTTTGATGCATTCAAAAAAGAAGTGGATGATGTTAGATTTGAAATTAAGGAACTAAAAAAGGAAAACAAACAATTAAATGAGTTGATATTATGCCTTTTGTTAAAGGATATGGATGAGGATTCGGTTTTTAAGATAAAAAGAAGGATAGACCAAAGTTTAGATTATGAAAGTCGATACAGACCCTACCCTTCCGATCATGATCCTGGATTGTTGTTGGGGTATAAATTAGAAATAAGCAATGGCAAAATATTAATTCGTTTTGTTGATAGTAATTTAACACTTGAAGAAGAGATTGCTAAGGAAATAATAGAATGACAACATTACTTCCGGACGGTTCTGCTTTTTGTTGTGGTAGTTTTCCGCTTCCGAAAGGACATTGGTTGTATAAAAAAGGACATAACAAACCACCTATGCGGTTTCGTTTGGGAACGGATCATCCTGAACATAAAGCATGGGAACAGTCGGTAAAAGAAGCTGCTAGATTTACAATTAGAGCGGCTACAATGAACGGAACGGACAACGATTTTGATCCGGATGCCATGGTTCAGATGTTTATTATAGGAATGATTGGGTATTATACTCCGGACGGGAGAAGCTCAGAGGATATATGACAAAGGTAGAATCAGAAGAAATGGTTGCCAAAGCTTTAATGACCGAGGAAGGCAAACAAGCTTTACGACCAATTATCGAAGAAGCTGGAGCAATTTTTGCCGATATGTATCCTGAAGGTTCTTTTGGATACCATTTAGGACGAGCTGTGGCGGGGTTGCCGCCTAAGGGTTTAAAATGAAAAATAAAAGCGGTGCAGAATTAATTGCAGACGAAAGAAAACGACAGGTTGAGACAGAAGGTTGGACAGCTGAACACGACGATAATCATTCTTATGGAGAATTAGCTATTGCGGCGGTTTGTTATACAGCTGCAGGCGCGGGTATTGAAGTTTTTCAACATTGTGAGACACACAAACCGCAACATACGTTTATTGACCCTTGGCCATGGGAAAAAGAGTGGGATAAACGTTTGGAATATGGTAGGTTGCCATCTTCTACTGACGAAAAACGTGATTTGTTGATCAAAGCTGGGGCATTAATTGCTGCTGAAATTGATAGACTGAATAGGATTCAAAATGTATAGACACTATCGATACACTACATCATATCCTTTAGGAACAGATCGTGGCAGGGCGCCCACGTTAGCTCGGTTTGAGCGAGATACTTCCGAATTATCTGACGATTATACTTTTGATTGGCAACGCCCTAAACGTTTTGGTAATGGTTGGTGGCTAGCAGTAAACAATTCTACCGCAGAGGAAGATTATTATTTTGATTTTGAAGCTGATTGTTGGCTGCCTACTAAGGATGATCGATGAAAAAGCGTTTGCGAAAAAAGAAGAGAGTAGGAGAGTTTCGCGAGGATGGTTTTCGTATTCTGGCGGAAGTAAATGTTACAAATAATTCTCCAGAGAACCTACAATTCGTGGATGATTTTATTGAATTTATGGTGAACAGAAACCTTGGTATTGGCGGAGGTATTGGTGACAAAGTGGATGTTTTCTGTGCATATTTAGGGCGCGGAACATGTACCGAAGAAGATCGTCAAACTGTTATTGAGTGGCTTAAAAACCAACCTTTAGTATCGCGATTTAAGATTGGACCTCTTATAGATGGTTGGTACTTTACAGATGAAGAATATGAATTGGTATTAGATTAACATGGTGAAATTATTGCATATATTGTATGAGCGAATGGGAAGTAACTCGTCATTATATTTCCGATGTTATGTTACCAATGCCGAAGGTGGTAATGTGGACACGAAATATTAATTTTATGATAAGCTGGTTAGAATCGTATGTCGAGGCAGTAGATTTAGGTGTAGTTAATCCAGACTTTAGACCATAAAGGAAATACAAATGGGTTATATTGAGAATCCTAAAACTGTTGGTAGTGGAATTTTGTGTGCAATCCCGCAAACTGGTGTTTGTCCCGTGGGTTGTCCCGATTGTTTCTTCCAATCGGGAAGATCATATCTCGAACCGTTGGATGAAAACTTACCCAACCTTCCTCCATTAAACAGAACCGCTGGGAAAATTGTTAGATTGAACGATGGTAATGATTCTAATATACAAAGGGAGGAAGTGGAAAGGGTTGCCGAGCTGTACGGGGCAGCGTTTTTTAATACCTCCATACCAAAACGGTTAGCAGAGTTTAAAAAACCCGTAGTTCTTACAGTTAATCCTGGTAATATGACTGATGTTCGGGCACATTTAGTTGATCCTTGTCCCCAAAACCTAATGTTTGTTCGTGTAAGAGTAAATACTTGGAATTTAAGTTTGGTAGATAAAGTTGTGGCACATTATTCGGAGAGAAAGGTGCCAACGGTTTTGACGTTTATGGCTCATTACGAAGGATTTATCCCAGCAGATCATAGGGATAATTATTCTTTTAGGAAGCGTACTTTAAATTCTTATTGGGTAATAACTCCTGAAGCTTGGGATAATATTGTTGCACGTTACAAGGACAATTCGTTGGTTTATACTTGTGGTAAAGACTCAAACACCCATGCTTGTAAGCACTGTGGCAATTGTTTGAGAGAATATTTTTCTACAATTTCTCGTTGTGACTCATAGAACACCAAATTTCAAACTAGACGGGTTGGGAGAACATATTTTTGCGTCAGATGGCGAAATTGTTTTTCGTTTGCGCTGCATTAAATGTGGAAAAATAGTCTACAAAGTGCGCAACAGCGAAGGCAAGATTGAATTATGGAGCTATGATTCGCTAACTTGTGTGGAAGGTCAGATAAAGGATATAATAGAATGACTTGCATTGTTGGTTTGGTTCATGGAAGTAGGGTCTATATTGGAGGAGACAGTTGTGGGGCGGCAGTGGAAAGGTATGATGTGGTTAGTAGAAAAGATCCAAAAGTATTCAAAGTAGGAAAGTTTTTATTTGGGTACACCTCTTCGTTTAGGATGGGGCAATTAATTCGTTTTTCGTTTAAACCGCCTAAGAACGATTGCAAAAATGATTATGAGTATTTGTGTACTAAATTCGTGGACGAGATAAGATCGGTTTATAAAAACGGAGGATATCTAACCGTAGATAATTCTGTTGAAACTGGCGGAATATTTTTGTTAGGATATAACGGACAACTATATACGGTAGAGGATGATTTTGATGTAGGAATGGCTAATTTGGAGTATTATTCTATAGGCGCCGGAGCCAATTATGCTTTAGGGGCAATGTATCAGTCTGGATTAACTAAAAAGAGACCACAAGAAAGAATTAAAAACGCATTAGATGCTGCAGCTACGTTTAATGGTGCCGTTATGCCGCCATACAAGATACTTTGGGTCTGACATGGCTAAAAAAGGTGGAACAATTGATACAAGGTGGGGACATCTTAGTGGTGGTAAGTTGTGGAAAGGACCTGACGAAGGACAAATATTCGGAATAGATGCAGAATTAGGTTTCAACTCCTACTATATGGGACCAACTTGGCGAGTAACCCGCTTTCCGTTTTTTGCCGGCATAACTGAACGATGTAGTGATTTTCTTTGGGAGTTATCTTTTGAATACAACAGAAAAACACCCATAGACAAAGGATGTTGTTCTGAATGGAAAGACTGTAATACAGAATTAATACGTTCTGCTGGCAAGTTGCTCATAAATTTGGAATGGTTTTTGACACAATACAAAATATTGGACGTAATAGAATGAGAAAACTCAAGCTCATAATGAGTGATACTAACTTCACTAACGCCGTGGTCCATGATGAAAACGGTGAGGAGATTGGTTATATATCAGAAATAGCTATACGCCCCAAAAGAAGCATGATGTTTATTCGGGTAGAAGATAATATTTCCAGCACAGATATGGCTACTTTAAGAGACGTGATAAAGGAATCCTTACACGATGGCTCACCAGATCCTTTTGTTATTTGTACCAACCATTTGAATGTTGGGAAGATAACTTTAGACGATTATCAAGTGGATAATGCTAAGATTATAGCAAAACATGATGGGGAATGGCTAAGCGAAGAAGATGTAACCATCAAAGATATAATCGAATAGATGGATACCAAAGAAGAACAAAAGATTATCGAGGAAACACGTAGGGTTTTTGCGTCGCTGGCTCTTATTGCACCATTTGCTTATCCAATGTTGGCTATGCCAATAAGATTGGACCCACGATTACCAGCGCCTGCGGCAACCAATGGTGTAACTGTTATTATTAACCCTAAAGAATGGGAGAAGAAAACATTCAAGCAAAAAATGTTTATTGCGATCCATGAATGGATGCATATTGCTTTGCTTCATTGTAAAAAGTTGGGTAAAAAAAGAAGGGTGATGCACAATTATTGCTGTGATTTTAACATTAATTCTATGATTCGGATTGACATGAAAGATCAATTCGAGATGCCATGTTGTCTTTTCGATCCAACATACCACAACAAATCTTCCGAAGAAATATACAAGGATTTAAATAACGAAGTAAAGCGACGTCAAGAAGAAGGAATGACGCCATTTTGTCATTGTTGTAACAGAGAGTTTGTTAAGGGTGATTATGCGGATGGGCGCTGGAAAGATCCTGATGTGGTTAAATGTCCTGTGTGCAAACGTCCTACGGCTGATGGAAAAGAAATACCGGAACCTGAATATGTAGACAGAGAGAACGCAATTAACCAATTAATGGTAGAAGAGTTTGGGGCGCCTTGGGGAAACGATTTGCAGGATCTTCCAGTAGATGCGGATGAACAAAAAATAATTGATCAGGTTATGAAAGCTGCGGCAAGATGTCGTTCGCAAGGTAAAATGCCAGGCTCAATGCCGTCTTTTTATGAAGAGTATATAGAAACAATTAAAAAATCTAATGTTCCATGGTATCGTATTTTATATAGGTACGCTAAAGAGTCGTTAAAAGGAAATACAGATCGAAATCCATTTAAACCGGACCCTAAGTATTTACCATTTGATATATTTATTCCTACAGAAAGAGGAAGAAGAGTTAGCAAATTAGTATTAATTGTTGACACTTCTGGTTCGATGGAGACAGAAGAATTTAAATATGCAGCCGGACATATAGAAAAGTTCTGCACATTAGTAGATAATTTAACTGTCATAACTGCTGATACTATTGTACAGGAGGTGCTTCGGGTGCGGAACGTGAGGCGAGAATTAAAGAAACATGCCTTGAAGTTTAAGGGCAGAGGTGGTACAAGGATGGATGAAGCATTTGAAGCAGCCAACAAACTGCGTCCGAGTCTGATTATTCTTTATTCTGATATGTACATTGGTGATTTTCCCCCAAAACCGCGTGCTCCTGTTATATTTTTAGCTACCAAGGATGCAAATATTACAAAGGTACCATATGGAATTCTTCTTAACATGGAATCGCAAGGACAATATTAATGGCAGATGACATACTTACGCGAGAATTAGTTAGAAATACTTTGGGAAAAATGGGGTTAGTTCCTCCTCCTAATTTGGGGAAGCTTGGAATTACCACCAAGGAGTTCTTATTAAAGGATTCTCTAAAGATAGAGTATTTAAATGACACTAATGAGCAACAGACTTCAAGTTTTCCGCTTTGGTGTGGCGAAATCTACATGGGAACTTCGCGCATGGTGGCGCTAGCTACGGATTTGTTTACCAGAGACGACGAATACCACGAATTTTGTGCTACATTTTGTGTGGACAAACTAGCCATTCATGGTGTAAAACACATATTTGCAGATCAAGAGGATGCCTATTTCCTTAAAGCGAATGAAAATGAATGGACACAGATGAGCTTATACAATAAGCTATTGATTACGGCTGGTATGGAAAGGCTTGCTGACTATGGGGTTTCTTGGCGTCCGTGCAAAGACTACGATCAATTGTACCCAAAACTTGTAGAGTTGGTTGAAATGTAAGGCAAAAAAATGAAGATCTACATTGTTTCTAAGTATCCCATCCCCGAACTAGAAAACCAGGATGCAGATCTTTTAGTGGATGACATAATTGATCTGTTTCAAGATCACAACACATGTGCTGTAAATGATAGCACAATAGCCTTAAATAAGGTTCGGGATGGTGAGGTTAAATATACTTACTGTCTGAGTATTGAAAGGATATTTGGGTGATGGTTCACTTTCTTGTTATAAATTATTTTTATGACACCAGCGATGATGAATATTGTTTGTGTAATTCAAAGGAACAAGCAATTAGGGTGGCATCAAATATAGTTTTAAACACTATGATGGATGGAGCCGGAATTACTAAAAAAGAATTGTTGAAAATTAAGAAGCCTGAGGCTAGATTAGAGGCTTGGGCAGATTATAGTAATTGTTATAGTATGGAATGGTCTTTTGGTAGCATTGGTGGCATCAAAATTGTAAAAATCAAAACACCCACTAAACAACAACTTGTGGAGAAATAACATGGGAATGAATGCGGTTGCATATTTGTGGTATGGTGTTATTGATAAAAGATCTCGGCTTTTGAAGCTTGCAGATGATACGTTTGGTGAAGAGATTTATTCAAAATTAGAAACATTAGCTGAGAGATTTGGTTTTGATGAGATTTGTCTCCAGCGCGAAGGATATGATCCTACTGAAGATCATGGAGTAGCGGCGTGGAGTTTTCATTGTTTTGATTGGGAAGATACCAAACCTTTCAAGATGCCACCACAAGCTACTTTGGATAGACAATGGCGAAAGATTGCCCAAAAACTGGGTATCAAAAAGAAGCCTCAATGGTATTTGTGGACAGAATATTCCTAAGTGGAGAACAACAATGACCGATAATTTTGTTGAAGAATATATGTCTGAATGTATTGATCGGGGTATTTGTACCCCTAAGGATATTTGCAATCGTGCAATGCAAAGAATTGATGACATTGATGAGGAGTTGTTGCGGCATCAGGCGTTGAGGAAAGAAAAATCTAATTTAGAGATGGTATTGCGCACATTTAATCATGAGGCGTTTAAGAAGCCTCGCAAGAGCAAAGAGCCCATGATTAATTCTGAGGTTGCAGAAGCCGATTTGGACCCATCCTATATTAATCTTTTGTCTAGTATTTGCGGTTTTATTGATCAATCGGAACATTCTGTAATGCCCCGGGAAATTATAGATAGAATGTTGAAAAATAATGCAATAGAACATGGTACTGTTGACGATAAACAACGTTGTATCTACATGTCTATCAAATGGTTGTTGGATCGTGGCATCATAAGGCGTGATGATGCTAACAGATCTCTTTCTCAAGGAAAGAATTGGAGAGATAGACCGCAATAAAATAATATAACTATGTGAGCGAGTTATATTTATTATTCATACCACCGATTCTTTTAATTGTGTTATCGATAATTGTGTATTTTTTTACCAAACCCACACAATTGCAGATAAAACACAATCTTATTGGAACATACGGGGAGGTAATTTATCCTGTTGACAGGCGGGACGGAGCCATTGTAGTATGGGAAGGCGATGAGGAAGTAATTATATTTTGTAGATCTTATGGATCAAAAATAGCGGAAGGTGCCACAGTCATTATTACTGAGTATGATTTTAGAGAAAGAACTTTTCGTATTGAACCAAGTCCCAGGAAAATATATAGACACTGATGTTTTTAGGCATGGAAGCAGAACCAAAAGAAGAAAAAACAGCTTGGTTGTTAACTTTTCTTTCTTGGGTTGTTTATATTTTTATTGGTGTGGTGTCGTCCTATTATAGGTGGGTGATTTTGTTTATTCCTATTATTATGTTGTTAAGTTTTATAGTAGCGGTAGTTGCTGACAAAATGTATGGTGGTTTTAATCCAAGTTATACGTTGTGGAGCAAAATTAAAACAATTTTTCTCATAAGTCTTTTAGTGCCACTATCTATACCGTGGATTATTAAGTGTTTGAGAAGAGATTATTTGGAAGAAATAATTCAAGATATAATTGAATGAAAACCTATCCCACAATACCGTCAGAGGTCCAGTCTGGATTTCATATAATCGCTTTCAATAAGCTGGACGGATCTAATATACGTGCAGAATGGTCCAAAAAGAAAGGTTTCTATAAATTCGGAACTAGGAAAAGGCTACTTGGAGAAGACGAGAAGCCATTGGGCGAAGCAATTAGCCTTGCTAGAAACAAATATGAGAAAGATTTGTCAGATATATTTCGTAAGTTACGATGTCAAAACGCTATTTGCTTTCTAGAGTTTTGGGGAAAGCGTTCAGCTTTCGGTAGACATGTGGTCGAGCCGCATGATATTACTTTATTTGATGTGTGCTTATATAAACAGGGAATAATGTTTCCTAAAGAGTATTTGAAGAACTTTGGACATTTAGATATTGCTCAGGTTTTATATCAGGGACCGTGCAATTCTGAGTTCGTTAATAGTGTACGTGAGGGTACATTAGAAAACATGGGACCTGAAGGCGTGGTCTGCAAAGCGCCGGGCACACATAAAAAACCATTGATGTTTAAAATCAAAAGAAACACTTGGTATGAACGACTGCGTGAGTATTGCCAAGGTGATGAAAAACTTTTTAATGAATTGGTTTAATGGAATGGATTGGCGAGAAAATAAAAGAAAATCTATTCTTCCACACTTTAAAGGCGAAGGAAAGTTTCTAAAATCTGTTCAAGAAGGCAGATACAAATTAGATATTTATCGCTACGGAACTAAACAAGGATGTTGGGAATATACTCAGGGTAGAGTATATAGAGATGGTAATTTTGTTACAAATGTTAATCGCAACTATAGTAGTTTTCCATTTTCTTGGATTGTTGGACACGCTAACGGTCATGATTATTTAGTTGCCGGAGAGGACTATCAGGGACAAACTATAATCGAATTAGATACAGGAAAGCGATCCGACACTTTACCAGAAGATGCCGAAAAAGGTTGGGGGTTTTGCTGGGCAATACACAAATACTTCCCTAAACAACAAATTCTAGTAGTTGATGGATGCCTTTGGGCTTGCCCATATGAGTTTAGATTCTACGATTTTTCTGATCCGTTGAATTTTAAAGAAATTAAATATGAGGATGATTGTATATTGTCGGATGGTAAATTTCCAACGTTTGAATCCGATGGGATAATTCGTTGTTATCAATTAGACATACAGCTGAATGATGGTGAGGATTGCGAAGACGACGAAGAGATTGAAAAAGCCATTGTTGCTCACAAAGATTTCAAACGTATTGGAAACAAATTAGAATTTCAGAATGAATGGGTTTCTGAGGAAGAACAGGTTAGGCGCAAAAGAAGCCAAGAAGCCTGGGATCGTCGCGAGAGGGAAATAAAAGAATTTAAGGAAAAAGATTCTCTTTATTTGTCTTACTTGGAGAATCTAAAAGATGGTACTCTAAGCCCCGAAAATTCAGAAGGTTGTGGAGTAACTTATAATGGTTGGTGTCCTAATTTCGACGTTGAAGAACGTCGGTGGTGTCGTCGAATAATTAAAAATACAAAAGGATATACTGTTGATTTAGATTGGGGAATTAAAACTGGACCAGTTAAATTAACTATATTCAAAAACGGGAACCATTTAGAAGATAAGTTTTGGATGGAACATTCTGTACAAAGTATAAACGATGCGTTTGAATATGCCAAGGAACTAATCAAATGAATAATCCTTTCGAAAAAGTTATTGATGCTGAAACTGAAGAAACTTTTTCTGATCATTTAGTGATTGATGAGTTTAGAGGGAAGAATGAATTTCTTTCTAATTTTTTCATGCGTCCATTTCAAACCGATATAGAGTTTATAGATGAAAATGGCGAGCACCAATGGATTACAGAAACATTTCAATCTGTTGAGCACGCATTTCAAGCGTCAAAAGTATTTGATCGTGATGTTCAAAAGGTAATTCGTGATGCCGCAACGCCCCGAAAGACTAAAAAATTGGGTAGAAAAGCTAGATTGCGTCCGGATTGGGAAGAAGTTAAAGTTGATATTATGGAGAGAATAGTTTCCGATAAGTTTGCGCAACATAAAGATCTTCAATTGCGTTTGTTATTTACTGGAAACGCCGAGTTAATTGAAGGAAATACCTGGAATGATGATTTCTGGGGCGTTATTAATGGAAAAGGTGGCAAAAATCATTTGGGTAAGATTTTAATGCGGGTGCGAGATCTTCTGACCGAATCTTTAGGAGATTTTGAAACTGTTTTCAAAGGGTTTTTAAGCGATAATCATTTGGGTTTTTTGATTGGACATTTTAACTGGGAACAAAATAATGAGCAAGAAACGTCAAGCGGTTGTTAGAACGGTTGTGGTAGAAAAGAATCCTAATTCCTACAGCAAAGCGTTGGAGGAAGTTAAGAAGGTTTCTGGATTCACAGCAGCTCTTCCTTTGAGAGCTGCTTCTGCAGGAGCTGCGGTGGAATACGAGTTTCTGGTTTCTGACGAAATGTCTGATTGTGAAACGGAACTCATGACCATGCGTTTGGAAGCGGAAGGTTTTGGGAGGCGTTGATGAAAAAGATTGGCAAGATTCTAAACAAATTGGACAGTAAAAAAGCAAGAATCATTAAAGATAGAATCTCCAAACTTGCTGATAAGTGGGATAAAGAAGCCGATCGTCTTGCTGATGAGGCTGAAATGCCCTCAGCTGCTACAATAAATAAGTGTGCAGATTGTCTTCGTAGATTTGCCGGAATAGAACCGGATGAGAATAGATAAAAAAACCATAGTCGATAATATTTATAAACACCTTGGGAAAACTTTATCAAAAAATCAAATCTATGATGTGGTTACAGTAATTTGTGACTATTTGTCAGAAGAATTAATAGAAAACCGTAGCGTTTCAATAAAAAACTTCGGCACCTTATCTCCCTATATGTTTCATGGGCATGAGGGGATAGATGTGTCGAGTGGAAATATGAGGTACGTGGAGGAGTTTCGGAGTGTGAAGTTTCGTCCACACCATGTTTTATGGCGCTTGGTGAAGAGGAAGAGGAAAAAGATTCTCAGAAAGCGGTAGAATTCTGTAGGTTTGCTGGCTGTGCGAAAGAAAAGTGAACGAAGGCGTTGACAAAAGCAAAACGATCGGCTAGATTCGAGCACGCTAATCGAAAGCACCCCAGAAATTCTAACAGGAGAAACAAATATGGCGAAACAAGAAACTCAGAAGAAGAAGCCAGGTCGTAAGCCTGGAACGAAGTCACCTCGCAATATCTATTGCCTGTGTGTTGGCGTGGTTGAGGCGGAGCTGCAGGTCGAGGAGATTCAGGTCGAGGGAGATAAGAACTCCACCGATAAGGATCTGTTGGCACAGGCTTCCGATAAGTTCGAGGCACTTCATGGCGAGGCACCAGAGGAAATGAAGGGTCCGTATTTCCAGCGCAAGGGTCAGCAGACCTATCAGCGCAAGCGTGATTCGATCAAGATTGATACGGACGACCTCGTTTTCAAGCCCGACAAGGCTGTTGCTGAGTACAATGGCTGGGAGGTTGCGGTTCGGTATATCGAGAACTTCGATAGCGCAGCCTACATTATCTTCAAGCGTCAGCTGGATGATAGTGACAAGAAGCGTGCCAAGCCCGTGCCGAAGACGGTGCCCCTTGATGCGCTGCAGAATGTGCGACCGCAGGAAAGCGCTAGCGCATAAGAAAAACAAACCGAAACCCATGAAAGCCTGGCTTCTAAAAGAAGCTGGGCTTTCGTGTTTTTGTGGGATAATTTTGAAATCGAGCCGGCTGAGAAAAACAACTATCAATATTTTCACAGCATGGCATGATTATGCGAAAAAAGTTGAACGAATTCAAAAAAATATTCCTTGCTAGGCGTGCTCAATTATTGGAACAACTGAATAGAGATACTTTCTTGGACACCGAAGGTGATGATGTTGATTTAATCCAAGGAAAGATATTACATTCAGTAACGGAGAAGCTTTCAGCCAGAGAACTTGCGGCTCTTCGTAGAATAGATTTGGCTCTGGAAAAAATCGAGTCAGGGGAATTCGGAACTTGTGAAGAATGTGGTGAGGAAATCCCAGAGAAACGTTTGATGGCTCATCCGGAAGCTAGCACCTGTATTTCTTGTGCTGAACATCTGGAAAAAATTGAAAAGCAATATGCAAGTGGTTGATATTACAAAAGAAAATCACATTCTTTTAAGTCAAACACAGCATAAATAACCATAGAACAGCAAGGTAACTATGAAAAAAATGAGCTTTGTCCATCCCATGATTTATGAAAAGACACGGGATGGGGAAATGTTATATGATGTTTATTCGCGCCTAATAAAGGAACGCATAGTTTTTCTAGCAGATGAGGTGGATGTGGAGGTAGCAACAACGGTAGCTGCTACCTTTTTGTTTCTGGACAGCCAGAGCAAAACGAAACCAATCTCCCTGTATATTAATTCCCCTGGCGGTTCTGTACATGATGGGCTGTTTACCATTTACGATGCCATAAATTATATAGAGTGTCCTGTTAAAACTGTGTGCTTAGGTGAGGCTGCTTCCGCGGCTGCAACAATATTGGCTGCCGGTTCACCCGGAATGAGGTTTGCTACTCCTAATAGTTTAATCATGATTCACCAGTTGCAGATTTCAGATTTGTCTGGTAAAGGAACAGATGTAGCAAAGGAAGCAGAACGGATTAAAGAATGGAACGAGAGATTGTTTCAAACATTAGCCCGCCATACTGGGCATACTACTGAGGAAATTGCTCAAGTATGTAGAGATGATACGTATTTTAACGCAAAACAAGCTAAGGAATTCGGTTTGATTGATGAAATTGTTGAACCGAAGAAAAAGATTCCCGATTTAATTACCCAAACCCCAAAAGCAAGACGGAAAAAGGGTTCGTGATGAGCCTGAATGTATGACGTATTAGTTAGTTTACGATCCAGATTAAAGTTTTATATATCTAGACTTAGATGTGATGCTTGTTATGCACCATATTCTAAACATTGCTCAATATATTTGTGCGAGTCAGGCTCCACATTTGAACAAAATAAGAGCAAATTTTCCATTGATTCTAAACCATCTGGTCAACCAATTTCTTTTGGAGCCAGGTTCCCCATTACCTGGAACTCAGCAACAAGTCGACACTTATATACTAACGCTTTGCAAGCAGCCCGGTTAGTTGCAAACCCAGAGAAGGAAAGAGTAACTAGAAACGTTTTGTCCTTGGAGGTTTGTTGTAGTAGGTGTAATAATTTTAAAGAATTGGAAATAGATTTAGATGATTTTTTGCCAAAACAATATGGGAAAGCGTCTGTTACTCGGGATTTGAGTTATCCTGATGAAGAAGAATAGGCTACTTCGAGATTTGGATATTCCTAAGAATCGTGTGCGTTGCGATTTGTGTGGAAAAGAATACTCTAAAGAGATTATTTGTGGGTATTCTATGGGTAACGTTAGGGATTATAGGTTTCGTTATAGCTTCGATTCTACGCACCTGCCGTTAATTTACACATGGACCAGCAGACATTGGCTGGTTCGTGATCCCAAATCAGTTAAACATATTTTTAGAAGACGCCGAATGTGTACAGATCTTACAACCGTTGATGGGTTCTATCCATACCACAAAATAGCTGTAGAATTAAAGTGTGAGTGTGGTGGTTATAGGACGTATTTTATCAAATTAAAGCACATTTCTTCATCAACAATACGACGCAGAAGGGCACTCTAATATTCTTGCATACCAATTATGGAAATTATTGCAAGGAAACGTTCCGAGGATCCAGCCCAGGAAAAGCTAAGGGAGCGCAAATCCCAATGGAACGCAGAGGTTAAAACCTTAATTGCACAACTTATTGCTTTTAAACGTGGATTAAATGGCAGAGGGGATCCTAGGGCAGGATTACCCCCGAGTAATATTAAAAACCCCTTTCCTAGTGAAATAGGTCAATACCTGGAAGAGATGGCAACGCGATATCAGAAAGTAATTACTGAAGCTAAACAAATTATATCTGAACAGTCTGATTATAGTCAAAAACGTCGCAAAGGAAAGAAAGAGATGCCTTTTCCGGTTGCGGCAAGCGTTGAGAATGAAATAGAAAAACAGGCGTCTTGGTGGGGAAGTAGAGCCTGGACATGGTTCACTCAGTATCCTATACTGGGTGGAAAAGATGCAGACAGGGATCGGATAGCCTTGTTACATACTGCTACGGCTTTGATTGATTATATTGATGAAACCGAGGAAGATTTATCTAAAGGCGGTGATGACGCAATACCTTCTGCTGTATATAAATTATTAGCAATGCATCGTGTATTTGATATGCGGTTTATTAAGATATTTAACCGCATGATGGTTCGTCATACTCAGGTAGCTGAAGAAAAAGCCCCTACTGAAGCACCAGTTTCGCCTGAAGCAGAACCGGAAAGCTATTTTTCTCCACCAGTACCGGATGAACCTAAGGAAGCACTGAGGATATTGGAAGATTTGTTGCTGATTGATATACATCACGTTAAGAAACTGTTAGATATTGTGAAGCAGTTGAAAAAAGTGTCGCCGGAAGAATACAAGGGTTTGTATCGAGACTATGAATTGATCGTGAAACTAGGAGGAGAAACTAGAGCACGATTGCGAGTAGCTCAAAGAAGCCCGGATGATACAGAAGAGCTGGCTTCGGCAATGTCTCTTTATAAAGATGTATTAATTCGGTACAATAAAGTGTTAAATATATTTAAACGGGCATTGGGAGTTAATGGAAATAGATTCAGAACTTTGTTGGAGCAAGCAGAAGAAACTTATAAGAGGGAAATTTCTGCTATGTACGGTCCTGAAATAGAAAAATTAGCCCAGAAATCTCTTAAACGGTGGTGGCGCAGAACTCGGTTGGGTCTTTTCCCGCGCGAAGAAGACAGAATGAAACGAGATGTTTTGTTGAAGACCCAGGAATTAACTCGTTTATTGAATCATATGCAGGATTTGTTAGAAGAAAAGTATACAACAGCTGCCCAAGTGTGGCAACATGTTGCTGATTCGTCCGAATTATTAGCTGAAGTATTTGGGATGATATTAAATCTTTCTGAATACCATAATGCAATGGAAGCTGATAAGAAATTAAAGAAGACCAAACAACCATCCACAAAAATTGATCGAGATAACCGCATTAAATTAACAAAGTGCCAGAAATATTATAAAGATTTGAGTAATTTCTTGCAACGAACCATGGGTTCCGCTGAGCAATAATGGACAAAGTAGTTTTTGGAAAACATGAATTACCTACTTTAGTAGCCATTACTGAAGACGAACAAGTACAAGGATTAATGTATAAGAGTTGGCCGCCACCCATAATGAGTTTTCCCTTTAAACAATCTAAAGTTCGTAAGTTCTGGATGAGAAACACTATTTCTCCGTTAGATATTATATTTTGCCGCGGCAACAAAGTTATTTCTATAATATCTGGAGAACCGTTATCATTAAAACAGGTAGGTCCAGATGAACCCTGCGATTTAGTTGTTGAATTACCAAAGGGTACAGCTGAGAATATAGGTATTACTGCAGGTAGCATTGTTAAATTGCAGCTATCAACAAACACATTAGCTAAGAAATATGCAAGTTTTTTGAGCCAAATGAAATAATTATCTTGCTTGACAAGTGCCCGAACTTACGATAGATTGCTGTACATGACTACTCTAGCGAAGTGTTTTGGTGCGCTTGTTGCATCAGGCAACGGGTTTCAGTGCGACAATTTGCGGGTTCTACTCAGACAGAATCTGTTACTTACTGACAGGTTTACTGGGCAATCTCGTGTATGGTTACATAAGTTTGGTAGGAAACAATTTCCTAATTCACATAGACTTCTTCGTACAGAAATTGCAGAAGAAATAGATATTTTATACGAAGATGTACCTACAGTTTTATTACAAAAGCGTATGGATCATGGGGCGGTTTTTACTCACGATCCAGTTTGGCAAAAAGAAATTGAATCTTGGCATTTCTCAGATATTTTAGAAGATGCGATGAGAAAAGGAAAATGGAACGGAACAGTTGGATCTTCTTGACAAAAAGCTATCGTTCGGTTATTGTTGCAGCATGAATGAAGATATCAACAAACTGAACGAAGTTCTGGTGGGTTATAAGATCAACGCTAGTTGTGTTGCCGTTAATCGGCACCGCAATTTAGCCATGTATGATATTAAACTTAATCCGGGATGTAGGATTCGTAAGCTTGAGCTGTATGCTCGTGAGATTGCGCTGGCACTGAAAAGTAAAAACCCTACTGTAAGGGAAGTTCCTACGGAAGGAATTGTTAGATTTACGGTTGCCGAACGTGACCCAGAGGTGTTACCATTTGAATCGCTGGCTGAAGGACCTCGACCTGCTGGTGTTTTGCCTTTGCTTCTAGGGGAGACCGAAACAGGCGAGAAGCTGTGGATTAAAATGGAAAAAAATCCACATCTACTTGTGGCAGGTGAAACCGGTTCGGGTAAAACTACCGTACTTCACACGATTATTGCAAACGTTATTGGTCGTGAGGATGTGTGGCTCTATTTAATTGATCCGAAGAATGGGTTGGAGTTTGGAATCTACGAAAACAAAGCCTACAAAATTGCATACGATTACGATGCGGCTTTGGATATGTTGGACGATATTCGTTTTAACATGGATATGCGTGGTAAATTCCTAAATGAAATTGGTAAGCGGAGTATTGAAGACGATCCTTCGATACTTCCTCCGGTTCTTGTAGTGATTGACGAGATTGCTGCTTTGATGTTGTGGGATTCTGATAAAAAGAACCCACAAAAAGGAAGTTTTGAAAGAAAACTGGTAGATATTGCCCAGCGATCCCGTTCGTCTGGCATTTACATTGTTTTGGCGACGCAGCGCCCATCTACGGACGTGGTAACTGGGCTAATAAAAGCTAATTTTCCTGCTCGGATTGCATGCAGAGTCAGTTCTTCTGTGGATTCTAAGGTCATTTTGGATCAGACTGGAGCCGAAAACCTTACACCCAGAAGCCATGCTATAATTAGCAGTCCTGAATTATTTGCAACATTTAAAGTTGCTTATACTACAGCAGAAGACAACGTCAAGAGAACTCTATCTGTATAATTAGCAGTTTCGTTGTCGAGAGGGTCACGGTTTTCTAACCCAAGCTTAGGCGAAAATACATTTGAACCTAAGCTCAGGGAGCTTGAATGCAAGAAACGTCCACGATAGTTGAACAAATAAATGAAATTGCGCAAATTTTACAAGAGGAAGATTTAGATGAGTGGGTAGTACCACAACTGTTAGAGTTTTATTCTAGTAGAATAAACAGCTTAGCAATAAAAGCCTACGGACCTTCTGCTATTAATAGTGAAGGTCCCTCTCTTGCTCAGCTAGCCTTTAAAGAGCGTGCAAAATCTGAGTTGCGTTCTGCTGTTTATACTTTTATTTTCAAATCTGAGCATTGGCGCAATGGTAGAGATATTAATACATATCTTTTAACTTGTTTAAATCGTTTGGCTGATAGAATTCGGTGGGATACTGATAGTATTAGAAAAACAAACACTCCCGTATGTCCAGCCGCCAAATATCTTCAAAGAAAAGAATTTTTAGTTCAAGAAGGAAGGTTGTTGCGGTCACAATTTTGTGTGGAAGAGTTGGAAAGAGCTACAGATGAAATAAAAAATCTGCGTAACAAAGAGGAGAAGACAGAACTAGATCATCAAATGTTATTAAAACTTGAGCTGCGTTCGCGTTTGTTTCGGGCATTTTCTTTACATTCTCGCAAAGGATATCGTTGTCCTGATTGTTTTAGATTTATTCCTGAATCATGGAATGGTCCTAATGGTATTTCTTGTCCGTATGATGATTGTATGTTTGGTGGTGACATAAACAGCCTTGAGAGAATGGCACACCCCGTTGGGCTTACTCAGAGAACTGATCTTAGCCTGCAAACACCAATGTCCGATTCAGAAAGAGACAGCAAACAGATACAGGATACGTTTGTGGCAGAAGTAATCGATGCGGATACGCGAATGGAAGTAAATGAAAACTTCAATGAAGAGTTTCGAGTATTAACTGACGTTATTGATGAGCAGGTAAATTCTATTAAACGAACAAACTCTGCCGGAACATTGGTACAGAAGCTTCGTATGTACGAAGCATACAAAAATATGTTAAATAAATATCCAGAAGATATGGTGTCGTATTTGGTGCACCGCAAGCAGAGTGCAGATTTTCCTATACAGTCTAGGATTTTTCAGGAATATGTTGGTTTAATGCAGGATACGTTGCCTTTTGAAATAAAGCGCGGGGAAGATACCTATGACGTATTATCTCTAACGGATCCTAATATTTCTTTATTCTTGGGCGTTTCTGAGTTTAATGCTACTGTTCGAAGCGATTTGACTATACCTAACTGTACCACAGAAAGCTACATTGGAGGAAGAAAATTTAAAGATTATGGACCATGTTTTATTGGGATGATTATTGATGTTATTGATCGTAATGCTGGAGAATCAATCAAGGACAAGATTAAAGAATATAGTTTTGTGCAGATCAAAATGCATGAAACTGTTGTGCCTGGAACACCAGTAAAAGTTACACATTATCGTATCCCGTCTCATTATGAGATGGGGAATCTCGTGTATCTTCAACGTGTGAGAAAAAAGATAGTAGACAAGGTTTACTATTTGATGCATGGCGAAAAGCGCGTGCCGGGAAATTAATGTATATTCAACCAATGTCCCTACCAAATGGGTTAATATTTTCTCTTAATTTTCCGTATGCGCCACGAAGAGTCTTGATTTGCGCATAGCTTTTGTGGTATGATTGCGTCATGAAAATTAGAAACATACGTTTAGGTTTTGCTACCAACAGTTCTAGTAGCCATAGCATTGTTGTAATTAATGGTGGGGTTAGCACTTCTAATAGCAATGAACAAGATTTTGGTTGGGATAATTTTACTCTCGGCTCGTATAAATCAAAACTAGAATATCTAGGGCAAATATTAAAAGAATCATTTTGTCGTTGGAATTCTTTAGGAAGTAAAGAAGCGGCGCTTCTAGCTAGTAGCTGGTTAGGTATTGATGTAGATCCGAATGGATATATTGATCATCAAAGTATGTGGGTGATACCACGTGATTATAAAATTGACTCTTATTGGGGCGCGGGACATATGCCAAGCCGTGAGTTGGTTGAGGCGATGAAATGTGAATTACACCGAAAAGATATAGTTATTTTAGGTGGTAATGATAATAGCGACGGACACCCGTTAGCGGATAACGATCTTGCTCCTGCTTTTGCAGGGTTTGATAGAGATTATTATCGTGGAGAGTGTATAGTAAGGCATGATGAAACGTATGATTATTGGACCATGTTTGATCACACTTCAGGAAATAAAGTAAGATTCAACTTTACTGAGAATAGTATTACCAGAGCTGAAGCTCCTGAATTAGTGGATATAAAAATTACTGATAAATGTACCAGGAATTGTAAGTTTTGTTATCAGGATTCTAAAGTGGATGGTAAACATGCGGACATGTCAGTTATTAGAGAAATTATTAAAACCCTGCATGAAGTGAAGGTATTTGAAGTGGCTCTTGGTGGTGGAGAACCCACAGAACACCCAGAGTTTATAGCTATATTAAAGAGTTTTAATTCGGTGGGAATTGTTCCTAATTTTTCTACGCGCAATGTAAAATGGGTAAAAGACAACATAGAGGAATTACGTGATGCTGGTGTAGGCGGAATAGGTATTAGTGTTGATAATGTTGAAGATGTAAAACGTGTTCTTTTCCACCTACAGGATGTGAATAAATTAAATTCACAAGGAGAACATAAACCTTCTATTGTGTTGCATCACGTAGTAGGGGTTGCTCCTGAAAAAGAGTTTGTAGAAATATTAGAATTGGCTCAAAAGGTTGGATATAGACCATGGGGAGCTAGCGGATGGGCAAATAATCCCTTGCTCCTTTTGGGTTATAAAACTACCGGACGAGGTGGGCAATTTGTTCCGCATCAGTTTGATGTAATAAAGTTGCTCAAAAATCTTAAGAAAGAACAAGGGTACAACATTGGTGTAGATACGGCGTTTATTGATCAACATAAAGATGAATTGTCTAAGCTTACCGATCCGATTTATTGGACAGCAGGCGAAGGTAACTTTTCATTTTATATGGACGCTGTGAACCATAAAATGGGCAACTCTTCATACGATCCCTGCCTAATTTCTCTTGCTTTGGGAGATGAATTTAAGGAAATCTATGCGCTAACTCCTGAAGAGAGAATCATTAAAGAGATTGTATGATTGGGGACATAGATAAACAATATTGGGCTAAAGGCAAATCTGTTGTTGGTTTCGATGAAGCCGGCAGGGGACCAATAGCAGGAGATATGTTTCTATCTTTGGTGGAATTATATCCTTTAGAAGAGTTTCCGTTTGAATTAAAAGATTCGAAAGGATATAAAGATAATAAAAGATTAGAAATAGAACAGAAAATTATAGAAGCAAACGTAGTAAAAAATTATACTCTTTCTTCTGTAACTGTGGAAGAAATAAATACCGGGATGAATTTGAATCGTTTATTGCACCATGCTGTTTGTAATAAAATTATGCAGTTGATTGCCGGTGGACTTCAGATGCAGAACATGATATTGTTAGTGGACGGAAATCAACCCATTAAAGGATTACAAGATTCTCTGCAACATGTTCAACCAAAGCTAGATACATTGAGTTGGTCATGTGCTGTTGCTTCAATATTTGCGAAGAATGCTCAGGTGCGATCGATGCATGAATTGGACAAGAAGTATCCGGAATATGGGTTTACATCTCACAAGGGATATGCTAAAGAGAAGCACTACGAAGCTATAAAAACATATGGGACATGCGAAGCTCATAGGGTAGGGTGGATTCATGCGAAGACTTGATAAACTTGAGCAGGAACTGGATGATGCCATTGAGTCCAGGGAAATATTGTATGAACAGTTAGTTGAAGCCAGGCTTAAGCTACATTGTCTACAGAAACAGGCGAAGCTATGTGTTATATCGTGTGATGGCACGTCAGACGATGATAATGAGCCGGCTACGCTTGTCGCGCGTACCGTTGACCGCTTGACTGCTGAGGTAGAGCGGATGCGTCCGGTGGTCGAAATAGTAGGACAAATGGTCGATCATCCGGAGCCCGATGAATGGGTAGCTCCACACCGTGGTCTTGCCACCGCGTATGCGGCTTTCCGCGCCGCTGCCCCGAAGACCAAGCAACCGGAGCCGTGCGTGGACGACGATCAGCGCTGGTCTTTCGTTGTCGAATGCACGGGCGAGGACGGCGGGCAACTTGTGTCCAGCACATGCACCGGCAAGGTTCCCGAATCGTTTCTGGCACTGCGCGAGGTGGCACTATCGCTCGGCGAGGCGGAGTATTGTCCGTGTACAAAGCACGTGGACGCGGACACCGGCAAGCGCACCACGGACGATCCGAAGCAACCGGAGGCGGACGGGGAGGAGAAGTGCCCCACGGGGACTGCAGAACTTTCTTGGGTATGCATTCCTGGCACGGACGATTGGTTTTGTATTTTGGGAGACAAAGTTATAGCACAAGCAAGCCCTCCGCATGTACAGACCTGTGGAGCCTGTGGACATAAACCCAAGAGCGAATGGGTATTAGTTTTGTACGAACAAGATGGGACTGTTGCGGAAAGCATGAAAGAAACTCCAGATTTAGAATATGTGAAATATGCGGTTGGATTGTTTGCCGAAGAGGAATATGGAATCAGAAATTGAAGTCTATTCGCTCGTCATGGAGGATCTTCATCCCCACCCTATTCATGGTGGAGGATCATATTGTAGATTGTTCAGTACAAAAGAGAAAGCCATTAAGTGTGCGTGCGAATGGATTAAAGAATATATCGAAAACATGGACGAAGACATGATCGAGGTGTATTACGAATCAGGCGATTTGGATGAAGTGTTGGCACTTATTGCAAAAGAGAATTATACGTTAGCATACGATAAATATTCTGGATTTGCTGATTACGATGCTTGTCCTCAAGTACATAAAGAGCGAGTGATTTAACTAGGAGAATAAAAATGAAAACAGGTTGTTATATTTTATATGTTCCAGCAATGATTCTTTCAACTCTATTGTATGCTTATGTGTTTAGTAGTTTGTGGGGGTGGTATATGGTGGGATTTTGTGATCTTCAGCCGATGAGCATTAAAGTAGCAGTCGGTATATCTATTTTAGTTGATATACTTATTACTAGTCATGTTGCTTATGTAACTATGTTCGCGGAAAAAAAGCTAGACTTTAGCTATCAAGTAAGACACGCTGTTTCCAGAATGTTTGCAATTCCGTTAATATTTTTGTTTGTCGGATGATTGATGTTATTTTTCGTATAAGGAAAAACCAATGATCGATACACTAATAATTGTAAGTACGTCGGTTGTATTGAGCCTATTTTTACTTTGGTTTGGTAAAGTGACTGGCTTTGACGGATGGATGCGACGTATAATTAGGCGGGCAGCTACGGACGCCTATCTAGGAAAAAAAGATGGAAAATAAGAAACCTATTCGTGCAGCTCCGTGCCCGAAGTGCCGTAGTACCAACCTCGGATATTGTTTCTGTTTCGGTTGGTTTAGTGTTATCTGCAACGCATGCGGATACAAAGGTCCGGAAACGCAGAACGATGTAACATACATTCAGGCGTGGAACGAGGTTCCTTATGAAGACACCGCGTGACATTCCTGTTTTAGAAAGAGAATTGCTAAACGAAGTATATGTGGACGTAGATCATCACATTGATGCTGGTGCTTATATTTATTTTGGTTTTACCGCAGCCGCAGATTCCTGTTTGGAGAATTGGAAAAAAGAAATTATTGAATACGAAAATGGATGGAATTTTGTTCCCGGAGACGTGATGCCTTCGGAAAATGATATTGTTATAATTGCTTATTGTTGTACAGGTGGTAGCAAAGATTGTCATGTGGCTTTTGGGTATTTTGATTACGATCAAAAGAAATGGCGTTTAGAATGTGGTGCGGATCTCGAAGCGTCAGGTCGTGTCGTTTATGCTTGGCGTCATAAAATGCAGCCACCGGAGATGTTGAAATGAGAATCTTTTTAGTTCGGCACGGAGAATCCCAAGCAAATGTAGATAAATCTTTGCATAAGATTATTCCAGATCACGAAATTGCTCTAACCACAGAAGGAATGGAACAGGCTCAGATTGCTGGACAAAAATTAAAAGAATACCTTAAAGATAATCCTACAGCAAGTATGGATCTGGGTTCATCCTTACTAGACAGCATTATTAATATAGCGGCTAAACAAAAAGGTATTGGAGAAAAACAAGTAGCTAACGTCAAAGACTTGATAAGCAAACAAATATCTTCCGGCAAGAAAACTAAAGCCCGGTTATGGCATTCGCCATATCGTAGAACCAGGGAAACGGCACGTATAATTTCTGGCGTGGCTCAGGAATATATTCTAGATGTTCGGGAACATATTTTACTTTGTGAACAACAGTTTGGTTTGTTTGATGGGCTAACAAAAGAAGAATCCAACGAAAAGTTTCCAGATGAATTTCAAACTTTCCAGCATGCTAAGAAATATAATGGAAAGTTTTGGGCTAGGTTTCCTATGGGAGAGTCTCCGTTTGATGCTGCGTGCAGAATTCACCAGGCATTTGGTACTTTTAAACGTGATGAGGAAAATAAGAACATCAATGATATAATTGTGGTTTGCCATGGGGCGGTATCCAAACTTTTTACAATGATGTGGCTTCATAAGGAACCGGAATGGTTTCAAAAGGAGCCTACGTGTGGTAATTGTGGTATTCGTTTAATAGAAAACCACGAAGATAAAGGTTACATTTTTGGCGGGTGGTTAAATGGCAAAGAGTGGCACTCATAGCTTTGTTCCGACTGTTGGCGAAGAAAAATGTTTAAGTTATTTTCGTTGTGTTAACTGTGGGATGTTGGCATTTTTAGCGTATCCCAATTATTATATTATAGCCGAGCTGTATAATTGGGAAAGTTGTAAAGATTTTTCCTGTAATGAGTGGATTATTCGCGAAATAGTAAAATGATTAAGATAGGAACTCATATTTTTGTTAGATCAGAAACTCCGTCCGGCGGATGTAAACCATTCATTTATTTTAAGTGTAATAAATGCGGAATGTTTGTATTCGATTTTGTATTCGATTCTGCACTTGAATCACGGTATATTATTTCTGGAGCATGTAGTGAAAAGATGCCTGAAAAATTCACATGTGATGAATGGATTGTTCGTTCTATAATTAAATGAGCCATAAATTTAGTTATAATTTGAAAAAAGAAATGCGTATTTCTGTAGGCACACATAAATTACGATGGTGTTTGCATGACGATTTAGATTATTTTGTTTGTGAGAAATGTGGAATTTTAACTTTTAAATCGCGTAGAAAATGGATAACTTACGATTGGCTACCAATAACAACATTTACTTGCGACGAGTGGATAATCAAATCGGTGATAGAGTGATATTATGTCTATAATATACAAACCAGGAAACGTATCACCAGATCGATATGCATATTTGGTTGGCTGTATAGAAACTAACTCTCCATATCGCATGATTAGAGTAGATATCTATGGGTCTAATGCTTTGAATTCGACCCACATGAGTTCTGAATGTTATGTGGATATTTTACAAGCCACTGGCAAAACTTACGAAGAAGCTTGCAATAATTTAATTTCTATTATAACCGCCACCCCAATGTTTCGTTGGATAGTGGATTTGTTACCAGAACGTCTTCAACGCGAAATAACTATTAAGGATATAATAACCTAGTACCCAGATCCTGGTGGCGTCCAGTAGGGGTTTCTAATTTTCTTGGGCTTGGCAGGTCCAGGCTTTTTGTTTTTCCCGCTGCCCCCACAGAGCTGGCATATTTTATTTGTATCTTTCCAACCAAGGAATCTGCCCGTTCCTTTACAGGCAAGGCATAATCCTTTTTCTTCCAATTCTTCCTGTAGTTTTTTAGCTTTAATTCCCCGCTCTTTCATTTCTGCTTTTTCTTCAGGGGTCCATTCAATATCCTCTTCTTCACCAATCGTCCCCTCTCCTTCACAGGTGGGGCAGACGGTTTCTACAGTGTAGTGTCCCCTGGCATCAGAATATTTGTCCTCAGATTCATAACCTAAACCGCCACAATCTGGACAATCTTCAATTGCAGCGAGTTTTCGGGCGAAGTATTTTGCAAGCTTGGTTATATGCATACTTGAATGTTGATTTATTGACATGGTACGGTTTCTCTGTTAAAAATGAGCCATCATGAACTTCGATTTGAAAAAACATACGATATTTTTGACACTAGCAGGTTCTAGGGCTTACGGTTTTGCCTCTCCAGATAGTGATTGGGATTATCGTGGGGTAGCCATTCCTCCACTGGATACCTATATTGGGATCAAAGACCGGTTTGAACAATCTACCGATCAGAAAACTAGACATTTGTGGAAGAATTATCCGGGTGTTGTTGAGCCAGAAGCAGATATGCAGGTATATGAATTAACTAAATTCGTGCGTTTAGCTACTCAATGCAATCCTTCTATTATTGAAATATTGTTTACCGACCCCTCTACTCATTTAATTAAGCATCCGGTGATGGATCGATTGCTGGATAATAACAGAATGTTTCTCTCAAAGCAAGCCAAAGATCGGTTCTGTGGGTATGCGTTTTCCCAACTAAAAAGAATTCAACGTCATAAAAAATGGCTAGACAATCCTCCCACCAAGTGCCCGGAAAGAAAAGATTTCGGTTTGCCAGAGAAGAAAATTATTCCTTTAGATCAAATTGGTGCAGCTGACGCTTTAATTCAAAGAGATTTGGATACCTTTATGGTGGAACAAACCGATCTACCTGAGCATACTAAAATAGCATTCAAGAACGAATTGCACAAGATTCTGAGAGCTACTTGGTTGGCTATCAACGGTTCTGTACCTTACCCTGTAGATGAATTTGATGACGATGCTCAGTGGAATAGTACGGAGGAAGCTTTACGGGACATGGTTTCTCGGTACGAGGGTTTCAGCGAAAACTTTTTAGAAATTCTTGGAAAAGAAAAGAAATATCGCAGAGCTAAACAAGAATGGGATCAATATCAACATTGGGTAAAGAATCGCAATCCCGACCGTGCTAAATTGGAAAGAAAATTCCAGTATGATTGTAAACACGCCACACATTTATACAGGCTCATAAAGATGGCGAGAGAAATATTAGAAACCGGCGAAGTGAAGGTATTACGCCCTGATGCCGAAGAATTAAAAGCAATTCGCAATGGTGCTTTAACTTATGAACAGGTAGTAGAATTTGCAGAAAAAGAGGACGCTGCTCTTGTCGAGGTTGCCAGGAAATCCAACTTACCTAAACACCCCGATGTAAATAAAATACATCAAATCACTTACGAAATGATTTTGGAATTTAATGGGTACTTCGAAAAACACACAATCTAATGCTCAGTCAGCAATACAACAATTAACTAAACAGCTACAAACAGCAACTGACCGAGCGCAAATTACCACAATTAAACAAGCTCTACAAGTATTATCTAAATACGCCGGTCCTCCGCAACCGTCTCCACCACAACAGCCAATTAATACTGCCGCTTTACAAAAGGCTGTAAACGGAAAGGCGAACAATCTTCCTGCTCCGCCTAAGCCGTTTCACACACCTCCCGGTAAGACTCGCAAACTTGGGCAAATAAAACAAGCCCAAAGTGCCGGCACAAGTTATAAAGATTTTTTAAAGCGAGCATTATCTGGGGTTTCCCAAGATGAGGTTGTGGATACTAAGATTTTGAGGGAACAGCTGGGGCTTCCTCAAGAAGAACCGGAGCAAACAAAAAATCTATATTTAATGGAAGATTTAACCGAGGCAGAAAAGTTTACTTTATTTCGTGGTATAAATGAAAGACTCGGTGTTTATTTTGATAGTTTTAAACCAGCAGTACGTGCGCAAGACCATACAAAATACAACTCTGTTTGTTACCATACTACAACCGCTTATTCTTATAAACCAGAACTTAATTTTGAAATAAAACCAGAAAATGTTACAGAAGAAAAAGTTATTAAAGCTTGTTTATTAATTGCAGAAAAAGAACGATTATTTAATACTGATAATAAAGAAACCGCTACAGATCTTATGGGCAAAGAAGATCAGAACAGCGAAGACGATGTTGGATTAATTAAAAAGGTTGGTTCCAAAGTACTTAAGGAATTGTATCATAATTCCGGAGACATAGATAAGGTAGAAATCATGGAAGCTCTTGATCATTATAAAGAACAGGGAAAAGTTGTATCCGTATTAGAGGATTCGCAAAAAGCATACGCAGATATACATACACTTACAGACAAGTACTCTATCAGAATTGGAGACGGAGAACGGTTTGTAGCATCCGACAAGGTAAAAATAACCTTTAGAGATCCTTCCGACAACCCCTCTTGGGCTATGTGGTTCTTAGATGCCGTACCATTATCTAAGGTGCCCGACAGAAGTGCCATGTTTTTCTTACCTAAAGATCAATGGGACAAGTATTATCCAGAACCGTTGGAGAGTTTTCCTATCATTTGTCACGCCTCTTTATGGCAGTTACCTGATAACCAGACCGGAGTGTTATTGCACACAGCCTGGCATAATTTAGCAGTAGCTTATAGGTGGCAAATAGATAAACCGTTGGATGTGGCAAGAATAATGTTCAAGGCAGTATCCCATCCAGCACATATTGCCCGCAATTTTGGATTTGCCCCGCAAATTCGGGAACCCGGAGAGGCTTGGTTTTGATGTCTGAAAAAATATCAAAATGTCCAAATTGTAATTCTATTTCTGTTTCTACATTAATTGTTTATAACCCAGACACACTAAACATGAATTGCGATTGTCTTTTTAAATGTAATGATTGTAAAAATGAGTGGAATGGGCAAAGAACATCTGAAGCATATAGAATTAAGCGGGATAGGGGTGAGATTATTTAATGTCCAAGTGGAGACCTGCACGTGCATGTACATACGTAATTCCAGATATTCATGGACATTATGATTGTTTAAAGTCTATTTGTAAACGCATTTTACCATTGCGTGATCAAGATAAAATTATCTTTTTAGGGGACTATATTGATCGTGGTCCGGACTCGGCTAAAGTTTTGGATTATATTATTTCTTTACATGATAAATATGAAGAAAGAATTATTCCTTTAATTGGAAACCATGAATGGTTATTATTAGCAGGTTTAGGTTTGGTTTCACATAATTGGGAAAAACATTTAGACTCTCCCTTTTCTATTTGGATGAGAGAAGGTGGAGTAAAAACTATAGAATCCTATGCTAAAGATACCAGTTTGGATTTAACTGATATAATTACATTAAAACCAGACCGAATTAAAGATATAATTACAGAATCTCATATCGAGTTTATGCTTAATAATTTATATTTGTTTTACGAAGACAGTAAGTATATTTTTGTTCACGGAGGGTGTGATCCTACGCAGACATTAGATTCATCATGGATGGAAACGTTTATTTGGGATCGTTCGTTATACCAATTGGCTAAAAACTTTGCAGCATCTGGTCGAGAGCTACCATGGGACAAAACAGTTGTTTGTGGACATTCTGCAAATGGTCCCTGGATTAATGAAAAACTTATGATGTTAGATTGTTCCAATTCGAAAAAGCTATTGGTGGTAGAATTAAATTCTATGGAAGCTTTTGCTGCTGGTAGGGGTAATGTTCGTTTGGAACGAATAAAATTGGTTAATGGCGACAACAAGATTAAAAACAAGGTTAAACCTATGTTTAGGCGGGTAAAATAATTATGGCAAAAGATACACTTGTTATTGTTGAATCCCCTAACAAAATAAAAAAGATTTCCAGTTATCTAGGTAAGGGCTTTATTGTTCGTGCCAGTGTTGGACATATTATAGATTTAGCTATAGGAAATAAACAATTTCCTTTAGGGGTTGATTTAGAAAATGATTATAAACCCAAGTATCGTATTTTAGCAGATAAAAAAGATGTAGTTAAATCTTTAATTGATGCCGCAACTGGTGCTGACAAAATCTATCTAGCTACCGACCCTGATCGTGAAGGCGAAGCTATTGCTTGGCACTTAAAAGATTGTTTGGAATCTACCGGCAAACCGATCAAACGTGTTACTTTTAATGCCGTTACCAAATCCGCCGTTAATACAGCAATTAAAAACCCAGGGGATTTGAACGAAGATTTGTTTGATGCCCAGCAGGCACGAAGAGTTTTAGATAGAATTGTTGGATTCATGGCGAGCGAACAGCTTCGTCATTTTTTTGGACCCCACCTTTCCGCAGGTAGAGTTCAGTCCGTTGCTGTCCGTTTAATTGTGGATCGTGAGCGTGAAATAGAAAATTTTGTCCCAGAAGAGTATTGGAATATTGCCGCCAACCTAGCTAAACCCGCGAATTTACAGGAGAAATTCGTAGCCAAATATACTAAAAAGGTTACGGACGAAAAAACAGCAAAAAAGATTAAAACAGATCTTGACAAAGACAATTATGTGATTAAGGACGTGATTTCCAAAGAGAAGAGTAGAAACCCACTTCCGCCATTAACCACACCAAGTCTACAGAAGGCGGTAGGAAACAGGTATGGTTTTTCGGTTTCTAAAACAATGCGAGCCGCCCAGTCACTGTATGAATCAGGATTTGTAACGTATATTCGCACAGATTCTCAACGAATTGAACCGGAAGCAATTAAGTCTGTAAGAGATTATTTAACAAAAAATAATTACAAAGTTCCTACTAAACCTAATATTTATGGTAGCAAAGGGTCAGCACAAGATGCTCATGAATGTATTAGACCTACCGATATATTACAGGAACCACATAAAGTATTTTTAAGCGATGATCATCAGAAGGTATATAGGGTTATTTGGGAACGATTTGTAGCTTCTCAAATGGAGCCCGCGGTTTATGATACAGTTAGTGTTACCGTGGAATCTTCTAGCGGGCATTTGTTAAAAGCTAATGGTAGAACCTTAAAATACGAAGGCTGGCTAGCAATTGCTACAGATCACAAGAAACAGGGCAAAGATGATATTCAATTACCAGTCCTGGCACAAAAAGACAAGGTTGTTCTTGTACCACCGAAGGTGAAAGCAGAGCAGAAGTTTACCCAGCCACCCCCACGGTTTACTGAGGTTGGTTTGGTAGATGAATTGGAAAAGAAAGGCATTGGTAGACCTTCTACTTATGCTGCAATTATTGAAAAGATTCGTGGTAGAAACTATGTTGAGGTTTTAAAAAAGTCTTATCATGCCACAGATTTAGGCAAGAAGGTGGTGGATTCTTTAGCGAAACATTTCCAATTTATGGATTATCAGTATACAGCTCACATGGAAACCAGACTGGATAAGGTAGCCGATGGTGAGCTGGGCTATGTGGAAATGTTGGACGAATTTTTTATACCATTCCAGAAAGAATGTCACAAAGCCGAGCTACAGGAATCTCCAGATTACGGAATTCCATGCCCAGAATGTAGCGAGAGAACTATTTTAAGGCATGGAAGGTTTGGTTTTTATTTAGCTTGTATTAATCGTCCTGATTGTAAAGGGACTATTAGTGTTAATATTGAAGACGGAAAACCTGTAATTAAAGAGTTTTATGAAAAGAAAGTAGTGCCGGGAGTAAAGTGTCCCAATTGTAATGCAGGGATGTGCCGTCGAGATGGGAAGTTTGGACCATTCTATTCTTGTGAAAAGTATCCAAAGTGCAAAGGATCTGCAAAAATACCTTTCGGTAAGAAATGTTCCGACTGTGGTGAGGAATTATTTTTAACTGTTTTTTATCGCAATGGAACGGGGCAGAAAAAACTCGCTTGCATGGGTTATCCAAATTGTAAACACATAGAAGATGTTCCCGAAGATGCTGCCAATGATTGGATAGATCCGGTTAAGATTCAGCCGCCCAAACGCAAAAGAACAGCTAAAAAAGTATTAAGTGCTTCTAGAAAGAAGAAAAAATCAAAATGACTACTTTAAAATCAGATTTTTATACTGATCTAACCGAAGAACAAGTAGAAGAGCAGGAACATCTTAACGGGGATAGACTTAAGATATTTCAACCAAAATATCCCTGGACACGTACAGCCAAAACTAAAGACGGCGATTTAGATCGTCCCCGCGAGGATCTAATCGATTTAATGCACTGGGTTAAAAATGTATTTGCGAAGGATTTGAGGGTTAAAGATTCGGAACAATTAGGTTGCTATATACATAATAAGATTGTTATAGATGGCAGTTTTATTGAGTTTTGCGAGCAGCACAACGTACACATAAGCTGTTTATATAGAGATTCTGTGGCGTCTTGGAAATCTGACCATAATTTTGAACATTTTATGGCACAGGGTGTTTTTAAGATTAAGCATGGTCCTCTTACCTTTTTACATGCCGCTTTGTTCCACAAGGGCAACCAAAATGAGGACGAGGTATCATTTTTTGTGGTGGTACATCAAAGGCATTTTCAGCGATATTTAGAATTTAGAAACAAGTTTGACAAGTGGTTGGTAGAGCGAGACCGGGACCATCTGGAAATACATGTAATTGGTGGGGACGGATATCCTTATTCTCGTGATATGCGGTGGGAAGATTTGTTTTTACCCGAAGCTTTAAAGAAAGACATTCGTGGTTCTGTAGAAGGCTTTCTTTCTGCTAAAAAGTTTTATGAGGAGGCTAAGGTTCCGTGGAAACGTGGAATGTTACTGTACGGCGAAGCGGGCTGTGGAAAAACTACCAGCATTCGTACCATCATTTCTAATTACGATTTCAAGCCAGTAACTGTTCATACTTCTACTCAAACTACTGATGACACTATTACCGAAGCATTTGAGTACGCTCAGGAACAAGAGCCGGGTCTGTTATATATTGAAGATTTGGATACGTTGTTGGGCACGAGCGTAAGCCTGTCTCATTTTTTGAATTTGATGGATGGAGTCCAAACCAATAATGGCATTTTGGTAATTGCAACCGCAAACGATTTAAGCAAACTGAAAGAGTCTATTACAGATCGTCCATCTAGGTTTGATAGGAAATGGGAAATACCATTGCCGGACGAAACTATGTCCGCCAAGTATTTAAAGCGCTGGTTTGGTAGTAGCATTCGCCGCAAAGAATATGCTGAAATCGCTCAAGATAGTGTTAAAAACAATTTTTCTTATGCTTATTTAAAGGAATTGTATTTAACTGCGGTTTTTAATGCCCTACATTCTAATCGATCTAAACCCACATTAAATGATATAAAGAAAGCCAAGGAGCAACTTCTAGCAGATAAACAAAGGGCAAAAGAAGGTTTTACTCCCGCTCATTACGATCATATTGGAATTGGAGAATAATGTATAAAAGAAATAAAAAATATAATACATTGGGTAATCAGGCGCAACTTTCTCCGCTGCAGGTGGTAGTTCGTGGAAATACCAAGGAGGATTTTGAGCTTGCTTTTCGCGTATTTAAAAAGACGGTTCAAAGCGAAAAGATTATATCGTTATATAAAGAAAAGCGAGCGTATGAAAAACCATCAGACAAGAAACGCAGGAAACGTAAGGAAGCCCGCGAACGCAGGTTGGCATTAGCTGCGAAGCAGCGTTTGATAGCTTCTGGCGAGTGGGAAAAGCGCATGCGTAAGAAGCAAGAAAAGAGACAGCAGAGACAGCAGATGCGTCAGAAGAGCAAAGAGGAAAACTTATGAACAATGATACTCCTGTTTTTAGAAACCCTTATCGCGGTAGGAAGGTTGCCAAAACTGAAGCATATCAACCAGAATATGATCGTTTAAAAGTAGAGCCTGTTAGATATCCTATTGATCAAACTGAAGCAGCTGCCTTTACTGAGAAGAACCAGGTGGTTCCTAAAAAGATGGTTCAACAGCGACCACCAACAGTTCCTAAACAAGCAAAAATACACAGTGGGGATAATGAGGACAACCTGTGGACCAAGGCATTAGAAGATCCGCAGCAGAAAATAATGGCGGACGAAGTTCCTTTGCCGCCTCCGGTTGTTAAAGAAACGGGTAGAAATGTTGGTCCAGGAGAAGATAATATAGTTGATGACGTAGGGCTGGATGATAACTTTGGTCTGGAATCATTAAAGCCTGGCGAATACATATTGTTGTATAATGATAGTGTTATTTGTGTTGGTGCTTTAGATTTCGTTAAAGAAACCTTAGCCGACATATTAACCGATTCACAAAATGATGTGGACATTGATGATTTTGTTGTTCTTAAAAGATTAAAGGTTAATGTAGGAATTTTTATCGATGAGTAGAAAAGCATCCGAAGTATTACTTTCTTTAGAGCAAGAAATTAAGAAAACAAATCAATATCTTACAAATATTGATATGCTTTTAAAGAATTTATCTAATCGTTTGGGGGCGTTGGAGCGAGCTGTGTCTCAGCCCCTTACGGAAGAAGAGCAGCAATATTTTGCTCAGCCACAGAAAGCTCCTCAGAAAGTGCCGCAGAAGGCACCAATGCCAGGATTAAAGTCTTCTGTGATTAAAGCCACTGATGGAACCCTGGGAAACGTTCAGGAAGAAGAAGAAGTAGATTTTCCGGAGTATAATCCGGACGATTTGGAACTGGAGAATAAACCAATAGGACGAAGGCGAGACGCCAGATATCCTTCCGGACCGTCACAGGAGAAGAAGATCCCTGTACAGCAGCAGGTTCTTTATGAAAATAATAATAAAAATGTATGCCAGGCAAAAGTAGAAGTCTTTAATTCTAATAATGAGTTGGTTGGTGCGTCGAAAACGAATAATTCTGGCAAATGGACGCAGCAGTTAATTCCTGGACGATATACAATTAGCTTATCTAAAAAGGGAACTCCAGTACATCCGGCAGTAGAATGTTCGTATTCTGTCGATGTGCTGGCGGGCAAAAAGATTGTACCATTACCCCCTGTAAAGGTGTAAAAAATGAAGGTATATCTAGCATCGTATTTGCAACCAGAGAACCATGGTCCCGGTAGAAAAATTGCCATCGCTTCTACGAAACCAGACAATATTGATGTTTCTGGAGCCTGGAGCTTTGCTATTCCTGACGAAGAATTATTGCAAGATTATCGCAGAAAACAATTAGATGATCAAACGGCTGCTGCGGCATTGTTTAATGATGGTTATAAACGTCAGTTAGATAATGTTTTTGGTAGCATTAAAATTGATGCAGAGAGAGATAGTAAAGAGCCAGTAGAACTTTTGCCTTTTGAGAATGGTGATACGTTGTTGTCGTGGGAACGCGAAGGTTTTACAAATTATAGGGGAATTTTAGCCGGCTATTTAAAGAGTATTGGCGTAGATGTAGTACTGCGATGACTGCTGACGAGCCTAAGAAAAAGAAGCGAAAGAATCCTTGGCACAAACGCCGGGTTAATCAACGATATAACTCTCTGTGTGATAAAATAGAGAACCATCCTTTGTTTCTTGGTAAAGTTAAATCTATGGATGATTTATTAGGAGATTTAAACAAAAACACCGATACCATGATACGAATACGCGCTGATTATGAAAAGATTATGACCCGTAAAACCAGGGGAGATTTGATGCAAGACCTTCCTATAGATAATTTGGAAGATTTATATCAGATGGAACATGATGGCTATGTAAGCAAGCCACGGTTTAGTGATTTGGTAAAAGCCAACCAGTTGCGAAAACAAGGACAGGAAATAGCGGAAAACAAAGAGACGCTTATTACCAACATCAAGGTTGCACAAATAGATTTAATTCTCGCCGAGATTGACATCATTTTAAAAGAGAGCAAAAGTTAATGAAATTTGGGCTTATAGTTTCCGATCCCCCATGGGAAATGCGGGATAAACTCAAGATGAGCAAAGTTAAGCGTGGTGCCGCAGCGCAATATGATGTGTTAAACCCTAAAGATATAATTAATCTGGATGTAAAATCTATTGCTGAAGATGAAGCAGTTTTAGCATTATGGGTGCCGTCGGCAATGTTAGAGGATGGTTTGCTGGCAATGAAAAATTGGGGGTTTTCTTATAAACAAACCTGGATTTGGGTTAAAACTAAAATATATCCATTTAGTTCTTTTATTAAAGCAATTAAACAAGGAATGTCAGTTGATGATTTTAAAGAGGCTATTAAAGGTTTTGATCTTAATAGCATATTAAACTTCAATATGGGAAGTCTTTTTAGACAGACTCACGAGGTATGTTTGATTGGAGTGAGGGGGAGAGTGGGCAAGTTTAGAAAGAACAAAGCACAACGTTCGGTTTTTATTGGTCCTGCGTTACCAAAACACTCTGAAAAACCCGAAGAACTGCAGGACCGGTTGGATAAAATGTTCCCGGATATGGGAAATCGTTTGGAGATGTTTGCTCGTCGAGAACGACCTGGGTACGTTTGTGTTGGGTACGAGTGCCCGTCGACTCCCCAAGAAGATATTAGAGATTCTATTGATAGACTAAAAAATATCTAATTGAGTAATTGCGGCTGTCCTCATCCGCCCAGTATAACTTAACCGGAGTTACTTTTATGAATGGAATGATTATTTTTGACGATAAAGAATTTGTAATTGATGTTAAACAATATGAAAAGCGTGTTTGGGATTTTGCTGACCAAATATGTAGTGACGAAAACTACATGAATTATATGCAACACCAACGCAGAGCAGACCGTTGGAAAGTAAAACAAAACATTATTGATAGCAAATTACCTGAGTGTGCTGTAAACGAATTTTTAATTGACATTGGGGGACCGGACTTACCTGATAATCCTGATTTTAGAGTTTATGATAAGAAAGGAAAGAGCTGGGCTCCGGACCTTAGATATACTTTTGATGGTCCATGGACTTTAAGCTGTGGGTCGGAAAGTATTGAATTGGACACGAACCAGTTAGATGTGGCGGTGAAAAGTTGTACCCGAGAAACTGCAAACAAATATGGGGCATCTTTTGTTTTTAATATAGGAACAGATTCTAAACCTAATACTATTGAAAATGCTATTTCTGGCGCTAAACACGATGGGTGTGATGAATTATTTATTAGCGGAAAAGACCAGGATGTAGTAGCTTTTGTTTTGTTTGATAGGGCTAAAATGGAATGTGAGTTGCGGGGCTTTGCAAGCTGGACATCATTAAAAAATGATTATAAAAATGCTTTTGGACAGATGAGATTGCCAAAATTCCGTACAATTAAAACCGCAGTTTATGATTCTTATTTACAAAGTATGCGTGATAAATCAGAAAAGTATAGCAAACTGAATGTCTTTTTCACTAGTTGTGGAGTTGAACTATGATGTACATAATCAATCTAATCATTGGAGATTGGGCTCACGAAGGGCATGGTAAGTCTTCGATTGTTACTATTCGTAGCACATTGTCTAAGTCTGAAATTGACAACGCTTACCTAGAAGGATCAAAGAAATTGGGGTTTTCTTTTATAGAAGAGGTGGGAGTAGAGTTTGGTGGTTGTCTTCTTACCCAAGAACGTTTGGATGCTTTAGACGAAGCAGGCGTGGATACCTCATGTGTAACAAATTATGGAACTGAAGGATATTACATTGACGATGAGGATTCATTCGTCGAACTGTATCTTTCTATCGTTAATTTGGGTGACGATACTTTCGAGTGGGAACGAGTGGGACATGAGGAAAACCATATTCGTATAGGTGGATATGGGATTTTTGGAGACTGAGTATGACTGATAAGAACGCAAATATCGTTATCCTGTTGGGTATTGGTTTTATAGCCGGGTTTATGGCAAGCGAATTGGTTAATTATTTCCTATATTAATTATCCCACATACAAATATGTGGAAAAATTTGCTCAAAGATGCTGATTTATTTGAGAAATTTGCTAAAGCTCAGCCGATCTACATGTATCACGGAACGGCTGAGGATGTTTTGCCGAGCATTTTGAGCCAGGGACTGATTACTAATCCTAAACAGAGGGCTTGGGCAGAAGATCCTGATGCAAGTTTTTGGATGCCGTCACGCCAATCTTTACATAGTATATATTTAACCAGCAATTTATTAACGGCATTAGGTTCTGGAGGTCGCCGCCGGAACGAAAAACTAGCTAGAATTCTTCTTATAGTATCAGTACAGCCGCAATCGTTGGACGCTGATGAGGATTCGTTTATCGGCTTACGGGCAGCAACTCCGACCCACTGGTCGGAGTTTTTGGTTGCGATGGCGTATATTGAGGAAATGTCTGGGAAATCAGACGGTACCGTGAACGACGCTGCCATGAAAAAAGATTACGTTGATACTAATCTTGAACGAATAAAGGACAAACTCAAACAGCCATTACATCCCGCATTAGCAACGAGACTCAAGGTTCTTTTGGAAAAGTGTTATCTTCCAGCTTTGGCTCGTAAAGCAGCATATGTAGATGCTGGAAGTTGGGAACGTGCACAATATCACTTGGAAGTTCAAAATGTAGAACAGCCCAACAAAAACAAAGCAGAACAAGAATTCAAACGTTGTCAGGACCAAGTCACTAGAACATTACATATTTTGGCGCGTCCTGATGAGGTTAATGATTTGTTTGACTTTACTGCCAGATCAAATACACCAATTGGATTTTCTGGATCAAACAAGATCGTTGCTATCTTCAAAGAAGTTCCTAGACCAGATAGCGATTTTAGAAAATGGCTACAGCTTGTCTACCCCGATTCTGTTGATCAGATTCCAGAGGAAGCTCTCAATAAACTTATGCAGGACTGGAATCAAACCGTAGGTCCTGGGTTACAAATATTACCGCGTAATTAATAATTCTTTTTTATTTCTTACAGTATTAATTGTATATTTAAGCTCTATTTCTTTTATTGTTGCCCAGCTATATAATTTTCGTATTTCAGGGCAATCATCATAAGATAAAACCCAAGGATGTTTGGTTTGGCGTAACGATTTCGCCAAGCGCTCGTGATCTTGTGTGGTGAACCCATGCTGGTACATTTCATTACCTTTAATAAAATAAGGAGGATCTAAATACATAAAAGCTTGACAATCATTATTTTTAATTAGCTCTTCAAAGTCCAAACTCCAACACTTGTACCCACGCACGTGTGTGTTTGATAATAGTGGGTAAATGTTATCTATATTTTTAAACAGCGTTTTAGGGGACCAGCGACAATCTATTTTGTATTGTGACTTTTGGTTTACACCACCTAAGGGTCCACCAGATTTCGTGCCCAAACCAGAATAAGATATTTGATGTATGGCGAGTTTTTTGAATCCTACATCGGTAATATCGAAAATATTAGGAATAGACGTTAATTCCTTTTTAAATTCCCAAAAATGAGATGTGTTGGGAACAAATGAACTGATTTTTTCTTTTAAACCTTCTGAGTCTATTAGGATAGCCGTCCAGAGGGCAGCCATTCCCTTATCGATATCATTTATCCACAGTTTTTTGATGTTAATATTTGATAATAGTTTAAAACCAATCGAGCCCCCTCCAAAGAAAGGTTCTCTATATTCTGCGTTGGTATTTTTTTCAAATATAGAGGTGAGTGCTGCGAGTATTGGTTTACTAATTTTGGCTTTTCCGCCTGGATATCGCAATAACATCATCGGGATGTATGGGAAAAACCAGCAGTCTCGACGCTATTCAGGCTGGTAATAGAGAAACATAAGAGTATGGTCAAGTTTAAAGTATCCGAATCGGCAAATTGTCAGGTGTGTAGCGAGGAATTCCATGATTTCCAGCTAAAAACCACCAAAGTAGGTTCTAAAGTACTGGACATTTGTCCAGGATGTCTTGAATCCTTTTCTAATTATGTAGATGCGGCTAAAATTTTAAACAAGATTGCTCAACCAGCAGATGTTCAACTGGAGTCTCCTAATGTGGTTGTAGAGCCTATGCAACCGGTCATTCAGCGTGCTACAGAAGTTTTGAAGAGAATGGATCCTAATTATTTTATTGGTGTTAGGAAAATCAAGGCGGGCGTTTCTCCTTATTTTGGGCATGTAGAATCTGGTCCAGACAAAGACCCAGCTGTTATTAATATTAATCTAGGTATGGTTTCCCAGAAGGCACGAGAATATAATGCTAATCCCGTTATAGCTTCTGCTATTGTTATTGCTCACGAAAAGGGACATGTGGGTAGTTATGAACAGCAACAGGGGTTTGTAGGTGGAGAATCTCCTGCCGAACAAGAAGAGCAAAGAGTGGCTGCTTGGATTGAAAAGAACAAAGATCGTTTGCAAGATTTGATGCAATAATCGATAGGTAATTTATGGATATTATAAAACTAGCAAAACATTTTGAAAATAAAATTTCTAAAACATCTGGAGCTTTCGGTTCCGGAATAGACCGCTCCGATATTGAAAATATTCAAAATTCTCTTAATCAAGCAATAGATTCTATAGACCAAGGCGAGAGAGTTGCTAAACATCTTCAACAAAACGCAAAAGAGCCTATGAGAAGATTATTATCCAAAATTGAAGCTCGTTTTAGAGCCGCTAAAAAGGATTTATCTGAAAGCCAGTGGAGTACGTATAATGAAAGTTATGATTCTGTTGGTGTTATGATAAAACAATTGATGAAGTCTATGGGAAATTGGTAAGTGTGAGTTGTGGTCTATGACGATGATGATCGTACCGATGATCCAATGTTTAAACGTTGGGCAAAGGCAGTTAAAGTAAGAGACAATTTTACTTGCCAGGTTTGTGGGAAGCGTGGTGTTTATTTGGAAAGTCATCATTTGAATGCTTGGCAATCTTTTCCTGACGAAAGGTTTGACCTATCAAACGGTGTGACTTGTTGTGTGTCCTGCCACAAACATTTTCACGAGAGTTTTTCGTATGGTGATGCTACCAAGTGGCAATTCGAACAATTTAAAAAGATAGCGAATAAATTTCGTTGGATGTTGTCGAGGGAAGAAGGTGTGGACGACAACCATTTCGATGATGATTGAGATTCCAGAGTTTAAATTCGCTCTTAGAGAAGATTTAAAAGATAAACCCGAATTCCTTCCAGCAAGAGCAGAAGAGTTGGCAACTGGTTGGGACGTTCGTTGCGCCGAGCCTGATGGTGTAAAGTTTTTTCCATTTACCCATGTTAAAATGCGACTTGGGTTTCGTATGTTTGCTCCACCAGGCTGGTGGTTGGAACTTCGTCCTCGCTCTTCAACTCATGCTAAGAAGAATCTTCATGCTCTTTATGGCGTTATAGACAACACTTTCGAAAATGAGTTACTTTTCTCATCGCAATATATTCCCCCTACTATTTGGAAACCTGTTTATAATTTTAATTATTTTCCGAAACCGCCAGAGGATGCCGTTCCGGATTATTGGTGTTTGGGCAATGATGGGTTTTTCGTGGATGATCATCATGGTTAGCTAATTTTAAAGCACATCACGAAGATCCATTACTTGAGGTCAAATTTGGAGAGCGTATTGGTCAGGTGCGACCTGTTCGTTTAGAAAGCATGAATGTAGTTTCTGTTTCCAACGAAGAATACGACAGATTGTGTAAAGAAAGAAATGCTTCCAGAGGAACTGGCGGGTTTGGATCTACAGGAGAATAAGACATGAGTGCTGTTTTTGATTTAGACCAGTTAATAAAAAGTTTGAACGAATTTGTGGCAACAGACCAGGAAGCTATCAAGTTGTTGATAGAAAATCGTGTTCCATGCAATGAAGAAATGAAAAACCATCCCACAATACAAGTTCAGTGTGATAAAGAAGGAAATAATCCGGAAGTTGGTTTGTTGGGTATATTAAATGGATTAATCGGAATTCATCATAGTGGTTGGGGATATTTGTCTGCCGAGATGGAGGAAGGTGGTAGGTTAATTGAGTTCAAACGCTCACCTGGCACGGAAGAAGATGATGGTTGATTTGTTTCCTAAGGACCGTTTATTAAAACTTGTTGCTGATCAAATAAATAATTGCACAGAATGTGAGCTGTGTAAAGATTCTGGTAAAAAGGTTCCGGGGGAAGGTAATAGGAACGCTGAGATTGTTTTGTGTGGAGAAGCTCCTGGCGCCAAAGAATCAGAACTAGGTATTCCCTTTGTGGGTAGGGCTGGTAAGCTTCTCGATAATATGATTAAAGCTATGGGGTATAAGCGGGAAGATTTGTATATTCTTAATACTGTAAAATGTCGCCCACCCAATAACCGAAATCCTGAACCGGCGGAAATAGAGTCATGTGCTAAATATTTGGACATGCAGCTACAGATTATTGATCCCTTTCTTATTATTGCTTTAGGCGCGGTAGCATCAGATCGTCTATTATCCGAAACAGTTGGACAAAGTCTTTCCAGCCGGCGTGGAAAGATACATTCTTTATGTATAGATAAATCACGATATAATGTTATCTGCACATATCATCCGGCGTATTTGTTAAGAAATCCGGCAGCTAAAGCCGAAGCTCATAAAGATTTGACTTTGGTAAAAAACACTATTGATGAATGGCATGCGCTGTGAAAAGAAGGCATACTGCACGAACTTTGGAGAGGCTTGTTAAAAACATGAACAAATTTGGTTTGGCATCCCCTACGCCCGATTATCCTGCTGAAACGCCCATTACTGATATGGAACCAAAAGAATCAATTAAAGAAACCAATGTACAACTTTGGTCTTCTTCAGACAACAATACTTATTATGCCGTTGCTAGAACTGAAAGCTTATTGCCGCCGGATGTGTATGACATAGGTTATAATAATGGTACTATATTATTTAATAGGGTAAATTATTCTATAGAATCTTTAATTCGGTTTGAAGATTCTGCAATAGATAAGGTTGTGGGAGACATACAAACCTTTTGGAACAGAGAAGATTTATTTAAAGAATATGATTTATTGTTTAGGCGCGGAATGTTATTATATGGACCTCCGGGTGGAGGCAAAAGTTGTACCGTTAAACTGATTGTACATGATGTTATTGAAAAGGGCGGAGTAGCGATAAACTTTACCGATCCACATTTGTTTATTCAAGGAATGCGTGTTTTTAGAACAATTCAACCAGAGACCCCTGTGGTTGTGATAATGGAAGATATTGAGGCGCTATTGCGAAATTCGGATTCCTCCTCTATTTTGAATCTTTTGGATGGAATTAATGGGTTCGAGCGTATTGTATATTTAGCCACAACCAATTACCCAGAAAAGCTGGAGCCACGTATAAAAAATCGTCCATCCAGGTTTGATCGGCGGTACAAGATAGACAACCCAGGACAAGAAACCAGGAAAACGTATCTTGATTTTCTCTTATCCAAATCGGATAAGATAAAAGGTTTGGATATAGAGAAGTGGGTTAAGGACACCAATGGAATGAGCTTTTCTCATATTAAGGAATTGTTTATTTCTGTGAATGTGTTTGGGTATTCTTATGATGAGGCGTTGGAAGATTTGAGAGAAATGTCTAAGAATATTACCTCAGAAGATGGAAAGAAACCTGCTGGGTTTTATAAGGATGAGGCGTGGTGAGCATGACCCAAGAAAACATGGATTTACGCGCTGATTTACGGACTGCTAGCGGAAATTTCAACAAAAACTCTGCGCTAGTTAGTTTTTTGTATGAGTTGATGAGGGATCACGTTACTCCTGGTGTGGTACAAAAGCTTATGGCTGAAGCTGTAGAAAATACAGACTGCCAGTATTCTAATGGTTTTTTGGCACAGTATGCGGATTATTTAGCTAAAAAGTTAACGCAAGAGCAAGGTAGTTAAATGGACGTCTGTAATGATTGTGGTTCGGAATTCGCTGAATATTTTGTTACTGATGAGGTTTGGTTATCTATTGTTGGTTCTGCTGCCGGGTGTATTTGTTTAAATTGCTTGCACAAACGAGCCCTTAAAAAACAATTAGCCCCAAGTGCGTGGGCTGTGAATCCGTTGGAGTGGCGCGGGAATCTTAGCACTGAACAGGAGGCGTTCAATCAACGTGCGGATATAGAATCCGATAGAGATCGTTTAGTGGCAAACATAAAACAAATAATGCGAGAATTAGAAAATATTATAAAAACATGATGCTGTATAATTTTAAAAAAATATTTGATGCCCGTCACGACTTTAATGATTCGGATATAGAAGTATTAAAAGGACGTTATCCACAAATACGTTTTATTAATATTCCTACAGCTTGGATAGTTGTTATTGACGAAATGTTATGTTCGATGCGTTATCATAATCCCATTGTGGCTGTAAAACAAGAATTTGGGCAATTGATAATAGATTTTTCTAATGATCCAGAATACCAAAAATATATTGATCAGTATCAAAAACACATCACCATAGCGGAAAATAAGGTTTTTAATATCGACAAAGATCTGTATGTACTTTTTGGTATAGATTTAGATGACAAAATAAGGACCATATGAACTGGAAATGGAAAGTGGGGATAGTTGCTGGCGTGCTGGCATTAATATCTGCTTTATTGCTGATTATTAAATATCAACACGATACAATTAAGAAGCAGGAAGCAATTGCAAGCTCTTTGGTTGAACAAAAACAACTTGCTGACCAGATTATTAGGGCTCAGAATAAGTACGTAACCAGCGAAGACCTCGAAAAATATGCGAAAAACCTGGACACCAAATTAGAGCCAATCAAAAAGGATTTGGAAAAGTTCGATGCTGAAGTGAAAGGGGTGGGAGAGGTTAGAGTTGTGACTGTAGGATATAAAGGTACAGATATGTCTTCGGATGAGTCTGTTCCTCGTCCCTCAGAAGAGCAACCCAAAGAAGGAGACAACTTAGATCCGTGGAATTATCAGCGAGCTGAACAAAGACTAAAGTTAAATGAACCGTTTTCTGATAATAAGAAAGTGCCCTGGGGAGAGGTTGGCTTTAAGGCTTGGAAACAACAGCCGTGGGATCTTTCTGTATACCCTAGAGATTATCAAGTAGTTAATGTGCTGGGGCAGGACGAAGAGGGGCGCCATTATGTTTATAGCAAGTTTAGCGTTAAAGTAAATGGCGAAAAACATGATATTAAAGTGGACAACTCTGAATTTTTGGAAGAGTACCCACAGTCTAAATTCAGGTTTTCTCCATCGTTATACATGGGTGTAGGTGCTGGTGGGTATTTAACAGTTCCTAATTTCGCTGTCACACCAAATTTGCAAGCGTTTCTATTTTCTTATGGCAGAACCAAGTTAGTTCCTGAATGGGTTTTCCTGGGGTTAGGAATGGGTTATGAAACCATGGAACACCGGGTAGATTTTCTATTATCTCCGGTGGGTTATAATATTGGTACACACATTCCACTTATTAAGAATTTGTATGTGGTACCAAGTGTGGGTGTAGATTTGCGTCAAGATTTCACTTTATTACTTGGAGTTAGTGTAGGTATTTAGGCATATTTCGGGATATTTTTAGGAGACAAATATGCTACCATTTCTCTACGAAAAGAAAGAAAAAGAGAATAAGGATTATCTAGAACGTTTATATATTGAGGACTATGTCCCGGAACAGATCACCAAAAAAGACGATAAAGACTCCAATAAAAAAGATAAACGCGGAGTAGTAATTATTCAGATGTAGTTTTTATGGTCATAAAGGTAGCAGTAAAAATGAAAGACGATAAAACGGTTGCTTGTGTTGTATATTACAACTCAGAAACCAAAGGTAACAATGTATGTGAGGTTTGTAATAAGGAGAACAGATTTTGAAGGGAAAACAGAATAAGAATTTTATACCTGTAGGTTACAAGATTAGAGCAAGAGAAGTTCGTTGTATAGATAATAATAACAATAATTTAGGTGTTATTCCTATACAGGAAGCTGTGGAAATTGCGTCAAAAGCTGGGTTAGATTTAGTGCAAATATCTCCAGCTAAAAACAATGATGCTCCAGTATGTAAGATTATCGATTATGGAAAATATAAATATGACTTGTCAAAACGGCAAAAGGAAAATGCCAAGAAACAAAGAGAAACGTCGGTTAAAACTAAGGAAATTAAATTCCGCCCGACTACTGGAATTAATGATTTAAGAGTAAAGGCGTCACATGCGGAGAAATTTATTAATGATGGTTTTAAGGTGAAAGTAACTATTACCTTCAAGGGTCGTGAAATGGCTCATAAGGAAGTGGGTTATGAGACTTTGCAACGCTTTGTCGAGCTTGTGTCTAACATGGAGTTAATTAGCCAACCAAGTTTGCAGGGTAGAATGTTATCTGTAATGGGCTCAAAAAAGACCGACGAAGCTAAAGCATCATGATCAAAAAGAAAAGGCTCCCATGGGGCAGTAAGCCATGTTGTAGTCAGCCTACTCCGGAGTATCATTATTCTTGGAAGGACGAAACTGGGTTATGTGCCAAATGTGGCAAAAGACTTAGGTTTGGTAGCCGGTTATATTGGGAACGTATTCGAAAGCATAAAACATGATTTTAACTGATGAAGTTGCTCTACGGATAAAATGTGAAGACGTATTACCGGATGAGATTGGTTCTATACGTGAAGCCTTAGAGTCCGAATTACAACATTCTGCAGAGCTTGGCAGTCCGGGCGTGGGTTTAGCGGCACCACAGATCGGAATTGCTAAAAAGATGGCGATTGTACGTCATGGAGATTTTAATATAGATCTAGTTAACTGTAAGGTGTTGAAAGGATTTGATAAAACAATTTTTGATGGCGAAGGGTGTTTATCTTTTCCTGGCAAATTTGTTAAAACTAATAGATATCAAGAGCTGCATGTTGTTGAAAACCTTATAGAACCTTATAATTTTATTGCGAGAGGTTTTTTAGCAGTAGTAACTGCTCATGAAATTGATCATTTATTTGGGGTTCTACTTCCAGATGTAGAAATAAAAGAAAAGATTAATAAAAAACGCAAGTTAAGACCTAATGATTTGTGTTTTTGTGGTTCCGGTAAAAAATATAAAAAATGTTGTATGTAGGCGTAGTAGGCATACTTACGCCTATACGTAGGTGTAACCATGGAAGACAAAAAAGTACAGCAAAAAAGCGAAGAAATAAACCAAAATTATGACCAAGCACTGACTGAATTATTGTTTAGGGTGTCAGCGTTAGAACAGGTTCTTATTGAGCGCGGAATAGTTAGCCGTGAAGAGTTAGTCTTGGTAGTTAAAGAATCATTAAAGAAGATGGTTTCTCATCTAGCTTCTGATGGTAAGATTAGAAATGCTGATGTTATTTTAGAAAAAATTGACAAAAAGGTTTCTAACTAAAACTGTACTAATAAACCAATTTTAAATTAGACAGTATGGGTGTTAATTATGCAGGCAATTACGAATGAATCTGATTTTAATATTGACTCTGGTTTAGTAGCAGTAAAGTTTTGGGCGGCGTGGTGTGCCCCATGTAAAAGGATGGAGCCAGTTATTAGAAAAATGGAATCAGAATTCGAGAAAGTTAAGTTTATATCTATAGATATAGATCAGGTGCCAGTAATTGCGCAAAAATACCGAATAAGAGGGCTTCCTTCCTTATTATTATTCAAAAATGGGCATGAAGTTAACAGAATTAATGGATTAGTTTTGACGAGTCCGCTACGAAAGGCATTTAAAGATTTAGCAAAAGAAGAAGACTAGTGTTATATAGCAAGACTAGGAGCTAAAATATGCCAAAACAACAGACAGAAGCAGACAAAATCTGGGATGAAATAAAGGATTTACCTATTTCTATGTTCACTTTACCTGGACAAAAGGTCAGTGATCATTTGGAAAAGCTTGAGGTTCCGGGAAATGAGCTGTATGTGCGACTTGTCTCTAGCGCTGTAATGGGTTCATTAGAGGAAGCTATTGGAGATAAATACGCAGTAGAACAGGCAGAGAAGTATACTATCATCAAGCGAGCCAATAAGGTAGTTATAGATGAGCCGGGTCCTCAACAGTATGTGCGACGGCGTGCACGCTAATCGTATTTCTACACTGTGTCGAATGATAATAACGAAGATCTGTACGTTATTTTAGGATGCTTTGGAAGAGTAGACGATGGTTTTGTAAGTTGTCCAGGGATTGAAAATAAGATATTAAAGGTTGGTGATCATATAGAGAATCATAATGAAATGATGGATTATTTCGATAGTTGTCGCCTGTTTGATAGGGCAATGTTCGAATATTCTGCAATCCGGCATTTCATTCATAATTTACAAGATAGATTCGATCAAATAGCTGCCGGAAAACGGCTTTGGTCAGAAAAGCAATATACGCTCTATCAAAAATTTATTATAGATCATAGACTTTGTGGTCTATATTTAAGATTAGATTTAGATATACCAGTCAGTGAACCAGTTGTTGAAGAAAAGGCGGTAAGGATTAAGGCACAAAGCAAGTGTTTGATTAGTCCTCCGCAGATTAATCTTCGGTTAATACGGGGTCACAAAAGGTAGAGCGCATAATGTCTGATCATCCGTACATAACAGAAGAAGAAGAATATTTGATTCAAGCAACTTTACAGTTACTTGAGTCTAGACGGCGTGTCTATTCTTCCTGTTTATCTTGTGGATCGCCCATGCGATGCGGTCCTGTTTTGGTTTGTGCGGAATGCCTTGGACATCAATGCGAAGTTTATGAACAAGTAGCTGAACTTCCTGAGGCGGAAGATAAAAACAAGGAGAATGATGAGCCCCGAGAATAAAAATATTATGTATCATGCAGTGTTAGATATTTTGAAAATTAAGTACCCCGAAGACGAACCTCAAACGAATAATAAAGAAGCGGCTAAATCTATTATTTTAGCGTTCGAGGCTTTGGAAGACATAGAGAGTCAGCAAAAAGTTATAGATGATGGCAATTCTGCAGGAGAAACTACAGAAACTATCTTGAGTTCTGTGTTCAAACGAGTCAACTAGGGATAAAATCCCATTCTTGTGTGCAAAAGGGTGAAAAACATAGGCGTCGTCAAAGAAGGAAGCGTTTACTTTTGAGACTACTTAAGGACATTTTAAAGGGAGATTTCGATAATACACCGGAGTTATTGGATAAATTATATAATAATAACCCACCTAGACGGCAATATATGAGTCCCAGGGAACGAGATTCTTATAATTATGGATATAAAGAGATAGATGAAATGGGCGCCAGCACACCCAACGTATGGAGATAATATGCGAACGATTACTGAAAACCTTAGAAATAGAATGGTAGCAGAAGCTGAAGAAGCTGAAACTCAAGGCTTGGTTAAAATTGCTGAAAACCTTACGCAGCAAATTGAACGCAATGATGTGCGCCCTACCGATTCACATTATATTTATTCCAGCGAAGACTTTATGAGCGATGTGGAAACAAAATTATGGGATGTAATCGTAAGAACTGCAGATTTTCATGGAAAACATATTGATGCAGCTCAGGCTCAAGCAATTGTGGAAAGCGTGGCTACAGAAATGGTACACGAAATTCGCAACGCTATTGGCGTTGAGCATGGCGTAGGTGCTTTTGAACCGCCTGTGCCAGGTGAAAATAAGAAAGAAGTTCTGGTAAGTGTGGATGATGATGATGAATAATGGTGTTAAGTTAGATCCAAACAAATCACGTTTCAAGCCCAAAGAAAAGAAAAAGACTCAGGAAGATTTCGAAAAAGAAATTGCTGATGTTCAACAGAAAGATGAGTATCTGAAAAATAAAGCTATACAGCTTTCTAATAGATACCATGACGCTGTAGATGACAAGACTTTACCCGAAAACAGGGGTGTTTTAGGTAAGGATGTAGAAAATGAAATGATCAACGATCTTAGCCAACTAGCTTTGCATTTGAATAATGACGAACATCAGCCTGAAGGAATAGGATCTGTTGGTGTATTAACTGTGCTTTTACACGCCGTTTTGAGTTTAAGGGATCGTGTAAATCTTGTTGCCTATAATACGGAACAGCATTTTAAGAAGTTAGCAGAGAGAGTGGATACGTTAGAAAAGAAGCTTGAGAAAGAAACGTCGAGCGAGGACAAGTAATTGTCAAAAGAGTTATATTCCTCTGAAGATATCTTGGAGCTTCTTTCTGAAGAGAAAGAATCGTATGGGGAGTATGTACGTTTATGCGAGAGATACCGGATACAACCGAACCCGATAGCGACGGCAGTCTCTCTGGCGAAGGTGGAGATGTTGAAGAAGATTCTGGCTGGGAAACCGATGTATCGTCGAATTTTAGGAAACCAAAAGTAAAACAACTCATAGACCTCGCAAATGAAAAACAGCCACTTATAGACTTGCTTAATCTTTATCGTATTCATTTTCCAATTATAACATATAGCCCTAGCGGCTGGACACATAAAACGCAATGTCCGTTTCCTGACCACCGTGATAGTAACCCATCGTTTAATTACAACTCAATAGAAGATAGGTTTAATTGTTTTGGGTGTGGTAGATCTGGTAGAGCAGTTCAGTTTAAAGCGGCAATGCATAATCTTTCCGTGATGCAGGTTGCCGAAGATATAATTGAAAAGTTTGGATCGCTAGAAGATGCGTATTTAGAGATTAAAGAGCGAAAAGAAGACCTGTCAGATGAGCTTTTGTTAGATTTTTCTTTGTACTTTAAAGCGTTTGTGGACAAATTTTATGGCAATGATAAAGCTTTATCGTTTGCCGAGTCCCTAGCTTGGAGTTTGGATTTGTATCTTCTGCAACACGCTTCCGATCCGTTTTTTAATTATACTAACTTGGAAGCTAGAGTGTCTCTTTTAAAAGAAAAACTGGACGAATATTGTGAATAGAACGATAATTGTAGGAGACATTCACTTAGGTAAGGGTGTTTCTGTTGGTAAGCCAGGTATTGGTAACGCCATTAATAGTCGTGTTGCTGATCAGTTGCGTTTGTTGAATTGGATATTTGATCAAGGGGTAGAGTATCAGATTGATAGGTTCATTATTACCGGAGATATATTTGAAGATGTAAAACCGGACCCACAACTTATTGTAATATTTGTAGATTGGTTGAAACGATGTGAGGACAGCGGAATAGAGTGCCACATTATTGCGGGAAATCATGATATTCGTCGTACTGGCGATATCTATATTTCAGTTTTGGATGTGGTTACTGCTGCTGGTTTAAGTAATACCACTATTTATAAAAACATTCACACTATTCACACAGATGGGGTATCGTTTACGTTATTACCTTTTAGGGATCGTTTATCGTTAGGGTGTGAAACAGTAAATGATGCCTTACAAAAGATTGGGGAAAAGTTGCCGTATGAATTGTTGGACATTCCGTACAACAATATTCCTGTGTTAGTGGGGCATTTGGCGTTGGTAGATTCGTTTTATACTACCGAGTTGGGTGATGCCGCAAATGAGTTGATGTGTCCGTATAGTATGTTCGAAGGTTATGAATATGTGTGGATGGGACACGTACATAGTCCACAGATTATGCAGAAAAAACCTCATGTTGCGCATATTGGTAGTATGGATTTATCAGATTTTGGTGAATGTAAACAAACCAAAATCCTTATTTTATTCGATCCTACACAGCCGCATAAGGAAATACCTGTTCCTAGCCGACCTTTGGTGAGAATAAAGAAGGATATTGGTTCTGGAACAGATCCTACACAGTTTTTATTGGATCTAATCAATAAATTAGATGTTAAAGATGCAATTATTAGTTTGGAGGTTAAACATTTAGACCCAGAAGGGGCAGAGATAGACCGAGATAAAGTGTTATCTGCTTTATTTGATGGTGGGGCTTATCATGTTTCTAGGTTTTCTGAGTCTAGAAATGTGGCGGTAGTTCCGGAAGACAAAAAAGAATTGCTTGAATACACCGTAGATCCAAAATCTGCCATCAAATTGTATGCTGACATGCTCGAATATGAAGACGAGCAGGAGAGATTATCATTTTTACAGTTTTGTGAAGAGTGTGTAGAGGAATACTACGCCAAGGAAAAGTAATGCAGCCCCTTAGATTATATATAGAAAACTTTATGGGCAATAAAAAGAGTGATTTGGATTTCACTTCTTTTAAATCTTGCCTTGTTGTGGGGAAAAATAAACACGATCCTCGTGAATCTAATGGCGTTGGTAAAAGTACCATCTTTAAAGCAATAGATTTTGTGCTCTTTGGTAAATATCCCTCTGACCATATTGAGGAAATTATATTTGAGGGAGCGGAGAAGTGTACAGTCTCATTGGAATTTGAAGCTGGTGGCAGTATTTATCGGGCAATTCGCATTCGTCATAGCAGAAGCGAACTAAAACTGGAGGAAAAGGCTGGGGACAAATGGATACCTAAGGGTCAGAGAACCAGTAAGCAAGCTACCATTGAGTTAAAAAAGCTCGTTCCTATTAGTTATGGGGCTTTTAATAGCTCTGTTTTATTTGCCCAGGGTGATTTGAGTGGTTTAGCAGAAGCCACGCCAGATAAAAGGAAGGCAATGTTAAAAGAGCCTCTCCAACTGGCTGTGTATAGTAAGTTCGAGGAGATTGCTAAAAAGAAAACCAAGAAGGTTGATGAGGAATTGCTCCTGGTAGAGAATCAGATCAAAGCCCTTGGTAATCCCCAAGAAACTATTGACGAATATTCTAAACGAATAGAAAAAATAGTTCAAGAAGTTAAACAATGTAAAAATATTGTAGACATTATTCGTGAGAAAAACAATAAATATATTAAAGAACGTGATAAAATAAGTAAAAAACTTGAATCTGCTTCGGGCAGTTTGGGCAAATTAGAGGTTTTAAATACTAAAATCGCTAATCAACAAGCTCAAATAAATAAATTAAACAGTAAAATAGAGAAAATAAACAGAGATATTGTAGAAAAGAAAGCAGATTTGAGGGGTTTGGAGTTATCAATTAAGTTATTGAATGACGATTTGGAGAAAATCAACGTACCTTTGAAACCTGAAGAGGAAATAGAGCAGAATATAAAAGAGCTGAGGGAATCTGAAGAAAAAGGAATTGCATATCTAGCACAGACACAGGCACAAATAGACGCATGTGCACATACGTTGCCGGGCGAAGAGGTTTGTCCTCAGTGTCAACAGGGGATCACAGACGATTATCGCGAGACTTTTATTAAAGAAAATAGCTCTAAAAAAGATGATTTAACCGCTTCTTATAAAAAATATTACCAAAAACTTACCAAAATACAAACGGATATATCTAATTTAAAAATAGAACTCAAAAATATTACCAAAACAAAAGCTAAAATAACTTCTTTGAAATCCGAAATACAATTAAAAGAATCTAAAATAGAAAATGTTAAAGAAATAATTGAACAGTTTAATGCTTCTATAAAAGACGGCACGGAAGCTCTTGAATTAAGCATGAAGGAGTTGGCAGAAATACAAGAAGAACACAAATTATTATCTAAGGAACTAGAAAAAACTAACGTTACCCAGCTACAAAACAAAGAAAACGAATTAAATTCTACTATTTCTGAAACAGAAAAGGAATTAAATGAAGCATTAAACAATTCTTCTATGAAAAATAGGGAACTTGGTAATGCAGAGTCAACCATTGATAGGGCTAGAGAAGATTTACGTAAAATTGAAAATTATAGTAAACAAAAAATACAACTTGCTAAACAAATAAAAACACAGAAACGTGGAATATTTGCTTTTAGTCCCAAAGGAATTCCAACTTTAATTATAAATACTATACTTGACGATTTACAATTTGAGGTGAATTCTTTATTGCAAGAGCTAAGACCAGAATTGGGAATGAAATTTATTATCTCTAAAGACGAAAAAGATACATTAGATATTATATTTACTGTTGATGGAAAAAAACGAAGCTATAGTTTATTATCTGGTGGGCAAAAAATGTACATTGCTCTCAGTTTAAAAATGGGACTGTCACTTTTAATTCAAAAGAAACTAAATGTTAACATCAATTTCTTGGAATTAGACGAAGTAGATCAGTCTTTGGATAAAGCGGGAGTAGAAGCATTTGCGGACGTAATACGTAAATGGCAGGACAAATTCAAGATTTTTGTTGTTACTCACAATGATAGTTTGAAAAATAAGTTTTCGCATGCCATTCTTGTCGAGAAGGGCAAGGATGGAGCCCATGCTAAAGTGGTTACTCAATGGTAAACGCTAAACTAACTACCGCCTTTTGTGTTCGAAGTATGGTCTTCGATTCTAAAAATGGTGCAGACTTAGCCAATGATTTGTTTTACAAGGGCACAGAAACAATTAGAAAAATAATTGCTGTAGAATATAACAATAGAATCTTTTGTACAAATCCCTTGATTTTAGTGGGAGACGAAGATGGAACGCAGTAAAGTAGTAGAATATTTGAGCAATCTAACTGTTACCGAGATTTTGTCTCTAACCAAAGAGTTAGAAGAAAAATGGCAAGTTTCTAGCGCTCCTGTTTTTGATACTGGACCCAAAATAACTGAAGAAGTTGTAGAAGAGAAAACTGAGTTTGATGTTGTTCTTACCAGCTTCAATGATAAGAAAATAACTGTGGTAAAAGAAGTACGTGCCATTACTGGTTTAGGGTTAAAAGAAGCCAAGGAACTAACCGAAAGTGCTCCTTGTAATATTCGTGAAGCCGTCAGTAAAGAAGACGCGGATGAGTTGGTGAAACGATTGGTTGATGCAGGTGCATCGATGGAGTTGAAATGATTCGTAATATCCAATTATGTATTTTTCTGGGCTGTCTTTTTGTTATTTTGGATTGTGTTTGGGCAATAGGCGCCATCCAAAACAATGATTTGGTATTAGCGGCTTGGTACATAGTTCTAGAAACTGTTGTTGCTATTGTGTGGATGTTAAGCGTTTATTTCCATTTTAAAGAAAAAGAAGAGCTAGAATATTCGAAATCTGAAGAGGAAGAAGAATGATTATTGGTATTTCGGGACAAGCTTGTAGCGGGAAAGATACTGCTGCAGATATTCTAGTAAAACAATATGGTTTTGTTAAAATTTCTTTAGCAGATTTAATGAAGCGTATTTGTAAAGAAGTGTTCGATTTTAGTGAAGAACAGTTGTGGGGACCCAGCGAGAAAAGAAATGAACCTGATAAGCGTTATTTAAGCCCAGATGGTGAATATCTTTCCGCGCGAAAAAGTCTTCAGCTGATTGGAACCGAGTGGGGGCGCAAGTGTTATGAAGATGTGTGGGTTGATTATACAATGCGCATATCTAAACAACTTTTATCTAATTACTATTTAAGATATACATCTGTAGATGGAGTAGTTCCAACTAGACACGCTATTGCCCCTTATAAGGGGGTGGTAATTGCTGATTGTAGATTTTCCAACGAAATTTCTGCAATTAAAAAAGCTGGCGGCAAAGTATTAAGAATAAAACGACCAGGATCTGGGTTAGTCGGAGAAGCTGCAGCTCACGCCAGCGAGATGGAACAAAAATCCATTCCAGATAGCGTTTTTGATTATGTTATTGATAATGATGGCACTATTGAGGACTTAGCTGTTAAGTTGGCTGAAATTATGCATTAATTAGCATATTGGCGTATGCTGATTAAGAAAATTGTTGCAGATAAATATTTGAAACTTCTTCGCTCAAAAGGGGAAGAAGGGCTGTATAAGTCTGCTGTAGGCAATGGTATTATTCTTTCGGTTAGACTGAAGAATCCCGATGTAGAACTGCTTAATATGGCAGATGGTTTCTTTGCCCTGTATAGAAGGGGAGGAAAAAACTCCGAGGATTATTTTCTTATTGGTAAAGCCTTGCGTCGTGCTGCTCACGCATTATATAGGCAATTTCTACGCATGGACAAGAATAAGGCGGTAAATAGACGTTTCCTCAATATGGTGCAATAAATGGCGGTTATAAGTATAACAGTTACCGAATCCCCAATTCAAAAAGTGGAAGGCATACCCGCTACTATTGAATTATCTACCAACATACCCGCTACCATATTTTACACTTTGGATGGAACAGATCCCACCACATCTTCAGATATCTACGTTTCTGCTATAACAATGCCCGCTTGGGGAGCTGTTACGTTGAAAGTGTTTGCTACAGACGGTGTAAGTAGTTCATCTATTCTAACAGAAGAATATGGGGCAAACATGACCACTAACCGGGTACCCCATGCTAAGGTTACTTTAACAAATACAGGATATGCTGGAGAAGATTTGTTTCCGTTTGGAGATGTTGCTCCCACGCAGCCGGTGCAATATGGCGCTTTGGGTGGGGTAGACGTTGATGATCCTAATACTACAGGATATTCAGCGGGATATGATGGAACTGCTACGGGAACATCTGCAGCAGAAACGGATGAAGAATATAATCTCACTAATTATGAAATTAAATATTCTGATAGAGATCGGCTAGGACAATACGAAGCTATTGGTACGTTGCCGGCTACCGTTTCTATTGTGGTACCCCCAGCACCACCAGAGCAAAGTGATGCTAACAGCAAAATGTTTGACCCTAGGGCATTGGTTATTGTTCAAGATGGCAGAGAACCACCAGAAGATCCAAACATTTCCCATATAAATAAACAATTTTTTTCGCTAACCAACAATGAAAGATCAAAAGATGGAGCTTATTATAGAACTACAGCTTTTGAAGGAGCTGTTCCTACCGGTTCTCTTGTAAAGTATTATTATAATCCAAGAGAAGATATTTATACATTTTATTATCGCGATGCCGATTCTAATAGATGGATTATTTCTAAGGAACCAAGAACTGCATCTACAAGTCGTTCCATATCACAAATTGCTTTTCCATCGTCGAGTGGCAGAGCGGGTCCTAAAGTATTTCAGTGGATACCATTTAAACGGTCCAGACTGATTTAAACATGCCCCATAAAAAAGAATCTGACTTATTTCATTTATCGGTCAGCAAAGTTAAGACGTTTTTAACGTGTAAAGCTAAGTATCGATACCAATACATCGAACATTTGCCAAAGATAGAACGAGATTTCCAGGTTTTTGGCAGTTTTTTACATGAAGCACTTGAAGAATTTCAATCTTCTATTATAGGTGGGGTCGAAGCACCAGACCATATAAGAATGAAACTTGCTTTTTCCAAAGCTATGAAAGGTGATTGGGGACCAAAACTTACTCCAGAACAAAAACAAGAATGTATCGATGTATTAAAAGAATATTTGGTTTTTAGATATAATAATCGAAATGCTCCTTCAGAAGTTTTGGAAGTAGAAAAACCGTTTTCTTTTGATTTAGACGGTAAGGTTCTTTTAAATGGGTTTATAGATGTAGTACAAAGAGATGCTGACGGAATAATACATGTTGCTGATTATAAGAGTAGTAAAGAAAAGAAGTACTTGAAAAAGGACTTATTACAATTAAAAACCTATGCCTTGGCGTTGATGTATAATGATTCTGATATAGATAAGATTCGTTGTTCTTATGTGATGTTGCGTCATAAGTTTGATCCTATTCAAAAAGAGTTTGAGCGTTCTGAAATAATGCCGGTAGCTGATGAGTTTCTTGAATATGCTGAAAATATAAACGCCGAGAAGCTTTATCGACCATCTACAGGACCTTTGTGTAAGTTTTGTGACTATTTGGGTAAATGTTCCGAGGGCAAAAAATATATCCTCAAAGGTGATGATTCGTTTGGAATAACAGATTGGTAAGAAAAAATGTCTGAAATGCAAATTGAAACTGAAGAACTTGAGTTTTGTAAAATTAAAGTTAACTATACCGCAGACACGGATGTGGTTATTGGTAAACAGCAGGAGGCAGTAAAGCAGCTGCGAAAATTGCCGGTTCCTGGTTTTAGACCGGGAAAGGCTACCGATACTGCGATTAAAATTCGTTATAAGGATAAGATTAAGGACTGGGTTTCTAAGGAAATGTTGCAGCAGGCAAATGATGATATCTTATTCGAAACTAAAATGCGCCCAATAGGCGATCATCAAGTTCAAGATCTAAAATTGAAAGATAATGAGTTTAGTTGTGAGCTGGTTTATTTAAAGAAACCTGATTTTGAACTAGGTAAATATCAAGAGCTTGAGATTCCTGAGCCGCATTTAGAAACCACCGTTGACGATTTACGCGAACAAATGTTGCAAAAACTTCGTGAACAACACGGTTCGTTGCGCCCGTATGAGGAAAATGATTTTGTTCAGGCGGGAGATGCTATAACTTTAGATTATGCAATATATGAAAATGATGCGAGCGGTAAAGTTTTGAAAGAAGAAACTGGGGCTGTGTATAATGTTGGCAGCAATGCTTTGCCAGGTGGTTTCGATGATAATCTCGTAGGAATGACCGCAGGTGAGAAAAGGGAATTTCCGTTGATGGGAAATGCGTTTGCTGTAGTAACCATGCATGCCGGATCTAAAAAGGAACCGTGCCCGCTAGATGATGAATTAGCTAAGAAACTTGGGGTGGAAAGTTTTGAAAAGGTTCGTTCAGAGGTTAATGCATCTGCCGAAAGACAGTTAAAAGGTCAGCGAGACCAGATGATTAGTGTGCAAATAAAGAATCAGCTAGTTAACAGTCATGATTTTGAAGTCCCACCATGGTTATTAAGCATGGAAGCCCAGCAAATAGCTATGCAGGAAGGTGTAAAGTGGGAAGGTTTGGAAGAAGAAGCAAAAGAAAAGTTTCTTAAAAGGGCAAAAGATCAGATTAAATTTACACTAATAATGGATTCTATTACGTTGGCAGAACCTGAAATTCAGTTATCCGATGAGGAAGCTATACAATTGGTAGATAAGCGGCTTCAGATGATGGGCGTTCCTAATACACGCCAATTCATTGTCGAGTCGTCTCAGAATGGACGACTAGCTTCTTTAGTGGCTAATTTACGTAATGATTATGCTATGCAGTGGCTAGTAGATCATGCAAAAATTGTGGAATAAGATATGAAAAGAGTTTATCTTTCAGGTCCGATAACAGGGTGCAGCTATAACGGCTGTACCGACTGGAGAAAACGGTTTGCTCAATTGATAGAAAAAGATATAGTGCCGCTTTCTCCTATGCGTGGAAAAGAGTATTTGGTTACTGAAAACAACATTAAAGATGCGTATAAATCTGAGCAATGTGTAACCAATTCTCCTACCGCCTTGGCTCTATCTTGTCCAGCAGGAATTACCGCCAAAGATCGTAATGACGTATTCACTTGCGATGCGATGGTGGTGTATCTACTGGGAGCGCCAAAAGTTTCTATTGGTACAGTGGTGGAGTTTGGCTGGGCGGATGCCTACAGGAAGCCTATCATTTCCATTATTGAGTCGGACGGCTCCAATGTACATGAACATTCTATAGTGAATACTGTGACAGGATTTCGTGTGCCTACGCTAGAGGACGCCGCTCATATTGTTAATGTATTGCTGTCTAACCAATACGCATTAAAACAACAATGATTGTATATGATAGCTTCGATAATCAATGGTTTTGGTGGTCGTGGCGTTTGGGATTTTTTGGACCATACGAAACTAAAAACCAGGCTTCTACAAGTGGTTTTACTTTTTGGTTTCCAAAAAAGAGTGTAATAATTTGTGCCTAAAATGAATGTAGTACATTTGCATGACGGTTGGTATTGGTGTGATCCGTATTGGGGCACATTTGGACCGTTTCAAACTAGGAGAGTTGCTGAGTCATTGCCTGTTATTTTGAATAGAGTTTTGATTTGTGCCTAAAAAGGAAGTAAGAAAATGTCAGATTACGGAAATTTCCCAAAGAAGTGGGTTAAAATATTAGAAACATATGTTGATGATTCTTTCAAATCTCAAGCAGAGTCCTCTTCTACAGAGGAGTTGAGCAAGATTATTGTGGATTGTGCGAAAACAATCACCAACACAGAAAAAGATATGGCAGCAGATGAGCACCTTAAGAATCTTAAAGAAGAACTTAAAGATGCCTCCTCTGTATATACAGGTATTATAAAAGGAAACGAAGCAAAGAAACGTTATTGCGTATATTTGTTAGAAAGTCACGGCTCTGAGGTGAGTGACGACGACGAAGAAGGAGAATAATTGCCAGAATTTCGTGTAGTAAAGTCGTGTTGTAATTCAACTTCTTGGCTTTTTATTATTGATAAACCGATTAGCCGCTCTCATATTTCTATATTTGAGAAGTCTGGCTATACTTTTCCAGCCCAGTTTATCAAATCTGGGCTTTTTTATGCCAAAAAGGATTCGTTTATTGCCACAACTTCCTTCGGTTTGGCTAAAATTAATGCTAGATGTGGTGGAGCCAATTGTGAACAAATTCGAGATGAGTTTATGCAGCTGTTAACTGCTGTCGAGGCTCAGTAATTTTAGCAATTAATCACACATGGACTATGTAAGCCTTCATAATCATACCACATTTTCGATTATGGATAGCTTGATTAAGCCTTCAGAGCTTTTCAAGCGTGCGAAAGAGTTAGGACAACCCGCAATTGCCGTAACCGATCATGGTACGTGTGCAGGTTTGTGGGATTGTCTAAAGCTATCTCGCAGTACCGGTGTAAAACTGATCGCCGGGTGTGAGATGTATTTTGTAGATGATGTAAAAGATACTGATGCCAGATTACGACATATTGTACTTTTAGCCAAGAACGCAGAGGGTTATAAGAATTTATTAACCTTGGTTAAAGCAGGTTTCGATAATAACATCATAGCAATGCAAAAAGTTTTTCCCCGCGTTGATTGGGAAATATTGGAAAAATATAGCTCAGGTTTAATTTGTACTACTGCGTGTGGAAATGGGATTATTTCACAGCTTTTAAATGACAAAAAGTTTGATGAAGCCAAGGCACAAGCCAAACGATTGGTAGATATTTTTGGAGACGATTTAGCTATTGAGCTTCAGCCACACGCAATGCGTCGCAAGGCTAACTTATATGGCAACGAAATAGATCAGACATTTACAAATCGTCAATTAAAGAAATTAGCAGACGAGTTAGGGATCAAATGTATTGTTGCCACAGATGCGCATTATGTCAGACCAGAGCAACACAAGGCTCACGATGTAATGTTGGCGATTGGGTCTAGGCAGCCTATTTCTTCTGGTGCCAGGCTTAAGTATAACGTTCCAGATTTCTATATAAAGTCTGACGAAGAGATTCTGAGTAAGCTAAAGCGAGCTTTTGGTGAGGAGTTTGCCAAGGAGTGTATAGAAAATACCATTTATTTTTCTGATAAGTGTGAGTTTCCTGATTGGATTGATCCAAAATATTCCAACCCCAGCGGTAAGGAGTTGCCCGAATTCCCTGTAAAGGATCAAAAAGATTATGGCGAATTTAAAGAGTGGTTGGAAAAGAATCCATTGGACGGTTTGGAAGAAGATAAGGCGTATTTGCGTTATAGGTGTGACAAAGCTGTAAATGAAAGGGTGCCTGCAGAGAAACAAGCGATTTATCGTGAAAGGTTAGAAACAGAATTTGAAGTAATAGAGTACCAGGGCTTTTCTTCATACATGCTCATTGTTTCTGATTATTTAGAGTTTTGTAGAAATAATAATATTAGGCTCGGTCCCGGTCGCGGTTCTTGTGGTGGCTGCATGATTGCGTATTTAATAGATATACACGTAGCTGATCCTTTAAAATATGGACTTATTTTTGAGAGGTTTCATAATAAAGAGAAGTCGGCGCCTGATATAGACTCAGACGTATGTCCGTCACAAAGACCAATGTTGCATGAGTACATTCGTAATAAATACGGAGAGGATCATGTAGCGCACGTCTCTAATGTAAACACATTAACGCCTAAACCGTATGTTAAAGCTATAGCGCGCACTTTTGAATATGGCGGAGATCGCAAAACAGCTGTTGCTATTGGTGCCGCCATAGCTGACGCTATACCTGCCGATATAAAAACTATAAAGTCTGCTTTGGAAAAAGCCCCATTGTTTGCCGAATATGCGAAACGATATCCTGAATTGGTAGAATTTGGTGATGATATTTGTGGCAAAGCTGTAGCTTGGTCTACCCACGCTGGTGGTTTAGTTATTTGTGCCCGATCTTTGGTGGGACTTATTCCACTACGACGAGACAAGGAAGGGTCTGTTTCTATTGAGTATGAAAAAGAGCGTGCTGAGGAAAATGGTTTGTTAAAGATGGACACTTTGGCAATTGAAACATTGCACGATATTGATAACACATATGCTCTAATTAAAAAGGCGGGCAAAGAGTTGCCACCAGATCCACCAAATTATGATGAATGTGATGTTGCCACATATGATATGATTAGTAATGGTGACACTTTTGGTGTATTTCAGCTAGGAACCAGTGGTGGTACTATAGATTTGTGTAGAAAAGTTAAGCCTAAGAATCTTGATGATCTGGCGGTAATTAATAGTTTAGCTAGACCTTCCGCTAGGGACATTCGAAAAGATTATATACAAACCAAGAATGGCGATAAGCCGGTCGAAATAATCCACCCATCTTTGGAGCGCGCATTTAGACCAACATTGGGTTTTGGTTTATATGAGGAATGTTTAATGTTCTTGGCTCAAGACGTTGCCGGTTGGTCAATGTTGGAAGCGGATCGTTTGCGTAAGTTAACCAAAGCTAAAGGTAAATATCCAGAGAAGGTAAAGAAGTGGGAAGAAGATTTTATTCAGGGATCTATAGATAGCGGAGTTGGTAAAAAATTTGGCAAAAAGATTTGGAGTGAGGTGATAGAAAAGTTCGGTGGCTATGGGTTCAATCGGAGTTTGTACTTTTTGGAAACTGTTGATATATTCTCTAGTGCTGGGAAGTATCTTTATAAAAAACCAATACAGGATATTCAACCTGGAGAATTCGTCCGATCAAGGGATGAAGAAACTGGTGAGGACATTTACATCGAAGTAATTGGAAATTATGATCACGGTAAATTAGAAGTTGTAGAAGTAGAATTAAACACCGGAGAAAAGGTTAAATGTACGCTGGATCATAAGTTTAGGGTACAGGAAACTGGCGAGATGCTTCCATTATGGAAAATTTTAGAAGATGGATTATCAATAGTGGTAGGATAATATGGCAGGATATACTCTAGAACAATATTTAGAAAGAATACCTGAAAAATACAGGAACAAAGTTAAATTAATAAATAAATTTCAAGGTAAGAGAACAAAAGTATTATTTACAAATGAAGTATGTGGGTGTGAAAGAGAGTATTTTTTGGGCGTGTTGGTGTTGCGTAAGACGTTTGATGTATGTAAACATTGCAGATCACAATATGTAAGTAAAAAATATTTTTGTAAAAGGTGTGGCAAAGGGTTTATTACTGAGGAGTGGTTTCTACAACATGATAAGAAATGTCTTGCTAAATTTAAAAATTTAATTGAGGGCGAAGATTATGTTACCTGTTACATTTGTGGTTTTCAGGCTTTAAGTCTAGGTTTGCATCTTCGTGTAAAACATGGGATTGATCCCGAGGAATATAAAAAAGATCATCAGATAATTTGTAGGAAATCTTCCGATATCTATGCTAAACAGAACTTAGAGAACTCAGAAGTTTTTCGTAGTTGGATAAAAGAAAGAGGACCTGAAGCCCAAGAATATTTAAATAAAAGGGGAAAAGAACTTAGTAAATCGATCATGTCTAACCCCGAGGAGCGAAAACGTCGTTCCAAAGCCATGGCTATACTGGATCGAACTGAGTATATGAGAAAAAAGGCATCAGAAACTGCTATTAAAACTTCGGCACGTAAGGACATACAGGAGAAGCGGGCTGCACAATTGAAACGATGGAGAGATAATAATCCTGAGATTTTTTATGAAAAATGTGTTAGTAAAATGCTAAATACTTGGCATAGTAAGCCTGAAACTATACTATTTGAAGCGGTTTTAAATTACAATGATTATGTATTTAAGCGTAATCAAATAGTTAAATCTGAAATATTTCCAACTAAATCTAAACGAAAACAAATAGACATTGGAGACAAATCAAAAAGAGTATATATTGAATTTGATGGACAATTACATTTTAAAGAAACACAATTAAAACAGCTTGAACGTGTTCAATTAAAAGATGGCTTACTGGATAAACATATTATTAAACATGGTTGGACATTAATACGTGTTTCTTATGATCAATTTTCGTATCGTAAACGAGATTTTGGGTTTAAAAAAGAATGTTTGGAAAAAGTATTCGAGATTTTAGATAATCCAACCCCGGGAGTACACACTATCGGGGAGGCGTATGACGCTAAAAAAGAGACAAACAATGACTAACATTAAATCTGTTCGTTCCATTGGTAAGGTTCAAACATATGATTTGGAGGTTGATCATCCGGATCATCAATACTATTTGTCTAGTGGCATGCTCACCAGCAACAGTCACGCCACTTTCTACTCTATGGTTGGATATCATACCGCTTATCTCAAAGCCCATTATCCGTTGGAATTTTTGGTTGCTATTTTAATGAATAAAGTCAATTCTAACTCACCATCCGCAAAAGATAGCATAGCCAAAATTAAAGAAGAAATAAGAGCACTAAATGTTAATATTCTACCGCCAAACATAAACACATCAGAATTAACCTATTCAATTATTGATGATAAAACTTTGCTTACAGGCTTTGATGCTCTTAAAGATATGGGTAAGAACGCTATCCCCGAGATCTTAGCTAAACGTCCGTTTGATAGCTTTGAAGATTTCTTGCTCAAAACTGATGGTCAGAAAGTTACCGCCCCTGCCATCAAAGCCCTCGCCGCTAGTGGTAGCCTGGATTCATTCGGTTTAACTAGAAAACAAATGTATTTGTATGCTTCTGATATAAAAAAGAAAATACAAGTTCATTTAAAGAATAAAAGAGAAGGTGAGTTTAAATATCCTTGGCCGGCAGATATAGAGGAATGGACAATTCCTGAATTATACGCCATGGAACGTGAATATTTGGGAGAAGGTATCAGCGGAGATAGATTCCAAGTATATGGCGGATTTTTTACCAAGAAAGCTCCCAGTTTCAAAAAACTTCCTAAACTGCACCCTCCTCCACCAGATGATATGACGGAAAAAGAACAACGTAAATATACCAAACATATTACAATGTTGCAGGCGGAAGTAAAGAGTTTCTTTGAATTTAAGGTAAAAAAAGAAGATAGTAAGATATTTGGCGAAGTAATGGCTAAAGTTGCCCTTTGTGATCCTTGGGGCAACCAAATGACTATGACTTGTTTCCCCGAGGGTTGGTTACATTTACAAAACCGTGTTTCGGAACTATTGAATAATAAACACAAATTCGATACAGGGCTTGGTTTGTATATAAATGGCGAACTAAATTGGTACGATGGTGATATATCATTAATATTTGGGGACGTAGCTCGTTGTTGTCCTGCTCCTCAGATGCCATCCGATAGAGATAATAAGAAGGTTACTATTCGTAGGTCCAAGAAGAAAAACCCCAAACAAGAAGAGCCAGAGAGAGACATTCTATTGGAAGAAATAGAAGATGATTTGGTAGATCGTGGTTATTCCGATTTGGATGATGAAGATGACGATGTACAGGACGGTTTTGTTTAAAAAGGTTTTATAATGCGATGTGTTAAATGTCAAACAGAAATACCTCCCGAATGGAAAGCGGCAATTAAAAGCAATATTTGCCCGGCTTGCGGTGGGGAATTAATGAACGATTCCATGCAGGAACTTTTGCGGGAATTAAGTAAAGCACTTGAAGCTATGCCAAACGATCCCGAAGGAATTGCCGGATGGTTATTATCTAATTATGAGCTTAGAAAAATAGGTACCGGAGAACCAGTTAATGAGTTTTATGGATCTCAGCGAAAAGTACCACAAGGTAAAGATTTAGTAGTTAATGAGAATAGAATTCAGCAGTTTCTTAAACAAGCAGGAGTAAAACCCAAGAAAACGCAGGCAGATTATGCAAGTTTAGCTCAACAAATTCGAGACGGTGGCACTGATTATGGTGAGGCTTTTTCAGATCCGTCGCCTGAACAGCCAGAAGAGTTTGTAGAGGAAGCTCGCGATCCCGAATATACACAACAAGTATTGTCTGCTATGACCACAGGCGCGCCCACAAAAACCAGCATGGGAGCAGCACAGCCATCTTCTGATTTAGATAATGATATGTCAGGTTTGCATCCTGCTTTGCGACAAGACCGTATACACCGTCTTCGCCAACAATTAGAAGTCGGTTCCGGCGGCAAAGCGGGTGTTATTCGTAGAAAGTAAGAATATGGCATTGCGTATTATTGCCAACCGGCGAATAGAATTAACCGACGATGAGTGGAAATATTATCAGGAAATTTGTAAGCATTATACTGGAGGAAAAGAATTATTTAATGATTTATTTGAAAGCGACGAAAGTGGTTTAATAAGATTTTTGCGACCTCCTGTGGGTAAATTTACCTGGGAGATAGTTTTATTTCTACAGAATATTATGGTGCACCAATATGTTAGGAAGATGTATCGTGAGCACCAAGAGGTATTAAAAGAGCTTAAGGAAGAATTAGATAAAATTCGTTCTAAGGTCGAGCCTAAGCAGAAAAAGCAGTCAAAAAAGAATGACTGAAGTAGAGTGGACTGAAGAGGCAGCTCCTGAAGAAACCCGTGAGGAACGGGTGGTTATTCTTATTTCTTCTATTGCTGAGGAAATTACCATTGCTCACAAAAAGAAGTATGATCAGGAAACTGCAGAACAAACCGCAGCGTTATGTTTGGATGCCCAACGTGAGTTGGCTGAATTTTTATCAGAAGCTGAGTTTTTATCAAAAGAAAGCAAAGCTGACGTCGAGAGATTAGAATCTGAGCAATACTTTTATTACAAAGGAAAAGCTGTAGGAAAGACTTCTGATGCAGCGTTAAAACAGGAAGTAGCCCGAGATAAAGAAGTTGTAAAGGCGAAGAAGAAACAGTTCCGGGCGGAAGCCGATTATAATAAATGGCGAAATTTGTTCGGATTTTTGAAAGATGCCCATTATTACTTCAGAGGTGTGGCTAAAGGTAAAGATGAATGGAGCTGATTATGGGAAGACCTCCTAAACCAAAAAATAAAATAGATATAAATGCGTTATTAGAAAAAGTACAAGCATCATACGGAAAAGATAAAGGTAGAGCAGCCGAGGTTTCCACCGGTAGCTCGCTGGTTAGACCAAACAGAGACGACCAGTTTGTATGTTGGAAAGATTCTCCGTGGGAATCACTTACTCAAATTAGAGGATTGCCGTTTGGTCGTATCTGCCAAATCGCAGGCAGACCAGATAGCGGTAAAAGCACCCACGCTATGCAGTTTATGAAGAATGCCCAGGATCAGGGCTGCGTAGTGATATTGTGGGATGCCGAAAACAAATTTAGCGCCACCAGATTTGATAAGTATTTTGGTGGACGCTCTGATGATCTCCTTTTAGTGAGATCAAAATTAATATTGGAAGGTGGTGATAGAGTAGAACGTTTCATACATGAAATAAAAAATATGGATCCTGACGCCAAGATTTTGGTTGTTTGGGATTCAGTTGGCGGCACACTTGCGAAAAATGAAGCGGTGGATGTTTCAGAAGATAAAAAAGGTAAAAAGAACAAGTATGAAGGCAGCATGGCTGATAATAAGCAGCTAGCTGCCGCCGCCAAAGAAAATGGTACGGTGATGCGTGGATTGATTCGTTTAATGGAGAAATATAAAGATCAGGATAATGAATCAATTTCAGTATTACTAATTAACCAAACATATTCCAACATTGGTTCGCATGGTCAAAAAGAATCCGGCGGACAAAAGGTGGAATTCTTTTCTTCCATAATAGTTCAATTAACTCGCAAGGGTGATTTGAACTTTACTCGTGATGGTGTAAAACGAAGAAAAGGCATTGTGACAAGGGCAAAAGTTTCTAAGAATCATTTATTTGATGGCGAAGATACGATTGCGGAACTGGAATTGGCTATCACGGCTGGCGGAATCAATCTTCTTAGCGATTATAAAGTTTTGGAAAAGAAAACCAAGACTGGTTGGGAAGATAATGATGAGGCTGATGTAGAAGTCGAGGAGCCCATTTCGGATGAGGTTAATTAGTCATGTCAGGAACACATAAAGTAGGTGAGGTTGCTATACAAAAAGCTAACGCTTCTGCTTTAGCGGAAAATAGGCTAGCAAATAAATCTACTAATAAATTCCTATATATAGCGAGGATCAAACACCTCTCAGATGAGTCCAAAATACAAATATATGTGCTGCTAAAACAGACAGAATGGGTATATGGACTTGATTTTGTGGGGTATGAGATCACAGTACAGAAGCTAACAAAGTTAACGAGTTATTTAGAAGCTTTAGAATATGCCAAGAATAGTACAGTTAAAGTAGTTAACAAGCGAATACCTTGGGCACGAATTCTCGAAGTAGAAAATATGTCGTATAACAAATAAGCAATGAGGTAACACAATGAGTAATAATAAATATGGAATGGTAAGTTGGGACGAGGTTGAAACACAGACAACTTCTCCAAATGCATCACGTAGGGATCTGTTCCTGCGTTTGTCTGATGGCTCTAATATTGTTAGAGTTCTCACGAAACCACATGAGTATCTCATGTATCGCTATAAGTCCGATCCTAGCGATCCGGGTTATGGAGAGAGGGTTTTGTCCAGTATCTATCACGGGTCTGATCCTTTGATGGAAAAGGGGCTAAAGCCGAAGAAGCGTTGGCTCGTTGGAGTTATTGATCGATCAACCCAGAGTTATAAAATCCTAGATATAGGTCCTGCTATCTTTAAAGGGATTCAGACTTTGGTCCGGGATGAGGATTGGGGAGATCCAACTCAATTCGATATTAACATCAAGGTTGATAAGAATGGTGGACCAACCGGGTATTACACTGTAACCCCCAAGAAACAGAAGCCATTGACGCCAGAGGATCTTGAGATTAAACAAATGGTAGATCTCGAAGAGCTGAAGCGTAAGTGTACTCCTCCTACTCCCGAACAGGTTGCTGAACGTGTGGCTGCTATCGATGCTAAGAGCAAAGCTCGTAAAAACGGCGGCTCCAATCCAGTAACGGTAGAGGATGAGGATGACGATGACGATACTGATTTTCCGGCAGTGGAAGGGTCGGAATCTTAAACAATAATCGCTAATACAATTAATTGAAAGGGTGGCTCTGTAAAGAGTCACCCTTTCTTTTTTTGTTCGTTATATCTTATGGTATGAGTTTAATTATGGGTCTGGACGTTAGTTCCACTACTGTTGGTCTTTCTATCATCAAAGATGAGCCTCTCACTTTAGTTCATACAGAATTCTTTAAACCACCAAAAAAGGTTCATATATTTAAGCAATTGGAACAAACTAAATTATATGTTCTCAAAAAACTAAAACAATATAAACCAGACCAAATTGTTATTGAAGATATTATTGAATATATACAAGGTGGAAGCGGATCTAAAACTACTATTAAGTTGGCGATATTTAATAGAACAATTGGTTTGGCAATTTTTGAGGAGTTGGGAGAGCCACCAATTTTATTAAATGTAAATACTGCCAGGAAGCTAATAAAACCTGAAGGATATTCTGGTCGATTGACCAAGGAAGATGTGCCTCAAGCCTTAGAGGTTTTGTTTGATCAGCCTTTCCCTTTCTTATACAATAAAAAGGGGAACATTAAAAAAGAATCTTACGATATGGCTGATTCTGTCGCTATTGCCGTTGCCCACGTGTTAAATCATGAATAGAAATGAAGCTTACAATATTTTGGGTCTGGATTCGTCTGCTACCGAAGAGGATGTTAATAAAGCCTTTCGGAAGTTAGCTGCACAATATCATCCCGACCGTAACAAAGATGAAAATGCCGAGGCGGAATTTAAGAAAATAAATGAAGCCGCTCAAATATTAAAAAAACCAGAGGAAGAATTTAATCCGTTTTTTAATGTACCCAGCTGGGCAAATTCAGTTAATTTTCATGTTAATAGAAGACGGAGAAACTCTCCCCCACCAACCGTGTATGTGAACTTCTCTTTTGAGGAATCAGTGCTGGGATGTAAAAAGGAAATTGAATTTACTCGCGATGCCAGATGTAATGCTTGCCAAGGAAGAGGAGATATTCTAACCAATGATAAATGTCCAGCTTGTAATGGTAAAGGCAATACTTCCCAACACCAAAATACCAATTCGGGACATTTTAAGTTCATTATGACCTGCCCACAATGCTCTGGCTCTGGTAAAAAAGCTGATCCCTGTTCCACCTGTTCAGGTACCGGTGCTACACCAGAAACCGTTAAACATAAAATTAATATCCCAGGTGGTATACATAATCAGGAAACTATTCGTTTGCCACAAGCTGGTCATTATAATTCTGGATTTGTTTCTGATGCTTTTATTATCGCTAACGTGGAACCAGATAAAGATATGTCGCTTTCTCCCAATGGTAGAGATGTCTTATCTAATATTGAACTTTCCCTCTTGGAAGCCCTCAAAGGTACTAAGAAAAAAGTGCGTACCGTTAAAGGCGAATTAACCCTTAATATTCGTCCGGGCACCAAAAATGAAAACATCATCAAAGCTTCAGGCTATGGCTCTAGAGGTCTTGGTGATCATCTATTTACTATTAAAGTAAATTATCCAGAAGATATAGATAAACTTGTAGACTTTTTAGAAAATGAGGAAAAATAAATGGGATTTGTTATTTGTTGTGATAATAAAGGCTGTTACCAAAGTATGGAACCATTATTGGATACTAATACAAATGAGGTTATTTGTACTGAATGTGGTCAGCCTATTAAAAGCGTAACTCAGTTTACTAGAATTCAAATGAAAAGTTTGGGTCAAATCAAAAAATCAGCACCTGCCTCAAAAGCTTTTTCAGTAGAATGTCGATTCTGTGGTTCAGTCTCCCCTCCAACTAAAAAGGACAAAAAACTGTATTGCTCCTCTTGTAATCGCCACCTCGATTACTTGACCCCAGCCTTTGTGCAAAGCTTTCTTGTGAAATGAATATTCATACCCTCTCTAAACGTATTCTTCATAAATCTGAAGCGTTTGCAGAGGTTATGTCCTCTTGTACCACCTTATTAAAACATAATCCAAATGCTGAGTTTGTTAAAAATTATCTTTACCAAAGAGTTCCGTCTTATAATTGTGGCGGTACCACTTTTGGTTTCTTCCCATCAAATTCTCAAATTCATTTATTAACCGAATACGTTGGCGAAGACATTCTCTGTGATCTGGGTCTTCTCTATAAACGATTTGTAAATGATGGCGGAGTTCCCCAGATCACTACCTTTGGTGTGCTTAATGATCACAATTTGGTTATGCCTTATAGGAATTTGAACGGCGACATTATAGCTCTTGTAGGCAGATCCCTTCTCCCAGAACAAAAACGCGAACAGGAAAATATATCAAAATATAAAAATACCAAATTTCATAAGTCTATGAACCTGTTTGGTCTCTATAAAGCTAAACAAGCTATTATAGAAAAAGGCTTCGCTATCGTTACTGAAGGTCAGTTCGATTGTATTAATTGCCACCATTTTGGTTTTAATAATGTTGTTGCTTTGGGCGGCATTTCATTAACTAAATTTCAATTTTACTTACTAATGCGATATACTGATACTATTTATTTGTTGCTGGACAATGATGTTCCCGGAATAAAAGCTACAGATACTATTATTAATAGATATAAGAAAATAGCAAACATAAAAAGATTTGATTGGAAAAATAGAACGGAAAAAGATCCGGATGAGTTGGTTAAAAATGGATATGATTTAAACCATATAGAGCGTGATATATTAGATTAATAGCTTATGACAGATCAACCCAAAAATGCCGAATTGTTGATTCTTAAAGATCAGCTTGTAGATCGTCTTAAACATATTATCGATACCCAGCTAACTCCTAGACAGAAGGAGGCGCTAAAGTTGTATGTTCAAGGATTAACTACAGAAGAAATAGTAGAAAAATTGGTTAAACCCCCAGGAGAGGAATGACAGATCGATCAAAAAATCGTAGTGATAAATATCAGTGGGTGCTGGTTGAATCCCCTTGTTCCCCGGAAATGTTGACTGAAGTGGCTGATTCTGAAGGTATCTCAGCTCAACTTAATCCCTGGGGCTATAATGAAGAATTACTGAACCTTAAAGATCAGCTGAAAGCTGCCTTCTGGAGAATCGTTAATACCCAATTAACCCCCAGACAAAGAGATGTTTTGCAGCTGTATTCTAAGGGTAGAACTCAAACCGAAATTGCTAAGAAATTGGGCGTCAATCAGAGTAGTATCACTAAGAGTATTAACGGAAATTGCGATTATAGAAATGGTAAGAAGATTTATGGCGGCTCTAAGAAGAGAATACAGCGGCTAGCTGAACAAGATCCAGAAATACAAGCTATCTTTCGTAGGATCCAAGAAATACAAAATGACGACGATTTATGAAATTATGTACTAAATGTAAGCAAGAAAAACCAGAATCCGCTTTTTCAAAAAACAAAAATAAACCAGACGGCTTGCAAGGTATTTGTAAAGGTTGTTGTATGGCAATTCTTGCTTCTGGAAAGCAGCATTGTCCTATATGTGATCAAGACAAAGATTTATCTTGTTTTAATAAGGCATCTAAAAGCCCGAGTGGGTATTTTTACTATTGTCGCGAGTGTGTTAATATCGTATACAGGCAGAGACGCGAGGAATTCAAAGCAAAACATGGGATTAGCGTTTACACCCAAAGGAATCGTGAGCGAGTAGCTTGGATTCGCTCAATAAAAGCCAACCAGCCCTGTGCTGATTGTGGCAAAATATACGATCCTAAATGTATGGATTATGACCATTTATATGGCAAAGTTAAATCTATATCTAGAATGGTATTAGCGAATTGTCCAAAAGAAACCATATTAAAAGAAATAGAGAAATGCGATTTAGTTTGTATTCTTTGTCACAATCGTAGGACCTGGAATCGTCAAAAACACCCTGACCCATCCAAGTTTTATGCTACCAAACGAAGAAATATAGAGATTATTAAAGAAGCCAAGAAAGCTCCTTGTGTATATTGTGGAAAGATTCGTGAAGAATACAATATGCAATTTGATCATATTGATCCCAAAGATAAGATTAAACAAATATCCGGATTGAAAAATTATAAAACCCAAACGCTGCTTGACGAATTAAAGAAGTGTCAAGTAGTATGTGCATTATGTCACAGGATAAAGTCTTTAGATGAGCAGTTGGAAGGCAAGTATGATTTTGAGAGGGAGGAAGGCACAAAGAAGAAATATGTAGGGGATGGGGAACAAGAGTGTGTAAGGTGCCATCAAATAAAGGAGTTTAAAGAATTCCATAAGCATATGAAAACGGCAAGCGGGTATAATTCCTGGTGCCGGGACTGTGTAAATGAGTACAGGAGGGAGGCTCGGAGGGCAAGTTTTGTTGTATAATTACTGAATAGATCTACTATTTTTTTCATATCCAAAGTGAGCTTTCGTGTATTTTTGGAGACAGGCATGGACAAATATTCACTCGATTATACGACACTGGACAGTACATTATCGCGCCCGAAGTATTATCGATACGAGGAAGTAAAGGACAAATTAGTCAAGGTAGCGTTTGATGTTGTACGATTCATGGACAGTGATGAGATAGATGGATTATGGCAAGTACAGAAGACCGATGATGGCGATGTAATCGTAGCGATGTACGAGCAGACGCCACAGAAGGAATCGAAAGCTAACTGGTCAGCGCACACTGACAAGACTGGTTCTTATGTAAACATATTTTACAAAGGGGCGGCGGTAACAGCGATTGATTTAGAGGCGATTGGTGTACCGAGAGAAGATTCTTATATAATTTGCGAGAATTTACCGCGCAAGTTAGCGTCGGATTCTAATTTTCGCAATAGCATGTTAGATGAATTAGCGGAGCAAGATAGGTCTGAATTGTTACGGGAATATCCCGAGCTGAGAGAGAAATAATGACGCACAACGTTACTAATTTAAAAAACTTGGTATCAGATTTACGAACCAAACTGGCGGAAGGTGATAAATTTTTCACAGCTCAATTAGCTACACGGTTAAGGAAAGCGGCGGAAGAGCACCCGAACGATCCTACGGTAACTGGGATGGCGAATTTTCTTCGTGGTCGAGAGCAAAAGGGCGGGTTATTCATAACCCGAGCTGAGTTGCGAGATATTTATAATCGATTATACACCACCAACACAGCGTGTGGATCATATCTTGAGTCTGAATTGGGGAAAAAGGCGGAGGTTTCTGAGCGAAAGCCCTTAAATCCTGAGCCCAAGGAAGATTTATATCAGGGAGCCGATAAAACGTTAGTTAGTGCCTTGGCGAGTGTATTTGATAAGGAAACGAAGTATAGTCCTTATTCTCCAGAGATTGCGAAGATAGCCGAATCCAATTGCAAGCGAGTATTACCTGGGAATCCGAAGGTGTCTACGGTAGCCGGCAATGAGGATGCAATTATTTGTGAGGCGGTATATGAGACACCCAAGGGGCGTAGCCATGTACTTATACCGGTAGAGGTTCAAGCAAGCAAGGCTCTTTTACCTAATTCGTTTGTTACCAGTGCTGGTTTTACGAAATTAAACGAAAAAACTTTAGCTGATTATGTTGTTAGTACTGCTGGTCAGAAGTTGCGGGCAGACGTCAAGCAGATTATGGAAGTAATTCGTACCGCAAAACATGACATACCGGAGCCAATTTCTGAGGTAGAAAAGATTGTATTAATGGCTAATTTGCGTTCTGGTACGCCAGCATCACATGATCCTAATGCAATTTTGCAACAGGTTGACGAAGCGTCGCCAGGAGTTCAAATCAACGAGAGCCCAGAAGCCAAATCATTTTCCCAATATTTAAATACTCCCACCGGAACGGCTGAATTTGTATTTGGTGAAAAAGCAGCTAATAATGGGCGTAGGATGATCAGCCAGGCATTGAACAAGTTTGGATATTCTGATTTTCAGATTCGGGTTGCTGATGTCTCTGATGAGCACATAGTTTATGCTGTAGCTCTGAAGAATACTGGGTTTAAGGTTCCAATTAAAATTGAGAAGTCTTTACCTACATATCCTACACTGATTATAGCTGGTGGAAAACCGGTTGAGTTTAGCAAAGAGGGTATTGATAATTTAAGTTCCATTGATCATGGGGCACGAGCAGCAGGATTGGGGCTTGATTTGAATCGTCCTGGGTTATTGATAGCCAATGTTAAGGAAGCATGTGCACGGGGAGATTTTGATCGTGCTGATGATTTATTGGGAGCAATAGAAGAAACTGGTGACAAGACAGCATATCACCACGCATTTTCGATATATCATGAGGCATTAGCTGGAAAGAAAGCCGAAAGTCGGGAAGTAAAGACAATCAAGTTGGCTGATGGAAACGAAGTTTGCGAACAGACTTTCTTACCTCCTGATAAGGTTTACATAGATGAGCACGGGGTAGCTCGTGCCAAGTATCGTCAAAACGAAGAAAAAACTGAGCCCGCGGGTGGCTTTATGAACGCTAAAATTCTATTAGGACTGTAACGGGTGAATTGATGAGAGTTACTACATTACTTACGGAATTATCAAAAGAACTTACCAATCCAGAGAGTGAGTTAATGGTTGCAGCGGAGCAAGGTGGTGAGGAAGTATTGTCCCGGGTAGCTGACGCGCTGGCAAGCTGTGCAGTTATTTTGAAGATGGCAGCGGATGATACCGACGGCATAGAGCCAGATTTTACTCCAGAGCAATTGATGGAAATGGCGGAAGTAGCCACAGCATTTGATGCTAGCGGGGATGAATTATTGCGGAAGCAGGCGAGTGTTATTGACGAGATTCTGCTCACTATTGGATCAAAAAAAAACTCAATAGCGAAATTTAAGGCGGCACAGGACGCAGAGATTGAGCGGTTACGGCAGCAATATCGCGATCAAGCTTTAGAAGATTCTTATACTAAAGCCAAGGAACAGCAAGACAAGGACAATGGCGCTGAGGAAGCTGTGAAGGCTATAGACAAGAAGGTTAAGCAATATAGACCTCTAGAGACTTCATTAAGTACTCGTTATTCTCCGGATATGCCAGGGGTACAGTTGATGCGCATTGGAGACAATATATACCAATGTCCTATTTCCAAGAAGATATTTAATTATAATGCTGGATTTACTACAGCAAATGGTAACAAAGTACCTGGCAGTTCGGTAGAAAACCAGACACAGCAGTTAGGTTTTCGCACTCCAGAGCACATGAATTTCAGCACTAGGGAAGAGGTCTTGAATGGCAGGAGTTAATCCATATGACTGCCGATTTTTCCAAGATTCTAGAACACCCAGATTGCGATGAAATTATCAGCAAGCTTACTCATGGAGTACAGCCAAAAGATATAGGTGATTGGTTAAAAATAAAATATTCTGAAAAGAATCAAAATCATCTTCGATTATCAGTTAAATTATTAAAAGATTTTTTAGAAAGCAATCTTGATTTGTATAAGGATATCAAGCAGGATATTCTTGCGGCAAAACACGGGCAAAAAATTCAAACGAAAGTAGCTGCTTCATTAAAGAACAATAAAACTTATCAAGAGCGGGTACAAGAGGTTGCGGAAGAAATCAATAACAAAGAGCTAGATATCTATAAGTTCCTAGGGGAAATGGTAGTTATTGGGAAGGCGCGTATTGAGCAGTACTTCGACAAGATGCAGAGTAACCCAGAGAACACCAAACCGGATTATGGGCTAATTAAATGGATTGAGGCATTTGGTGGTTTATGTGAACGTTATGATAAGATTGTAAATGAGCGCCCGGATCAGATTATCCAACACAATGTAACGATTCAAGTAATGGATCAATATGTGGCATTGTTGCAAGATGCCGTTAGAGAAACGTTGGCAGAGATTGATCCAGATTCTGCGTTTAAATTCATGGAAAGATTTGGCAAGAAGATGGAGAATATTGAACTTCCCGAAGAATTGAAACCAATTTCTCAGGAAAAAAGATTGGCAGAGGCTAAGATTATAAAAACTAAAGTAGAGAAATTAAGCATTACTGAGGAAGACTGATGTCTCAATATTTAAAAAACAAAATAGATGAGCATAAAGATTTGCCAGAAGAGATGTTGCAATTATTGCACAATGATGCCTCATTAATGGCGGCGCTGGGTGTAGGTAACGATAGAGATTTTAATGATTTTTTTATTATTTCTGCGCACATATTGCCTATATCTAAAGAGCTAGCGGACAAACCTATAGATGAGAAGGAATTAGCCCAACTTTCCCACATTGTATATACTAATCGGAACGAGAAGCCGATTAATAATATATTTAGATTTTATGAGGCTGTAGCGGAAGCGATGCGGCAGGCAAACATACCTATTAAGAAAACCGCATATCCTCAAGGGTATGGAAATATTTATATCCAAGCCCCGCATAATATGACGCAATGGCTTCAAACCATGCGCGAAATATATGCTTTAGCTAATCGCGAACATATGGATTTAGGCAAGGCTTTTAATAAAATAACAAAAAACTGGAAAACAATGGATAGACTTGATTTTGAACATTGGTTATCTTTTTATCAAGGTAATAATCATCTTAAATATAAAATAGCTCAATATCATGAGGTTGGTGATGGGGCGGTTTTGCCCACAAGTAATTGGCGGGCACGTTTGCCCGGGGTTCCCCCTCGTATACCGGAAACTATTGATGAAAAAACCTTGGAAGAAAAGAAAAACGTTGAAAAAACCCAAGAAGAACAACGCAAACATGATTTTCGGGCAGCCCAAGATGAAGTAAAGAAAAAGTTAATTGCTCGTTTAACTGCTGCGGAGAAGATTTTTACCAACAATATTGAGGCTTTTAAACGCATGTTGGGTCCGGAGTATTCTAGGTGGTTATCGGTATTACATGAGATAAAAGGTAGGGTTCAGGTAGCAACACCGGTAAATGCCAAATCTAAACTATTAGAGGATATTTTATATAAGGAGGCGAACAAGCTGGAGGCAAATGGGTTGGTAAAGTCAGCAGAAATGGTTAGGAAAATTGCTCAGCAAACTCCACCACCCCCTGTGGGAGCCGATCCGATGGCTACTCCGGGAGCCGATCCAATGGGAGCCGATCCAATGGGAGATTTAGGACTGGGAGATGCACAACCTGGGGAACAGCCCGGGGCAGCACAAGAGCCAGCCCAACCAGGAGACGAGCACAAAGCAATGGAAGAGTTTGTTCGCAATATGAATGGAGAACCCGATCCTGATCAGGAAAAACCATTGAAAACTTCTAGTTTAAAGGCTGAAGCTCAGTTTGCTCCCGAAACGGTTCCCGAAACGGCTCCAGAAACAAAATCTGAGAAAACTCCGGCACAAAAAGCAATGAAAGCTGATGTAGCTGAGAAAGACATAGAAAACGCATTAAAAAATGTTACTATAACAGATCTTATTGAGAAATTGGATGGGTTAGCTCAGGCATATAGAATTAGGGAAAAGACCCGACAATTGACAGTGGTGGATTTAATGATGCAACAGTTGGGTATTTCCTCTTATTTCCCCAATTTATCTGAAGCAATTAATAAAGCCTTTGATTCTAATCAGTATATTTTAACTAGGGTTGAGGACATTTTAGCACGATTGCGAGGAGCTGCTACTAACGAAGGCGGATTGCAAGCCAAATTGCAGGAACAGCAAAACCGAGAAGCCGAAAGAGCAGCCCGTAAGGCTGGACCATTACCTGAGGAAGAAAAACCCGTAGAGGGACCTGGAAATGAAATGGCAGCGCCTGCAACAGTAGAACCGCCAGCAACCCCGCCCGGAATAAGATAATGAAGGTTAGCGATCTATTATCTTTAGTTGATCATACCGCAAAAAGTGCCAAAATTTCACAGCCTTTTATTGTGGGTGGCGCAGTACGTGATAAGGTAATGGGTCGTTTAGAAAACGTTTCAGATTTAGACATAACTACTGGCGATGAATCTATCCACAAATTAGCTCGGGCAGTTAAGGAACGTTTGGGAACCATGGGTAATTTTATGGTTTTTCCTGACGGGCACGCCTCTATTGTGATTGATGGTATAAAGCTGGATTTTTCTTCGAATTTTCATTCTATTGATATAGATAAGAGATTAAAACGTGCAGGGTTAGATAATCCATCGCAAATGTTGCAGGAGTTGTATAGCAGGGATTTTACCGTAAATGCATTATTGATGACATTGGATTTGAAGCATATCAAAGATCCTACCGGAATGGGTTTACGAGATATAAGGCGTAAATTGGTACGTACATGTTTACCTGCTTCCATTACCTTGCGTGATGATCCCAAACGTATTATTCGTTCAATCTATATGGCAGCTAAACTTGGTTTTAATGTAGATGATGAAATTGTACGATTTGTTATAAAGCATCCCGACAATATAAATAAAGCAAAAGAAAAATATGTTACAAAAACTTTAATTGAAGCTTATAAACATAATAAACAAATTACGGTTTCTTTATTGGATAAAATGAAATTATGGAGAAAGATTCATATTAGTCAAAAGATGATGGGTGAGATTCGTGGCAATTTGGGGAGGATATAATGGCAAAAAAGCGTAAAAAGATTCGTAAAAAGCCATCAGACCCCACCAAACTGATGCCCAGGCAACCTCCGGAGTTAGCTCCTTTGGGAGTATTTAGGAAGAATTTAGATTACACCAGCGAGTCTCCTTATCATGGTGAGCCAAAGAGTGTATCGGAGTATCGCAAACGACGGGAGCGTAGGCTAAGAAGAAGAAAAATGGCTATGACCATATTGGCAGATGCTCGTTCCAATGTGTTGGTCATCGACGATGATCAGGAAAGACATAATGGTTTTAACCGCATATTACGCGGCGCAAATGTAAAACATGTATACAATTACGATCAGGCAATTGATGCATTAAATAAACAAACGTTTGAGGTAATATATTTTGATCATGATTTAGCGGATTATGGGGATAGCCCTACCGGTTATGGGGAACGAGAAAGAACTGGAGCTGATATTGCTTTATATTTGGTTAGGATGTTACCAAGAGACAGATATCCTAAACTAGCAGTAATACATTCTTTGAACCCTGTAGGGGCGCAGAACATAGAGTCAGCATTAAAACCTGCAGGAATTCGTTGTATTCGTCAACCTTATGGTGAACCAAGTGACTAAAAAGAAAGTAGTAAAACTGGCAGTATTGCGAGACAATAAACAGGACAAATGTCCCTTTGGGCTAAAAATTCCCTGGAGTTGTAGTAATGCCGGGACTGTGATTACAAAGATGGCTCCGTTAAAAGTGTTGGATGATGAGGCTACTGAGAAAGAGAGATACAGTATAGCTTTGGCGAACGCTCGTTTATTGGCATGGAGTAACCCTGGAGTTCGTTGTGCATATGCAGGAAAGATATTCAAGGATAAGAATATGGTAGAGTGTAACTGGGGCAGCAATGCTCCGGGAGTTTCTCAAGATCATGCATTACAGAGCAGTCCATATTATTCCAGAGTTTATAACACAACCACAATAGATGGATTATATTCTTATCCTCTGGGCTGGTATGGAGATAACAACATTAGTCGCAATCTTTATTATGGAATTTATTCATTACAAGGGGGATCTAAACCTAGGGATCTGGAAAAGTTTGCCAAATATTTGGGAGATTTAGATAAGGAATTTGAATCTCTGCCGGAGGAAGTACAGGTTTTGTTGGTAGATTTTGCTTCGACTTATGCTAATAATGCATCATTAATAAAGAAAGCCACTAGTTTACCATTGGTGAATGATATTTCATTAATTTTGGAGCGCTGGAAGGAAAAAAATGACTTTAGATAAAGCAGCTCAATTAGATATGTCCCAGCCCTGGGAAGGTTTCAGCGTTGATGAGGATGAAGAAATTCAGGACGTTCTTTTTTCTGATGAATTGTTGGTTGAGGAAGATGGAGAGGGCGATGAGTTTCCTGAGGAAGACGAAGAAACTGAAGAGGATGAAGAGGAAACCGAGGAAGAAGATGAGGACGAATCCGCCGACAGTTTAACCGGAAAGGTTTTAATACAGGTGGACGACGAAGAGCCAAAAGAACTGGTATTTTCGTTACCTCAAGTTCCCGGATCAGATAATGATGCTGAAATCGAAGATGTTACGGTAGATGACGAAGAAGAGGTAGAGGTTCCTGCCGAGAGAGATATGTGGGACTGGGGCGGAGTTGGCAATTTCATGCCTTGGCTCGCGAAGATGTTTCAATCTATTCCTCGTCATAATGGGGTAGAAACTTCTGGATTAGAAAGAGCAATTTCCTTTTTACAGGCGTTAGATAAATCAATCTCTCGTGCGGTTCGTTCTGATCTTAAAGATGAATTAGATATTGCTCAGATTGAGAAGGCTCGGGATGAGATTCAGAACGGAATTGATCGTTTGGAGGAACGATTAGAGCGCATTCATATGAACAAGCGTCCCAAGAGAAAGAAGAAGGCGGAAGTAGACGAAGAGGGATTTGTAAAAGAGGCTCAGAAGATTACGGGTGTGCGCGGTATTGTGATAACTGTACCTATTTTTATTTCTCGCATTGCTCGCACTTGTATTAATGGTATGGTTTCTGGTGGACATGATATTGAGGATATGTTTGCTCGCCAAGTAAAGGCTTGGAATCTCACAACTCGTGAACAAGCAGAAACATTGCAGTTATTGGAAGATTCGGGTTATCCCATAAGGCGGGATCGTGGTTTCTTGCCCGATGAAGAAATTGACACTACTAAATCGGATAATTTTGATTGGGCAGCGAATTACCCAGCATAATTTGTTATAAAACATAGGACTAATTACGGAGAAACAATGTCAAAGAAATTCACAATGGAACAATTATCACAGTTTACGGGACTGGAAGAAGCTAAACTGGCAAAACTTTTGCTTAAGCTTCACAAGAATGCGGTTGCTAATGGTAAGGTTTTAACCAAGAAGGCTCAGGGAATAGGTGCTTTGGATAACGATCCTCGTAATTTAGGCATGCTTCCTATAGATGTTCGTACTAAGGCACGAAACCGTAGACCACCGGAGCTTTTTAGTGAGCGTGGTCCCCGTGATAAACCGCGTCCCGAAGCAGCTCGTATGTTTGCTTTTACTTCACGCGGTATTCCACCCATTATTAATAAAATTAAATCATCTTCAATAACACCACCTAACGCAAAGGATGTAATTGGTCTTTTGACTCGCGCAATGAGTCCAGACGTACAACAGACACCCGGAATGGCAGGTACATATATATCTCAGGCGTTGTATTTTATGTTTCAGAATGAAAAAGTTTGGAGAACTGTTATGGATGCCCCAAATAGTGCCGAATGGACGCGCATTATGTGGTTGGCTAAACACCTTCCTGGTGTTGCAGAGAACATTCCTGGCGTTAAGGGGATGTAATGCGAGGATTAAAGATTACTCCCGTCAGTAGTGAAACCGGGGGTTACGAAGCAGAACAAGAAGGAACCGTAGCCCCCTGGCTGAAGCAGTTTGCCAAAGCACAAAATGATACCATTGTGCAGCAGGCTCGCCGAAGAAATCAAGCTGCTGGGTATCTAGATCATGTAAAAAACATTCTAGTTAATCGACCTCGTTATGCAACTGTTGAAGATGCAGTAAATGACTTTCGTAAGCGTACTGGTTTGGATTCTTATTTGGAAGAAATAAAACAATCAGAAGCTAAAAGTAAACCAATACAAAAGAAATCTGTTGCATCTAGAATGAATACCCTCGCCAAGATGGGATTAAAAAAAAAAGTAAAGCAAGCCGCTGAACCTTCCGCTTTACCAAAATCTTTAGCCAAATATACAGAGGCAGCTCCAGATATTGAGAGATTTGTTCGTAATAGGGTTGATACTCTGCATGGTTTAGGTTTATCTGTGCCTCAGTTACAGCAAGGCATTTTGGACATGTTTGGTATACGCAATGGGGTTCAGGATGGTGATGTATACAATGATGAAGTTGGAAAGTGGTTAAGCGATCAAATTGAGGGAGCACAAAATTTGGCTAACAAACCTACCACATCTCCCGAATTAGGATCTGCCACAAACAAGGAGGATTTCCAAGAAGACAGCGATGCATTCGCTGGATTGATGCCAGCAAGTCAGTATTAATTGCTTGGATAGGTTATGACACAACAAATTTTTGAGAAGTTTAAACTGGGTCTAAAGAATTTGGATCCAGTTTATTTTTGTGAGTCTAATCTTATTTTAGACGGAAAGCCCTTTCGAATAAATGGAAACGGGTATAAGCCTTATGCGGATATTTATCGTTATATAGGAATTAAAGCGTTAGAAGAAGATTCTAAACCCGTGGTTTTGGTGAAGGGACGTCAGGTAGGAGCCACTACCATGGCAGCCAACCTGGAGATGTATTTTATGACGTCCGGGTTGTTTGGCAATAATGGGCGCCCACCAATACGTGTATTGCATTGTTTTCCCACTTTAGTACACGTATATGAATATGCAAAAACTAAATTAAGAGCCACCATTTCACAATCTAAACTAATAGACGATCCTAAAAAGCCGAACAAGAAAATACCTTTTGTTGAGTCATGCATAGATAAATCTTCAGATGCCAGCAACTCTTTGCAGTTTAAACAATTTATTGATGGTAATTTTTTAAGAGTAGAATCAACCGGTTTGGATGCTGACCGTTTGCGCGGTGGTACGGCTGATGTAATTTTATACGATGAGGTTCAGGATATTTTCAAAGAAGCTATTTCAAACGCCAACAAACTGTTATCTCAGGCAAAATATGGAAATGGCGGAGTAAAAGTTTATTTTGGAACTCCTAAACAAAGGGGAGGACATTACTGGGACATGTGGCAGATGTCCAACCAACAGTATTATCATCTGGGTTGTGAAGAATGTAAGAAACTATTTCCTCTTTATACTCCAGGCAGTGATGAGTGGAAAAAGATTTGGTTATACGGTTTTACAGTGAAATGTCCACATTGTGGGTGTGAACAAGACAAACGCGATGCCGCAGAACGCGGCATGTGGGTTCCAATGCGCCCAGAGAACGATAAGTATGTTGGGTACCATATTAATCAAATGTACATGCCTAACTACACCAAAGAGAAAATTCTCGATGAGCGTCCAGAAGTCAACCCATCGATGACGGAAAGAGGTTATCAGAATGAAGTTTTGGGGGAGTTTTTTCGTGGTGAAGCGTCACCAATCACACCCGAGGAAATCAAGGAAAAGTGTGCCGATCCGGACAGGGGCATGTCTGAGGGAATTTCTATTAACGAAAATAAAAAAGTATATGTTGGCTTTGACTGGGGCGGTAAAGATTTTGTGGATGGCGAAAGAAAGACTCAGGGACAATCATACAGTTCTGCGGTGGTTTTAACTGAAGAAGGACCAAACCGGTTGTCTATAAAGTTTGCCAACCTTTTGAAACGCAACGATATAGAGACGAAAAAAGATATTGTTAATGAGATTTATAGGCGTTATAGTGTCACTTTAGGAATTGGCGATATTGGTTTTGCTAATGATTTGTCCGAGATACTATATCGGGAACATGGTCATCGATTTTTAGCTAGCAGATCGTCTCCAAACGTTTCTGGTAGAATAAAATTTGATGAATCTTATATGCCGCCCACTATTGTGTTTGAAAAAGATTATTATATTGGTGAGCTATTTAATATGATGAAGCGAGGAATGATCAGGTTTCCATTTAAAAGTTATGAAAAAATAATTTGGTTAGTTAATCATTGTTCTAGCATGGAAATTAAAACAACTTCCAATGTTTATGGTGAAGCGATATATAGATTTGTTAAGGGAACTACACCTAACGATGGACTGATGGCATTATTAAACGCATATTTAGCTTATAAATTTGATGTTAGCGGTGGTTTTAGTAATAAAATGGCAGGTCTTATGGATAAACCTGGACCTAAGAAAATTTCTGCGGTCCTTGGTTATATTCCTAGAATGTAGCCCAAAAGGAAATGAATGAACGTTCAGCAGCCACAATTCCAGGAAACTGCCCCTCCAGTTATTACCAATTATATGATAAAATCTGTGTCTCAGCATAGACGTTCTGAGCTAGAAGAAGAGACATATGCTGGAAAATATAGGCAACCTGGCGGCGCGCATTTTGCTGTTAACACTACTCATTTGGGTAACGTTACTTTCACTTCTGCTAATAAAATGCGCAAATACGGAGCTACTGCTTTTAGCACCGGTACTAGTTCTGGCTCATCTGTTGGTTCTGGTTGGCGTGGCGGTGGTGGAACGGTTCGACAAGTTCCTGAGGTTTATTCTCCTTTATGGTTAAACTCTAACCTTAATCTTCCGCGAGATCGAGCTACCATCAACGCTTGGTGTCGCTCATTTTATGCTCTTAATCCAATTGTTCAAAATGCTATTTTCTTACATTCTACGTATCCTATTTCTAAATTAAACATTAAATGTAAGAACCCAGAAGTTCATCAGTTCTTCCAGAACATGATTGAAGAAATTAGTCTTACAGATGTTTGTGTCCAAATAGCTCAAGAATATTGGACACTTGGAGAAGCATTTGTATATGCTGAGTTAGATGAAAGCACAGCTAAGTGGAGTCGGATACAGATACAGAATCCCGACTATATTTCTGTGAAGCGTTCGGTAATTGCTGGAGAGCCAATAATCAGTTTGCGACCTGATGAAAACCTTAGGCGCATTTGTACATCTAATCTTCGTTCCGATATAGAGCAAAGACAACAAATAGATCCTAGTATTATTGAATATGTGCGCCGAGGCGAAAACATACCAATGGATAATTTTTATGTTTCTCATATTGCGCGTAAGATTAGTCCTTATGAGATTCGTGGAACCGGGCTTCCAGTTAGTTGTTTTCGCCAGCTGATGTTATTTGACAAGTTACGTGAAAGCAAGTTTGCCCAAGCGGATAATATGATTAATCCGTTAGCTCTTATTACCATTGGTGGTGGCGGAGACAACTATAAGCCTACTCCTGAAGATTTGAATCAGTGGCGCGAACTATTTGAAGAAGCCCAATATGATAAAGATTTCAAGGTTTTTGCGCATGACGGCGTTAAGATTGAATATATTAGTAAGGGCGGTGGCATTTATGATATTTCCGGAGATATTACACAATTACTGAAGGAAATTTATATTGGATTATTGGTACCACAGGTAATCATGGATGGTGGTGCGGATGTGACTTATGCCAATGGTGGGGTGGCGTTGGATGTATTGCGTCAGCGTTACATGCAGTTTAGGAATATGTTAACCCAGTGGTTGCGTCGAAAGATTTTTGCTCCTATTTCTCGTTTGAATGGGTTTTATGAATATGAGAACAATAAAAAAGTTCTTATAGTTCCAGACGTGGAATGGAATCACATGTCGTTGTTTGACATGGGAGATTATATTGCCAATTTAACACAACTGTTGTCATCGCAACCAAAGAATGTTTCGTTACAAACTGTATATCGATCATTAGGTCTGGAATTTGAAGAGGAAATGCGTCAGATTCGTCGTGAAAACGTTGAGCAGATTATTCAAATGAAGGAAATGGAAGCATTACAGCGCATGTCTTTGAATGATTTGCGTTCTATTGGCGATGATGATGAGATTCAAGAAGTTCAAGAAAGTCCATTACCAGGAGAAAGTGCTTATGATGCAGCCCAGCAGAATATGGCTCCTGGCGGTTTAGGCGGTATGGAAATGGGAATGGGCGGCGGACTTGGCGGAATGGGAGGCGGTTTAGGCGGAATGGGTATGCCTCCGATGGGCGGAGCCCCTCAGATGGGCGGAGCCCCCGCAGGTGGTCCTCCGATGGGCGGAGCACCTCCGATCTAAAAAACTATTATTATTTCTGCCTTTTAGGTAGGAGGCAGTTTTATGTCCAAAACTCGCGATGAAGAACTTATTGCCATTGCGCAACAGTACGGTTTGTCAGGATATATGAGGCAATGGCTCACCCCGGGAGGTTGGGGTAGAGGAATTAGCGAAGCATTATTCGGCTCTTATGAACAAAAAATGACAACCCTCCGCGAAGCGGACACTGCCATGCGTAATGCGGTCATGGGCAAAGGTGAAAAGCGATTGGAGCCGTTGGCGGGATTACAGTTGTCTTTAAAGCGAGCCGAACAGAGCTTCAAAAAGAACCGTTTCATTGATGTTGCTCATTGGATTGGAAATATCAATGTAATGGTTCGGGAAGCCATTGACTTAGGCGCTCCTGTTGCAAACCTGACGCAACAGGAGTTGGACGAATATTATTCTGAAACCCAGGTACCATATTTGTCTGAAAAGTATTTTGATGAATCAAAAGTTGCTGAGGCAGGGTTCTGGGACTTAATGGGTGGAATTTATCGTGGGGTTTTTGGAGACCCGATTGAGCGAGCTTATTGGCGTGAAGTTAAATTGCGCAAAAGTGCTATTGAAAATTTGCTAAGAACTACCAAGAGTTTTGTATCTCGGGTTTTAGTTATTTTCAATGAGATGAAACGAGCTAGGGCTACTGGTCGTATTAGTGATTGGACAAACCAATATAATCAATTATTAAAATACCACGCTAGTTTTGAGGAAACATTTAAAGCCGTTTATACTAAACATATAATTCCCATTGTTGAGATTGCAAAACAGAGATTTAAGGAACATGAGCGAGCGCAAAACATGCGCGAGCGTCAGCAGCAAAAACAGGTGGATACCGAAGCTGAAAAACAGAGGGCAGCGGAAAGTGTAGTTGGGCAGCCAGCAGGAACCCCGTCTCAAACTCCAGCACCTGCTACGCCACAACTTAGAAGTACGCCTTATGAATTTGAAACGCCCCAAGAAGAGCAAGGGGAAACCAATAAACCGGTTGGGCGCCCACCTAAGACAGTTTGGTGGGTTGATTCTAGTGGTGAAGAGGTAGATCCAGCCAATGCGCGGGAGGTTTTGAACAAGGTCAACGAAGAAACTGCAGGACAAGCGCCAGCAGAAAACAAGGAGGTTAGGGATGAGCATGGTCCGATTGCTATTATCAACTCTGAGGGTGAAGTTACTTTAGAAGATATTTATGATGCTCAAACGAAACGTAGAGTAACTATCCCTATTGCGGCAGTCAGACAATATTTGGCAAAATTAAGGCAAGATGAGCTGCGGCAAGTTACCCAAGAACCTGCACCAGCGCAGGAACCAGCGGAAAACAAAGATCTGGTGGTAATATTGTTGGCACGCGCCCTGGGTAAATCTAAAAAGAGTGAATTTGTTAAAAATATGCAATCTACGTATAATGCTGATGTAGAGTTTGTTACTCCTAGTAAAGTAAAGTCGGCACGTAAGATTATATTACAACATATGGAAGCTGGGCGTAATATTGTTTCTGTGTGGGCGTATGATCCAGAGACAGATAAAATCGTTCAATTGACTGGTGAACTCGATACTCCAGCAGAGGTCAAGGATCGAGTACCTAATACGTCACCATTTTCCAGTGTATCAGAACCAAAATCAGAACCAAAATCAGAACCTGTTTCTGAACCAGATAAAGAGACAGTTCCGTTATCATCGGAGGAACCCGAAGAACCCGAAGAACCCGAAGAACCCGAAGAACCCGAAGAACCCGAAGAACCCGAAGAACCCGAAGAACCCGAAGAACCCGAAGAACCCGAAAAGGGTGAAAGGTTAGCTATTTTAGGGTTTAAACAAATACCGTCTAACTTAAAACAAATATTAGACACTTTTGGAAGGATGCTGGGAGTACGCGCTGTAGCTGTTTCACTGGGTCCTGAGGGTAAAGAGAAGGTAGAAGAATATATTCAAGAGGGATATAATATAGATGTTAACCACAGTAAGGTGTATGATAATGTGGAAGAACTAATGGATGAGTATCCATTATTGGCGTTGGGTTTGCCGGAAGAAGACGAGGAGGAAGAAACAGAAGAGGAAGATCAAGAATCAATTCCCGCAGAATTTGCAACTAAAACCCCAGAACCAGAACCAGAACCAGAACCAGAACCAGAACCAGAACCAGAACCAGAACCAGAACCAGAACCAGAACCAGAACCAGAACCAGTTGCTCAAGAACCCAAGGAAGAACCCAAGGAAGAACCCAAGGAAGAATCGAAAAAACGAATTTTAGTATTCTATCGTGGTAATAGCGATGATCGTTTGAATGTTCTAAAAGCGGTAGAAAACATGTACCCAGGAACTCAGGTTAATGTGTTGAGTCCACGGGACAGGAAATATAAAGAACAATATGCGGATCAGTTAGAAAAGGTTTTCGTTTATCATGTGCCGCCGGAAGAAGGGGAAGAGGAATTGACGGACAAGATGGTAGCCAAATCGTTAAGAAAAAAGAAGGAGAAAGCTGCAGCTAACCGACGCATAGCTTTGTTAAGAAGGATTTTAGGTTAATGCAATCCCTGATTGTTTCCGCTATCGAACTAAATAGAACCAATAACCAACAGGTTGTTAAGGTTGCAGGAATTGTGCGCCGTCTAAACAATTGGTATAAAAAACTCACCGATCCTGAATATAGAAACAAAGTAATTCAATTACAACTAGATTCCGTTGGTATTAAAAATGATATTGATGAGCTAGAAAAACATATTTCTAATGTTAATAAATCTATAAAAGATTCTGATGTGGAGTCATATAATTTTTCTGTAGATAGGGTTAGGGAAATATCCGGTCGTTTGGTTAAAGAGCTAGATAGATACGAACAATCTGCTAGTGCCGCAGATCCCGACGTAAAGAACCAGTTTGTTGACAAAACACCCAAAGCAATACCTGTTAGTTTAGATAGAGTTAAAAATGTTCATATTTCTAATGCTGTCAGGGAGGCGGTTTGGAATTTGAAGACGATAAAGGAAACTTTATTGCGCCACAACATGCCTCCGGCAGAAGTTGAAGAGTTGGTTAATGATACTTCTAAAATCAATGAATTTTATAACGCCTTAGCACAAGCAGTAAAAGAGGGAGAAATAGTTAAATCTTGGGAGTCTCCAAAATCTAAACTGGACATTAACCGAAATGGAGAGATGCAATATCGCATCATTACTAAACCCTTTTCTATTCCAGGTACATCGTTTATAGCACAGGTTACTGTAGAAGGTACGGATTTATCTGCCCGAACCGTATCTCCACGACCGGTATTTTCAGTACATCGTTTTAATTTCTTTGATGCGCGTCAAAAGGCAGCATCCCACTTAGAAACCGCAATAAACCAATCCATGGCAAAACTATTGCATAAAATTGAGATAGGTGACTAATGGGATATACTGACGGATTAAAACCTTTATTGGGGAAAAAGGTGGAGATATACCAGGGGGATAGTCATGAAACCTTGTTGAAAGCAGATAAGGATATAGCACGCAAGAGTGTTATTCGTGGTACTTTAGCAGAGATTAATGGTGATTGTGTAGTGGTAGAGTGTCCGGTGGGAAACCAAACAACAAGGGTGTATATAAACGGATGGTCCATTTCTACTGTGGTAGAACCATCTCCGGGAATTGGAATTTTTACTTTGTATCAAGAAGCAGAGTTTAGGAAATCTAAAAAATGAAAGCAGGATTTTTGCGTAGATTGGCTAAAGATTGTCGACTAGAGGGAAATGATCGTTTAGCAACCCGTGCCCTAATAGCACTAGCTAAGGAAACCGGATCTCCAACCCCACGTTCAGATTTGAGTTATTCTTATATTATGCGCGAATTGAGAAAGGAAGATCCAGACAAACTGCATAAGTTCATGGTAGTGTTTAAGAAAGCGTTTGATAAAGCATATGTAGAAGAGCTTGAAGATCCTGATAATATAGCCTTAATGGAGGCGCTCCAGGCGGTTGATTATGAAGATTAATAGCACTCCACAGGAACGTATGTTCAAGGTTGCAGAATCTATAGCAACCGCAGATGATCCAGTCCTGGCAGCGCGTGGAATTGCGGCTATTATTCACTTTCTTACCCGCCGTATAGAACCAAACAAAAGACTTTATTCCCTGTTGGGTTTAAAAAGAAAAATTTATGAGTTGGATGAGTACCAGATTGCTTCCAAGAAAACTCCTACCACAGCTTCATTGGGACAATCTATTTCTTTCCTTAAAACTATGTTAAACGGAAGACCTCCGTATTATGTGCGACGAGTAATTAATGAGGTGGTAAAGCAAATATGATGCCTCCGAATTTTCGCCAAGTAACTCCTAAACTATATAGGAGTGGAGCACCGAGATTACAAACTCAGGTGGACTGGCTCGTTAACAACTATCCCCAAATAAGAAAAATAATTTCTTTGGATCAAGAAGCAGGAATGACTTTGGGGCGGTTGTTGCCTAATAATGTAGAACATGTTATGTTGCCTATAAACCCCGAGGATCCTTCTAGTATACAGGTAGCTGGCGCTAAATTAAAGGAAATGGGCGGAAAGATTTTTGAAAGCCCTAATGGTTCTGTTTTGGTGCATTGTCGGTTAGGACAGGACAGAACCGGTTTTGCCATTGCAATTTATGATGTAATTAAGCGTGGGATGAGTCCACAGGTAGCTATACGCAATGCAGAATCGTTGGGATATGGGAAGGGAATTTCTGCTGCTGCAAAGAAAGTCATGGACAAGGTTATTGGAGCCCAAGAGGAAGAGGTGGCGGAAGCTGATGATATTGTTTCCAAGGTAAGAGAAGAAGGTCATACTCAAGGACCATCTACGTTAGTGGCTGATACTTCAAATCCAGTTATGGATCAAACTAAAGTATGGTATTCGGCGTTAAGGGCGCCGGAAGGAGATTCATATCCTCCGGCTAATATTCGTTCTAGGATTAATTTTCTGCATAAAGTAATCAAACAGTCTAATATTCATTCTCGCATGCAGATATTGAAAGCCATTGCGAAAAATGATGCGGATAAAAGTGCCGTTATCATACGCGATGTTGCTCAACCCGGGGATGACAAGTTTTACGCACAGTTTCAGAAGTTTTTGAAGTCATTAGGGTACTCAGTAGATATTACCGGGTATGGTGAGCTACCGCCTGTAGCTGATTTATGGATAGGTTATGGTAAAGGATCAGAAGCTTTGAAAGCTGCACCTTCCACCGTTAAACAGTTGGCTTTGAAGCCTACTTTTGTATTAACTTCAGATGTAGTGAATGTTATTAAAACGTTAGATCGTAGTGATGTTAATGATGCGTTTTTAGGTGGTGGACCAGTTGGTTCTCCTACCGCTGAAGATTTGGGTGCGGGGCAAGGTGTACCCTCTGCTCCTCATATTCCAGATTCTGGGATGAGGAGTAATTATCAAGGGTCTATTCCTGGCACAAATTTCGGAGCTTCCGGTGGAACTCCGGGGACTGGAGGACCAGGAGGGTTAGTTGATATAGATCCATATGGGTTAGTACAACTCTGATATAGCATTTTTCTAGTATTTCAATATGTTTAAGTCTTCCGATACCGTAGAATTGTCTTTGGACATAACTGATGCAGAGAAGAAAACTGCCAATGAACTGGTGGGATTACTAAAACTGCTCATGGATAAGTTATTAAAATTCAATAATTACTTAAATATTTTATATAATCCATTTAAAGAATACCAAACTGTATCTCAAGAATCTGCTTATAAGTATCGTGCATCATTATGGAGATTTACTGAAGAGGTAGAAAAATTATATTTTGGAGAAAAAGAATCTAAAGAATCTAAAGAATCCAATCAACCCAAAGATTGGCCAATAAAAAAGATTGCTTTTGTTGCGGCAGCAAAGCTCAAGGAATTTTCTACAGACACACACATTGCAAAGTTATTGGAATCGTTTTCTGATGATGCTACTGACGTAGAAGATAATGTCACCAGTTTAATTGCTATAATTCGCAATTATGAGAGTTCTACATTCCGGAATAACGTTGTTTCTTCGATGGAAAATGTTAAAAAAGAAATATCAGAACTTAAAAAAATAATAGAAGATCGAATAATTGATCATGTAAATACCAATATTCTGGCAAAGAATTGGATAGAAGATTCCAGCCAAGAGCTTAATATTCCTGTACAAGAGCGCGAACCTTATGTGGTGAGGTTGTATAAGGAAAGAGAGCAACGAAGACAGCAGAAAGGTTAATATGTTTATTAAACAAGGCGATCCTGAAAAGATTTTAAAGATTTATAAAGAAGGTGAACTGAAACAGGACGAAGAGGAATCTCGCAAGCAACAAGAACTAAAGGCGTCTTCAAACTCTAATTTGGAGAAATAAATGCTTATTAAATTAGGAGAAGCACGATCTGTTACTAGACAGGACATAAAGTCTAATATTCTTGATATTGATGATCCTGAAATGAATGAAATGTTTCAGGAAACTGTTAGTGAGTTAAAAGCTCGTGCTGCCGCAGAGGCTAAAGAACAATCTATTAAAACCGGAAAAGCTATTGCCCCTAGAGCTAAAGACTTTTTATATTTTACAGCGGTGATGATGCACGCAGCCGAAGCCGCTCTTTTGGATGAAGATGGGAACATTAAAAAGTCGGCAGATGGTTCTGAGATAACTGCTGAATGGGAAAAACGTGATGACACTTGGATTTGGAAATGTTCCGATCCTACTGTTATGCCTTATAAGAATAGTAATAATGATATATTCCCATCAGAAGAGCTTAAAAAAGCTTATAAAAAATGGGTAGCTAAACCATTATGTTTGGACCATCAATCTCAGTCTGTGGACATGATGCGCGGTATTGTGGTTGACACTTATTGGGATGATAAAAAACAAAGGGTGGTTGCCCTGTGTGCTTTGGATAAGGTTAATTATCCAGAACTAGCTCATAAAGTTGCTTCCGGCGTAGCTGCCTGTGTTTCCATGGGTACAGCAGTGGGTCGCGCTATTTGTACTGAAAAGGGATGTCACCGGGTTGCTAAGACAGAAGCAGATTTCTGTGAGCACATGAAAGCAAAAACTTGTTATGGCGAAATCAATGTGGATTTGTCACCAATTGAATTATCTATTGTGGTTAATGGTGCAGACCCGAAAGCAAAGATTCGTCGTGTAATTGCTGCCGCGGATAGTATTGCCAAATATGTTGAAATGAAAGAAAAGATGGTCAAAAGCAAAGAGGCAATGAGTCTTGAAGAGGTTAAGCAGCTTAAAGAAGATTTAAAGAATATTGAAGGAAAGATTGCGTCATTGGGAGAAGAAGAGGAAATAATGCCCCCATATGGGCAAGAAGGTCGCGGTTCTCCAGAAATGACCGAAACTGAGGTCGATAATGTGGCAGGTAATACCCCTCAAGGGTTTCCTGATCGTTATGCTTCCGAACTACTTTTAGACTTAACTAGGGTATTAAGTGAAAAAGTGGAACAATTAGATAAATTTATCAATAAAATGGCTTCTGTAAAAGAGGGTCATTTAATTAATACAGAGGATACAACAATGACTAAAGAGAAAACAGCTTACTTCCAGGGTGGCGGAGGAGTTAATGAGCCCGCCCCTAAGCAGGTTAAGTACCCCAAAGAAGATTCAGATTCTATTAGAGATAATGAAGATAAGCAGATGGTAGGACAACCACCGTTCCCCGATGTGGGTCCAGTGGATGGAATGCACCCAAGTCCAGCGTCTGTTTCCGAGACCGAAGAGGCTCGTAAAAAGAGACTGCAGCGGCTAGCTGCGGAGAATGAGCAGCGTAAGCTGCGTCGAGAGGCTGCTCTTGAGCAGGCTAAGAACGCCATTGATACTAAGGCTTATTTTAATGGCGGTGGTGGAGTAAATGAACCAACTCCAGGCAAGCCAAAGTATGAGAAGGAAGATTCCGATGGTATTCGGGATAAAGAAGACAAGCAAATGGTTGGCGCACCTCCGTTCCCCAATGTTGGGAAACCAGATGGTCTGTATGGTAACGATTTGGCAGAAAAGAAAAAGCTGCTTCGTGCCAAGCTGAATGCTCATTTCGTCAAGGGCGCCAATAAGGGCGACGATCGTTGGGAGGTTTATCATGGTGACAACCTGATTCTTACTGCGACCGTTAATGACCTAGTTGGACCAGATAAGGTTGCGGCATTTTATGATAGTATTGCCACTAAGGTTTATGGTAAGAAGATTATCGATACCATTCGTTCTCAGGGTTTTGAGACCGCTATGTCAATCTTTAAGGGCGCTCAGGCAGTGGCTGGTCCAGGTTCTGAGCCAGCAGCCCCTCCTGATGCCGGCGGAGCCGGTCCTGCCCCTGCAATAGAAGCTCCTCCAGAGATGCCAGCTGAAGCCCCAGTAGATGAGGGCGGCGGCGGTTCTCCTGTTGAGCAGTTGCAGTCCAGCCTGGACGAGGTTGATGGGCTTATTGCTGACATGAAGAGCCAGATTCAGGCTTTGCAGGAAGAAAACGTTGAGCCAATGGCTGCTCCGGAAGGCGCACCCGTGACCGCTTCGGTTTCTCTACCAGCCATGCGTCAGACTCTAAACAAAGCACTTATTAAGGGTGCTCAGCAGGCACTTAGTGACCTAAGTGATCATAAAGAAGAGTTGCAGTTACTGCAGCATGTATACAACACCGATGGTGCTGTTCATGCCGAAAATCAGGAAGTAGTCAGCGATCTGGCTACTGATGCACTGAAAGATGTTCAGAGCACTGTTGCGGATGTACACATGCTTATGTCTGCGTTTGTAAAGTATGCCAAAGGCACCGAGGCTCTTGTCAAGAGAGCAGAAGAGGAGATTGGGATGACTACTGAAATCGATGCCAATGAGGCAGTTGATATAGGGTTCGAAGATGATGGTTTGCCAGATGATCCTGACGCATTAGAGAGTTATCTTGCTGAACTCTCGGAAGAAACCCCCGAGGGTGAGGAAGAGATTTCTGTGGAAGAGGACATTGATGAACTTAAAGCCATGCAGGGACCAGAAGGAACCGAACTTGATGGGACCCCAGAAGAGATCGGTAAGGCTTTGAGCGAGGCTGCTTCCGAGGATTTGGCTACTCTTCGTACCAAGATTGCACAGAAGGGTGTTGCATTTAGTGACATGCTTCAGAAGGCTCATCCAGGTGGCGGAACCACTACGGCACTGGATGTTAAGCCTACTGGTGATTTGGGCAAGGTTGAGGATCTTCCTGAAGCACACGCTAAGTTTATGGATGTTGCCAATGCTCCTCCTAAGGTTCGTCAGGCAGCTGAGGATATTCAGCGCTTAGTAGTAGCCGGCAAAATCGATCCAAATAGCGATTTCCCAGCACTAATTGCTCAGGGTATTGATCCAGCGGCTGTGGCTTATTGGAAGAAAATGTGGGGCGAGGCTGGAGACAGCGAATCGTCTCAGTATGTCAATGAGCTGGTAAAAGAATACAATACCAAGAAGGCTGAGGAAGAGATGGGCAAGTATCGTGTTAAGGTAGCCCGCGCATACGAGCTAGCTCACGAGATGGCACGTCGTGGTTACATTGGCAGCAATCGTGAAGCGATTTCTGAGCAGGTTGATGAACTGATGGATTTCTCGGACAAGAACTTTGATCATCTCAAAGCAACTGTTACGCGGAAGCCAATCAAGAAGAGCGCATCTATTCCTGATGTTGGACATCCAGAATCTGTTATGAATCTTGTTGATTCAGCAGTACCTGCTGTAGAAACTTCGGTAGGATCGTTACAGAACGATTTGGATGCAGCTTTCCGTAACCGCAAATACTAATTAGACTGAGGGTGGGGCGAATAGCCCCGCCCTTCTATCTATTTTTGTTAGGAATTGAAAAAATGATAAAAAACTCAAATATTGGTGATATAGTTGCGGCTGAAATGGATAAAACTCTCGAAACTGATGAGTTTAAAAAGATTTTTGCCAGCCCGGTGGTGGAAACTGCTAAACCTGATTATTCTGAAGCTTTGAGTGAAGATTCAAACTATCGTGCATTTGTTCGTTTTGCCTCCAAGAAAGAAAATGAAGATGAAGAGGACGAAGACAAGAAAGATGAAAAAGATGACGATGAAAAAGAGGATAAGAAACCAAAGAAGGGCAAGCAACCTCCGTGGTTAAAAGGTAAGGGTAAAGGTAAAGATGATGACGAAGATGAATGTGGTGCTTTTGCTGGTGCCATGAATCATCTCGTTGAAACTTTTGTACGTACTTCTGAAGCTCTTGAAGGAATGGGTCTTAAGGCAAGCGCTCGTAAATCCATTATGTTATTGGATGATATAATCAAGGAAGCTGCGGCTATTAAAAAAGCCCAGTTTGCGGAAGAGTTTGGGACCGAAGAGCCCGAAGATGTCGAAGAAGAGTCTTTGGAAGAAGAAATTGGTGAGCCTCCACCGGTTGGAGAAGAAGATGAGGAACTGTCTTCTCGTTTGGATGAATTGACCGAACCCGAAGAGACCTTAGAAGTATCAGATGCTGATGATTTTGTGATGGATGACCCAGAAGTAATAGCGGCATTTAAAGAACTGAATGAGTGGGTTAAGACGGCTGAGTCGGATGATGATGAGGAAAAAGACGAGGACAAAGAAAAAGACGAGAAGGATGAGGACGAAAAGGACGAAGAGGAAGAGGACGAAAACGACGCCAAAGATAAAAAAGAAGATAAAGAAGAGGATAAGAAAGAGAAGGACGAAGACGAGGAAAAAGAGGACAAATCAGACGAAGAGGAAGATGAGAACGATCTTTCCTGGCTAATGGAATAATTTGGTGATTTAAATGCTTAAAAGTCGACTGTTTAAAAATGAGCGCATAGATGAAACTATTTTGGAGGATATGGAAAAGAACTTTTATCGTAATGCCTCCGAAAAAGCAAAAACAAATCAAGACCATATTAAAATAATGGAACATTTGAATTGTGCCGCGGAATTATTGGAAAACAAAGAATTATATAAAGAAGCTGAAGAAGTTACCAAATTAATTGAAGTCGTTGCGAAGAAAAAGAAGGAAAAGGACAAGGAAGATAAGAAAAAAGGGAAAAAAAAGAAGGAAGGCGAAAACCCGAAATCTAGCGAAGAAGCGGTAGAAAATTTGAAAACTAAAGGTTGGATGTTTAGCGCAAATGATGGGAAAAATGCTAGTCTTACCGTCACTGAAGCGGGCGATAGTGATGGTGATTATGACGAATTAAAGAAATTGTGGGATTAGTTCTTAACTTATTTGTTTAATTTCCTTATGCCCCCTGCCTTAATTGGCAGGGGGCATTCCTTTTTGTTATAGGTTTATGTATGCGCGGTATGAAGGAAATATGGGCTCTACGTACCACAATAGCTAAAAGCTATATGCAAGGCGATTCTTCTTATGTTTTAGCTAATAAATATAATACACACAGAATTAATATAACCCGCCTTTTGAAGAAAATGGATATTAATATTCGCTCCAATAAAAGAAATATTAATATTCCCACAAAGTTAATACAAAAATTAAATGGATGGATGTTGGGAGACGGTGGTTTGTTTAGTACCGGAATTCAAGGAAATTTTGTGTTCTCGTCTAAACATAAAGAATATATAGATTATGTTTCAAGTTGTTTTGAAGAATCGGGAATGACATCTAAACAATATCAAAACGAACAGTTCGGTAAAACTTATTATCGCTTGAGAACTGTTAGCACTGTTGAATTAGGTAAGTTGTATAATGATTGGTATAAAAACAGAGTCAAAATAGTGCCAGAAGATCTGGAGCTATCTGATTCTTGCATTAGACATTGGATTATGGACGATGGAACTTTGAGCAAACAATATGGGCATTTAAGATTGTGTACAAATAGTTTTACCGAAAATGAATGTGAAATTTTGGCTGAAAAAATGAATAGATTCGTGGGATCCACAGAAATTCAACTGTGTGACCGCGGAAAAAATACTACTAGGATATATATACCTAAGAAAGATGTGTTAAAATTGTATAATAAAATAGGAACTTGTGATGTGGCATGCTTCAAATATAAATGGGAAGTTGCGTCGTCAAATATCTCAGTTAAAGGTGATTAATGTTACGTATTGTACAGACAGGTAATAGTCTTCCGTTTAGTTTTCCAGTAGATCCTAGTGCTGAATTCCAGCCCGGTCAGATCGCTCAATTATCAGTTTTTGGTAACAATATGGTTTGCGGCGTTTCTGATGGTATTTGTCCTATTGGTATTATCGACGATGTAAAAACGAACGCTTTTACCACCAACGCCGTAGATGAGGTCATTATTGCCGGACCTATTGCTGGAGTTCAATCTGGAGGATCAATCGTTACCCCAAATGATGTCAAAGCAGAATTGGTAAATCCGAACGTGGTAATGAGTAGTTTTATATCTGATCCGGTTGATGTAGAGTTGATTCCTAGAAATGGTGTGGTAGTGTTTCTAGCCGGTACCGAACTTAATTATGACGCAGATGGTGATGGAGTACCAGATTCTATTTACACAGTGGTTAATTATACTTATCAGGTACCGAATGTGCCGGGTGATGATTCTACCTATGCTAGCGGCAGGGTTACGGTATGGTTCCAAAGAATGATTGCACAGACTGATCAGTACGAAACTTCCCAGCGTTATCCCATTAATGCCAACTTATTTGTCAATGATGAAGGCAAGCTTACCAGCCGTAAACCATCCGATGATCACCCAGGAGTAGCGATTGTTTCGGGACCTCCTACCAGTGCCCAGAAGCTTTTAGAGTTTATTTGGCTATAGAAACCGCCTTCAATGCATAACCGCGTATAAATAGTAGGTTAATAATATAGGTGCATTCATGGCAGATAAAATGGACTGGGCGGCAGCAATGTCTTCCGAGATTTTTAGGAATTATGCCCAAAATGAATTATTAAAAGAAACTCGAATAATCAAGGAAGCCGTTTCTGAGAATGACGTTTTGGACAACTTTGAAGGTTTACAGAAGCGAGTCAATGCATCTCCTAAACTTCGGGGTGCATTTAAACAGCTCCAGCAATTATTCACCAGCAACCCTGATTATACCGCAAAGGTTGATCCTAACTTTGTGGAAGGTGTTCTGTTGCTGAATGTAGAGGACGAATAATGATTTCTAAGCACATTGGTTTTAGAGATAGCGAAGTAATGCGTGAGCTTGAAAGACAAGAGCTTAAAAAAGCCGCAATGCCCGAGAAGGGTGAGAAAATCGCATTTTTAGGTTTTAAACAAATCCCTTCAAACCTGCGTTCTATTTTGGAAACCTTCGAAAGAATGTTGGGAATTAAAGCCGTTCCAATTTCTTTAGGACCAGAAGGTAAGGAAAAGGTAGAGCAGTATGTCCAAGAAGGATATAACATCGACAAGCAACACAGCAAGGTTTATGATGATGTTGAGGAACTGCTGCAGGAATATCCTTTATTGGCGTTCGGTCTTCCTGATGAAGAAGATGAGGAAGAAGATGATTATGGACCTACCGAAAACGTTGCTGATGATGTTATGACTTTAGCCAGGGGGTTGAGAAACAAGGGGTTTACCAAAGAAGCTACGGATTTGGAAGATAAATTCCTTCTTTATAAGACTGCGGAAACTCATCTTTATAGAGTATTTGATGAGGACGGGGAAGACTTAATTGATTTTTCTCATCAGGATGGTGATATAGAGGTGGCTCCTGCCAAGGAAGGGTATGGTAAGGTAGAGACGATTGTTAGTCAGCACAAGAAGATCGAAGATGTTGTTAACAAGAAGCCAACCGGCAAATTAGGAGGACACCCAGCCGGGGCTAAGAAAAGTGGCGAAGTAAAAAAAACTGCTAGAGAGTATACAGGTCCTCAACCTGATGTTCCTAAACCTACGGTTAAGTTACCATCTTCTTCTGAAATTAATTCTCAAGAACAATTAAAACAGGAATGGAACTTTTTATATAATACTCAAAAACGTCTGTTAAATCTTATTATTGGTGACGAGGATGCGGGTGGTCGTGGGGATTGGGGTATAAAATTTGGGTCTGGTAAGCGCACCCGGGCGCGAGGATCTGTTAATGAATTTTGGGTTGAAGCTGAGGCTCCAGGTCTTTTTACTCCAAATAATGTTGTTACTTTATTTACAGAAACTTATGATCGCGCGTATATTCCCGAAAGAATAAAAAACACCCCATATGAAGGTTTGTTAAAATTTTATTTGAAAAAATCTGGACAAGAAGTTTCATTTAATAAATTGTACGATGGAGTTTTTGAGAAATTGCAAGTTAAAGCGTCTCCTGGCAGTTTTTATGTAATATTTAATGAATCGCAAATAGCTGCTATTAATAAAGGACTTATAACGCATGTTAACAATGTAGTTAAAGATATCAAATCTATAGATTATGGTTCTGTTCCGAATTTGGGGAACCGAGAAGAAATGCAGGCATCTGTGTCTACATTAGAAACAGCACTTGCTACATTACAGAATATTATGCAATCTGGAATGGATCGACAAGTACAAACTCTTATTTTATCTAAATTAGATGATAATACAGGGAACCGTATTGATCAATACAAATATGAACAAGATAATCCTAATACGGCCAACCGTATTGTTCATGCATATAATGATTTACAAACAAATGTTCGTAGATTGTCTGATCATATTGAGAACTTGTTGAAAAAACCAACGGTGCAAGTAGCAGTAGGACCAGCTGAAGTTGACATGCCAATGGCTAAAACTGTTGGTAATGTCTGGACTACACCATCCACCAAATTAGCGTTGGTTGGTAGCTCTATGCCGAACAATCGTGGTCAGTGGTTGGCAAAACAGTTTGAACAATTGGCGGTTTTAGCCAGCAATAGTAAGAAATGGAAACAAGGGGCTCCTATATTCAAACAAGCTGCAGTTTTTTGTCGCCAGTATGTTAATCAAAACCCAAAACATACATTATGGAACTTGTTAGTTAATTTATCGAAAAACCCAAGTTTTAAATCATATTTTAGTGGTTGGGAAGTAAAAATTAAAAACCTTGAACAGTTGCGTAATATATTCACCAATGTTTTGCCAGCTAAAATTAAATCAGCTAGCGTCAAATCAGTAGTAAAAACAGCCGGAATAGAAGATCCTGACTTCGTTCCCCCAGGAGCTACTCCAACTCCTAAAAAACCAACAGCAAAACCAGGAAACCGACTGGTTCCCAAGAATAGACAAAAAGCTCAGTATGCTCGATATCAGGCGGCTATTGATAAATATCACGATGCACACCCTGAGGCAGCTGATGCTGTTATTATAATGCAAAACCAATTGAATATGATTGCTAGTAAGCTTGGTGAAATCGCTAAGCAAACTAACAAGATTACGCAAGAGGAGGTGGCATCGGCGGTAATTAAGTTATTAAGTACAGGTTTGAAGGGCGGAAGATCTGCTCAAGATTCGCTCGATGGATTATGGGCTACTTCTACTAACACAGCTTTAGAAGCTTTACAAAACATAATTGATAAACTTTATCCAGACGATAATATTAAATTAAATAATAATATTAACTATAAATCTGCTAAGGATGCTGATATTGTGCAGGCAGCTCAGTCCAACAGTAGTATCATTGAAGACATTATTAAGAAAAAGTTTAAAGAAGATTTTGATGTAACGGTTCCAAATACACCCGACGAGCTAAAAGAAGAATCAACAACCAACCAACCAACCAACCAAATAAGACAAGGCGTTTGGGATCAATTAAACTATGCACGTATGCGTGCTGGCGGAGCTTGGACTGATATCTCAGAAAACCCTGATGTTTTTGTTCGTGATGATACATTTAATACATTAGATAAATTTGCAAACTTCTTAGAAAGCTATAGGTTGGCTTCTAGAAAAATGACCGGAGAACTTTGGGATAAATGGTTGGGCTGGTTTGCTATGCGAGCAAATTGGCTTAGAGATCATAACCAAGACACATCCAAAGGAAAGTACTTAACAGCGGTGCAGACTTTAAGATCTAAATTGCGTAAAGCTATTAGTAAATTAGGTGATAAAGCTGCTAATAATGCATTTTCTCCAGAAGATTTAAAACACGCACTAGAAGCTGCAACTAAACCTCCAGGAATTACCCCACCAGCCCAGAGAAGCGACATGGCTTTACCTCTACAGGAAGGTACCGAGTTTGTTAATAATGTGCCAGATTTTCCTATCAGTAGCGGATCTATATCTTTGCGTAGACCATTTAACTTTCCAAGAACAAATGGAACCCAGTTGGGACGACAACTGTTGCAATATAACGGAGTTAACAAAAGCACTCTATACTTGAATGATGTGAATGAGTTTGTGATAAGTCAATTGGGTGGTCATAACACAAACCAACCACATTTAGTTATTCAGGTTCTGCAGAATTTGAAACAGGACATTAATAACATTAAAAACAATTGGTCTGATCTGGCAGAACAACAAATGACTAGACCCCAAAGGGAAGCTAGAGTTGCTCCAGCTAGTACTTGGATTTATAATCTTAACGCTTTGATTCAAACAATAACCCATATGTAATGACTAAAACTATCTATAACGATGATGATACCTTAATGAATGAGATTGCTCTGCTAGAAGCCGCATACTCCTTTGAGGATAGATCTGTTATTAAAAACGCCGGCATGCTCGATGATTTGAAAGGCGTCGGTCAGTATATCGTTGATGATGTTAAAGGTCAAATAGAACGTGAAGGTCCCTATGTCCTGTTAACTTACCTGGCTCCTTCCGCCTTGGGTTGGCTGTGGGGTCCACTGGGTTGGGGCGCTTGGTTTGCTACCTTTGTTGCCGACGCTTTGGGCGTCAGTATCGGTAGCGTTATGGCTCAAGCAGCTAAAGATACTAAAGCTAAATTAGATTCAGGTGAACCATTTACTATCGAAGATGCTGAGATAATTTCCGATAATGCAATTCGTGCCGGTGGAGGAGAAATAGTCCTAAGCTCCTTCCTGCCTCTCCGAACTATGATTAAAGATGGGAAATTGCTGAGCGAAGCTAGAGATGGGTTGGAAAAGTTTGGCGCCAGAATGCCTAAAGGTGTTCTTAGAGGCGTGTTTACTAAATTGATTGGCGCCGGCTCCCTGTCAAGAGCTAGAATGTTGTTCTTTGCCCTGCTTAAATGGGGTATCAAAAATGTGATTAAAGCCGCCGCCCTGCTGGGTGTGACAGGTTATGTTACCGGACAACCACCTACTGGACAACAAAAACCCTCAGAAGAAAAACGTGAGGCTCCTAGAATCTTGGAGACCCCTAGATCAATTTCCTCTAAAAGAGCCCTCCCACCTAAACAAGTTAATAACCTTACCCCTAATCCAGGAGTCGGTGTTACACATAGAATTAATTCAGATAATAGAGTCTGGATCGTTCCGCTGGTAGGAAATGGGACCGGTCTTAATAAAATCGCTAATACTATGTTCTTTTGGGCAAAACAGGTCTATCAGGAGGTTAATGAAACCCATAGAAGATTAATTATGACTTCTCCAGCATTTATCCAAATGGTCTCTGTCCTCGCTATGAACTATAGCCCTACCGCACCTATGGGTCTGGAAATGCCACATAATGAATATCTGAGCGCACCCATTCACTCCATTAAAGATGTGGTCGATTACTTTATCTGGCAAACCGCGCCCCAAATCAAAGGAAATTTATGAGAAACGAAGTCTTTAATAACTATGTTAAAATTGCCCTCGAAAAAGGTTTGATTACTTCCGAAGCTCAGGAAACCCAAACCTCTAATAAAGATTACGCAGATACTATCAAAACCCTCTATAACCTGGATATCCCCCTTAACGATTCTAAAAAAGATATCATCGAACAGGCTCACCCAGACCCAGTAGTAATCGCTCCCTCCTATGATAAACTTAATGGTCTGGTCGAAAATGTCAGGGAACGCCAAAATGTTATGGTCGGTATCGCTAGAAAACCCACTAATGCTAACTTGACCATGCACCGTTACGCTGAGGCTTATCAAGATCTAGTCAATACTTTAGTCTCCCTCGGCTTTAAAATGAGTAATAGAAAACAAAAAGCCCTCCGCATCCTGGCTGACGCTTGCTCATATAGACTTACTCAGAAACCTCCCTTTATTAAAAAATGAGCATTAACTCCGGTACCTCCCTGGATATGGAAACCGTCCGTGATGCCCCCTTTTCCGGCTCCGGTCAGGAAAATGGTCCCTACTACTTTGTCAAAAAACCCGACCTCCCCCTTAATGTTAATCCCGCTACCCCCCAACACCCCCACTTCCAAGAAGATGCCCTTACCCTCGATGATTCCCCAGAAAACTTATATAAAGACGTCCTGGAATTGCTGAATAAGGTCCGTAAACCTTCCCTCGCTTCCTGGAGTCGAGATGAACGTATTATAAAAATAACAAAAATTTTAATTTTCTAGGAATATGTTTGTATCCTTTTTGAATGTAAGTTTAAAGAGTAAGACAAGCGTAAATTAACACACGCTTTTTATTTAAGGATTTGTTATGGCACTTAAACCTTTACAAGCAGGTCGTGAGCCACTCGGTCAGTTCGATGGCTATGATGATGAAATTACTCTTGCAGCTGGTGGCTTCAGGGGTGGCGAAGTTTGTACTCTACTCTATATCCCCGTCGGTGGAACAGATAGAGCTGCAAAGGATGCCGATGGCACAGATGGTTATGTCGGAACTACAACTCAGTTGCGTCCCGTTGTAACTCGTACCCTGGCTGACGGTTCCCGTCCACTCTTCCTGTCTGATGATGGCTCCTCAGGTTACGGACAATTGTTCGGTGAACTGATTGGCGCTACCGTTGGTCAGATTGGTAATGCTCCCGGTACCGGTACAGCACTTGGTCCACACACTGCCGCAGGTAGTGGTAAGATCACTTGCTGGGATAAGCCCGGTCTGTATGCAGTAACCCTGGACGCAGTTGTCACTGGCGCTGCTGGTCTGAGTCCCGCCAACGGTACCCTCGCTGGTGGAGACCCTCTCTATGCTACCGCTACTGGTCTACTGACTCCAGTTGCAGCGAATGACTTCGATACCGTCGGTATCGTCGTGGCTCGTTTCATTGAATTCCAGACTAATGGAAGCTTGGTTACGACTCCAAATACTTTGGTTTCGGCTCTGAACTCTCCATCAGGTACTGCCGCTGCGCGTGCAAACCTGACCCAGGCTGTGATTCATTTCAACCCAGAAACATAATAAATTAAATATTGGGGCGGTCGCTGAGCGCCCGCCCCATTTAACAAATCTACCGGTTATATAACAGGTAGTAAATTAGGAGATAAAATGGCAGGCGAGATTTTTAATAGTAAGGGCGAACTTAATGCAGCGAACCTGCAAGATGCCTTCACCCAAATGGCTAAATTCGCGTCTGTACTGGAAGAGAATACTCCGTCTAACCTGACCCTCGCAGGACAGCCCTCCATGAACGATGAGAAACGTGACTCCTTAATCGAGCGCGCTATCATGAGCCAGGAAGGGAAGATTGCACTAGCTCAGGCGATGGCTAACCCTATCCGTCGGAACCTCGACTACCAGGGAATTGCTCGTAGAGCACTGGTAGTTGATCCGCTGCCCCAGGGCGCACTTCCAGTATATGACCGAGATATTGATGTAGCAGCTGTTGTTGTTTCTAGCAATGGCACCGGTCCTGAAAGCCGTGTATTCGGCGACCGCGTTACGGTTCCTGAGTTTGAGATTTACTCAAACCCAACCGTGCGTATTGCCGAAGTTAAGCGGCGTCGGTTCAATGTGATCGACCGTGCAGTTCAGAAGAGTCGTCAAGAGATTATGGCACAGGAAGATGCCAACGTCTTCGCCGCGATTGATGCTGCCGCTGCGGTCGAAAACACTGTCTCGGATATCGCTGATAGCGGTATGCTTAAGGCTGACTTGGTCGACCTTAAAGTCCAGGTTGATCGCTGGGACCTCGTTACCACCAAGTTCTTCATGAATATTAATGAGTACACTGATATTCTGAATTGGGCTTCCGGTGGCGGTCAGGGTGCCAACGGTGGCGAAATTGATCCCGTGACTCAGCGCGAAATCCTCCAGACTGGTCTCTATGCCCATATCTGGGGCGCCGATATCATGGTGTCAAAGATCGTTCCTCCAGGTACCGTTTATTCCTGTGCAGACCCCGAATTTTTAGGAGTTATGCCGGTTCGGCAGGACATTGAGGTACTTCCAGCTGACGAGCCTAGGCGGCTAAGTCTAGGCTGGGTCATTAGTGAAATTATTGGCATTGGTATTGTCAACCCACGCGGTTGCGCCCGTGGCAATAAGAGCACTATCATTGGTGCGTAATAACAGCAACTAGCTGAAAAAAATTAAAAAGGCGGTTTCTTAGGAGATCGCCTTTTTTATTTGGTAATTATGAACCTGCGCATCTAATTGTGGTAAATTTTATCGAGGGTAGAAACCGTACTAACATATTACACAATAATATGCACGATAAAATCAAATATTACATTGAAAATGGGATGGCTAAATTTCGGCTGGCCACCAGATTAAAAATAGATAGCGAAGATCTGAATAAAATAATACAGAAACAAAACCTGCACATTGTAAAAGAAAAATTCGATAATAATAAAATAGATCATATTCTTAATTTATACGAAGACGGAATATCCGCTAAAGCTTTGGGTTTTAAATATAGTATAGATAAGAGACGAATAATGCGATGGGCTAAGGAGCGTGGTATTTTCAGAGATAAAAAAGAAGCAGGAAGAACGATTTATTTTGATGAGCACTTAATGGACGAAATAATAACACCTGCAAAAGCATATTGGTTAGGTTTTTGTTATGCTGATGCTTATAATAGTGACGAAGCACTTAGACTTACTTTGGCAATTAAAGATATAGATCATGTTAGAAAGTTTGCAAAATTTTTTGGTTTAGGTGAGGATAGAGTATTTTATGATGAAAAGTCGGCATGTTTACATTTGCATAGCAAATATTTGTGTGAAACAATGACAAAACATGGTTGTCCTAGAGCCAAATCGTTTATTATAAAATACCCTGAATGGTTGGATGAGTCTTTAACGGTTCATTTTATTCGTGGTACTTTTGATGGTGATGGGTGTTTGACGTTTAGAAAAAGAAACCGAGAATGGAAATGGGACATTGCCGGCACTCATCATTTTTGCAATGGCGTTCGAGATGTTTTATTAAAAGAAGTGGGGATCAATACATATATTTATTGCATTTCTAAGACAAATAAAAATACATATGTTGTTAGCACATCTGGAAATGAAAAAATTGCCACCATATGTGATTGGATGTACCAAGACGCTCATGATGAAATTATGCTTACCAGGAAATACGAAAAGTATTTGCAACTTAAAGAGCAACAAAGAAACCGCAAAATAGGTCGAGACAAGTACAACATCCCAGTAAAAGCCAAGAGAGACATTTTGACCCGATTAAAGAATGGGGAAGATCAGCAACAGATTGCCGAGGATCATGGGATTCATCAGGTTTCAGTAAAGAAAATGGCAACCTACGTCAACAACTTCATCAACACCTATTCTGCTCCTTGTCTTTTGGGCAAGATGGCAAAGAATCCTACCTGGCATGGCAACATATTTTCCTGGACCGTTTCTAATAAAAACCATGCCGTTGTTGCCAACGATCACATTCTCACCAACACCGACATCGAATATTTAAAACAAATTCGCCCATTTTCTTTTCATTATATGTTTAAACCAAACATAGACATATTATCCCAGCATTTTGAAATAAGCAAAACCAAGATTAAATCTATTTTATTAAACGTATCTGAGATAGATGTTACAGGAAACAAGGGAAAGACATTTAGGAATTATATAAATCGATATTCGGGATATGATATTAAGGAAGAGTTAGGGAATATAGGGGACGCGAAGGATATGATAGATCGGTGGTCGGAGACTATGGGGGAGAAATACTTCAGGGATTTTTCTGGCAAGAATCTATATTTCTTTCAAAACAATTATCATCAAGATTGCGAATGTATTTTTGTATATGACAAAGACAAATTAATATCATTTGGGGTAGCATCCCCTGGAGCAAAGAGTGTATATGTAATAGGGAAGGCATTAGCGCAGGAATATCCCGGGTTATCTGAGTTTACAGATATAAAGTTATATGAAAAGTTATTAAAGAAATATGGGGCATTTCAAATAAATTTAGGGATGGCGACGAAGGGATTGATGGCGTACAAGAGCAAGTTTCCTGGGAGTATAGAGCAGGGGTCATACAATGGCAAAGTTATTGTTTGATGCTCCGATTTATATTGGTGGAACAAAAATAACGAAACATTATATTCAATCATTAACCTATGAAGAGCGAGAAGAGCTAGTTGAGCCATTATTTTTATTATTTCGAGAGAATGGGTTTATTTATCCTGATGATGAGAGGAAGGTTAAATTAGAATATAAGAGGTTATTGGAGTATGAGCCAGATTTAAGTATAGACGAGGTATTTAATAATTCATCCTTAGCGACGAGGATATGCAAGCATTATTGTCATTCTTTTTATAAATCAACCGAACCTGGGAAGAAGACATTAATTGAGGTATTCAATGATGACGAGTTATTGCGGAGGGTAATACGGAACCGATTAGGGATGGATTGGTATTATGCTGATGGGAAGGGGGATGGAGTAAACGAGGCATTTAATTTTAGTTTTAAGATGATGATACAGGGGATGAGGAGCATGCGATTGGTACCGAGTATTAGCATGTTCAAGCCCTCGATAGCGAAGTACATATGTTGTCGATATTCGAAGGAGGGGGATTTAGTGGGGGATTATTCGGCGGGATTTGGGGGAAGGATGTTAGGGGCGGTCAGTTGCGGTCGGAGGTATTTGGGGACGGATCCATTGACGGCGGGGGAATTGGACATAATGGGGGAGGCATTGGAGCTGAGTGGGTATGAGGTAATGGGGGTAGGGTCTGAGTGTTTTCGAGGAGACAAAGGGAGCGTCGATTTATATTGGAGCAGCCCACCATATTACAATCAGGAGAAGTATTCTGACGATTTAAGTCAGGCGTACAATCGTGGGGAGGCATGGTTTTACGATGAGTACTGGTTGAGGACGTTAGAAAATGTGAGATATATGTTAAAGGCGGGTGGGTGGTTTGGGTTAAATGTGAGCAACAACCCAAAGATGTTGAGCATGGCATCGGAAGTTTTTGGGGAGCCGGACGAAGTAATAAAGCTTCGGACGGTGAGGAGTCATTTAAACAAAACGGCGGGAATCACGAAGTTCGAGCCCATATACATGTATAAAATCAAGTAGTAATATTGTCGCATATTTTCGATATGTCTATAAGCGATAAGAAACTACCATTAGATGGGAATGCTTGTCTTTTAAGCAAATTAGCTACAGATTATGAGACATTAGCGACAGACGAGGGATTATCTGTTGTAGAGGCATTATTACCTAAAACCAGGCGATACATTATACAGCACAAGCAGGAGCCGGGAGGGATAACGCGGGAGGCGCGGAAGGCGGTTTGGCGTTCGATGCAACCTGGGTTCAAGAAGGTTGCGTTTGACACTCGTAGAATTGATCAGGAGAACGATCGGAATCCCCGCACTAATTTACAATATTGGCAACGGAGCCAGCAATTTTTGGATTCAGAGTTACAGGCAAAGATCAATATATTTGGTAAAGTATTGGGAGTATTAAAAGGAATCAAAGAATCATTTGGTACAGAGCCTGAATATTTTGAGAGTCACTCTCGTGTATTATATGATCAAATAGAGAGGGTATTAAGGATCAAGCAAGGGGATCAAGAGATATTTCGACCGCAGGTAGCATATTTGGAGCAATTATTATATACACGTTATAGGTTGAGTACAGAAGAAATTGTACGCATGAGTGATGACATATTACGTCGTCGTATATTGGACAAGGACGAGGCATTATTAAAGCGAGGAGTTTACATTAACGAAACGGGCAGGGAGCAAGTCAAAATGTCGTCCAATCCTATTGTTATAGATGGGAACAAGCGCAACACGCAGCAGAACATAATTGAGGCGATATTTGGCAACACAGAATTTCGCAGGGTAGGGGAAAAGAAGGTAGAGAGGACGATAACCATTACCATATGTGATGAAGTAAAGGAATAGATGTCGGTAGGGTTTCACACTATATTTCCCAAGATATGTCCTACAGTATTCAAGGTAAGAAACACAGCACCTGGCAACAAGAGGATTCGCATATTTAATTATCCGATAGGGAACGGCAAAGTACGGGATTTATTAGCGATACCATTTGTATCCGAGGCTGACATTCGGCATGAATTACTGAAGGGAAATCTACGTATTAAGTTAGAGACGCGGGAAGCGACGGTAGTAGAGAGCAACATAGACTTATTACAATTTGACGATTGTCAAAGGGCATTTTTGGAATCTGTTGGGGTAACAGATGGTCTTGAGGTTACGGCTGACATTCCGTATTTATTCCGTCAAGAGATAGAGCTAGTAGGTGACAAGAATAATAGCAACAGGATTTTCACGGTACCTGTAGGGGACAAGTTTATACAGGGCACGTTAGGAAACAACGAGTTTCGTATATTAGTTAAGCATAATGGTAGAGATTTAGTAGAAGGCATTGATTACATCGTATCTGAATCTGGTGGATCTGGCACTGGTTATGATACTGTAGTATTTACGTCATTTGTTCCTGAATCGGAGGAGGACGATGTTATTGTTGCCGATTATGTAATTAGCGCGGAATAACATGCCCACACTGAGGAATTTATTAAGGCAGCATTTAGACATTGCCGGCTCTAAAAACCATGCAGCAAATCTATCTTTAACTGATGAGCCATCTTCTTTAGGAACGCCAGTTGCTGGGCAAACTGGTGTTGTTGCTTCCATTGTAGTTGGCGTGTCTGTGGTTGTGTCCGGATTAACTGGAATGACCACCAACAGTGTTGGGCGATTTCTAGAGATTTCTGGAGCCAACACTATTGGTAATAATGGTACGTTTCGTATTCTTAGTTTTATTAATGCCACATCTGTAACCATTGAAAATCTTTCTGGAGCTACGGATGCAAACAACGGAAGCATTCATTGGGTAGAGAGATTACCTTATACACTGGAGACAGATTTAAACTACATACGAACTGATCGTGCTGCTATTAAGGGGGTTGGGTACAGTCAAGCTATTCCAACGTACATTAGAGATTCTGACACTACGCAATTGATTCCAGCAAATTTGGCGAACATTGCTGGCAAGACCACTGATGCCACATCATTATTGTATTATATTAGGAGCATAGACATTCCGGTTACGACTGGAGATACATATATTTTGTACGAATCTCCTGGAAATTTACCATATGCATATGCGGTTGATTTAACTGGAATACCGGTATCTGATGGATATGATAGTGGTAATGACAACGCCACAGAGGCGGTTATTGTTGATGATAGTAATGGGGCGGCGTTACGGGTTTTAGCTGGCGCATATGCTGGGCAATTAATTTATGGTCGTATACGTGGTGGAATATCTGGTGTTGATGGTGACAGTTTCGAGGTAGAGTTTAGGTCAGTAGATGACGGTTATGATTTGAGCACATCGGTAGCGTACACATGGGAAGCTACGCAAAGCGATTCTATTGGATTATTTTATCCATACCGAGAGAGAATTGATCGTTTACCCGAGTATGCATTTAAGCCTCCAGTAAGCAGTGGTGGAACCAGCACTAGTGTAGTTGGTGGTGACTTATCGGGATCTTTACCGAATCCAAGTGTAGTTGATTTAACCATTACGGGGCAGCAGTGGGGATCGGTATTATTTCATGATGGTCTTAGTTGGGTGGCGATGGGTCCTGGGACTGATGGTTATGTATTAACCACACATGATACATTTGCAGATCCAACATGGACTGAGCCTCCTGGGGCATCTGGTGGGATAACAGCCAATCAGCACAGCGCATTGCGTCAATTGATACATTTAGCTGACGGGGTAGGCGGACCATTTGAGGGGTTTGTTTCTGGCACGTACAGGGAGATTTTACCAGCGGAGGATCCATTTCCTACGCAAGTTATTTGGTGGGATTCTGCAGCCAAAAATAAGAAGATTGTGGAGAAGGTTTTAACCAGGAACGGGCAACAGTTACCAACAACTACGCAGTGGAAGGTATATAATTCAGGAGGCGCGGTAGAAGCGACAGTTACGGATACAATTACCTATTCTGGGGTATTTGAAGTTAATAGAACAAGGACGGTTAGTTAATGAGTGATAGCCCTGCTGTAATTTTGTATGATCCTAATGGTAACGAAGTAACCATACGGGACGGGTATGAGGTTACGGCATCTCAATCGGGTGTGCCTATAATTGGGGTAGACAGTGATGGGTATGCTAGAATCTTACAATTAGATGGTACGGGAGCTATAGCTACGGTAAGTGCGCCGAAGACCAAGCGATTTGAGGTAGCGTCAACCACAGTGACATACATTGGATCTGCAGTAGTGGGTTCGTCGGAGGGTGATGCGGTATGGTCGATAACCAAGTTAATTACGACAGTAGACGGGGATCCGGTTTCCGCCAAAGTTGCATTAAATGCTGTATGGGATAATCGGGCAGCGGAGGTTTATCTGTAATGGCATTTCCATCTGGATGGTCACGTAAGTGTCCGATTACAATTGATGCCAGCATGGTAACTGGCGATATTGTTTATGACCTTATTGTATTACTTGATCAAAGAGCTTTTCCTACAGAAATGATTACCGGTGGAGGTGGAAACGCTTGTCAAGAAGGAGGCGGTGATTTACGATTTTCAGCTGATGATGCCGGTGTGGAACAGTTGGCGTGTGAAATTACCCGGTGTGAATTGGATCCTACTCCGGACAACAGTAGAGTTATGTGTTATGTTCGTGTTCCGAATGTTTCTGATACTGTTGATACAACATTTTATGTTTGGTATTCAAACAGTGTTGCGACGATGCCAGACGCGGATGACCCATATGGTATGCACAACGTGTGGAATTCTAGTGATTTAACCGCTCCAACATTTTATCATGTTTATCATTTTAACGACGATCCTACTGGTCCCCAACCGCCGTTTAGCGATTCAAGTACAAGTGGTGATGGTACGTACAGCAGCGCAACGTTAACTACATGTGAGGGGTCATCTGATGGAGTACCTGGCAGGGGAATTGATTTTGAATCTATAGAAAAGTACATTTATCTGGACGACGGCGTTACTACGGTGCCTGGGACAGGAGATTTTTCTGTACTTTATTTTACCAATTTCGACAACGCCGTAGATGCATTTTATGGGTGGCAAGAATATGATGACGATACTTTTTTTACTTATGGAAATATTTATTATTCCCCGTGGACCAACTTTCGTGTGTGTCTGGGCAACATAAATGCCCAAAATACCTTTATGATTGGTGATGATTTTAGTGGGAATAACACCATTGGATTCGCCAGAGATGGCGATGACGTTGATGTTTTTTTTCGAGGAGATTTAATCACTACTTATACTGGTTTTGCTGCTGCAAACGTAGGCGCATCATCCAGTCGAACGCGATGGTTGCAACAATACCACCCAATAAATGATGCAAAATTTTATGAGATATGGTTTTTCGCAGTAGCGATCAATTCTTATTATAACCAAGTACTTTATAGAAACTTCACTGACCTTTCAACATATATATCGGCGGGAACGCCTGAAGCAGCAGCAATTGAAGCTGAAATATATTTTGACGGGCTTCATGCCGGCTCTGAAGTTAGAGTTTATGAAGTCCCGCATGCACAGATTTGGACATGCGAATGTGTAGGTGATGTGTTAGGAAGTCTTGGCGGGACGTATATGACTTTTGAGGTACAGAATGCTTCTGATACTACATCTTATTATGCTTGGTTTGATGTCGATGATGGTTATGTGGATCCCGCGCCAGCAGGTAGGACAGGTATTGAAGTAGATATATCCATGAATGATTCTGCCGAAGATGTAGCGAGCGCCTTATCTTCCGCAATTGATGGGTATGGGAACATGACGGCAACTGTATCATCCGACATTGTTACGATTACTAACTTGATAAATGGGGAAACTTCGGAGCCGCTAGATGTTGATACGGGGTGCACAGTTACTGTAATTCAATTGGGAGGAACCAGTATTGCTGAAATAGATGGTATTGAAGTTAGTACGGGTTCTAGCTGGACCGCTACATACCAAGTACTTAGACCCAGGAGATGTTTAATAGTAATACATTCTATTTATTATAGCTACATTAGGTATCAAACAGTACTTTCTTTAGCCGGTTTATTGGTTCCGGCGGGAGTATTACAGCGGTATGATAGGAATTATAGTACCTAAGCATAAAAAAACATATTTATTGGAGAAAACATATGGCAATTGTAGTAGACCCAGACAACCTAGATAGACACCAAGTAATATTTGGTACCGAAAACCAGCTTATTTCTTTATATGACGTAGGTGATCCAGTATATGTGGATGGATACGATGTAACGGACGGATATGCGGTAGCGGGCACGTTAACGTTTGAATCGGGACTTTCTACGTTTCAAACTGATGGCGTAGCTGCAGATGATATTTTATGTATATTAAATACTGTAGATGCCGGGCACTATATAATAGCTTCTGTTGATTCTGAGACGCAACTAACCGTTTCTACGGATGGTTATTTTGTATCTTTTACTGGTTCAGATGGTTATTGTATTTTTGATATTCGTGAACCTACTGGGGGATCCATTGCGGATGGCGTAACGGAACAAGCAATTTATTCATTTTCCAAAGAAGAGTGGAAGACCGATACACGATCTACTGTTTTAGGTGATGATTTGATCAGACACCCAATTCCACTGGAATCAATTACTCGTGAACAGATGGAAATTGGTGGTGGTGAAACACATGAAGATTGGAACTGGTTTAACGACTATACAGTAAAGAAGATTCGTACAGGTGGATGGGCAGCCAAGAATACCGCAGGTACCACATTAGAAGAATGGGCTGGTATTATTACTTTAGGTGATTTGGATACTGATACGCAGGTGTACTATCAAACCACTAGCGCCACCACTAACCCTAATGATTTTTCCTTTACTGGAGCAGTGAACGAAGCTATTCAGACTTACGATAATACTGGCGGAATTGATTATCGTAGTTATTTGAAACTTTTTGCTCGCAAAAAGGGAAAGACATATGCCACATCAGAAATTTCTGATATTGGTGTAACAACTATCGAAACGATGGTAAACCGGTTCCCATTGGCGCATTCAACTGACGCAGCTATTGATGATACTGATGCCGAGATATTAGGAACAACGCCTTATAGAAATACAGCCAGTGTTGCTTCTGGGGCGGATGGCGCAAAAACTATTAATGGTGTTACATTTACTTCAGCGACAAACTTTGCTGCCGCCGGGGTTGCGATAGGAGACACTTTAAGGATTACGTCGGGTAATGAACAGGGGTACTATACAATATCTAACGTAGTTACTACAACATTAACCATTGGCACTGATTATGAATTTTCTGATTGGTCATATACGGAAAACTCTTTAGCGTGGACTGTATATTCAACCAATCTATTAACTGGTAGCACCGATGGACAACTAGATAATGTCGACACCAATACAGGAACATTAAGCTCTGTAACTGGTGGATTTACTGCGGCAGCTATTGCTGAGGACGATCTTGTTATAATTACAGAAGCTGGTAGTAATTATCGCGGTGTATACAAAGTTATTTCTAATGATTCTGATAATCAATTAACTATAAACACTGTTGATAGACCAATACTAGCGCAGCAAACCAATGTTAATTTTTATGTTGTCAATCCGGGAATGTATTTACAATATAAGGCTGATTCTGTAGTTTCGGGACCTGCGACAGGAAATCTTACTTTTACTAACGCCAACCCAGATACAATTGGTAGGGCGTCGGGCAGCTGGGTAGGAGATGGTGTTACTGCTGGTGATATTATTACTATCAGCGGTTCTACTAGCAATGATGGAAGTTATACTATTGCTACTGTAGCAGCTCTTACATTAACCCTTGTTGCCACTGACACTTTAACTAACGAAACTGTGACAGGAGGGTTGGGTTCTGGAGTTACTGTAATTAGTCCATTTAAGAGAGATATTAATAGTGTTACATACGGGTTTAGGTGGAGATTGCTTGGTAATGATGCTACTTTAAGTTACGCTTACCAATTTGTGCAGCATCAGTTGCGACAATCCACGGATATAGATTGGGGTCCAGGCACAGCACGGGGCGATGTTACGAATGCCCTTTTGACATATGCTAGTCCAACCGGTACCACTTTAGACATGTATATTGACGATTTGTCAGCTACAGATTTAAACAATGTTACTTGGACTGATGCTACTGGAGAAACAAGAACTGAACCTTATGTGGCAGCTGGCACTATTTCATTCAACGTTAATTTACAGAATGATGCTGACGCTGAATATACTATGTTCTTTACCAATGATAATGCTGGAGATGATACTGGCAGGGATTTTGGTACTCCAGAGGCTATTATCGTACAAGATGCTAGCAGCGTAGATATTTCTGGTAATGTGTCTGGTGCCACCAGTGTATCTTTTACGTACGATTATGATGGAAATGTTCAACGCGGCGCAGCCAGTGCCGGGGTAGATGCTCCAGTGACTATTGTGGCAATTGGGTTAGAGACTGCACAATATGTATTGCTTACGGGGACCATTACTAGAAGTAAATCTAACAACTTCTCATTGGTTGCCAGTTTAGAGAGAAACTATAATAATCCATAAAGGTAAGACAAATGGAAGATAAAAAAACACATGCCACACCGGAAATGTCGGCTTTGATTTTAGAAATAGAAGAGGCGCGAAAAAAAGACACCGAAATGATCCAAAAACACCAGGCTCATAGAAATCGTGAAAAAAGAGAATGGAAGGCTAAAACCACTCAGGAACAAAATGAGCTGATAAGAAAAGGTATGGGATATAAACCGAATGATGGTAAAATATCAAGCAAATGGGTAAGAGCAATACGTAGAAAAATACGATATAGAATATTTAGAATTAGAGAAGGCAAAGAACAATATGATAAAGGATTAAAAGCTTGGTTTGAGTTGCAATTTACGGAGGATATGAATTGGGGAAATTTTACTTTTGATTGGGATGTTTCCCCTAGTGATCCTCTTAAAGTAATTACTCCAATGGAATGGGTGAGTTCTGGCGGAGATTTGGTGACATTGCCGGGCAGCAAAGTGAGAAACTGTGATCCTCCGGCTTTTACTCGGCAAGAAATATAATGGTTCGGTATGAAGGTAACATTTGATGGATATGAGAAAATTATTCATGTTGTGGATGGATATACCGAATTAGATTTTGATGAAGATATTTATTCTGAATGGAAACGTTGGGTATTAACCGCCCATAATGATGGATATTATCAAGCTTTAAGGGTGGTTGGCGGAGACCCTATTACAGGTACCCAAAATCTGGGGTCCACCTTTTTCTTAATGAATGGATGGGTGATTCAAAGCTGGGAGGGGGATCATGAATTGGTAATAGATGGAAACTTCTATCATGATGATGGAATTGCTCCCGTTATTCCTGTAGATGGACCCTATACGGTTTTGGTTACTAGAAAAGTTTCAAACTTGATTGATCAGATTATTACGGAAACCGGCGGATTAACCGAAGAACAGGCAGACCAATTAGAAGCCACTTGGAAGAGAAGTAGCTTAATTATTCCCATTTTTAGTAATACCAGTTAATATTCGAGCATTGTTGTCGAGAAGCCCTTGAGGATTTTCTATTAGATTTTCTAATTAGTTTTTCAGCTCCGACTGAGGTAGCGTAGCCCGGAGCGCCCATTTTAATTAAATGGGTTTAAAAATAATAAAAAAATACACAAATACTGTAATCGCTACATTGGAAAAATAATGGATCCGATATATCTTGATGCGAATGCGCATGTTCCTTTAAGCAAAAAGGCACAAAAAGCATATATAGATTTCCAAAACTCTGTTGCCGGGCATGGACATCCTTCTTCACCTTCCCGGGCAGGACAGTTGGCAGCCGGGGAACTGGAAACCTCAAGAAGCAAAATAGCTACCCTTTTGGGAGCCAAAACATCCCAAATCGTCTTTACCTCCACCTGCTCCCAAGCCTGTGAATGGGGTATGCATATTTTAACGAATCAATTAATTAAAAACCCATCACCCAGATTATTATTTTATTCTCCAATTGAACATTCTTCAATTAAATCAGCAATAGATTATTTTAAAATAAAACATTCTTCTTCGAACCCTATACATTTTAGTCAGCTTGGGGTTAATAAAAGTGGGATAGTTTCCGTTTCTTCTGCTCAAGGGGCGGTAGTTTGTATTCATGTTCAGAACGAATTGGGAACGATTCAACCGATCGAACAGTTCGGAAAATGTATGTTACTTACCGATATGTGCCAAAGTATCGGAAAAGTTTCAATTAATCTAAATGAATCTAATATAGATATTGCTGTATTTGGTGGGCATAAATTCGGGGGATCTGCGGGGTTGGGTTTTATTTATTTGAAAGATATAAAATGGTGGACAGAGTTTGGTACCGGTAGCAGATATTATAACGATCGTGCTGGCACTCCTGATGTTGGAGCTGCAGTTTCAACCGCAGTAGCATTAGAAGATGTTTTGATGAATATGCCAGAACGTTTATCAAAAGCCAAACAATTTCAAAATAGTTTGGAGCCCCGTTTAGAATCAATGGGGATAGAAATAATCGGTAAAAATGTACCTAGAGTTCCCACTACTACGTTTATTAGAGTACCAGATGTGGCAATGCAAATTTTGTTAGATCTATCTAGTCAAGGAATTTTGGTTGGGTTGGGTTCGGCTTGTGGATCAATGCATACCGGACCTTCGCCTTTAATGCAAGCTTTGGGACGCCCAGGTGGGGCACACGACTTCATTCGTATCAGTCAACATGGGGAATATGGTCAAAAAGAAGCTCTCATGGTAGCTGATGCTTTTTACAAATCATGGCAAAAATACAGGAGATAATACATGAAAGATTACGAGTTAGAGATTATTAGCAGAGAGAGAACTAATAAGAAATTAAAGAAATATAGAATAAATGGAAATGACACGGTAGGGGTTTATGAGAATGAGCCTTTCTCTGTACGTTTTAAAAACAACACTTGTCATAAAGTACAGGTTAGGTTATCTGTTGATGGAACCGATGTATTAACTGGAAAACCAGCTCATACTGACGCTACTGGACAAATGTGGGTTGTAAGCCCTTATTCAGATCTGGAATTGAAGGCTTGGCCAGAAACTACACGGGGTGGGGCTGAGTTTTTATTTGGTAAAACATCTGATAGTGTAGCAGCAAACACTCACGGCATTATGAATGGTCAAGGTATTATTGCAGCTGCCGTTTTTGTTGAAAATAATCAATTTGTTTTTGATGGTGGCGATTTAATAATTCGTACTACTGATGTTACCTATCCTAAACCTATTCTTACTTGGGAAACCACCACCTGTAGAGGAATGGGAAACACAGCTAATAAGTTTACTTTTTCGGATAGTTCTCTTTATTGTAGCACACAAAGTTGCGATTATATAGATCCAGTTATAGAGAGTAAGCCGGCTGTTGGAGCTGGTGGTTTTGTAGACCAGGAAATTACTAAAACTGCTGGTTTATATACTCCGGTTTTAGATAAAATCGTGCAAGTAAAATATGAATGGTGGACAAGTCTTAAATCTAAATTAAGAAAACATCCAGTTTCTTATAATACAGCATTTCCCGGGGATTCTGAAAAAATAATGAGTTTGGGAGCAACCCCAAGAAAACAAAGAAATCGTCGTCGTCGAGGGTCAAAACGCATTTCTCCAGAAAAGAAATATAAAGAGTTTAATCGTTTTATGGCATGAATGCGCAAAAAGACAGGAATATTTACACCTAAAAGACCTAAGATTCAATGTGAAGTATGCGGAGAATCAGATTCTTCCATATTAGAACGTCATCATATTATTGAGCGTACAGATCTCAACTGTACCAATGATGATTTTAACATAGCTATTTTGTGCCCTTCGTGTCACACCAAGCTGCACACAGGAAGGCTCAAGATAATAGGCGTATATCCAGGAACCCGTCCACCTACTGGGCGGGTTTTGGTATATGAACTAGATGGGGTGAAAAACCTTGATTTAGATGAGGCTTATTTTATCCCAAAACCAACTTTTATGAAAGTACCGGAAAATGACAGACCTACACAAGATGATCAACGAAATGGCGGAGAGGGAGAAGGATCCCAGAGCAACGGCAGCTTCCGAAGCAAAGTCAAGAGCTAGTTTATTAGCGGTTGCCAAAACCATGGGGTGTGAGGGAGAATTGCGTCAAATAATGACTAAATATGATGAGAAACTAAAGCGTTGTACTAACCCTTGGGAACGTAAACATATTGCTGTTGCCGGCATTATGGAGGTTAATAAACTGTTGGGCTGCCCTGGAGGGGTGGCAGTAAATGGGGTTACGGTTGTTCCTGCCGATCCAGGATTTAAAGAAGAATAGTACCTATCTATTAAATCGTATTATCCTGGAAAGAAAGGAAATATGGTTATGGATAGTTCAAGTAAGTTTAATGGCGTGGTAATATGGTTCAATCCATCGCGTGGTTATGGCTTTATTAAGCGAGAAGGTGAAGAAGATTTATTTGTTCATTTTTCCGATATAGTTTGTGACGGCTTTAAAACCTTGAAAAAAGGACAGGTCGTAGAATATGGCTTGGGTACCAATAATAAAGGTGATCCCAAAGCGATTGAGGTTGAAGTAATTGGCGACCAAAACGAATAGAGAATTTTGGGTTACTAATATCTCTAAAAAGAATGTAAGCTTAAGAGATTTGAGATTAACAATCCCCGCTCTTACTCATATGAATCTTTTGGATTCTAGACATTTTCATTATAATCTAGAACAATTAGAAAACTCTAAAAAATCTGGCTCTTTATATAAAAAAAGCCATATGATAAAGGTGCGTGAAGTGCCTCCAGGTTTGCCTCCCGTAAAACCGGGAATTTATGTAAGTAAAACACCTTTGTATATGGCAGAAAACCCTGATCTATCTAGAATAGTAATCAAGGAAGAATATTATAAAGAGTTGGATGTTTCAGATGAAGAGTTTGCGGAAGAAATGACCACAGATGAGGAATAACCCGGCATTGTTGTATGGCAACCTCTTTATTCGCAAATCCCGGACAAACCATTAAATTAGTTATTGAAACCTTAAATGCTAATGGTTCTAGGGCGGATGGTTATGCTGATGGCTATGCTACCCCCATTATAAGTACATTCTATCTGGTTTCTGGTGCTGCCGCTTCCGGATTCCCCCAGACTATGACTCAGCTGGAGACGGGAGTATATTACCATTCTGTCACCTTGCCTTCTGGCACTAATGGGATCGGTACCTTTATTGCCAACGCAGCATGGAATCAGCCCGGTACAGGCTTGTCTAGAAATGAGTTGTTTATCATTAATTCAGCGTTACCCTTTGGTAATACTACAGTGAATTTAGGATGATTAATTGTTTGGATAAGTTAGTTCGTTTAGCCTCTGTTTTTCACAAATACGCCACCGAACGTACCCTATATCACGGTACTTCTATTAATCGTGCTCGTAAAATTGCCAAACAAGGACTGATCCCTCAAGTAGGATCGTGGGTCTCAGATTCGTATGGAATGGATTATGATCTCGATCCAGAAGGTGAAGATTATGAGGGCATGTACGAAAAACCTACCTTTGATATAGTCTTTGCCGCCGATAAACAAGAACTTAGCAAAGCTTTGGGCGGCATGATCGCTACTATTGCTGCCGACTCTGGAAAATCGTTCCATGAGGTTACTGACGAGGAAATTAGACAACAAGGTGCCCTTTTGATAATGCGTGAAGCTACCGGGTATGATGATTGGAAACATGTCCCAAAATCTGAAAAAGGACGTGAACAGTGGGAACGTGAACAGTGGGAAGAAGGTAAAACCTACCCTACCGCTGAACCAGGAGATTGGATTAGCGAAGAACAACAAGACGTGGATATCGTTTTAACCGGTGAATCCATGATTCGTAAATTGCGTCAAGCTGGCGCTTGGCCTAGAGATTGGGGACCAAATCAAACAAAAAATCGCCGTGAAATCTTAATAAAATTGTTAAAACAACATCACCCAAATGCCTCCATAAATCAAATAATTCAACGTGTCGATTCTTTGTCCCCTAAAGAACGTGAGTACTATTATTTGCAAGCTAGAAAAAACAATTAGTTCCTTAACTCTCTTCCTATCTAAATAAATCGTAGCATCCTTATATAAAAATTGCTTTATAGATTATATAAATGCTAGAATTAAAAAGCGTTGAGTGAATATTATTTTCGAATGGTCTAGTATACGTCTTCCTGATTTTCTTGCTCATCGCTAATGTATACGGGGGTGTGATAAACGATTTGTGAATACAGAAATCTTTTCGGATCATGCTCTATTGTATATTGTATCACGTTATGAATTTGCTTTTCTGTGGGTTTTCTATTTTTAATTTTCTCTATATAATTTAAAGGAACGGTAATAAGGTTTGGATATAATTCTTGTCCAGTGGATAAAGCCTTGGCGACAAATACATCATTAGCATCAGTTTCTCTACCATCGGGCCAATGAACTAGCCAGTTTCCCCAGTCCTCATTTCCAAGTTTTCGCACCCACTCGCCATGATATTTTTGCAGGTATTTTTCGGCAGAATATAGCGTGGTCCCATTTGGAAGCTGAGATGGGTTTGTTCCCTTTGGAATGGCGCTCCGTATCTTCGTTCTTCCAGCTTCGTATTCGTTTTTGTTTTTAATTTGTTTAATCGCATTCTCTCTTAAAGAACTGAGAAAACGATCCTCCCCAAAACCAAACTGACCAAAAAGCAATGAATAGTTATGTTTCCAGCTATTAAATTCAACGAACCTTATCCAACCTCTTTTCGCATCTTCAATAAAGCGTTGCGTTTGTTCTTTGGTTTTTTCTTTTTTTTCTTTGTCGGCTTCTTCTCTATTCGATAGCCGCTCTATACTTAGCATAAATCTTTCATATTCTGCTTTTCGTTTTTTAGGGTCTTTTTCATCTATTATTTCAATAGTGGCATGAACCCAAGATGGAGCTTCTTTATCAACCGGAGGAAATCCAATGGTCTTCCTGGCTTGGTGCATATCATCAACGGTTAGACCGCCGCTCCCAAAAGCATCACCTATCGTCTTGCGGTCCATTTGTTCAAAAAGCCACAAGACCGCCTTCTTATCAGATTGCTCTTTTTGTTTTTTTTTCTTAAATTCTGATAAATCGACCACTGCCAGTTTGTCAAAGCGTGAGGCTAGAGTTAATATTTTGCTATAAACACGCATCTTTCAAAGATGCGTGTTTATTGGTTATTTACATTCGTATAATGTGTGCCTTATAAGCTTTATATCGTTATTGCTTCTCATGCGCTTATATATCACTTAAAACGCATTTTAGCATGGTGTTACGATCTAGAGGCGAATTCGCCAACCAAACCGATACAATTCAGCTGCGAGCAGAGTTTCGTGGACCTGATGGCACCCGAACAGATCTCGATAGTTATCCGCAATTTAGTGTAATGCAACCTTCAGGAAACGTAGCTCTGGAGCCTACTACCGCTGGAGTCTATCGAATCAGTGAGGGACTGTATGGGTTTGATTATGAGATTTGTTACAACTGTCCAATCGGCGTATATACAGATGTTTGGAGCGGTACTTTAACCGGTCTTACGGTCTATCAGACAGGTAACTTTGTGGTCCAGAATACTCAGTTGCCGGCGATTCCTACAGATGGCTATCGGCACCTTGGGGATGATGTACCATTTAATTATTCGCAAAATGCCCTTTTAAATGTGAATAAAGTTATCAAAGTCATGAGGGCACGGTTAAATAGTCAGGGGAAAGCGAGGGTGAAAGATGAGTATGGCAATGTTAAATACATCGATTGTGATATTTATACTGTTCCTCAATTGGCTACTTTTGCGGGTACTGCGATAACTGCTTTTAATGAAATTCCACACTTTACTTGGTTTAATTGGGAAGATACAGAATTCGTGGATGAGTTCTTAGAGGTTTTGGCTCAGTACGCGGTGATCATGGCGCTGGCTTCGAAGGTGATGTTGGAGAGAGGGCGTGAGTTTGATATTACCGATAATGGTACCTCTTTTCGTCCTCCGGGTGTTTCGGATGTGCTGCAAACTCAGTATACGACGGAGTTGAATAATTGGTTTGAGAAGATAAAACTTATCAAAGCTAACACTAAACCGATGGGGCTAGGGTTAGGAACACTACGCCCCATGCAAACGCACCCTAGCTTCATGCGGCTTAGGCATCTCAGAGCGCGCAGGATATTCTAATATGGACAAAAAGCAATTAAAAGCCCAGCGCAAGAAAGAGCGCAACGACAGAATTCGGGAAATTGATCGTATGAAATGGACCCATGAATGGGTATCCACACAAGTGTACAGTCTAAACGGAACCCGAATGCAAAATACCAATATACATTGCAAAAAGTGTGGGATGGGTTTATATAATTTCAGAGTAAGACCAATGTCATGTTCAGATGTAGCCGTGCATGACGTAATATCTTCAGAACCGGATTTGGGACACATAGGAATTTAATGGTTGATCGTAAAACACAACTAAAAATCATCCAAGCATTGAAGGATAAGATCCGAGATCATGAGACTGTAAAGGACATGTTTAAAGAACATGGTGTGGACTTGTCAGAGATTGATTTAATTCCAATGGCGTTTGATGAAGATTTGGATGTTTCTGCGAGAACCGATCATGGCATAATCTATCTCAATGCAAAGCTATTAAAGGACGATAAGATTTCTACGGACGATCATTATTTGGTGCATGAGATAACGCATTTTCTTCAACAGACCTGTGGTGACAAGCCTACTACTGGCGGCGGCAGTGGGGAAGATTATGTAACGAACAAGTATGAGGTAGAGGGGTTTCAGAATCAAACCGAGTATATTTCTGACGAATATGGGGATGAAGCTGCTGAAAAGTATGTAGATCGGGTATTAGATCATCATAATTTAAGAGGGAAGAAGCGGGAAGACAGGAAAGATGTTTTGCTTCAATTAGCTTCGCGACTGGACAAGAATGCCTTGTAACATTACTCAGCCAACCTATGTACCTCCTTACAAAAGAGGATTACGTGTGGTCAACTCTGAGGGAGATGGCTATTCTATAAATGTATTTTGGTACAAGGCATATGCGTCGGTAAATGGTTATTCAATTGCTTATAACATTTATTATTCTACCGAACCGGACGAGAATGTATTTGAAGAAGGTCCAAAATACGTTTCCACTAACACTTCTGGATTGACGGCATTATTGAAGGATTTTACACCTGGAGATGTGTATTACTTTGCTGTACGGGCGATGCAATATGACACATCCTGGTTTGATATTTCCGAGTTAGCCAGTGGTGGAGACGGATATTTACACACATATCCTGAGGCATTATTATCGGCTGATATTACTGATAGCAGCGCAATTATACCCATAACCGATATTCAATTATTTCCTGAATATGGGGCAATTCAAGTAGGGGCGGAATGGATTCGTTATACTGGGCGGAATGTCACTGACGGATATTTATCTGGGGTTACACGGGGGTGGTTAGGAACGGATGCCAGGTTACACACCACTGATGGATATGACGGATATATTCAGAGGGATCCTATAATTAGGTTTTTCAAAGGATTAGAGGACAATAATCATTTTATAAACCAGGAAACCAGCACATTTCAAAATTACAACATATTCACGGCAACTGACGGATATATGACAAAAGATCGGGTGGGGATATTAACCACTGATTTATCTGCCAGTGATGAGGATCGGGTAGATTTTCGGAGTTATGATTATGCTGGTTGGCACAGGACAAACCCGACGCTTTTATTTCAGGGACAATGTTTAGACACCTACATTGGTGGTGAACATTTCTGTGCGGATGGATATGAAGGAGTTGGCAGAACGGTGCGCAATTTGTCTTTCTCGGAGCAAGCTGACAGGCGAGAGGAGATGTTAATTGAGCAAACGGGTGTTCCGGTGGTATTGGTACAACGGTTGTGGGATGGTATTGTTTGTAGTTGTTACGAGCCGGGGCGCGAGTCTCCCGAGCACCGGTGCCCAATTTGTTTAGGGAGCGGCTATATAGGGGGCTATCAGCAATACTTTAATCCACGGCGAAGCGATGGTAGGATTTTTGTTAGTTTAAATCCATACAACGAAGATTTAAAGGTAGAGGATGGCGGATTAGAGTCTTATGTAATTTACGATGCTTGGACTTTAACGGTTCCCACGGTACGGGATCGGGATTTTATTATTCGATTTAATTTGGATGGAACCGAAGAATTTCGATATGAGTTATTGGATGTAACTCGGAACACACTATTGTACGGAGAATCTGGGAAGCAGAATTTCAAAGCACAACGTGTACGGAAGACTGATCCGATTTACATGTGGCGGGCGATTCGTAACACTGCCACCTTCCCTAGCGATTTAACTACTACTGTGGGGTTATTGAGGGGACCGAATGGGGCAGTTATACCGCATACTCATCATGTGGTGATTAATGAGAATATTACATCTGTGGTACAAATAAATCAAACTACCAGTCAAGATTCTGACCATTCGCATCCAGTAATTAACGGAGTTGTGCAGGTAGTGTTGGGACACACGCATGGTTTGACATTGTAATGTATGTGTAGTGTTTTATTAAAATGTGCTAGATTGTATGTAAAATCGATTTGGCAAGGTCGCAAAGATTACCGGTGGGCGCCTGGTCATTTTACTGATCAACCCTGGTGGGAGAAATATGTATCCCACATTCCGCAGAAGCGTTATTGGGGAAAAAAAGCTTCTGGTATGTTATTTTTATGTAGAGAAGATGGCACTTTGTTATTACTTAAGCGTTCTAGAAATGTAGAGGATCCCGGAACATGGGGTGTTCCGGGTGGAGCAATAGGTGAAGGTTTTTCACATATTGAGCATGGAGAGAAGGATCCTGAGAACAAGACATTTTTAGAATCTGCTCTTAAAGAGACTCAGGAAGAGTTGGGCACCATACCCAGAGTGGGCACTTTATTGGGTACAACCAATTTTAGGGATGGTGATTTTACATATCGCACATATATATACGACATTCCATTACAGGAAAAAGAAAGGTTTAGCAAGCAGATTGTATTGAATTGGGAGAATGATTATTGGACATGGTTTAAGTTTGAGGATTTACCCACCAATTTGCACAAAGGTGTTATTTTTGCTCTCAATCAGATGATCAAAAAAACGGACATGGATGAAGAAAGCTAATATTTAGCTATATTTGTAGGTTAATTATGGCAAACAAAAGCCCGAACAGGAACGCATATATAGGAAGTGGACGAGTCAAAGAAGGTGGAGCTTTAGCTACCAGAATGCAAGACTTTAATGCTCATGGTAGTGGGAATGCTTTTCGCCATGATGCAGATCATATTGATATGGATCCTAGATTAACCGGATCTTTAGCCGATCCTACTGTCCAAGGCACATTGGAGAAGATGGCAGCGTTTCTTTCTGGATCTGGGCAGGGGTATATTTCCATTGGTGACGGGTATAGTTCTGGTGATTATAACGTAGGAGATCTTTCCACCCCAACATTATATGATGCATTTGTGGCGGCTTTTGCGAATACACGATTACAAAACGGCGGTGTAGTTTTAGTTAAATCTGGAACTTATAGATTATTCAACAAGGTTACGGTACCTACAGGTATAACCATTATGGGTGAACCTATGGGTACAATTATTACCAGTGCTATTACTGGCAACCAACCTATGTTTGAAGTCAGCGAAATGCCAGCACAACATAATCTTGGTTATAATGGACAGGAAACTATTACCTCAGAGGTTTCGCCACAATTTACCCGTTTTTATAATATTATTTTAGCTGATAATATGGATGGTTATGTGACATCTGGCGGTTATCGCATTCCTACAATAAACGGCGGAGTTTTGCGGGTTCCGTTTATTGATTGCAAATTAGGGTCTCATACTATTATTGAGCGAGTTTCTTTTCTTGGAATGTCTACTCAAGGTAACGATCGTGAAGTTTCTAATCGTGCCATCTCTACTTCAGGTAGTTCATCTAAACCAACCACATTAAGAGTAGAAAATTGTTATGCGGATGGAATTGGGTCTATAATTGAGTTCAAGCCAACGTCTGGTGCACCGAACCAATTAACTGTAATTAACAATCGTTTTCGTTGGACTGGGTATGGGGTAGGAGCAGTTGTTACTACTACAGAGGACGGATCATGTATATCCATGAACATGTGTAATGCTCATATTGAAGGTAATTACATGATGGGAATGAGCGGATCGTCTTCTAAGGAATTTACGGGGAGATATGGAATTTATGTTACATCCAACGCTGTTACCGATAGTGATGTTGTCATTAATCGTATTGGTAACTATGGCGGAATAGATATTATTGCAGGGTCTCCTAGCTCTGCTTTTGTCAGACAATTTTTCTGGGCGCCATCTCCGCCTGCTGCTATTCGTGGGGCGGATGTGGGAAATAACTGGGCTTATGGCACCAACAATAATTGGAGTATTAGCATAGGTGACGGAACCATTTCTACTGGAGATATAACCGGACCCACCGCACTCGATCTAGCTTTACAATATGCTGATTATACTAGTTATTGGGATCCGAATACCACAACTACATTTAGTATTTTAATTAATTATGGTACGTATTCATTAACACGTGGTGGCACTGTTCGTCAGCGGGCTCGTTTAATTGGAGCTATGGTAGGCAACACCAGCACTTCGGACACATTGCCCGTCATTAATGTTGACATTTCTAGTGGTGGATATACTACAGTTTTTAGTCATCCTGCAGCTTATTTAGGGTGGGAGTTGAGAAACCTTAGGTTCCAAGCGGATGGTGCTGCTCAATTTCAATACTTAGCACCTGCTCCTAAATTTATCGTGGGGGATGAGGTTGGTTTAGTGGTTGAAAACTGTGTATTTGAAGATGTGGGCATGGATTTAATTAATTTTGATAACACATCTACTTCTGCAGCTAGAACTACCAGGACAACACTTACTTTAGATCATTGTCATTTTTATCAGACATCTACATTTTCGGACGAATTATCCTTACATATAACCTCTGGACCTGATTTAATAAACATTACAAATTCTACTTTTAACAATTATGGGTATCCAATTTGGGTTGGTAATTCGGCGTCTTATAGTGATACCGATCCGCCTAATGGGCAGGTTTTATTGGATAATTGTTTGTTTAGTATGTTTAATGAGCGCCAAGCTGGTATTTCTGTGCCCAGAGTTACAGATGTTGGTCCATTTGGTACAATTTTTGGATCCAACGCTTGGGTGACGATTAGCGCGGATTCGGAGAGATATTCAGTTACTTTACGTAATTGTAAATTTGATGGAGTTACTTTAAACAGTGGTAGTACTACTACGTTCGATAGTTTTAGCCCCATAGATTCTGGAATTCTAGATTCAGGAGATTTTAGATATCTTTTGTATGTACAAGGCAGAGATATTCGTGTGGAAGGCTGTGAGATAAACGGACCTTATCAGCGTTGGTCTTCTGATGGTGGCGTCACTTATCACCCAGTTACAGCCTTGTATACTGTGCCTGGGCAAGCTTTGTATGTAGATAATTGTACAATTAGAGGGGCATTACCCTTTGGTATTGGCGGAAGCGCTTTTACGGCACCTACTGGTGCATCTGAAAAATGGGTTTCTGGAGCCACATGTTCGTTGGCTAATTCTTATTTCGGAGCATATAACGTATTGGCTCCGAATGTGGCTATAACTCATACTTGTCTTGATTTTGATTTAGCGGCAATATCCACAACAGGATTTGAAGAGCCAAAAGTGTCTGTTACCAATTGTAATATAAACAACTGTGCCCCATCTACGGTTTTATCTGTTCCTTATCATCAGAATAATACCGGCTCGGCGTATAATGCTATAGGCGTTGTACAGTTTTATGGACAAGAGTGGAATTTTAATTTCTGTAATAATACGGTAGATGGAAGATTACCTGATACAGGTATGACATTTGATACTTATACTGTAGTGGTTGATGAAGTTGAGGGGGTATCCAGCAGGCACAAGTCTATTGTTATTTCTGGAAACCATATTTCTACTAGGTGTGAGTCTTCGGCGGGATCGCGATACTATGGTGGATTAAAAGTGTATGGAACTGGCACGAGTATTTGTGGCAACTGTTTTTCTTACCATACCGGCGGATCTTCGTTAGCTTTCACTCAAAAATTATACATTTACTTAGTAAACAGCGCGACAGGAATTGGATCTGTTTCATCGGCAGTAGTAAGTGGTAATAATTTCTTGAGAACCGGCGATATGTATACGGGAATTTATGCCGATGCGGGAAGCGGTATTATTACGGGCAATTCTTTTGATGAAATTGGACCAAGAAGTGCAGATGAAAATTGGTTTAGCTATGCTGATTTAAATAATTTTACCATTAACAATAATCGCAACCAAATTGTTACGGCGCGTGTAAGACCCTGGGATGGTGAAGTAAGAGATTATGAGGCAACAGCCGGGGCTAGTTTTCAAATTTGGAATAAAAGTTTACATACATCTAGCAACTTTCCTTATACTGCTATTGAGCTTTTGGAGACAAGTTATAGGGGGAATAACGCATCTGTGTCAAATGCAACTTTGGAAGGCACCACAACTGTAGCTGCTGGTATTGTTAGGCTGGATCTTGTATTGCCTTTGTATGAAATTTTGCCTTATGGTGCCAGGTTTGTAAGATTAGTGTCATTAACCAGCCGAGTAAGTAGTACAACTTGGACCGCAGGTACCAACACTATTGTGGTTGGGTTATATGAGCGGGTGGCTTCATCGCTCGATACGTTAGTGGCAAAAGATGGTGGTGGCAATTGTGAAACCACACATACTGCTACTAGCACTCTTAGCCTGTTGCACCAATTCACTGCTGCTGATCCGACAGACGTACACAGCAATTTGTTATATCTAAGAGTTAGGATTACGCTACAATCTCCAACCACACGACAATTTAGTTTAAGTCAGGCGGCAATCCAGTATATATGGTAATCCCGCATAATCTCATATTTCTTCAGGAGAACAAGTATGTTTGATCAAGTTTTAGATGGCTTTTTTAGCATCCAAGCGGTAATTTTTGCCATTGTAATATGGCTCGAAGTATTGGTAGTACGTAAGATAGTTGAAACCTCAGCCAAGAAAATTGCACCAGTGTTTCCAGACAAATGGGAACCATGGTGGGTAGAATCCTGGCGAGAATGGTTGTTGCCCGGCGCCCCAATAGTTTTTGGCGGTTTAACCGCTTATTTGGTACCACAATATCCTTTACCGGAAGTATTTACAACTAGTGATGCTGGTAGGGTATTTTGTGGCTTGGCTTTAGGTTTGGCTTCTGGTTATGTGTACCCGCGTGTGTTGTATTACTACCGTAAGTTTTTACCCAAAAAAGTTGACGAAAAAGTAGAAGAAATTACTGATGCGACAAAGGAAGAGTAATGAGCGTATATCCTAGTGACTTGGACGATGATAGTACCATCATCAGAATTGATGATAATATCACCGAACAGGGCGGAGAAACCATCAATCAACTCCGTGATGCTGTTTTTAAAATACAGGCGGAGTTGGGGATAAACCCCTCTGGCTCTCAAAGTTCTGTTCTTAATCGTTTAAATGTGTCATTAGATTCTGTCGGTAATATCAAACAGTCTGCACTGACAGCTGTTGGATTAGTTACTCTCCCAATCGATAATGCACAAGTGGGCACAAATGCAGGCATACAAGAAAGCAAACTTGCTTTGGATTTTTCTACCTCCAGTTTGCGGGCATTAATCTCAGGAAACGCTACATTATTAAATACTGTTGCTACTACTGTTGCAACCAGTGGTTCTGATTTTAGTAAACATTTGGTTGGCGGTCCAGCTGCTAATTTGAGACATGTTGCTAGCCACATTGATATTAATGATGTTCCTACGGATAGTCGAGATACGTCGTTTACTTGGTCGGGCATTGTAGACAAAGATGGAGCACAATACGCAGCAGATAACGTAGCAGAAGCGCTGGTTGAAATTGCAGGCAACCTTGGAGATCACCAAAATGAAACCACAGCAGCTCATGCTGCCTCGGCAATATCGGTTGATACCTCTAGCTTTACCACTTTAGAAACCACATCTGATACTGTTCAAAAAGCTCTGGATAATATTGACGACAACGAAACCCTAAATCTCGGCATGCACAGAACCACCATGCATTCTAACGGTGTTCCTAGAGACGCCAGGTCTCAGCTGTTGTTGGTGGATGGATATGCTGAGAATGTTGTTCCGGTAACTTCGGTTAACACTTATTTGGCACATAATCCACCCGGAACCGTTCCTGTAGATGACGTGTATTTAGGTGATAATGTAGTTAAGTTTAATCCAGGTGCAGGTGCCGCTCAATATTTGTTTGAATCTAAGTTCAGCCAAGTAAAGCCTGGAGATATAATTACCATCAATTATGGTAATGGTTTGGAGGCATCATATGAGATTGATTCCACCAGATTTGTGTTGGGTTCCGAGTGGTATGTGCGGCTAAATGGTACCAATTTAGATGAAGCTACTGGATATGCCCGTATTGACCGACCATTGTTTGATGATCAAACTCATGGCATTTTGGCGGTAGCTAGCGCAAATGCCACTCCTGCGGTGACGTTTCCAAATATTCGTGGTAGCCTAATTGTTGCGGATCCAAAAGGAGCTTGTGCATTAGGTTTAGGTTTTGATCCTAACCAAATTGATGATGAACATTACAAACTCTATCTTCAATTTTATCCTACTGGTACACCATCTGAAAAAACTCTCACATTGCCCTACATTGATGTTACCGGTAATGCTGGCGCTACTCCTGGAGCATATACATTAGAAAATATAGTTCAAGCTACGAATGATAAATTTAGAGAAGCTGGGTATAATTATCGTTTTATTGCTTACGCTTCAAACGGTAATTTTGGGATTATGTTGGCAGACTCTATTGATGGAGCTAGTTTCTCTATTATTAGCGGTGACAACAGTTCTGGCACTTTGGCGGAAGGTGTCTATACAGAAAACGTAGTTGGTGATACCAACCCAGATTTGGCTGAATTAGATGGTCTTGGTTTAGGAGCTAATAACGCAAATGTAGCTAGCCCAGCGTATCAGTCTTCGTTTGTGGATTCTACAGCAGCTTTATTGCCAACGAAAATATTTGTACCAAAACGTAGACGTGATTATATTGTCAATGGTATTCGTTATGATGAGTTGGCGCCAGCCGCCAACAGCAATGCTAACAGATATTGGGTAGCAGAGATTACTAACCGTAATGCTACCGCTTCTACTGTGGAAGTTACATACACCGTTGAGGCTGATTTACGGGACTCTGAGCTATTACCAGGAAAAACCATTGTAGTTGCTCCTACGGTTGCTTTTACCTCGCCATCATATTACGATGTGGATTATGGTCGGTTTATTATTAAGACCGTAAATTTTTCTGTTTGTCCTGGCGCACAGACTACTGAGATTACAGTTATAAATGGCTTAGCACATGCAGGAACACCGGTAGCGTTTTCTTCTCCTGCCGGTTTAGCCGTAAGGTTGTATTTCTCCGAGGATTCTACTGCGGTTGATGAATACAACTTGATTGATACAGCACCTGCTGGTACATATTTGCGTCATCATGAGATTTTTGTAACAGATACAAAGAAAACTTTTACTCATGAGCGGGCACGCCTAGACGCCACACAGGTGGAAAGTTCTAGACAGTTGGCAGCAGCTAATTGGAATATTACGGATGTTGCACCTAAACTGCGGGGATTTAGGGATTCAGATACAACATTTAATAAATATGTTCGTTTTTATGTTTTAAACTATAACAGCACAACTGGTGAATATGACGGATACATTGGTCGTCGTAATCCATTAAATTATACTATTAGCGAATATGGTGAAATAGTTAGGGCACGAAAGAATATTCCCACTCGGTTTTATGACGCCACCAACGTTGATTATATAGAGCTGTTGTATGATGAGCCGGGCACAGCCGCTTCATGGATAATGAGTGCAAACAGTGCTAGGTATATTGATATAGAGCTATTTCCATCATTAGCCCTTGATGATGAATTATTGTTATTGGCATCATGTGAAATTAATGCAAACACCGTTAGCCAGGTTATAAGCAGAAAACAGACTGGTTCTATTAGTGAACTAGAGTTTACTGATTCAGCGATAGATTTTATTGAGTCTGGGGATCGGCTCTTACACGCGAATGGAGTTTTGCGAGGGTTGAGTTATCGCGGACCAGATCCCAACGATTCTTCGGTATTGATTTTCAACGGAGGAACTGCATTAGTTAACGGACACATTTCTACAATTAACGATGGAACAATTAGAATTCCAGAGGTACGATCTACTGCCAGTGATACAGTAGAGTGGGCAATTTGTGTAAATGATGAGGATCAGTTTGAAGCTATAATAGTTACCAGCAGCAAGACACACTTTTTTGTTTCTAACATAGCTCCGGCATATTATCTTCCTAGTGTATCTTATACCGAGCTAATAAATCAGAGAAAAGATTTAACACCTATTGCGATAGTTAGTGTAAATATTAGCTCATTTACATTAAACTCTGTTACCGATATAAGGAAATTTATTGGGGCAAATACGATTAATTTGCCGTTGACTTTGGTACGTCCGGATACTCGACCCAACACGGGAAGTGCTGATGAAGATTTTATTGGAAATTTTGAATCGTTGGGTCCATTGATGTGGTGGTTGGATCATGTTGACAGTACTCGAAAAGTTAGAGTGCAGGGAGCTGTAGAAGTTAATTCGTCAGTAGATTTTAACGGATTAGGTACAATTATTTTTGATGGAGAAGGAGAGGGATCACTTACATTTAATGATGATTTGGCTATTGGAAATGCCGATCTTTATTTTAAAGATATAGATGTTGCAGTTAGTTCTGGTACTACTGTTACCGCTTCATCCGGAGCTTACATTTATGGAGAGCGAAGTGTGTTTGTTCTTTATAGTTCATTTGTAATGGGTAATTCCGCACATTTCAAAAATTGTGAGTTTTATTATTATCCCACGACTGTTGGACCATCATCTACTAATAATATTATTAATGCGGATTTGGGAGGATGTTTATCATTTACATATTCTGGCACACAAAATGTGGCTATAGAAAATTGCAACTTTATTAGCTCTACAGCACATCGTCCACCATTTATTTGTGTGTATGTAACTGATAGCTCACTTCCTGCGGTATCCAATTTTGCCGTTAAAAATTGTTATTTTTATGATAGCTCAGCAACCGATCATTGTGCTATAGTAATTGGTGGAAGAGACAATGAACAACCGTGGTTTTATAATGTAAACATTGAGGGTAATAAATGTTCTGATTATCAATCCATTGTTATTGCGTCTGAAGATACGGACGGGGTATCGTGTAGTGATTGTAATATTCGTAATAATATGTGTGGTATAATAGGTGTTTGGGTTTATACAGAAGTAATTAACATTGAAGGTAACGAGGCAAATGGCATTTTGCAGCCGGTAGTATTAGACCCAACAAACTCAAGCAATTCACGACATTGGCACGGAAGTTCGTCAGCTACGTTGGCGTCAGGAACTGGCGCCATTAACATCAGTAATAATTATTTAAATGGTGTTATTGGTTTGGGAATTGCTAGTGATTCTGTATATCACACCAATATTCACATAATTGGCAACACTGTTACTGCGAATACAGGGGCTATTCTTACTACGTGGGGGTATGATGGTGGAGCTGGGGTTACTACTACTACGCGCATAGGTATTGCAATTTATAGTATGGATGGTTCTTCTGCAAACTTTGATAAATCGTTTGTAACTATTGCTGATAACTCTATAAATGGTGTAGGTTCTTGGACATTTAGTGCCGGCATTTATAATACTGCCAACGCTAACATTGTAAATAATACAATTTGTGGGTTTACTAGTTTTGGGCTTTTGGTTTATGCTAAATATGCCGGCAGTTTAATTAATATTCGTGGTAATATTCTTGATCGGGAAGGCGACACGGTCACTGCATATATTTATGTAGATGGTGTAGGTACCCAGGGAGGGGGAATTGTTGCGGATAACATAATTGACTCCTGGGATGTTGGGTCAGGAGACATGACTGATGCCATTCAGACTGGTGAAGAATGGGTGGTTGAGAGGAACAAGAATCATCGCCAGACTATGACAATGAGAGCGAAGGATATTGGTAGGTTTAATGATGGTAACGCCGCATTTGTAGATGAATTTTTACCAGGCGCCACTCCAACGTCAGAACTTGCCTCATTTGTGTTGCAAGACCAAGATGTTTCTGAAGCACTTTTTGTGGTTAACAGTGGCGATTCTGCGTCAGTAATATTGTATGATCTTGTGTGGAACTTACTACCATTTGGAACAACTCTTATTAACGTTTCGGTGAACTATAGTGGAATCAATACTGGATATTGGGTTTCTACCTCACCAATTACATTGAAGGTTTATGAACCTGGGGGAATAATAGATACCCAGGTTGGATCAACAGCATCAGGTGAACTAACAGTATCAGCTACTGGTACATTAACTTTGTCGCCAGCAATCGCTAGTTTACGTAGTTCACGACCTTATGTTAAGATTGAGTTTGATGCCGAAGCGCAAGGTGGCGATCGTTCTCTTGCGATTTCAGCACTAATAGCCACTTATCAATGGTGATTTAGTTTGACGCGCAACACAAGTAATATCCAGTGCCATCAATACAACCTTCCGGCAGAATTTCGTTAGAAGTGCATACGGCTAGGTTTAAAAACCCTTCTGGACATCCCGGAAAACTACCAAGGTCTATTTCGCCATACTGATGACACACTGGTTTGCAGACGTTAGGGGTTGCGTCTTCTGCGGAATCTCTAACTGCCCCGCCGCCAGGATACCAGTTTGGATCGGGAATAATTGAGTTAGCCCCACATTCGCTCCAACCATCACACCCTCCACAGTCCATATACTGTCCAGTACACGGATCCTGAACCAATCCGCATGCTTCGGGAATAGGTTCTCCACTTTCAGGAGTCCAACCAGATAGACTGATTGCAATGTTGGTGCAATCCCAAGGTTCACAATTACCACCAGTGTTTCCAGTTCCTCCTGAGCCTTCGCCACCCGTGGACGTGTCCCCACCAGTACCTAAATCGGTACCACCAGTACCTAAATCGTTACCTCCGACCTCAGTACCACCAGTACCCAAATCAGTACCTCCGGTTCCAGATTCGGTTCCTCCGGTAGCGTCGGCACCACCAGTTTCGCTGAGTCCTCCGGTTTCCACGGATTCAATTCCGCCCTCTCCTCCCGCTTCGTAATCCACTGTGCGGGTGGAATTGGAAGAGCCACATCCAATAGCTAATAGAACTAAACCAATTGCGGTGAGATTTTCTTTCATTTTTCCTGTCTCCTTTGTTCCATCTTATATCATTCCAACAGCTTTCTGTCAACAAGATTTTTCGATCCACATATATTTAACCAAAACTGCCGATTTCTTTCTTATAATGCGTGCCTGCCATAGCAATAATTTGGCAGTCTAGATGTATGGCAGTCGGATTTAATCATGTTACGGATCTGTACGATATTTACAATGTTGTTCAGAATACAATAATTCGCTATCCCAAGGAAGTAATTATATTTACGCTGCGCGAAGTTTTCGAAAAAGATAGCTACTATCATTACGTAAGAAATGCCTGGGGCTTCCCAGAAACTCCAGATCATACAGATTTAGATCCTTATGCGGGCATGTTCGATGATGGGACTACCAGGATCTATATAGGAGAGCAGAATCGGGGAGACCAGATTTATTATCCCGCTCTGATAGTCAAGTCAGGCGGAGCCAGATCTAAACCATTATCACTTAATCGTGACCAGTATGTGGTCGGATATAAATCTGTGTTGTTTACAGATACTGATGGGCATGAGCGATTAGTTCAGCGTCCGGAGAAATTCATACTTTCCGGAGCATGGGAAAGCTCTATGAACATAGAGGTACTCGCTCGTGGAATTCATGCCCGAGATGATTTAGTAGAGATAGTCGCTTTATTATTTAAAGACTGGAAATGGAACGAGTTGAACAGAGCTGGGATATCGGTAAAGCCAAATATTTCTATTGGTTCACCCAGCGAAAGCGAAGATAGGAATGATAAGTTGTATCGGCAAACTGTAACTTTGGAACTTTGGACAGAATGGAGGAGAGAAATACCCGTAGAAAGCATTTTGGATGCTATCAATTTCTGCGTAGATTTGGGTCATACAGAAGACGATGTTTTTATTCCCGCACCCAATATATCAATCAGTACTAAAGTGGAGCTTTTGGACGCTTTTCAGCCAGCTTAGGCTTTAAAAAAGCTGAATGGTGCTGGGAATAATATAGTATCTTAAGAGAATGGACTAACTTAATTAACGTTAGAGGAATAATCGATGCCAAACTTTCCAGGCTCAAACCAAGCACTTCCTGGCGTATATACCCAGGTAACTACATTATCAAAAGGCGTTTCCATTCCCGGTGGACAGCGATCTGCTGTGTTGATGGGAGAAGGCTCCAGAATAGAAACAATAGTTGCTTCAGCGAATGGTGGTGGCAATGATGGTCTGGATTCAACTTTTACTACCACTACAGGGCAGGACGGAAGGCATTTTCAGTTAAGTAATGCTCCTATTATCAGTAATCGCACAACTTTGTATAAAAACGGGGTAACGCTGGCAGGTACGGAAGGAACTAATAACGAGTCATCGTTTAGTTCCGCTTATGATTATAGAATAGATATCACTGATGGAACGATTGAACTGCAAGCGGCAGCACTCGTAGATCAGGGTGGCGCATATTACTCAGCTAGTGCCCTAAATGTGGGAACTGGAGAAATCTCCAATTTAACACTAGTAGATGAAAATGCCCCTTCTGAAACTTGGACTGTTCGTTGCACTTCAGTGCGGCGAGACGGTTATGGCGATCCTATTGATGGATATGCCAAATTTGTGGTTCAGGGGTCAGTAAGCGGCACCATACTGGACGGTTATGGGAATCAAATATTCTGGCAGTCTAACGGTGTATTGGTAAGTAATGGTATCCTTAGTTTCTCTATCTCGGAAGGAGCTACGGCATTCCAGGAAGGCGATCGTTTTACCATTGAAGTGGAAGGCGGAGTACTCCTAGCTGGAGACAGCTTAACTGCAACTTATATAGCCACCACAGACATCAATACTCCAGAGTATTTTACAGACATTAACGCACTCACCACAAAACATGGTTCACCAAGTTTGACGAACCGTCTTTCTCTGGGTGCCCAGTTAACTTTTGCTAATACTCCTCCTGGTGTTTGGGCACTGCAAGCTGCTCCATCAATTCCAAGACGTGTTTCTTATGTGTTGGAAGAGTCGGCTTCTGGCGGAACAGCGGTAGATGATTTGACATTTGCTTTGCCCCTTGGGGTTGTTCCGGACGCTGATACAAATATTAATTTCTTTATTACCGATCCAGTAACAGAAGTAGAATCACAGATAATCCCTAATAAAGTGGATTTTTATGATGCCGCTATAACAGCGAGTCCTACTTCATTCATCAATGGTGCTGGGTATGTATTCTCATATACGGTAATTTTAGATGAGACTACTGGTGTAGTTAAAGAAGACAATGATGGCGTTTTGGTTTCCTTGGGCGGAAGTCAAGCAACGATCAGTAGCGCAACAGTAAACTTTAACATTGATGATTTAAGTGCAACTCGTTCATTGAAGATCTTCAACGCCGCTTCGGCGAACAATGGAACTCATACGATCGTGTCGATTTCTGATGGAGTAATGACTATTCAGCATGAGACCGGTGGTACATTTGTGGGAGAAACTTCGGTAGAATTCCAGGTTCTTGATTCTTCAATTGAGGATGCAAAGATTCTTTGGACTGATGATCTGGCAATGACTTTGGGACAGTCACTTCGTGCAACCATTGTTGATACCAGGGACGCTGATTTCTTTGATGTTGGATGGATTTCTGCTTATGAAGCGCTGGAAACTATTGAAACGGATATAATTGTTCCATTACCTTCACAAACGATTTCTGCCATTTTCCAGAACGGCAAGTCACATGTTGAATATATGAGCAATATCAAGAATCGTAAAGAACGGGTGTTGTTCATTGGTGCAATTCAAGGATTAGAGCCAGCCAACGTAATTGGAACCACTAATGCTGCGGTGGAGGACATAGGTATTCTTGAAGGAATTCAAGGTGACGATGTTTCCGAGGTTCTAGCTGGAAACATTGAGGATCTGGCGAACTACGGTGTACAGAACGCTTATTCTGATACTTATCGGGTTTGTTACTTCTACCCTGATGAGATTGTGGTTCAGATTGGCGCTGATAGAACATTGGTGGATGGGTTCTTTATTTCCGCAGCAGCGGCAGGGTTCTTATCTGCAATGACGAATATTGCGGTACCATTGACCAATAAGACGCTCAGCGGGTTCACCATTTTGAGTGATAAGCAGTATCGTCCAATTACTCTGGAGCAACTAACTGCCAGCGGTATTACGGTATTGCAGCCTATAACTGGTGGTGGACGAGTTATTCGTGGTCAGACTACTACTAATAGCGGATATCTTGAAGAGCTTGAACTTAGCATTGTCTTCATACGAGACCGTATTGCTAAGAATATGCGGCAAGCATTCCAGGGATTCATTGGTACGGCTGAGTCCAGCATACTCAAAGGGTCTTTGATTTCGCGTGCCACAGGTATGTTAAACGGCTTTATAACGCAAGGATACATTACTTCGTGGACGGATTTGAAAGTTGATAGAGATGAAGTTGATCCAACACAGTGGAATGTGAAAGTACATGTACAACCCACTTATCCGGTTAACTTTGTTTATATTGAGTTTACAGTTGGTATTCTGTAATAAACTAATAAGGATAAATAAATGCCAGTTAGAATTAATAATGCGGGTAGTACCAGGATAACTTCACCTGAGGGCGATGCAGCAAGGACCGCAACCCATCTGTCAACCAACATTTATCTTGCAGTTAATGGCATTCAGTTAGCTGCGGTACAATCTCTTCAGGTTAACGAAGAGCGTGGATTAAAGATGATTGATGAGGTTGGTACAGACGGTCACATTGATAGCGCTCCAAATGTTTCTACCAATATCACTGGCACATGTAATCGTGTAAGGTTTGATGGTCAAAGAATTGCTGAAGCATTTCAACGTGGATTTGTGCATGTCCATGCACAGCGTATTCCTTTTGATATTGAGGTACATGATAATTTCCAGGGAGCAGATGACGATTCAATCATTGTTACCACTATCCGCAACGTATGGATCCAGAGTATTAGATATACCTATCAAGTATCTGACTTTGTTATTGTTGAAGATATGATTTGGCAAGCTGAAAGCATTGAAAGTGTGCGACAGTCTGGTGCGGCTGTTGTGGGTCCAGTTAATAATCGTGGTATTCCAATGTCTGGCGCCAGTACACTTAACCCATATGAGACATCAGCAGATGTGGGTAAGTATCGTGGTGCCCTGGATGCTCCTGGTTTATTGGATGCTTTTAATGCTGCGGCAGGCAGAGTCCGCTAATCTTTTGGGTATTTCGTTATATACCTAAAGTGGCTAAAAACCATTAGTCACATAAAAACAGGAGTGTAAGTATGAGTAATGGGAAGAAAGTTCGTGGTATTTCCAGTCCCATGGGTAGATTAGCATTTGCTAAACAACAGGAAAAAAAGGTATTAACCGTTGACGATCCTACCGTAGAAGATGAGGTAGAAGATTCGGAAGAACAATATAGGAAAGAGCTTGAAGCAGCCCGCAAAGCTAAACAAGAAGCTCAGGTAAAAGCTACTCCGCAAGCTATCAACAGATTAGAAATCTTAGCTGGAATTGGCAGATTAGGTACAGAAATAACTATAGATAATATTACATTTTCCCTTAAATCTCTCAAAGCTAGGGAAATGCGGGAGATAATGGTTGCAGCATCTAAGGTTGAAAACGCCGTAGAACAAGCCTTTGAGATGCGAGCAAATACTATAGCTAGAGCTATCGATAAGGTCAACGGGCAACCATTTGATATTATATTAGGATCTGATGATTTGGATTTTAAAATTGCTTTTGTACAAGAATTAGATGAAAAAGTATTGGTAAAATTGCATAATGAATATACGGCAATGGTAAGTGATTCTAATTCTAAAATAGAAGAGGATTTAGGCAAAACCGCCGAGGAGGTGTCTGAGACAGTAAAAAAATCGTAAATGACATAGAACATAGGTTTATTTGGTTTTTATGTAAGAAATATACAAAACTACCAGATGATCCGTGGTTCGAGGAAATTGATGATTTCCAATGGATGTGGATGTTTTATTCCTGGATTGCGGATCAAAAAGAACAACATGAAATGTTCCATGATTACGGTACTTTTGTTGGATCATTCTTTAATCAAGAAATGGCTAAGCAGATTTGGAATTCCAAGAATCCACAGTTTACATCTACTGATGAAGAATATGAGCAATCAGCTAAGAACGTTTTGGAAGTGGGAAAACAAGTGTCTCAAACATCAAAGCATAGAAGGCATCGAAGAAATATGAAAGTACTTAATAAATAGGTTTTTAAATGGCAGAGGACACACCCATTACGATAGCCAAAGATTATATAGAGTCTTTAACGAAAGGTCTTACCAATATTAATGAGAGCTTTGATAGAATGACAGATAAGCTCTCTGAGGTTATGGGTGGATTTAATGGTATCGTTAACACTGCTGGTACAGTTGTAGAAAGAACAAAAGAAGCATCTCAGAACATAAGTTTCTTTGCTAACGAAGCAAAAAAAGCATTTTATGATTCGGTGTCAGGGCAAGATACCCCACTAATGCGTGCTTTGGTGGGGGTTGCCGGAGCAGCATTTAAACCCACCGAGTCGATGAAAGTTTTGGGACAAGAAGCGGCTAAAAGCACCGGCTCATTAGAAGCTTCTAGGCAAGCAATTGAGGATTATACAAAATATATACCAGGATTTGGTAGCACAATTGCTAGGTTGGGTGAAAATTTCATTGAACAATGGGAAGCCATTTCTAATGCTGAAGATGGTTTTCGTAGAATGTTAGGAACGTCTGGCGATCTATTTCAGGTATTTAGTAAAGGAGTGCCAATAGCCGCCAACTTGAGTAAAGAGTTAATGGCTTATCAGACACATTTATATAATGTTGCACAAACTACTGATGAAACAATGTCTCAGGTTGCAACTTATTATGGACAGCTAGGGCAAATCAGTGGTGCCTATAAGACCATGATTGGTGAAGGGGTACAGAAGATAAGCCTAATGGAAGCTGCAATAAAGACAGCCAAGGGTACTGGACAGGATTTTGGTGAAATATTTAAAGTAATGAATAATCAGTTTAGGCGATTTGGTGATGTAGGAGAGAAACCGTTGGGATTGTTTGCTCAAATGAACCAAACCGCTCAACATCTTGGAATTAGGCTTGAGTTTTTGACTCAGAATGTTGATGCCATTTCTCAGAGTTTTAGAGTCTATGGTGATTCTACCGAAGGTGCTTTAAAGATTACCAAAGGGTTTTTTGAAGCATTTCGTGGCGAAGAGGGGGTGGGACCTGAGATTATTCAAAGCATAACCAAAGGTGTTACCGAGTCTATTGCTCAAATGGACATTGCCCAAAAGGGGTTTTTATCTGGTCAAACTGGCGGAGCTGGCGGATTGCGTGGCGCATATGAGGTTGAACTCAAATTGCGTGAAGGTAACATTGATGAAGTTTATCAAATGATGGAAACTGCCTTACGCAAACAGTTTGGTGGAAGAATACGAACTCTTGAAGAAGGATCGCAAAGTGATACTGCAGCTGCCGAACTCACTCGCCAAGTTGCGTTTTTGAGACAGGGTCCATTTGGTCAGGTAGCAAAGACTGATGCGGATGCATATCGTTTATTGGAGGCTTTTAGGAAAGGCACCCGTCCCTCTGAAACTTTAGCCACCAACAGGGAGGCATACCAACAAGCGCTAACTGAGAGTGTAAACATACAAAAGCTTCATACAAATATATTTAGAGATATACAGAATAAAGTTGGAATTATGAAAGACAGAGCCGCCCGGGTAGCGGTAGAAGGAGGTCGTTATTTGGTTGGCGCTGGTGGCGGAAAAACCTTAAAACCTGAAGGTTTATATTCTGGCATTCGTGGAGAAACCATGAAAAACGCCGCAGCCGAGGAAGCAATTAGGATTGGGGCGCTTGAAACACGTAAAAAAACACCTGGGGGAAGCGATATAAAAACAGCATACAACCAAGCAAGTGAGATCATAAGTCGGTCGGTTAATGAATATAAACAAGGTTTTGCTGGGATAACAGACAAATTCTTACCTAACATGGCAGAGATATTCAACATACATATCGATGATATGAGGAAGCGTTTTGAACAGTTTGCTTCTCGCGAAGATATGGCAAAGAAAGATTTAAGTGAAGTTCAGACTTTGTTTTTTACTAAATTTCCCCAGATGTTAAAACCTTCTAAAGAATCACGAGAAATTAGGGGTCAAGAAACTTTGCCTATGGCACCTCGTACACTTCCTCAACGTGAAATGACTGAGGAAATATCCGTTCCAGGCGTTGGAACAATTACCGCGCAACCTATAGAAAATAATAATCACTTTAAGATTAACATTGTTATTGATCCAAATAAACAATCACAAAATTTTGAATTTACTATTCCAGATACAGGAACTCCGAGCGATGTCAATAAAGTTCAAGCAACGCCACCTACAGACATAGATATAGGATATTAATTATGCCATTTCCATTTTCACCCAAAGACGTTTTCGAAACCGGCGCTCTGTTGGGAACTGGTAAAGCCCAAGAACAAATTAATACCGGATTTGATGCCAATGTACCACCAACTCCGAGTGGATTAGGCACCAGACAGAGCAGGGTTAGAAATAATAGGGTGGGCGTTTCTAAACGTAAACTTATGCGTTGGCTGGTTCCTGAACAACCTATTGTGCAGATGTATCTGAACCCTCAACAAGTTCAGTATCAATATAGGAAACAGGTTACAGAGGCTAGAACCAAAGGCGGTTATGTTCTGCAGTATTGGGGAGAGGAAATTACGGGATTGAGCATTAACGGTACAACAGGCACTTCTGGTATTGAAGGTATAAATGTTTTATATGACATTTATCGAAATGAACAATTAATGTTTGATCCTTTTGCTTTATTTTTGCAAGCAGAACAGGAGAAAGCGGAAGATCAAGATTTTACAGATTTCTTAGGTTTAGGTTTTGTGAATGATTTGGCAAACTTAGTTAACCCTGATGAACAAGCTTCGGTACCAGCAACACGAAATAAACCTACTTTAGCTTCAATGGCTTTTACAGTTGAGTTATATTGGTCTGGTGAGGTGTATAGAGGGTACTTTAAAGATTTTACAGTAACAGAAAGTGCTCAAAATCTTGGCATGTTTGATTATACTATTTCTTTTAGAGCCACTCAGAAACGTGGTTTCCGTGCTAATTTCCAGCCCTGGCATCGTAGCGCCACTTCTGGTCCTAGTGATTCTGGTATTAATGGTCCTCCACATAGCTTTGCTATTCAGGCGGTTAACCAGGCTAGACCGCAACGTAATGCCGTTGATCAACCATCTTTGAACAGCTCGTTTGTAGATGCCTTTAATCAAACCGGTAGGAGATTAAATAGCGGTGCTCAGAATGTACAGCGTGCCATAATAGATGCATTTGAGGTATAAGAGTGGGAAATTTCCTTTCTACATTAGGGAGCATGATAGACCAGCAGTTTGCACCTGGGGAGAATACTACTCGAACCTTGGACACAACAGCCCCTGGCGGTTCTAAAAATGGAGTTTCTGATCCAGATAAAGTTTCTGCTTTTGGACAATTAGGGGAATTTGCTAAGCGTATAGATCTGACCGCCCAACGCTCTTATGTAGAAAGTGGCTATATTCGTAATGTTCGTCCTAGAACAATGGAGATAATGCACCAGCAGCCGGATGTTACTGTTGTTGTAAAAAAACGCATGTTTTCTTCATTAATAGATAATTATAAATTTGAATTAATGGACGGATCTGAAAAGTTGTTTTTAAGAGCATCTAAAAGATTATTTAAAAATAAATGTCAAGCAATCGCTACGTATGAAAAATTATCAAAAATAGAAAAAGCGGTTAGAAATAAAGGTGTAATAGATGAATATATGTTACCAATTATTTCTAATTTGGTAGATTTGTTGGATGCTTCTGTTTCCGGAATTGTTAGTGAAAAAACCAAATTAACTATTGAAACATTGCAAAAGCTTTATGCCTTTTCTGAGCCATCTCAATTGACCACTTGGATTACAGAAAGAGGCACATCTTTTGAACCTGAAACCGGAGAAGGTACGGGAGTATTTGAGATTACATTAGCCTCTCAAGTTACTACAAATACTTCGGTGATATTCAGTCAGGGAAACTCTAGTCTTAATTTTGAAGACCCATATCGTTTGATGGTCATTACCGAGGATGATATCGATAAGGCTATTGCTGATGCCGCTAACATAACCCAACAGGGCTTTTTTGATTTTACTCGTAGAGAGCTGGAGCGCCTCAATGGAGAGTTACATGGGTTGTTGAGTACCGCCAGAATGCGTCGGGGAGCTTCTCAAATAAAATTCTTAACTAATGATGATACTCTTTTGTATAAGCGTTTGAGGGCTATTGTTGAGGAAGAGGGGAAAGAAATTTTCTTTAATTATCAGCCCCCGTCTCCGTCATTATCGTTATTTAAAGCCACAGAGGCTCTTACTGACTTTGCTACCGATCCCCGCCAGATTATTGGATTAACAGATCCCAGAGAAGTAACAAGAGCTTTGTCGGATTCGATGGAGGGATTACAAAGTAATGCTGATATTGACCAAAATAGTATTAGCGAACATAATCAATTACAAGGACAAGAAATAGAATTATTTAAACAAATTGTCGATAATACGTTTAAATTAATGAATCTAAGGCGTACTCAAGATCGGGAAATTCAGGAGTATATGAGGACGCCTGAATTAGAGTATGCTCGGGAGAAGATGCGGCTGCATTTTGCCAACAAGCCTATGATTCAGCCGATGGATTCGGTACATGTATATGCCAGCTCAAAAACCAGGATGGATGACCAAGTATTGGGGGTGAGTAAAAAACTATTGACTGGCAATTGGGTCATGAGTTCTATTAATTCCACCATAGACGGAATAGGCTCTGCTTGGGATGATATTCGTTCATTATTTGGTGCTACTACATCTGGGGTAGAAATAGAGAAGAATTCTATTGTAGGACCTGATTTTCCCACATGGTTATGGACTATATTAAGAAACGATTTTACTCGTCAGGCAGCTGGAGTTCATATTTTTGGTGGAATTGTTTCGCAGTCTGATAGCCAATATACGGCTTCTGATGGAAAACATACGGTTTCTGTTTCTGTTCAGGATAATACGTATTATTTCAAGATGGGACAGATTAACCTCAAGCCTTCTGTTGAAGTGTATAACACTCCTCTATATGATCCATTAACTCCTTACAAACTGGAGTTTGATGGGTCTTCTGGGTTTTTAACTGGAGAAATTCCTGACTTATTGGATGAGAACATTGCGTTATTGCAAAACGGATGTGTGCGCAGTAAAAACGGAAAATATAGAAATGTTACTTTAACTCCAACAATTTATGCCTCAGCAGACGGGGAGATAGTTAGAGGTTATAATAATAGTTATACTTTTAGACGCATTTTTTATGATCCTGATGGGTTCGTTTATAGGTGGAAATCTGGTATTGGTGCTCTCACTCTGTTTGGAGACCCGCACCCCTCTAGTAGCTTGGAACAAGAACGTTCCATTGCCTTGACCAAAAACCCCTTCGCCGGTCAGGACGCAATGAACGTATTATCATTATTAATTACAGCACAGCCGTATAATTTTAATACATTTGTAAATGGTGCATTAAAGTCTGGGAATCTAACGAGGGATGATTTAAGGAACGAGCCAGGATCTGTATCATATTATCGGGGATTATTATCTGATTTAACAAAAGCCAACCTAGCTTGGGGCAATTTTATTCCTTTCAAGCAGCTAGTTGTAAGCGAAAAGTCGTATAATATACTGGTTAGTGCCCAATTTGATGTAACAGAAGCCCATGCCAAATTAAATAAATTAATAGAGGAAAGAGCACGGGAATTTGATACTTTGGCACAAACCGGAGAAGGATCTCAGTTTGCCGGCAATCCTCAGGTTTTTAATGTAGATTCTAATGGTCGTTTAATTAATCTCTCAGGCTTTTCTAAAGACACGGCGGTACTCACGTCCAGACCTACCCAGAAAGCCGCTCAGACAATTGCACAGAAAGACCTAGAGATACTCAGGCTCAAGGAGGAGCTTTACGATAAGATTGCTAATCCAAATGTAGGTGATGGTAGTATAAAGATATTTGGGGACGACATTTCATTTGAGCCGGAAGCAATGTCAGAAGGGGAGCCATTGACAGAAGAAAGCCGGCTCCGGCAGCGAAAAGAGCTTAGGGATAAGCTAAATACCCTTACTTTACGGCGTTTATGGAAGGTAAAAGCTAACGAAGACCCCAATTTATTTATTGTAGATGACCAATATGATAAAAATTATGATATACAGGCATTTGAAAAAACATTAGCTAAAGGCATGGAATTGCTTAAAAGCGATTATAAAAATGTCTGGGACCAAATTAATACTGTCAAAAACCTATTGGGATTAGAGGTATTTGCAGATTCCCAGGGGCACATAAGGGCACGACCACCTGGGTTCAACAAGGTACCAAGTTCTGTATTTTACAAGATGGTAAGGGAGAAGGAGAAGACTGGAAAGCGTATTTTCCCTAAGATTTTGGAAGATTTGTTTTTGAACCAGATAGAAGGATTAACTGATCAGATTGAGATTATTGAAGACGAGATTCGTTTAAGGACAGCCAAGTTAGGTTATACTTCGGATACGAAAGCTGAGACATTTTTAGCTGGTTCAAACTGGTTACGTTCTGGACCACAGGGTTCATTTAGGTTCAAATTTGTAAGTGGTGAAAGTAACGGTAGAATTGGTGGTTATACGCATCGTTCTGGGAAAATGTATGTTTCTCAATATCGGAGTATTGTCCAACAATCCCTACCAGATTTGCAACAGTCCATTAACAACGGAGCATTAGAACCATTTGATCAGATCGCAGATTCTATTAATGAACAATTAAGACAAAATGCATTATTTGATGCAGATACCCAAATTAAGGCTTTAAATAACCCTGAGCTGTTTTTGAATATCGGGCGAAATGAGCAAGCCAATACATCCAAATTACAAGAAATTAGAGAAAGATTAGAACTTAAAAAAGGCATGACTGTTTCTGAGCCCGAAGTTGGATCTAAACAAGTAGATTTATTGCGAATTGTTAATGATATTGCTGGACTTATTTCTGAGCGCCAATCATTATTAAAGATATATTCTTCAGCTTTAAAGAATGTAAAACAAAGCATTAATATAAACGCTGATACTAACACATCTCGGGCATTATTATTTCCCAACGTTTATAATAAAACAACTATTCCATCTCTTATTGAACATATGATTGAAAATGAAGAGATTGATGATATAGGTGAGAATTCTGGTAAAAGATATGTTATTAGGGACAGTCAAATAATAAGTTTAAAGATTGAAGAAAAACCTCCAGATTTTACTGTAGTAGAAGCTACCGGGTTATACGGAGAAGGCTGGGTGGCACCTCCAAACAGTTTATCCATTGGCAGCCAAGGAAATGCTGTTACTACCGCTTATGCAACCGATTATGACATGTGGAAGATGTATGGGTTCAAGCCTATGCAGTCCAAAATGTTTCCTTTTCTGAGTGATCCTGATGCTCAATTGGCGCCAATGGCAGTCTGGTTATTGAATAATGAGAGAAGGAAGATTTTCCAAGGTAATTTAACCATTGCTGGAAACGAATATATGCAACCTGGGGAGGTTATTTATATTGAAGATAGGGACATGTTATTTTACGTAGAAACAGTAACTCACTCTATCTCTTATGGTGGAACTTTTACCACCAATCTTAAGCTTTCTTATGGACACAACCCGGGCGAATATATCCCAACAATGTTAGACATTGTGGGTAAGGCGTTATATTCCAAGAAGCATCAAGCTAATTTAGTTCGTCATTCACGGCATGGTAATTCAGATGGAAGCACAGCATTGAACGTATTAATAGGAAATGATACCGGCAAGCCTTTTAATACAGATATAGAAAACTTAGTTAGTGGTGTTTATGGGGAAGATAATAGAAAGAGTTTAACTAATTTATTATTCCAAGTAGATAAAGTAATTACTCCCGGATTAAACGAAAAATTAATATTAGAATTTAGGGTTTACTATAATAGCCAAAGGGGAGTTCCGGCTGTAAACTCAAATTTGCAAGCCATTGCTGGTGCAGCTATAGCGTGGTTAAAGAACCCTCAGCGTTTTAGTGGTTATAGCAATAGTGTGATGGCAGACAATACACCAGTGGGGGTTGGGTTAGCTGATAACAGCAATGTAGAATTGAGGGTGGAATTGGTAGATTTAGGAGCAGCAGATTCTACTGGAGAATCTGAGAGAGAGATTCCGGTCAGATCCCCTTCTTCACATGCTTGGCATATGGCTCGGGCATTAAATGAGAGGTTGTCTATACCTGTATCTGATCAGAGTGCTGGCACAAATTTAACAGGAGAAGCGAGAGTTTTATTACATAACATAATTGATATTTGGGCAAGATTTGAAAAGGTTGAGGAGAGTATTGAGCTTAGGGATTTGGTGGGCAAAGATCAAGCAGCATATGAAGTTCAGCAGGAAGTTGAACAAACCTTCTATGTAGAGGGGGCGCGTAGTATTGGGACCGAGGAAGAAAGGGCTGATATTGCTTCGCTAACAAATACGGTGGGTAGCTAATGGAACATTATTTACCCAGGAGAGCCCACATATTAGGACCAGATCATGCGCGCCCCGGGCATGTTTTGGTTGCTTTAGATCGACAAACGGCAACAGGACAGGAAACTGTATATTCAGCCTCCATACCTTTGGCATATTCTGGACCCAATGGGGAAATTATTAGCGGCTACCCTGCACGTAATACGCCAGTCATGTTACAGCGAGCCCCAGGAGAGTGGGTAATTGAAAGTATTATTAAATCCGACAATACCTATACCAACACCAATGATTTCGGTTTTGACAGTATAGAGGGTAATTTAATGGGTGAATTGCGCCCAGGGCGTTTATTGCTTCAAACTGCCGGCGCCGCGAACCGCATGTATTTGCATCCCACTCAGGGTATTAATATAGGAAGTCAAACCAGCGCTTTACATGTTGATACCAAAAGGGATACGATTACGCATGATTTTTCCCGAGAAATGGCATTTACGGAAGCTAACCGAAAAGTCACCGGCAGGATTAAGCGTGATGTAGAAGCGAATTCTTTGAGAGGAATTTCATATTCTATGCTTAACAGCAGTGAATATGACGATTCCCTTCGCGATATTCCCATGAACCCTTCACGGTGGGCTAGTTTTACCCACACCGAAACTGACATTCGCAACTTACCTTTGGTTGAAAATCGCGAAATTGTTTATGAGTTTTCAAGCGTCAGTAATGTGGTTGATTTTAGAACAGATCAAGAGGAAGCCGATCTATACGAAACAAAAGACAACATAAAGCCACCGAATGAGTTATTGAAGACAGATAGCCGGGCTTATGCGTTTGGTTTGAGTTTATTTGCACCCAACCATTTAATTGAAACAATTGCGGGAACAGGAGTTGATGCTTTAGGGAACATCATTGATTTGAATCGTTCTGTATTACCTATCGGGCAAACCGAAGAATTATCTTTTGCTCAAAACAATGATAACAAGGAGGTTTTTCGTAAAACCAGAGCATTACACCGTAAAGCATTAGCCTATCATTTTGAATTAAACGCCAGGAAAGCTGCCAGCGCAGATGATGAGATATTTGAGGTTCCAAGTATAGATTCCAGAGCAGATCATGCGCGGGCACGAAGCAGGTTTTTTGTTGATATAGACAAAGAGGGGCAATTCAAAATTAATGTCCCAGCTTCCAGCGAAACTGGAAATATTCCATTATTAACCAGATACGAAACCGCTTCCTCCATGTTGGCAGCGAAAGGTGACATAGACAATCCAAACAAGTTTGTTATTGAAGATACCAACAATGTTGACATTTATTTAGACAGCCATGCAACATATCAGCCTATTGCTTTAAGAAACGTTTCTACTGGAGAGTCAGTTGGACCCCAAGATCGCATTAGTGAAAGTTTAATCCAATATGGCACGGCTTATCATGATGTTTCTAAGAGTGGGTATCAATTTACTCAAAAAAGGTTGGAGGATGATGAGGTTGGTCTTTTAGTTAGGTACATGGAAAAAACCGGTGCTACTCCTAGTACTGCCGAATTTGATCTTAACAAGAGACAAAGCGCTATTCAATACGAAAAGATAGTAGAGCCATTTATTTTTACCGAAGGAGAGTCTATTTCTGAATCTGAGGCACAACCAGGCATTTCTCCTGATTCTCAACCTTTAGATGGGCAGCAGCATCCCAACGCTGGTGGCAGAAGTGGAATGATTAATTTGGATGGTTTTGTATCATTAAACGTTGGGGCTAATACGATTGATCGACAATCGATGTGGTGCGATTTTGCTGGAGGAATTGTAAGTAATATTGGCAGAGACAGGCGTGGTGTTAGCTATTGTGCAAGTTTAGATGGTGACATGTTGATTCAGATTGGCGGAACCGGAATTGCAGATGATAGCAGATTTATTAACGAGACCAATACTTTTCGGGCTGGAGCTTTAGATATTCGGGTATTGAACGGTGGAGGAATGACGATAGTACGAATAGACAATGAAGGAACCACTGTGTCTAGCATGGGTACGTTACGGCTAGCTGCCCAGCAAGATTTAGAAATACGTTCTAATACAAAAATACTTTTTGAAGCGCCATACATTGCATTTTTCCCTGACGGGGCAGACAGCACCAAGAAGGGTGTAATACGGCAAGTTAAGAGAAGCGGAACAGATATTTGATGGAGAAAGTTTATGCCCTGTAATCCACATGATAACACATTAAATCCTATAGTGAGTCCAGGAATTGCTATTCCGGGATTACCAGGGCTACCCACATCTCCTGTACAACTACCAGATTTTGAGTTTCCAGAAGGGTTTCCGGAGGATCTTTTAGATCTTATCAATCGGCTGCAAGCGCTGTTTCCCAGCGGTATTTTTAAACCTAATCTGGATGACGCCATACATACTGTACTGACAGCCTTAGCCAGCTTATTTAACCAAATAGCCCCCTATCTTTCTTTCTATCATTTCATCATGGCGCTGTTAAATATGGTGTTATGTATTATTGAAGTATTATGTTCATTTTATAATGTAAGGAAAACATTACGGGCATTAAAGAGATTATTTAAAGTATGTTTGCCAAACTTTTTAGCTATGTTCCCCTGGGCAGCGCTATTAGCAATGATATTAGCTTTGTTGCTGCTAATCTTGGCTTTAATTCAATATATAATTGAAAAGCTTCTTGCTTTGATAGAGGATTTATTGCGTAACATTAGGGCGCTGGGGTCCGCTATTACGTTAAATGACGATGACGCCCAAGAGGCTATTGCTATCAAGATTGCCTCACTATTGTGTTTAATCGAGGGGTTATTTTCCGTTTTTGCAGCATTGGCGGCTATTTTTGCTATAATTAACTCTTTAGCGGCAATGGCAGGGTTTGATGTTTGTGGCGATGACAACAGTATTTTGGGCAATATTACTTGTTGTGATGATGAAGTTTGCCCACCATTTGTAGACGATCATCCTGATGCGGTCATTTCCGACACAAATGGTATGTTAATATATTACAATCACATTTCGCCAGGATTTGATGCTACTGATAATTTTAGTAGAGCAGAGTCATGGCAATTTGTAAACAATAATAATTCTAGTTACCCACTTAAGGACATTATTACAAGTTATGGGGCGGACGATTTTTGGCCAGAAGGCAAGACATATAATGGACAATCATCATTAACCAAGGTTCCATATACTGTTGATTTTACCATTCCCAACTTTGACCCCTCTTTCTTCCACCCTTCGGATCATGGCGGAGCAAGAAACTTTATTGTACAGAATGCAGTAGTTTCGATTCGTCCATATATTGGAACCTATGATGAGTTAAATGATATTGAGTATGGAAATTCGGATGGAACTTTTAAACTTCTTGGCGGCATAGTTTATGATGGTGAGGTCGGAAATACATATTATGTCAATAACAAAGCTGCCACATTAGAAACATTCATACACAAAGCTGGCACTTATGATGGAGAAGCCCCCGATCATGATGATGGATATTATTTCCAAGGATTACATTTCGATTGGAAATTTAGTCACGAAGTGTTAGCAGACAACCGACTAATTACTATAGGTTGCATTCCAGATTTGAAATACGAGAGAGCAGCTTTAGCTGCCAGGTATGCTGATAAACGTCCGGTTCTTGAACAAGTGCCAGCATTAGCGGACGGAAACATCATTCCGGATTATTCTAAATTGCAGGCGTGTGCTGATGCAGCCATGGCTACTTTGAGACAAGATGTTTCTGAGGATAATATAGAAGCCTATAGAACCGCTGTGTTGGCGTGTTTGGATGATGCGCAAACGCAAACCGAACAGTCATATAAAAACATTTTAACTGTAGCGGTAAATGTTTTTGAAAGCACCGTTGCGATAGATCCCGAAGTACAATTTGTAACTCGCCCTATTACGGTAACAGTTGTACTTAAGGACGTAAATGGTGGTTCAGTAGCAGCAAATGTTCCTGCTAGTGTACAAAGTGACATTGCCGACTTGATAGAGGGAAGTGTTACTTTCGGAGAAATAAGCGATTTTACATATGATGGCTATGTGAATTTTACTGCAGAAATTACTAGCGAAGTAGGTGGGGACGGCGTATTGACTGTATCCTTCAATAACAATGAATTTCAGAACGTATTAAATTTGAACAATGATAATCCAACTTCGTTTGAAACGAATTCATTGAGCTATACGTTTGTTGGAATTGGAACGGTGGGTCAGGAAGATCAGAAGGAGCGTCGTGATGCGACTGATATTGCGAGGAACGAGTCATGACAATTGTGGTAAGTGAATATAATCCGGAAACTACTGACGACATATATGCGGTTAATACGGATATCAATGAGCTTTATATTAAAATAATAAAGAAAATTGATATGGTTAGGAGTTCAACCAATATTGCGGCAGGGTTAGGAATTACTGCTAACCAAATAAGAACGGGACAAAATGATGTAGAAACTTCTGTAAAGCGATTTGATACGGATCAGCGGGCAAACCCAATTCGTTTTATGGAGAGCCGAGCCCATGCTTTTTTTAGGGTTATGGGTTTTCCAACAGCCGCCAATGATGGCTCCTTTTATTCTTCTGGACATAATCCCAGAAGCTCTAGAAGTCTGGTTCTAAATAGTGTTGATGAAAAGCTACTCGCCAATGATGCGTTAATAAGGCTTTTATTAAAGCGAGAGACAGATCCAAACGATCGCCGCAAGATTTTTGCAAATCAAGATATTAATGCAACAGCTTATGCGCTCGCAATGGTATATCCGATACCATTTGATTTGATAGATCCGGATAGCGACGATCCGTTTTTTGCGGACCCTCAAGCAATTGATCTTCAGTCAAGAGGCTTTGCGATGACAAAGTATGCTAGCAATGTGGCGAAGCAGTCCATTTCTTTGCCAGGATCTTTGGATATAGCGGCTTTTCCTAGCCATATTTTAAAACCATTTATTGTTAGTCCGGTAGAAAAAGCTTTACCATCAGATAAACGTGTGGCAGCGCCGTTTATGCCATCAGATAACGATCTGGTAGTTGATGGTGCCAAGCCGCCCATTCTGAGACCAGCAATAGAGTATATTATCAGGCGACGTTTACTGGCAGCCACAGCAGTAGATAATAATTTTATTGGCAATGTGCAGTTGTTATTACTGAACCCAGATACCACTCAAACTACAGAAGAGATTAAGAATGCCGTATTAGCGCTTTCCGGGGCAGAGAATATTGGTTCCGTATCTCCCGAGTTTATTGATTTGATTAGGAATGTGACCAAAGATCAGGTTGACACTATTAACAAGTTTGTCAGAGAGATCAAAGGATTAGTTGCGCGGCTAAACAGTGCTGTAAATGATATTAATAAGGTTACGCAGACAATAGTATGGCAACCTATACCAAACCAAGAAGGACCGGAATTTGGTGGTGTTTCACGGTATGGTGGAGACGGATCTGCCACTTCTGTCATTACTCAACAAATAGCGATGTTAAAATTATTTCAGATGGCACAGCAATCAAATGATCTAGGTTCTGATGATTATGCCTTGGTTTGGTCTGTGGATACGGAAGAAAATTATGATGAACAAATAGCTAATTTGGAAAGACAACGTGAGGCTCTAGGGTCCAGAGCTATGGGTAAATTAAAGGAAATAGAGGTTATAACCGGAGAGGTGAGTGGACTGGGGCTAATAGACGTTTTGGCTGTTCACACTGCATTATGGGCCATAGATATAGATACTTTACTAGGCTTTTTGGACGCTGATGCTTTTGATCGGCTTTATAATTTCAACAAAGAGCTTAGAGCTTCTGAAGCAGTCAGCCGAAGAAAAACGAGCAGGAGCACACCTTCAATGATAGATACGCTTAAGGTTTTTGAGCGACAGGTTGTAAATGTATTGTCATTTGCGCAGAATGAGCGTGAAAGGAATAAGAAGAATCCCCGCCAGCTTCCCAGCAGCGACATTAGGTAAATTATGTCTTTTGATTTTAAATTAATTGAGGGAGATTTAGTAATAGGCACTAATGGAGATCTTGATACTGTAGAAAATACAGACAAACTAATCCAAGATATTTTAAAAATGTTATTAACCCCAACCGGGGCAAATATCTTTTTCCCTTGGTATGGATCTTTGCTTTCTTCAGCGATAATTGGTTCTCCTATGGAAGATGAGTTTATCGAAACAGCAGCAACCATACAAATCACCACCGCATTGCAAACTTTACAGACCCTACAAAGGGAGCAAATGGCTTCTTTTCAAAAGGTTACTCCCAGCGAACTGTTAGCCGCTATCAAGGAAGTTGCGGTTGAGAGATCTCAGGTGGATCCAACCTATTATGCTATTTCTGTAAGAATACTAACTAAGGATTTGAAAACTGCTGTTGCAAGCTTTAATGTTACTTTATAAAGGTTATAAATGGCAACCATTAGAACACAAAATGAGATAGTTTTAAGCTTGTTGGAATTTTTCAACAATGCACAACCATCTCTGGACACAAAGCCGGGGCAGGTATCCCGTGATGTTTTGGTAGATGGTTTGGCGGTTCAGCTATCTCGATTATATGAGGAATTACAGAGAAACGCAGCATTATCTTCGTTACGTTTAGCTTTGGGGTCCGATTTAGATCGATTAGCTTCAAACTATGGTGCTGTTAGGCAGCGTGGCACCAAATCTTCTGGTCCTGTTTTATTAACGTTTGATGAAATTGTTGCAGATATTGGAATCAATGCTGGGGACATAGTAACTGCCAGAAACGGTGCTACTTTTGTGGTTCTTTCTAATACAGTAGTTAATCCTGTGTTTCTTAATTCTTATAGAGCGACTGCTACCAGAAATAGGGCAGATTTAGACTTAGCCGGGATTACTGATGAATTTGCTGTACAGGTACAAGTAGAAGCTTCTGCTACTGGCGTTCAAGGGAACGTTTCCAAATATTCTATCGCATCTACCGAAATAGCCGGAGTTTCACACGTGGTTAACGTTTCTCCTTTTGGTGGAGGATCTGCACCAGAAGATGATGCCACATTTAGAAGTCGTGTTTTGGCAATATTTAGTGGGGCGAACACAGGAACGGCTCTTGGTTATCGCAATGCTGTTTTGTCCGATCCTGCGGTTTTGGATGCAATTGTAATACAGCCTGGCGATACACTTATGACCCGCGATGGCACCCAAGTAAGCACAGATAGTAATGGTGATTATATTATCATTTCCGAGGGAACCGGAGGCAAAGTTGATGTGTATGTGTATGGAACTAGGTTGCTGGAGGTTTTTGATAGTTTTGTATATAACGATTTAAGCAACACAGATGATCCAACCAATACCGCTAATGATTTTGTGTTGGGGCAAATCGATGGCGATGAAACGAAAACCGTTACTCAGCGCCGATTAGACAACTTGGAGACTGGTATTTTACCTGCCCAACCCGCTAACAACATTGTTTCTGTAACCGGATCTATTAGTGGTGGCAATTTTGCCGCAAAAACCGTGGATAGTTTGGGGCGAGTTTCTGGGAACTACGAATTAGTGGTGGATACTGGGGTATATGGCGGAAGCCCCTGGGGTTTTGATAAATTACATTGGGTTTCTGCTTACATTGCAGATTATCCAGAAGATATTACTAAAGGGTCTTTTAATGGACAGGACTCTTTATCTTTTCCTGATACTTTAGAAATTACCTCAATTACCCAAAATATCAGCGTAGTTAATGAGAACAGCACAGTATCACGATCAGATCGCTCCAGTATTCAATTAAAACATTATCCAATTACCAACGTTACCAGGGTTTTTAACTCTACTACTGGCGAACGTTATGTTATTCAATCTCAGAATCCAGATGGCACCGGATCTATTAACACTAATGGTCGTATTGTAATAAGTGGCAGCAGTTTGCCGGCAGTAAGTGACACATTACAGGTTGATTATACTTGGATATTTGATTATGATCCTTGGTGGGATTATGATAATCATTTAACCATTCGTAACCCAAGAAGTGTTAATGATAGTATAGATTGGGGTTATTCGAACGCAGTAAGAAGGGAGCAGGCTACACTTACAGCTTCCGGTTCTTCGTTGGTAGCTACGGTTACGCATCCAATTTCTACGGTTATTAGTGTAAATGTTTTTGAGGAAGAAAACTCTACAGTAACACTTTCTTCGGGAAGTTTGGCAGTAGTTGTTAGTCAGACGGTTAGCAACGTAGTAAGTATAGTTAAAACAGCAAATGGTGCTGAAATTTGGAACACCAGCGATGACGACGGGTCTTTTAGCGGTTATACCATATTTTTACCAACAGACACATCAGCGGCATATAGCAATGCGGTTACTGTGGTTTATAACGCAGTAGATGTCTATAATGTTGATGGATATGAGGGAAGTTTTAATAGTAACCAAATCAACATTGTACCATCAACTACCGCTGTAGCGGGAGAATTGGTCGAAGTAAATTATTTAGCTAATATCAGCACTTTGTTACCCGCCACCACTCTTTCTTCATTACCAGCCATTAGAAACGGTAATGGCTTTGATACCACCACTTCTACAGGCGTTGGGAATCAACCAACTTCTCATTTGTTTAGTTCAGGTAGTATTATCCAAAATTTGCGACAGGCACCTAGCCGTTTAACCTTGTCGGTTGCTGGCAACATTTCTGCCGGTATATTTACGATTACTGGCACGACAATGGTGGGTGTATTTGATGCTGTATATACTGTTGGGTTAGCTGGGCTGAAACTGGATTTGAGTGCAGCCATACGTTCTGCGTTAGGGCTGACTTCATCTGGATCTATTCCTAGTAATTTGAAACTTGCTAGAGTAACCAGCGTAGAAAAGGTGGAGGCGACGGTTAATCTTGATGTTTTGAGCGTTTTGGCTACATATGATACGCTTGGATGTGCATTGAAGGATAATAGTTTTGTTAAGGACGAGGCTATTCTTGATACCAGCTTGACAGTTACTGAATTTACGTTACCTAGTACAGCAGATAACATTACCAACACGCCAGCTGTTGGAGACCGTTTGAGGGTAACTTTCTATTATGTTCTAACCTCAGATACTGAAAATGTTTCATTTAGTCGTAGCGGCACCCAGAGCACCGAGAAGATATTTGCGATTGTAGATACCTTGGCAATTTCCAGCGGGTTTACTTCCACCATATCTCAAAGCGCTACCTTAACTGTTACCAACAAGAACCAACCTACTCAAGGATCTCGTTATAAAGCGTATTATAATTATACTGCACCAAAACCTAATGAAAGAATTACTATTAGGTATAACTATAATAAACTAATTGGCGATTCTACATTAAATATAGAAAACACCAGACCAATTACTGCAGATGTATTAGCAAAGGCAGCATTCCAGGTGTTGGTTGATGTTACGATGAATATTGTAGTTACTTCTGAATTTTCCAATAACTCTGAAATAGTCAGGCAAAACGTTCAAGATGCGGTGACAGCAGCGCTTACTGCCAGTGAATTAGGAACTACGGTAGATTCTTCAGACTTGGTAGTTGTTGCCCAGCAGGTGGAGGGCGTAGATAGAGCGAGGATTTTATTCTTTAATTTAGCTGATGAGGCGGGCACGGTATTGAGTATTACCGCCAGAAGTAATGAATTTTTGGTAGCAAACACTGTGACAATAGCGTTGGAAACTAGATAATGGCAAATCTGCGTATAACTAGAATTCGGGTAGTTGATAGCACGTCAATACGGGCGCAATTTACTCACAATTTGGACACGACATTAAACGAATCCAATGTTAGTATTACTGCAGTTACACCAGGAATTCCAGCATTACAGGTAGCGGAGGCATCGGTTGCCGGTGATATCATGTACATTCAAACGTATCCCATGACACCGTATGCCCAATATGATGTGGAATTTCAATCTACTAGCACAAAACGGTTTAAATCTGAAGATGGACAAAATTATTTATTTGAAGATGGACGTACTAACGTTAAACGAGTAATTGGAGCCGAAGATCCAGCTAATCCAATTACTAAGACTTTAAAGAAATATTTAGATAGCAGCGTTTATAACATTAACAATGGAACTTTAATTAATGATATTATCAACTCACAAGGCAATAATGTTAGCCGGGCGTTGTATGATGTTCGTCAAGCCAGTAGTGACAACTATTTAGAAGTTACAGTTACTGACGAAAGGAAAGTAAGGGGATCTGGTCCTTGGGATCGTTTAAACGAAGAAGGCGCTTTTGAAATTCTTCGGGTTGGCAAGACCACAACTAACGCAACTTTGGAAGGTAGCATTACATATACTTCGTTTCCATCGGATCCGATTTCGTTGCAACAAACCAACATAACTAATGAGCGTTTAACAGCCGGAACTGGTGATTCAACCTTTAACGATCTTATATTAACAGTTGCTTATTCTCCAATAATAAAACTGGACAGTTTACGAGTGTTGTATCAAGCTGGTGGCTCAGACACTTATGATATACGTACTTACGGATATCAGATAAAGACGCCTCGTTATGATGCAAGTTACGCTTCAACACTCGCAACATTAGCCAACAACCAAATAAAGTTAAGCGATAGAATTTTGGAGAGCGATTCTACTTTTGTTCCACCAGCAGCTGGGGACACTATAGTTATTAGTTATAAATATAAGAGTTTGGGTAAAATCATTGATCCAGACAGTGTTACTGTTACTCAGGTATTAACTTCCACCAGAGAGGTCACTCCTCCAATTATTACAGATTTTTATTTAGATTACGCACCAATAGTAACTGCTGACGATCAAACTCCAACCAGTGGTGGGGTGACGTTTTTGGATCCACTTTCTAATCCACCATTTTCTGATACACCTGCGGCATTTAATAGGGAAATTCCTTATCGTACTGATGGGTTGCCCCAATCTACTGGAGAATATAGTATCGATTATACATCGGGCAGGGTGGTGGTTTATGGTGAAACGACCAATGATGGTACCGGAAACTTCCCTCCCGTTGCCACCTACAACTATCGAAAAACATATAGTTCCCGACTAGACTATACCTATAATCCTGAAACGTATGAATTAGTTGCTTCTCCGTTGCGTGATTTAGCTACAGAAAACGCCAGCATTTCGTTTGATTATGAATATACTTTGGTGCCAGATCAAGATTTCGTTGCCCAGGTTCATACAGAATCTATAGATGAAAGAATAGATAATAGACTTTCTACTTTAGGATCTCTATACGTAGAACACACACCTATAACGAACGTATTTCGTGTATATAACGAAACTAGTGCTGAACTGTATACGGTAGTTAGGTTTAATGATAATACGGTATTTTTCTCATATAGAACCCCTCCTAGAATAAACTCAGTAACGCGAGAAAGAGCATCATTTACCGATGTTTTGCATGAAGTTCTTTTGGTTAATACTGAATTTACCAATGCATTGAGTACTCGGGTTTTTAAATTAAACTTAGAAAACGATAACATCATTGCCAACACCGAAGACGCAATTGGGTCAAGTTATAATTCTAGCGTTTCGTTCAGCCGCACAGATATTTTTGGAACTGAGCTATATTACGACAGTCAAATTTTGACAGCAACAGCTAACACAAATAGATTATTGGTTGGGCAATATCAGATAGATTATCGCAATGGAATAGTTTATGTTGGTGTAAGTGCTAGCCAAGATTTGGATTTGGGAACCATTAATTATAAAAACGGTGTAATAAGACCGGAAAACCAGCACGTCACTGCTGTTTCTGAAGTTTATTATAGTATTAGCAACATTACCGGTATAGCAGAACGTTTAGAATATGACAGTTTTGCAGATCAAGCTATTACACCTAGTGACTATGATGTTACTGATGAGCGATTTTTGAATGAAGACACTACATTACCATATATTAACAGTGCTGGTCAAATCACAGTTTCTGATGATATCAAAGCTGTGCGCGGAGTATATGACGCTTATGACTTGAATAATCATGCTGAGGTAACTAATTTTGCTGTTGGAGCTACGGTTTCTTCAAACGTTATTACGCTGGACTCTGCCGGCGTAGAAAAAACAGAAAATTATACAATTAGTGCTGGCGGAACCGTGGTTGTTGATACTATTACTGCTGGCGCAGCTATTGTGGGTGTGACGAGCGTTCTAAGACTTGCTGATAATGTAGAGTTGTGGGACAATGGCGGAGTATTTAACTCATACACGATTACCTTGTCTGGCGCCGGCACTCCTGTTGTCGGGCAAGCAGTAAGAGTTATTTATAATGTACAATTAAATGGTGGTGCAACCCCGGTGGTTGATTACAACCGTGGGGATTATTTTATTGATTATGAATATTTGGCGGATGAAATACTGGTAAGTTACGAATATGGTGATAATAAGATAGATTTTCGTAGTAGCTTAGCAATAGATGAAGGAGAAACTTACTACGTTACTTATAGTATCGGGGCGTTGCGTAATTCTTTATTGAGCAATTTTGGTAGTTTGGTGGATGTTCCTATTCTGAATACATTTGATGTTTCTTTGGATAGAGAAATTTATCGTGATGCATTACAAGCGGCTTTACAGTCGTTTACCAAAGGTCCCACACTACCCGCCATTAGCCTGTTGGTTTCTCAGATTACCAAAATTGATCCTCGTATTACCGAGTCTGTGTTTGATATTTGGTCTTTAGGGGTAAGTAATCTGTATTGGAATGCGGTAGATTATACCGGAACTCCCACCTTAATGGCAGGAAAATTTGATAATGGCGTATTGTTGGATACATCCGGTCAGACCATCACTTTTCCTGTGTCCAGCAATTTGCGATTAGAAGAAGGCACGTTGGAGTGTTGGGTAATTCCAGAGTGGGACGGTTTAGATAATGATGCCACTTTGACCTTTTCTGATTTGACTCGGGATGGGTATCGTCTTTCTACTTCTAATATTTTTATTGGAGCCGATAGCCATAATCCAACTTATTCAGATACTTATACGTTTTCTGTTAACAGGACAGACACTAACAGCCCAATTGGCTTGCCTTCTGCTGTATATACTCAGGCTGGCTTATTTGTTTATTATGATGATGTGTTGAAGCGATGGTATATGTTAGTAAAGGATCGTCCAGACGGTTACACATATCAAGGAACCATCCAATCATCTGGTGAAGTTTACGACGTAAATTATATTACCGATTTAGGTGAAATTACCGATTCTACTCGTAGTTTTACAGATAAAATAGAATTTTCTTTAAAGTTAGATACACACGATGCGTTAAGTCCTGACGGATATACTACCGGGGATGGTTATGTACCCGGCTATTCTTTTGATGGGATTACGTTTATGGCAGATGATCAGCATTATATTTTTGATGCTGGTGGCACCACAAGTACCAACCGTTTTTCCATTTATAAGGATGGGCGCGGGTATTTGAATTTTGCTGTATGTGACAATGGTCGTAGTGCTAGCGGTAAACATACTTATAAAGTAAGTGCGGATATATCGGATTGGTTAGCTGGACAAGCTCATCATTTGGCTATTTCTTGGAAACTTAACTCTTCTGATCGCCGTGATGAAATGCATTTATTCCTGGACGGAGAAGAGGTTCCAAACATTTTACGCTTTGGTGGTCGTCCGGTATCTTCAGGTACTGATAGGTTTAGGACAGTTAAGCCAGAATATGTGGTTGGGGCGGTTCCTAGACCTGCGTTGACTAATGATGATATGACAACCACAGTCGGTTCGGACACAGTCGTTTCTGCTAGTGTAAACTTTACTACAGCAGGTATACTTCCCGGCGATACTATTGAAATACTAGAGGTGGGTTTTGGAACCTACACTATTTTAGCAGTAGCTGGTAATACTTTACAGTTAAATGCCGCTGTTCCTTCCAGTTTTAGTGATGCTAGGTTTACTGTTAATCAATATGCGGTAGTGGTAGAAAGCGCAATTGATTTGTATAGCAATATAGCCGTTTCTCTGTTAAGAGGGGGTATTGAAACAGAGCTTCCTGGTGTGAGGGCAGATATCCCAGGGTATAGTATAAGTAAAAACGCCCAATTACAGAATGTTTTAACAATATTAGGAAACGCTCAGGTTGGTGATCAAATTGTTATTCGTACTTTGGGTTTGAATTTTAGGCGATGTAGAGATCGTATCTATTTATGGGGGGACATCACCAGTGTTTTAAAGACACAATTGCCGCCACCTATAAACCTGGACGAAGTCACAATAGTGCCTGTTTTGTTGCCATTGACACCAATAGGACCCAGCAACGCCACGTTGGTGGGTGGTAATTTTGTTGCTACTGGCATTGCTGCAACTCAGCCATCCAACGAAACTGAAGGCAGGGTATTAGCAGTTAGAGTGACTGGAGGAAACGTTGACTTTAGTACAAACGTAACCGTTACTATTAATGGTGCTTCAGATGGCGGAGCAACAGAGGTATTGTCGTTTAGTGCTGCGGGAATTACAAACACCGCAAACCGGTGGCAAGTTGTAACTTCTGTAGATGTTACATGTAAACCCTTAGTAACAACCTCAAACTCTACCGCTGTAGAGATTAAAGAAGCATATAGCATTACCGATTCTGATGGCAACACTATTTACCCAATAATACGTTTTAGCTTCAAAACTCAAACTGGTGCCACTTTAACAGGAGATGGATCAACAACAGTTAGCGATAGTAACGGTGTGTTTGTTGACTCTGATATTGGAAATAAAATGGTTATTAGTGCACCAGCGGCTGTGGCTGGTACTTACACCATTATCGCTCGCACATCTACTACAGAAATTAGAATTACTCCCGCTCCCGGTATAGCATTTGCCAACGGGACTTATGACATATATAACGTTTCTCTCGGCAGAAGCGGTTTCCAGAATGGGTTTTTTACTTTTGAAACTGCTGGGCAAGTAGATGGTTATTACAATTTGCCCCAGGGCTATTATGATTTTGATTATTCTGCATACTTAGAGGTACCATTAGATCCAGTACAAAATTCTATTGCATATATTGGGTCCGATCTAAACGGAGAAAAACAAGCTAAAGCAATAATTGATGAATTTAGAATTCTTTCTGAAACCAGAACGGATACTCGTACAGGAGAATCTATTGATAGTAGTGAGCAGTCTATTACTACAGATTACAATTCGTTGACAGCATTTACTTCGGATAGTAGCACTTTAATGCTTCTGCATTTTGATGAATTACCATTTGTTAATGATTCTGAGTTTTGGATTAGTTCTAATAGGGATTATTTGCAGTCCGGCTCTAGTATCAATAGCAATTTTAATCAAAGCATTGTAATAACCGACCAACCGTTGGTAATTGATAACACCGGCAGATTATCCACTACTTCAGAGGGCACCATTGAATTTTGGGTTAGCCCCCGTTTTGATACATATAACGATCCAAATGTACGTTTTTATTTTGATGCTTCCGGTTCCATAGTAGAAAACTCTACTTCCTTAACCGTAGGAACTGTACAAACGGCAGGCAGGGTTTCTAGTGTAGTAAGTGTGCGGTTACAAACTGATACTCAAAACACAGGAACTGATTATTTTGTAGGGGGAAGCGTTGCTAGCGATTATAGAACTATTAATTTGGGCAAGGCACTACCTTCTCAGAATACTCCCGTCAAGGTAACATATGTTCCGGCAGGGCTGTCTGGAGATCGTATTTCTATATACAAAGACAACACAGGGTTCCTTAATTTCAACGTTACAGCTTCAGGAATAGACTATCAGGTACGGCAGCCCATCTTTTGGCAGAGAGACACTTGGCACCGAATAATGGCAACCTATAAATTCAACACCTCCAGCAATTTAGATGAAGTTCGTTTATTTGTGGATGGTGAAGAGCGTGGTATGATTTTGTTTGGGGCTGGGTTAATATTTGGCACAGGAGCTGTATTTGGGCAGGGGTTAGCCGGGCTAGATAATAGTCATTTAATTGCAGATATTAACTTCTATGATCCTATAAATCAGTTCTACGTTGGTTCCGACTATCTTGGAGCCAATACAGCCCATGCTCGGTTTGATAATTTAAAGCTAAGTAATATCGCCAGGACTCCTACAACTATCGTGGGACAGGCTAAAGACATAAATTACAGTTCCAATTTGAGTGTGGTTTATCCTGTGGTAGAAGATGTATACACTACATATTTGATTAATTTTGACCAACTTGTTACCAAGACCGAAGATTTGGCAGTATTAAGAGATGCTGAATATGGCATTTTCAACTTTACCTTAGACATCATTGATTCTTTTGGTATAGTAACGGAAGACGCTAAAGTGCAGCAAATTATAGAAAATCTCATTACCGCCTTGAAACCCGGACAGTCTAAGGTGACAATTAACTATATTGAGTGACATGACAAAGAGAATAGATGTATCTACAGTTCAGAATACCTGGCATGACGCACAGTTCGTTGATAAAGCGGATATGGACGTTGAACAAAACTACAATAACGTTTCAAACTCTGCTATTGTCAATAACTTCATGGGTTCCGGAGTTTTGCCAGACAACCCCCAACAGCTAGTTTTATTCGATTCAGATGATTTGACCGGAACACAGGCGGAAATCTTAGCCGCTGGCAATTTGATGGTACCGGTTTAGATGTGCATTCGCAACCCAGCGATACTACTTTGGGGAACCAAATTGAAGTAGAGCTAACCGGATCTGATGTATTAGGCAGATTGAGTGTAAAGGTGCTAATTGTGGGCTTGTCTTTTGATGGCGAACTACAAATGGACCGTATGTACTTCTATGTTAACGAAAAACAGGTTACGTCCAAGCATTATGCCGAAGTTTTAACCATTATGTTTAATGACTTCAAGGGCAATAATAATTGTTCTCGCGCTCTTGGTGGCAGGATTGTGATGCGGGAGGCGAACTCTTTTCAACTTTCTCGCGATGCCAAGATGGTAGCGCAAGATATCATGCCGGATTTGTTTTTCCGAGATTTTAAAGTGGCGGATCAAAGTGTTGGTTTGTTTGCTACTTTGCAGGCAGGAATTGGTTCAGAACATGATGTAGACGCTCTTGCAATCAACGTGACCGGCAAACAGCCACATCGAACTATAAACCCCAATGATGTTACAACCCAAATAGGACAGAAATTCTTGGCACGTTCTGACAATATTCAGAAGGTAACTTTATTGTTGGGCGTTGAACGAAATACCTCTGCTACCGAAGATGCTTGGTATGATTGGTCTGGGGATTTGGTGGTAAGCATTTATTCTTTGCAAACTACCGTCAATTGTCCAACACAAATAGTTCCGGGTTTGGACATTGAATATGATCCTAGTGCAGCTCCTTTGGCAGAGGTAAGTTTTAGCCAGGCAGAGCTGGAAAGTGTAGGATATGTATTAACCGCTGTAGCTCAGCCTGTAGATTTTGTTTTTAGTAATACATCTATAGCTAGCGCTGGTGGAATCACTTCTGGGAACTATTATGCAGTTACTTTTAGACGATCTGGTGCTGCAGCAGACGGATACATATTTTCCGAAGTAGCTACTAACAAGATAGACGATTCCAGGTTAACAATATATAGTGGAATATGGACCGATGTTGTAGAAGAAGATTTGTGGTTCCAGGTATGGTCTGATGCCGCCAAAGTATCTGATGGTAAGGGATATGATGCCGGAAACGGAATACAGTATAATAAAACTGTTTTAAGTTCAACAACCGGTGCCTACATAGACAATGAAGTTGGCGGATTTTCGTTTGTAAACACCGGGCAGGGAATTACAAACACTGGTATAATTCAAGCCACCACTCAACAAAGTGTTACGACTCAAGACGAACGTACCGGTGATAATACCTATTCGCGCAAACAGTATATTCCATCATTTAGTTTTGTAAACTCTACTACTTTAGCTAGTTTGAAGGTAACTTCTGAACCATTAATTATTGGTTGCGCCGTTGATATTAACCCTCAGGTTACAGATACTATCACTGGAAATCAAGATTATCCAGGTCTAGCTAAAGGTGACGAATTTACCATAATTAACCCCGATGCTTCTTTACTTTCGCTTCGGTTGATGGGTAGAAAGCTAATTCCAAACAATACCTGCAACGCGGTAGGTTATCGTATATATGGTGTTGATTTGTGTGTGGATGGCTATGGCGATGTTAATGGAGACGGATATATAGACAGTTCCGATGTTGCCGCCGCTGCGGCTCTTTTAGGAGAAAGCGTTTGGTCTTCTTCTACTCAGCAGAAAATAGTTGATGGCTATATTACTACGTTAGAACTATTGCGGGCGGATGTGGACGGAGATGGGTATATTACATCTAACGATGTTGATTTAATTACAAATTTTGTAAACCGTAGTATTAATGCGTTCCCCGTAGGCACATCATTCAACCACCTTACTCTGACGGTACAACAGAGTATAGGGCGATATGATGGGTATTTCGATTGTAATGGTCGTGTCAGGCTGGATGGATATAGTGGATATAACATTGTTGATCCTTCCAGTTTAAGTGCTGCTGAGCTGATTTATGATGGATATTTGTCCGCGGTCAGTATTGATGGTAGTGACAGCGCTTTTACCACAGTCCCATTTGTTACAGTACCTTATCAAGTAGAGTTCCAACCATTCTGGCAGGACTATTTGTTGTCCTTTTCCAGTAGTGCCAGAATGCTACCAGCTTCATTTACTTATGCCACCAGTGCAACTGCGACCTCCTGTGCTACAGCCACCACGTTTGAATGTACCAACAGGAATGAGGGGACCCCTTCGTGCGATCCTGGTAGAACAGAAATTATGGTTCCTTCTAATCTAATCATTGGTACAGGAGGAGAGATCCTTCGACCAGATGGCAATCATTATAAAGTGGATATGGAAATTGGTACGGTAATATTACGTTTGCCGGATAGCCCACTTTCCGAATCGGTAATTGATGTTTTCCGCAGTTTCGTAGCAGATCGTGGCGATGGGTTTACCAACCATGCGTACCCTGCCATGCGTTATGCTGATTGTACTACTGTTCAACCGGAAGATTTGGCTTTAAATAAGGTACGTTTTGGCGTTTCACTGCAGTCATTTGCCCCCAATTTGGATGGCTATACAGATGCCGATGGTTATGGCATTATTATTGATGACATTATTGGCGTTTATATGGACCATAGTTCCGGTATTTTGAAGTTAACAATTAAGGATTTGTCTGTTGATAGCATTTATCTTACTCTGGTGACAAAGATTCAAATCCAGGTTTTCCTGAAGAAGGGAGGGTGGAATAACAGTGTTTTGATTGTGGAACCAGATGAAGTCTCAGGGCTAATTTCCTAATCGCGCGTTATATAGAAAGCCGGCTATCAAAAGATAGCCGGCTTTTTTGTCGAGAGCATTCTAGCATTACCGTTTCAAAATTCTTATGAAGATCAAAATTCAACAGTTTTTATTTGGGAAAAACCATTCTTGGGCAGTTGTTGGACAAAATATTGGACGAGCATTATTAAAAAAAGGTCACGAGGTTCATTTTGTATCTACGGATGGCATTAAAGAAAAATTTATCCCAGAAGACTTGAAACCTCATATTAAAGAAAAACCTCAAGGTTCGTATGATATGCAGATTTCATATACAGCAATGAAGAATTTTCCAGCTTTCCTAAGTAGCGGAGATAAAAATCGTTTTGGTATTTGGAATTATGAAACTACAATAATTCCTCCAGGTTTTGCGAAATACTATAAATTTACTGATAAGTTTTTGCCTTCTTCAGAATTTGCTGCAAAAATATTTATTGATAATGGTGTTCCGTCCGATTATGTGCGCGTTATCCCACACGGAATTAATGTACAAGAATATTTATCTTATGACGTTTATCCATTAAAAACTAAAAAACGTTATAAAATATTAGCCAATATTGCTCAACCGCATGTGAGAAAAAACATAGACGGTTTATTTGAATCTTATGGTATGGCTTTTACCCAAGATGATGATGTATGTTTGGTGGCAAAAGTGAGCGCTAAAAGACTTGCCCCCACCCCACAAATAACCGCTAGAACTAGACGCGGCGCCAGGAAACAACAAGCTAAACAACAGCTTGATGACAATAGAACTCGTGGTTTTGAAGTAGATTTCTTTGACATTTATAATAAATTTTGTAAAAAATACCCAAAACATGCTGAAGTAGAAATAATAAACGAATTTGTGCCCAGCATGGTTTCTATTTATAACGCTTGTGATATCGTTTATTCAGTGACTCATGCCGAATGTTTCTGGCTTCCCGGTTTGGAAGGAATGGCTACTAACAACTTGGTTATTGCTCCAAATTGGGGAGGACAATTGGAATACATGAATGAGGATAATTCTTTGTTGATTGCAGGAAAAGAAGGTAGAGCACCAAAGAAAATGCAATATTGGGTTCCTTCACCTTATGCTGTTACGTTTTTGCCAGATTTGGATGATTCTGTTGCCAAATTGCAAATGGCAGTAGGAAACTATGAGAACTTAATGAAAAAGTTTAAACCAGGAATGAAAGAACAACTGGAAAGATTAACTTGGGAAAATGTTGCTGGAAAGATTTTGGACCTCACATGAAACTGTCTATTGTAATACCTGTACACAATAATTTTAACTTTACCAAGGCGTGCATAAACGATCTGCGTAGATTACCAAAAGATCACGAAATTATTATTGTGGATAATGGATCTAGCAAACCAGACAAGAAGAGAAAAATGATTACGGATCGAACTGCACCATATGTTTCTATGCTAGCTAAAGAAATGGAAAATTTGGTGTACATCAGGAATGATGAGAATCTGGGGTTTGCCAAGGCATCCAATCAGGGCTATGCGGCATCACAAGGAGAGTTTGTGATGTTTTTGAATAACGATATTCGAGTCAAAAGCGATCATGAAACCTGGACACAACCGATTATGGCGGCTGCTGAGGATGGCTCTCTTGTTGGTCCAACTGGGGGTCTGTTGGACGAGAACTTAAAATTCCTGAGAGAAGAAGATAAACTTATTGATTCTAAATATTTCTATATGTGTGCTTGGAATTTGACCGCTAAAAAAGAAACGTGGGAAAAACTTAAGGTGGATGATTGTGTTGGACCGTTTATAGAAGACTGGGGGTCCTATTTTGAAGATACTGATTTGTCATTTAGAGCTAAAGAACTAAATATTTCATTTAAAATACTACCCGCCCCTGTTTTACATTTTGGTCGGATGACAGGAAAGCAGCTAGGCTTGCAACAACTATATGCAGAAGCACATACAAAATTCGTTAACAAGTGGGTTGGTCGCATATGAAAGTACACATACTTACATTGAACTGGAATGGAAAGCATTATCTTTCTGAGTTATCCAAACAGCTCGGTTGGGAAACCGGATTTTGTTGGGAGGATGGTAAGATAAAAGAGGATTGGGATTATCCTGTTTGGCATATTAGGGACAACGGTTCCAAAGACGGTTCTATAGATGAGATCAATCGTTGGCAGCTTATGAGTGACTGTAGGATTTCGGCGAAGGTATATGATATTGGACACAACCGAGATAGTTTTGCTAAGGGCATGAATTACCTATTTGATCAAGCAAACCCGGCGGATGATGATTTGGTTTATTTGTTGAATAACGATGTTTCTTTTACTTGTCAGGGAAAGCCGGTTTTGGAAACAATGTGGAATTTACAGAAGAAAACCAAAGCAGGAGTGGTGGGTGTTCGTTTACTTTACAATAATACTGATAAGCTACAGCATGCTGGAGTAATTTTTAGTCACAGGTATAACGATCTACCTTTTCATTTCAGACCAGGAGAGAAGTCTGACGCTAATGCTAAGAAAAACAGGTATTTTCAAGTGGTAACTGCAGCTTTATGTTTGGTCAATCCTATAAGTTGGCGAAGAGTTGGTGGTTTTGATGAGAGGTATTCGTGGGCATTTGACGATGTTGACTTAAATCTAAAAATAGGACAAACAGAAAAAATTGCCTACTGTGGGGAAACATTTGCCTATCATGAAGAAAGTGCATCATTAAAAAAGAACCCAGCGCATAAGCTATTTATGAATCAAAACGTTAGGATTTTGAGAGAAAAGTGGGCTGGTAAATATAAAATAGATCATGATAGATATCTTAAAGATCCTAATTATAACATAATAAAGTAATGCCAAAAACTATAAACACGAAATATTTTCCATTTGCACCAGGATTACCATATAAAATCAAAAATGGAAGATATGTTATTCCTACTATGGATTATTCTTATTGGCAAAAAGCTTTAGATTGTGAAGAAATAGTTGTAGCAGCTTATAAAGGTTTATTTGAATCTTTGTTTTCTTTATCTATATTCGAAGCAATAAATTATGTGTTTCCCGGAAAAACACTATACTGGTCAGGTAATACAGAGTTTAATCAATTGGTTTATTTAAATGGTCTGGGATCTTCTGCTTATTTTTTAAATCAAGAGCAGCTTGAACAATATCCGGTTCCAATATTTTTTGATGCAGAAGGTAGAACTTATTTTAATTGTTTGAATAATTATATTGATGTTAAAACTTATCAAGGAGAATTTAGATATCAAGACCGAAAACCGGCAGCTGAACAGTTGTTTCGTAACGCTTTGGTAGATTGGTCTATTCAATATTTGCCTAAATGGCGGCATTTGGCAGAACCTCCGGATTTAAAAGAATGGTCAATAGCACATCATTTTAGGGCAAACAGATCATTCGTGTTGTTTGTGGAAGGTTTATCTGCCCATGAACCTTCAGGTTTAAACTGGTCAATCGCAGATCTTCGGTCTTTTTCTGCCATGCTCAGATCTAGCCTATTACCTTTTGTGGTTTTAACTCAGCGCCCTCAGAAATATGCAGGGCTCAATGTCTACCTGCCCCCATTCGAATTAAATACAGCCCTGTATCTAATTTCTAAAGCGCATTCTGTGTTGTCTCCGGATATGGACTGGTTATTAGCCGCTATGTTGATGGAAAAATCAGTCGTGGGAAATTCCCAAAAGGGTATATTTGATTTGGAAAAAAATAAACGATATTTAAAGGTGGATGGTAAAATATGTTTTTTTAAAGACATTACTCCACTTCAAGCCTTTGGAGCCGTCAAGATATGATTTATGCTTTAACATTAACATGGAATAATTGTGAAAAATTGCAAAACCTTTATAATTCTTTAATTGAGGTTAGAAAATTTACAGATTTAAAATGGTTTGTGCGGGATAATAATTCACAAGATGAAACTGAGGAATTTGCGAAAACAATGAATCCTGAGTTTGTGTATTACTATAAATACAAAAACAATGATGAAAGTTTTTCGCAAGGTAATAATTTTCTTTTTAATAAAGCAAAAGAAGCGGGGTTAGGCGGGGATGATTTTATTTTATTGTTAAATGATGATATTATTTTTAAAAACCCTGAATCTTTAAAAAATATGTTATCTTTAATGACGGAAAGAGTGGCAATAGTAGGAACTAGATTATTATTTCCGGATGGGCATTTGCAACATGCTGGGGTGGTGTTTGTAGAAAATGATAAAGGTAGATTTCCACACAATTACAGATCTGGAGAACCAGATGATTCTATTGCCCAAATGAATAGGGAATTTCAGGCAGTAACCGGAGCCTGTATGCTAATTAGGGCAAAATATATACATTCTGTTTTACTGGACACGAATTATATTTGGGGATACGAAGATGTTGATCTTGCCTTACGCATGGTTGCAAAAAAGAAACGGGTTTTATATTGCGGAAATACGCACATCATACATGATGAAAGCTCGTCACTGAATAAAAACCCACAAAACAAAAAATTCTTCTTTAAAAATCTAGCTTATTTTAATCGACAGTGGGCTGGTAAATTTGATGTGGATATAGAAAAGTATCGAAAAAACCAATTATATAGGGCTCTATGACAGACACAACAATAATGATGGTAACTTTTAATCGCTTAGAATTAACCAAAGATACGTTTAAATTATCATTAAATACTACTGGTAAAAAGTTTAATTTAGTAGTGGTGGACAATGGTTCAACAGATGGGACCCAAGAATGGTTAAAAAATAAGGAATTTGATTGTCCTTGTTTGGCAAGTTTGACGTTGTTATTGCTACCGGAGAATAGAGGTATTGCTTATGGCAGAAATGCGGCGTTGAAAGCCGCCAAGGAAAAATACCCTGAAACAAAGTATTTTTGTACATTAGATAACGATATTGGCATACGAAACGATTGGTTAGTTGATTGTTGTGATGTTGTGGATGAGGTTCCGCGGGTAGGTATGTGTGGTGTTAACCTGGAAGGAAACACATATCCCAGAACAAATGTAAAAATTAAAGGGAGATCATTAACAATTCAGGTGAAACCTAGAGGAAATTTGGGGGCAGTGTGTACTGTATTTACTAAAGAAACGCAAGAAAAAATTGGCTATTTTTGTGAGGAATATAAAATGTATGGTCACGAAGATGCGGATTATGGGTTTCGCATTCGAATGTTAGGGTTGGGTTTAGTTTATTTGAACGAGCCTGGGGTAGATTTATGTGCCGTTCATAAAGGCATTGATGAGGGAGAATACAGAGAATTTAAAAACAAGTTATTTAAGGAAAACCTAGGAGCTTTTCAAAAGAATGCGGCTAGTTATGCACGCAAGACCAAGCCCATATATGTAGACTTTTCTGAGGATATTTCGGCATTTATGGGGTAATCATGCAAATTAAACCAGACGAGTTAAACAAATATACTTCATCTTATCGTTCATGCAGCTTTACCCCATCCGGTTGCGTGCTAGCCCCAAGAAACAGCATGTTATCTTTGGATTTTTCCTCTATAGAATGTCCAAATGAATGCACGCTACAGTTTAAACGCAAAAGCGGTAATGGCAAAATGACAATTCGTGCTGATGGTGTAGCCAGCAGAACTTTTGCGAGAGCCATAACTACGCAAGGAATTACGGTTTCACTTGGTGGCGATAGGAAGGTTGATGTTTTAAGAGTAGCAGATTGTTCTGGGGAAATATTGCTGTGTGGCGTAGAAATAAATGAAAATGGTTCTGCTGGCAAAGCCACTAAGAAACCTACTGTTTTAGTTCCACAGGAAACGAATTGGGATACGGTTTTGAAAGCCTGTGGCAAATATCGTGGACTTAAACTTTCAAAAGATATTTTATATGCAATCGAAGGGGCAACCATTGACGCTTATAATATTGATAACATAGAGACTGAGCCACAGAATGTTGCGAAGTGCACGGGGGATATTATCAAGTTCGCGTATCCTTGTCAAATTTTATCCATAATTTTGAATGACGCAGTACAGATTAAAGATCCTAAATACGTACACATGCAAAATTCGGCAATAGTGTCAGTTATAAAAAGCAAATCTGGTGACAAGAAAGTAAGTTCTGATGCTACATTACCACTGAAAACAGTAACAGACGTTTATGATAGTGCTGGCAAATGTTTATTTGAGGTTGCAACTCAAAAGAAAGACGTAGAGCGAAGTGGGGACAGTGTTATTTTAAAACGGCACGGAGAGATTACTATACCCATCGTTAATTTATCTTCAAGCATGATTTATACTGTAGTTCTTACGGTAGGGCGCATAGGTGGAAATGGAAAAATTAGTGCTGAATTTGTTAACAAGCGTGGCATAGGACAGGGCACATCTACGTTCATTGCTTATGAGCGTGTACAGAACGGAGTTATGCGTTTAGAATCTGGCATGGGACAAGCTGGTGAATATTCGTTACATATCTTTAGACCAGAAACTTCTGTAGGAAATGTACGAATCGATAGCGTTAAGATTCCAGATGGTAAGCAGCATAACTTTGTTAATCCCATAATGTTACCAGACGTTAATTATAATACAGGAACACCTGCTCCCAAAGGATCTGTACGTAAAGTTTCTGATTATAGTCTTAGCGTAGTTAATGAGGACATTAAAGATATATTTAAATACTATGCTGTTTTAAATTCTCCTACGTATAAAAATGTTTATAATGACGTTTCGGGTTCGGTGAATTTAATCGGGGCTGGTGCTAAACAGTGGTTTAATAAAATTTCGCCTTTATTTCCAAAAATAACGAAACAAGTTTGTGATTTTACTGTTTGTTCTATTGGTAGTATAGTGCCGGCTTCAGTGGTATGGTTAGAGGAGTTTGATCATAATGTTAGGTTCGAAGATGTCGAATTATTGAAACCAGTTAATATTATTTGTACCCCATCATTGTCCAATTTGTATATGTTAAGGCGTTGGTTTCCTGATAAAAATGTAAAAGTGCAGCACCGTCCCTGGCCAATATTAGGTCCAAAAGCAAAAAGCAAACAAGATTATTATGTTTATTTAGAAAAAGACTCTAATGTTACACAATTATTATTACAATTGTGGAAAAAAGAATATGGAAAATTATACGTGGTTGGCGCTAGATGTAAGATACCTGAACATATAAATTATATTTCCGAATACGAGCCATACAATGAATTATACAAAGTAATTGCTGGCGCATATGGCATTATAGATATTAGTGCCAATTCTCATTATATTTCTGGAATCCTAGAGTTAGCCTGTGTATTGGGTTTGCAAGTAATCACTAACAATCATAAGTATTTATCATATACTCCATATATAATTAGAAATAGCCGTGGTAATAATGAATATTATGTATTAAAAAAGGACATTATTTCAACTATAGAAAGATGCATACACGGTAGTTTTGTACCGAAACCAACACATTATAATACCAAAATGGCGATGGCAAAAATGTTGGAGATCAAATGTTAACGATTTTATATTTGCCCATCGGATCTCAGCCGGGAACTGTAGATGCTTTTAAGAAAACTGGTGCAACGGTGCATGTGTTTGATTTTTTGGAACAAAAAGCATCTGCCAATGAGATGTTTCTACGGTTTGTGGAGCGTTATAGTCCTGATTTAGTTCATATGCAGCTGCAGATGACTAACGCCATTAGACCAGAAACAATACAAAAAGCTAGACAAATTAGTCCAAAAACTATATTTACCAATTGGAGCGGAGATATTCGTAAACAAGCGGATCGTTATTTCGTTTCAATTTCTAAAGTTGTGGATTATTCTTTATTATCTAGCGTTGGACAAATAGAATTATATAAAAAAGCTGGCGCAAAAAATCCAGTTTATTGGCAAATTGGATATGATCCCAAGTTATATTATCCGAAAAATAAAACTGAATTTAAGTATGATGTTTCATTTATTGCCAATGCACATGCAAGTAATTTGTTTCCGGACGCTGCGTTGAGGAAACAAATAGTACAAAGGTTAAAAAATGAATTTGGTGCTCGGGCTGGGATGTATGGATCTGGACATGGTCGCGGAATTGGTACCATTGACATTACTAAAGTAAACGAAGTATATACTGATAGTATTTGTGTGTTAAGTGTGAGCAACTTTAACGACGTTCCGCATTATTTTTCCGATCGTTTGTTGATGTGTATTGCATCTGGGCGACCAACAATTGCGTATAGGTTCCCCGGAATAGATAGTTATTTTGCCGAGAATGGTGATATTTTGGTTGCCCGAAACATAAATGATATAGTTTCGTTGGTTAAAAAGTGTAAAAATGATTTAAGTTTTGCCAATCGTGTCGGAAAATACGGTGGTCTCAAAGCTGCTGCCGAGCACACTTTTGAGTCTCGAATATGGGAATTGTTGGGGCTTACCAAACTGACTGGAAAATTATGAACATTAATTTATACCTTAATCATTATGTAGATAAAAACCCAACCCGTCAGGGAGAAATAGAGGTATGTTTAAAGAAAAACTTATCCAACCCATCCTTTAATGTTGTACTTTTTGAGTCACAGTCTAGAGTTAGATATCAAGATTTTTTTGATTTTATAAACAAATATTCTGCAGACGATGATATTAATGTTATTGCTAATTTAGACATATATTTTGATGAGACTATTGATTTATGTCGAGACATGGAGAAAAACTCATTTTACGCTTTAAGCCGGTGGGATGTAAAAAAGAACAGAATTGTAGCGCACTATGCACGAGCCGAGAGCCAGGATGTGTGGGTATTTAAGGGCAAAGTAAATATTAAAGGTGATTTCTTTTTAGGGCTACGTGGGTGTGATAATAGGATTGCTTATGAAGCAAAAATGGCCGGTTACAACGTATTTAACCCTAGCCATACAATAAAAGCATATCATTATCATTCATCAAGGATTAGGAATTATAGCATTAGGAACAAGAACGATGTTGTTCCTGGACCATATGTTGTAGTGCCACCTTGTGCTTTAAATTCTATGAATCCTTCTGCGGCTTATGTTGTGGGATCTAGTCGAAGGAAACGCCGATGATAGAGCGTAAAATTCATATGTTATGGGTAACTGCTCGTCCTAATGTATTTAAAAAAACCCAGGCTGAATGGTTGTCCAAAGCTAAGAATCCTAAAGATGTTACTACTAAGGTTGCTGTAGACAATGTATGGGATGCTAGTTTTTTAGACGGTTATGATGTATTAGTCACTAATCCGCCCAGAAAAGGTGTAGCTTTTCCAGCTTATTGTCTCACAACCACTTTTTCGATTCCTAGTTTAAATGATATAATTATTTTAGCTTCTGATGATTTTTATCCTCCCGACCAATGGGATGTGTTTATTAATCAAGAAATGGAACAAAGACGTTGTTTATTGGTTAATGATGGGGTTGTTAAATTAGACGCCAATGTAGTTACAATACCTATAATGGACGGTTATGCGTTTATGGCTTTAAATAGAATATTATACCATAAAGCTTATAGGCACATGTTTAGTGATGCTGAATTATATCAAAACTGTAACGAACTGGGTTTAATTAAAAATATAAGAGACAAGGATGTAGTATTTCAGCACAAGCACTATACACACAAAACAAGAGAAAAAGATTCGCTTGATTATCACAATCAAAAGAAATTTTATATTGATAAGAAGATTTTTAATTACCGCATGCGCAAAAGTTTGAAGTTTCGGATTAAAATATGAAAATCGTTAAACAAGAGAAAAAGAAAATAATTTCTGTATTGGGAGCCCCTCATACAGGAACGACCATTGTTAATAATATATTAAATTCAATGGACAATGCTTTTTGTATTTCTGAGCCACACTGGGTGTTGTGCAAGAACAGAAAGAAACTGAAGCTGGATAAAATTAAGAATATTAACTTTACTGACAAAAATGATTTTATGGAAGGTTTGGCTAAAAAATTACACAAAAGTGGATATGATTTTGGTGGAGTAAAAGAAACCTATAGGCACGGAGAAAACAAACTAAAACAAATATATCAAAAAATAATTAATATGTCAGATATCGTAATATTTGTATACCGAGACCCGGCAGCTTTATATAATAGTCAGAAAAAGATCAGACCTGAACGAAGCGATGATGCAAATGCTCGTGCTATTAAAGGTATGATGTTTAATTTTGAAAAACAATATGAATTAATGAAAAGTTGTGAAAATAAAGCTGTTAACATTGTATTGGAAGATTTGTGTGGCGCAGGCAACAATAAAGCTATTAAATATTTGAACACAGTTTTTGCTGGAAAAGCGCAGTTTGAGGGACCATTTTCTTTACATAAAACAGATTTTATTTTTGGGAACCCTCAAGCGAATAGGAGTAACAATTTGCGCCCAGCTAATATGGACACTTCGTTAGTTACTAACAAAGAACGTCGCAAACTAAATGCTATTTATCAAACCTATGAATCCTTAAAGGTAAAATTATGAAAAAAGTATTGGCTAGTCATCTTATACGCGCTTCTACTAAATGCGCTCATGGGGGTTTATTTTTAGTTGATGTTGAAACCGGCAAATATAAAAAATTATTTGATTGGGATGAAGATATTGAACTTGTAGGTAGAGCCGGAGATAGGGGATTGCGCGGAATATCAGTTTATAAGAATAAAATATATGTTGCTTCAGCAAAAAGTATTTTAATATTTGATAATAAATTTAAACTTATTAACAGATTAAAGAATGGCTATCTGGGGGCATGCCATGAAACTATGGTTTTTAATGATAAATTATATATTGTATCTACTGGATTTGATTCATTAATAGTATTTGATTTGACTAAAGATGAATTTGAATATGGTTTGTTAGTACGTGGTAAAAATGCAAAAAAATTTAATTGTAATAAACCAAATCAAATAAAAAAGAATGAAACTATTCATTTAAATAGTGTTTGTAATTTTGCTGGTAGTGTGTTCTTTTCTGGAACACACACGAGGTCTTTGTTAAAAATAGAAAAAGATATGAAAATATCTCGCAAATTGGGAATTCCAGCTGGAACCCATAATTGTTACATTATAAACAAAAGAGAGATAATAAAAAACGATACGCAAGGTAACAGAATAGTATTAACCAATCATGGTGGTAAAGTATTAAAAAGTGTAGCTATTAAGAGAGTACCTTGTAAGAAAACAGAAGTAGGTGAAAGTGTTGCTAGGCAACCATTTGCTAGAGGTTTGGTTTATGATTCCAAATATGTAGTTGGAGGCTCTTCTCCAGCAATGGTATCGGTTTATGACAGGAAGACTCTTACAAATATTAGAGACATTATTATGTCAGATGATATTCGTATGAGCATACATGGTATTGCCATTTGGGAGTAAATGAAAGCAATTGTATTAACATATGATGAGCGGGCAACTTTTGCTGATTTAACTATTAGCAGTTACATGCAGTCGTGGAAAAAATGTCCATTACAGTTTGTGGTACCGTATAATAACGAGAAACCTTATTATAAAGATAAGTTTGAAAACATAGAGTTTGTAAAAACAGACAAGAGCGTAAAAAATACCATGTGTTCTTTGTTGCAGCCAATTAATGATAATGAGTTTGTATATTGGTGTTTAGATGATATTTATCTTCATGAAATTAAAAATCAACATTTGTTGAACTTTATATTTAACATTGCCAATAAAAAAAACACATTTGATGTCTTGAGATTACGTAACCCACCAAGAAGATTAAGGTGGGAAAATGTTGTTATTAAGAATAAACATTTTTATAGAACAGGATTTGGTCATAGCCAGTTTTGGTTTCATTACTTTGTCCGAGCAAAAGTATTAAAAAAGATATTTTTTTCTGATATAATAAAACCTAATGCCACAATAGGCAAAATAGGAATAGAAAGGAGAAAAATATTAACGCCCAATTATTCTGTTTTATATCCACAACGTGATGTTGTTATTTTTGGAGAAAGCACACGGCGTGGTACTAACACACTAAATTGTAAGGAGGCGTTGGAAAAATACAACATTAAACATAATATTACGAAGTTTAGTAGGATTAGAATATTTAATAACTTTATAAGGAGGGTATGAGAATAATATTTTTTAATAATTGGCATTATGGTGATTTACATGTTTCGCGTGGTTTTGTTGATGCCATTCGCAATTATGTAAAGGCTGATGAATTTTTGTATGCCCATAATAATAGTCATGTTTTTGGCGGGTCAATTATTGAAGACAAAAAATTATTGCAAGGTTTAGATAAGTGGGTACCGTTCATTAAAAAGGGAAACGATTTATTTATAAATACTTGGTATGGAACTAGTAAAAGAAAATATGTATACCAGGAGACCTTAAGTTTTTCTTGTTTATATTCGTTGTTTGAAAGTACGTGCAAGGAAGCTTTGGGTATAAATTTGTCTGAAATACATTCGGACCCATGTAAATTTTATCCTCAAATAGATTATAGTTTATATAAAATTGATTCCATAAACAGTTTTATGGAAAAGCACAAAGGTGTACGCAAAGTTCTTGTTTGCAATGGTAATGTTAACTCATGCCAAGCGGTAAATTTTGATATGTGGCCAAGTATCCAACATGTGGCTAAAAAACATCCACGCACATTGTGGTTAGTAACTAATAACAACATTAAAACACAAGGAAACATTATTTATACACCAGATATAATTCAAAAAGAAAATGGCAATGACTTGAATGAAAATTCTTACATAAGCACATTTTGTGATTTAATTGTGGGAAGGTTTTCAGGACCACACACATATTCGTATACTAAAGATAATTTATTTAATTCAAACAAAACCATACTTTCATTTTATAATTCACGAAATAAAGTTATAGCTTCGACTGATTGGATAGGTAATAGATTTAGAAATAAGATAAAGTATTCTGCTAAAATTGTAGATTCTGTTTATGTTGACACAAAAAACGTAGCAAACGAGATAAGTAAACAAATAAAATTAAGGAAAGGAAAATAAATGTCAGATACACTAGGGTCTTTAATTGATAAATTATTAACTGCCGATTTAAAAATGTGGCACAACCAAGAAGTGCTTTATCAAATACGTCGTATGACTTTTGATGAATTTAAAGAAAAATATTGGCAAACTGAAGATGGAGCAGAAAAACTGTGGCAAGCATTAAAGAAGGCATGTGATCTGAATGTTCAGCGTAATCAGTTAATTGACGAAGTGGATGAAAAGATTGTGGAAATGATTGCTGACGCAAAAAATGGGGAAAATTTAGATAATGGAAAACATATTCAAAGAAAACATAAAACCTATTAATATAGAATGTAGAGTTTTAAAAAATACAGACGTTGATAGTTTAAGTATTTTTTTTGATGAAATTATGTCCAATAATGATAATGAATTGTTTTGTCCGCACCCATTTACAAAGGAGTATGCACATAAAATTTGCAATTATAGTGGTTTAGATGTGTATTGTGCTGTGTTTGGTGATAAAAACATATTAGGTTATGGAATGTTGCGGGGATGGGATGAAGGATTTGAAATACCATCTCTTGGTATTGCAATTAGTAGAAGTGCTCGTGGGATAGGCTTGGGTAAAATGTTTATGTTGTTTTTGCACAGCTTCGCAAAATGTAGGGGTTCAAAATATATAAGACTAACAGTATATGATAAAAATATAATTGCTAAAAATTTGTATAATGAATTGGGTTATAGTTTTAAACGATATGATGAAAACAGCGCTGTTGGTATTTTGGAATTATGAGTTCACGATTAGAGTTAAAACTTTCTATACGTTTAGGGCTGGGAGATTGTATTTATATATGGGGAGCCTTAAATGGTGTTAAAAATAATTATAAGCGAATTTATGTTAACGCCGACTGGCACATATTAAAGTTATATAAAAATAATTCGCAAAAATATAAGAAGTTTTTTATAAAATTTATGGAACTGGTATATAGCGACCCCTGTTTTATATTAAATAGTAAAACAGAATGTCCTGGTAGAAATTTGGTTAACAAATGGTTTCCCGGTATTCCGCCAGCAATTCCAAGAATTTCAAGATTGTGTGACAACCATCCGAAAAAACCAAATGAAGATTATATAGTTATAACAACTAAAGTAAGAGAGTTTAATAGACAGTGGTTTGTTGAATTGCAGAGCGAACTAATGGCAGAAATTAAACGGTTATCTGAAAAATACAAAATTGTAGTGATAGGCGAAAGAGAAGTAGAAATGAATGCCGAATATAAAATTCATGGATCGTTAAAAATATATTCATTGTACAATGATTTTAATAATGAATTTAATTTTATAGATTTAACAGTACCGACATTATGCGGAGAACTACCGCCCGATATAGACAACATAAAGATAGATTGTGGGTTAATGCGCGATGCGAAGGCAGTAATTACAATCGGTAGTGGTGGAAACCTTGCGTTAGCCACAGCTACAGCTACAAATCTAATTGGGATAAGAAAAGATCGTTATAGGTTTATGGATTCAATTTATAAAAATTATACCAACAACATTAAAGTTAGCGATAACGCATCGCAATTTTTAGAAAGATTACGTGAAGTGAAGTGAAATGAATTTAATATTATGTTGTTATAACCGTGTAGGGTATGAAATATTAAATTATACCATTAATAACTGTAAATTTTCTCGAATTGCGGTATTTACCCATGATAACGGCATTGATGGCAGAATTATAGATAAATGTAAAGATAATAATATATTTTGTTCAACAGAGAATATAAACAAAGTAGATTTGCCATTTAAACCGGATATTATCTCTAGTGTTTATTACAGGTATATAATTAAGGAACATGTTATAAAAGCGTGTAATGGTAAAATATTTAATGCGCACCCATCATTATTGCCAAAGCATAGAGGGTGCTCCTCGGTACCTTGGGCTATTATCGAAGGAGATCAAGTAACTGGAATTACTTTTCATTATATAGATAAGAACATAGATACTGGAAGGATATTGTTACAAATTTCAATACAAATATCAAAAGATGAAACTCAGGAAAGTTTATATAATAAATGTATGGATAAAGTAAGAGATATTATGGATAAAGTAAGAGATATGTGGCCGGCGGCTTTATCTTTGGTACAAAATGGTTTTGTTGGAATTTGCCAAGAAGGAATTTCTTCATATCATAAAAGAGGAGTACCTTATGATGGAAAAATTGATCCGAATTGGAACGAAGATAAAGTGTGTCGTTTTATAAGGGCAATGTATTTTCCTCCATTACCAGGACCTACGTTAAATGGTAAAGTAATTACATCAATAAAAAGTTTCCGAGAGGAGGTTTTAAAATGAAACATTGTTGCTTTAGTATTTTGTATAACGAACTTCCGTTTTTAAAACAAAAATTACCATTTCTTTATAAGTATTTTGATCAAATAATTTTATATGATTTACATGTTGATTCGAAAACATTTTCTACAGATGGCAGCCACGAGTACATTAAAAAATACCCAGATCCAAAGAATAAAATAACATTGATAGAAAAAAAAGATTTGTCTGGTGTTAAGGGCGTGGGTATAAGCTTTGAGACAAAAAGAAAGATGTTTGCTGTTGGGTCTAGATATGTAAGAAATGATATTGATGTTTTTTGGTGTCCAGATTTAGATGAGTTTTTTTCTAAATCGTTAATTTCTAAAGTTGAAAAACTTTTCTCATCTAAAAGTGGTACTATAATGATCCCTCACGTTATATTTTTTAAAAATGAAAAATTTGTTTTTTGTAAAAAGAACGGTGATGATAGAATAATATTACCGTACTCAAGAATAGCAAAGCATAAACCGGGAAACGTGTATGGGCATTGCAACATACAAAACCAACATAAGCCATTGATTAGAATTTCTGACGAATTCCTGTTTCATTTTGCTTATGTTGGTAAAAACAAAATGAAATTTAAAAAAGGTTTGTATGCCAGATTTACCCCTAAAATTGTTGGGTACTACAATGATGTGTGGAAAAACTTTGATGAATCAAAAGTAGGAGATGATGTGTATGGTTTTCCCAACATGCACCCGGCTCTACAAGTAGGTATCAAAAGACATTCTTATAATTTCCCGGATTACATAAATATTCATGAAATGATTAACGATTTGTATGTCTAAAATAATACTAAATGATAATGATCTGGTGACTCATCCGCTATCAAGCGGTTCTGTTTTTTATTATAAAGATAAATTATACGTATCTTGGAACCCTATCGGTTTAAATATATTGGAAAAACTTCCGATACAAAAAGTGAAACCAACTAACTTTTTGTATCTAGAAACCCCAGTGTGGGAGTTAAATAACTATGAACATAGGGTTAGAATTCAAGAATGTACTCCGTACATGGTTAAAGAACTGTTATTAGCTTTGTGTAATTTACACATTGAATTGCACAAATGCGGTTTATTTTTACATGATGTGCACGAGGCTAACATAAATTATACACAAGATGGTATTGTTTGGTTAGATTTAGGATCTATAAAAGTAGGGAAGGGACATACAGAACCTGCGTTTTTTGGTACATGTTATCTTGCGCAAAAATATTTATATAATGATTTTAAATTTGGGCATACTAAATATAACATAAAACAGTTACAAAAAAGCACAGCTCCAATACGCAATCTTGTCACAATAAAAGAAAATACACTTGTTTGGAATGAATTTAAAAAAATAATTAACAATAAAGAGGTAAAAATTAAAAAATCATAAAAATGTTAATAAAAAAGCCTGTATAGTTACCGATATGATGAATGATATAAGTTTTAGAACTGTAACCGATGTGGCGTGTAATAAAGGATATTATGCGATGTATGCCGCAAAACGTGCGCAGTCGGTGGTTGGTTTTGATGTAGATGTTCAATGTGTTCATGAAGCTACAAAATTAGCAAAGAAAAGGAAAGCCAATGCTATATTTGCTGTGAAAAACGTGAATACTTTAGTTAATTGCAAGCTGCATGAAAATTTAAGATTTTACTCAGATTTAGTGTTGGCTTTGGCAATTGTTCATCATTTAAATGGAGTGGTTAAACCAAAGGCTTTTGCTAGAGGACTTAGTAATATTTCAAATAAATATATTCTTATAGAAGATATTAATTCTGCAAAATTATATAAAGATGAGTTTGTAAAATTGGGATTTGAATTAATCAGGCGTGAGGAAAGCTATCCTTTGCCAAGATCGTTGTCGTTATACAGGAGAAAATAAATGTATTATGGGCAATTTTTAATTGATAAATATTTGCATCAAACATTTTTTAATGATAAAAAGCGTGGTTTTTTTGTAGAATGTGGCGCTTTAGATGGCAAGTTGGAATCATCTTGTTTGTTTTTTGAGCATTCGTTGTCGTGGACTGGAATGAATATAGAAGCTGTTCCTCCATTATTTAAAATGTTGCAGAAAAATCGCCCAAACTGTATTAATATAAATATAGCATTATCTAATAATAACGATGAAGCAATTTTTAAACATGCAATCCACCCTAAACACGGGATGTTGTTTGGGAACGGATCTTTGGGGCACCACGAATCCCACATGCAAGATTTATTAAAACAAGGGTGCAACTTTAAGGAATACAAAGTACAATGTAAAAAATTTTCTCAAGTGTTTAAAAATGAAGTTCCGATTGATTTATTTGTTTTAGACGTAGAAGGACATGAGCTACAGGCTCTTGAAGGAATTTTGGAAATAGACGATGAATTTTTGCCTAAGATATTTTGTATCGAATATACTTTTTCTGGACTAGATAACATTTCTAATATGTTAAAAAAATATAAATTACACTCAACGCGCCAACAAAACGCTATATATGTAAAAAATGTCTAGATTACAGTTTGTTCAACCAATTTTAGATATTTCTCCATCGATTGCTATCGTTGGATCAAGTGGGAATCTGTGTAATCATAAATATGGAAAAATTATTGATCAGTTTCAGGATGTTATTAGATTTAATCGTGCTCCAACAAAAAATTATGAAGAAATAGTTGGACATAAAACTACTCTTCGTGTAGCTAATAATCATGTTTTTATTAATCTTGCTCCATCACTAAAAGGATTTACTGATCAGCCGCCAGATTTTATTAGGAATCTTCGTAATAGTAGAATTTTGTACATGGGTCCGAGTATGGAACAAGAAAATAAAGAAAAGCATACCCATGCAAGTAATGAGTTGTTTGTGTTTAAATTTGAAAGTTTGGGAGATTTAAAACGCGCTGTTGGATTTGTTTCGCCTCGTCCTCCCAGCGTAGGGTGTATAATGATTTGTTTATGTGTGATAGCGAACATAAAACCATATTTATTTGGATTCGATTTAAATGTAAATGATTCATCTAGAACGCATTATTGGGAAGATAGACCAAGCTTAAGCCCATGTCATAAAATAGATTATGAGAAGAGGTTTTTAAACAAATTAGCAAAAGCGGGGAAAATAAAAATTAAATGAATACAAATCTTAAAAAACATTGGTCTAATATGCACGGTGAGCGCAGACATCTTTTGTCAAATTTGCCGAAGTGGAAAGTTAAGAGAATTATTTCTAATTTTAATAATTATTTTGTAAATAATTTACCTATGGAAAAAATTAACTTTGCAATAGATTGGGGCTGCGGCGGCGGGGTTTTAACAAATGAATTGAAAAAAGTAACTTCCGTATTGGCTCTTGATATTTGTGAAGATAGCCTTAGTAACTGTGTAAAATATGCAAACCCAGATCGTGCCGAATTACTACCTAACAGCTTGTGTGATTTTAAATATAATTACGGAAAAGCTGATTTAATTTTAGCACATGCCGTGGTCTGGCATTTCCCTACGTTGGAATATTTTAAACAAGTAGTTGACATTTGGACTAATGATATACAGGCAACATATATTGCCTTCAATACAAAAAAAATAACTAAACAGAACTTTGTGCAGGCTACAAATTACAAAAATGATTTTTTAGACGCTTTACTTTTAAAAGATGAGTTTGTTATAGATTTGTTTAATTCAAAAGGTTATTCGTTGTTGTTTTCAGGTACATTTAATAGGAAACCAAAGCCTCAAACATATTTTATATTTTTTAAGGATCCGCGTAAAATATTGATAGATATAGATGAAACTATCTGTACTACTCCTGGAAACAAAAATATACCGAGAGATTATAATACAGCATCCCCGATTATCGAAAATATAAAAGCAATTAATAAATTATATGATACTGGGCATCACATAACCTATTGGACGGCTAGAGGATCTGGGACTGGAGTTGATTGGTCCGACGTTACATATAAACAATTAAAAAAATGGGGTGTTAAATATCATAAAGTGTTGTTTGGGAAACCAGAGTATGATTTGTTTATTGATGATAAAGTGTTAAATGTTAGAGATTGGGAAAAAAATAAACGATTTTTGCCAAAATATTAATATTTTGCTGTTTAGAATGTATGAGAAAATGTATAATAGAAATATTAGAATGTATGATGAGCCACACGCTCCTGTTTTTATCAGCAAAAATAAATGCAAACATAAGAGTGTAATTGCTATTCCGCCATCTTATTATAAAAATGAATGCCTTGACGTTCAGGGTGTTTTAAAATATATACATTATTTAGTTGAATGCGGTGCTACAACGCTAATGACTACTGCAGGCACATCACAATTTAATCTATTAACAACAAATGAAATTCATATATTTAATAAAGTGGTGGCAACAGCCAAATGCTCAAAGATATTTGGAATACCTCCTATTTCTTCAAATGAATCTGTTAAGTTTGTGCGACGGGCAAAAGAATATATTGGCAAATCAAATCTTATGGTTTTGTATCCAGATAGGTTTTATGATTATGGGTCTATATATTCCCATATTGCAAAAATTAGGGAGGCGTCTTTATATCCAGTGTATTTACACGCCATGCCAATGCGTAAAGGTACTGGTGGAGAATGGAACTTTACTTCTGATATAATATCAAGTTTATTTGAAAAAAAACTGATATGTGGAATAAAAGAAGAACATAGTAATCTTCAAGAGTCATATAATTTTATTAGAAATTTGCCCCCGAATTTAGACGTGATCGTTGCTGGTGGTAGCATGAGACGTCATCAGTTTTTAAAAACGGCCGGAGCTAATTCATTTTTGTCTGGAATAGGAAATTTATTTCCACAAATAGAAATCAATTATTGTAACGAAATAGATAGTGGGCGTTTTGGTGACAGTCAAATAGCTTTAGAGTCGAAATTGTTCGATGTCTTTTTAAAATATGGGTGGCACCCAAGTTTAAGAGTAGCCTTGGCTCATTTGGGCTTATTGAGTCATTATAATCGTAATCCGTGGCCTAAATTAAGCGGTGCTGCGATTGATGAAATTAAAAATGTAATATCCGAGGTCGTAAATGAAAAATAAAGTGTGGATTTTGGGTCCCTGTAGTTTAGAGGGTAGAGATTTATTTATAAACACATTATCAGCAATTGAACCAATTATGCGTGGAAAACAATGGTATATGAAAGCTAGTTTTGATAAGGCAAACAGAACATCTCTGTATGGCGGTAGAGGTCCGGGATTAGAAGAGTCACAAAAAGTTTGGAAAGAAGCCCACGAACTTTTTCCACACGTTAAATTTATAACTGACGTTCATGAAGTACATCAGGTAGAAAAGCTGGTAGGATATGTAGATGTTGTACAAACGCCAGCCTTTTTGTGCCGACAAACAGATCTTATCGTTGAATGTGCGAAGCATTTTCAAGCCATCAATATTAAAAAGGGACAATGGATAGGACCTAACAATCTTATCAAATCTGTGGATAAAGTAAAAGAAACAAACCCAAATTGCGAAGCATGGATTTGTGATCGCGGATCTAATTTTGGATATCATGATTTGTTCGTTAATTTTGGAATTGTTGACGAATTAAAAGAATATTATGATAAGATTATTTTGGACTGTACGCATTCTACCCAACGGTCAAGAAAAGTACATGGAAAACAGGGTGATAGAGTTTTGGCAGAACGATATTTTGTGTCTGCTGATGTTTTTAATTATGATGGCGTTTTTGCAGAAGTTCATCCAAACCCGCCTGAATCTGTTTCTGACGCTGATTGTGTTTTAGATTTGTTTAGATTAAAAATGTTAGTGCAAAAAGCAGATGCCGTTGGGAAGGTGGTTTGTGAATAAATTAGCTGTAATCCCGGCAAGAGCAGGTTCAACTCGTCTAAAAAATAAAAATATATATCCATTAGGAGGTAAACCTTTAATAAGATGGGTTACTGAAGCAGTCGTTAATTCTGGGTGTTTTGATAAAATATTGGTTTCTACTGATGGAGATAAAATATTCGATGCCGTAAAGGATTTACCGGTAGAAAGGCATGTTAGACCGGCTAGTTTAGCAACTACAAAATCTACAGTTTTAAACGCTATGTTGGATTTAATTGAACATAGTAATGTAGAATATGATGTTTTTTCATATTTTTTGCCAACCTGTCCATTTATTAATTGCCAAGATATACAAAATGGTATCAGACGAATAGATAAGTCTGATTTTGTAATAAGTATGACCGAGTTTTCTGAAACAATTCAGTTAGCGTGTTTAATTAATAATAGCAACGTTATTCCAGTTTTTGATAATTTAGAAATTGGCGCAACAAATAGCAAGTTTATTAAAAAGTACTACAAACCTTCAGGTGCATTTTATATTGGTAAATGGGATAAAATTTTAGAATATAAAAATTTTTTTAGTGGAAATGTTCAGGCTGTTATTGTCCCAAAAGAACGCTCAATTGACATAAATAACCACTATGATCTTTTATATGCCGAGAGTGTGTTAAAATTACGTTAAATTTATCAGTGATGATTCCCGTTTATAAACCCTATCTTCCCAAACATATATTACGATATGCGCATGATGCCTTAGGTTCCGGCTGGCTGTCTAGAGGTAAGTATAATGCACTAGCCTCTGAAAAACTTCAAGAAATTTTGAGAGTAAAACATGTGCTGCTGACTAGTAACGGAACTACTGCCGGGCACCTTGTCGCAATAGCTTTAAAAGATTGCTTTGGTTATAATGAAATAATTATGCCGAATAACGTTTACGTCGCTGCGTGGAATGTTTACAAATACGAAAATATCAAAATTAATATCGTGGACGCAAATATAAAAACTTGGAATTTCGATTATAAATTGTTAGATAAAGCAATACGGAAAAATACAGATTGTGCAGTTGGTGTTGTCCATAATCTAGGGAATATCGTAAATGTCCCAAACTTAAAACAACAATATCCGAATACCATGTTTGTTGAAGATGCATGTGAAGGGTTTTTAGGAGAGTATTCCGGAAAACCAGTTGGAAGTGAATCGCTTTCTTTTGTTTCTTTTTTTGGTAATAAAAATATCACCTCCGGCGAAGGCGGGGCGGTTTTAATTAATGATACGGATATATACGAATATTTGAATTGTAAACATGGTCAGGGACAACATTTTGATGATGAGCGTTTTGTGCATAGAATGTTGGGTTATAATTATCGTATGACCAATGTGCAAGCTGCTTTATTGTGTGGACAGTTGGAATGTTTGGACCAAATTAAAGAAAACAAGAAAAGAGTTTTTGATACCTACTATAAACATCTTGGCTCTGAATTTGTTTTGCAGGAAACCGATCCTAATACCGTTTCTGCTAATTGGATGTTAGGTATAAGAGTTTCCGGTTCAAACTATAAAAATGCAGAAAGTCTATTTTCGAGTCGTGGTATAGAAATAAGACCAATGTTCTGTGATGTTGGTTTGCATGGACATTTTGGCGGAATTTCTACTTTCAATAATGCCTATCTTTTGCGCCGGGAATGTATTGTGCTGCCAAGTTATCCAGAGTTAACCGAAGACGAAATAAAATATATTGTTAAAACTCTAAAAGAATATAAAGAGAACCTATGAAAGCATGTTTGACTGGGATTACGGGACAGACCGGGTCTTATTTGGCAGAATTGTTGCTAGAAAAAGGCTACGATGTCTATGGACTGGTACGTAGAACTAGCTCTTTTAGTACAGGACGTATAGATCATATCTATGATAAATTGCACCTTACTTATGGTGACTTGGCGGATTATTCCTCCATCTCTTCTTGGGTGGGAGATATAAAACCGGATTTGCTATTTAACATGGCGGCTCAAAGCCATGTTAAAGTCAGCTTCGATATTCCGGAATATACAGCCGATGTAACTGGTACTAGCGTAATTAGAGTTTTGGAAGCTATTAGAAAAAATAGCCCCAAAACAAGGTTTCTTACGGCCAGCACGTCAGAGTTGTTCGGTAGTAGCCCTCCGCCTCAAAATGAACAAACTCCCTTTCACCCTCGCTCCCCATACGCCGTAGCTAAATTGGCGGGATTTTGGGCAACTATAAATTATAGGGAAGCATATAATCTTTTCGCTACTAATGCTATTATGTTTAATACCGAGTCGGTGAGACGTGGAGAAACTTTTGTAACCAGAAAAATTACCAGAGCAGCTACTCGTATCAAACTTGGTCTGCAAGATAAACTGGTTCTAGGTAATATCTCTGCTAAACGAGATTGGAATCATAACAAAGATACCGTCAGAGGTATGCTCATGGCTATTACCGCCAACGAACCAGATGATTATGTGATTGCTTCCGGCGAAATGCACTCTGTTCAGGAATTCGTAGAGTTGGTATTCTCTAAGCTAGATTTAGATTGGGAGAAATACGTGGAAATAGATGAACGCTATTATCGCCCATCTGAAGTTGATGCTCTTTGTGGTGATTCTACCAAGATTCGTAATAAATTGGGTTGGGAACCAGAATTTTCTTTTAATGATCTAGTAGAGGAAATGGTCCAGCACGATCTCGCCCTGGCTGGTAAAGAAAAGCTTTTGAAGGAAGCGGTATGAAAATTCTAGTCACAGGTAGTTCCGGGTTTCTAGGACATCATGTTCTGGAAGAATTTTATAACAAATCTAAAGAAACCATTATTTCTCCAGGAAGTATAAATTGCGATCTAACAAACCCTAATGATGTAGATAATTATTTTAAAAATACTAGGTGTGATTGTATTCTACATTTGGCTGCTGTTTGTGGCGGAATCTTGGCGAATCGCAATAGCCCTGCAGATTTTTTAGTTAAGAATTTGCAAATGGGAATAAATATATTCGAAGCTGCAAGAAAAAATGATATTAAATACGTGTATACTCTGGGTAGCGTGTGTGGTTATCCAAAGTATTGCCAAGTTCCTTTTAAGGAGGATAACCTGTGGAATGGTTATCCTGAAGGGACTAATGCCCCGTATGGGCACGCAAAACGTACCCTTCTAATGCTTCAAAACACTTACCGAAAACAATACGGTATTAAAGGAACACACCTAATACCGGTGAACCTGTTTGGAACCCAAGACCATTTTGATCTAATCAATAGCCACGTAATTCCTGCATTAATTCGCAAGTTTCTTACTGCTGTAGATGAACCTGCTCCATCAGTAGAATTATGGGGTAGCGGGGAAGTCAGTAGGGAGTTTCTGTATGCTCCCGATTGTGCGGAAGCAATAGTTAAAACCGTTCTTATGAAGCTAGATTATCCAGAGCCCATTAATCTAGGGACAGGACGTGATATATCTATAAGGGAATTGGCAGAAACCATTGCCAAACTATGTGGATATAAAGGAGATATTGTCTTCAATACCAATATGCCAGATGGGCAACCTAAACGCAGATTAGATGTATCTAGGGCAAAAGAAGTTCTGGGTTGGGAAGCTAAAACTTCTCTGCTGGAAGGGTTAACCCATACAATCACGTGGTACGAAGATAATAGGCACTTGACAGAGGATTCAAATGACAAGAACAACCAAAAAAGCTCGTAAGACCACCAAGAAAACTAGCAAGAAAACTAGCAAGAAAACTAGCAAGAAAACTAGTAAGAAAACTGTAAAGAAAGCAAATGGCACCAAGGTAAGACGTGTTACTCCTGACAACACTATTAATGTTTCAGAAATAGCCTCTACATTGGGATATGATGAGTTGGCAAAACAGCTAACTGTCGAAAAACCAAAACCTGTAGTTACCGATGTTACCAGGAATGGCAAGAACGTTTATAAGCGGTATGACAATGCAAAGGTAGAGGAATCTTCGGATGAGTTTTTGCGTAAGTTTTCTGACATGAGTGAGACAGAGTTTGCTGCTTGGATTTTGGGTAGAGAAGCTGCTGAAAAGATCGTTCAGGCTGAGGAAACCTTAGCCAAGCTGACCAAAGAATATTGGCAGGCAAAACGTAGGCTTATTTGTGCCACTCAGGCGCTTAATGCAGCTTATGCTAAACTAGAGGAAAAAGGCACTTTAGTCACTTCTAGTGAATTGTCCAAGAGCGAAGCCCGAACTGTTGTAGCGAAAGCATTAGAGGAAGAACTCTGGAATAGGTAATGGGTAGGACCAAAATTTTATGCACAGGTAGTGGCGGGTTTATATTTTCTAATTTTGTTCGTCAAATATTAAAATTTAACCCACCATCTGTAAAAGCCAAATATGAAGTTGTTGGTGTGGATAAGTGTACTTTACCTAAAGTATTGAATACTATTTATACCAACAGAGGTCATAAGTTTCATATTGGTGATGTAACAGATAGACATTTTATGAATATTATATTTGAGCTAGAACGCCCAGATATAGTAATTCACGCTGCTGCCGAAACTTTTGTTGATAATGCAATTGAAGATGCTAACAAATTTGTTAAAACAAATGTAGAGGGAACACAAGTTATAATAGACATGTGTTTAAAATGGAATGTAAAAAGATGTGTGTACATCTCTACTGACGAAGTATATGGGCATCTGGTTAGTGAAGATTTATCGTCTTGGACGGAACATTCTATTCTTAATCCACGCAACCCATATTCTGCCACCAAGGCAGCTGGCGAGTTGCTAATAAGAGCTGCACATGAAACTCATGGATTGCCCTATAATATTACTCGATCTTGCAACAATTATGGTCCCAGACAACCAGTTCGTAATCTAATCCCTAAAATTATTGCCAACATTCATCATGAGAGACCGGTGCCTATTTTTGGCCAAGGTATGCAGATACGTGATTGGATCCATGTTCAGGACTGTTGTGCTGCAATAATTAAAATAATAGAAGATGCTCCACTTAATGAAATATATAACATATCTGCAAAACAGGAATATACGAATATAGAGGTATTTCATGAGATTTGCAATATATTGGGTCGAGGGCATGATCTATTAAAGTTTGTTGAAGACAGAAGGGGACATGATTTTCGATACTCAATAAACAACCAAAAAATGTTAGATTTAGGTTGGGAACCCAAATTCAAGTTTAAAGCTGGGTTAGAGCATACGGTCGATTGGTACATGAAAAACACTTGGTTTTTGAAGGATTAAACTGTGGGCAAGAAAGTATTTAAAAATGTGGAAGAGTTTTTGGAATCCGTATTGGCTTATCCACGCCGAGTAAAATTAAACGAAACTTCAAAATATGTTTCTTTTAAGGCAGATGACGGAGTTGTGTTTTCTATTAGCAAATCAGATTATGATAAAGGTATAAAAAAGGCAAATATTCCATATAGGGTTGGTGTTTTTGCTCAAGCTATGACCAGCAAAGCGGGGCAAGAGAAGTATTGTGAATCGTTGAACTATGGAAAGCCAGATTTTGAGGAATAAATATGGATAATTTAATTGATAAGATTGTACCATATTTACAAGCCAGGCTGTCAGATTCTGATGGGCAAGTTTTTGATATAGAAGATTTAAAGAAATTTATAAGAATATCTATAAGTATTAATGCGCCATATCCTGATAATGATTTAGATAATTACTTTAAAATTCATTTGGAAAGCATAGTTAGTTATGCTGCTGTTAAAGCTTTGGCTGCACATGCGTTGAAAGAAAAGGGTTGCGAGTTTAGAGATGTCACTGACACCACATTGCCACCTAAATTGAGTGAGTTTTTGTTACAGGCGTCTCAACAAGAGTTTGATAGTTGGATGCGTATAAAAGAATTAGAGGAAAGAAATGGGAGTTAAAACAGAAGTAGTATCTGAAAAACCAGAAGAAATTGAAGATGACATTTCGCAAGAACCAGTTTCCGCCTCAAACGAAGATGAGGGTGTGAATCAGGACAAATTAGCAGAACTGAAAGCCAAAATGGCTTCAAAAAAACAAGGAGACAAAGTGCCACCACGTATAGTAGAAAAAAAGAAAAAGAGTCTTAATTTGGGCATTATAGGAAGCGGACAAGGAGGTTCGCGCGTTGCTTCTGCCTTCTATTCGCTAGGTTATAACGCTATTGTTTTTAACACTGCGCCTCAAGATTTAGAAGCAATTGATATTCCTGAAGATAAAAAATATCTTTTGGAGTATGGCATCGGTGGTGCCGCTAAAGATATACAAATTGGACATGATGCCGCAGAAGCTCACCGAGATGGTATAAACGCTTTAATCCAAGAGGAGTTGGCTGACGCCCAGGTTTTTGTGCTGTGTTTTAGTTTGGGTGGGGGCTCGGGCGCAGGATCGTTTGAGACAATAGTTGAGATTTTGGCAGAAACTGGACGACCTATTGTGGTTATTACGGTTCTTCCCATGAGCACAGATGATGCTTTAACTAAAAACAATTCATTACAAACACTATCTAAACTAAGCCAAATAGCACAAAATAAGGGAATTAATAATATCATTGTTGTTGATAATGCTAAGCTGGAAACAATTTATAGTGATGTTGGTCATATGGATTTCTTTAAAGTAGGAAATCAGGCTATTGTTGAACCAATTGATGCTTTTAACCATCTTTCGTCTTTGGCGTCTCATGATAAGAGTATGGACCCAATGGAGTGGGCAAAGGTGCTTACTGATGGCGAAGGGTTTTGTGTGTATGGCGAAATGACTGTAGAAAACTATGAAGAAGAAACTGCCATTGCTGAGGCTGTATTGAACAACTTAGACAAGGGACTTTTGGCTAGTGGTTTTGATCTTGAGCAAACCAAATATGCTGGCGCGTTGGTCGTAGCCAATGAAAACGTGTGGAAGAAGATCCACCATGGTAGCGTAAATTATGCTATGAGTTTAATTAAAGAAACCTGCAGCAGTGCTGAAGGTGTTTATCGTGGAACCTATGAAGTAGATATGGACCGAGATGTGGTCAAGGTTTATTCTATCTTCTCAGGTCTGGGACTTCCTGATAGCCGTGTACAACAGCTTAAAAAGGAAGCCGAAGCTGAAATTGCTAAAGCAAAACAACAAGCTAAAACCCGTAATACTAAGTTAACTCTGGATACTGGGACAGATAAGGTTGTTTCAAAGGCAGATGAAGTACGTGCGAAAATTGCCAAACGTAGCTCCTCGTTTGGTAAGAACTTTGCCAGTGGCAAAGATTTTCGTAAAAAGTAATGCCAAAACTGATAATTGATAACAATAAACGGTGCCACCTTGATGACGAAAATGATGTTGATTTTCTCAGGGAGCTAGATACAGAATTATCGTTTAATGTTCAAGGGGCACAATATACTGCGGCTTTCAAACATGGGTGGATGGATCCGTTCGAGGGGAAGTTTGTCCGCTGGGATGGAACGCAAAGATTCCTGGAAGAAACGAATCTAAGTTTTCCTATTGGTTTGCGCCGCAGAGTAGAAGAGTTTTATGCTGGAAAAGCCAGGGATTTGGAAATATCAGATCTCCGTCCTCAGAAAACTATAAGCGATTGGGATCAATATCAGTATCCTGATGTTATTGCCCGGTTGCAAGAATGGGGGAAAATTCCGTACCCTCACCAGTTGGAAACATTAAACGTTGTTAAACAACATGATCATGGTATTATTCGTATTGGTACCGGAGGGGGTAAAACCATCTGCGCAGCACTAATTGTCGCTAATCGTTGTAAAAAGTCTATCATTTATGTGGTAGGAAAAGACTTATTATATCAGATTTATAAACTGTTTTGTGCACTGTTTGATCAAGATAAAACAGAAATTGGTATTGTTGGCGATGGACAATGCAAAATAGGTGATATAAACATTGTCAGCGTTTGGACAGCAGGTTGCGCTTTGGGTATGAAGAAGGGCAATGTCTTGTTTGAATCTGATGGAGACGAAGCTCCGGTAGAGCCAGCAAAATATGTTGCTATCCGTCAAATGATGAAGGATGCCAAGCTCCATCTTCTGGATGAGTGTCATGTTGCTGCTTGCCAAACTATTCAGGAGTTGTCCAGACATATAAACCCTGAGTTTCTTTATGGTATGTCTGCTTCCCCTTGGCGAGATGATGGGGCAGATCTTATGATAGAAAGCATTCTCGGAAATAGAATTATAGATATTTCCGCCAGCACGCTAATTAAACAAGGTCTTCTTGTTAAACCAATTATTAAATTCAAAAGAGTGCCGGGAACAAAAGTGGGAACAAATTACCAATCTATTTATAAAAACTATATAGTAGAAAACGATATAAGAAATAAAATGGTAACAGATTCCGCAGAAAACTTGGTCAAGAAGGGATATAAAACATTAGTTCTGTACAATAGTTTAAAACATGGAAAAATATTGGAAAAGCAAATTTCCCAACGAATACCTTGTAAGCTTTTGAGCGGGAAGGACCCTACTAGTGTAAGGGAATATGCCAGAGAGGATTTATTAAATAACAAGATAAATTGTATTATAGCATCAAGAATCTTTGATCTTGGGGTAGATATTCCTGAGTTGTCGGGATTAATTGTTGCCGGAAGTGGAAAAAGCTCAGTAAGAGCGTTGCAAAGGATCGGTCGAGTCATTCGTAGCAACCCAGGAAAGAAGGTAGCAGCCGTTATAGATTTTGTGGATGATGCCAAATATTTAAAGGATCATGCTCAATCTAGGAAACGAATCTATAGCAGCGAAGAAGAATTTGATATTCGATGGCCAACCAAATGACTATACCAACTGATGGGCTTTCTAAACATTGGCAAAAATTCTTTAAGCGGTTTGATGAAATTGATACCCTTAAAGTATCACAATGGAAAGAAGTTCATTTTCTAGCTTATATTTGTAAACGTTTTAAAGATACGTTTGGTAGAAACTTTTCTGTCACTATTCAAAATTGCCCATCAAAATCTCCAGATATTTATGCAATAAAAAGAATTATTGCTATGTTGGGAACCACCAACATGCGCACAGTAAAAGAATATATTGATTGGGTTTATGATAAAAAGATAGTGCCAAAAAGAACACGTATAAGAAAAGTTGGATATTTTCTTACATCCGGGTTTGGTAATGAGTTTTATTTTGATAGGAAACAGGCGCCTAAAATAAAAAGATCAACTGAACTTCCCGATGATTATAAACGTGTTGCTACCACCTTGGGTGTCTCAGCTTCTACTTATGGCGATTTGGCGTTTATTAAAATGGCAGCCGATCAATCCCAATCGAGCCCATATAACGTGTTGTTTGCTAATTTGGAGGCAATGGGGTTCGATCTTGATATATTAAAGGAGATTGCAGAATGAGTATTGATATTCCACAAAAAGATGATCAAATATTTATTAAATTGGTTGGAGCAGCTAGCGGTGATTATTGTTCGGTTATAGATTGGGGAGCAGACGGTTGGAATCAGAAATGGGCAATTTTAAATGTAAATGGCACAAAGTGTCAAATAAATATATCTCAAATAGCCCATTTTAACATTATTAAACGTGGTGATTCTAAACAATATACAATTAATAAATCTGCTAAACATGATAATCCCGCTTTAGCTAGAGCAACAAAACAGGCAATAGCTACAGTTACTAAAATGGAAAAGAGAGTCGAGCCCGATCCAGATCCTACACCAGAATTACAAGGAGTGACTGATCCGACTCTGCGTGCCTTGAAATTGGTGGATTTGCGTAAAACACAGCAGAAAATTAAGGCAGAGCAAATTAGGGATCATATGACCGATTCGGAATTAAAACCTGTGAAACATCATTATGAAATGCCCAGCTTTAAGAAACGTACCTGAAAATAAATTAACATTTGCTTTAAAACAAATAGATGAGAATTATGACGACGATTCCGTAATGGTTCGTCGTAAAGCCTGTCATAGATATTTCGATGCCAATATTCCCGTTAGATATTGGAATCTGGAAATGCATCGGGATTTTGAGGGCGATAATGGTATCCTGTCTTATTATAAAAACCTGATAACGGACATCCCGAAATTATATAACGAGGGATTAGCTATTATTTTAGCTGGGGGCTTTGGACGTGGCAAAACGATGGTTGCCACCAACTTGCTTAAACGCGCCTTAGAAAAAGGATATACCGGTCTGTACGTCGGTCTCAATGATGTTATTTCTGCAATTACATCTAATGAGAAATTTACAGCCAGACGGGAATTATTAGAAGCACATTTTCTAGTAATAGACGAATTTGATTCCCGGCACATGGCGCAAAGCGGAAATGCTCAAGATTTCTTCGGAAGAATTATAGAAGATATCCTAAGAATACGTTTAAATAACCAAATGCCGATCATTTTGTGTACTAACAATATTGATGTAGTTTCCGCATTTAGGGACAGTTTGCAGGAGAGTTTAGCCAGTTTGATGAACTATATGGATATTGTGCCGGTTTTGGGTTCAGATTATCGTCCAATAGAGAAACAGAAAAGGCTTAGTGGAGAGTAATTATGGATTGGGACTTATTAAGAGCCATTTCTCAACATCAAAAATTAGCATTAGATTTTTCTCTCCAATATGATGAGAGGATGTTTCTTGACAATAATGCCCAGCTTTTAGGTAGAGCATTTATTGATTATGTAAGAACATTCAAGAATCGTCCCACCAAACGTTCCATGTCTGAAGTCTATTCTTCAGATACCCAAATGTTGGGATTGATCGAAAATTTCTACAACAAACATAATACTCCCTATGATGAGGCAGATTATAGTTTTGATTTAGCTAGACTCAAACAACGATTTGGGGAAACCAAAATCAAAGAGGTCAAGGAATATCTCAATGCTGGCTCTTCTACAGATCTCACCAGTGCTATAAAGCATATTCAGAAACAGATTAACGAGGTTAAATCTGTTAGTTCTTCTAATCAAATATTTGCTCGTCAGACTCTAAAAGATCATATTCCCGACTTTAAGAGAGATTATGTAGCCAAGACAAAAGATAAGGATCTTGGTAGGGGGATATTAACTGGTTACTCTTTTCTTGATTATATAAATAATGGGTTTAGACCGTCAGATTTGGTGATTATTGCAGCCGAGACTGGTGCGGGGAAGTCTATGTTTATGAGCAATATGGCGATCCAAACTTGGATGCAGAAGAATCAAATTACCACTCCAACGGATCAATTGCAAAAAGGATATAACGTTACTTACTTCAGTTTGGAAATGCCATATAGGGATTGTTTTCGTAGAGTTTTAGCTAGGCTCGCTGATGTTCCAAATTATGGTATTCGAGACGCAACTCTAACCCAAGCCGAGGCAGAATCGGTAATAACTGCGTTTGATTTTATCCAACGTTACCCTCATGAGTTTGACATTGTAGATGTACCCAGAGGGTTTTCAGTAGAGCAGTTGGAGCTGAAATTCGAGGAAATAAAAGCTGATTATACTCCAGATATTATATTTATTGATTATATGGGTTTAATGGAGGATATGGATGAAGATTCGGAAGACTGGTTGGCATTGGGCAAATTAGCGGGGAAAATACATGAATTTGCCCGTGTATATGGAATACCGGTAGTAACAGCTGTACAATTGAATCGATTGGCTCCCAGCAAAAATCAAACCGAGGTTCAGACAATAGGATTGCATAGAATAGGGCGCTCTTCTTTAATGGCACAGCATGCGACAGTGGTTATTCAGATTGAATCCCGTCCAGATGAGGATACCCACGATGATTTCATTTATCATATAATTAAGAATCGTGATGGGGAATCACGCAAGAAACATACCATTTGGAAGAATTTTAGTCATTCTTCGATTACGGATAAACCATATAATTCTAAAGATAATGAGAATTGGTCAGAGGAGGATGACATTTCAGTGGATATGTCAGGAATATTAGGACTTTTTGCGGATGAAAACACCAAAACAGACAGTAGCCAAAGCGATCAGGGTTGAGCACGATCCAGACTCTGATGACTTATTTTTGGTTTTTGAGATTGTAGATGATGATTTCAAACGAAGAATCAAGCGAGATTGGACCGATGATATAGAATTAAAGTTGATAGGTAAAAATCTCGTATTGGAGGAATAATGCCATTTTATGATCATGAATGTGATTTTTGCGGGTATATTTGGGAGGATTTTTATTCCATGGTTGATGATCCGCCCACAACCTGTCCCAGCTGTAACACTACCGGAAAAGTAAAAAGGCTTATTTCCAACAATATAGCCGTGAGGGTAGCTTTACATGGTCAGGAATTAAAAGACAAAATTAATGAAGACAGAAAGAAAATGTCCAGAGAAGTAGCTAAAGATGAGAATCTGAGGGCTAATATTATGGGTGAGGATAAATATCATCAAGATCAGATTCGAAGCAAAGAATTGGATGATAATCTTAAACAATTATGAAAAGTCGTTTAATCGCAATATTAAAAATATTACTTGATATAGATGATATAGAAATTATCAAATGTGTTATCGAGTCTTTGATTGAAGAGCTTGGTGACAACGATAGTTCCATTGACAAAGGAGATTAATGAGTTCACCAGATCCGGCTGAAATTAATAAAATTGCTAATGAGTTTTTGAGATTAAAGAAATTAGTTGCTAAATACCCGAATGATATTAAAAAACTTAAGAAATATAGGCGGTTCCAAGATTATTGTATGAGAAAGATGGCATATCTAGTTAATGTTCGTGTTGGTAAATATAAGCAATTTTCTAATTATAATGATTTAAAGCAAGATGGTTTTGAAGCTTTATTGATGGCATTTGAGACCTATGATACAAAGAAGGGCAATTTTTGTTGGTGGGCAGATCGTTACATAAACACCAGGATTTATAGATCAGCGAATGCTCATTCTACTATTCGTTTTCCATTACGTAGAGCCAAAGAAACGCCCCCTCACAAAACCAACTCTATGCCAATATTGGTTGACCAAGAAAAAAACCCCAGCCAACAAGTCGAGGAATCCCAGAATTTAGACTTTATTATGGACATTATCAATGAACTTCCTGAAGCACAAAAACAGGTTATTTTAATGCGTCACGAGTTCGATGGTGGAAAGAATTGTTCTGTAACTAAAATGTCTTCTTGTCTTAAAATATCTAGGAACACATGTAAACAATTACTAGAAGAAGCTGAACAGTTTTTGAAAGATAAACTAACCCCTTACTACAGTGAAGTTCGAGGATAGATGTTTAAACAAGATATTTGTTATGAGATCTGGGGCGGGGAAAGCGGTAAGTATAGACTACGTGATAGTGATGGTACAGCCATTGATCAAAGTCCTGAAGATACTTGTGCCAGGGTAGCGAGGGCTTTGGCTGATGTAGAACCAGCAGATCAAGAAAAATGGTATAAGGAGTTTGTTAGAGTTTTAGGAACACGGTTTGCTGGCGGTGGAAGGATTATGGCCAATGCCGGGGCTGGCAAATATAAGAAAGAGACCTCATGTATAAACTGCGTTGTCATGCGTCAGCTGCCAGATTCGATGCTTGGGATAATGTCAGTTGCAACCGAAGCCGCTCTTACATTAAAAGCCGGCTGTGGTGTTGGTTATGATTTTTCTTCTATTCGACCTAAAGGTGCACATGTATTTGGGGCTGGTGCTGCCACTTCTGGAGTAATGTCCTTTATTGAAATATTTAATTCAGTATGTCAAACTGTTATGTCTGGAGGGGGACGTAGAGGCGCACAGATGGGTTGCCTTGACGCCCAACATCCAGATATAGAAGAATTTATTTTGTCCAAACGAAAAGATGGTGCCTTTCGTTATTTCAATTTTTCCGTTTTGATTACTGATGCGTTTATGCATGCTGTAGAAAATGGTGATGATTGGGACCTATGGTTTTGGAATAAATCAAACAAAACCAAAGATGAAGTTGATGTTAAAATAATTGAAAAGAACGATATACCATATAATCACCCGGAATCTCAGTATTTTAGTTTTGCTGAAGATCATGTGGAGTGTGTATATAGTAAGAGAACTCCAGATGTTGTTTTTGAGAAGAAGGTTTTTAGGACATTAAAAGCCAATGAATTATTTGAACTAATTACTAAATCTACTTATAATTTTAGTGATCCTGGTTTCATATTAATTGATAAGATGAACCGGGAAAATAACTTATATTTCTTGGAAACCATTAGATCAACAAATCCATGTGTAACTGGAGATACATTAATATCAACCAATGAAGGGCTGGTTCCGGCAAAAAACTTGGTAGGAAAAAAGATTACTGTTCCTGTTGATTTTAGAATGGAACGTGGGGTTAATGCTGAAACATCTTATTGGAAGAAGACTAGAGAAGATGCTCAAATTTTGAAATTACAGACAAAAGAGGGTTATTCTATTAAAGCTACTCCAGATCATCGCATTATGACCAATGATGGTTGGAAGGAATTGCAAAACTTAAGTCCTGGCGATAAAGTTCATATATACCAAGGCAATGGTGCTTTTGGTAGCAAGGGATCGTTTGGGGAAGGTGCGGTTTTTGGTTGGTTAGTTGGAGATGGGACTATTACGGGTCAAAAAGCTGTATTATCTTTTTGGGGAGAAGAAGAACATATATTGGCAAAATCGATGGCGAAGTATGCCAGCAAAATGGTTGCTAATGAGACTAGTGCTAAAGCCAACCGATCTTATGATGAGCTGTGTGCATATTCAGTAGAAGAGCGCAATGAAAGTCGTGTAGCTTCTGTAAGGCTGCGAAGGATTGTGGAACGTGAAGGTTTGGTTGAAAACAAACTTCAGGTACCACCATCTGTTTGGGCTGGCACAGAAGCAATGCAAAGAGGATTTTTGAGTGGGTTGTTTAGCGCAGATGGGACTGTGGGAAATAAAAACAGCGTTTCTGTTCGTTTATCATCCACATCTCCTGATTTATTGTCACAGGTTCAAGTTTTACTACAAGGTTTTGGTATTGCTAGTAAAATATATTTAAATAGAAATCCCGCAGGATATAGATCTTTGCCCGATGGGCATGGAGGACATAAAGAATATTTGTGCAAAGCGGGTCATGAGTTGATAATTTCCAAGTATAATCTTGTTAATTTTATGAACCGAATTGGTTTTTTGTTGCCTTATAAACAAAAAGCCCTGCTAAACAACATAGATAGTTTGAATGTGTTGGGTCCTCGTCCTGAGCATTTTACAGCTACAGTAGAAAGTGTGACTAAAGATGGAATTGAGGATGTATATGATTGTTCAGTACCTGGAGTAAATGCATTTATAGCGAATGGTTTAGTTATTCATAATTGTAGCGAACAGCCACTATCCCCCTTATCCAACTGTCTTTTAGGTTCCATGATGTTGCCGGTATATGTAAGGAACCCATTTACCTCTGATGCTTATTTTGATTGGGAAGGGTTTGCCAAAGATGTCCGTGTGGCTTCTCGTATGTTGGATAATGTTATTGAGATTAACAATCTACCTCTACCAGAATTAGAGGAAAACCTACGATATCAGCGCCGTCATGGTTTGGGTTTTACCGGATTAGGCTCAGTACTAAATATGTTGGGTATTAAGTACAATTCCTCAACTGGTGTTGCTTTTGGCGAAAAGATTTCTAAAACCATGGCACAACAAAGCCTGTTAGAATCTATTCATTTAGCTAGAGAAAAGGGTCCTGCACCATTTTCTGAACTAATAGAAAACCGGGCTAGGTTTTTAAATTCCGAGTATAATAAACGTTTATTGGAAACTTTTCAAGAAACACAAGCTATTATTGAACAGGTTATGGAATATGGTGTACGCTGGAGCCACGCTACATCTTTAGCTCCAACCGGCACAATGTCTCTTACTTGGGGTAACAATTGTTCTAACGGTTTAGAGCCGGTATTTATGAATTCGTATTTGCGAAACATAAGAATGCCAGGGAAAAAGACCAAAACTCAGATGGAAGTTTTCGATTATGCCTATTATGAATGGAGACAATTATTCGGAGACGATCCGCTACCTAATACCTGGGTAACAACGGATGATTTAACCATTGAAGACCATTTAAATATGCAGGCAGCAATTCAGAAATATGTTGATTCTGCCACCTCTAAAACAATAAATGTACCCACCGAATGTTCATATGAAGATTTTAAAAATGTATATATTGAAGGATGGAAACGAGGATTAAAGGGAGTAACGACTTATCGTTTTAATCCAAAGATTACATCAGGAGTATTGGTAAGGAAGGAAGATATTGCTAATACTAGTTATGTATTCGAGCTAGAGGATGGAGAAGAAATCACTCTACGAGGTGACGAAAAGGTAGAATATGATGGTGAAACTCATATTGCTGCTAATTTATACGAGGCGTTAAAAGAAGGTATTTACGGTAACATGTGATGGAAAAAATATCTAAAAAAATAGTTGATTGTAGAATTAGCAAAGAAATCCCTCGTAAAGAACATTATCGTAGTGTGCCGGAACGCCCCAAAACTTTACAATCTGAAACTAAGAAAATAAAATTAGATACCGGCGATGGGGTCAAAAACGCTTATATTACTGTTTCGTTTTATGCTGGCAGCAGAGACCCTTACGAAGTTTTTATAAATACTCCCATTGGTAATAATTTAAAAGATTTGCAAATATTGGAATTATCTGCGCGAATGACAAGTTTAGCGTTAAGACACGGGGTTCCGGTAAATCATATTGTAAATCAGTTAAATAAAATTGATGGACAATATATCTATTCAATTCCTGCAAATCTAGCTAAGGCATTGCAAAGTTATATTCCAAAAGAAAAACACGAAGAAGAATCTAATAATGAAATTATTTGTGAACCTGAAGAAATGTCAGACGAGGAACTGGATCGTTTAATTTTAGGGGAAGATTCGGTAGAGACCGGGGTAGCGGGAACTAGCTGTCCTAAATGTAAGAAAAACGCATATATAATGCAAGAGGGTTGTGGAAGGTGTTTAAGCTGTGGTTATAGTGGCTGTTCATGAAAGATACGTTATTTTCAGACCGAGAAGATGTATTCAAAGTTGTAGAAAAGGTTAGATTTTCTTGGTTAAGGTTTATTTTAGAGCAGAGCGGTTTAGATATTGAAGACTGTATGCCGGAGGACGAAGATCCGGAAAAGATGACTATTGCTCAAAAAGCAAAGTTAAGGCATATTTTAGATAAGAATAAGATTTTAATATTAGATGATCATGACGGAGGCATTCGGTTATATATAGATGAGGACTTAATTGCCGAGTGGAAAAAGCCCGTATGCGATCTTCGGCATGATAACAAACAACTAGATCCTAGAAAAAAGTATTATGTAGGAATTAATATTGACTATTGGTCAGTTTTTGATGAAGAAATGGAGAAGTAATGGAAGAAAAAGTTGAAGAAGCTGTTGTTGAAGAAACCATAGAATCTACGGAACCTGAGAAGGTTAGCCAGGAAGATTTAACATTAGTTAGCAATGCTAGAAATAAACTTACTCAAGCTAACTTGGAAGCTGAAAAAGCGGTAGCTATTAAACATATTGCAGAACTAGAATTAAAAAATGTAATTCTGGAACTCTTTAATAAATATAAGATCACTTATGGGGTAGATTCTGTAATGGAAGATGGCACCATAGTTAAACCTGGAGAGAAAGAATGAAAGACGAAGTCCTATCGAGATTAGCTAACATTGCAATAGTACAAACTAATGTGCTGCGAGTATTGGGTATAGTTCGTGGTGTAATCAGTAGAGAAAAACTACAAGCTTTACAAAACAGATCTCGTACTTTGGATGTAGAATTTGTTGATCTTTTCTTGGCAGCAAACGAAAATAAGCAAGACGATATTGATATTGCTGAAAAGGTCAAACAGGCTAAAGCTGCGTTGGCAGGACAAAAAAACCTTAAGACATCTGTCGAGGCTGTAGATGGAGGAGTAGTAGTTAATGCTCCCGAGGATGAGTCGGAATTGCCAGAACATGTCAAAAAGACAGCTAAAAAGAAGGCAAAAAAGACTACTCGCAAAGCCAAAGTAAATGCGAAAAATCAAGAAGAATAATTTTGGTCGTGACGAACTAATTACGTTAAAAGACGAAATATGGCTGCGTTACCAGAAAGTTGCTGGTAAATGCGTGGCTAATGTTTTTTCTGCGTGCGCTCAAGAAATAAAAAACCAAACACCCAATTTGTCTTTAAAAAACCTAGAAGAAATTGCTATTTCTAAATGTAAAGAAATGGATTGTTCTCCTACATTTTTAGGATATCGTGGTTTTCCTAGTGCCATATGTACATCTGTTAATGAACAGGTAGTTCATGGGATTGCTACAGATTATGTATTACAAGAAGGTGATTTGATTTCTGTAGATTTAGGCGCAACTTATAATGGTGCAATTGCTGATGCCGCTAGAACCTGGATTTATGGCGAACCCAAGGAAGACCGTCATGTAGTAATGTTAGAGGCGTGTAAGGAAGCATTGCAACGCGGTATTGATGCTGTTATAGTTGGTAATCAAATAGGTGCTATTGGACATCGTATTTATAAATATGTAGTAGGCGGTTCAGCGGGACATTTTGGATATTTTGGTTTAGTAACAGATTTTGGAGGGCATGGGCTGGATTGGAACCAACCACATGCGGATCCGTTTGTATCCAACCGATCAGAACCATGGGAAGGCGCTAGAATTGTTCCTGGTTTGGCTATTGCTATTGAACCAATGTTAACATTGTCGTTTAAACGTTCTGTAGAAGTGCCTACCAGAATTTTAGATGATAAATGGACTGTAGTTACGGATAGTTTAAGTTGCCATTTTGAAGATTCTGTTACTGTAATGGAAGACGGGGTGCATGTTGTCACAGGAGGAAACAGTGAAGATACAGTTTGATGAGGGGGGCTTTATTGAAATAAAAGCATCTTCTACCCCTAGCAAAGTAGATATTATACTTGCGGCAGTAGATTATGATAACCCATTAAAGAAAATTATTAATTCCGTCGAAATAGATGGCAAGGATTTTTTTAAACTAGTTAATTCGGTAAAACTTTCTGGGTAATACTGTCGAGGGTTGTGACTTGTATTCCTTATGATTTTCGGAGTTCAGAACTCTATTTTGCAAATAGGAGTGGTTATGAGAAAGTATATTTCGAAATTTGTGAGGCGGTTGAATCCCAGAAGTTTTAGTAATAACAGACAGAAGGCTTTGTACCGGCTGTTAACCGCCAAGGGTGATGGTTGGGTGCGTTTGAACGATTTCAGGGTCCCTTCAGCGGGTTCTAGAATTCGAGATTTGCGCAAGAATGATTTTGGCGCCTTTGATGTTCGCTGCCGTTCTGCTGCAGATTTGGGGCGGGAAGGCGGAACCCATACATTTTACTACAGGTTGGCACAGCGTAATTTGACGCTGGAGAAGATTCGTAATGTGTTTGAAATAGAAGTCTAGACGTAGCTTTATAAATACGTTTTCAAAGCCCGGGGCTTATAGCCCCGGGCTTTTTTGTGCCTGCAATCGTATCGGCATAATTCCGAATATATTTGAATCTCTATGCTTTTTTGCAGGCTTAAATGACACGTTATCCTGATAATGTAGATACAGGCGGGACTGGTGCATCAGCAACTCTGCCAGACGTAATTGACAACGTTTCCCCAGTTAGTGCAATAGTAGTAAATAGGCTACGTAATGCAATTCTGGCTATCGAGAACGAGCTGGGTATAAACCCTAGCGAACGTTTTGGTACAGTTAGAGACCGTTTAGATTGCTTGGAGTTTGGTCCTTGTGGTAGTGGCGGGGGCGGATCTTTATCTACTATCCTTCAAGATGGCGTCACGGTTATGAACAATGTAGAGGCTCTGAATATTATTGGAGCCAATGTTACGGATGCAGGCGACCACCAGGCAGATGTTAATTTTTCTACTTTTATGTTGCTGGACGGATCCAGAGCAGCTACCGCTAATTGGGACCTGGGCGGAAATCGTATTACTAACCTAGCTGACCCTATTAATCCCCAGGACGCAGTAACAATGGCATATGTAGATGCTTTGTTCTCAGATGGCTATGCACCCGTATTAGAAACATTAACAGTATCTGCTGATGGACAAACTGTATTTACCTTAAGTCAAGTACCAGAATTACCAGGCGCTGTAGCGTTTTTCGCAGAGGGTATTAAACAGGAATTTGGTGTAGATTATACAGTGTCTGGTGCGAATATACATTATACCGGCGCAGAACCACTGTTAACTACGGACACTATTGATGTTATTTATTATGTGTTAAGCTCTGGTTTTCCTGGTGGTGGAATACATCAGACATTAGCACAAACATTATTTTATGGAAATGTTACCGGCGGAGAAGATATCGTTGTCTCTGTCACTGACGCTATTACTAGCGAAAACCCCGCTGTTCCCGTATCTGTTATTGGTGACTTAAGTATAACTGGAAAATTAACTGTAGGTGGACTAATTGATCCAACCGGTCTTGTTCTTGATACACAGGGAAGCACTCCTGGGGGTGTACCTGCAGCTAATAAAGGAACCATTTGGTATCGCGCAAGTGATGAGCACATGGTTTACACTACAGATGCTGGTTTGGTGATTGATTTAACTACGGGAATAGTACCAACATTGGCAGAGGTTTTGGATGCTGGTAACACTACGGATGGTTATGATATTATCATGTCAAATGGTAGTATTATTACCGCAACTACCGGCACTGGTGCCACTGACGGTTCTGATGTAGATATATTAGCTGGTCCTGCTACCGGTACAGGGGCAGGTGGAGCAGTTAATATCAATGGTGGGTCAGCGGCAGCCGGAGCAGGTGGTAATGTAGTTATATATGGCGGAGATGGTGGTACTGAAGGCGACGTATTAGTTGGGGCGGCTGGGAATACAGTTTTTTCTGTTATTGGTGATGTTTTAGGAACTATTACTTTTGATAAGGATGTTGCTCCCATTATCAATCAAACAGCTCCAACTTCTGGTGCCGGGTCTGATTTTCGTATTGATGTTCAGGACGCAACAACTACGGGAACTGGCGGAGATTTTATAGTTAATGCCGGATCGGGAGCGGGAGTATCACAGGGCGGAGCGATTGATCTTAATGCTGGCGGAACAGGAACGGGTTCTGGCGGTATAGTTTCCATTACTGGCGGGGATGGAACAATTAATGGCGGAACAATAACCCTTGAATCTGGTGCAGCAGCAACCGGCGGGGATTTGGAGTTGTTTGCCGGAGATTCTGCGGCAGGTACAGGTGGCAACGTTATAGTAAAAACTCAGGGCAACACAATTGGCGATATACAGTTTTTGTTGGATGCCAACACTGTAGCAGAGTTTTTGGGAAGTGCGCTGGGTACTTTTAGGTTTGGTAGGGCAACCACTCCTGTAATTAATGTTGAACAAAATACATCAGGAGCTGGTGCTGCTTTTACTATCACTTCACAGAAAGGCGGAAGTGGTGGGGTTAACGATGGTGGTGGATTATTCTTAAATGGTGGTAATGCTAGTGATTTGGGTGGCGACGGTGGAGCTGTTGAGATTAGTGGTGGTACCGGAACTAATACTGGAATAATTGCACTTCATACAAATATTATAGAAATTGATGAAAATACTGTTGATATTCGTTCTGTAACCGATGGGTCTGTAAATGCAGATAGTGGTAGTTTTGCGATTCATTCAGGCAACATTACTGATGCAGGAAATAGTGGCTCGGTTATTTTCAATAGTGGATCTTCAGCAGGTGGAGATTCTGGCAATTTAGATTTATATACTGGCGGGGCGTCTACCTCAGGATCTATCCAGGCGTATACTGGAGATGGATATACAGATTCAGGTGATATTGACATATACACCGGAGACGGGTACACAAGCTCTGGTGACATTGATATAGTAACTGGGGATGCCACTTACGGAACTGCTGGGCATTTACATCTTACTGCTGGTGATAGTTTATCAGGAAATCAGTCGGATATCTATATTGCTAGCGGAAGGGTGTTAACGGGGACTGATCGTAATCTAGTGAATATTTATGGCGGAGATGGGTATTCTAATGGGTCTACGATTAATATTATTGCTGGAGCCGGGTATTGGGGTAGTGGTGGTACTCTTAATTTATATGGTGGATCCGGATCTACCAGTTCTGTACACGCTGATGATTTAGGACCTGGAGATGGAGGATCTGTTTTAGTTAGTGGAGGGGGTTGCATAAGTGGTACATGTGGTGATGCGAGCCTAGGTGGTGGCGTTACTGCACACGGAACTGGGGGCAATGTTTATATAAACGGTGGATTTACTCATGATGGACCATCAGCTGGAAGTGTTTATATTTCTGGTGGTGTAGATTATGGTGGAAATGATGATGGTTATGTAATATTTAGTATGGCTGACGAAGAAGTTGGCAGATTCGGGCGCGATCCGAGTGCATTAGTGTGTTCCTTACAGGTACCAATTAAACTGAAGGAAGTTGCCAATCCGGGAAGACCAGCGACAGGATATGCTTATTTGTATTTATCGTCAACTGATGGGCATTTATGGATAAATAAAGATGATGGCTCTGCTAGGGATTTGGAGACATAAATATGGGAACTTATTCAGAACGAGTTATTGGGTATGAGTTTGGACCTGTTGTTATTTCAACTATCACTACAGTTACTGTGGGAACGATTGATGGAACCGATTTGAGAGGAATAACACAGAATTATAGCGCAGACGTTGAAATTCATGCGGTCCGATATGGAGGTGCTACGGGTTATACAGGTACAGCTACCAACACCGCGTCTGCGGAGCGAGGCACTGGTGACGTTCTTTGTCATAATGGTACGGCTGTTCTACTTGGAAATGGTATAGCGAATGTATCGTTGGATGATAGTGGAACCGACATTTTAGTCAAATTGTCGACTAATCAGAATGGAGCCATGTCACACTTTGTCTGGCTTGTATTTCGGGTAGCGGGTGATGTAGCATGAGAATTACTGTTCTTTGCCCAACACATCGCGGTCCAACTGAGTTGCTTAGTGTGACCCGAATGTTTCGGAATCAGCGTCACCAGGATCGGCGATTGGTGTTTATTGAGAACGGACCTGCGCTGGGCGTCTCACGGTCGTTAGGAATTGTTGCGGATGCTGTGATGCAGTCCGATCATTCCAAAGTTTCGGCGCTCAACGTCGGGTTGGCGTGGCTCCGCACGCATGGAGGCGGGGCTTGGGCTTTATGGGATGATGACGACTACTATGGTCCTGAATATTTAACCGGAGTAGCTGTTGTTTTGCCAAAATATAATTTGATTGGTAAACGTTCCTTATATGTACGCCGTAATGATGGGCGGTTGTGGTTGATAGAACGTTCTGCCGGATGGCCACTTGGTCATAGCTTTGCTGGTTGGTCGGATTGTTGTGATTTTCGTGAGTGTAATAGGTGGGGAGAAGATGATTTCTTCGTACAAGATATGTTAGATCATGGTGCACAAATTGGCGACTCTGGCGCCACTTCATTTGTGTGGCAACGATCAGGTGATTTATCGAAACATATTTGGCCAGCTACGGATGACCAAATTGCCCAAATTTTAACACTTAAAAGCGCCAATAGTAAAATTATTGATTATGGAAATGCGAATCGCATATTGGTAGACTGTGTTGAGAAACAGTCAGGAAGAGTTGTAGAACTTCCTGATTTCGATCCGCTCAACGTACCTGGAATTCCCATCGAATTCCAAGAAAAAATTAAACAGTTGAGGGTTAATAATGGTTAGAACTAGAGAAGGATTTTTAGGCGGAATAACCATATTGGATGAGGATGGTTACGGATTGGTTACAGCTAGTAATGCCCGTATTACCAACGTTACCGACCCTGTTAATCCACAAGATGCTGCCACTAAAAACTATGTAGATGGTTATTTTGAAGCTCATAATGAATGGAGTGAAATTTTAGCTATTGGAAATATAACTGATGGAAATAATCCTACAATTAGTACTGGAGACAAGATTGTAGGAGAAACAGATCTTGAATTAGACTGTGCTGCTGATGGATATGTAATAGTTAATGCTGGTGGAACTGAAATTGTTCGTTTCGGTTTGGGAAGCTTGGCGATGCAGTTTGGGGATTCTGATAATGCAATTATTGGATTCCCCACTTCGGCTACTGATGGTGTTAGCCTTACTATTAGGGGACAGGGTGGGAACGCAAGTTTCGCAGATGGCGGAAATGTGTTTATCATGGGTGGTGATAGCGGTGGCGGTGGCGGTTCTGCTGGTGGAAATGTTAACATTTCATCTGGCGACGGCTCGGGGGGCTCCCCGGGTGACATTAATATTGAAACCCCAGCCGTGACAAGTTCTTGTGGCGGAAGTATTAATATAAACACCGCCAACTCTAGCGCTTGTGGTCCTGGTGGAATTTTTGTCACTGTTGGAAATACTTCTGCTGGTTATGGTGACAGCTACTCATATAGTCCTAATGTTGGCTCGATACCATCTCCAGTATCTTATAAACTTGTTTTAAGAACAGAAGACGGATCTGCTGTAGGCAGTTGCGGAGGTATTTTATTTAAAGTTGGTGATGCCAATTATACCCCAGCTCCATTGACTTTAATTGGTGGTGACTCATCTTCTGCTACAGGGACCAAGGGTGGAGATGTTATAGTTCGTTCGGGTAATAGTGACTTTGGTGAAGGTGGGGACCTTTTTATTATATCGGGATCATCTAGTGGTACCGGAGATGGTGGAGATATTTATATTCGTACCGGAGATGGTGGAGTAGGTGCCGGGGATGGCTATATTATCTTCGAAGCCACTTCGAGTAATGAAATTGCTCAATTTAATAATTTAAACGGAAATCCTACACTTCAATTTGGCAATCATGGAGCCGCACTAATTACACAAGATAGCATAGCAACTGCCGCTGAAGCGTTTACCATTAGAGCACAATCTTCCACTGGTTCAACTGGCGGTGATTTAGAATTATATTCTGGTGATTCTGCTTATGCCCAGTACCCAGGTGATGTTAACATTTACAGCGGTGTTGGTGGAGGACAAGTTTATTCTGGTAATATTAATCTTTCTACGGATTTGGGGTATACTTCGATCGGTGGTGGCGGCAATATTTCTATTACCACAAATCAAAGCAATGGTTTGAGGGGTGGATCTATTCTTTTGCAAACCGGTGACGCTTCTAGTGGTGGCCCAGGTACTATCACAATTGCAACCGGAAATGCGAATTCTGGCACTGGGAACCAACATATCAATATAACTGCCGGAAACCAAATCGCTTCATTTAGCGGCGCAGCGGGTAGCGTAAATCTTACTTCCGGAAATGGTACCGGAACATCTGATGCCGGAAGTGTAACACTTACAGCAGGAAATTGTGATACTGGGGCGCCAGGAACAATTCTTCTTGTTGCTGGAGATGCCGGCGGCGGAGTAGATGGTGGCGACGTTACTATTCGAAGTGGATCTGGCGGCAGCGGAGCAGGAGATGGTTATATTATTTTTGAAGCCAGTGTTAGCGGTGAAATTGCTCAATTCAACAATTTAAACGGAAATCCTACACTTCAGTTTGATAATCACGGATCTGCAGAAATTAATGGATCTCAAAATTTCTCAATCTATGGGTTAGATAGCGGAACCGTTGATACTTTAATGATGGGATTGAGCGGTGATAATCTTTTGGTTGGCGATGGCACAAGCGTTGATGATGTGAGGTTGCAATCAGCAACCGCGGTTGAAGCATGGGTTGCAGGATCCAGAGTGATCGAAATGAGTACCGGCAGTCTTTTCTTTGCATCAGCGGTTGCCGGACCGGTTATTCAACAAGAGCAGACAGGCAACGAAAATTGTGATGATTTGACATTACACGCTCAAAATGTCGTAGTAACAGCTGGTGGTCCATTTACTGCAGGAGATATGGTCGTTGCAGCCGGGCAGGTTTCATCAGATAGTGGCGCCGGCACCAGTAGTGGTGGTGATGTAATCTTACAACACGGAAAATACCAAGACACTGGTTTGCTTCAAGGCGCTAAATTAGGACAAGATGTAAATGGACAATATATAAGTGTAGGAGCCGCTTCGGTTTCATCAACCGGCATGGTGCGTGGACCGGAAGACTTCTCGATCTATGGATTAAACACTACTCCGGCTAATGCTAGATTAATAGCTTTTGATGATGACGATCTTAGAGTTGGTGATACTAATAATAGCAATTTGTATCTTTCAACTGGTCCCGCTGCGGGAGCCGACGGGTATGTTGTTTTAGAATCTGATGTTAATGAAATTGTTAGGTTTAGCAGTGATGGAACAGGGGATGCATTTATAGGGTTTGATGTTGGATTTACTAATGGTATTGGTTTAGCCATAGAGGCTCAAACTACCATGGCTGGAATTGGTGGCGAGCTTTATTTAGCCGCAGGTGATAGTAGCTCTGGATTCGATGGAAATGATGTAACTATAAAATCTGGCACAGCAGGTGCCGGGCCAGGTAGTGATGGATACATTATTGGAATGATTGGCGGCACAACTGAGTTTACAATAGGACCCAATTACTTTGCGCATAGCCCTAATGGATGTAATGTTTCTAGAACAGGTTATTGGCGTAACGGAGAAATATTAGACATTGCTGCACTTGTGAACGGAGGAGCGTTTGATGCCAATATTTTGTGGTGGTACAATGATACACTTTTACTTGGAGATGCTACTCGTTCTGACTCTTCTACTTTAGCATCTAATACTGCAGTAAATTTGCGTATTGGTAATGATGGTGTTTTTAGGGTTCGTAGTGGCTGGGTAGAAATTCACCCTAATGGAGCCGCCAGCTCTGGGCTTGGAACCATTGCCGGACCTGAAAATTTTGACATTTATGGGTTAAATACTGTTCCTGCTGACGCAAGACTAATAGGGCTGGATGGTAACGATCTTCGTGTTGGTGACGCTAATAATAGCAATTTGTATCTGTCAACCGGACAAGCCGTACCATCTGGGGTTGATGGATATATTATATTCGAACGTGGCTCCGGAAATGAAATATTTAGAGTAGATGAAGATGGTTATAATAATATAGATCGTATTTTCTTCTATGGTGATCGTGATTATGATACCATGATTACTAGAGATATTCCAGGAGCTACCACTAGTAACTTATCTAGAGATTTAATCATACAAGGACAAACTGGATATTATCCAAATAGATCTGGAAATCTTATCTTGTCCAGCGGTGACTTGACTTCCTACGGTAGTGGAAGTCTGTATGGCGCCATTGAGTTTCATATTGGAGGATATGAGTCCGATACCACCTTTAAGATGAATGATGATGGTAGAATTGAGTGGGGCGCTGATAGTTTGATGGGGCTTGTGGCTACTAGTACTACAGGCGCCGGTGCGACTATGGAAATATACGCTCAAGAATCTTCCGCCAATAACGGTGGAGATGTAGATATCCGAGGCGGAGAGGCTTCTGGTGTGACGGGCGATGGTGGTGATGTTGATATCACTGGAGGAGCATGTCCTAGCAATACCGGCGGAAATGTTAATATATATTCTGGTGATGGTGACGCAAGCGGTGTGGTCAATATAGGCTATAGCGGATCCTTTGATATCGTTACTTTTGGGGTACAGACACTTGTTGAACCAACGACTGCATACTACATTTCTCGCTCTAGAGTAGCATCTTCTGATGAATACGCCCTGAAAGCTTTTTCTCCTAATTCGGTATTAACTACACTTGCCCCAAATGGTACCGCTGATGGCTATACCCAACAGGTTATCTTTGAAGTAGGAACAACAACTACTTGGAATGGCGATCAGGAAACCTGTTTGGCCGTTGCTATACCTACAAATTATTATGGGAAAATAACTGTGGATGTTACCGCAGAAGACCAGGCTGATCCCCAGAACGCTTATGGCTATGCTAATTCGTTCTTGATCAGTAATGATGCAGGTGTAGTTACCATCAGAGATAGTAGCCTGGCTCCTACTGAACAAGATCCTCAGGCTACCGGTGTGTCAGCGACAGTAGATGCAAATGGTGATGATGTTAGGGTTAGAGTAACAGGTAATGTTGGAGAAAATTGGACCTGGACAGCTATGATGCATGGAATTGTATGTGAGCGTAGTGTATGAAAAAGTTAGTACATAATATTCTGCACCCAACAAATATCCCAAATTGCAAATTATGGTGGGAAGGAGATTTTACCCCTAACGCGGGTAACGTTATAGATGCTGATGGTGATGATTATGTTTATTCTTCTATTCCCAATCGCGGAGAACTTGGAGGAGACTTTAGTTCTGCCACTTATAAACCATTAGTTTCTCACCTAGAGAGCGGAGGTTTTCCTAGAAGAGTACCATATTTTACAGACGGTTATCAAATAAGCTCTTTGGCTCCAAGTAGCTGGAAGTTTTTGCATAAGGAATTTACTCTTGTGTTTGTAGTTTTTTGTGCCGATACAGGTACAATATTTAGTACTTTTAGTGATCCTAGTGATTCAGGAATAGATATAGTTTTGTGGAAAGAAGCGGATGGTGGAGATATAACATTGTATGTTGGTGATGGTTCTGGTGGCGTGGCTATAAATGATAGCGCCCATGGTTTAACGGATAATATATTACATGTGTGTTCAATTAGATTAGCACAAACCGGTTATGATGTTAGGATTGATCAAGAAACAAAATTAGAAGATGTTCCAGCTTGGCCGTTAACTGTGGATGATCCCCCAGATACCTTAAACATTGCATGCCGAAGCGGAGTTACTAATCAATTTACGGGTAATCTAATCGCTGCTGTTGCATATGATGGCTATCTGGCTTTAGAGCAATTGGAACAAATAGAATATCACTTTATCTCTAAATATGGAGATCAAAGCGTTCATGTGGCTCAAAAACCTACTTTTTATTTTAATATTGATATGACACCCTATGGTTATCATATAGACGTTGAAAATCCGGATTCGGGGTTGTATGCGAATAGATTGGCGGATTTTTCTGGGAATGCTCATGATGCTTTCCAAAATACCAAAAATAAACAGGGAAAAATAGATTAGCTAATATTTCGACATCACAATAAAGGAGAAATATGAGCGGTTTTGGTCCATCAAGTGTAGCTACTATTCAAGCCGATATTACCGCAATTGAAACCGATCTTGCGTCAATTGAAGATCGTGCTGTCACTATTCCCGCTGGTACTACTTCAGTAGCAGAGCGGTTTATTACGCCATTAACGGCACATGTAGCTTCTCAAGCTTTACCTGTAGCTGGGGCTTTTACAAATCAAGCTTTGGCAGCCATACCTGATGGAGCGAAGCGAATCATATTTTGGGTTGCATTTACCCGAGGCTCTGCCACAAGTTCGGCTAGATTTAGAGTAGAATTTAGCCCTGATGATGCCAACGGGTATAGAACTTCTGTTATCAATGATTCTAGTTTTTATTCTTCTGGGCAGGAAGGTAATGTTGAGTTTTATACAGAAACTGTTGAAGGTCCGGTGCCTGATGCGGCTGCAGCTACGAGGTATATATTAGCTTTTGATATACCATCTGGATCCAGTTCGTTTAGGCTTTTAGCGGCAGAAATGGGAGATGTGGGAAACCCGGGAACAATAGCTATAGATTATGTGGCAGAAGGATAAAAAATGGTTCTTGGTTCATTTGCTAAAAGAACATTATTAAACCCTGGTAGTGTAACTAGAGTTTCTGCTGGTACTAAATTAACTTATGCGTCTAATGTGCCGATTCCGACATTATGGGTTGAGTTTGATTATGGGACCTCGATTGACTCTGCTTCTGAGCCGTGGGTGTATTCGTCGGTAACGAACCGGGGCACGTTGGGCGGAACATTTTCGTCTGCCGGAGCTGCGAGGCTTCAGGTCGCGCACATCGAGAGTGGTAGCTTTGCGCGTCAGGTTGCGCGGGGAGACGGAAGCGCGACGTATGCGGACTGGAGTGCTGCCCTAGCGGACCAGAAGTTCCTGCACGGCGATAAGGTAATGATCGACCTCACCTTGCGAGTGAACAGCTTTACCGCTGGCGACACGGTGATCGATTCCTGCGCTTGGGGCGGAGGAAACACCGGGATCCTTGTCTACGTGTCGGCCGTTGGGCAGCTGACAATCGTGCTCAATAATGGCACGGGCACGACGTGCGTTGCCTACACAACCGGTAGTAACAATATCGTAGCTGGTACGGTTCACACCGTGACCTTGATCCACGATTCGACCCGTTCGCCGCAGACCGAAGTTCTAGTCGACGGAGTGCAGGTCAACACCCATGCCATGACGGGTACGCCGTCTACCGGTAATGCGACCTATTCGTTGCGCTTGGGACACCGCAATTCGGGCGGCACCGCGTTTGATGGTCAAATCCTTGCGCTCGTTGCTCGTGTTGGCACGTATGTAGCGGCAGAGGGTGCGCTAGTGCGTGGCTACCTCTCCGCGAAGTACCAGCAGCAGAACGCTCAGTCTCTCCAAGTGCCGACATTCTATTTTAATCTTTCTGTTTATGACGATTATACGATTGACACTGGCAATGCGGAGCCGGGAGACCAAGTAAATCGAATTATAGATCTTAGTGGAAATATTCATACTGCGATCCAGAACACCGACGCCAAGCAAGGCACCCTCGGCACCGACAGCGACGGTAACACCGAGATCGCGGTGGACGGAACGGCGGACTACTACGGGGTTGCGGCTGGTGGCGGTTGGCCGTCGGGAACAAGCCACACGATCTGGGCCGAACTTGACAGCGACAACCCGACTGTCCCAACAGAGTTTTTGTTCGATTTCCAAACCGGGCGACTTGCGCTTGGGACGCGGATGGGCGGGACCGGAAAGGCAGGAATATACATATCCGGATATACCGGAGTCGCTGACAACATCGCTGGTGAACAGTCACTAGAGTGGCACCTCGACGACACCGCTAACACGGTAAGCATGTACCGGACCGGGCAATACTTGGGAGAGGGCGCGTACATTGGATCAATTGCTATGGGCGGGACCGTCACCCTGGGCATTCACCACAACGGTAGCTCAGCCCCATGGGACGGGGCATTCCAAGAACTCTGGGCCCGCGATTCCCTCCAGTCCACTACCGAAATCTTCGAGTCCCGCGCCGCACGAGCCGCACGCTACCCGACGCGGTGGGCGGACACGCTGCCGCTGGTTGTACCGGTGGGCCCCGAAGGTTGCTGGTTCGATACGAGTGACGCGGCGAATTTCGTGCTGGATGGGACCGACATCATCGTCGCCAAGGACTGCAGCCGGCTGATTGACGATCCGGTCAGCAATGGGGACTTTGAGACGGGCAGTCCGCCGAGCGATTGGACTGCTATTAGCGGTGATACCCTGTCGGCACAGGCAGGCGCGCGAACCGGCGGCAGTGGTTCACAGATCCTTCGCGGTAGGATCGAGATAGGAGACACGCTTGGATATGCCGTGCAGTCCTGCCTCACGGTTGGACAGCGATCCATGTTCGACATTTGGATGCGCGGTGACGGTACCAACGGCTACCCGAGGGTAACGGACAGTGGCGGGGTGAATGTCTGGACCGGGACCACATCCAACACGTGGCAGCACGCAATAGCTGTCGTGAACTCGAACCACGCCGATCTAACGCTGCAGACACGTGGTGACAACGCGACCCAGGACTACGCCGAATTTGACGACCTGATCGTCACCCCCGGCAACCACGCCTACCAGCCCACCGCCGCGAACCGGCCGACGTATGACGTGGCGAACGGGTGTATGAACTTCGTGGCGGCGAACTCGGAGTGGGCGGACACGGGGATCGTACCGGGCGTGGCTGGGTCGGTTGACTTGTGGGTCAAGCAGACTGCCGGCACCTACGCATGGGGAGCGTACAACGCTGGCGCGAACAAACTCTGGCTCCAGAACAGCGGCGGAAATTGGCTCCTCGCGCTGGGGACGGATACGCTGCCGAGCGGGGTTGCAGTGTCCGGTGCGTGGCAACACGTAACGTGCACGTGGGGTGCCGGAGCATATTCGATCACCGTCGATGGCACGCGAGTGACCGGGACATACACCAGCGGGCTACCAACGATCGCAATCTTCCTCGCGTGCCGTAACTTGATCGGCGTAGCAAACACGTTCAGCGATGTCCAAATCAGCGGCTACCAGCATCGCCCCTACGCCATGACTGCCGATCAAATTGCGTACCTCCACACCCTCGGGCGCAACCCATGACGCGCATTTTAACCTCAAAGAATTTATTTAGTGTAACCGGTTCCGACAAAATCGGATGGAGCCCCGCCTCAATCGCAGATTGTCAACTGTGGTGGGAATGTGATTTTTCAGATAAAAGAGGAAGATCTATTACACCCGGACCGCCAGATGTATATGATTCAATTCCAAATTTAGGCAGATTTCTGGGTACGTTTGATGCCGCCGCAGCTGCGCGCCCTACCGTTGCCTATATAACCTCAAATGATGTAATTAGACAAGTTGCCCTCTTTGACGCTACCAATGATAGATTGCAAAGTAGCTTGGCTGCCACTAATTGGAAAAATTTGCACTCAGGTAACTTTACCATATTTGCCGTATATAGACCTACGACTGATTCTGCTGGATATATTTTCGCTACCCAGGAAAATAACGCCAATAATACCGGAGTAGCTATATATTTCAATACCGAGGCTAATGGTGGAGGGTTTACCGTAAGTAATGGAACCGGCGTTTATGTCATTAATCAAAGCTCTGGCGTTGATACAGTAACCGTTGGTGAAGTGTGTATCCAGGAAGTATACGTAGAACAAGGAGCTATTACCGAATATGAAATTGTTATCAATGGTATAGCTAATGTTGGAGGACCATTAATAGGCGATCCGTCTAGTGGAGATCCCACAAATACCGCAGCAATTGGGGCTGGAAGTAATGCTTCTACAGATCCTTTCGGTGGTCAAATAATGGCGATTATTGGATACGATCGATCACTTACAGATTTAGAAAGAGCGGTGATTAGGGATTATTTAGCAAGTAAGTATCAAGAGAATGGAGTTTCGGTAGAACAGAATCCTACGTTTTATTTCGATTTTAGTACAAAAAGAAGTTACCATATAGACACAGGAAATGCTCAAGCTGGGGAACAGGCGGATATTTTATATGATTTAAGTGGAAATGCTCATCAGGGTATTCAAAATACAAATAATAAGCAGGGTACTATGGGTTTTGATGATGATAATAATAGGGAAGTGGAAGTTGATGGGACGGCTGATTGTTATGCATTGAGCGCCGCCGCGGGTTGGCCGGCTGGAACGAGCCACTCGTTTTGGTGTGAATACGATCCTGACGGCTCCACCGGCGCAAATCAGTATTTCGTGGACTTCGCCACCGGGCGCCTAATCTTTGCGCACCTTGGCGTGACCGGAAAATTGGGTGTGTACGATGGGTCATGGAGAGGATTGGGATCTGCGATTACCGGTGAGCAGTCAGTGGAATTTCACTGCAACGACACAGCCAACACGATCGAGGCTTACCGAACCGGCACCCTAGTTGGACAGGCTACTTACGGCGCATCCGTGGCGATGGGCGGAACCACTGCGCTGTTATCGCACAATGGGCAAGCGGCTGGGTTTATTGATGGTTCCATCCAAGAACTCTGGGGCCGCGATTCCCTCATGTCGACCACCGAAATCTTCGAGTCCCGCGCCGCCCGTGCAGCAAAGTATCCTACTCGGTGGGCTGATACTTTACCATTAGTTGTACCAGTGGGACCGGAAGGATGTTGGTTCGATACTAGTTCAGCTGATAATTTTGTATTGGATGGCACGGACATCATCGTCGCCAAGGACTGCAGCCGGCAGATTGACGATCCGCTGGTGGACGGTGACATGGAAGCGGTGGGGACCGCTAACTGGGCGTCACTGTCCGGCGCCACGATCACGAAACAGGGCGGCGCATATCAGGGCGCACAATGCCTGCGTGCCGCTCTCGCCGTCGCTGACACGTTCGGGGCCGCCCGTCAGGTGGCGTTGACGGTCGGCGAGCGGTATTTGGTCGAAGGTGTTGCTCAGGGTGACGGCACCAACGGTTTCCCGCGTCTATATTTTGGCGGTTCTCAGAACCTGTGGAACGGCACAACGGCCAACGCTTGGCAGGAGTGCGTAGCGGTCGAAACGGCTGGGTTCACTCAACTGGACTTGGGCGTCGGTGGTGTCAATGGCACGGCTGACTATGCTGAGTGGGATGCAGTCACCATCACCCCCGGAAACCACGGCTACCAGGCTACGAGCGCGAACCGGCCGACGTATGACGTAGCCAACAAATGCATGACATTCACGGCGGCGAACAGTGAACTTCTAGACTGGGTGGTCCCGAACGCAAGCGCGGGAACATTGTTGGGGTGGGTTAAGTTCGGGGGTGTGCAACAAACACTGGCTGGATCATGGGATACCAGCGACTATTGCTTGCTCGAATTGGACGGCGCACAAAAGGTTCGGGCATATGTCGGAACACACGTTATCGTTAGTACAAACACACTGTCTACTGGTGTGTGGCACCTTCTGGCTATAACGTGGGACGGATCATCTGAAACGTTATACATTGACAACTTGCCCCCGCAGTCTAAATCAGACGGGGACTCTGCCAGCACCCGTGCCTTGACCGTTGGGGCGCGTGATTTCAACGGTGCGATCGATTGGTATTTGAACGGATCGATCAGCGACGTACAGCTTCGTCCCTACGCAATCACGGCGGCTGAGTACGCCTACCTCTACGGCATCGGGCGCAACCCATGACCCGTCTCGCCGCGGTCGCCCCGTTCGTTGCGGAGCCGACCAACAAAGGTTATCGCAAAACATGAAAGAGGAAATGGAGAAACTGCTGATACGAATTATACTTCTTATTACCGCTTGCACCCCGCCAATACAACAACCAAATCCCGAACAATCGGCAGCAGTCCTGCTACGTCTTAATCACCCATATTGTGGCGCCGTGGCGGTTAGTCCACACCACCTCGTAACCACCGAACATTGTATGATGGGAGCTACTATAGTAGAATACCTGGATCAAGATGGTTGGCGATTCTGGAACCCACATTCGGCAACATTAATACGTACCGATAAACCACGAGACCTAGCCCTGCTCGAAACCGAATACCCGCTTACTTCATGGAGTAAACCTCGCACCGAAGAATTAGTTGCGGGTGAACCGGTATGCACCAGTGCTCGATTTACTTGGATCTGCGGCAAGGTAATACATCCACTCACGCTTGCATGTGTGGATCGTGGAAATGGTAAACTATGTTCGAAAAAATCCATCGAAGCCCAAGAATGGTTGACTGAAACAGATTTGCCCACTTGGGTTGGATTGAGCGGATCGGGTGTGTGGGATGCACAAGGTAGAATTGTGGGAATTACAGTTGCAGCCACAAACAATAGAGGATTGCACGTCCGACCCCGGGCAATACTGTTTTTTTTAACAATACCCACAAAAGGAAGACCGCTTCCCCTCATTTTAGGTGAGGGACAGTCACAGCAATAGGCATATTTGACTATATTCCATAGGAGATAGATATGGCAGCTGGTGGTATTAATAAAATTACTCAAGGCATAGATCATAATACTTTCAAACGGGTAAATGTAAACTATGACTCTTTTGATACACTGTCTGATGTGGTTTTTAAATATCGTCATAGAAATCTAAGTTTTTCTATGGTATTTGAGGGCACAGGAACAATTCAATACTCTTTCAATGGTAATACCGTACATGGCGATATGCAGTCCGGAACAGCTACAGCCTCCATATTCTTTGATAATAGAAATGTCTCCGGGATATGGTTTAGACGTAGCGCTGGCGATGGCGGCAATGTTAGAGTAGAAGGTTGGGCTAATCCCTAATATGTTATGGGAAGACCTTGAAGCTGTTGTTCCTGCCGTCATGTCCATTCCAGAACGTGCCGATTCTGTAAAAGAACTATTATCCCAACTAGGTAAACAATGCCATGGAATAGTCACACATATTATTCCACAATGGCATAATGGACCCAATAGTCGAGATGCTTTTGAATCCTTAGAGAGGGGTTTACAAAGTATACATAAACCTTGGATTTTATATTTTGAAGATGATGCAGAATTGGCGCCAGATTTTGGGGAAAAAGCTCTTCCAATAATTGAATCTATAGATAAGCAATGTGGAGTAATTTCCTTTTTTTCCTGTTGGAACCAGGATGTTCGTATGCATAAAGAGGGGGTATGTTTATATGAGCCTTTTCATGAGCCATTTACTTTTTCTCAAGGGGTGGCAATTCGTTTAGAGATAGCAAAACGTTGGCGAGAACAAATGTTACCTTGGTGGGATAATGCTAAAATGCCTTACCATCATGAGGCACAGGATCAGTTGCTAGGCGAATGCTGTTATGAAATGGGATATAAAATATTAACTTGTTTGCCCAATTTGGTCGAGCATAGATTTACACCTTCTGCATATGGTCATGATCATAATGTTCGATCCAAGACTTTTGGGGTTGTTTTGAAAGAAAAATATCAAAAAGCCCCCAAAAAGATTCTTTGGAAATAATTTGACATTTGAAACATCTCGTTATATGATAAGTAATGTTATTGGAAGCAGTACGTTTAGCCGCCACCGATTGTCATACCAATAAGAATTTCTTCATTGGTTGCATAGCTTTACGTAGAGATGGAGTATATGTTCGTTCTAAAAATTCCCGAGTAAAAGATCCAAATCTTAACGGACATGCCGAAGCAAAAGCCCTTAAGAAAGCCGGAAGAGGATCTATATTATGGGTAGCTAGGGTCCTGAAAGATGGAAAAACCTGGGCTATAGCGAAACCCTGCAAAAAATGTCAAGCCTTGATTAAAAACAAGGGTGTAAAAAGAGTCTATTATACCATAGGTCCTGGTGAATATGGTATATGGGATCCGGCATAACAACACATATTGATATGGATTATAAGCAATTATCTAAAGCAACTCACAATTTTCAAAAACTTGCCCTGCAGTCTTCGCAATTCAATAACTCAACTATCGCTGATGCGTTGGTATCAGCAAAACTGGTAAAATATGCGGATGACTCTATGCAAGAGCCTACACTGGTTAACCCATATTATAATCTATTAATGGGGATTAATAAGCAATTTATTAAAATGGTTGAGCAATATAACCGTTTGGTTAAACAACCTTATTCTAAAGCCGTAGAAAGACAAATAAACCAATTAGAGGCGAAAATTAAATCTATGCTTGGGGATTATGGTGTAGCTGTAATTGCAACATCAAAAGGAAATGTACAAGTAGAGATAGGAAACATTCGTTATATTTCTAGGAATCCAAAATTAAACCTGGCATTTTCCGGGTTATCCAAGAAGATTCAATCTATAGTATCGCAGTATATAAGATCTCAAAATTTTGCGGTAAATTCCAAGGCTGTATTAAATCTGATGCCACGGTTTAGTTTAGATTGGTAGGACAGCACCATTTATTGGTGGCTAAATTTTTATTATTTTCGTCAGGAATCATATTACAATTATCCTGGGGCGGATCATATATTCTTGAGCAAACCATTGCTACTCCTTTATCACAGGAGAAGGCGATAGTAGTTTTACAACCGCCCCCACATTTGCCCACGGGACCGAAGCGGAAGTTTCCGTTATCTGCTGGGAAATCTGCGCCACACATTTGGTGTCCGGAGCATTCTCCACAGGATATTAATTCTGTTGGGTTTTCAGACCGAGGATCCTGATAAAAACCACATTCAGCTCTTACTTGAGTTTCGCAATACATTTCTTCAAACGTACCACTTTGGTTCATTGTTAGCCAGAAAAGAATTAGTAGAATATTTTCCATGACCTAGTTATAACCTAAAAGAAAACTCCTGTCAACTAGAATATTTCAGCATGCCTATTATGAGCAAGGCAACCAGATTTTTAAACATATTGTCCTACAAATCTTCCGTAGATATTAAAGTAAAATTCAAAAACGAATCTACATTAATGAAAATTCTGTCGTATTTATTATTCTTCAACCGACAGTTCATGACAAAATATATAACTACAATTTCTGATACAATTTATTTTCCCACAAGTGAAATGTTTGAATCCGATGATCACAGTAGTATTTCAATTGTAGCGCATGAATACGTACATATAATGGATTCTCATCAAGATAAATTATTTAAGGTCAAGTATTTATTGCCACAAATTTTGGCGCCATTAATGTTATTGTGGGCATTTTTATCATGGTGGGTAGCGATTCCATTATTTGTATTATTTTTGTTACCATTGCCGGCATATTGGCGAAAAGAGTATGAAGTGCGTGGTTATAAGATGTCTTTATTTGTGGAGGGGGAATGGTCTAAGAATTGGGCAAAAGAAGATCGGGTCAGATATTTAACAGCTTTAGCCGATCATTATAATTCACAATTTACGAGTAGTGCGTATTATTTTATGTGGCCATTTGGAGTAAGTAAGCAATTGAATCAGATGGTAGAAAATATTGTTTCTGATGATATATTAGGAGATAGGACTTTATACGAACAAGTACGAAGTGCTTTAGAAGAATCTGAAGAGTAAGGCTCAGAATGAAAAGATATGATATTGGCATTATTGGTGCTGGGATCTCAGGCGCTTTTGCTGCCCTTAGAGCAGCTGAACAGTTTCCAAGTTCAAAAACCATAATATTTGATTTAGGCAGACCACCAGGAAAACGGCGAAGACAACTGGAAGGATGGTTGGGTTGTTTTCCAACCGGAGATGGTAAAATTAGACCAAATGATACCGAATATATAAAAGAAATTACTGATGGTCGTAAAGTGCGTCATGCCAATAATTGGGTTACAAACCATCTTAAAGAAGCAGGTCCCTTTAAACCAATTAAAGATAGACACTTACCTGCTTCAAAACAAAAGCAAATAATAGAGGCTGGATTTAAGGTAGTACAAAATGATTATGTGCAATGGTTTCCCAAAAGTGTCCATAAATTATCTAGAATCATTTCTGATAAATTAGAAGAAGTTGGAAATATCGAATTTAGTTTTGATAATGAAGTTTATGTTATTTTTAAACAAAAACGTCATTTTGTGGTAAACACATCAGATGGGGATTTTTGGTGTAAGAAGATTCTTTTATGTGTGGGCAGAAGTGGTTGGCGTTGGGCAACCAAATTATATAAAGATTTAGGATTAAATGTTAATGATGATGTGGCAAAATTTGGGATACGAGTAGAAATGCCAGCCCAATATTTAAAAGAATATAATCGATCACATTGTTCATTAGTTAGACCAGATTTAACTGTGGGACCGTTTTGTTGGAATGGCACTATTATTCCGGAAGATCATGCTGATTTAGCCATCAGTGCTTTTCGGTCCAATGAAAACCGTTGGAAAACCGATAAAACATCTTTTAAAATAATTGGAAACCGAGTCTTTAAAAACGAAGGGGTGGCACAAACGGATAGGTTAGGGAAATTAGCCTTTTTGCAATTTAATGATCGTATTGGTCGAGAAAGAGTTAAAAACGTTGTTAAAAATAAAAGTATGTTATCTTTGCTCCCCGAATATGAGTGGTTAATAGAAAGTCTTAAAGAATTAGATTCTATTATTCCAAATTTAATTGAACGGGGATATTTTCATGCTCCTACGATTAGTCCAATGGCGGCGCCAATTCGTATAGGATCAAATTTTGAAACGGAATTGGATGGGTTTTTTGTGGCAGGAGAAAGCGCAGGATTGCCGGGAATTTTATCTGCTGCCGTTTCTGGCTCTATTGCGCTGGATGGGGCATTGACATGATACAAGAAAAGTTTTGTGCTGAGGAAGAATATAGTGAAGGAGAACATGCCGAACCGCTATCCCAAACACTTAGAATAGATACAGAATTATTTAAAGAAGAAGACGATATTGCTCAGAATGTCATTAGTGTAAAACGTGTTGATCTCCCTAAAGGTGGAGAAGATTGGGAAATAATAGATAACAACTTAGCTGTTCTTACTTTAAAAGGTATGCGATTTTCTAAGAAAGAAAAATTGTTCTTGCGTACTCCTAAAGGTTTTTTGTTTCTTATGGATGGTTATAAAAATGGTTGGAAAACTATAACCAAATTTAAAAAAGAAATCAAGAGATATATATGATTATATTTAAAGGAGCACATGTAGCTGCAAAGGGGACCAAATTTCTTCGGTTTGCCAATGAAGATCAGGTAGAAATCGACATTCCCGTAGAAGATGCGATTGCTGATCATATTGTTAGAAACCTGGAATTGTTGGTCAAAAAAGCCAAATCGCCTGTCGAGAGAGGAAACGACGAGCCCTCGGAATAACCGAGGTAAAAAAAATGAGCGATAGTTATATTCTCTATGTTTGCGATACCGAAACTACTGGAATCGAAGTTGGCAAACATGAAATAATAGAATTGTCTTTAATTCGTTTGGTTTTGGATGATTCCGAAAAATGTGAGCAGAAAACCTGGAAACTGCGGGCATTAAAACCTGAAACCATCTCCGAAGAAGCTCTGCTTAAAAACGGACATAAAAGAGAAGATATTCTTTGCCTTTCCAAATATGGTAGGGAAAATTATCATCATCCAAATGAAATATTGCCGGAAATAGAAAATTGGATTGCCGAGGATAATATGTCTGCTCATGATAGGGTTCTTGGTGGTCAAAATATAGAATTCGATTATGAACATATGTTTGAATTATGGAAAGAACAGCAGGCAGAAGATACGTTTCCGTTTACTGTCGGTCATAACAAATTGGTGGTGGATACGAAACATTTGGCTATAATTATTGATTTATGTGTGGGAAGGAAAAGAGAGTTGTATAACCTTAGTGCCTTGGTTAAAGCTTTTGGAGTCAAGAAACAAAAGGCTCACAGGGCTGAAACTGATACTATTATGACTAAAGATCTATTGGTTTCTCAGCTTAATGGCATCAAAGCTGCCGCCAAAGAGGCTTTTGAATCGTGCTATAAGTGATGCGAATTCTTTATGCTGCAGGTAATCGAATTGGCGCCAATAGCCAACTTTGTCGTTTTGTAGACGCCGCAGCTCCTCAACATGAAATTAAAAAAGCTGCCTACCTCCAGGCTAGTGGCTCCATCCCTCATATCGATTGGACCCTTGACGCGCTGCATCATAATATAATTACGAACAAGTGCAGCAAGGAGTTATTGAATTTATTTGGGCATTCCGGGGTGCCCATGGTAAACATTTACAGTGTCACTACATTTTTCAAAGAAGTGGAGGAATTCGAGCCAGAGGTAGTGATAAGTGATGGGGAACCGATAGCGGCGCACATAGCCAAGAGTTTAAATATAAAATTATGGTATTGCAGCCCCATACATTTACTTGACGGGGTCAGGTGGGATAAAGGTCAATTAAGGTACACAACCTTCTTAAATAAAATGAGACAAAACTTAATAAGGTTTCCTGAGCCTGACCGTGCTTTCGTATATTCCCCCTTCGGAGATATCAAATTCCGTCCGTTCCTAAATTCTGGGTTTGAATGGATTACCCCATATTATTTAAAATCTGAACTTGGAAATAATAATTGCCTTGCCGTTATCAACGATTATAATAGATTTTCAGAGTTATCGAAAATATTAAATGGTGCTGCAAATGATATTACATTATATTCTCCGTATAAGGAAGAGTTTTCGAACATGAAAACTGGGTTAATAGGGGATCTTAAGAAACATTTGGAAAAAAATAGTTATCAATCTATATTTACTACGGGGGAAACTAGTTATATTGCGGATGCATTTTACTCTGGTTGTAATATATGTGTTAGTCCTACATTGGGGGATGTGGAGACATTATTAAATGCGATTTTGGTAAAGGAATATAAATTAGGAACTGACATACATCAGGTAGAATTTATGGAAAGTTATGCTTTAGACGAAGTAGAAAAGGCATTAAACAAGGAACCGGAAACAAATTATTGGAGTTTACAAAATCGTCCATTTTTACACGAAGCATTAGTCGAGCTGAAAAAGCAATGATCTCAACTAATTGAGTTATGTTACTTATACGTAGATTTAAAAAAGATGAAGTTCTTAAAATTGTAGCGGAATATGCATCTCGGTCATTACCCGAGGAGAAGCAGGGGGTTATAGAATCTCGGGAAACCAAGGATGGAGGGGTAGAGGTATATTTTATTGAAGAAGACAGAGAAAAATCGATTAATTGATATGAAACCAGAAGAAGACATTTTAAATGTAGAGCTTGACAAATTGGTAAAGGACGGGTATGTATGGGCTACCTGCCCTCGGTGTGGGCTTTTTTTAGACTCAGCAGAAGCGAATCATTGTGATATTTGCAAAACAGATTTTGTCAAAGAAGATATCGTTTTCGTGAAAGTGGATAAAGAAAAGACATGTTAGAAACATTAACTGATTCTGAAGGAACTCTTTGGGAAATTGATCAGAAAGAGTTGACGGATCCTGAAGAAACTTGGTATTATTTGCGCAGGGCGGTAGATCGTCCAGAGTGGGCAGCGAGGATTTCTAGCATTACCTTAAAACTTACAACGCGAGAGTCTATACATGTAGCTATAATAGAATGGTTTTTAGAAACTGTATCCAAGAAAATTTAGATCAAAACGGTGATCGTTCATGGACAAAAGGGCTAAAAAACTAGAAAAAGATATAATTTCGATGATGCAATTTGCTGATATGCAACAGATTAGTACTGGTAGTATTGTGTGTGACAAAAAATTCAAACCATTCAATTATAATAATATTTATCTCTCATATGTTTTACCCCACAAAAAGATAATTCTTCATGGATATTATGGAAATGATGTAAAACTTATTATTGTCACTAAAAATAACAAAGTTATTCCTAAGAACTCAAAATATTATTACCAAGCTTTGCAATTTATTCATCAAGTATTGCGTCCAAAATATTTAAAAGTTGCCGAACGAAAAATGAAAGAAGAACAAACCTTGGCATTCTTAAAAGAAAAGGGTTTGCCAATATGAACAAAGTAACTACTAAAAAGATTAGCACATATGAGTGTTTTGAAAAAACAATCAAACACCCCAAACATGGTACTATTATTTGTTCTGAAGGGTTTGTAAACGGCATAAAAACAGACCAAAGTTTTCGTTTAAAAAAGCCAAACCATGAAGGGTACGAGCCTGAAAGGATGACATTTATTTATTATGGTGGACCAATAGATACCCACAAAGTTAGCGAAACACATTTTGATGATGATTGTAACTACGGTTTGACACAGGTTTTTGTTGAGGATTTAGAGAAGTTTTCAGATTTCAAAAACCTATATTGTCTCTGGATGAGCATGGATAATAACATTTTTCGTTTAACTGATCCACGACCACTTCCTGTTGTAATGCGGTGTGAATTATGGCAAACCAAATATGATCTAGATGCCGCAGCTAAAAAACTTTCTTCTCGCAAAGACGTGAGGAATATTATACGTACCAACAACTGTGTACAGAATTGGGACATTTGCGGAAAACATAATTTGGTTTTTGATTATTATTCTTCACAAAAAACTGTGTGTGATCTTAATGGTGTTATTTGTGAGCGCGACCGTATGATCGCAGACATAGTTGGTGTTGGAAAGTTTCGATATGAAGAAAAAGAAGACTAAACGTAGTAGCTCCTACGAAACACGCTTGTTAATATTCCCCAAACCAAAACGAAAACGCCCCATTAATCCTCCAGGTCCTGCGAGTGCATACGATTTAGCTACTAGACCAAAGTGGGATAATTGAAAGGGAAAACCCATATGACATTAAGACAATGGTTGGCTGGCAAATGGTTTCTATTATTGGGGCGTTGTCCTGCTTGCAAATCAAACCCTTTTGTAAAGAGATGTGGAATATGCGAAAAGAGTTTTCCATTATATGGATACCCTGTACAACAATATATATGGAGACAATATTCATGCTGGTTACAAAGCCATCAATACTATCTACTGTCTGTAAGAAAACAAACTGCGCATAAACGGTTTCAAGCTAAAGAATACGAAGAAACATATTCGTACAATTGAAAGAAAAAAGATATGCCCGCAAAAGTTCAAAAAACTCCTTTGCTTAAGGAAGGCGAATATACCATAGCCGATGTTTCAGATTGGAACTTTTTTGATCTTTCAGGCGAAAACGCCCACACTTTTGGCACGTCCAACAAACAATATCACATAGAAATGCACATAGGTAAAAATGGTAAGTGTCAGATCTTTACCATGTTTGGTCCAACCGGGGGTACCCAAACTAAAAATTGGCGCTACTTTGACTCTGAAGTTGCCGCCCGTAAAGAATTGGCGTCAATGAAGAAAAAAAGAGTCAAAAAGAATTATAAAGAAATTAAAGTTGCCATTCGTGCTTACGGTACCGAAGAGGCTAAAAAGATCACTCAAGCTGTTGAGTTCAACAACTCAGATATAAAACCCTCCAGCAATCTCCATAAAGAAACCCAACGATTAATGCGGGTTCTCTTTGGTGCAACCGAACACTTCGTTGTTACCACTTTGCGCTGCCCTCTGGGTCAATTAACCAATGAACAAGTAGATGAGGGTTATAAACGCCTAAATGAAGCAAAAAAATTAATTTCTAATGGTTCACCAAATGCTAAACGGATTGAAACACTTACCAACGAATTTTATGCTATTATCCCCCACAATTTAGGAGCCGGTGCGAGAGGTAAAATGATGAACCTCTTGCTGGATACTCCACAAAAGATTGCTCAAAAAGAATATGATTTAGAAACATTATTGGACGCCAAATCGGTTGGAGCTGCCCTGGAAAAGGGCTCAACCGTTGATGATCAATATAATGAATTGAATACCGATTTTGATTTTATTGATCATAACGATCCTTTATTTCAATGGGTAAATAGGATTGTTTTGGATACTCGGGCACACAACCATAATACTTTGGGTAAGATTACAGTATTGAATGCTTGGAAATATAATCGTCATGGCGAGAGAAACGTTTTTGAAAAGAGGATGAAAGAGATTGCCAAGGAGTGTAAAAAGCCGTTTACGCCTAAAGTTTTGAGGAATGCTGTTGAAAATCGGTTAGATATTCCAGATGGACAGGGAGGATTATATAAAAAGGCTAATGTGTTGCCATTATTTCATGGAACCCGGACTCAGAACATTGCTGGAATTACGAAGAAGGGATTGTTGATAAGACCTTCGGGTGTGATTTTAGAAGGTTCATGCTACGGTAGTGGTGTTTATTATGCAAACAACAGTAGCAAAACGATCAACTATAGTAGTGTTCGGGGGGCTTATTATACCCACGGCAAAGACGATCGTGGTTATATATTCATAGTAGATTGCGTTCTAGGCGACACTTATGTTCCAACTACTGCAGCAAACTACACCAAGGGTAATATTTCCCCCAACCATTCAGTGTGGGCAAAGGGAGGATACTCTGGCGTAATTAATGATGAGTATGTGTTGTTGGACATAAATCAGCATAATATTAGATACTTAGTGGAGTTTACTTGCGGGAAAAATGGAATATAGAAAAAGTTAGAAAGCTTGTGGAAAAGCGTGGTGGAAAACTTTTAACGACCGAATATATTAATCAACACAAAAAGCTAGATGTTATTTGTGAAAAGGGACATTTATGGCACCCATCTGGAGAAGCATTACGAAAGGATCGTTGGTGTTCTTTTTGTCGTGGTAGCAGAATTAGCAAATCCAAAATAGATCCCAACAAAATATACAAAATAAAGCAGGTAGCTAAGGAACGGGGAGGCGAATGTCTGTCGGATATTTATGTCAGTGCGTTGGCAAAATTAAAATTCAAGTGTAAAAATGGTCACATCTGGGAATCTAATTATAAATCTGTTTATAATAGAGGGTCTTGGTGTCCAATATGTTGTTTTAACCCCTCAATTTATCCCCAAAAGGGGGAAACATTTGTTCAGGCGTCACTAAAGCATGCAGCAAATATAGCCAAGAAAAGGGGTGGAAAATGTTTATCGATGGATGCTAAGACGTTGGGAAAATTAAGGTGGCGATGCGATCAGGGGCATGAGTGGAAAGCCACATATGCCAATGTTATTAATGGATCTTGGTGTCCCACATGTAAAATAACAATTTCCGAATACATTTGTAAGGGATATTTGGAACACTTGTTTGGCGCTAAATTTTTAAAAATGAGACCACGATGGTTAAAAAACCCACACGGTGGATTATTAGAGTTGGATGGTTATTGTGAGGAGCTAGGTGTTGCCTTTGAGCATAACGGTAGGCAACATTATCATCAAGCGTGGTTTCAAACAGAATACGAATTTACCTCTCTTCAAAAACGCGATAAAGTAAAAAAAGAATTATGCGAACAAAACGGGGTTAAATTAATTATTATTCCAGCCATTGCTTATATGACTGAAATTGAGGATTTGCCCAAAGTAATAAAGGAAGAGTTTGTCAGGTTAAATATTAATAACATAAAAACATTTCCGCCGGTAAAAGAAGCAATAGACATTGATCAATATTATATGGTAAATTGGGATGATTATTTTGAGAAAATAAAGTCTATTATGGAATCGCATGGATGGGAGTGTTTATCCAAGGAATATAGGGGCGGTTTATATAAGTTAAAAATAAAATGCAATAAAGGACATGTTTTTGACGAGTTTCCATGCAATATCAAAAAGTGGAAAGGGTGTCTAGAGTGTAAAAAAGAGAGAAACAGAGAGTCCATGCTTGTCAAAGCTTACGCATTAGCAAAGAATCGGGGCGGAGAATGTTTATCTTCTGAATACAAAAACAACCATTCAAAGATGTTGTGGAAATGTAGTTGTGGCAATATTTGGGAAGCCAGTTACAATTGTATTCAGCGAGGAACGTGGTGTCCTCCATGTTCTATTATAAGGCGGGCAAACAAAAAACGACTGGGTATAGATGTTTATCAAAAAGCGGCGAAGAAAAAGGGAGGAAAATGTCTTTCCAAGGAAGTAAGTAGTTGTTTTGACGAGATAGAATTCGAGTGTGGGCAAGGACATAGATGGTTTGCGCGAGCGGATCAAGTGAAAAATACGGACAGCTGGTGTCCGAAATGCAACTACTAACTGATTTTTTAACCAAGCGCGGACACACAATAGACACACCATTACATGGGGTTTGGCGTATTTTTTGCGTCAATTGTGAACATTATTTCTATTACGATGAAGAGGGCATTTGGTATGGGGTGGATCTTGGCAAGTATTCAATATATTTGCGATACGATATTAACCCGATACCATGCAAAGAATTAATCATTCGGGATATCATCAAATGATCAACGAACTTAAAAACTTCAAACAGTTTTTGTGTAATTTAGGTCACATACTGGTCGAGTTTGATATTGGTAGCGTACCTATAGACCCTGATGGATATTTTAAACCAGGAACATATCTTAGATGTGTTGAATGTGATTATATTTTTTGTTTATTGGACGGGGAAAATCACACTGATGTTTGGCATTGTTTACACAGTTGTTTACCGGAATCTTGGAATAAATATACTGAGCAACAAACCTGCAAAGAGTTGATTATCAAAAGCATAATCAAATGACCCACGAAGTAAAACAATTCATAAAGTTTTTGTCAGATTTGGGACACAAACCGTACAAGTTTGATGTTTCAGCTGGTCTAAAATATGGACATTATTTCAAATGTAGTGAATGCGACTATGTTTTTTGCTTGTTATTAGAGAATTATGACGATACACATTATCACTACAACTATGGAAGATATTGGTTTAGTTATTACCCAAGTTTTCCAGAAAGCTGGCGGTATAATAATTATGTGAACCCAGAATTGGAGCCAACAAGCTGTGCGGATATAATAATCAAAAACATAATAACATGATTTCTTTCCAAAACCTATACAAACTAGGACACAAACTAAATACGTTTGATATTTCTAGTATAGTTTTAACGGGTGTTCGGTTTAAACCTGGAATATATCTAAAATGCAGTGAGTGTGGACATATTTTCTATTTACTGAACAAAGCTAATTGTGATACAGATATTTGGTTTTGTGCGAGTAATGATATGCTTGATGGGTGGGATCTGTATAATCGCGGGAAACCGCCGACTTGCGATGAGTTAGTGATCAAAGAAATTATTAAATGACAGCTTTAGAAAAACTCCATATCGATGGGCACGACGTAGTAGAAACGGATCTTTCACACATACCACATTTAAATATAGGTTTTAATATTGGCAAGTATGTTTTGTGCAATAAGTGTGATCATATTTTTTGTGTTATAAATAATGATGTATGGTTTTGTGTTAGTCGCGAATTAATATATGGTTGGCGAAAATATAAAAAACATACGTGCAAAGAGCTTATTATTCAGGAAATTATCAAATGATAACATTAGAAAGCCTGTCCACATTTGGTCATGAATTAACCGAGATAGACGTTTCTTCGCTAGAGTGGCTAAACTCCGGCACATATCTAAAATGTCAAAAATGCGATTATATTTTTTGTTTGTTGGATGGTGCAGAACAGAGTAGCGAGATTTGGTTTGGTAATGATTTAACTTACGGCTGGAAATTATACAACAATTTTCTGTACACTTGCGATGAATTAATAATCAAAGATGTTATCAAATGAGCCCAGAAGACGAAGTTAAGGAGATTCTTTCTGAGAAGGGACATAATATAATATTTGTGGAAGAATCAGTAAACGGAACTTGGTTTAAGTGTGTTAACTGTGGTTATTTTTTCCACATTTCTAAAAATAACATTACAATTTGGGTTTACGGAGAAAACATATATCCTTTTTTGTATGACCGTGATACAAATACCTGCAATGATTTTATCATCAAAAGCATAATTAAGTAATGGATTTTCATAATTTTCTGAAGGAAAGAAATCATACAGTTTCTTTTTATTGCGCCAAATACGATCAACAGTTTTTTGTTTGTTCAAAATGTGGATATTATTTTTATCAAAACGTGACTTTTAGGGATATAAATCAAATTTGGTTTTGCGATGACATTGACGGATGGTTTACGTTGTACAACGCCACCGATGATAGGTTTAAACTAACTTGTGATGAGTTTATAATTATGGGTATTATAAAGTGATCAGTCAAGATTTTTATTCCACACTTTCTGCTTTGGGACATAGTGTCACATTTGATTCTTCAATTATAAACGGGTTTTGGGTACGGTGTTTGAAATGCGATTGTTTATTCTATTGTGGGCAGGCGGAACAGAAAATTTTGATAATTTTTGCTGATGGTTTTCAAGTATATAATGGAGAAACATGTTTAGAGTTGACTATTAAGGAAATCATCGAGTGAAAAATAGTTTAGAAGCGTTTCTTTCTGAACGTGGTCACAAAGTTATGGCGTGGGAATCAGAATCTCTTAAACACCTATCTCGTGGTGTATATGTAAAGTGTGTCAAATGTGAGTGCGTATTTGCTAAATTATTTAATAGTATAGAGTTTAATCGAATTTGGTTAAAGCCGGCAAAATTTTTCGGGTGGCAGGTATACGAGGCTGAGACTTGTGATGATATGATTATTAAGGAAATAATTGAATGATTACTAAACAGGAATTTTTGACCACGATTGCTCCGGCGGGACATTCTATCGAATGGTTTTCTGAAAATGTTTGTCACTGTGTAGTTTGTGGTTGTAGCTTTTTGGTCTCAAATAGTGGCTGGATGTTGATATCGATTGATGGTGGGCGAAATTATATTAACCACACCAACTTAACTTGCAGCCAATTAATAATACGAGCAATAATCGAATGAAGAATTATCTGAAAACATATTTGCAAAGAAAAGGGCATAAAGATTTAGAATGTCGTTTCGAGAATGCAGACGGTGTTGTTTTTCTTTGTCGAGACTGTAGTTGGTTGTTTCTTTATGATGGTTCCAACATAGCTATACACGGGTTTACAAATATTGTCATGGTTGATGATTATGATGACAATTCCCCCTCTTGCCAGGAACTAATAATCAGAGACATTGTCACCTAAAATATTAACTCACAATGGACACGTAGGTGTCTTTTTGGAACACTCTAGTTTGAGTGGTTTGGGAACAACTATTCCCATTGATGTGTACAAATGTCACAAATGCGAGCTTTGTTTCATAAAGGATGTTGAACATTTTTTCGCAGTGGTAAAGAGATTTTGGAGTCACAACAAATATGATTATTTTTGGGCACAATACGATTATCCAAAACCTGGAGTGTTATGGGCATGTGACGAAAAAGATCGAATAATCCAAGAAATCATTTGAAATAATTCGTGCTTGCTTGTCGAGCGCAAGTAACCGTTGGAAGTATTGCTTGGCAGTTTTCGAAGGATAAAACATGGACGTAATACCAGGATATACGTTTGACGATGTTCTTTTAATTCCTAAAAAATCTAATATAGAAAGCCGAGAAGATATCGATCTTTCGGTAAAATTTAGAAAAGGAATAGAGCTTAAGATTCCTATTATTTCCGCCAACATGAAAAATGTTACCGGACCTAAAATGGCACAAAAGATTGCCAAGCTTGGCGGGATGGCTATACTGCATAGGTTTGTAGATGGCTTATATGATTTTGTAAAACAATATACCGATTCTTTGGTTATGCCAGAAGATGTTAATCATATTGGTGTTTCGGTTGGTATCCATGATTATGACAAGAAGTTGGTTGAACATGCCGTTGGGGCAGGGTGCAAAATAATTTGTGTAGACGTTGCACATGGACATCATGATAATTGTTTGAGAATGTGTGAGTATATTGCGGGTAACTTTCCTGATGTTTTGTTAATTGCCGGCAACATTTCTACTGCGGAGGGTGCATTAGATTTAGTCAATGTTGGAGCAGATGTAATTAAGGGTGGAGTCGGATCCGGATCGTTATGTTCTACACGTATTGAAACAGGAAATGGAGTTCCACAACTAACAGCTTTGGACAATATATATCAAGTTTTAAAAAATACCGATGTTGTGATTGTCTCAGATGGGGGTGTCAAAGTTGCCGGAGATCTAACTAAATGTTTAGTGTTTTCTCATGCTGTAATGTTGGGTAATCTTCTAGCAGGAACCGATGAAGCTCCTGGTGAAATTATTCAAGTTGATGGCTTGGAATTTAAACAATATGCCGGAAGTTCTACTCATAAATCAAAACACATTGAAGGTGTAATTGGATTAGTTCCTTATCGAGGTCCAGTAGAAAAAGTAATTACTAAACTAATGGAAGGTCTCCAAAGTGGTTGTTCTTATCAAGGAGCAAAAAATTTAATTGAACTTAGAAAAGATCCAAAATTTGTTTCTATTTCTAATGCTGGTTTGATAGAAAGTAAACCACACGACGTAAGATATTAAAGAGGATGACATGAATTCAGTTAAAATAACAAACATGAACGAATTAGAAATGATTAGCGATGAAGTCAAAGAAATTTTTAATGATAAAGATTTGAATATTTCTTCTATAATTAAAAAGTTAGCTGAAGAATTCGGTTCTGCGGCTACTTTAGAACAGATTTATAATATCTATACTTCGTATAAATTGCCATCAAGGGTTATTAATGGAAAAACTTATGTTGCCGGTTATAAAGGACAAGAACGTATCGGTGACGGTTGGTATAGTAATGCCACATTGCTTGATGTAAAACAAAGCGGCAAATCTTGTAAATTAATGTTTGGTTTAGACGGCAAGTTTATATATCAAACGTTAGATGAGTTTACATTAAATGAAGTTGTGGACTATGCTAAGGATATAGGAAAGACATTTAAGATATTTGTTTTGTCAGAAACTATTCCTGCGACTGGTGATTTGCATGCAGTAATAGATAAGTCGGAGAAAGAAACTGGGTAAAATGTCGATATTAGTTTTAAAACATTCAGACGACAATGAAGAACGCAAAGTAGTTGCAAAGTGTGATTGTGCGTGGCCAGAACATTACGCCGAATTTTGTTGGATAGAAACAGATTCAGTTTCTACCGATTGGTCAGAAATGCACATTCACATTGGAATGGCAAAACAAACGTTTTGGCGTAGAGTCTGGTTTGCGATTAAATATGTTTTTGGATATCAAAGCAGGTTTGGCGCATATGAGGAAGCGGCTTTGAGTGCCGAAGATGTAAAAGTTTTAGCAGAATATCTAACGGATGCCTCTAAAGTTTTGGCTAAACAAAACCAAGCGTTTGCAGATTCGTTATTGAAGTGACTGCTCCCTCACTTTTAGGTGAGGCATTGGTTATATACAGTATTATGGACATAAAACCACCAAAGATTCCCGAGAAACGTTATTACACCATTGAACTTGAGGCGATGGTGCCGGCAACAATTAGATACCGTGTTTTAGCGGAAAGTCCGGAAAAAGCCCTAGAGCAGCTCGACAGAACTCCACCACTAGAACGCCCAAAAACTAAAATTGTGGGAATGCGTAAACAGGTGGCAAAAGTATATTTGTGGGGTACAAATATGTTGCAGTATTTAAAGAGATTTTAGGTCGAGTATCGTTGGTTCATTTTATCTAATATGAATGATTCATTATTATATAATTGACGTAGAAACGAATGGTCTAAAAGCTGGATATCATGAGGTAACACAGATTTCGATCATACGTTGTTCAGACAGAAACCAACTAAATAGATACATCAAACCTGAACATCCCAATCGTACAACGCCAAAAGCATTAGAAGTGACGGGTAGAACTTACGCCGATCTTTCTAAAGGGGATGATAAAGAAACGGTTGTGGAGTTTTGTGATGCTTTTTTTCAAGAGGATTCAGCTACTCCAGAAGAACGATGTATTGTGGGGCATAATATCCACCGTTTTGATAAGAAGTTTTTGCATGCTTTGTGGAAATCGGTTGGTAAGAAATTTCCTGCCAATTTGTGGTTAGACACATTACCTTCCACCAAAAAGTTTGCTACCAACCAGGGAATATATTCGGAGAATTTTAAGTTAGATTCTTGTTTGAAAGTGTTTGGTGTCAAGCCCAGACCTGGCGGACACAATGCTGTGGTGGATACTCAAAACACGTATATTTTGCTCAAGAGATTAGAAAAGAGCGGAATAGACCTACTTCCGTTTACCCAAAGATCTGTACATATGGTCGATGCCTGAGGAAATCATGGGAAGCATAACTAAAAAAATACGCAAGAAGGCTGAAAAATATCAAAAAGCCCTAGAAATTGTTGAGAGCAGTTTAGATAACATAGAGATGCCTGAAAGTTTTGAAACGTATGATTTGGCTGATTCTGTTAAATCAGAAATTGAAAAAGCCAAAATCGATCGTCGTCAAGCAAGAAACAGGCGAAAGGCGGTGAAGCGTGGTCGTAGATAGAACAAAGGGAGTTACTTTGTGGTTGACCGGGTTATCTGGCGCAGGTAAAACTACTGTTGCCCAAGCGCTAGAAACTCGCTTGATTAATTATGATATCAATTGCTATCGGCTGGATGGTGACGAACTACGTACAGGGCTGTGTTCTGGGCTGGGTTTTAGTAAAGAAGATCGCTCAGAAAATATAAGAAGAGTTGCGGAGGTTTCTAAATTATTCGCAAATGCAGGTTTAGTTTCTATAGTAAGTTTAATCAGTCCATATATTGAAGACAGGGACAATTGTCGAAAAATTCATGAAAACGCAAATTTACCATTTGTTGAGGTTTATGTTGATGCCCCATTAAATGTATGCGAAAGTAGAGATCCGAAAGGATTATATAAAAAAGCCAGAGCTGGAGAAATAAAAAAGTTCACCGGAGTAAGTGATCCATACGAGGGACCATTGAATCCTGAAATAATATTACGAACAGCTGAAAATTCAATTAATGACTGTGTAGAATTATGTTTGAAATATTTGCAAGAAAATCGCTTGACATAGGCGGGTAGTTCGGCTATCGTGGCGCGGAGGAAAAAAAATGACTACATCATCTGATTTTGTGAAAAGTTTAATTGGGGACCAGGAAAAGGCAGAGGTTTTAGAGCCTTACCTGAAAAAGAACGAAGATTGGCGGTTCAGTGTTGCTCGTGTAATGCTAACCGGAATTCTCAAGAACCAGTTTTACCGATCCGCAGAAGATGCAGCCAAAGAAGCGTTGCCATTAATGCTTATGGCTGCAAAGAAGGATCCCGAATTCCTATTAAAGGCTGCCGCTTTTGCACGTGAAGCTAATATGAAGGGAATGGTCAAACTGGGTCTGGCAGCTTTAGCAACTCAGGCTCCAGCCCAATTTTTAAATGATAATCGGGCTACTATTGTTGGTTTGTTAGGAACTTTTCACCCAGGACAATTACTTCAATTTGTTGAACTAATGAAGTCAAAAGTTTTGGGCAGGGGTTTTGGTGCCCGCTCTCAGAAATGGGTACAGTCTGTAATGCAGTCTTGGCGCCCAGAAAAGGTAGAAGAATATACCCTAAAATATCCAACTGCATACAAGGTTCTTCTGCGTCTTGTTCACCCATCATATAGTGATGTGCGAAGTGGGTTGGTTCGATATTTATTGGACCCCTCAGAAAAATACCCAGAATATGGCACACCAGCGGGCAAGATTCAAAAAGCGGTTGAGCGCATCAAAACCTCTAACGATGATGCGTATATTGCCAAAACCATGTTGGAATATGAAATTCCTTGGGATGTTGTCAAAGGATTCCATTCTATTAATGGAGATGTTGGTTTAGCAATGTTAACCCAGATGGGGCTTTCTGCTTTACTGTTAAACACACGCAGTTTAGAGAAAAATGGTGTTTTAAACACCCCGGATGGAGTCCAAGCGTTTGCTCTAAAGTTAAATGAGGTTAAAAACGGCAGATCTATTCCCATTGATTTTGCCAAACCATATATTTATTCTGAGAACCATCAGGTCAAGGAGTTATTAGTAAAGGCGATTGTTGACACCTTGGGCAAAGAAATGCCTCATATTGAGGGAAGAAGCATTGGTGTCAGCGTTGATATTTCTGGTTCGATGAGCAACGAACCATTACAAACTGCTGGGCTGTTAGCAATTCCATTTTTGAAAGCACGCAATTTGTGGTTTACCACGTTTGATACGCAGTGCTATGAAGAAGGAACCCAGGTACGCGGTCGAAGTTGGTATGGCGCTTTATCTGAGGGAAAATATATTTGTCCACCACTGAAGGGTTTGGAGCCGGAACAGCAGGTAAAGAATCTGTTAAGTTTGCGGGTAAATGGTGGAACTAATGTTTCTTCGTCTTTGGACAGAGCGTTGCAAAACAATATTAATTTGGATTTGCATGTTCTAATTACCGATGAGCAGCAAAATGCCGGAACTCCGTTGATGAGTGTTTGGCGTGAATATAAGCGTCGAATTAATCCACGAGCCGAGTTGTGGATAATCAATGCTACAAACTATGTGTGGCATTCTGCGGATTTCGATGATCCGAGCGTTACCGTTTATCAGACCATGACGCCTGCAATTTTTAAGAATCTACGATTTTTTGGTCAGGATTTAGTTTCTGCTATTAAATCGTATGATTTGAATAAGGTTCGTAGGTTGGGTAAGTTTAAGCCGGATTGATGTGAAATATACACTTTTTATTCGCTACAGTGGTTGTGATATGGCATACGATCGTAAACTACAGAAAGTGGTTGGTCGTAAAGCCTGTAATACATCTTTCAATGGGCAGACTAACTGTAGCTTGCTTACTTTTGTTTTCAAGCAAAAATCTGCCTTGAAAATAGCTTTATCTAAGACAGCACGTTTGCGCAAACCGGGCATTGCTGTAAACGTTTGTGAAGAAACGGCTAATGGTTGTAGTTATAATTGTGAAAGCCTATGAGAGACTGGTCAAAACCTATTAGCAAGGGTAAGTTCTGCGATTACTGTCCATGTACTGCTTGTCAAACCGGCGATGAAGAATGGGTCAGGACCGCAGGTAGAAATTACGAATGTGCGGATGGAACCCACATTTGCGGGGTTTGTCTTACCGAGGAACCATGCGGAGAAAACGGATATTTTTGTGATAGGTTTCCGTTATGCGAACACAAACCAAAACTAGCAGAATCTGAACTGAAAAAGTTTCGATAGAAAACGTATTTTTATTTCGAAAGCCGGGGCTATGCTCCGGCTTTCTGCATATTATCGAATATTATTATGGAACTTAAGAAAGCTGTATTTTTCGGCACCATATTACTAGTTGCATTATTTTGTTTAGACCTAATGATTAACATTAGTGCCTTGGCAATTTTATATATTTGTTTTATATTGTTTGCGTTATGGACAGATAATGAAAAATTTATATTTGGTACGTTAGTTATTAGTACGATATTAATAATGATAGCGTGGATATTTCACGGGGGTGGCACGGGATATGATAATGTCGCCAGATTGTTAGCGGGAGTAGTGATTTGGGTAACTGGGCTATTGTCAATTCAAAGAAAGCAGGTGGAAAACCGACTAAAGATGTTAAACGAAACATTAGAGCTTAGAGTAATGGCTAGAACCGCGGCATCAGAAGAAAAGTCTCGCCGATTAGAATTGCAGATTAAAGCCCTACAAGGTATTCGACATGCTGGGACAAAGAATTCATTATCTCAATTAGATGAAATTATCCACAATTTGCAGGAAATTAGCAAACTTGAGGCTTTTGATGAGTAATAGTAGTACACCACCATATAGTAATGGAATTACTTTGAGATTTCTTGCTGATCAATTTGCGCGCGGTTTTCAAGAATTACGTGATGCTGTAAATAATATACAAACCCAGGTTCAAGCTGGTGCTATAGATATGGCAGGAGTAAAAGCTGAGATATCTAACATGCAAGACAAAGTTGATGAATTACAGGTTTTAGTGCGTGGTTCTAATGATAGCTCGCTTACTTCAAAACTTCATACAATTGAAAAAGAATTGAAACTTATTAATGAATGGGTAATCAATCAGAAAGCAATAAAATCTGAAAGTAGTAAAAATAAATTAGCTATCAAGGTTGCGGTAATAACTGGTAGTTTTGCTTTGTTGGCACAAATAGTAATGCAAATTATTCATTGGTTTAATTGATTGGTGTTGTCGAGTGGCGTAAAAATGATTAACCATTAATAGTGGATGGGCGTTTTTCCTTGACATGGGAGCTTCGTTCGGCTAGCGTAGGTGGTGTAACGCGAGGTTGATCTTTCATCTGCATTTTGTGGGTCTTCCGATTATTTCGTTACATTTTCTTTTTGTGCATGGTGAGACTTGAACTTACAAATCCTCGGAAGATAGCGGTTTTTTAGACCGCCGTGTTTTCGCCATGTACACATTTCCAAACACATGATTTCTCAACACATGATTTCTCAACTAAAACACTGGGGTTATTTTTCACTAGGAACAACGTTATTTTTGATACCATTTATTTTAATGCTAAGACCACCGTGGTATCTTAATGCGATGATGATGGTTGGTTTGGTAATGGTAATCCAAAGTACTAAGGTTGGAGAGAAGTAATTTCTACGCATATTTAGGATTCAGATTTGGGACGCGAGATTAGATCTTTCATCATTCATAGATATTTCGGGTCTAGTCGTTTTTTCGTCCATTTTGCGTTGTTCGTCTAAGTTAAGACATCCTTGTTAGAGCTTCTAAGCTATTACACAGGAAGATAGAGTATCGAATCTCTGCGACGCGCTAGGTAACGCGAAGTTAGATCTTTCATCATTTTCCAAGGTAAACGGGTCTAACTGTTTTTTCGTTACACTAATTTGACCCCTTTAAGACCATAAAAGGTTTGTTTTCGAAATACATTTAGACACAACATATCTTTTTAAAAGGCATGCCCTTTAAGGGTGTGCTTTTTTTGTATTGCGGGAATGTAGCAAAGGCGGCTAGCCAGTCTCATAAGCTGGCGTCCATTGATCGCGAAGGGTTCGATTCCCTCTCCCGCAACCAGCTTGACATCGGGCATTATTTTTAGTATCATGGACCATCTTCTAAGGTGGTTATTTTATGGGAAAATTGAAGGTGTGGAAAGTTGGCGCAGCTGGAGAACCCAGTTTTCCTGCCAATTTTGAGGTGGCTAAAAAAGCCGTTCTCCAAGTTACAGATATTAAAACAAATCGTAATAAGTATTATGCCATAGAACTACACTCTGCTGGCAATAAATATAGAGTGTTTACTCATTATGGTCGAACAGATGATCTGGACACGAATCCTAATGCTGGGGTGCGCGAGGTTCGTTACGGCAACTTGTCTGAATGTGAAGCAACCTATCATCAGATATATAGTCAAAAAACTAGCGCAAGAAAAGGATATAAGGAACTTAGCTTAGCATCTTCGCGTATTGGTTCGTCTCAATCGGTTGGTAAATCTAGCGGACATGTTGATGACAAAACGCTTGAAAAACTAAACAACGGTAACAAGAAAGTGATAAAAAACAAAGTTTCTACACTTTCTCCCGTTGTACAAGATTTTGTTTCTTATATTTATGCTGAAGCCACTAATGCCCTAACTAGCACAATTAATGCCAGCATTACCGCTAATGGTATCGAAACGCCTCTTGGTGTTTTGACACTGGGTCAGATTGATAAGGGGCAAAAGATTTTGGATGAGCTTTATGATTTATTCAATTCAAAAAAGAGCCAATCAATACGTGACCATATGGTAGAACTGAGTGGTGAGTTTTATACAGTAATTCCTCACAGAATAGGCAGAACTAGGGCTGCTGTAGAAGCTGCTGTTATTGATAGTTTAGTAGATTTTAATGCTAAGCAAGACACATTACAACTTATGCGAGACATGTTAAGTGTTTCGGGTAAAGACTCCCAGGTACTTATTAACCCTGAAATTGATAAGAAATATAATGCTTTGGGTTGCGAAATTAAAACTGTAGATAATAAAAAGTATCAAGAATTGAAGGATTATGTAGAGAAATCACAAATAAAAACCAGAAATATTAAAGTAAAGAATATATATTCATTATGCAGACCAGAAGAACAAAAGGTTTTTGCTGATAATATTTCAAATAAACGATTACTTTTTCACGGTTCTAGGGCAAAAAACTGGGTAGGTATTCTTTCCCGTGGTTTGTTGCTTCCTAAGATTGTGGTTAGCTTGGGTGTAAACCGAACTGACGCAGGTTGGCTTGGAAATGGTATTTATTTCGGAGATGCTGTTTGCACTACATTATACTACACGTCTCCTGGAAGGCAGAGAAACACCCGGATGATGGCGATAGCGAATGTAGCATTAGGAAAGATGAAGGATTTTAATAGAATTACGTATGGATTAAAAGGACCACCCGCTGGATATCATAGTTGTCATGGTGTACGTGGAACCTCATTTGCAGATGATGAATATGTAATTTATGACCAGAAACAGCAGAAACTTGAGTATTTAGTGGAGTATGTGTCATGAGAACATCAGAACGTTTTAAAAATGCCCTTGTTGATTTTCCGGATATAGACGGTATTCCCATCACATTTACACGTGACGAGCTGCGCATAATGCTGATGTTATGCCAGTCTGTAGAACAATTGTGTAACGAGGCGGAATCGTACATAGACATTGGGTTTGATACGGACAATGAATCGGTTCGTTTACGGGAAGCTGTGCGTATTGTTCGAGAAACATTGTATGAATAATTGATTCAAAGGGGAAGAGCTGCTATGATTAAGTTCACACAATATTTGCGACCGAACGGAATTAAACAAGCGGTAGAAATCAAAAGACCCAAAGCTGTTGAAGAAATGGCGGATAAGATTATAGAAGCCGGAGGAGAGTTTGAGGTAGAGGTTTTAAGCACCGGTACAATTTCGTTGGAGGTGGTGCGGGAAAAAGATGGAGATATGGAAACGTTGTCTGCAGAAATTTGTGACAATGGTCCTGCTGTTTTGATTGCCGTAGACAAACTGGTAAAAGCGGCTTTTGATGCTTGTTAAGTTAGACGGGTTGTGGAGGAGTACATCATGAGTGCTGATTTTTCAAAATGCTGGTTCAATACTTGGGAAATAGAAGGATACATTAAATCACGCCCATGGCGTGATTGTTGGGGAAACCACCAACCAAACTTCAATTGTTTCTTTAGAAATAGTTGTGGCAAATTATTTCCAATGAACGATGCTGTTAAAGATGTCATGTCGTCCCACGCTCGTGAAATATTGAGCAGGCATCCACAGGTTCAGTTGTCAGAGTTTTTGGCAAGATTAGAAGATTCAAACAATTACATCTCTTTGCGGGATGGAATACTAGAATGGAAACGTCAATGTTTTGAGGAATATAAAAAATCTTTGGAACAAGAAGAATGTTACATCAAACATGCCCTGAAATATGGATATGATAAAGTTTTAGAATTGCCCATAGAAGATCAGGAATCGATAGATTTTACAGAAGGATCTGTGTTGTTGGAAGATGGCAAATTCTCTACCACCTTTCGCGATCATAATGGTGATATTTTTATCATAAGTGGCGACACTGAGTTACCTCTTTCGATTAAAGAAGAATTTTTGAGCACCTATAATGGGCTAGGATCTGCCCAATATTCAGAAAACAGCGAGAAGCCCGAAGATGATCAAAGATGATCAAAGCAGCTTTTGATGCGATATGAGAAATCACAGTTTCATTCGGGTGGAAACACCACAAAGTTACTCCGCTCACAAAACAGCACAGTATTATAGATGTCAAAGATGTAATTTATTAATGTATGACACTGGCATTTCTCGTTACGTTTCTTGTCTGCATGATACTGGCATTATGCCAACGCCGCTTATGTCGCCAGACACAATAGACTGTGAAATGCAAGAAATAATATGGAAAGAAGAAATTATTAAGGACATAATAGAATGAAACTTGGCACCCACGATTTTGTTGAAATATGCGAACCTATAAATAGTCCAATTTTTAACGCAGAATGTCAATATTATCGATGTATACGATGTAATCTTTTGATTTATAAAAGTAAGCTTTATCATCCGGGAGAGTGTGTTACATCATTGGTAGAGAGTAGTAGAACAGTCTCACCAGATAGTATCAACTGTGCCGAACAAGAGAAAAAGTTTCGGTTACAATCGATTAAGGACATAATAGAATGAATCGAATGCACACCTGTGCTGAATGTGGAAATCTGTTATTAATTAGCAAAGGCCCAGACAGAACAAGAACAAACCGAGGAAAAACCATAATTTTACCTAACGATTTTGAATACGAATATTGCCCCAACTGCAAGGCTGAATGGATGACAGCAACACAAATTAACGATCTAAGCGATTTGTTTGATGGTAAATAATAATACAACCCGCGAGTTCGGAACCATTGTTGGGACTTTGTTTGGTAAGGAACCAGAACGTGGGTTTCTGGTGTGTTCAATAGATATTGAATTCGACAGCGGAGGAAGACAAACATTTTGTTTTGGCGTGCCAGATCTGAAATTTATTCCTATTCTGCGTAGAGAAATATGTGGTATGTTTGGGGTTACGAAAGAGAAAGCGCTGCTAAATCAAAAATGTTATGCTTTGAGATGTTTCCCTGGTAGAACTGAAATAATAGAAGGTATCGCCACAGAATCTGGCGCAAAGTTTACACGTGTAGGTTGGGCTAAGAGAATGGGGCTGGAACAGGAAACAGTAATACAAGAAAAGTATACTGAGTACCAAAAATTAAAACAGTACCATCGTAAATGCCTAGATGAAATTGAAGACAAGATGACCAAAATAATGTTTGAATACGTAGATTGGGAAAAATAATGGGCGGAGAACTGTTTTTAGGAATCAAACGCGCAGACGGCAGAGAACAATGTTCTTTGCGTTGGACGAATATTATTCCTTATTTTTTTGCACATCCCGAAATGTATGAGGAAGGAGCTATGTTTGAGGAGTTGTGGGATAGACCTAGCCCCAATAATAGTTGGCCACAATCTGTTTTAGTTACAAAAATAGTGCCGTCTGAATATGGTGCAATTTTCTATGATGGTGTCAACAAAAAGATTTTATCACTACAAGATTATTGCTCGATTGGATTATATTCGGTATCATTGCTGACGGAAGATAGTTACGATTTGTTTGGTGTTCTACTAAAAGAAGGTAGAATTAATGGCTCAAAAGTTTTGGGAAACCATAGTTTCGAAGATGTTGACAAGAATACCACCATTTCTGAGGTTCAACGGTGGATTAAGGAACGTCTTGATTATCCTGTTCAGTATTGCCAATTGGAAATTGACACCAGACCGTTTGATGTGGTACATAGGGGAGTATCTGCAGCACACAAATGGGGATATGTTCTAAACTGGCTGAAAGAAAATAATTGGAAAAGTTCGGCTTTGTCTCTAGACGAAGTGTGGGATCAGAAAGATATGCTTGAACATTATGACGACAAACAGTCATATACAAAACAATCTATGGAGTTGTAAAAATGATTAAATCTATGTTTGATGATGATCTTTACAAGTTCACAATGCAACAGATTATTTTGCATTTCTATGGAGACAAGAAAGCCGAATATAGATTTAAAAATCGTGGGAACACCAAGTTTAATGACAAGTTTGCTGATAGACTTCAGGATGAGATAGAGAACCTTTCTCTGTTGGTTCCCGACAAATATGAACTAGAAGAGTTTGCGAAGATTCCGTTTATTAGAGGAGATTATGTAGAGTACTTATCAAGGTATCGTTATGATCCACGGCAGGTACAGTTTTCTTTGCGAGATGGAGATTTAGATCTTCGTATAAAGGGTCCATGGCATTCCGCTATATTGTGGGAAGTCAAACTGATGGCGCTAATTAGTGAGATTTATTTTGCCCAACATAAAGCTACCTGGACAATGGATGGTCAAAAAGAAAAGCTTGATCGAAAAGCTCTTCTTTTAGAGGCGGTAGATGCTAAGTATGCCGATTTTGGTACTCGTCGCAGGCGTAGTTTTGAGGTTCAAGATTTGGTGGTAAGAAACCTTGTCAACAAACATGGGTTCCTGGGTACATCAAATGTACATTTAGCCATTAAACATGGTGTTTCCGCCGTGGGCACTATGGCTCACGAATGGGTTCAGGGTGTATCGGTAGCTGAGGATTTATTGCATGCTAATGGTATTATGATGGACAGATGGAATTCTTTTTATCAGGGACAGTTGGGTGTTGCTTTAACTGATACATTTACCACTCCGCACTTTTTATACAACAGTTTTGATGCCAAGCGCGCTGCTGCATTTTCTGGAGTTAGACAAGATTCGGGCGATCCGTTTTGGTTTGCGAATCAGGTGATAAATCGATACCTACAACTAGGAATTAACCCCAAAACCAAAACCATTATTTTTAGCGATAGTTTAGATGCCAAAACTGCCGCCAAACTACAGATCCATTGTGATGGAAAGATTAACTGTGCTTTTGGCATTGGCACCAATCTAACTAATGATTTTGACAATTTGAAACCAATTAATATGGTGATCAAGTTGTGGTCAATTGACGGAATTCCGGTAGTAAAGTTGTCAGATAATGCTGGCAAAAACAATGGCGATCTATGGATGCTTGGGGTTGCGAAGAGGGTGTTTGGGGTATCATGAGTACAGAAAAAAAGATACGTAAGGTGCTCCGAAAAATCAAAACTGCTGATAATGTTTTGCAATCTGAAACCGATTGGGAGTTCAAATATAACATAATTTTTGGAATGGGCATCGTTGATGATTTGAACAATATAGGAATTCAACTTAATTATTACGATCCTGACACAACCTACGAGGAAGATGTGAGAGCATTTGTAGAAGCGTTGAATTGCATTAGTGGCGATCTTGAAAAAGCGTTAATGTTATGATTACCATATTTGAAGCAATCATGTTATTAATAATGTTCCTGATTATTATAGGGGTGTATTTCGAAAAAAATATTCCTCGTTTAACGCAAGGTTCTACAATATTGATTGCGTTTAGTGTTTATGGCATTCTATGTGTTTTGGATTGGGTCGTATATGGTAGGAGTTCTTTAGTTTCATATGTTGCTGTTTGTATTGGAATAATAATTTCCATAAAGCGAATGAGGTTTGAAAAGAAATGGCAAAAAACGAAATAGACAATATGACCTCCGCCCAGCTATATGAGTTGGCAGAAAAAAAGAAAAAGGAAGAAGAATCCAGTTTTCTAATTGAACTGATGCGTAGTGAATCAAAATTCAAGAAAAGCATAGAAGACAAGGTTCCAGCAAACACCTTATCATCGTTAGTCAAAACGTATAATACTGTTGTGGAAGGAGTTTCGTGGGATCAAGACGTTGTACTTAGAGTTACCGTTTCTACTAGTTTCTGGGCGGCTGTTAATGTTTCGTTAGAAAATAATTTATATTTTGAGTGGGAATGGTACAACTTAGAAGAAGTTGTCAATAAACAGTTAAATGAATGCGGAAAAAATAACAAAAAATTTCGTGATCTTACTAAGCGCATAGATGGTTTGAAAACAAAAATAAAAGAATGTGCCAAAAAGTACAAAGTGAAAGAAAAAGATTTGAAAAAATATTTAGAAAACTGTCGCAAAAAACCGCCTCCAACTTTCGAGTTAAATCAGCTTCCTCCAGGTACAACACTTTAGGAAAAAAAATACTATGTCAAAGCGAAATCTGGTTAAGTCTCGTGTTCGTGGAGCTATTTTGGGAACCGCAATTGGAGACGCCCTAGGTGCTCCATTTGAAATGATGGAAAAAGAACAAATACATAACCTATTGCCGGTTCCGTGGACATGGGGACAACAGCAGAAGGGTATAGTGTTTTCCGAAAACTTTGCTCATCCAAATCTAGGAATCGGTCAATGGACCGATGATACTCAATTAATGCGCACTATTTTGTGGTCGATTATTGACGATCATGCCATTGATCCATATGGTATTGCTAAATATACCAGTGAGGTTTTTGAGAAAGAACAGCTTCGAGGATGGAGCAAATCCGTAATTTCTGCAGCAAAACGACTTTCTCGTGGGGTTCCGTGGTACGATTCTGCCAACGAATCCATCGGTATTGGCAACGGTATCGCCATGAAAGCTGCTCCTTTGGGTATTTACCTGGCTAAATACCTGAAAAACGATTACAACTATTCTACCCATGAGTTTGGCGCCAACCTTAGACATGCCATTGTGTCTATTGTTGGTGTAGGACAAATTACCCACCATGAGCTGGGAATCATGGGTGGCGTAATGCAAAGTGTCTTAGTTGGTCTTTCGTTCAATAATGTCAAGAACAAGAAGTTGATTCTTAAGGTTCTGGGCAATATTGAAAAGGAATTTTCTGGTGCCACACGGTTTACAGATAAGCTAAGAATTGCGCTAAAATACAATAGTATTGCGGATGTGGCTGATAATATTGGAACAGACAGCAAGGCAGACAAATCCTGGGTAACTGCAGCTGCTGTTTTTCTCAACACCAAGAGGCGCAGTGATGCTGCAAAACGCATGATGGAGCTAATCTGCCAGGGCGGCGATTGTGATACTACCGGAGCAATGTTCGGAGCCTTAGCTGGAGCCCGTTGGGGAATTTCTGCTTTTCCCACGAATCTCAGGAAAGAAGTCGAGGCAAGCAAGGAACTGTTAAAGTTAGCAGATGGTTTGTATGGAGTGGTTTCTACTTGAAAACCGGTGATTTTGTTGTTGTGGGGAAGGGGAATGAGGTCGAATTGCTGCGAATTTCGGGTGGAAAAATATACGTTTTAGGCAAACTGGTTAATACCCAAAAACAACAAACTGAGGCATTGGCATTTATGTTGGCGTCGCCTATGTTTCAACCCAACGAATATGAACCAAGTTGAGACCCTTAAAAGAATTCACCAAAGCAGGGGAGCCAATGGGTTTCTGGTAGATCTATATGGCGATTCTACGCCGGTTCCGTATGGGTGTGAAGCAAAACACCCATTAAATGCCACTTTGGCAGTTCACATGTTGGCACAAACAAGAATACCCGTATATGTGGTTTCTTATGAAGGACAATTGCCCCACAAGAAAAAGAATTTTCTTGTACGATACGGGTCTTCGAGGATTAACGGATCTTTATCGCCAGAATCCTGGGAATCATTAATAACGTGCGCTAATTCGTATAATCTAGTTGTTGCAGGAGTATTGGACAAATGTGAGCTTGAACTTTTAAGGAACTGGGATCATTTTACCTTGATTGCCGATGCGTTTCTATTTCAGGACTATATGAAGTCAGAAATAGAGGCTATGTATCAGGAAAACATGGACCTTACCCAATCTTATGAAAAAGAGGTATGGGAAGGTCGTCCTAAACAGGATGACACAATAAAAGACTTAGATATTACTTACAAAGAATTGGAGTGGGCATATACCAACAACCAGCGCACGCATATTTTAGACGGTGGTGATCCTGCAAAAAATGACAAGTGGTTTAAGTACACTGGAAGGCAGAAAAAGGTGCTGTCTAAGGTGTACAATATAGAAAGATCTACACGTTATAAAAAGCCATATTTGTATGACCAAAAAGTATGAAAAACGCCGTTATCAAGAGAGAACGGTTGAAGCGTTTAAACAGTGGTTTCCCAGTGATGAGAAGCTGGCTACTATTATATTACCCACAGGCGCAGGAAAAAGTTTTGTTACAGCGTTGTGTTTGTCCAACGTCCCAGATAAAAAAATTCTTTGGGTAGCACACAGAGAAGAATTAATCAGTCAAGCACAGGACACGTTAGAAGAGGTTATTGAAAATCGTATTATAGACCGGGAAATGGCGGAGTATAAAGCTTCGTATCAAGCGGATATTATTGTAGGTTCTGTACAAACGCTTGCCAGAAAGCGTAAACATTTGGATAAATTTATTCCAGACATTATCGTTGTAGATGAATACCATCATCGTTCGGAAAAAAACGTTACATACCAGGGTTTATTAGAAAGATTCCCGGAAGCTAAAGTTGTAGGACTTACAGCCACCCCATGGAGATTTTCTGGGGACCCACTTCCTTTAGGTGAAGTCCTATTTGATATGGACATTGGTACCGCCGTTGCTCATGGCTATTTAGTACCACCAAAACCAGAAGTTCTTAAATCAAACACTAGCCTAGCAAACGTTAAAACTAGAATGGGCGATTTTGCTATTAAGGATTTATCTAACGCTGTAAATAATGAGAAAAGAAACCTTTTAATTGCTAAAAAAGTTTTAGAATACATTAAAGATGATAAAAGGCAAGGTATATTGTTTGGCGTTGATGTTGCCCACGCCCATACGATGTATGAGCTTTTAAAGAATGATTGTAGGGCAATTGAAATATACGGAGACACTGATAAAGATGAACGTCGTTACAACATGGAAAAGTTACGTAATGGTGATGTTGACATCCTGATCAATAATCTTTGCGGGACCGAGGGGTTTGATGTTCCTCATCTTTCCTTTGCTGCAATTGCAAGACCAACCAGATCTCTAGGTTTATATATTCAAATGGCTGGTCGTGTATTAAGAACCTCTCCAAACAAAACTGATGCTATAATACTAGACATCTTTGATAAAATTAAGGTAAAACAGTCGCGAGCAACGTTTGTTGATATGGCAGCAGAGGGAGATTTATATGGGGAAAGAAAACGTGCCACTAGCTTGCTAGATGCAGAACTGGATGTTAAAAAGGTATCAAAAGGTTCTAGACCCGGCAAAGATGATGGCAAATATGCTAAAACGCTTGAACACTTTCCCGTGTTTATGCTTAAAAATGAAAACGATCGTTGGACGGCAGATGATGATTTTTTGCCCGTGACTTCTTGGGCTATTGCTACAGATCAGAGAATTGTTACTTGGACCGAAGAAGAGTTTGACCAAGATCTCCTAACCAAAGAAAAATATTCAGCATTCCTACGAAAACCCACACCATCCCAATGTAGGGAAAGAACGATAATAGTAAAACATGATAGGTTCGGAAAAGGTACAATTATAGACGACGGTATTGGAATTGAAGTAAGAGTTGAATTTCCTGCCACCGGTTGGAGACCAGAAAGACGCCTTTACATTCCTATTCATGACCTAAAACAACACGGTATAGTAAAGGAAATCAATCCTAATCCTAAAAAACGAAAAGTAGATAAGCTGTTCTATTTCTGTTTTCCTTCCGGAGCAGCACAGGGAAGAGTTATCGAAATGACCCGGGATAAATGGGAACTTATTGTTGACTCGGATCAAAAAATGACCCTGGATGAAGCAAAATTCTTTATTGTCAAAAAAGCCAAAGACGCCGGAGTATTACCGCTGGTACGTTCTGATGCTTATTGGAAAAAAGCTACCGCCAGCGATAAACAAAAGGATTTATTAAAGAATTGGATAAAAGGCGGCAAGGTTGGTTTTGACCTTGATACCTCTGATGTAAGTAAAGGTGAGGCATCTGCAGTAATTGATCAGTTAAAGTGGCAAACATTGATTAATAGAAAGTTTGGAACCAAATCTAAAGAGAAACTGTTAGGTTACGACAGATCTGCTGAAGATGTATAGTATTATCTTCCCATATTAATATGGGACTAAAAAATCTGTTTTTGTTAGCAGGTTTGCTTGTATGTTGTTCCTCAAAACCATCTTTACCGGTAAAAGATACTACATCGCCGGTAGTTGTAGAAAAAACTTCTTTTGCCAAAACTGATACTCTTGAGGAATCGGTTACTGGTGCAGTTTCTTCTATAAACTCAGCACAGTCGGTAATAGATTCATTATCTGCACAGTCAGCGGGGATAAACTGGAATGCGTTCGATTTAAACGAAGTAATGGATGTTATACATTCTGGCGGAATGGTGTTTGCATATTTCTATATGAAAGACTGTCAGGCATGTAATAAAACAGAGAAAGAGATTTTTTCCGATGAAGAAATAATTTCTCTGATAAACGATCATACTTATCCAGTAAAAGCCGATGTTATTGAACGAACGGATTTGATACCGATTTATTCTGAAAAAGGAAGAGTTGTAACTCCAACTTTTATTATCATTCTTCCTAACGGAGTAGCAGTTAAAATAATGGGTTATGTCGAGCCAGAAAAGTTCAAATACCTTCTTCAGAAAATCATCAGCGTGAAAGAAGGATGGATCGTAGTAAAGCGCTAACCAACGTTCAAGCATATCTGCCTAATGACTCCGAAATCAATGACATAATAGAATTGTGTGATTTGGAGCCGGTTGGAGATTCTTGGCGTTTGTGGACCGATAATGGCGGCTATACGCTTATTATTAAAAACGACAAAAATGTTATTGCTAAAAAAGATAACCCTACAGATAGACAGAATATTAAAATAAAAGATATTCACTTCAAGTCTACCGCAAAACAAATTTCAAATAATAGCAAATGGGCAATGCTGTCTGTTGCTAAAAATACAGAAGATCCCAATGTAAATATGTGTTATATTTGGTTTTTGGGAAAAGATAACAAGTTGAGATTATTATGTTTTTTAAGAAATGAATGGGTCGAGAATCAAATGCCACTCAGTTCAGGTATTGGTTCTTTGAGAACTGTGGTACAAAATATCGAAATTGACGATTATAAAGTAATTTCAGGATCTCGATATATAAAAGGTACGTACTCAGGAAATGTGCTAAAATCCTGGGCAACTAGGTGGCCACCCTCAAACCGTGTGACGTTAGATATGCTGTTGACAAATAGGACGCTTTTGCATAGAATCCTGACTGACTGTGGGGTACTCTCCTAATGGCTGGCGACAAGATGGAATTCGTAGGGGTGGTAGAAAAAGCCCTGGGAAATGGCAACTTTCGGGTCAATGCCGAAGGTGTGTCCGTACCATTAAAATGTACGCTATCTGGTAAAATTCGTAAAAATACAATTCGAATTATCGAAGGTGATAGCGTTAGAATAGAAGTTTCTCCATATGATATTTCTCGTGGAGTAATAGTTTACCGACTGAAATCGAAAGGTTGATCATGGAATATAATAATCCATTCATGTTAGGCAAAATTAAAGAGGTAAAAGGTTGTGCATCTTTACCTCACACTTCAGATAGCCGCACTATTATAACAATAAACAATATGTCCGGCGAATATGAAAGTGTCGCTGGAAACGTTCCTATAGCAAAAGTATATCCCAGAGCCAAGGATGAATATCGTAAATGGTGGAGAAACCAACAGGGATTTAAGTTGGGAGAAATTTTAACCACCCAGGTTCAAAGTGATACAGAAATTGCAAACGTCTTAATTTGTGTCACAGATGAAGACGGTGACGATAGCTTAGAAGAAACAGCAGTAAAAGCTGCATTAAATAAATTAGGACAACATTGTTCTTATAATAAGCTAAACGCACATATCAACAAGTTGCCAAACGATGATGCATGGAAAATTGTTGAAGACGGACTCAAAGAATACTTGGTAAAACGTGGAGTAAATGTAACCGTATATTCGGAGTGATTTAGATGCTATCTGAAATTCGTACCATGACCGGTGTTTATTCCGGTTCAATTAAGCCGCAATCTGGAATGGCGGTTTCTGTTGGTGTTGTTAGCCACAAGATGCACTTTATACCGAAAGACAAAGCGCATCCTTTGGTGGGATACGTTGACAGAACGTGGTCAAATGGTAAGGAAATTTGGATAGTGGTGGTGTTAGCTTATCATACGTTTGTAACCACCGCTTATGATAAAAAAGCAAAATACCCACTAAACGCTAATTTGTTTATCAACGATGAGTGTTTGTTGACAACCGCTCGTCCAAGTGAAGATTCTGAGCCATATGGTGTGGTTATTAATTACGACAGTGGCGATCTAACATTTGTGCAAACATGACTCAATTAAGAAGTTTTAGTGAGGATCCGTGATCTATTGCATTCTCACTACTGGCGGATATGTTGAGTCTGCCCAGATAGCCACAATTATGTGGTGTACGGATCCTAGTTTGGTTATTCCGGCTCAGGCTGAAACAGCCGAAGATGCCTTAAAAAGCCTTGCAAACGATCTTCTAATGGAATATTTGGAAGAATGGATGAGAGATCATTTTGAGCCGGAAGAGTTTAGTGCCTGGGTTTATGACTTGGTTAAGATGGATTCTTGTAACGATGGTTTTCGTAGGTATGGAAAAGCAGCTGCTCCGGGACCGGACCATTGGTGGCCATATGTAAATTTGTCGACTTTTAGATCTTTTGATGTTGACCAAATATTGAATATACCTGAGAATTTTGAGATACTAGCAACGATGGCAATAGACCCATTACTTATCAAGGACAAAGAGGGAAGAAAACATCTTATTCAATATCAAAAAGAATATGACGTAACCTATAAACAGGACGAGGACGGATATTGGGTGGCGGAGTTGGAGTATAAATAATGTCAGGCAACAAATTTGTACGCAAAATTTATGTGGATATTTGCAGAAATGATCCGGTAGATATCAGGTGTGGTGGTGCTCCGGTTTTGGGTTTTGACTATACTGTAGACGCAGCATTACACAAAGAAGCGCTGAAAACCATTAAAGAAGAATTAGAACGCCAAGGTGTTAAGCCTATGGGAATACACTCTACTGGTAGGTATAAAGTTTTGGCTAGCAAAAAAACTTGGACTTTGTTGGGAATTAAACGCAATATAAGAAAAGAGTTCAAAGATTGGCTTTTAAGCGAATATAAAAGAGGCTCTTATGTTTGATTGGCTAAAACGTTTGCGCCATAAACACAAATGGGTAGCCACTCATCCAGGAATTCGGTGTGAGTTTTGTGATTTAGATTTATCTAAATCTTTGTTTCCCACTGGTCCGCATGGAATGGATACGCAAATTACCAATTATCATATTGAAAAAGGTTTATTTACACACAGGGTACGGTTTGGGATTTTTATTGTAAATTACATGTTTCCCAAATGTCCCGGAAAAAAAGAAAAACTATGAGCACCCAGGGTATTGACGCATATACTATAGGTTGTGCTGAAAGTTATAGCCAAGGTTTGTGTCAAGAAAAAACTTTACGCAAATTGGGTAGAACTGATAATTATGATGGTGGCGCAGTTTTTAGGAGCAAAGAAAGTGCCCAGAAATTCATTGACGACAACAACTACAAATGGTATGCTGTTTTTGGACTAACGCTTCCAAATGGTTGGGAAACAGATGTAGACGAATCTAAAGAAAAAGAAGAGGGTTTTTGTCGTCTGCTGAATAATGCTAAAATTGTGAGTTTAAAATGATAGTCAAACTAGGAATGGGACCAACCTCTATATTGCTTGATCAGTATCCGGAACAGCTAGTGGTTTCCATCTGTATCCGAGCCGACTGGGAACGTGAAGAAAAGGTCGGAGATGCTACGGACTGTGGAGAAGAGGGCATCTGGTATCGAGATCCTGACTTCTCCGAGGCGGGCAGTACAATCATTAAGCTAAAGCCTTTCCTGACAGAAGACGATCAGCATTTCTACGACATACAACTTCCGTCCTTGGCTAAGCTGCATACTCTTAGCCAACACCGTTTTTTGGTCAAGTACTGGGATATGGACGTGTACCTTCCGGCGCTTAGGACTGCGAGGTTTTCAGTAGTAGAAGGTGTTGATGAAGATAACCAATCTTTTTGGGAACTTAGAGAGATCGGTATAACACTGACGGGATTTTCTTTGCAAACGAAGAACGCTGCGGAGTAAAATTGACTCAAACACTTTTGATCTGTCTTTTCTGTGGGTTGCACAACTACTGTGTGGATAACCCAGGATGTACAATAGTTGGCGAAACTGACGAATTAAGCGAGGACGAATAATGACTAAAATAGAACTAGCTCAAACTATAGAACATACCATATTGAAAGCTGGCGCTACAGAAAGAGAAGTGCGCAAGGTTCTCAATGAGGTAGAAGAGTTTGGTTTTTGGGGCGCCTGTGTAAACCCTATTTATGTAAAATTAGCTAGAAAAGTACTATCAGAACATTTTCATGTTATTACTGTGGTGAATTTCCCACTCGGAGCGTCTACTCTTTTTTCAGTTTGTGAGGATATGGCAAAAGCCTTTGATCATGGGGCTGACGAAATAGATATTGTAGCGCCACTTAATTTAGCTAAAGAACATAAATGGGATGCGCTTGGTGGATTTTTTGATTTAATACGAGATAAATTTATATTATCTAATAACTTAAAAGTTATTTTAGAAACAGGATTATTCACTCACAACGAACTATATGATTTAGTGGATGCTGTTTCTCCCATAGGTTTTTTAAAAACTTCTACAGGTTTTGGTCCAAGAGGAGCGTCGGTCACTGACATACAGTTTTTGTCAAATGTACTGAAAAGAAGAGAAAACTACACAAATACTAAAATTAAAGCATCTGGTGGTATAAAGAACACCGAACAAGCCATTTCAATGATAGAAGCCGGAGCTTCTAGAATTGGAACATCTAGCGGAGTAGAGATTATTCGAGGTTTAGATGACAAAAATACTTAAAAACATGGCGCAATGCAAACTGTGTGGTGATATAATAGAATCTACACATGTGTACGATTTTAAGTTTTGCAAATGTGGCGCTATTTTTGTAGATGGTGGTAAAGAATATTTGCGTCGAGGTGGTAAAGATTTGAACTTAATTATAGAATTGAGCGTTAAAGAAGGTGAAAACAATATCATAACCGTAGGAGAACACAAATGTCTGATTCAGTAGTAATAGAAATTAGAGCTGCCGAAGGTGGCAAAGATGCACAACTTCTAGTAGAAGATCAGCTTAGGGCTTATACCAAAGCTGCGGAGCGGGAGTGTCTTTGACGCTACTCTGTTAGAACATAGACAGGCATTTGTTTCTGTATTATTTGAGGGAAAAGGGGCAAATAATTTATTCAAAAATGAGGCGGGAGGACATCGGTTTCAACGAGTCTCTCCCACCGAAAAACGAGGGCGTGTCCATACCTCTACCATTACCGTAGCAGTATTGGACGCCGATACCAAGCCTCAGTTCGAGCTTGACGAACGTGATGTAGAAATCATTACATCACGTGGCAGCGGACCGGGCGGTCAACACAGAAATATGACAGATAGCTGTGTTGTAGCTAAACACATACCAACTGGTATATCTGCTAAGATCGATTATAGATCTCAGTCACAAAGTAAACAGCTGGCGCTCAAAATTCTTGCCTCTCGTGTGGAGAATATACAGCAAGAACAATGGGCAAATGACCGAGATAAAAAGAGGAAACGACAGGTGGGTCGTGGACAACGTGGAGATAAGCGGAGAACGTATCGGGAACGGGACGATCAAATTGTTGATCATGTAACCGGCAAGAAATGGAAGTTTAGTCGTTGGATGCGAGGGATTTGGTCCTAAACCCCAGGTTGTCTAAGAAAGTTTAGCTTTCCTTCGTGGGAAACAATTTTTGCCAAATCTTTGTCCTGCAATATGTTGGATAAATCAACCATTTCCCATGTGCCACTATCATGAAGCCTTAAAGTACATTTGGGATTGACTAACCTTAATACCTGACTGGCGTCCCGGTGTACATCGTTATGTGCAAAACCGGGAGATTGCCAACATTTTAACCCACGGGTAACGGCATTGTATCTGGCTGTGGGATGAACCCAGCCATAGTTACAAGCTGTGTGGATGCCGTATTTTCCTTGCCCCAAACGGTTGCTGAGAACCCAGCTTTTTCCAATAGTAGAAATTAGTTTTCCGGCACTATCTTTATCTAATTTTTTATCAATAGCAGCGCTGTAATCTTCAGAAGACGCTAATGCGGTTATTTTTCCGTTTATTTGGGTTATTGGAGAAATACTAACCTCAGCATCAATAGAAATTAGATCCTCTATTTTTGGAGTGGTCATCATTAAACCAAGAGCATCAGCTAATTCTTGGGTTTCAATTGCTGTAACCATAAATCTGATCCCATCGATTTTGGCGGCATCAGAAAATACCTCAAAACATAACTCATCTCCATCTTCACCTACAGCCGTGATTGACGAAAATGTGTATTTTATCTTGCCGTTATCCAGAGCGTTTTTGATATAGTCTCTCATTTTCAATACCCCAATCTGTGCATGGAATCTACGATTTCTTCGATTTCTTTCATATCGATTCCAGCTGTATCTATTTTACCACGCTTTAAGTGGTAATGGTTAACCAATCCTGTGTATTTTTCTGGTTCACTTAACACTGTAGTTATATAATTACCGTTTTTATCTCTAGGAAATTTTGAAGGTATTTTGGGGAACAGTTCTGTATATCCCCAAATCAAAGCCTTCAGCGAATTCATTTGAGCTTTTGTAGGCAAAAATACCTTCAGTTTGGTGCCATGTATTGGGGCTGTTACTGTATCATGGTCTGGTACATCATATTTTTTGCGATTAGTTTTCGAGTATAAATTTGGGTGTGACCATTTCTGTGGCATGTAGGAAATTTCTACACCAGCACCTAAAGCATTAAATTTTCCACCTTGACTCCACCCACCGTGTTGTATGGGCAAACACTGGTAAATTGTAGCATATCCGCTTTCATCTTTATCGTCATCGATCATGAAGTTGCAGGACAACCCTCGGGCAATTAGTCCGCTTTCCATATGTTTGGCACGATACGTTACAGACCAATGGACAGTAAACTGGGTCAATATATTAGATAGTTGATCAAAGCTTATGTCTCTTTTTGTATAACGATTATGTGGAAGGAAATTTATTCCTTCTTTTTCATCCCACAGGATTACACGGCAGCCAATATTGAAAGTTTTGTCGCAGGCAACTATACTAGTGTTCATTGCGCTTTCCTCATCACTATGGACTTAAATTCTGGCGGACCACCAATCACAACAACATCTTCAGCATTATACTGGCATGGAACTTTTTCAAACCATAAGTTATCAAAAACTGTATCTGTACTTGGGCTTCCTATAATATATGAGTTGAATACACGTATCGTTATTGGGTTAATTTGTGAGTAAGGAAACGCAAAGTTAGCCTTAAAGACATGTTTAAGTCTGCATATATCAAAACGAATAATATCGCTAAAGAACAGATTATTGTCTCTCCACAGATTTCTGGCGGTACCGACAATCACCCCTTCACATTCAATTAGAATGTTTGTTGACATTATTGTATTATGTTTTTTATAACGTATTCGTCACAAGAATACAAATCACCAACACAAGAATATAAATCACCAACATATATAATGTTATTTTCTGTTTTTAAACTGCACGCGAAAAACCCACACTTTTTACATTGATATTGTATAGCAACCTCAAACACATTATTATCTATAACCTCAAAATCATGTGTGCTTAATTTTTCATTATTTATGGGATAATGATTCCACCGTCTTTTTATGATTTCGGAAATATTAATTTTGTGCATCACCAGCAGCCTTCAAATAGCGTAGATAACCAAGCCAAAATTCCACCAAAGAGTAGAATAACTGCTGCTGTGGATCCTTTATGTGATTTTGGGTCATCGTAGTAGTCTGATTCTTCGTCATTTTCCACCGTGCGGTCTGCGTTTACAAAGTATTCGTATATTGAATTTAACTGTAGTTCGGCTGCTTGTACTCTAACTTCCTTCAACTCTTCTTCAGTAAAGGTTTCTTCTGATTCTATTTCTACTGGCTTTGTTGGCTTCCAGGATAATAGTTTTTTGGCTTTTTTGTTAAATTCATTAGTTAGTCTTACTACACCCTTTGTGTATAGAGACACCGAAGCAGTGTAATATCCGGCCAGGCTTAGCTCTTTTGAATATGCTTCTGGATTCCCCTTTATTACTTCTTGCCACGCTTTAGCGTAACGGCTTTTTTTAGATACAAAACGTATGTAATCTTCTGCTCCGTCAGTTGAGGTTTTGTACGCCCTAAAATGGGTTTGAATGTGGGGCGGATCAAACATTACCTGCTTTTTATTTATAATTTCTCCACACCTGAACATTGTAAATAATTGTCCGTCATCAGTAATTTTATATTTAGGATTTGCATGACGCTTTTTTATATTACCAAAATTATAATTTCTAATTATTGACCATCTTCCTGTTTCCAATGCACTCTGAGCCCACAACAAAGCAAGGGATTTATTACTAGGATAAGACTTATATATACGTTTCCAGGCATTTCTGAGAGCAACAGCTGCCTCTCCTTCGCTGAGTTCTGTAATCTGTAACGGAATGTATTGTTTATCTTTGTAATAATTAACCATTGTATTCTCCTTACTTTAGAAGAATACTGTACTATTGCTACACAATTATATCCTCAATAACCACATCATCGTCGGTGTACGAACAAGGAATTGTCCACCACTCTAGTGCTTCATTTAGAACTGCATTTCCGCTGGGATGATAACAAGAACCACCAGCAATACTTTTCAAATATGGAACTACTATTTGCTCACCTTGGATGGCGCTAGCATGCAAATGTTTACCGGGGTTAGTTGAAGCCAATATTCTACATTTTTTGCATATACAACTATATTCTCCAAAATTCCATATTGTTGTTGCACTAACCGACCTGCCTTTTACAATAATCTGTGCCAAATCGTGTTTTTCGTCAAACTCACCGTAACGCAAACTTGTTACACATCCTTTTGAATCACGTGCATACCAACGAACCCCACACTTCACACAGAAATCATAAGTCATTCCGTTATAACTAAATTGATGCGGTTTCATTATTTTAGGAATTCGTAATCCCAATTTTCCGTATCATCGTATAGTTTTTCGTATAATCCACGCAATTCCATTTTTATATTTCTTTCCGCTTTGTTATAATACTTTTCTTGAAAATACATCGTATAGAAAATTGGTCCTTTCAATATGCGCTCCAACAACGCCGCTCTTCCTAAAGCAAAATCCCGTGGCGATACATTGGTTCTGGAATACTCTTTGATAATTCCTTTGCGGTACTGTTCATATTCCTCTTCCCCCGCCCCTAAAATTGACATATCTACATCGGCAACAATCTTTGCTTCTGCCCTTTCTGGCTCTAAATCGTGCTTTGTTGCAATAATGAATTCGGCAGTGTCGTTTATTAATTTCTGATCAGATTTTCCTGCCATCAAACACACTCTAGCGATTGCTGCACTTTTCTCTTCGTTTTCCGTACCAAGAGGATCCAAAATGATATCGTGGAACCAAATAGCCATCAGTGTGTTTTTTAAATCTAGTTTTTCCGCAATACCACTTAATTCCTGTCGGCATCGTAATATATGGTTTAGGTTGTGATAAGCTCTTCCTTCGTACATCAGTTCAATCGAACGCCATATACTTAAAACACAATTAACGTCAAGTCCCAGCGTATTCCAATCTTCTTTGAAAATATCCTCTTCCATTACAGCTCCAAATAACAGGTAATCAGACCCCAGTGCAATATTATGTTGTCCTCACCAAATCGTTTATTCAAATCATTAATAAGTTGGCTATATTTTTGTTTGGCTTCGTTTATTTCTTGCTGGATATCTTCTGGTGCCCAGTTTGTTGCCATCGAATTACGATCTATAGAAAACGTCCTATACATTAGCGGCAAATAGTAAGCTACTTGTTCATCTTCTTCTTCGGGGAAATTGTCGCCGAAATGTAATGGTTCTATATGGTGTTTTTCGCATATATCATCTACTTTAATAGGTGGTAATAGTTTTGGGTCGGATTGTTCAATGTTAGCCTTAATTTTACCACCGCAACATGAACAAAACTTCTCTACCGGTTCACCATCTATGGAAAACCATTTAGGATAAAATTGGCGATTGCATTTGTTGCATTTATAGATAGTTATTGGCTCCGTTAATAGTTGTAATTTGCCATAAACACACTCCAAATATGGACCAATATAAAACCCTGTAGTTGGAGCGTAATGTAAGTTTGACTTAATTGGTTGGCTTTTAAACATCTGTTTCCTTTCTAGGATCGCGAAATGGTCTCAACCACTTATCATCTTCAGGATCGTTTGCTCCATGCCGGCACGAATGACAAAACCCCTCTTTTGCTACTATTCCACCACACCCAGGACAGTTTAAATCCCTAGCCCTTCTCCTTGGATATGGAGACCACGCTTTTTCGGCTCTTAATTGGCGTAGCTCCTTGAGCCACTCAATCAACTGCTCGTCTTTATAATGATCTATTGCTTCGTCTAATGTCATTTGTTTTCCAAATATTCCGGAGGAAACGTTCCCTTGACCGCCATCTTATATGCTTCACTCTTATTCCTTGGAGGTTTTTTACCTCGCTTCCAGGGAATCGATACAACAAATAAATGATTTGGCCAAATCCTGCCAATGGGCTCGGCACTAACTAAATTAGGCTCTCCGACCAGTATTTGATACCCACATCCCCAACCCCGCTCAGCAAACCCACAATCCGCACAAATCCTATACGGAGGAGTATGATTGTATCCGTATGGGTCGTGTTTGTACTCTATTTCTGTAGTGTTCTTATGCTCACAGTTAAGCTGCATTTCAATGCGAGCTTCTTCAAGTGTCGCCGAAGCTACCTGAAGTGCTTGTTTTGCGCGATTGTACTTATTCCTCAGATTTAGCTTCTTCATATCAAGATTCGAAATTGTTTATGGTTTTAATACCAACTTTTTTCAGGAGTTTCCCAATCGAAAAATACCGTGTCGCAAATTAATGAAAAGATTCTATCCTGTGGAGGAAGGGTGTCGACTTCATATTTTACGTCTAATCGTGCACATTTATTTTCCAATCGTTTAATATCACGATTGAAAACGTTTAGCTTCGTTTGCGTTTTCTTTGCAACCGCCTTTAGAACTTCAGAACCGATGTGAACATCCGCATCTTCCTGATCCATATCCAACCTAGCAGTCATTCCATCATCCCAAACCAGATAAGTCGTTATATCGACACTAGTTTTAACGTTTACTTGACAAGATATTTTTTGCGGTTCAGATAAACGTAAACATTCCCGAATAAGCGGATATAACTCGGTTTTCGTTGGCGCCTTTAAATCTTCTTTTTCTAGTTTTTCTATTACTGCATCATAAACAGCTCTAGGTCTCTGGTTTTTGTTTAGGTATTTGATTCCTTTGCCAAACGAAAAATCCATGCTCATTCCTCTCCCTCAATCTCATCACCCATGTTCTGTAACCGTACTATCGCTTCCCGATAGTCCGTATCAAAAAACGCCACAGATATGAATAACTCCTTCAAATGAGCTAAACTTAATCCCTCGGAATCTTTTGACCACACATCAATGGGAAGTTGACTAAAATCCTCAGATTGATTTATTAAATGCTGTAAATAAGCAAATCTCACCTTTTCACTAGGATACCCAATCTCTACACACCGATCAAATCTGCTCGGTCTGTCCTTTATTCGCCCAGCTAATGCCCCAATGTTGTTCGTTGTAGCTAAAAACACTACCTTGTCATATCCACCAATTCCATCCAACATGTTGAGAATGTCAGATTCGTCATAATACTCCAGCAAATGATCTATATCTTCCATCACTACTACTATGGGAGTCTCCGGTTGAACATTCCTAAATGACCCCATGTTGGCGGTAAAAACATTATAATTTTTGCAAAGAACCCCTATTCCTCCAGCCGCCACTACATCATTTAATATCATCTTGATCGCACAGCTTTTGCCAGTCCCGTGCGGTCCATAAAATAAAATCCCCCGCCTAAATGTAAAATTGTTTCGCCTGAATAATTCTTCTTTTTTCCAAAATGACGATATTTCTTTTACTATTTCATCGATTATTGAATCTTCAAATTTAACTAAATCTGTGTTTTCTTCAATTTTAGATAGATAAGCCTCTCCCATCCCGTTGGCAGACGGTAAGTATATCCCAGATGGCAGATTCTCAAATTTAGTGTGCTCTTGCCTGGGAAAAAAATCTATGTTGTTCTTGGTCTGCCAGTGCATCCTAGTCCCAGCCGAAACGCAATCCTACCACCCACTTCGCCTTAAAGTCAAGCACAAATTAATACTCTTTTTCTTAGCTTCCATTTCCATAATACATTAGATGTGTCAACCGTTTTTATATGGGATGTGTCAATCGTTCCTATTACTTTCCCATTAACTATAATGTCTACTTTGTCGGAGATTTCCATGTTCTGCAACTCCAATTTTCCGGAACTATAAATTCAGGATCCTGCTCCGCTATCTTCTTTACAAAATTGTCCACATGCCGACATCGACGAATTGCTTTCTTGCCTACCCAATATTTGCCGTTCCGCCGTGGTGAACATTTTCCCCTGCCATAAGAATCTATCCATACCGCAGGAGGTCCCCCACAATCCCTCTTGTATTTCTCCAATAAAGCATAAGCAAATGCTACATTCGTTGCTGGATCCCTTAGTTTCTTTAATGTTAAGCCCGCCCAAGGTCTCCCAATCTGTGGATCCATCTCTTCCCATGTTTTAACCCAGCTAGGAGCCATTCTACTAATCTGCATCGGTCCAATGCTCTGCCCTACACTTTTGGGTTTTAAACTTATATTACAGGGTCCTGGACGGGTACATGATAAATATCCTCCCACTACCCTCGGATCCCCGTCCCTCCCATGCCGACGATACCTCGATTCCTCAAATGACATCGCCGCCAATATCGTCGGATCTATGTACTCGTTTACTAATTTCCCACGAGATCCAGTCTCACTGAAATATTCCCCCAACGCTTGAACATCTTCTCGGTGTTGGATATGAATCTTTTTCTGAGAATGTTCAATTGTGGGAGCTTCTTTGTACAATAAAGAAAACATGCATAAAATTAATAGTTTAGTGTAGGTTATCATTCGTTGTCCTCCAATAGTTGTTTTTGCTCTTCAAGACATAATCTGGTTATTACTGTCCTCGATACACCTAAGTTTTTTGCCATGTCCCGCCTGGATACTTTGGCTCGTCTCCATTCCCTAATCTTCGTTAATAACTCAGGTGTACTCTCTAAATATACATTCTGCTTTCGATTCTCTATCTTGGCATGCTTTATCCCAGTAACAGAAGATCGGTTCCTGCCACTTAGAATTGCTTGAACCGTTGCCATCGAAATATCAAATATTCCCGCTAATTCGTCCTGAGTCTTGTCCGTTTCCTTGGACATTCTTACCAACTCTAATACCTCTTTGTCGTCTAATTGTTTGCGAGGTGGCGTTATTATGGCGGTCACTGGGTCCCATCCATTTCTAATTCTTAAGTATAAAGCATTAGGGCTTAACCCCTTTACTTCCGCCCACTCTGGAATTGTTTTTGTTACGCTTCCAATAGTTATTTTAACCGTATCTTCGCGATTTAGGTTTTGCTCCTGATTTGTTGCCCAACGGCAATTACCGGGTTCATAGTTTCCATTATTATCTATACGTTCAATAGATTGTTCTGATGAGCGTTCTCCCATATCTTCTTTAAATGCTTCAAAAGAATTCCTCCACCTTTCACAAATTTGAACCCCTCTACCCCCGTATCGGTGGTAACTTTTATGTTTGGGGTTTGTGCATCTTTGAATCATTGCCATCCAGGTGATGTAAGTTGGGGTTCTAAAACCGGGTGCTGCGTGTCCGTGATGTTTTGACATTTTTTATTCCTTATGTTAGGGGGAACGGAACTGTTCCCTACTCTAACATATATCACGGCAACGTCAAGGCTGCATCATAATTTTTTTTCGTTTTTTTCGGTAAAGCAACATCTTCCCGATGTGTCATAGTAATGCCAATATGGGGAATGAGAAGTAATCAAAGCAGCGCAACTTCTCGGTTCAGCCCAAAATCTAGAAGCCAAGCACCAACCTTCTTGCCCCTGGTTACACCGCACCCACTCTTCGGCATTTCCCATCATATCCCAAGCGCCACTTTGGGAAACGCAGGATTTACGATTACCAGCAGGTTCGCTTTGATCCAGGTATTCCATTTCTTTTTCATCGCGAATAAAGACTTTATATTCATCAGCTCCGCGATATCTTTTATCATAATTGCACAAACCGGTATTATCGCCAGGAACGAATTTAGGCAATTCATCGCCGAAGGGATATTTTTTACCTTGAGGACCTTCGCAGGCAGCGATCCATTCTTCTGCGGTACAGGGTCTTTTTCCTACGGATTTACAAAGTTCATCAATATTCATTATTTTATCGTCATCGTAAGGTTCTGGCAGGGCACTCAGACCTAGGAGAGGTTTATGACCTTTAATATTTGGCCATTCGTATTTATCTATACAGGCGGTTGGGGTAGCTGGGACCATACCTTCTGGGCAAGGATTTTTAGGAGTAAAAGTGCCACCTAAACTACTAAATAGTAAAACGGCGGTCAGAGTTGTGTAAGCAATTCGTTTCATGGTCTCCTTTTGAGGTGTAAAACGGACCGTACTTCTCTTTCGAAAAGGTCTCTCCTGGACAGTCGCACCGGCAGAATTCCTCGCCTAAGCGGACCTAGTGCTTTCTATGTTATTTATGATTAATAATTAGCATATTTGAGGTAGGGAAATGTAATTATTTGTAGTTTTTCCAATCTGCGGTAGATTTGAAGATTGGTGGATTTTGTTTTTCTTTTTTGACTCTTTGTTCGCTTTCTTGTTTAAGGCGGGCGATTTCTTTTGCTGCGATTTGATCCAGATATCCGCACATATCGCATGCATACCCTGGAGTATATATTCCCAGATATTGTCCTTTAGTTGGGTAGCCACATTTGGGACAATCTTCGTTACTAGCGGTGTGATATTTTTTGAACCAAGACATTTTGACCTTTGTTATGTAATTATGTTCTGAATTATAAAATCATTACAATTTATTTGTTCAGGATTCAATGCCGTAGCAATACTTATCTGAGAAATATAAAAATTTATTTCATTTTGAAATATTCCTTTAAATATTATTAATCCGCAATTCTGGCATTGCCAATATTTTGGACGAATATCGTTAATCAAATTAATACCATCATTAAGTTTTGCAACCTCTTCTGCTGTTAACTCCTTCAGTTCGTGTGTACCTATTTTGAGACTCATTCTATTATATCTTTGATTATTTTTTCATTTTCGGTTAAAAATTCTTCTCTATACACGTTATCTGCTACCCACGATACTCTTAAAGAATTGCTATGAGAATATCCAGTTAAGATAGCGTTACAAACATGGGTAATATATTTTTTATGATTTTCTTTCCAACCGAACATAAAATGAAATTTATTATCCACACTGGTTCCACGAAAACGTTCTTTTACAAAATGTTCGATATCAAAGTTTTCGTCAAATAAAATCAAACCTTCTAATTCACCATGAACATCTTCATATCTTCCGCAATATTCGACGGTCATGGTGAGGCTATAAGCCCAACCGATAATTTCTTCGTTGTACAGTACTTGAACACTATTCGATAATGTAGCGAATGTCGATATTAGTTCTACAGGCATCGCACAGAGTACGATGCCAGCTTAATTCGTCTCGAAGTTTTCCTGGTTTACCACAATCTTCGCAAACGTGGTCGCTTTTATTTTCGGCTTCCATAACCAAATCTTGAACTATTTTAATTTCTTGTTCCGTTACATTTGGGTAACTTAAATATCTATAACCAAATCTCAAACCTCCCAACTTTTCTTTAATGTAGGTAGCTTCAATTTTAATATCTGTTTTTTGAATTTCTATACATAATTCACGCAGGAGTTCGTACCAACCATCTCCGCACCCTATGTAGACGTGGGATACAAAGATTTTGGGGAATTCTTGACGCAATTTGTCGGTTAATTCTGGGCTCATTCTATTATATCCTTAATGATACGTTCGTTTTCGTTTTTTTCTACGTCTTGTGGAAGGAACTTGTAAATTATAAACATGCATGGTTCGGTCAAAATATTCTTTGCATTACACTTTTCTAAAATGTCAAAAATAATAATTATAATAATAGGCAGTAAAACTATTGGATATGCCCACAAAAGTAAAAACAGAATTATCGGCGGGTATTCTTTGAAAAAACCATTAATACCAGCCTGGACATCTGTTTTGTATATTTTGTCGCCTGCGTGTAATTCTATTTTGTATATCATTTCTGTAAGTATAAATGCCAAACAAAAAGGGAATCCCATAAGATACATAGTCAGCAATCCCCACGGCATAGGGGACAATTTAGCAACTCCCATGCCGGCGAGGAAGAAAATGATGCTACCTATTAGAAAGTTTCTTATTTTCATTTCTAGCTTTTTCGCTAATGCCCGTCCCCAAACAGCCTGGACATGTCTTCATTTTTCCTGTAAAAACGCATTCTATAAACTCTGAGCCAAATGTAGAGCGGTATATTACTTCGCATACCGTTTTGTTCCCCTCACAAATTCCGCAATAAATCATTCCACATAAGGCGCCGCTATTTTCAAACATGCCTCAACCTTTTCTAAATCAAATTGGAGATCGTTATCACTTCTGACATTGGTTTCCATATCGATCCATATAGGATGATCACCTACCAATGCCGATATTTTCTCCAATTGTTGCTGTAAGTTGTTTGGTCCAAGCCCACCAGCGTATCCGCACATTACGTTTGGAAAAGGTTTTGGCCAATCTTCTGGCAAAACACCACCCCCATGAGATAAATCAAAGAGAGGTACAGCATCAACATTTCTTCGGAGCATCCCCCAGAATAGGGTTTCGTTTACTCCATCTGCTTGGAAGATGTATTGTTTCCCAGAGTTCTTTAGCTGAGTTGGCAGATCTTGGTAGAATTCTGGTGTTGGGGTTTGAGGAATTCCGTGGAAATTGATTTGGATCCTTTGGAACATATCAAAAATCCATGGTTCCATTTCCGACTCATCAGGCAGTTTTCCTCTCACAAAATTGCTTACAAGTTTACCACAGAAATGTCCGGAAAGTTCCAGTTTAGTGGAGAGAGGTGGCGGGATTCTAGAGGGTGGATATTTAATTATTGAGTTTAGATCGTGTAGCCAACCACCAGAGGGGAATCTTGGAAAACCTTGAGATTTTGAGGACAGCAACAGAGCCCATTCAACGAATGGGTATTTTTGTTTTAGAACGAAGAGTTCTACGGGTTGGATACTATCATCTGCACCAGTAATGGTTACTTTACGGAGTCTCATTTATACCTTTTAGTTTCTTTTCTGCCGTTACAACAATGGGCTTAGATTCTAGTGACTCAACACATTTGCCGCATTCTGCGCATTCAATAATTTCTTTTTCATTCAAACTATCAAGCGTTTTAGTTGTGCCAGAAATGGTAACATCCTTTTTTGATTTGTCACATACATCTCGCACAAATCGGAGTGCCATAGCGGCTACTTGAATAGCTTCCTCTCGCATGCGTTTATTGCGGTTTTCACATTCTTGCATGCGAACAGCTTCCCACAGCTCATCAACTTCTTCTAGAAGAACAGCATATCCTTCATGCCCATTATGAAAAGAGCCGAATTTCTTTTCAGCTCTTTGTAATTCTGCGGCAATTTCTTTTAGTTGAGGTATTTTTCTCATTTGATATTTCCTCTGCGGCGCGATCGTTCTACAACGAGTCTGTCTCTATATTTGCGCCATTCGTCTTCTTTTACTCTTTGCAAAGCAGGACGCCAAGGCTCGATTTCTTCTCCTCCAATATAATCTCTTACCTCAACTGGTATTTGGAATTTTTCAAATAACCAGTCTAGGCAAAATTCGCATAAAGAAAACCTATATTCAACGGTATCATCTAAGGCGCCATATCCGTTTCCGGCGGTAGAATCATAACCGCCACACACATATGCGTCTATGAGACCCATATCATTGTTGAGAGAGGATTCTTCCGGCGGAGAACAAGGAAAACCGCACAAATTACAGATATGCTTACCCATCAGGTCCCCCAGATAGGATTCGAACCTATATTATTCACAGATTAGAAATCTGGTGCCATGTCCATTAGGCGACTGGGGGCTACGTTATATACTGTCGGAAACTCTTATAGTCCCCAAACTCTTGCCTAATTTCTTTCAAAACTTTTTCTTGGTTGCCGCCAACATATTTCTTTAACAAATAGGCAACCAAATCATCCTGAGCAATTTCTTTTAGTTGACACAGTGGACACCGTTCGCTGGGAAGATCATATCCACTACTTTCTGGCTCATACAGATCATTAATAGCATCTTCGTGATCTTTATATAGCTCTTCGATTACATCGTCTCCTGCTGATTCGAGCATTTTTAATTTGACGTCATCGTGGCGAAATATTTGATTTAGATCTGCACGTTTTCCCTCAAGTGACAGATCTCTTTCTATTTCCTCGCCGGGGAGCAAATATTCTGCCAAAAACTCATGTCCGCAAACACATTCGGCAGTAGGTTCCTCATATTCTCCATCCCAGCCCGCAAGTGTAATTCCGCTTACTTGGCATGTGAAGCTGCTAGAACTGCTGTTAGAAACGAATCCTGTTCTTATTTTCACGCTAATATCCTCCTTCGTGTTCCATTATGAAATCTTCGGTACGTATGTTCAAATCGGTATTACACAGTAACGATTCTACTTCTTCTCCACCATTACCACAATCATCAAAACTTCCGATATAAACGAATTTGCCCTTTTTCTTTAATTCTTCTTGGTATTCTGGCTCGTAATAATTCCAGTCTTCAGAATCTTGACACAATTTTGCTTTAGTAAAAATGGTATCAATTATTTCTGAAATCACCTCACGTAGTGGGTGTCGTTTAGTGACACCGAAAGATTTGATTAGCATCTGTTTTGTAAGTTTTCGTTTTGTAACAATAACGAAAGATGAGGAAGATGAATTAGAAACGAATCCTGTACGTATTTTCACAGCTCTACCTTTTCCACATATTTTGCAAACTCTTTATACGAAGAAAAACGGGAGAATATTTCCTTATCAACAGCTTCTAAAGTGCCCTTGTCTCCCAGTAATTCTTTTACTAGAAAGCGTATTCTGTCATTTATAGCGATTTTTTCAAAATGACAAATGGGACAACAAGTAGACGGCAGCTCATAAAATCTATATTCTCCCCAGGAATCACTTAATGCGTCGTTTAGCGAACCGATAGAATTATCGAAAATTCTATTTATAGCAGCATCATCAAGTTCGTCGCCATAATCGCAAAAATACCGACTCAACTCTTCAGAGGTTAGAAATTCTTTCTTTTCATCGGTGGTTAGATTTTTATCCAGCTTTCTCACAAAGTTGGGAGCAAAGGCGTGACCACAAAGACATTCCATTGGATAAAAGTCTTCATATTCGCCGTCACGTCCGGAAGTAACATCCCCACTTATCTGACATACGAAACTACTGGAACTACTATTTGAAACAAAACTGGTACGTATTTTCATTTTTTATTGTCCATTGCTTTTTTGAAGGCACTATACGTGCCGAATTTATTTCGTAGTTCTTTTATGACAGTTTTTCTGGCACGTCTTCCCAACAGGTATTTCAGCAACTCATCATCTGGCACATCATCAAAAGCACAAACTGGGCACATGAACCCAGGAAGTTCGCCAATGTATGAATCGTACTTATCTTTTTGAGCATTTATGTGGCTCAAGAAAGATTTTGTATTTAGGTGCGTAAATGCCTCATCTATTTTAGCATCGGCTCGTTTTTTGTTATATCCCCACATTTTGTTTACGAGGTTATGTCCGTCTTCTGACAGTATTTCGGTATCGAAATCGCCGTCAACTTCAAAAGCCAAGGAAATCATCTGCCACTTATCTTCCGAGGACATATTACGTGGTATTTCACACTTAATATATTCGTAAAGAAAGTTGTGTCCATTACAGCAACTTGCCATCGGTGGACCATCCCAACATCCATGGGAATTCACGCTAGTGGTACCGCTAATATCGCAAGTGTAACTTGAGGAGCTAGAATTTGAAACAAAACCCAATCTAATCTTCATTCTTTTGATCTCCGCACTTTTTGATCATTTTCCAAAACGATTTTTTGCTGAGAATTAAAACAGCATCGGCAAGATAGGGAGCTTCTAGATCCTCAATGTGAACTGAGTCAGAATATTGAGTAATTTTAATGTGTTTGTCTTCAAATAGTGTTTTAAATTTTGGCATACTTATTGCCCTTCAAAAGATTTTCTACCGTTTCACGTCAATTACATGAAAGGCGTATGCATTATTTAATACAAGTTCAGCTACGCTTTCAATTTTACGACATTTGGCAATATCGTCCCAAACTCCATTTTCAGACATGTTGCGGCAGCATGCGTATACACCATCAGGCAACTTTGGAACGGCAACTTCCGCAATTGACTCATATCCGCCAGAAGCATCCATTTCCACAAGACGTTTTCTGTTTTTAAACAACCATTTGGTTATTTGCTTTACCCAAGGCTGTACCACAAATCTCATTTAACCTAATCAAAAAAGAAGTCCTCTACTTTTAAGTGGAGGATGAATTTTTTCTTCCGTATCTACGCATAATTATTCATATTTTTGAAGATATGTTGGTTTACAAATACAGACTCTATCCCAGTAAAAAGCAGCAAGAAAAACTGTGGATACATGCGAATAAATTGAATTGGATCTATAACCAGTTTCTAGATCAGAAAATTAACACATATAAGAATACAAAAAAGAATCTCTCCAGATACGATCTACAAGCGCAATTACCGAAACTTAAACAACGAGATCCAGTAATTAAAGAAATACATTCGCAAGTTTTGCAACAGGTGCCCAAGCGTTTAAACCAAGCATTTAAAGATTTTTACAAAAGAGGAAACAAAGGATTTCCAAACTTCAGATCTAGTTTGAACTTCTTCGGTATTTGTTATCCTCAGAGCGGATACTCTATATCAGGAAATGTCTTTAGAACGAAAATATACGGTAAAATGTCGTTTCTCAAATATCGCCCTATTCGTGGGAATATTCGACAAGTGTATATTACTAGTGAGAAAAATGGCTGGTTCATTTGTATAACAACTGACTATGAAAAAGATATTCCGAAAGCAACGGATAAGATCGGTATTGATGTAGGATTAAAGGATTTGGTTGTAACATCCGAAGGAAAACATATTAAAAACTGTAGTCATGCGAAATATTTTGACAAACAGATAGCGAAGATATCGTCAAGAATAGATAAGAAAAAGAATAAGAAATCCAGATCTCGAAAGTTTCTGTGTAAAGTTCGGCGCAGATTGTATGATGTGAAAAAACGTAAGATTAACGATTTTCAACATAAAGTCTCGAAGAGACTTAGTTCCGAATGCGATACAATATTTGCTGAGAATTTGAGTGTAAAGAAGATGAGTGAAGGAGAATTGCGGAACTTAAACAAGAGCATTCGAAATGCCAAATTAGCTAATTTCATTTCGTATCTATCATACAAGACCAACACATTGGTGTTGGTCAATCCGAAGAACACAAGCAAGACATGTAATCATTGTGGGAATATTCGAGAGAATTTGAAGTTATCCGAGAGGACGATTACATGTGACAAATGTGGTGAAGTATATGATAGGGACGAAAATGCCGCTAAGAACGTTTATTGCCTGGGACAGGCTATTCAGGATCTACAGTTAGAACCTGAGTATGCTGAATTATTTACGATTCAGGAAGCTCTTGCCTTAAGGCAAGAGTAGTTCACTCCTCCGCCAGGGTTTGGATTACTTTAGGTTCAGTTACTACGCCATTTTTTATGCGTAAACCGCTAGCAGATCCGTCTTCCCAGGTTAAGATTACTTCTAAATGCCCCTGAATTTTTGGCGCAATGTTCTTAACAAAATTATCCCAAAAGTGTCCAGAACATGTACCACCCCACATAAAGTCTTTTAGAACAAACTTGCCTTCTTGTGCTATTTTGAACGGCTTTGCTTCGTACAAGAAGTGTGTTTCTGGCAAAAGGTCTTCTTCGTTATCTAAAATCCACTCCACGTCCGTGGCTGAAATCCAGGCATCACACTTTAGTGTGTGGCAATGATTTATGTTACAACTCATTTTTATACCTCAAACAACGGACATGTTCTACAAGAAAACGAATTGCTTTCCCTGGTTTTTAATAAACTATTACGGAATGCAACCATTCTTTCGTGGTTCCACACATCTTCAATAAATGAATTGCAGGAGACTACGTCCATTCCCCGCGCCCACTCTACACAACCCTCGGCAAAAGAGCAAGGAAAAGCTTCACCCTTCCAGTTGATAAATATGGAAAACAATGAACTCTCGCAAGGCTCCACATACTCAGCTATCTTGTCAAAATCTTTATGGTTTTTAATTGTGTTCAAGAATTTGAAAGCGGAACAACTATCGAAACCAAGCCCAACATTATTTGAAGTAGCTTGGTAAACCAAGTAAGCAAACTTGTTTTGTGACAGTTTGTGATAATGTTTCCCTCGCCCCTTTTGCTTTAAAGATAGCATAACAATAGCTTTTACAGGATCCAAACGAGAATCTTTTACCTTGTCTCTAATGGTTTCCCGAGTAAGATTAAATGTTTCCTCACTGATCATACAATGAATGTTAATTTGTTGCAACCCATGTTTGTGCAATTTTTGAATAGAATCGTAGCAAATATTTTTATTTTCGTAACGGCTGACAGCAACAGCCCCACAAACTTCTGCTAGTTTTGCTGCAGTTTCGTCTGAAATATCGGCAACGGTGATGTTTGGTATAACCCCATTGTTTCGACAATACCACATCATATCGAAAAGTTCGGGGTTTGATGTGGCATTACTATCCGCACCAAAAGCAATTTGCGTTAGTATTCGGTTTTCTGTAATTTTGTCGAAAACTTTTTTAAAGGTATCCAGGGACATGTTGTTGCCAACCGGAGTATTAGATTTGTAGCAATGTTTACAAACCTTTCCACCTACACCTTTACATATGGTGGTTACTTCGATGTCAGCAATCTCGGGAGACGGCGACATCTCCGGGTCTTCTTTTTTAGAGCTGCCCCAACGAATAAAATATCCAGAACCTTTATGGAACCGGTAATTATAATTAGGAGAGCGAACTGTTTTATGGTGTTTGCTTTCAGTAATTTTCATCCATTGCGTACCCTTCGGAGATATTGCGCCAAGTTTTCATTAGGTTTCGGCGCGTAATCTCCAAGGTACTCTAGCTTTTCTTCCATGTCAACACCAATAATTTTTCCAAAATTTTCCAGCTCTTTCTTTGCGTTTCCCCACAAAGCATTCTTATTTTTGAGGAACCAAACCAGCGCTATTTCTTCAATATTTTTACCATTAAATCTGGCATCCGGATTCAGAATATAGGTAGAAAAGAATATTTCCATAGCCTCAGCAAATTCGTTTTCTCGTTCTTGGTAAGCTATATTGCGTGCCATTCCTTTTGGAATATTGGCAACCATTTCTTTATATTCTTCTGGCAATTGGTATACATTTTTTGCAATCAGTCGTAAAGCGGTTCCTATAGGCATCCATTTTGTTTTATCTTGTTCGAAAAGTCCGCTCATTTCTGCTGGGTTAATTTGTCCTATTTCTTTTCCTTGCAGCTGAATTCCCTTAATATTTTTGATATTAATTGGTCTGTGAACAACGCCCTGATTTTCTCCCAAATCGTTCATTTCGCCTTTTTCGTTATGTCTGGTGTCGTCTGGGTCAATCTCTATCCAATTGAGCGGAATTGCCATTTCCAGTACCACTGGATCTCCGCCATCTTCTTTCGCGGTGTGATTAGCATAGAGCCAGGCGCCTGTAAAGCCTTCCAGCTGACGGGTGACGTAGATACCTGGGCTTACTGATTCCCAATTAACGTAATTTTCGGCAATAGAGGGGTCCAGGGAGCCATGTTGAACAATAAGTGCCAATTTCTTAGACGAGGTACCGTGGTAAACAATTACCTTGTGTTTTCCAGCAGCCTCTCTAAATTCGGGATCGTGTAAACTTCGGACTCTACCCAGCTCTAGTGGCAAAGCCCTCTTAGAAAAAGCCAGGGACTGTTTCAATAAATTATGTCGTATAAATGCCTTTATTGTTGTATCAGTTTCTTTTTTCAACATTTCTTTAAGGTTATTATTATCAAGCTTTGTGGCAATTTTAATTCTTTCTTTTTTGTCTTTTTTAGATATTAATTTAACCAAAGGGTCTTTGGTGTCATTGGTATCTTCCTCGTCTTCATCTTCTCCGCAGCCACATTCTTCACAATGTTCAGTTTCGCATGGGCAATCTTCACAATGACATCCACAGTTTAGACAATCATCGAAGCCACATCCACAATTTGGACATTCTTCAGTTTCGCAAGTGCAGTCTTCACAATGGCAGCCACAATTTTCACAGTTATCATAGCCACATCCACAATCTGGACACTGTTCTGTTTCGCAAGTACAATCTGGACAATGACATCCACAGTTAGGACATGGGTCTAATCCACAACCACACTCTTCACATTGCTCTTCATCGCAATTACAATCCTCACAATGACATCCACAATTTTCACAGTTATCAAACCCACATCCACAATTTGGACATTCTTCAGTCTCGCAAGTGCAGTCTTCACAGTCACACTCGCAATGTGGACAAATGGCTTCAGGTTTTATTCTCATACGAACGGCTCTAAACTTAGCATAAAGCTTGGCATATTCATTGCCTACCATCTTGTCTTTTATGATATTTAATACTGAATATTGAGCTTTATGGTTTAGAATTTCATTACCCAGCATTTTACGTAGATATTGGTAATCAATTCTTTTTGCAACAGCTCCGCGAACATCTACTGAAGGATCATCCATGAGTAATGTTAAATATTTTTTATCTACTCTTTGGGCCACAGCATAACGCACCAGTTGGGTATCCCATATGGGGCTATCAATGAGAAGGTGTAAACTTTTCTCTGGCAAGCGTTGAGCCAGCTTTCCTAAAGCATCCAAGTTTTTAATATTTTTTGTCAAGATTTGTGGGAGATATTTTTCCAGCAGCTCGGGTTTTGTTTTCATAAACAACTGCCCCATTGCCATATATTCAATTGGTCCCAAGTCTTGCCTATTCAATAATTCTTCAAATACATTAGAAGTATCTTTCATTTTATGTAATGCAGCAGACACTGTGTCTAAATTATCACTTTTGACCATTGCTTCCAAATCTGATTCGTCAGCAACCTGTTGAACAAAAAGCTGTTGCACTCTAAAATTATTGTCATGCATCATAAAAGACTTAAGTACTTTATGATATTTTTTAGCTATATTTTTGTCGTAAACCAGTTTACTATATGCTGATAAACGTACATTTTCATCTTCCGATCTCACAAAATGGAAAGCTTCAAGTATTGGTAGGCGATTAATGGCTGCTTGTTGTGCGTTTGGTGTTGTGTTTTTTAATAAATCTATATGATCTTGCAGATCCTGGTAGTTCATTGACGTAGCTGCATAATATTGATTTGACGGATCGTCAGAAGACAGATGTTCAACTCGCCTCATACGCTCTCGTAACACCTCTAATACTCGTGGGTTTTTTTCCGTCTTCATCATTAAAGATATTTGGTTGTAAGGTATTCGTTGTGCTACGGAATCTCGTACAGTTTCGGACTGGTCTTTCACCATTAATATCAAACGATCTCTGGGTATTTTTTGTGCTACTATGTTGCGAACACCAACGCTGGGATCTTTCATCATTTCAGGTAGATATTTTTCATCTATAGTGTTAGCTATTTGAACTCGTATAGGCTCAAATTCATCATGAATAAATTTAGGCAAATATTTTTTATCCACTTGTTTGATGGCAGCGTATCTTGCGTTATCATTAGTGCTTTCAAGTAGTCTTACCCAAGGAATTTTACTATATATAACCTGTGTTACAGCAAGATCTATATCTCCATTTTTGCGATCAAGAATTTTGTTTAAATACTCTTCAGAATATTCCTCATAACGATGGTTATCTATATAAGCAACAACCACATCATCATCCGGGTCGTTTTTTAATGTTGTTAGTTTTTCTTTCAACTCTTGTGTTTGAGCAGGAACGTTTTGTGCTATCCACATGCGGATTTTAGTGATTGGACTTGTGGATAGCTTTACTAATATATCTACGGTTTCTTCATTGTATCCATATACATTCGTAAGAGTTTTTAGGGCGTATATCCTGGTATCAACATTCATGTTTTCATCAGTGGATATTTGGTGTAGCTCTTCTTCTGAAGCATGAGAGAGAGCCTCTCCTTTAATATACAGATAACCTTCTGACAAACTATCATCGTGTAGTATTAATTTTAGAATTTCTGAATCTATATCGCTACGCAACGCAATTGCTGCTTTTATTTTATCGGTACCATTTAGATACATTTCTTTAAGGTACTTTGCGTCTATTCTTTTTGCTACAATTCTTCGAACATCTTCATCTGGATGATCTTTGAAAGGAACCACCTTATCTTCTGGAACATATACCAAAGCCGTTAAAACCACAGAAACGCTTGGGTCATTAAGCAGTTTTACACATATTTCTGGAGGAGCCACACTTGCCAACTCTGCCCTTACACTTGGGTTTGGATCATTCAACATTCCTGCTAGAACTGCCACATCCCCGTTAGCAGCCAAAACTTTTACAGCTTCCTTGCGCACACGAGTGCTTTTCATAAATTTAGCTAATTGGTGAGGATATTTTCTTACAACATCACTTAAAAACACTTCAGATGAATAATTTTCTTCGTTAATATTTGTTTTATTATAAAGAGCCTCCATGTACGCTAGTATAGTGTTTTCATTGGCGTTTGCGTTCAAAAACTCTCTGAAGGGTATCAGGTTATAGGTGCGTGCAGCCGTCCACACTTCTTCCGGTACTGATTGTGATATTATTTTTTTACTTTGTTCTAATAGCGTATTTCTATATGATTCATTTATATGTGGATTTTGGGCGGCAGCGATAACTACTGGATAATCTCTAATGTGTCGTTTTAAAACCCTATAAAACAAATCCCCATCATATCGCTTGATAAGTTCGGCAAGAACAGATATACTGGAATCATTATACATGGTTTCGATAATGTCCATATCAGCTCGCTGTGCCACCTCTAGGCGTACTTTTTCCGATGGATCATCTACCAACAACCCCAGATCTCTGGATAAAAGACGTTTTGCTATAAATAACCGTTCAGCTGGAGTGGCTTCTTCTGTAATTAAATGAATTAAATGTTCTTTTTTAGTTTTTTTATATTTACCTAAGTCTATAGGTCCAGTGGATTCTGTTAATAATTCTTTTAATTCATTTTCAACTTTATATACGGGTTTTTTTGTTTTAGGATTAATTCCTTCCCATTTTGGTTTTTCTCTATAAGGGTTTTTGATAATATCGATCACATCTATGGCATTTGTTCCAAAGTAGGCGCCCTGATAAGGTTCGTTGGTATGTATTGTTCCGGTTCCTGGATCATGTACCCCAGAATAGCCCAAACTGGTAAGAATACGTCTAAACAAAAACTTATTCTCAATATTCAATCCCAGCTTTCCAACCGAATTATGAACAAACCTTACAATATAAAATAATTGTGACGCAACCGTGGCTACATTTCTAGAACCTTCGCTTTTATTATACAACTTGTCAACAATTTTATTTATTTGGTTGGGGACCTTAGAGGTATCATCTCCCAGATATTTTTGTTTTAATTGATGTAATTCGTTTTGAAGTTTGTATTCTGATTGATTAGCTTTTACTAACTCCAAAGACGCTTGGGACATACCTTCTTTATCGTCTTTTTCTTCAAAACTTCTGTAACGTTCAGCAAAACCAGCCTTCTCTTCTTGTATTTTTTGTAATCTAATTTCTGCTTCTTCTATTTCTTTCTTTCGTTTTTGTTGAGTGCCTAAAACATAAGGCACAAGTATGTTTTTTATTTTTTCTACATCTCTTTCTAGATCGCCCTCGTTATACTTGCCAACGTCTAAAACAGTTTCGGGATTTCTGGCTTTAAATATAATAACACCAGGGCTATCAGCTTTAAAACGAATAATTTTTCTAGTACCATTAATAAAGTCTTCAACGGTTTTTTCTATAATAGGAAAACCATAAATTCCTACAGGAGTATCATAATGAGATTGTAGATATAATCCCCAAATGAGTTTTTTATCTTGATTTCGGTTTGCCCAAGGATTTACGGTTTCAGAAAAATGCAAATAATGATAGGGTTTAACATAATTCTTGATAATTCCCACCGCAGGAGGAATGTGGATATCCTCTTTTATATGCCTACGTTTCGCTTGTTTATAACTCATTTGTCCCATAAATCTGGATTGAATTCTGTAACCGTGATTTCTCCACCATATCTTCCACGCAACATTTTACCCACATATTTAGCATTCTGAGACGCTTCTTCGATTGTTGGATAGCCCGTTACACCTGCTAAAACCGGAACACTACCAATCAGTATCTTCTTAGCCGTAGCTCCGGCACGATGCACCTTTTTCTCATATATAACCCCATTATCGGTTATATGGATCCTTCGCCGTGGTAATACTCTAGCTGCTACCCAGGCAGGGTAAATATACATCGAGACGCCGTCAGGATGGTTTTTTTTATATAGTGCATACATCTTCTGCGCCTTTTCAAAAAGATCCAGAGAAAACTCCATATAGTTTTTGCCTGAAAATAATCTTTCTATTTGTTGGTCTACCGCTTGTTTTGCAGCTTTAACCTGAGATAGCTTCATACCCTCCATAGGCTTTAGAGCAAACATCTGTACCCGGTTGTTGTTGTGTCCTTGTTTAATCCCAGAAATAGCCAAAACTGTATCCGTATCTCGGTCAATCGTAATTACTACTTGGCTAATCTTACCCAACAGTTTGTGAAATAATTCGTCCGGAATAAACTTAAGAGCACCTAAAAATGGGATGATTTGCATCCCCAATTCTTGTCCATAACGCTTTTGTATAATTTTGAAGATTTGGTCTTTATACTTCATTAACAGCGGGTCATGTGCATCAACGGTAATGGTTTCCACATTAGATGCTAGTTTTTTAATGAACGAATTCGCAAGTTTGGCTACATTTTGGTGCACATTGTCTCCAGAGCGTATTAGAGCGTACAGTTTTATGCAAAACCATGCATACTTCGCCATTTTCGCATGAAAAGCTATATTATGTTGATTTCGTTGGTACTGTTAGCATGTGGAGGAATAAGTGTATTTTCTTCAGATACGAACGATGCCCCAGATCCGGAAGTGCTAAAACATTACCTGGAACTATGCCAGGCTGGTTGCCAGCAATTAGAAAAATTAACCGAAGAGGTGGATGGAAAATCACCATGCCTTCAGGCACGTGACCACGAAGGTATGGATTGTGTAGAATACTGTGTTCACAAAATGCAGGTCGATTCAAACACCGATCCTGAGTGCTGGAAAGAACTAAAAGCCTGTGATGACTTTGAGGAACAGTGTCACTTTGGCGAACTGTACTAGCCCCGCCAAGATTTTGAAAACGGCAGTTTTTCTTCCGCTCTTTTGTTGTGTTTCACATCTTCTGTGGTGGAGTGATAATAACGATAACAATTGTTGCACTTTGTTACACCTTTGTATAGTCGATAATCACAACTAACAAGATCTTCAACTGTATCAAATAGTTTTCTTGGGATTACTGTGCGTATAAATCCTAGACGTGTTCTTGTTAAACCGGCGCGGTATGCATAATAATGCAGCTTTTCACTAAGTATTTTGTGTCGTCGAAACTTAAACACATATTCAGTTTTTACAGTTTCACTAACATCTTTGGAGCCACAATATTTGCAGAACATCAGTCTTCTTCGTTTGCGATCCAGGCTAGCACATGACCGTGGCATAATTTAGGACTACAAAAACAACCGAGAACTTTGCCTTTTAGTTCGCGTTTGATATTCGCAACCATTTCCGGCTGACTACGAACCCACTCCTCATATTTTGCTACCGCCTCTTCTCTAGTATTCGTTTTGAATTTAGCTAAAGTGCCTTCTTTGTGTGAGTACATGTTTCCCCATTTCGAAGGTCTTCCTATATAGACATCATACGGTTTTTTGCTTTTATTAACGACCAAATGCCATATCTTAATGAATTCTATATCGGAAATCATTCACAACTCCGATTATATACATCCACAATACTCGCGATGAATTCTTCATACTTCACGGCATCATTTTCGTATTCAAATTCCACCAACTTCTCTCCACAAGAAGAATAAGCTTGCATTTCGTCTTCTACTACAAGCGAAGGGTATCCTTTTTTATGTAGGGCGTCTTTTACCCTGGTAAATACGTTATATGGTAATTTTCCAATAAGATTTTTGGTATTCATTTGATAGGTGGAATTAGTATAAAACAATCCGTGTGCTATTTCGTGCCTGAGGTACCGATCATAATCTTGTCCTTCAAAAGTGCCAATTAGATAAGCATCTTCGGCACCATCGTCTTTAATCATACCCAACAATCCGCGCATTAGATAGTCGTAATGATTTGGGTCAGAAATACCTTTATCCCACACTTCTTGTATTATTTTTGCAGGAAAATTAAACCCACCCCAATCTTCAGGATAAGAAAAATATCCCTTATTTCTATCTTTAGAATACCAGGACATGTATTCGGTTAGTGTAAACGAATTATTGCGAAACCTTGGGTTGGGTGATTCGTAATATTCTTGATATCTGAGAAACAACATTGTGGTGTCGTAGTGGCTACCACAAGTAACTAGATATATTCGATCTTTAATATTCTGCAATTGAAATAGGCTCATCAAGATATCGTCTTTCTTTTATCGAAGCATGAGTATCTACAAATTTATAACCACAATTATAACAATTATATCCGGGCTCCAACAACACACTTAATTTCTTTTCATGTGTCCGAACACACATTTTTCTGCGAATCTTTTTTCTATTTTTAGTTTTCATATAAATAGAAAAAATAGATTGGCATGGTATAACCATATCTGGTGGTTTGATTTCTGTAGGATCTGCAATTATTGTCATACATTCGTTTGATACAGGGCTGCCACACATTTTACACCTTCTGGCGTGTGGAAAATTAATGTTATCAAATATACGATCAAAACTAATGTGTTTATGTTTTACCATTGAGCACCTGGAGGGAATCGAACCCTCAGCTGGACCTTGGAAGGGTCCCATGTTAGTCCATTACACCACAGATGCAACTACCAGAAGCGGCGCCATGGCGCTTGATCATTGCACCCAAGTAGCTTGTGTTGTATATATTTATGCACATATCAGAGTTCTTTTGAGGATAATAGAAACCTGTAATGTTTGTTGATAATAATCATAGTAAGGGAATGGGGGCATAAATACGTACACAACCAATAATAATTGGTGGGTTTAGGTTTCTCGACAAAACCGTACTATTATACCTGTAGATCTTCCGTTTTTTCTTCTTGAGCAGAGGCTATTTTGATTATGCTTTTAGATTTTGCTAAATTGATTATTTTTTCATGGCTACGCTTTAGAACGTCAGTTACGTTATCACAATGAGAATAATCATTAATCAAATTATTAACTTTTTCTGCTGCTTCAAAATATTCTTCGGAACTCATAATATGCCCTTTATTTCTTTTCTTCCAATTCCCTAGCTTTTACATGTAGTTGTGCCGCAAGCTCTTTTAGAACTTCTTCAAGGTCTTTTAATCCGCCTTTGGCTTCATATTCTTTAGCTAAATCCCAAACGCGGTCTGCTGCCTCGCGGAAACATTCGTGTTCGTTTTTATGTCGCATATCATAATGATTTTTTATGCACAAATTATGGTCGTTCTATATAATTTTAGAATTAATTGGGTCATGCGCAAATCAAAACACGTCGGGGTGGAGTGGCGTTTTTTATAAGACGAAAAATATTAGCGTCTTCCTCTTGCTCTATTTCCCATTTGCAACGCTGAACTAATGTGTCCAATAAGTTCTTAGGCGCAGATGTGTATGGTACGAGAGAATCTGACATATTTAATTAGAATCGGTAACGAGGTTAAGCACATATATTTGTTGTTCTTTTGTTTCGGTCGATAATATTGAATCTTCTTCTTTTGACATCTGATATACGAATTGTGGGATTTTGAATTATTTCAAACGATGGAATTTGAACCCGCTTGCCATAAATTTTGTTTTTACTCATCCATAATTAGCGGACTGTAACTATTTTTTGCTCGACTTCTTTTTCTTGAGTTTGCTGCTGTTTCTCCAAGTCTTTTTGCCCTCGAATTTATCGCGAACTGAGGCGCAGAAAGCTTCTGGGCTATCCATATGCTTTTTCATTTTTTCTACGCACTCGGTAAAAGGATGTTCTTCACCCTTCATCATAGTACGCGAGTACTGTTTGACGGACTTTTCTTTCCATCCTGGAGGTTTCTTGCTCCAGGGTTTTCTTTTGGCTATTTTAAGGAAATAATCGGCTAAGGCTAATATTGCCTTACTCTTTTTTGATGGAAAATGCTTTGTACAATAAAATCCACCAAATTCGTCACATAATGGATCCCCGGATTCACAGGGGTCATACCAATAATTAGTTTCTGCTCCACAAATTGTACATTTACCCACAGTTGCCGCCATAAAGAATTAAGAATACACTGAAATGCGGCGTTATGCACAAATGGTAGTTTTTCTCTTCGATCCACAAAAGAAACCGGTAGGAAAATATACCGGTTCCACAACTATAGGCATGTAGTCTCGAAAAATATTCGTTTTTTGTTCTACAAATTCTCCAAACGGAGTTTTTGTAAGAGTTTCGTTAGAAATTAATATTGGAGCTTTTTCGTAATAATACAACTTCCCATAGTGTTTTTCTTTAGGTTTTAGAAGCAAACTAGTTGGCGAAACTACTAGGAGTTGTTGCGGAGGAGTTATAATCACTTTTTGAATAATTCCATGGCATGTTCATTACAGGCTTCCCAAAACTCCTTAGACACACAACAACTTTTTTCAATACCATTGATACAAAGTTTGATTTCAAGTTCTCCGGTAGAATCTAACTCTTTTCCTATACCAAAACCTATTTCGCTAGCATCGTCACAAAACTGATCCGCCAATCTGTTTGCCCAAGATTCTATACTTTCGTCGTTTTGTTCAGCACATTTTCGTATAACTTCTCCGGCAAGCTTTTCCATTTCTGTGGAAACCGGAGCTGTTATATCAAAGTTTTTAATATACTCTTCTAACTCGGTTAGTTTTTGCTCGATTTGAAGTTGTTCCCAATATTCAGCTGGCGCCGGTTTTCTGTCATAAAAGTCTAAACCCTTTTTTTCGTCATCGTCCATACACATTTGTATAGCTTCACCAAGGGCTTTTACTGATTGCTGAATCCCTTTTCCTTGGGAAACTATGTCAGTAGTTAGGCAGTGTCCTACCCAAGTGTCAGGAATATCTTCGCTGGGTGTGAAAACACAAACCAAAGACGGTTTGCTGCGTACGATCGGGCGCTTTTTCATTGTCAAATTTTTGTTTGTTCTTTGTAGTTTATGCTACATTTTTCTTGTGTTAAAATCTGATTAAATTCGCTGTTAAGAGCATTTTCCACAAGATCCAAGTCTTTTCTAGGAAAATACACAGAGATATTTAGCTCATATTGTATTGGCCAAGTTATGTTGCCAGAACCATCTAAGATAATGTCTGGATAACCGCTAAAATGCCAAGCGCCAAATGGATTGTTTAAGCTGGCGTATTTTTGTACTATGGTTAGGAACTTGTCTATCGAGGTTTTGTCAAATTCAACCCATACCATGTTTACTGGCACCATATTATGGTGTTGGCAACTATTCAAAGTTTTGATTCCCAATTTCCAACACAGCAAAATTATATTTGCAATTTCTTTATCTATTTCGGCTGACATTTTGTCGTATTGAACGAGAACTGTTTTGTGTGGTTTAAGTTTTTGAGCCCTAATTTTCGTTTGTTCTACCCGCTCCATCCACACTTTTCCACGTAAATCTGGAGGATCGCGTTTGATAATGATTTTGGTACCATCGCTCAAATAAATACATGTTGGCGATTGACGAGTAATGTATGCCTTAGGATTTTGTTTGCTCATTTTTTTTGTTTGTCGGGACGGCTGGAGTTGAACCAGCGTGCAACCAACTACTCTTTCAACCGCTTATCAGGCGGAGGAGATACGTCCCGCTTTATTTCACTTTTTTCAAACTCAATTCAAACTCAGCAGTTGTAGGCTGCCAAGCATCACGGGTAGTCTTGTCCCATACCAATATCCGAATAACACCAGGAATAGTAGGATCAAGCCTGTGACTTTCTAAACCTATTGAATACCCTTGCCAATTGATACCATCTCCTAAATAATCTATTGCGGCTCGCACAAAAGATTCTACTGAATCGTCTATTTTAGACATGCCTTAACCATTTCTGCTATATCTTTTACACCAGCCATAGCACCCATACCAACTGTTCCGCAAGCTAGTTTCTTAGATACAGGATATACTATGGTAAAATTATGTCTACGTACTTCGTTGTAGTTATATGCTTTATCGTAGTGTCGGTAGAAATGCCTTTCCCAAAGCACATTTAACTGTTCGGTTGTAATCGGATGCTCCCACATGTCTGTGTTCATAGCGGGAGCTACAATAATAGGTTTCGTAATAGGATAAGCTCTATAAATACAAGTTAATAGGTTGTCACATATTCCGTTTGCCATTTTTGCCAGCGTATTTGCTGTTAATGGCGCAATAACAAATACATTCGCCCAATCTTTTAACTCAATGTGTAAAACTGGATCCCCTATATCCATCCATAACCATTCTTGTTCGTCAGTTAGAATATCAATACCGCCTCCCCAAAAAGTAAGCTTCTTACCTTGTGATATCGGCAGGTTATCGATCAGCTGGCAACGAGTATCTTGGTCTCTGATTTGTTCAACAATATTAAGAGCAGACTTGGTAGCAACAACTTTAACGTCACCAAGCTTACTGAGTTCCGAATGCAGCTCTATTGTTTTTATTGCAGCAACTGATCCGGTTATTCCAAGTAGAATGTTCATTCTCGCTCCGAGAATGAAAGGGCTTTTTCTGGTATTCCCGCTTGTATGAATTTTTCCCGAAGATCCATGTTGTCCATAGAGGTATAGAATTCGAATTCATCTTTATTTTCAGAAAGTTCCCAGCCACGATCATAATCCTCCTTCAATATTGCTGAAAAGATTTTATCATAACCACGAACAATGGTTTTTTGAATGTCAGTAAGCCACTTCTTTTTTACAACAAAAGAAGAGCTAGAAGAGTTTGATACGAATCCGGTTCTAATTTTCACGTTATCACCTCTTTGATAGCACATTCACTACAAGACATTATTTCATTAACTTTTTTGATTTCTATGTTATTATACACTCCATAATTTGTTTTGTAGGTTATCGTTTGAGATGCATGGGTCGGCTCATTTTTGTCCAACAAATTAAACGCCTCTGTGCCACAGCATTCGCATATCCATTTGTAGACATGGGCATATAAACGTTCTTTTCTAATCCACACGTGGTCTTGCATTAGTATGTCTCCAACAGATCAATTAGTCGTTTATACAGGTTTTTTCTGTCCACCTCGTAACAATAATTGCCGGTTATTACATAGGCTCTTTCCCGTGACCATTCTAAACAGTTGGCAATCATAATGTTAGCATTCGAGGCTTCTCGGCTCTTTTTAGCTATCTCTATTAATTCCTCATCTTTCATTCCAACTTGTAACTTAAATTTTACCAATATTCCCTTGAAACCCCAAGGGTCACGAATCTTATCTATTATTTTTTCTGTTGGTTTTAGTTTTAAAAACAAATCTGAATGGTTGGATTTAATTTTGGCGCTATTATCCACAGATTTCATTGAAAAAGTACGATCTCCATATCTATAAGTCTCTTCTCCAACCAACACTTCGGATACTTGATAATCGCTTATTGCCGCAGAATGAATTATTACATCATATTTCTTTTTAGTAATTTCTTTTTCCATAGCAGAATATAATTCGTCGTATGTTTTGAATGCTATAAATTTTACGTCAGGATCTGTTTCAGATTGCATTGGGGAGTTGTTTAACAGAGTTACTTTATGTTTTTTGATCGCTTCGTTTGCTATATTAACAGCTGTTCTGCCGCGAAATATGTTGGTTATCCCACGAACCTTATCTATAGGCACAAGGGTGCTTCCGCCGGTAATTAAAATTTTCATGTGGCTCTCAGTTCTAATTTGTTCCAAGTTTCAGTTTGACAAGGAGCCTTGGTGGTGTGTAAAATAGAAAATCTATATCCCCAATCTATTTTAATAATACAACTAGAAACTGTCCCAAAATCTTGTAAGTGTACGCATAGCGAAGTCTTCTGAATATCTATTATATTTTTCGTCTCTATTAGCTCCGACAATTAATCCGTCGTAACTCCAGGAGGTAATTAACGTACACATATTTGGCAAACTATTCTGGTTGGAAACTCTATACTAGTTGTGCCAATTTGTAGTAGGAATACGCGCCTTTGTCAAGAGATTTCGCTACCCTGCGTAATTGATACGTTTTTTTCGTCAAATCTTCAGGCTTTACTTCTGCTGACTCTGTAGGAAACTGCATTATTTCTGGAATCCTGTCGTATACGTCTTTATTTCTGTCGGGTATGGAATGCCATTTCTTCTGTTGCATCTCAAAACTGGTTAGATATACTTTTCTTTCTATTTCTTTTCCAAACTTGTTCATGGCATCTAACAATAATGGAACCCAGAACTTCTTTATTGCTGATACCCACCACTTTAAGGCATTTAATTCTTTTTTGTTGTTTTGTATCTCTAAATTATGGAATGAGCTTTTAAATGTTTGCGCATCAATGTCTGTTTGTAAGTTGTCAATAATTATGTTGCCATCACTCATGGAAAAGCGAGCATACGCCAAAGATCCCGGATGATGCCCCTTTAGTTTTATATACTCTCCGTAGACTTCTCGGGCTCCCGGTTGTGTTAGTTCAGCGTAATCTAAAAATTCTTTGCTTGGGTATATAGCAAAAACCTTGCCAGCATGATGCCACGCAGAATTCTCAATTCTAATGTCAACCGGCAAAGGTTTGAAACCCTTGAGTTTTGGGTATTTTTCTTGGAAATTGTTTAATTGCTTTTTGTGATCTTCGAAATAATTATATAGGTCATGTAGGGAATCCAGACTTCTACTTTTAACCAGTACAGCGTTTTGTGCTTCCTTTTTCTGTATTCTCTTGATAACGAATTCAATCTGTTTATCAAATGGCATAGTGGGATTGGCGTTTACCTTTTTTATTCCAGCTTTTATTGCCGGAATAATAGACCCATCTATCATCTTTTCGTCTATGGGAAACATTTTGGGAAGACTATCTATTATCTCTGCTGCCTCTTCCAAATCTCTGTCTTCTATGTCAGATTCAACCCCTTCTTCCCGATCTTCTTCGTAACAGTTAGCACAAACTAAATCTCCACGCTCTTCGTCATAATACATATCTTCTGCGTAGTGATATTCGTTACACCCCTCACAATAACGGTAAACCTCATTAAAACATTCTTGGTGGTAATAGTCGCCCTCATATTCTATTGTTTCATCATCGTCTTTTAAGACACCTTTATTACACGCTTCACATAAAGCAGCATGCTCCTCGCAATAGGTTTCTGTGACTTTTAGGTTCCAATGATAATTGTGCTGTGCATCGGGCTCTTTGCGTATGACACGCTCCACCTCAATTATGTCATCGTCATCAGTAGTATAAAAGTCACAATCTTCGTGTTGACAATAATATCTATGATCCTCGGCACATGTTTCGCATAATGGGAGTAAAACTTTACTCTTAACCACCTCTATTGCTGCAAGCCCTTCCAGCGGTTTTAGAGTGTTTATTATTTTTTGACACTCTATGAAAAACGGTTTGTATAATTGTATTATTTTTTCTTCTAGTTGTGGTTTGGCATTATTAGGGTTTATAGCAGGATTAAGTTCCCTAGCCATTCTGTCGTTATATGTGTGGGGCAAACGGGGAATTTCTATTTTAATGTTATTGACAAACAAAGCAGCATACAACTGACTTAGCACACCTTCTATTAGCTGAGCAAGATTGGACATTTTATTACGCATACATTGCAAAACAGTAAAATCAAAAATATAATCATCAGCCCTGGCTTTGCCCAAACAATCCTCTATGGCTGCTGGAAAATCAGCAATTGTTTTGTTTAGCGTGTTTTGCATCAAACCCAACATAGCATTATCCAACACCGGTCCCGTTCTTTTTTCTTCATTAATGTAATCTTCGTCAAACTCTTCTATATTTCTGGCGTCCCAGATGGGGTTTCCGGCTTTGTCTAAAATTGGGTTTCGACAATCGTGACATAACCAATATGGTGTCCCATTCATCCTGCCATGATAGGGAGCAACCTCATCAGTTAATGTGGCACCTTCTCGGCGCTCACGGTTCCAAGAGCCGCTACTAATGTCTTTGAATGGAAACGTTAGTTGGTGTTCCCATTTAGCGCGCAAAATTAGCTTGTAGCCATTTGAAGCCGAATATACAAAACGCATATACGAATGCGGAATTATTCAGTTTCCTGCGTTATAACCCTTTTTAGGTCTTCTACGCTTACTATACAGGGCTCTTCGTCTGTATTTTGCTCATCATTATCATCCACATATTTCTGCGCAAACATGGATATTTTGGTTTCTTGTTCTTGTGGCAACCTACCGCCCCAATTGTTAGCTACGTTAACCCTGTAACAATCTTGATTATAGATTACGCACACCCACAGATGGGAAAATTCTCGAACCAATTCGTGTCTTAGGCTGTTGGCTAACTCACGATTAGTAGTTGTGGCTACAAAAAAATCTTTGCTATTTTCCATTAAATCACCACTAGTATTACCAATATAGTAAAAAACGCTCCTACCAAAAAATCAAACCTATTCCCATATAACCAACCTGTTTTTTTCATGATTTTAATACTCCAACTAAATTCAGTAATGCCATTCCTGGCCAAAACAAAAATGTAACCAAAAAATTCAAAATAAGAGTTAATACAAATACAATAACGAAAGCCGCTGATTTATTAATAGTTTCCGTTTCTACGCCAACAAAATAGGTTTCAAATGTTTCTCGCAGAATTAAACGATCTTCTTTAAATAATAATAACCTGGCGGGAAACCATGTTAACCCTAAAAATAAACCTATCAAAAGATAGATTTTCGTTGAAATGAAAAGCGCTACTAAAATAGACGTTAACAGCAACAATACGTAATTACTTACTTTAACCATATCTACAAAGGATACTAATTTATGCTGTAGTTCTCGACGGTTAACCAACGTTTAAAATTTCTGTTACTTCATTGTTGGTTACTTTTACATTGATTCTGGTAGGAGAATTTTCGTTTTGTGTCACAAATTTCAAACCATCTTTCTCTACAATACGAAAAGAAAAACCAAGTTCTCGAACCAGTTTTGATGCCTCTGTAGGTGTAAGACCGATAATATCTTCTAGAATTTCGTGTTCCATTTTATCTTTCCTATGTGTTGAAATGTGGTTGTGACGCGCTAGTAATGTTCTACTAAAACGTGGTATAAATGCTCATATTAATATGCGCATATTTTTCTATCTAACGTTAATTTTTGTAATTTTGTTTTCTGTCAATTGTGGCAGCAGTTCAGAAAGTTCTCCAAATAAGGAAAACCATGCAACAGGTGGTAGCCAAATAAACGCTGCTGGTAGTGGTGGAGAAGGGGCAATAATGTCTGGAGCCAGCGGTATATACTCAAATATTAGTAATGGCGGGCAAAGCGGAAGTCAAATTATAGCTTCTGGTGGGGCTGCAGGAATTATTGAAATTACTGGCGGAAGTTCTACTAGTGATGGTCCCGGTTTAGGAGGGGGAACAACTAGTGATCCTGGTCCTAGCGTTGGTGGGGGCAGCACTCAGGATCCTGGTGGGGTAGGTGGCGGAACTACCGAAGATCCTGGTTCAGGCGGAGGAAACACTGATGATCCTGGCTCAGGTGGAGGATCTACGGTTGATCCTGGAGTTGGCGGAGGAAATACTGATGACCCAGGAACAGGTGGGGCTACCGCAGATCCCGGCTCAGGTGGAACAACAAGCCCAGGTTTGGGCGGAGCTACAGAAGACCCAGGTACTGGCGGAACCAATGACCCAGGTACCGGCGGAGCTACAGCAGATGGTGGTACTGGCGGGTACTCTCCTCCTGATGAAGATTGTCCATGGGTGTGTGTTCCTGCGGCAATTGAAGGTACAAATCTTATTGTTCTCAACGATGCGGCTCCAAGTGGTGCTGACGTAGAAGGTAGAATGTATGTCGGTAATAATGCTGTTTTACCTAGTGGCTATGCGGTAAATGCAGTAGAAACTATTGTGGGAGCTAATGAATATGCTTTAGTGGTTGGCAATGACCTTACTGTCAATGGCGGTACAGTTCATGGTGCTATCGCTTTTGGTGGCGAAATGAGCGGATCTATAACCGCAACAGGTGGAATTGTAAATGCTAGCCCAGTAGATTTTGAACAGCTTAGCAATGATATGTTGTACTGGAGCGATACTCTTGCCGAAACACCAGATAACGGAACGGTAAGCGGATCTTTGGTTTTGACTGGTACCGATTTAGAGGTCAATGTATTTACTGTAGATGCGTCAGCGTTGGCGGCAGCTAGTGGCTTATCAATTACAGTTCCAGATGATTCTACAGTACTCATTAACGTAACAGGTGCAGAGGTGTCTATCACCAACATGGGCTTTAATTATATTGGCACAGATAGCCAACATGTTATGTTTAATATGCCTCAGGCTGAGACTGTCTTTATGAGCGGAATTAGTTTGCAGGGGACTTTATTAGCGCCTCGTGCAGATTTGACCTTCGAAAACGGTAACGCTGAGGGACAAGTGATAGTGTATAATCTTGTTACCGGAGGCGGCGAATATCACCCATACTACTTCACTGGTTGTCCCTGGGAATGTATATAGCCGATACCAACTCTTTAACAGCCTTTTGCCATTTAAGTAAATTATACTGTTTTAGTTTTCTAAAGAACTTGCTAGCAATGAAATCTTCGCTAGGAGCACCTAAACCGACAAACACTTTTATTGCCTTATTTTTATCATAATCAGGATCGAATAGTGATTTGAATAGTAGGAACCTATTTAGTTTTTTAGTTTCCTGTAACAGTAACGGATAAAATTCTATGTCTCTTAATGAGTGTGATTGCTGCTCAAAATTAAGGCGCTGTCCAGTATTGGGGCTTCGTTTATATCCGTATGGGTCCCGAGTTGAGCGCATTTCTCTAGCGGGTAAACCGAAGTTTTTATTTGATAAAAACGTTTGAGTCATATGTACCAACTCATGCTCAACGACCAAACGAATAGTTTGTAACACATTAGGTATAAAGGCAGAATTATTTAAATCTTTTTCGGTTGGTGCTGGAGTTTTTATCACCATAGTGTTAGCGATCCCAGACCAAGCACCTCCCCCGGCAGAAGGGGCAATTATAACATTTATGTCTGGAATGTATTCTTTGTTCTCAAACAACGGGGCATAGCGCCAACCTTCTAGTTTTAGTGGAAAACTGGCATCAGGCATTTCTTCAATTAAATCAATTGGTGTATCTGCTACAACATGGCTTGTTTTTAATTGGGATATGTCTTTCCCAGATTGTTGCATCAACCATAAAACATGAGATAGGTACATTTTCTGTACCCATTCGGTAATCTCTTTTTGTGTGGTAGGAGGCGCTTCTATCATACCTGCGGTAGAGTATAGACGGGCAGTTTTATAAAGAACCTCATACATCTCTCTAAATTGCGGAATTATTGCTATTTAAGTCTGGTTGAGGAGAAATGCGGTAGATCATCTTGTTTTGTTGATGAGCATATCTCATGCAATTTGCCGTTCCTCCGGGGCTACCATTCCAAACCCCAATAACCGCATCTGCGTTATCTACCATCCATTCGTTTCTTTTCTGCATTTTCCATGGTTCATACCCGCCCTCCGAAACAATTACTATTTCTGCAGCCAAGGATAATAATTGATAATATTTGGACTGAGATTCCTGTGGCCAAATATACTCTTGCCCTTTAAAAGGAATGGCGGCAACCCATGGTATATTCAATTCATTACATATCTCTGCACTCCAGGTATCGATACCAAGAGCCATGCCCGAAATAGCTTTTTGAGGCTTTACTTCTTTTAAAACCCTTTTAATTTCCTTACAAATATGATCGTAAGTAGGATTCGGAATAGTAAAACCACCCACCGATTGAGGACGATGTCCAGTAAAACAGACTATCATTGTTATCCTTAACTAAGAAGATATCGAATTATTCGCTCGATAATTCCTTCTTCCTCGACAGGTTTTTCTTCGACAGGTTTTTTGAATTCGTTTGTAGGAGCTTGGGCTACCGGTATCGGTTTTCCTCGCTTGGCTGCATTATACCTGCCCTGTATTGTAGCGGCAATATCGCCCACAGTATAGTAGCCTTTTTTGTTTCTGTCAAATGTCTTATTCCAACCGTACGCTATTGAACCCTCGCGAGCAGCAACATAATTTGATGGGCGACCCATCAAATTCGGCATAAATACCGCCAAATAAGCATCTTTTACATTATGTATCTTGCCCTTATGAGGCATATACCAGCGTTTTACCATATCTAACTGTTTTAATGCACTTTGTGACTTCATCCATTCCGAAGCCATCTTTTTTCCTTGCAAATCTAGTTTGGTTCCCCGTGGTGGTACTCCATAGTATTTTTGTATATTAGACGGCATCCATTGAATTAAACCGGTAGCATAAGAATATTTATTTACTGCCTTTGGATTAAACCCAGATTCAAGACTAATTACTGTAGCTAACATATTAGGATCTATATCTACGTCATTTGCTACTTGAATTAACTTTTGTTTAAACTCAGGAGTGGTTCTCTCTAACCCTCTTACAGGAATTAATCCATCAGATCTGTAATTATTGGTTTGGCGTTCTTCTCCGGTAGGATAATGTAAATCTACACCTTTATGCCATTTAGGATTTCTACTGGTTGGAGGGTGCCAGCTAATTTTTGCTATATATTTTTCACCGCCCAATGTAAAAGCAATCAAAGTTCCTAATGGGCGATCACCAAACCTTTTTAGTATTGCTACTGCCGCTTTAGAGAGAGCTGGAGTTACCTCGCTGTCCTTCATAGCCCTCATGTTAACATTTGGCGCAGAAGGGCTCTGTTTACCAGTGGTAGCCCAGCTCCAAATTTCATCTGCCCATTGAGAATATCCCTTGCCGGTTGGGTGAATTTTGTCTACTTTGCTGTGAGGTAAATTAACTTCTCTGCTATCAAAAAAGTGTTTGGTATTACTCTGTATTGTCCCTAAAATATTTCTTTTGATAGGTACCCCGGCAGATTTATCTGGCAGTGTTGGTGCCCCTATCCATAGAGGAGTGGCTCCGGATGATTTGATGGTATTTGTTAATTCTTGGGTTAATGAGGCTATTTGTTTGGTGGACATGCCTCCGTAAGCATCATTAGTACCTAGACAAATAAATACGTGGGTTGGTTGAAAGGTTTTTAACTGATGGTTTAACCATTGTCTGCCTTCGCCTTTGGTCCAATACCATACAGTTTTGCTACCTACGCCTTTCCCTTTATATGGAATGCCTGCGTTTTCTATGCGCTGTTTTAATGGGGCATTTAAGCCCACAGCCAAGGAGTCACCGATCAGTAGGACTTTTTGCTGGGCGGCGATTTTGTGGAAGTTGGAACAGGCTTTTTCCAGGGAAGAATAGCGTAACATCTCAGAATAATGCTATTTTATTACGTCCTCGATGATGAAGTTATTTTTCCACCCATTGAACCACTTTTCGGCTTTTCTCATGCATAAAATCATGTCAAGTTCGACATTGGAAATGGCTTGGAGTCGGTTGAACCAGTCTAAAAACAATTCACGAAAATCTTCGTTTATCTCTTCTGATTTTGTAACAGTGTAAGTTAATTTTCCAGGAATAATTTCATCACTTTTGCAAAACAAAGCAACCTCTAATTTATGTGCGTAGTGTTCAGGATTAGGATCATCGTAGTATCTTGTCCCTGATACCACTTCTGGAATTAATCTGTACAGGTGCATGTTTAAAACATAACCCGGGCAATATATGGAAAACTCTGACCGATCAGCTTTTTGACCGCCTCTGTTTATGTTGATGGTAGTTATATATGGTTTCACTTTTCCTCGGAAAATGTTTGTACCAAGCGATTACAGCTACAATGGAAAAATTCATCACATAATTAACCATCAGCACAAAGTCAGAAGAATAATTAGCTAGAGTATAGCAAATATAGCAGAACTCTCCAATCAGCCAAAGCCAAATTGTGAGGGTCGCCATCCCATTAGCATGTCCTTCTTTTATGGCTTTCAGCATCTGCGGAAGCCCAGAGAAGGAAAAGCATACCATACCGATAAGCCCAACTACCACTAAATTCATAACGATAAATGGACAAAAATTAGTAGGCGGGTCCTGCGAGATTTGAACTCGCGTCTAAAAGCTTTAAAGGCTTTCGCTCTCGCCGCTGAGCTAAGGACCCAGAGCCAAATTAAGTTTGCTACATAGCTTCTTAGATTTCCTACCGGGCTCTAAAGCAATTGCTGTAATCTCATCATCGAAATCTGGTTCTCTAAATATAGAAAACTTGATTTCCTTTTCTTTCGCCAATCCCATCAATTCCTTTAAACTATTCTCGTTTTCTGTTTCTAATATAACTAAGTAGTTTGAGGAATTGAACCACAACAAATCTTCCTGCGGATGATCGTTTACGAAAGCTCTCAGTGCATGACAGGATTGTGCTGCCCTAGCTCCTGGGGAAAGGTCTGTTCTAGTGACAATATACAGTTTGTTTTAAGCCATGTCAATCCTCGTCATCGTAGTCTGATTCTTCCGCAATTTCTTTCCGTTCTTGAGCACACGCCCTGAAATAACTGGATATCCTTTCTACTATAGTTTCTGGAATGTCTTGTTTACGAAACTTTTCTTTCCACCCTTCGTATGGTGTGTCGCCAGAAATCCAATGTCTTTCTCCAACAGTAAAACAGGGAGGGTCGCTATATATCCGACCTAAATCTGTTTCAATATATGGCCAAATCTCAAGTGGTGAGTCATTACAGCAGCCGCAGTTGTGTCTAATTTCGCAATCATTGACTCGGTTATTGAGTGAAGCAGAACAAAACCTTTCAGTTTTCCACCTATTTATATGACGGCGCAAATCCGGGTATTTTTCGCTTCTTTTTATAAGCAAGTCTAGTTCTTGTTGTTTTTTCTGGACCTCTTTTTCTAATTCGTCTATTATACCCGGAATACTGTCTTTCCAATTTTGGTATTCCCGTTGTTCTTCGGGGGTCATTTTAAAGTAGTCTTTGTCGGTATATTTGCTGTAGTCTTTCATGCTGCCTCCTGAGATATTCTGTTAATTCGTACAAAGAGCCAATCACGAACTTCCTTCCACTCAGGTCCTGAAACAGAAAACTCAATATCAGAGGCTCTGCAAATATATTTTGCAATATCTAGAGCCAATCCGGTATAAAACGTAGTCCTTCCAGTTGAGCAATGTTTGTCTTCGTTCGTGGTTCGTTCCATAACCTCATAAGGCAAACCACGCAAAAAACCATATGCCAACAATCTACAGCGTTGTTTCCAACCGCCAGCTTTAGCACCTTCAATCACCCAAAGTCTAAGTTGAGCAATAGCATTTTTTCTTGTATTCATGTCAATCTCCTAAAAATCAAAAAGTTACAAACAGTTTTTCTGGAAACTTTTGTTTAGGAGGTCCACGAATTTGATTAATTTACGAGTCGTGCATGTTGTATTTATTCTTGTTTATTAGTTGACAGCTCGACAAATCATCTATGGACCCTATTAATTGCCACATCTGGCTTATCTGGCTTATCTGGCTTATCTGGCTTATCAGGTTTATCAGGTTTGTCTGGCAAAACAGGTGCAGGTTTATCTACGGAAGCCGTTCCAATAGCTTTAATTTTCTTATCTTTATTATTTTGAAATGTTGTCAAACGAGTATCTATTTTTTCTTGAAACAAATTTATAATATCAAGAACATCTTGTTGTCTAGGTCTTTCTGGTAGTGGAATTTGCCGCATTTCTAGGTAACTATTGTTTAGCTCCTGTTTAATATTATTACAACAGCCAGACTGTATTTGGTTGTATAAAAGCATTAAATCTACTAATGCAGCTTTTGCGTCTTTATCTAAATTATCTTGTTTTACACCGTATATTCTTCTTCCAATGATTTTGCGCAAACTTTTGTATCCGGCAAGTAGCCTATTTCCGCTTCTTATCGTATTTAGAATAATTATTTTATTTTTGGTGTTCATTCTATTATGTTTTTGATATCGAAATCCCTATCAGAAATGGTACAAGGTCTTAGCCTTTTGTGCGGAATATAGAAATTTCCTTTATAGACAGTAGTTCGTAGTTGTCTTTTTGTTTTTCCACATTTTAAGCAACGTTTTTGATTCCAGCCATTGTCGGTTTTCCATTTGTGCTTATAGTTCGCCATTTTTAGTTGCCTGCATGTAGTGGTTTGCAACCCAAGGAAGATATTTCCTCCACTCTTGGCTCTGTTCATAACGCTTTTTATCAAAAATAGGATTACGCAACTTATCCAACACGATAAGTTTTGTTGGGTCTAAAACACAAACTTCGTCACGATCACCTGAAGTAATAAACCCCTTTAATGCAGAATACCCTTGGGATCGCAAAATTATATTTGTAGCCAAATGTTTGTTTTGAATTTCGCTTTTATCAATTTTATCGATTAATGGTCGTTTTTCGAAAAAACCCCAGCCTCTAACATCTAAAGCTTTTCCAATAAAATCAAAAATAAACATGTTTTGGTATAAACTTACCGATTGCATATTGCTTTCAAATGAACCTATGTCATTATTTCTTAATCTTTCTATGACCCTGTCACTAATTTCATAACCGTAGATACCAACGGGATTAAGTCCAGGATATCTTGGACGTGTATTTATGCCCAATTTATCGGCAGAAGTGAAGTGTAAATATTTTCCAACATACTTTTCCAGTGTATAAAATACATCTTCCAGCTCCACACCCTCACGTTCATATCGGGTTTTTCCCATTTTCTCCATACCTTTATGTGTCAATATTGGATGGAAGGTTGTGTATCTATATCGTCCAGATTTTCTCTTATAAAATATAGATATCGCTCAAATTTCTTGGGGTTTTCTAGAAGTATTGTATATTCGGCGGGAGAAATTCCTAAGTATTCGTGTAGTGTCAAATTAGATTTGGACAAATTCCAATCTGTGATTTCGTCGTGGATATCCTCAAACTCAACCTCCCCTCTTAGGTAGCGTGTAAGAAAGTTTTCCAAACAGTCCTTTTTAGAGTATCGTTTTAATTTCCGGCAAATTGCGGCAGGTTTGTTTATAATCTAAACCATAACCAATCACAAATTTATCTTCAATCGTAAAACCAAGATAATCTATTTTTACTTCTTTCACTGTTTTTGCCGGTTTATGCAGTAATGAACATAACTTTACGGACTTTGGTTTTCTAGCTGATAGCATATCCAAAAGATATCTGGATGTCAAGCCTGTATCTACTACATCTTCCACAATTAACACATGTTCATTTTCTATGGAGAAATTTAGATCGTGTGTAATTTGTACGAGACCACTAGATTTATTATCATCACCATAGCTTTGAACACCCATAAATCCTATTTTCATCGGTGTTTTTATTTGTCGTGATAAATCAGCCGTAAATATAAAACTACCCTTCAAAATACAAATCAATACTATTGATTTCCCGTCGTAATCCTTGGTAATCTGTTTGCCTAACTGTTTGATTTTATTACGTATTTTACGTTCTGAAATTAAAGTTTTCATGCGCAAATTGTAATCCTTCGTGGTCTGTTCGTTTGTAGCTCATTCAGATAGGCGTATTTGAAAAACATTTCGAAGATATTTTTTGAGTCAAGCACAGATTATGGTCCTTCGTGGGTGGTAATATCTAATTGTTTGCCAATCATATTGACTCATCCAAATTTTGGAAGATATTAGGGACCAACTATTGATTTCTTTAAATACTTCTTTCTTGTCCATAACGAATCTTTTGTGTGAACTTAATGTGACGGTTTTATTTTTGTTAGCATAAAACCTTTTTAAAATAGTAAAAGAAACGAGGAAAATCAGATCCGGGTTGTTGTAATGACTTTTTAATTTTAATGATTTCCAGTTTACCTGCGGTTTTTTCTTCAATCCAGCGTTTGTTAGGATAAGCTAATTTTCTATTACCACTTCCTTTTTGGGGATGATCGTTGTTATTATACGTTTCTATCTCAATAATAACAATACCATCAATTTTAACAAGATTACTAACTAATGTAAAAAACTTTTCTTGACTATCTCCAAAATAGTGAAACGTGGATGCGCAAAAAACAACATCAAAATTTTCGGAGCTATCAAAATTTAAAGCGTTGCAACATATAAATTTAACATTTTGTTTTCTAAATACTCGATTATTTAATCTATTAGCAATACACAAAACATCTGGATTCACATCTATACCTACAATACTGCCCGAAGTCTGCTTGGCAATTTCAAAACAAAAAAAGCCATTATTACAGCCCACGTCTAAAAATGACTGTCCATCAGTTATTTCTATTTCTGCCAACTGTAATTTCGTTGGTGACATTGAATCACCGCGGTGATTAAAATCTGTAAATGATTGGTAGTTAATGCCCTTTTTTAATTTAGAAAAATCTATTCGTTTTAAGTCATCATGAGATTTAATACAAGCTTCTGGTATTGTTTTTTCGTCGTCAGTATGAAAATTAATTAGATTACGTTTATAAACAAGGGTATGTTGTTTTTGGAACTGTAATCTGCATATTTCATTGCACCCTAGTTCTTTAAGAATTTCAATCAATTCTTTTTCTATAGAAGATATAACGTATCCCTCTATCAAAACATCTACTATGCCTTCGGCTTTCTCGATTCCCTTTTGCAAGATTTTTTTCGTCACATGCAGATATCTAGTTTTATTCCATCTAAGGCTAGAACAGTGTAGCTGAATGTTTCTAACGAAACCCACCACTTTTTCATATTGAGGATCTCTAAAAAAAGTATCCAAACAATATCGTTGTACGTTAGGGTTGTGTTCTTTGTAATAATGAGTCCAAGTTGTTTTCCCAGAATTGGGCATTCCTGCACATAAAAACACCCGTAAATATTGAGCTGTCACTGGTATGCCCTATCGCCATATTTCCTAAACAATCTAATCGATAACATTAGTGCTAATGCCTCTGTTTGTTTACTGGGCTCTAATACTCTTAAAATAATTTAGAATGCAGCAGACGAGAGTAAATTCGTTTTTTAGGCACAGATTGTTGTGGTCCTTCTCTTGCCCCAATGTACATTAGAAAAAGCGGAACCCAGCATTAACATGGCTTTTTGCATCTTAATCAAGTTCTGTATATGGACATTGAGAATCTTTTCTGTGAATTTGTGGTGACAAGTTGTTTTTGTTAGCATAATGTACAATTTGTGTATGAGAATTTTTGTTACATTTCCTGAGGAAGATTTTGGTAGTGCTACGCTAGAAATACATGCATCAACATCTTCTAATGTATTAGAACGATTACCTATAGCTTTGCGGAATATTGGTGTCAAATCTTTCTACGATTATATTTTTCAAAACGGAGATAAACTAATTATTCAAGCTAAAATCGTAGACTATGACAAAAATAAACTTTCCTCTACAAAAGCTATAAACATACTAAAATCATTAAGCACAGATTAGAACTCTATTTGGAGCGATTTCTATTAGCCCATAATCAACAAGACAATCTAAGAGATTACTAAGAACATCTGTGCAATTCTTTTGGACTATTACATTTCTTACGCACATATTAAAACCCTTTTGGCGGGAACAATGCTAATTTCTATTATTTGAAAATCGTTGGGTATATAATTCCATCCATTCATTCTATTATATCCTTAATTAACAATTCATTATATTTCTGAACGTTTATAAGAAAAACTTTCCAACTATTTCTTGCCCAAATAAATTTACCGCTTAATCTACCACCTTTTTCTAAACCTTCCCTAAAGGAACTAAAAACAAATTCATCAAATCTAAAATCAAATACAAAACCATCATCGGTTAGTATCTTAAATACAATCCGATCTCTACGATCCTCTAGATCAATAACTGTTAGTCCCGAAAATTCGTTGTTTTTAATAATCTTTTTGCCGACTTTATGTTCGGTTTTAGTACCCCAACCGGTTCGCCATGTTTTTGCCCAATTTATTGCCGTATCATATGACTTCTTGCCTTTTTGAGCAATATCTAAAGGAAAAGCCGGAGTTCCTTCATAAGAATATCCGTAAAGATCTCCCGTTTGTTTCACGCCTTTAGGAAAAATATAGATAACTTCTTTTGGAATAATCACGAATCCTCAGGTCTTTTGACAATGAAAACCTGAGTTTTGTACTTCGCCTCGACATGATCTGAAAATTTTTCGATAATTCTCTTATATACAGACCAATCTCCACCAGCTAAACCGCATCCTATTTTGTAAGGAAAAGCAATAGATTTAAGATTTTCTATGCCAGCAACCTTCAATAAACATTTATAGAAAAACTGTTTCCTGTCTTTAACAGAATCTTGCCAATGCAAAAACCGATTATTACTTGGTCTTCCGGGAAATATTTGCGCAGTGGCATTAATTACATACCTATTATCTGCGTCACCTCTGATATAAATTTCTTCTGGTAAGTGCACATATTTGCCGTCTTTTCTTTCAGCATAAATGTTGGCATAAGGGTATTTTTGAAACAAATACTGCGCCAACCCAGAGTATGTTTTAGAAACACAATTACACTGGTGTATTATATATTGGGCGTCAGATTCTAACAGGTCTCCGGATATTGTTTCAACCGGCATTTTGTTGTTCCAGGAAAAGAGACATACCATCTAACATTTTTTTATTCGAATCAGAAGACTGTTCCCATAACCAGCCATGGTCTATTTTCTCAATAAAGTATTTATCTATTTTGGAGTTGTTGGATAAGATACTTTTTACATAATCGGGATCTAATGTATACAAAAACTCATTTGCCGCTAATACCGAAGGATATTCTCGCCAAACTTCTGTTGGTACTCTTTCTAATATTACTTTTGCGGTTTCTGGCGAATCTGTTTCAGAAGTAATGTTTTCTAGAATACTTCTTACAGATTCTGATCCATATTTTCCGTAGTGTTCTTGATATACGGGGTTCTCAATAATTTTCTTTAGATATTCTGTTCTTGGAGTTCCGTCTAAATCTCTTTGCCGTAACCAAAACACAACAGCATCCTTGTAAGCGCCCAGACCATATTTACCACCATGCATTATTTCGTTCATGTAATCGTCATTTGTTTGTAGATAGGCGTTGGCGAATTCGTGTTTTAATGGATATATTTGTCTCTTTAATTCTTCTAATAGAGGAACGATATCACTGAACGCAGTATGATTTAATCTTTCAATATCATGTGTGGCATTCTGCAAATCCGACACCCAACTATTTAAATCATGTTTTCCCCACCAGACGGAATTTCCCGCATGTGCTG